GGAGCAGCAAGAGGCAGGGTGCCTTCAGGTGGGTACGTTGTCTTTTATGATGACTGTACGCACCCACCATGGGGACACCAAGGCAGGAGTGGCTGAGCAGAGGCTTTACTTCTTCTTGGGTCCGGGATTCCTGGCTGCTGCGGACGGGCGGGATTGGCACATGGGTTGAGGCATGCTCTCCGTTGAGGCGGATCCGACTAACACCAGGGGAGGGCGATCAGATGCCGGTATCGCTGGCGTGGATGTGTCCTGGATGTCGATGACGATGAGTGAGATCCAGGGCGCTGAGTCCTTCTATCACGCTGACGGCCCACCCTTGGTGAGCCCCTGCCGCTCAGGGTACCGCCTTGTGTTTGCGTGTGAATGTGGCTCAGTTCACTCCTTTCAGGGTTGTATTGCTGGTGTTGAGTATGTATGGTTGTCTCATCAGAACCGGAGAGCACAAGGCTGAACCGGAAGAACAAAAGGAGAGTCTAATGGAGACTGAGCGCGCCGCCAAAATTGCCAGAGCGATGATTGAACACGCGGAGCATGGACACAGGGTGGCTGGGAGTGATCGACTGAGGGACTGGTTCATGGATCAGATCACTCTGGCCGAGTGGCTTCTTGAGAAGGTCGAGGATCCATCCTGCTCAGAAGAGATTGCCCATCTCTGACAGATGACACCAGCACTAGCCTTGAGTACCATTTCAAGGTTAGTGCTGGTTCTTTTACCTAGGTTTTCTGGTTGTGCTCAGCAATAGTCTCTGGTTGTATCCTGCTGCTGGTAATGACAGTATCTGCATTGATGGTCATAGCCGCCAATCAGTGAAGTATCTGCTAAAAAGCCAGACTCTTTGGGAATCATAAACAAGTCCCTGGGTGTAGCAGCGAATGATTTGTCAATAAGGCGCAGTGGAACAGACAAACATCTGACTTTAAGAATCGTTACCCTAACAAAAAAAGAAAGTGAGATAATCATGGCAAGTAAGCCACCTCGCCCATACTTCCAGGTAGACACCAACTCAATCAAGGGAGAGTTCTTCTACTCCGACTTCCATGATGTGGAGGTGGAGGCAACTGACTTCTCTCCTCAGGAGTGGCGACAGATTTCCGCAGTCTTTAGGGAACCACTCATTATCATAACAGTGGCTAGAATTATTTTGACTGCTGTCATGATCTTGGTGACATACCTTCTGCTATCTTATGGCGGCATGTCTCTTCTTGGTGTGCTTGCAGGTCTCATTGGGTCACTGACCGCACTTGTCGCATTTCACCTGACCTTCCTTTGCCCTGAAGGCAACGATCACTCTTATGGTGTTGACTATCAGGTTCTGGAAGATGATTCACCTGAGCCGAAAGAATGAAATAGCACAGAACAGAAGTAGGGATTGACTCGGTTCTCAGCCGCCGCTTTTTCTGCGTCTTAGGTGATTTCCACCTGGTGCAATGACTTCATCTGCTGGTGCCGTACAGAAAAATGGATGCGTACGAGAGGGGTGTGACTCAGTTCACTCGTACCAGGCTTGCGGGGTGGCAGTGGCTGATGTACGCTTGAGTCATCGCCGGAGGGAAGAGCCCAACGGCAAAACTTGAAGGAGACAAACCATGAACAACCTTTTCAGCCCCGCTAAGACCGTGAACTTTGACATGATCGGACAGGACGGTAACGCGTTCGTCCTGATCGGCGGCTGGCGTCAGCAGGCTCGCCGTGAGGGTTGGTCCTCTGCGGACATTGACAAGGTGGTCAACGAGGCGACCTCAGGTAACTATGATCACCTGATCGTCACTCTGGCGGCCCACTCGGAGTCGGAGGAGGGTTGGTGACCCTGTAAGGCACCCTGTTGGGGGTGGGTCTTAGCATCATCTGCTAGGGTCCACCCCCATTTTGTTGCCCATGCTTGTTAGTAGGCTCTTTCCTCATCTCTACCGTGCTCTTGCCCGTATATGACCTGGTTCACTTGTGCTGGGGTTGTGGTCTTGGCTGGGTGTGGGTTAGGGTTGTGTCAGCAAGAGGCCGGGCGGTAAGGGTCTGGCCGTGAACCGAGGAGTGGCCTCATGTTTGTTCGTATTGCCTGGATGTCATGGGTTGTGGCGGCCCTGTTTGCGGCTGCTGCCGTTATCAACAATCACAGCAACAGCCCGATGACGCTGGTACTTGCTCTGGCCGGTGCCTTCTTCTATTTGAAGGCGGATGAGTCCTGCAAGTCCTAGGGGGAGTGAGCCCCAAAGGGGGCTGGACTTTGGGCCTGGTGGCTGGTACGATTGCGGTGCTGGCCCCAGGCCTTCTTGCGTATACGAGCAGGTGAAGGATGCCACGAAAGGCAAGCGGGGCAGTGACACGCGAGAACGGAAACTCTATGGGAGATAACAGCATTATTGACGACCTGCTGGCAGCCACAAGACCAGACCAGTACACGATCCTGGCTAGTGACGACTGGTCTGGCCTGGAGTACGCACCCCTGGTTGAGGCTGCTGTCTCACTGGGGCAGGAAGTCGTCACGGTCGAGCACTCGTGGGAGGGAGGAAACTATACGGTGAACCATGACCAGGGTGGGTACCGCTATCGCCTCATGATGAGTGGGTTCGGTAACCCCTTCCGTCTCATCCATGGTTCCGTCCGTGTTGCGGTCCCTGTGCGGGATTGTACCCTCATCGCCATATTTGATGAGGTTCAGGCTGGTGATGTGCGTGAGGTTGTGGAGGGCCTGGGGCAGGATCTTCAGGTTCTCCGCCTCGCCGCCATCGCCCTGAACGCCAGTGATGATAGCCTGTATGTGCTTGGTGGGGACTACAGCAAGACGGCTGTTATCGACCGCGCTACCAAAACCACCATTAGCGTTCAGGGCAACAAGCGTCAGGTGCACGCCGTCATCGCTGAGGTGAAGGTGCTGCACCAGCCTGACGGGGCACTAAGGGTGGTTGTGGACCCACCGGACTGGGGAAGAGGCTGGGACGTGCCGAATACTGGTAAGGTCCTGGACGCCCTGATCGCAGAATCTGGTGGGGTATTCACTGGCGACGGCAACAACGTGCTGGATGTGCACCTACCGGCCCCTGAGGGTGTTTAACAGACAGGTGCTAGGAGTCGCCGTCACGAGACACCCAGCAGTAGGCACTCAACCCGAGGACGGGCACTGCTGTCCCCTTCTGTGTGTTCTAGCGTGCCGTATGGTGTGATCCACATCACTTGTTCTGGGCTTGCGGGGAGTAGGGGGTGTGCTATACGCTAGAGTCAACAAGTCAAGGACAAAGGGTCCTGGCGCGATTCCAAGGAGCACACGAAATGACCAAGATCAAGATGGCTCTCGCCGAGGCCCGCGACAACAAGAACGTCGATCAGGCCACTCTGGAGGCGGGCGTCAGGGCCATCACCAATGCTCTCGGCCCTGACGCAGAGATTTACCTTGTTCATGCAGACGAGGAAGGCGGAGAGGTCTCCATTTACGGGAAGCACGAGCAGTGGCACTCCGTTCTGACAGTGAAGAGCCGTCGGGGCGACAACTTTAAGTTCAACGCCTGGGGATCCTTCACGGATCGCTTTGGCGACTGGTACCATGAGCACTCCGATGAGGGCAATGCCCAGTTCATGTCGGATGTTACGGCCTCAGTGCTTGACAACGCCTACTGAACCCTCATCTTCAAGACCCCAGGTAGTCAGACAGTGCTACCTGGGGTCTTCGTTTATGTGGGTCATGGGGGGTGTCGCGCTGAGTCTGGGGCGGGCGCTCTCAGCGATTGTCGTACCCCTAGGTGCCGCTCAGCGTATTGTGCTTGTGGCTCTACGTGCCCGAGTATGCTTTCACTGCGTCGGCCATGCCCGGCTTGGTGGCCTTGTACTCCTCACGTACCCCGTCAGGGTGGGCGACGGCGAGGACTCCGGTGCGGTCTGCCTTGAGGTCCAGGACGACCATGGTCCTGGCTGGTGCTGCCACGCATCTTCCGTCGTCTCCGACCTGGTGAGACAGGGTGGGGTAGTGCTTGATGTCCATGTCGCGCACGGAGAGGACGTGGCAGCCTTCCTGGGAGGCAAGTTCCCGCGCCAGTGTCTCCGCCTTGCTGTCCTTGTCTGTGCCCGCTGTGGCCTTCCTGGTGGCGTCCTGGTAGGTGTTTACGACTGCGGCCAGCGTGTCACTTAGGCTGCCGGTGTAGGTGAGGGTTCGTACCCTGATGTAGTCGCGCTTCTTGACGACGAGCGGCACGATAATGTTGACGAGAGTCATGGCGGAATGTAGGCCTGTCTTCTTTGGGGTGTGGTGGGGCCTGGCGGTCGCTTATCGGCCCTGGACCCATGTGTGCTCGCGCACCCTGTTTTGTGAGGTTGTGTCCAGGGGCGGCATGTCATGGTATCACGCAACATGTCCGTCTCGCAACACTCGCTGACTAGGTTGGGGATCCCCTAGAATCTAGGGTTTCCCTCACCATCATCAGCGTCGCCTCCAAACAGTTGTTGGAGGTACCGGTGTGTCCCTGGATTCCACCCAAGACAGTGACCGGCTTCGACTGCCGTGTAACAGCCGAACTTCGCTCTAACGTTCTCTGACGAAGCAGTAAGCGCATTCTCTCTCGTGATCGGGATGACTGGGATGTCGCGCGCAGCGCAATCTCACGACTGGCACTCACATCTCTGTTCAGTGAGAAACCACAAACTGTGCAGGCGCCAACTCGCGTCTTCGAGTTATTCGATACCTGACCGCCACATCTAGAACAGGTTCTAGATGTGTTCTTGGCACTCACCTTAACCACCTTCAGGCCATAACGCTTAGCGGTTTTCTCGATCCTGTGCTGTATCTCGGCATGAGGCCAGCGACCGCCTTGAGAGTCCAGCCAGGACAGGTTCTCTAAAGACAGGTGGGCATCGCTCTTCTCAGCGATTCCCACTACCTGGCTGGCGATACACTGACTGATCTCATGCTTGATCCTAGTGGCCTTAGCGCTGACTCTTTTCGCCTCGGTTCTGAGAACCTGGGCGTGAAAGTCCCGATTGTGTTTCTCACAAAGGTTTGCTCGCTCGTACAGATGGGCGGCTAGAGTACGACGCTGCCGCTCCTTCTTAACTAGAGAGCCGATCCGTTTCTTATAGTTGGCGTGATACGGAGCAGACCTGTGCTTGTTCTCAGGGTCAAGGACGGTAGCGACGAACGGCTCCACCTTACCCAGGTCAACACCCATGACATTCTTGGTCTGACGAGTATCCACTTCATGCTCGATAGCGACATCAAAGACGACCCGACCTTTACTGTTCAGTCTGATGGTTGGGCGACAGACCTTGCCATCACCAAATCTCTCGCTGTTCTCTGGTAACCTGAGACTAATCTTGGTGAGACCATAAGTAGGCGTCTTCACCTGAACAACAACATTCAACGGATCGCTGTCGTCTCGAACTGCCTTAGGTGCGAAGTAGGTGTCACACACAGCCAGGTTCAGTTTGGCGCTCACTCCTGGTAGAGACGCTTTACGCTCACCTTTCTTGTGGTACCTGATCAGGTGAGCACGGATCATTCCACTGGTCGGTTGCGGGGCATCAGGATAGGTTCTTCTGTAGCAGGAGAGGATCTTTTCTGGGCTGGTCTCCTTAGGGTGAGTGTTCATTACCTGGAATAAACCCACTGAGATGGCATAATCCTCTAGAGCGCCAACCGCATTGGTGACCAGCATCTCGTTCATGTTGTGCTTCTGAAACTCAAAGTCGTAGCGAGGCAGTCTCTTCCTGCCCCAGGAGTTCAAGGAACCAGTCGGCCTGTCACCTTTCAGGGTCTTCACTGCCAGGTCGTGAAACTCTGAACCGGCAAGCACCTCTCGTTCTGACTCGGCCATCCAGGTAACCATCTGAGCCAGATCGCGTTCAACCTGCTCCACGTCAACCCTGTTTTCTGTGGTGAACCTGTGCCTAGTCACCGTGTCATAGTATCTCACAGGTTCACCTCCTCTTGAATGGGTTGATTAGTAGCACCTATATAGTGTATTGTAGTACAGAGTGACTTGATACTGCAAGTCAAGGGATTGTAAAGGATCTGTGTGACTGCGGGCGACAGTTGCGTGTGGCCGGGGTTGATCCGCCGCCCCAGTGATCATCTGTGTTGACGGCCCCTGAAGTGCGGTGGCTCTGGAATGAGGGTTTTGCTCCGGTTTGTCTTGTCACTGACACCACTGGTTTCAGGTTGCGTCCATCACCTGTTGAGCACTAAACTTGCAGCATACGCACAGGAACCACCCAGAAGAACATGAGGGTGGTGCGCAACAAGGGAGGCCCACATGGCAGCCATTACGGAGACCACGGTCCAGGACGTGCAGGCTGGAGACCGGATCCTATCCCCAGCCGACGGAAGGATCTGGGTAGTTGACGCCGTGTTCCAGGACAACCACGGCACCTACACGCTGGTGCTCACCCGCGACGACAAGGGGCTGCACCTGTACGACCACCACCTGCTAGGCCGCCACGCGATCCTTGACGTCGCGCGGTAGAGCGCGAGGGGCACCAAGTCGCCCCGCTCTGGTACTGTCGGCCCAACGTCCCGCCCCTGGGTCTCCTAGACCGGAACGCACAAGCGCCCTGTTGACGACGCGGCCCACTCTCTGCTACTATTGGCCGCATTAGGTCGCTCTCCAACCCATGGAGACAGTGCAGACCATGACGACAGTAGGGCAGCAGAAAGGCGGGTGGCGTGTTGCTGGAGAAGATAACCCCCAAGACCGTCTACGACAAGCAGAAATGTGACTACCTCAACAGGGTCATATGGGATTGGAACAATAGTGCGCCAGTAGTTAGGCGAGTGCTTGGTGATCACGTCCTTCCTGCTGACAGTGAGATGCAGGCGATCCTAACTGAAGACGGCTTGCTCATGGTAACCAAGGCTGGCCATTTCATCGACAAGGTGAACCGTGTCATGCCCCTTCAGGCGAGCCGCGCCCTACTGACCCTACTAACTAGCGGCCGGGACGCAACAAACGGAGGCGAGATACATGCCCTCACGTGTGCCAGGTTCCCTAACGAATCCGCAACTAGGATACAACCAGATACCCACAGAGCCATCAAAGACATCAAACGGGTGTACAAGAAGACCAAAAGGACACTGAGCAATGTTATTCTGTCACCCGACTGCCAGGATGCGTGGGTGGCAGTCTCTACCACGATGGATGTACTGCTGGGGAAGATGCCACCCAACTTCAACCTCGACTACCTGGCACACCTGACGGATTCCATGCTGTTCCAGGCGGAGAGACTGCTATCTGCGGCACAGACAGTACGGTTCCTGAACTCAGACGCGGATGCGCCAAGCGAGTCCGTAGAGGCCGCAGATACCTTCCTGTTGTCAGACATCAACAGGCTGACCCCGCTCGCCACGGAGGCGGTGGAGATCATGCGTCTGGTTATTGAGACTAACGTGATCATGAGAGCCAGAAAAGAGGCTAGGAGCAGTGATCGGAACTCTTAACAGCAATGGTGATAGCCCCGAGCCCCTACCAGCAGAAAAGGTAGACGACCTGGCGGCACAGTGGTATGACGACAGCGAGAGTCGCTACTGCTGGACCGAGGATGGGCCACCCACGTTCAACCCGGCAGGCACCCGCGGGCCACAACCGAAACCACCAGCAGGATGCGACACCCCAGTGATCGCCCGGGCTGGGGATGCCAGGAGGTTCACGCACGTTTTCCTTGACGACGGGCGCTGGTGGGGTTATGATGAGGTGCACGTGTGGCCGCCTAGCCGGTTCCATCCTACTGGGTGGGTGGAGTTCTCCTGCCAGGTGAATGGTTGGGGTGACATGCCGGACTGGTGGATGTTCTGCAACTGCCCACCAGAAGCCATGGTGTGGGTGGCCCGGGAATCACAGAGTGACGCTTAGATCGCAGATGAGTAGCAGTTGCACACAGAATAGGTGAGAGGAAAGCAGAAATTGAGTGATCATAAAGAGTCGGACACTTGGGGGATTAGTGAGCCGCCGGAGATTCGCACACCGGATGGCGAACTGATCGAGCCGCGAATGTCGTATGCGACAGGTGCAGGGGGCTGCAACATGATCCTCAAGTCAGGAAAATGGGCGCCTTATTGCAGAACGAACTACATGGGTGGGCCATTCTTCTCGTGTGTTGAGTTCCTGGACGAAACGGATAACTCAGTGTACACGTGCAGCAGCGATGAGCAAGTCTGGGTGGCCTACATGCCAGCAGCAAGAAAACCGTCCACGCCAGAGACAGAAGAGCCGTCTATGCCAGCAGTAAGAGAGCCCTCGCGTAGTGGGATTATTGGCGTGATCGCTAGGCTCTTGGGGTTCTGATGGGTATATTCAGCAGTGATCAGGGCGCTGCCGAACCGAAGATGGTGAAGGTGGTGCCCAAGGACCGGTGGGCGCTCGCAGAACGTAAACGGCGTGAGGCCTCAGAGCGCGCCTTGAAGGTGGCGAACATGCTGGCCGACAGGTTCAGTGGCGTGGTGGAGCCCGTTGAGACCCCACTGGATCCAGGAGAGACGCCCATTAACGCCGGGATGCCACGAACATACCGGGTCAACACCGGGAACACGAGAATCTACGTGCATACTGAGGTTCGTGGGTTGTGGGATCTCCGCTGCCCAGAAGAGGTCTACAATGGTATGCCCTATGAGAAGATACGCGAAATGGAGGACAAACTGGCGTCAGTGAAGGTCCTGGTAACCTTCATGTACAGATACTTCAAAGCGTCAGACGAGTCGTTCTACTGGGATAGTGAATACAGGGTATCCTGGGATGACACATGTCAGGATGAGGATGAAATCAACAAGATAGAGAACGACAGGGTAGTCATGTGGTGAATGTGCCATCCTGTGGCCCACGTATCACACCCAGAAGGATACCCCACAGGAAACAAAGGGGGGGAGTGCTGGTACCCGACAGCACATAGTGTCGCCAGCGAGCACAAACCCAGCAAAAACCCTACCAGCAACCATATAACCGGAAACAGATAGAAGCAACAGCCATGATGCGAATACCTGCCAGAGCCATCATCCCAGGAGACCACGTGCTCATCAAATGCATCCGGTCCACAGGCGTCGTCGATGATGTGCGCCCATCCCAGTATGACCCTCAGAAACTCAGCATCACCTTCCGGGACAGTGAACGACTCTTCGGCACCAGGGTCAGTATCACAGCAGACCGGGAGGCTCCCGTCAACGTCACCAAGATGGCGGGTACCCCTACCACCAGTAGGCAGCGGCGGCAGGGCGGCCGCATCTACTGACACCAGGGAGACCCGACAGCAGTATCCTGCTCTAGGAGCACAGGCAGCAGATGCAGGCATACAGGTGCGGGCCAACGGCGTCAAACAGAAGAATACGTAGCAGGAGAAGGAGACGAAGATCTCCATACGACACAGCACCCAGCCTATCACGGTCTGCTACAATAACCCACGAAACACTACTGTCAACACTATAGGAAGGCGATGCCAGAATGGCCGTCTACTACACATCTATCTCCGTCGAGGTAGACCCCATGGCGCACGACGTCTACGGGCTGCCCCAGAGTCTTCCCCACCTGCTCGACGCCATGGAGACTGAGCACACCCACATTGGCTCCACCTCCAGCCGCATCCACCTCAGGGGCCATGACGCCACCTTCCTTAATGCGCACTTCCTGTTCCTGTGCGATGGGAACGACTTCGATGCTGGGGATCTTGTTCGCCAGGTTCTCCACGAGGCTCCCCGTAAGGTGTCGCACTTCGCCACGCCGGTGAATGTGCACAAGCGTAACGACTGGCTGTCTGATGCCCGCAAACGAATCATCCAGGCTGTTAGTGAGCACGTACCAGCCGACGCGACCAGTCTGGATGGTGTAGGAGGCGTCCTGTCCGAGGAGGGTATTACTCTAGAGGAGTGACCTCTAGTGGTCGCATTCTCACCCCCAGGTTAACGCTGCGACCACTGCCGTCGGCCGTCACAGATAGCGGCGGGGTGGCAGGCGGGTACTATAACACTTAACCCGACCTTGAAGCACATGGGTCGGGGTAAGTGTTCGTGATTTAAGGTTCGGCCCTCTAAGGGGGAGGGCTCAGAGACCTTGGAGTGCTTGTGCGAGGCTGGACCGCCACCGCCCGTTTTCGTCCTCCAGGGCAGACCGCACTGCGCGTCGAAGTTCGTGAATGTCGTCTACGTTCTTGGGAAGGTGGCGGGAGAGCACTTCCCCGTACCGTGGGTGCGTGCGCACAGGGGCTAGGCTCTCAACCTGGTAGTGGGGCTCCAGGTGACTGCGGACCGTCTGCTCATCCTTGGCGACACACAGGATCAGCACCACATGGGTGTCACCTTCCCCTCGGCGTGCCCTGAGGACAGTGCTGTGACGGCCCAGGTCTCGAATGGCTGCCGCTACGCCCATGGATCCGGTAGAGACCTCAGCAGCGTAAACCTTCATGGCGTCCTCCCTTTTTGTGGCGTGTCCTGTTGACATGATCTAGGTTACACGCCGCCAGTGCACGCATCAAGCCCACATGGTGTGTTATGGGTCACTCATGCGCCTCGTGGGGAGGTTAGTCCCGGTGGGCGTTCATCTCCCAGATCTCGCGCCGCACCTCCCGGCGGGCATGGCTCAGCGTCTTCGCCTTGACGGCCGCCCAGATGAAGGCTGCGGCAATGGCGACACTGACCCAGGTACCCCAGTCCATGACCAGTGAGATCACGAACAGGATCGTGAGCGTCCACAGGAGCCGCTTCATCCGGGTGATACTGCGGCGAAGCGTTGCGTTCACCTGGTAGAGGTGGCTTTCCTCAGGACCCATCATGGCGCCTCCTTCATCTGAACATGCTTCCTTGTGCATGTGGGCAATACGCTTTAAACAGGAATGATACCATAGTGGATTCACGCATGCTAGAGCCGGAGAGTGTGACTTGCACCTCCAGTGTAAAGCATCCTTTGCACCTTTAGTCGCAGAGTTGTTTTTACTCTCCCCACCTGAGGGGCGCCTTTAGTCGTAGAGGGGGTGTAAAAGATTGAGCGCGTGTGCCGCCTTTTTGATCGTAGTGGCACCTAATGGAGCCAGCCGCGCTCTTCTAGGGCATCCAAAGCGACCCGTCCTGGTTGTCGATGAACTTTGCGTACAGGTCCTTGTCATGAGTGTTGACCATGGTGTCGATTTCGTCTAGGCGGTGGCCCAGTTCAGCATCATCGTTCGGGTCACCCCAGATTTCAGCCGCGGGGTCGATCACCTCATAGGCTGGGCCGTCCTGGGTGCTGCTGGTCGCCACATGGCGGGTTGTTTTGACGCCATCTGAGGGATTGGAGGACTTGCAGGCACCTTTAGCGCCCCTGTTTTTGGGATCTTTTCTGCCTGGCCCGCGTTTCTTTCCCTTCGTCTTGTTCTTGGTCTTGTCGGGGTTCTTGTTTCCTGTGTCGTCGCTGGTGATGATGGTGGGGTCGTTGATGACGGCGCGCACCCACTCCTGCCACGCCTTCTGAGTTGCGTGGATGAGGTTATCTCTTTTGAGCAGGAATCTTCTCTTGGGGTGCGCACACTGCTCAAGCGGTCATCGTTGAGCACTAACAGGTCGAGGCAGGCGGGCTTGCTGGCCTCGAGTCTTCCCGCCAACATCTGGGCCCGCGAGTCCTTATGCAGCAGGAACTTGAGGTATTTGTGTCCGTCTGCGAAATACTCATGCAGTACAGTTTCTTTGTAGCCCGCTTTCTTCAGACTCTTCTTCTGCCGCCTGAGGAACACCTCTAACAGCAGAGGTAAGAACAGGGTGTGGATGTCCCAAGCCTTCCGTCGGGCGTTCATCTGACTCACATATGCAGGGCCTCTCATGTCACGTATGCTGGCTGGCATCCGCGACAGAAGGCCCTCATAGGACTTGAGCAGGGTGTCGGGGTCTACGCCTGTGTTCAGGATGTAGAACCTGAGGGTGATACTCATACCGTCAATGAGGGGGGCCCGACTGTCTGCCAGCATCCACGCCTCATATCTGGTGCCTATTCCTTGGGTTACCTTAATGCTTACTCTATAGGCGTCCCTGAACATGATTGCTATCTCTCTCTTTCGCTCTGTGTTCATTCCTGACACTTGACGGGCTTTGCTTTCTGGGCGGCGGAGTGTCGAGTCGTGCTACCAGATGCGGCCGCCACCATCTTCGTTGGCTATGTGCGTTTCAAACAGGTCCGGTACCGTCTCGATCTCCTTGTTGATCCGGTCCAGTGTCTCTTCCAGGGACTCCCACAAAGGCTCACCCTCAGGGTTGCTGCCCGGACTGCCCGATGCCATCGTACTGACAGGCACACGGGAAGTGGCTGCACCGCCCCCAACAACACGCCCCTCAGGCCCTAGAGGGTCAGGTTCAGCACTTAGGTCCACATTGGGGTCAGATTCGGTGTCCACCCATTCAGGAACCCACTGCCCGTAACCGTCCAGGCCGCCAGCAGCAGGCCGAATGATTGTCGGGTCCTCCAGTACGTGAGTCACCCAGTCCATCCAGTCGGCCCTCACTGCCGCATTAGGGTGTGCGTCACTGTCCCGTTTGTGAGCCCAGGCCAGTGAGCAGGAGCCACCAATGGTGAGTAGGTCACAACCCGCGCTAGGCTCCAGGCGCACGTCAGGGTCGTATGGGTACATGGTGGTCGCCAGCAGGTAGTCCACCGTTCGCCATGAGTCGTCAACATAGGCGGCCACGTCCCTGTGCCACTGGAGACCGGTCAGGTTCCGGGACTGGTGTCTGAGAAACACCTCCATCAGCAGGGGTAGAAACAGGCCATAGACGTCAGCGACACGTTCTGCCCCAGGGATAGGCACGCCTGGCCCCGGGTCCAGGTCTTCCACCAGTTCGGTAGGCATACGCTCCAGCAGGGCCCTGTGCTTACTGGCAAGCGTGATCGCGCCCTCGTGCAGGTCGAGGATGTTGAACCCCATGCTGTCGCTGATATGTTTCGCTAGCGCTATGTCGTTCTCGTCCAAAGCAACCCTAGGTGTGGTGGGGTTGGTGCCTTGGCTGGTTCTTTTCGGGGATCCTAGTTCCGTTTTCACTAGATGTTGCCTTCTACGTCTTTGACTATACGGGCCCCAAGCACGCCACGCAACCCTAATCCTTGGCGTCTGCCGCCGACGCGGGGTGCGGTCACTGCTCGTACAAGCCCAGTTCACCCACCCAGGTGTCCAGGGACTCCCAGAAGTCGGGATCCATGTGGGTGGCTTGAAGGTTGAGCCAGTCAACTATATACCCGTCATGGGTCACCAGGAACCTCCCGAAGTGCTGATACCCTGGGCACTTCAGCAGCAGTTCCGTGCGGTGGAGGTCGATCATGTCTGCGTGCTCCAGCAGCGCCCACACGCCGGACCCATGCCCGGTGGCGTGCTTCAGGGTGGCTTCACGCAGAACAGCCGGGGTGCTGGTAGATGGGGTAGTGGTCGAGGCCATATCTTGCTCTTCCTGGGGGTAGTGGCTGCCATCACCTTTATGGGGGGCGGCAGGCCACTAGGGCGGGTTGCTTACAATTCAGTACCCTATGGTAGCACAAGGCACTACACTCTGGGCAGTGGCGTTGATCACCCATACCTCAGGGAGTGCATACACCAGGGTGGCCCACAGTGTTTCGTGTGCGGGGATTTGGAGCACCCAATCCTGGGGCTCAAACGCAGAGAGTGGAACAGGCGGCTCCTCCAAGCATGCAAGCATGGGCTTCTACCAACCACCCGCTCGCCTGGGGACTCCACTATTCCGGCAAGTGTCCACTATAGCCCCGGCAGGCAGGACGATGTTGCTGTACCGGGTCGTCACAGCGGCAGGGTCGTCACGTTTAACGACAAGAATCACAAACCCGTCCCGCTGGTCCTCAACACGGTCTACCTGCCACCAGCGGCCCCCTACCAGCACGGCCGCGCCCCTAGTAAGGCGACAGACAGGGATCTTGCGAGTAGCGGCGGAGGTCATTTCCTACCGCCTAGATGCCCATAGTAGTGCAGACACCCTATGGTGGGGATAGTGGCCGTGAAGATGAAGAAAACTAAGGGATTAGTAGGCCAGACCCCAAGAATAGCCATCCCAATCGATAGCAGTACATTGACGATAGTCACGCCGCCAATAATTTGAGAAACGGAGTACTTGGGTGCGTTATTGTTGCTCATACCAGCCAGAATAGCACACCCAAGTGGCAGTAGTCCATACCACCTGCCCCTAGGTGAGTCACTTCCCCTTCGGTACCCAACTGAAAGCACACCAGGCAGATACCGCCACCTCCACGGGCGCAAGAACAACCTGCATGACGAAAAAGACAGCCAGGGGCGTACCAGATAGCACCCAAGCCAGGAAGACAGAAACAGGGATAGACAAGGCGAACACGGCACAGAGCCCCGCACTCTTCTTGTCCTCGACGCGAAAGCAACTCTTGACATGCCATGTCTTCTCCATGAGCACAAGCATACACCAGCAGTAGCCGCCCCACTCACCTGGCACTGTGTGACATGAGGCACATGCTGTACACAGACTGGAAGCGGACTCACATCCCCTTCCAGGCAACCTCAGGCTTACTTCCTCGTCTTCTCCTGATCAGGACTTGTTGGTTTGGCTGGCGCGCACGACTCTACCATCCCGGATCACCATGCTCTGCACGGCCCCGTCACCCTGGTTGATCTGCACACATGACCCACGGAAACCAGCACCAAAGGTGTACGCCGAATCCCCGTCATAGTTGGCACCAGCGGCGGTAACACCATCCGCGCTACTGAGGGTTTCGTCAGGGGTTTCCCAGATGTTGTCAGAGTCCGGGTTAATCGTTTCCCCTATGCTGGCAGTTCTGTAGTCTTGGGCGCTGTCGTGGTTTGTTCCCTGGCGGCTACCTACCCGTTCCTGAGTCTCCTGACTCAAGTTCTTACCCTCTAAGATGAGGTTGATGGACTCGTCCGCATAGTCGGCAGTTTCGTTGACCCTCGCAGAGGTAATCTTGGCAGTTTCACTTTCAATGAATGTGGCCGCCTTGCTTATGATCCTGTTAACCCGATCAACTACAACCTCCTGTTTCAAAGTTTGGCTGCTACTGTCTAACATCTTGATAGTGTCCGGGTCCCTCAGGATGGTCTCAACTTCGGCCACCCGCTCCATAACCTTCAGGGTGGTGTCCACGCTAGCCGCGGGCGATTCAATCGCGTACCTGGATAGCGCCTTCCCGAGGGCTTCAATGTTGTCGTTGAGTGTCTTGTGGATCTCTCTGGTACGGATGTTATCGACCTTAGTGGGGATGAAAAATGAGAAGAGGTGTCCATCGGCGCAGAGGCCGTATACAGGGCGGTGGTGGTGGATACATCCGCCATCTATCACCCTGCATATATACACACATGCTTTTATACTCAACCAGACACCCACTGCCAATATGGTCGGGGTGGGCCCACCTACCATATAAGCCACTCCACCAACTATGAGGGTGAATGCTAAGTTTGCAAGTACATGACCTGGGTACTGGACAATGTGTCTGGTTGACCACCTGGTGGATGACCACAGGTTGTTAGGAAGTGCCCAGTCCTGTCTGCGCGCGATCATATTTCCTCTTTCTTCCTTGCGTAACTAGTGTTGTCGCCTGTGGTTACCCTTAAATTACTGCCCCCAGAGCGTGAGGCTGTCTGGGTCGCTGCTAGTGCTGGGCTCATCAGTAGGGTCAGCCCCCATAGTGGCCGGATCCTGGCTGTCACCTACCGTCAGGGTGCCAGTCTTGGTCGTGGAGGCGCCCTTGTCGCTTGGTCCGTTGACAGCAAAGTCGATAGCCCGTTCAATCTCCATCTTCACGTCCCTGCTGGATGCTTCGCACACTCGCCTGGTCTCATTCGTAATGAGGGTTTTGGTGCTATAGATCAAGTTCTTCAGCCCGTAGATCACTCTGTCTTCGTCGCTGACTGGACCGTTGGAGGTGAGGGCCCGGATCATGGCTTCCTGTCTGAGAACGGTCTCAATGACAGCCAGCGACTCCAGTACTTGACTGTCTGGGGCCAGGTCCTCTGGCGACTCAGCGAGTGCGTTATAGTAGTTTGTGGCCGCTTCGCTTAGCCCTGTGAGGGATACCCTGATACTCCACCAGATCCTGCCCCTCTGCTCCTCTGAGGGTGCAAGTTCGTTCGGGATGTACAGGGAGACCAGATGCCCCCCGATGTTCCTGTCAAACAGTCTATGCATGCTCTTGAGTGGTCTTTCATGCAGCCACCAGAAGTAGTGCCAAGTAACGAACCCCAGACTCACAGCGGTAAACATGATGCAAGCCAACAGGTGTGCACCCATAGACCAGACAAAGTCAGAAAGATAGGCGATACCAAACTCAATGAGCACGAACATTACCCAATAACCCCACTTGGTTCTGGATTCCCACCGGGCTGACGACCACAGGTGGGTCGGGATGTCTGGGTCATGCGGCTTGAAGAAAACTGGCTCCGTCATGCCTTTTTCGCCGTTCTGTCGTTTTTGTGTGCGGCACGATCCCTTGCTTGGCGGGCCTGGGCGGTCGCAAGACGAAACGACATTTTTATTGCTCGTTCAAGTAAGGAGCGGTCACGTCCGTACCCTCGCTCCATAGACTCCACGTCCTTGAGCAACCTCAGCCCTACCGACGGGTCTATGAAACCGCCCTTCACCAGGATCTCGATGCGGTTGCGGATCATGTTTGCTGCCATGAGTGCGGTCTGACGGTCACCGTACTTGCGGGCTGATACCATGAGCGGCATCAACTCTCCGTCGATTGTTTGCAGTGACTCGTTGAGGAAACCATCATCTCTGGCGGTGCTGTCGCAGCCATTATTGTCTTCTATACTCATGCTGTTCATCACTTTCTTCTCGCCCCTGTTTTGTTGTTCCCTTGTGGCTGGCGTGTTCCCGCCCCGCATTTTGGGTGGAAGCAAGAGTGTGAGGAAAGCCCTCTTACCCCTTGCCTGTTGACTGTTTTGCCTGTCAGGGGTTCCGTTCCGTGCCCAGGGCGAACACGTGATCGTCCGACACTCGGTTCAGGGCTTCGACTACGACCTGGGTGGCCTCAGTGTACTTCATGGCCGCCATCTTGTTCACAATACCTAGCAGGCTGTCAGGGCTCAGCGCACCCTCCCAGGTATAGTCATCGTAGCGGCCCGCCGGTGCCTCAAAGGGGTTCTCGGAGATACGGAACCATAGCATCAGGATCTTCCAAGGCTCCCGTCCGAGCGGCTTCCCCTGGATGGTGGCCTGCACAGCCATCTCCTCCAGCGAATCCAGGTAGTCGTCCAGTCTACGCCCAACGTAGTTTGAGCGCAGCCATACTCGGTGCCCACTCGTTAAGGGCGGCCGTGCATCAGTACGACTGGTGTTGTCGCTGTCGTTAGTGCGGTCCGTGTCCTCGCCAGGGCTGCTGTCCTTGACTGCTGGGGTGTCATTGTCAGAGTCCCCCTCGTCCTCGCTGCCGCACAGGGACTCCAACTCGGATACCTGCTCCCTGGTGAGGTCTCCGCTGGCAATGATGTGCCGAACGAGAGCGAACACATTGAACGACAGGTCCATCGCCTCATCCACCACGTCTGAGGTGTTGCTGTAGTCGGTGGAGCGAACCTCATCCGGGTCAGTGAAGTACCACCACTGAATGTCCTCCAGGGCCTTACGGATCTGCTCGAAGGTCATCTTCTTGCCACTAATCTTGGTCATTTTCTTCCTCCTTGTTTTCTTCCTCTATTACGGGCTTACTAATGCGTGTTTTCCGCTCTGCCAGTTTAGAAAACCACCTTGCGTTTGAAATCCCGATCATACAGGCACATTGCGCTCACAGCAATCTTTGCCATGTCCCAATCGTTGATATGGTCTTCTACCTTGCTCAGGGTGTACGCGATCCCACCGAACATGTTGTCGTTGTGCTCTGAACTAGCAGAGATCTGATCAATGACCTGCTGCACAAAATACGCCTTGTCGTCAAACGTAGAGGTGGGATCTTCGATAGTGTGCGGGCTAATACGGTGGTAGGCGAGTCGCGCCAGGTAGAGCCATGCCTTAGAAGAGTTGTGCTTGTCAGCGAGGTCGGCCACCTTGCGGAGCGTGTCAATGTCGGCCAGGCACTTGTCCCAGTCATTGAACTCGTCACTGAGGAACACCTGGACAGTGTTACCATCCAGGTACTTGCTGACAGGTGGAAGAGCATACGAGAGGACCGTCTGCATAGCATCCAGGACGTCCGGCGTGTCCGCACCCAGTCCCCACTCTCGCACACCCATCTCAATCATGGTCCCTAGCGACTCATACTCGTCAATGAGGGGCCGGATGTCCCACTCTACAGGAAGAGAGTGCAGAACGTCATCCTTGCTGATGATGGTGTCCTTATCGACCTTGCAGTCACCCTCTTCGGTGACCTCAGCGATGAGAATGCTATCAATAATCTTGTCTCGGAGGGAGAAGATTCGAACCAGATTAACGTCACCCATTGTTATTCCTTTCTTTTGGGCGTACTCTGTTTTACTGAAAGGCTGAGGGAGAATCGGGGTACCGTCTGGCGTCCACCTGGAGTCAATATGCAACCTCCTATACGCCTCTGCTGCACTCGCTGTGTAGGCATGCAGATTGCGGGAGGGTCCACCATCGGGGCACTCAGGGAAAAGGGGGCCGTTGGTAGCCTCGTGCTGATCAACGGCCCTTACCAGGACCTGAAGGCATCCAAGTATAACCCCGATCTCATCCTCAGACGGCTGCTCCTGTGTGCTGAACGCGGTAACAACTGGAGGAAGGTCGCCCTCGGTGCGTTCCGCCACTGCGGCTGCGTTAGCGACAGCCAGACGAAGATTAGCGGCGATCCACTCAAGCCGCTTCCCGGTCGCCTCTTGTTCCGACATGCTCACCCCTTATCTAGGTAGGTCAGGGTTGTTCTCCTCTGTCAAACATACACCAGCAGGCACCAGCACGCCAGTCCCCACGTAAGGTGATATGGGACACAACCAGTAGGTGCCCTTGTGTACGTCCCGCCGGTCAGCCAACCCCGTACCCCAGAGAGGCCCGCTCGCAATTCCAGTCCGTGTATATGGCTGCCTGCCGCCCTTCACGTCTGACCTGGGCCGCATCCCTGAGAGACGTGTTGCGGAACTACAGGAAACCGCCTACAATCCACCAAAGAGCCCACCCATAGTAGGGACACCAAAACAGCCCCGTGCGAGACCTGCACATGCTGCACCCAGTTAGCGTGCGCTAGGGACACGCATCTAGGCCCAGGCCGCACACCCACATAGTTGAAAGAGAACAACCATGACCACGCAGCACATTGTACCCGAGATCGTAGAGAAGCACGCTGAGACCATCCTGTCCGCCATTGCCAGTGCCACAATCAGCGAAGTCATACTGCGCGAGTACCTAGACGATAGCCAGGTACGTGCCAGCGTCACACTCATCTTCGACAACGGGACCACCATCTCCATAGCCGACACCGTGTCGTCTTACCCTATCGCGGACACCCTGCCGGGCCAGCGAGTCACTGCCGTCGTGGCCTCCAGGAACGAAGATGGCTACTGGGGGCTCGATTACCGGAACGGCCGCTCATCCATCTTCCACACTGACGGCAACATCAATCCCGCCGATGCTATCACTGTCACAGCGGCCAGCGAGACCGCCTGAGGAAGGCGTCGGCTCGTCTTGCGCCCCCCTTTTTTGTTGACGACAGTAGGTCGGCGGCCAGAGCGGGTGTGGCAACAGCAGGGGTCTGGCACGTGGCGATAGCATCAAGCAATGAGGCAGGTATCACACCACCCTGGGTTGACAGCAGTGGCACAACCTCCTTAACCTGGAGTGTTCACGACCAATCAAGCACCCACGCAAGCAAGTAGCAGGGCACAGACCACAGGAAGAGGCATCATGAGTGACGACAACAAGGTCACAGCGAAGTGGAAGTTCAACTGGGACGACGAGGACAAGGCCAAGAACATGCTGGTCGGCCGGAAGATCATCAACGTCGAGAAGGTAGACGAATTCAGGGCCGACCTGGCTCTGGATGACGGCACAAAGGTCGCTATCACCGGCAACATGGGATCGTGCTGCTCGAACGGTGACGTCACTATCGAGAAGTTGTATGAGGGTGAGGTCACGGGCCGTATCATGGGCATGAACGTGGTTGACAGGGAGATCGAGTACCGGGACAACCGGATCACCTTGTTCATCATGGTTGAGGGCTCAGACCTGGCCCTGGTTGAGTTCGCTGGCGACGAGGGGTGGGCGTCGTGCTACGGGTATGGCTTCACCGTCTCTGTGATCGAGTGAGGTACACGCCCCTCTGAGTATGGCTTCACTATTCTGGTCCGCGTCACCATGCTGTGTTTCTTGGTGAAGTGAACCTTTGCTGTGCTGGGTTCGTTGAGGGTGGTTGGGTAGCAGGGGTCGAACCAAAAACCAGGTGCTTGATGTGCTTGTGATCTTCCCTTGCTTCTGCTATCATTAGGTCGTTTAGTTATTGGCCTGATTCTGAGGGAGGCGAAGGGATGCTTCTGACTGCTGTACCCCTAAGTTGGGGACGAACTGGGGTTCTGGGCTCGGTGCGGAAGGTTGCCCGAGTGAGACCAAACGAGATCGAGTCCTATCAGGAGTTCATCTCCCTGGCTGAGGCGGCCCTGGAGGCACATGGCCTGTCCCCCGTGTCCACCGGGTTCTTCACCAACGAGGGTGAGACCCTGATTGCACAGGTCATGCTAGGGAGGGTCGGGCACACCCTGACCTCACTGGGGGTGCTGGTGCGAGCCAGAGGGTACCCTGTGCGGGCGTTCACTTTCCAGGCCAGTCGGAGTGACGCGCGTGCCGTGGTGGCCGACCTGGGGGATCACCTGAACCGGATCAAGTAAGGGAGATGAGGCAGAGGCCGAATTGGTACGAACGCGAGTCTATTTCACCCTTGCCGCAGTGTGATTCCTGTCAGTGTTTCCAATCATATTTTTGTGTCAGATATATAAAGGCGGAAGGCGACACACCCATGACCTGAACTAGTCAGACAGGACACGGGGCATGCGGCACCACACGGACACACCCCTCACTTGGAAGGGACATGAGGTTGAGTAAAACAGACGAGCAGCAGTATGTGGACGACGAGTACCTGGAGGCCCTGGCCGAGGAGGAAGACACCGGCGTCAACCACAACCACCAGCACAATGAGGAGGGTTACAGCACAGGGACCCAGGATGAGGGCGGATACCTTGAAGGCGACGGGGACGGCCACTGGATGCCAGAGAAAACCACCCCAGTGTCACCAAAGCACGACACAAGTATACTGGCAGCGACTCAGGGACTCACACTGGCCGTCCAGGACGTAGCAGACTCCTGCACCGGTGACGTCAAGGTGCGGATCTCCTACCTGACCGGCGGGGAGAACGATGGCACAGACCCAGTAAGAGGGTACGAGATCACCACCCCCATGACCTACCTGTCGATCATGTCTATCGCTGAGTCCACTGGCCTGACGACAGCGAAGGTGTACGTGTCCTACCGCCGCCCCGTATCCCCCGGCAACTACCAGTTCAGCGACTACAAGTTCTCGGGGACGCACCCACTGTCGCCGTCCGGGTTCGTAACCGCCACATCAGCCACAGAAATAGCGAAGATGGTGTACTACTGACCCTCTCATGAACGTCTAAAGCGCATATGGCCGCTGGGGCTCTGACGTCCTGGCGGCCATATTTGCTGCAACCCACCGCCCCTCTGCCGGTTTCTCTTTTGGGTGTCAGGCCGCAGTAGTGCGCACCACTAGACGACTTCCCTTGTGCTGGTGTATGATCCAAGACGGCAGTAGTGCACCCATCGTTGCGGACGCACGCCGCAAGCGAGGACAGAAAAGGGTCGAAAGAGGGGGTCAGTGAACATATTCTGGAAGACCTTGCGTCGAGTTGAAGTATCTGGTGTTCGAGGTGGTTGAGACGTGCTGACGCAAACAGGCGACGAGAAGAACGACTCAGGTGACCCAGAGGGCGCCCTCAATCTCATGTATGATGACACCTACCTAAACTTGATACGGGCAATGCGTGAGGACAACAGGGCGCGTAAGCGTTTCATTACCGCGGTCTGTGCCATCGAGTCAAAGGGCGTGACGGATCAGAGACGCATCCGTGAGGTGATCCACGCCAGGGCCCGCACCCAAAGCAACAACCGAAACGGTACCCCTACCCCGTTCGTCTTCGAGAGGGTCGTGCGACTGATCGCCAAGGATGAGCCCATCCTGTGGCTGATGCGGGACGCCACCGGCAGCGTGTACCAGATGATCATGGATACGCACAGGAGGATGTTGCAAGGGCTCACGGGTTGGCTGGTGTCCATCATCATGCTCAACTGGGCCGTGGATCTGGTACTAGGTGACGGCAAGGTGACACCGGACCGCCTGTCCTATGAAGCAACAGTCGGCTGGCAGGACTGGTTGGACAGCACCCAGTGGGGGAACCACTTAGGGTGGGACAGTCGCATACATGGCGACCCGACTCCGGAGCGCGTCTCCTGTCGGCTACTCACCCATGTGGGAGTTCCCGAGCACGTTGCGCCCGCCATGGCCCGCTGCGGCGACTTGCATGCCATCTTAGGGTCCATGATAGAGTCAGCCATGACCGCAGCAGGCCAGTGAGAGGTTTAGGTTATGGCGTTGGCGTTTGAGGCGGCCTGTGACCCCAGGGTGGCGTGTTACAGATTGCGGAAGTTCACTGGGGGTGAGGGCTGGGGTAGCAGTATCGACACTCAGGAGCGCGGGGAGGGTAGCAGCCCGTTCTTCTTCGACTACAAGGGGCGGAGAATCTGGTTCTGTTACGCTAGGGTGGACGGTGAGCCCACGTACCGGGTCCTGCCTGCACGCCCCCATGAGCCGATGGTGGAGGCCCGCTTCCACTGGGCCGGGGGCGCAACTATCGTCTGCCACCTGGGCAACTCTACGCTCACAATTGACCTGGTGGATGGTGTGAGTTTCTGCCCACAACTGGACCCTGACCCGAAGATGATCGAGGCCGTGTTCTTCACCATGCTCAGGCTCCTGTTCCTTGGTCGTGAGATCAACCGGAGGCACAGTGGTCTGCAACGAGATATGCGCATGTGCACCACCCCAGCGAACATCCATGCAGAACACACCATGCTGGTTGACGAGACCAATGTGACCGCCTCCATCCTGTTCGCAGTGGACAGTGAGATCGCCCCAGACGCAATCAGGCTCGGCGGCAGGAACGCGATCAGGCACCTGTACACAGGGAACTATGATGACATGGTGCCAGCACACAGGCAGGCCCAGGGCGACTACAGCAGGGATCTGGAGCGTCTGGCGTCATTGAACCGCAGTGACCCGTTGCGAATTCGCCGAGTTGTGAAATGGGTGCGAAGTGAGTACACACGCAACTATGGCCTGTACTTTATCCACCTGAGAGGGTTGGCGTCACGGCTCATACACAACCAGCCTTCAGTGAGTTGGCTGGTATCAGAAGCCACAGGCCCCGTGTGCGAGGAGGTGCTGCGAGCCGGTTCAACCAAAAGTAGCGCCCTACCTGTCGCGGACCAGATACCTGCTATCCTGTTGCGCCAGGCGTTTCACCTCGTGCCTGAGTGGCGCAAGCCAGATAAGAACAGGTCAGGGTACAGCCTGTGCGATCTAGAGGGCAGGGCTAGGAAGGTCCTTTGGGGTGACGAGGGTGACTGGATGATCAAAATAGAGAAGATCTCTTGTCGGTTGCTCACCTACCTTGGGGTGCCATAGGGTACTGCCCGCACCATCAGTGTCTCGGATGACCTGTGCCCGGTACTTTCTGCGGTCATTGAGGCCAGCCGGTAGATGAGAGGCGGGCCCAGAGGGGTGAGGGCGCACAGGTCCAGGGTGTCATGTACCTGGCCGGGAGGGGCGTGATGGGCCGTGCAACACCAGCCAGGACCCCTCTACATCTGTTGATAACCCTTGGCGTCATATGGTATCATCAGCACCCAAACACACCCACCAGCACCTTATCCGAATCGCCCGAAAGGACGGGGAGCCGCATGTTCGAAGACAAGATGTACGAGGCAGCCAGCCGCCCACACGGACTCGTCTCCAGCATGCCAGCAGAGTGGACGTACATGGCAGACTCACCTACTCGGGACCCGGAAATAGCGGACAAGGATCCAGAGGAGACACTGGGGCACATCGGATACCTGTCCTACAACCGGGACACGCCCAACGAGATCCTGTTCCGCATAGACGTGGAAGACAATGAGGTCACCTATAACACTCGCCTCGACCAGACGTCAGCCGTGTCCATCACCTTTCGTCGCGGGGAGGATGCCCCTATCAGCATCAGATGCGGGCTCACTAGATCCACCATCGACGTCACCATAGTCCAACTTCCTCTCGCCACGGAGGACGTCTGCAATTATGTTGCCCGCCGTGTAGTCGCGTTAGCGGTCATGCTGTACCTCATGGGTGTGGAAGCGGACGCGAACCACCTGCACCAGCAGCGAGACATGAGCATTGAGGTTCCCGCGAAATACGTGCCAACTGGACCCAAGGGCGACATCATTGTGGACTGGCAGAGGGCCGCAACCATCCTGTTCTGCTGCGACTCAGGTGTCACCCCTGAAGTTGTCCGAACAGCAGAGGACCCTATCAGCCTCCTCTACGAAGGCGGATACGGCGACCTATCCAACATCATGGACGACTCAACCTCCGAGATGATCACAGTAGCGAAGAACGACCTCAAGGGTTTATCCTGTTTCGAGGGCGATCAGCCGTGGCGGATGCGAACATTTATCAAGGCGGGAACCCAGTGCGTCACCAATCGTGACACGTGGAGCCTGAGATCCTTGTGGCCCGCCGCGACCCGCATATACATGGATTTTTACTTGCAATGGATGATAGCGAACGGACCGGATGGCATCTACAACCGGATCGCAGAAGACCTCACATCGCAGTGGCTCAAGTTTTTTTCGCCCCACGATATCCCGCCGTCTGAGAAGACAGCACTGATACTCACCTACCATGCTGCGTCCGCGGCCCTGACCGGGGCCATGATGGCAGCAGAGGAAGTGAGTGAGCGACTGGACGCCAGCAGCACGCCCCACCCGGTCGGAGGATGGGATGATCGGGCATCCTGGGTTTACAGCAGCGACGGCAGCCTGATCACTACATCGCACGCAGCCTGTCAACTACTCACCCACCTTGGGGTGCCGGAAGATGTAAGCCGGTCCCTACTGTCACCAGACGCAGTGTGTGAGACCCTGTGTGCAATCATCCAGGACACCATACAGCCAGGTGGTGGGGAGGAAAACTGCGGATAGCAGTAATCGCCGCGTCTCCTAGGTGAGAGCAGGCATTGATCCCCTGGAAGTGACGCCCTGTTCGACCTGGCGAGGAGGGCATGCGAGATACGAGTTCCTTAATGGGTACGTCACTCATGCCGGGCGTCACTGCCCGTTTCAATTGACGAAAAACGGCAATCACCAGAGAGAGGGTAGCGCAACCACCCTTCCCTGTGGCGCCATGATTCCTGCTGACCACTAATGTCGAACAGGACTGGCATCGTAGTCAACAGGTCGTCAATCGCGTTTCACCTTCTTCTTGCCGACACGGAACCGGCGATCTCTTCGCTCAAGAGTAACAACGCCAAGAGTGTTATTCCAGGACTTGTTGGCCTTCACCACACGGATCCCCCCGTTACGCTTGATAGCCCAGATAAACATCTCAAGTGCTCGCTCAAACCCCACGATCCTAGAAACTTTGACAGCATCACTGTGGTACCACCCAATAACCTCCTTCATTCCCTTGACTCCACGAATGTATGCATCGCACCCTAGAATGAGGTCCTCTGTGGCTTCGCTAATCTTGTCAAGTCTCTTACGAGTAATTCTTCCTAGCACCCCGAACCGGATGTCACGAATCCACTCACCTTCGTGTTCATCGTACTTGAAGATGAAAAAGTCATCATCGCAGCCAGCAAGAACGATCAGGGAAAGATCGCCGGTCAACAACTGGACGCTATCGGTGAACTCATCATTGAAAATATTCGTCGCGGGAAGAATGCACATCGCCTTTACTGGAGAGATCTTGCTTATAGCGGCAATGACCTCATTGGGCGTCCTAGCCTCAACGACAGCCTTAACGTTCTTGTCAGTCTCAGCAAGAAACTCAGTGGCAAAATGATCCAGCATTGGGACTCTCCTCTTGTTTTGACATCATAACCTCTCACTCTAGAGTAAACTTGATACGCCAAGTATACTATGAAATGAGAACTAGCGCAACCCTTAACCAAATGGAGTAGGTCACCCCAGGGTTAGGTAAGTTACAAGGGGGATGAGAGCGGGGGAAGGCTTTGTGTCTGTTAGAAGTCGGCGTCACTGTCCTTGTACTCCTGGTGGCGGCGGGAAATGTAGTCGCGGATCAACGCCTGGTCCTCAACCCCGTAGAAGAAGTCAATACCATCGAAGTTGACCTCTCCTCGATTACTTCGGATGACATTCACGGACCAGACCTCATCGTCGGTCGCGTCGCTGGTGGCCCACAGGCATGTCAGGCAGGCGTCATCCTTCCGGTCCAGTACGATAGCCGGAGTGAACAAGGGAACGTCCTCGATAGACGAGTAGACCTTGATGGTCCGGTCAGCCTCCCGAATACAGACGGGCTCACCGGTCGTGATGAAATCGCACACGCTCATTAGAGTGTGCTGGGCTCGGCTTGATGCGTCAGACTGGGCGTTAGATGCCCTCAGGATCTCTGCCTGATCTGCTGGCGTCATGTCCATCCAGTGCTTGCGTGGCATGTTCACTCTTCCTCCAGGTCGTCGTTGGTGTTGGTTTCTGCTGCCATGTGCTCCAGGATGTTTCCCGCGCATGTCAGCAGGTCATAGTCGTGGTCTCGGTGCATTCGCCCCACCTCCACTGCGACCCAGTATAGTGAGGATGCGGCTTTTTCGTGGGCGAGACTCTTGTTGTCCGAGTGCTCGCCATAGGTCCCGTTGACCTCCTCCGCGCACGCCAGCAGGTCCGCGGACACCTCGCCCACAACATTGGGGGAGAGTTCCTTGATGGCCTCAATGGTCTGGGGCATGAACAGGGAGGTGCTGGTCATGGTCGATGTTCTTTCTTGTGCTCGCTAGGGGCTGTCGCACCAGCCTAGGCGGAGAGGTGGTCCTCCTTTTGCTGGTGTGGCTTAGCCCTTGTGTAAGACAGTGATACCACGCGCCTGTCTGGGGCTGCAACTACTGTCCCCTGTATGGTAGCGTGATGCTGGCCACAGTGCTTGGTTGCGTGTGATTAACGAACGCCACCTAAAGCGTTTGCGTCGCATGGTCTTCCTGGTGCCCCAATAAGGTCATTGCCTGGTTCAGAGGGGCCGCATCCAAGCCCCGCCCTATAGGGATTGGTGGTTAGAAAACCCATTACTGGGGCGGATTCATGGGCACCCAAGTCAGGTTTCCACCCACCGGGACCACAGGAACAGTTTCAAGAGTGTATCCATAGCCACCAGTAAAGGGCGAGAAGGAGACGAGCAGCAATGGCAAACAGGGCCAGCAGGCACAGCATGACGAAGTGGCACCCACGTAAGAGCGACGGCAAGGCAGTCAGGTGCGAGGCCGATGTCAGGAAGTGCCCAAGAACCAAGGAGGGTGAGGTGCACGTATACGCCAACACCCCAGGTGAGGCCCAACGAAAGATCGACACCATCAAAGCCGAGTACGCCGGGGAAGGACTGTTCGCCACAGCATCCACCAGCAACCCCAGCACCACTGTCACCCCCCCCCAACACCAATTCTGGTGACACTAAGCCACCAGCCCCTACCCCTGGCGGTGCCGCACCCAGTGGACGTGACAACACGCCTCCACCGGAGAACGACAACGACACCCAGGCGAGGAAAGCGTGGGAGCAGATGTCCCTCGTTGAGCAGGGCCGCGAGTGCGAACGCATCCTGAACGAGGCCATACGAAACCGCCAACCAATCGGCGGGCTAGACCTGTCACTACGTCAACAGTACGCCGAGCGCGCCCTGTCCCAGGCGATACGAGACGGCAAGATCACCAGCAAAATCTACGCATCCAGTGAGGTCCCCGGCATGGAGTACACGAAGGAGCGGCACCTGGCGCAGCAGGAGATCATTGAGGACGTGCTCAAGGCCCACGACAAGGTACCCCGCGAAGGGAAAGCGGTCCTGTCCGGCGGAATGGGTGGAGCAGGCAAAACCACCGTCCTCACCCGATACCTCGGCATGGACACCAGCCAATACATCACCATCAACCCAGACGACATCAAAGAGATCATGGCAGAAAGAGGCATGATCCCAACCTTGCGTGGCCTCACCCCCATGGAGTGCTCCACCCTCGCCCACCAGGAAGCCTCCTACATCTCCAGCCTCATCATGAAACGCGCCATCGCCGAGAAAAGAAACATCATCCTGGACGGCACCATGGCCAGCATGAAGTCCATGAGACGCAGAACCGGGCAACTTCGAGACGGCGGCTACCACCTGAGTGCCGTGTTCGTTGACATCACCCCAGAAACCTCCCAGAAGCGGGCCACATCCAGGTACCAGAGAGGCATGAGCAAATACACGACCTCAGGGGAGGGGAACGGTGGCCGTATCCTCCCCGCATCCGTCAACCAGAGCAACACGCCAGAGGACCCGACACGGTTCAGGTCACGCAGCGCAGAGAACCTGGCGGCCCTGTACGAGGACGGCACCATACCCAGCACCCCGGTCGTCTACAACAACGACGGAGACGCCCCACAGCCCGTAGCATACGACGACTTCGTTGGTAGGGTTGAGTATAAGTGACCATAATCACTAGCCTGCTACTGTCGCCACTACACCCGACTGTGTTACCTTGACCCCACAGGTGGGTATAGACACCACACCACCCATCCCTACCTTATTCACTAACAACACGCAAAATGAGGAGGTCAACATGGCGAATACGCTAGTTGACATCTACAACGACTATGTTGCCGACCCCACCAAGGACCAGGGCGCCTACATTCGGCGTATCCAGTCCATCCCCGACGAGGACGTGCCCACTATCTCATATGACCGGGACGGGATGGTCCTGGACGGGGGCCTGGACGCGAACACCACTGTGGATGTTGTCGCACTCGCCGGGCACCGCAAGGACGACCAGGATGTCCTGTACCAGTTCTTGACCATTGTCGCAACCGCGCGCCCCGACAAGCCACAGTTCGACCCCAACCTCTACTGACAAAGGAGGGGTGAGGAAGTGGCGGCCAAAACACTAGTTGACATCTACAACGACTACTATGAGGACGAGGACACCCCAGCACAGGTGTTCATAGCCCGCATCCAGGCGATCCCCCACAGCAACTTCCCCAGGGTCACCTATGATGAGGACGGTCAGGAGGACGTCACGGGTGGCCTTGACAGCAACACCATCTCCACCGTGAGGGCTGTTGCTTACGCCAGCCGTGACGACAGGGATGTTTTTGACGCCTTCATGAACCTCGTTAAGGCGGCACTACCTGACCTGCCCGCCATGTGACCCCAGCAAAGTAGACAGTGATAGAGGGAAGAGAAGACCCACCCTGAGTAGGCTGTGCGCCTCACACAAGAGAAGAAACGACTGATGAAGTGGCAAAGGAGAGAAACGTGGCCGACAACATCATTAGTGAAATCCGTGAGCAGGCATCCATGCTACCAGGCCACAAGGTGAAGTGGAAGAAAAGAGGCGTCTCCGTCACGGACACCTTCACCCATGAGGACATGACTGTGCAGGTCACCTATGACACTGACTACCGGGCCCTCAATGAGCCGCCAGGAGTACGCTCATGGGTGACCAGTATCAGGTTGCACCACCCAGACCTTGACCTACAGGACGGGTGGAGTGAGATCGGGCTCGGGTACTCCACCAGATTCCTCAACAAGCAGTGCAGCCTCCTGGCCGAGTACGCCACCATCTACAGGCTATTGGAGTCCGCCGGTTTGCGAGCGGTCTGCAAGACGTACCTTCCTGTAGTTGTAGGCTCCAGGGGCAGGGACTACGCCTTGGCCATCCGTAGTGACAGAATCGAAATTCTCCCCTCCGGCGGCACTCAGGACGAAGATGCCACCCTTAAGGAGGATACGCTCCTAGTGCCTGGTATCGCAGAAGCACTTCGCGGATACTGTCAGGAATCCAACAGGATCATCCAGGTGGTTACAAGATACGGCACCATTAGAGTATGATGCGCTGGTTACCAGAAGCAACTATCTCCTGACAGTTTTGAGTCACCATCAAACAGAAACGAAGAGTCACCATGGGCATGTATGAGAATACCCCATACGGGCACATTCGCAACAGCACGAATGGTACGCTCACATGGGGGAGTGCCGACAGTGAAGTGAACCCCGCCCTGGCTGGTGACCGTGACCGCATCAACCTAGACGCTGTTCACAGGTGCGGCACACTCAGGCACCTTATGCGTAGAGGCGGGTGCGAGATTAACGCCGTGACGGTTGAGGTAGAGTGCTTTGAAATCATGGAGGCACTGGGTTTGCCCGTCAACTTCGACGAGTACGGCGTTTTTGTCACCACCCCCATGGGCACCCAGTACCGTATCAACGGATGTGACACGGGTGGGCAGGTCGCTATCCTGGATGCGAGCGGACACAAGGATCCAGGCCTCATTGAGCAGGTCAGCCAGGTAGTATTCAAGATCACTGGCCGCGATGCTGTCTATTCCGCTCTACTATGATCTACTGATGTGATCAGGTAGGGCCGCATCCTTCGGGAAGGACCCTAGATCACTGACACCAACAACTATAAGCCACGTCCGCAATATGCGGCAGAAACGACCAACAAGAGCACAAGGAGAAACCAGACAATGGACACTAATGCGGCGAAGGCGGCCATCCAAGAAGCATACGATAAGGCGGTCACTAAGGAAGGCCACACGGTCGATTGGGTCACAGGGCGCACAGGTGAAGCGTTCACAGACGCATACGACCTGGACCGTCTAGAGGTCGTCATCGTCTATGACATTGACATGCCGCCAGGCGGCCCCTTTATGGACCTAGCGCTTCATCGCGGGGCGTGGACTCTGATCTGTGTGCAGCACAAGGACCGGGGCTTCAGGATCCATCTGGCACGCGAAGGCATCGGCTACAAAGACCATGACCTTCAGTACGTCATTGATGGGGTAAGCACTGCTGCCAGCATCTATGAGGCGTTCCTGGCGGACCCACAGTTGCAGGGGAGAACTGGCCGCAACCCAGACGCACCTGTCTTCGTAGATGACAATGGTGTGGAGTACAACATCAACCCTTGCGGTCTCCGTAACTATGTGTCGGTTTACTCGAAGGCAAGTACTTACGATCAAGATCTGGTGGACCATGCGCTAGAGATCATCCGGGAGGCGTCAGGTAAAGAGGTCAGGTACGGCAACTTCCCTCCCAATGGGGACAAACCTGAGAGCCACCCGGAGACATCCTTGACGGTATGGGGTGACATCATCCAAGCCATGTACGACATCGCATCAGAAACACCCGGACATGAGGCCGTGTGGGTGCGTGACGGCATCGAGTTCTGTGACTCTTTCACACACATGGGCATGAACGTTCAGGTCAAATACACGATTGACGACATCCTGTCCGTGTTCATCAAAGAGGATCCAATGATCACTAAGATCAAGGTCACCCACCCGGACCTGAATCTTAACCGCGAATGGAGCAGGAGCGGCCTAGGGTACCCGAACAGCACCCTGGACACCCTGTGTGAGGCACTACGGGCGCGCGCTGACCTGTACCAGGCTGTCAAGGAGGCAGAGTTCATGGTCGCATGTAATGGGAATAGTCTAGTTGTCATGGGGCCACGCTCTGAGATGTATGACCTGACGATCACCCCGGAAGCCATCGAAGTCACCCCCGACGAGGAGAGTTTCACAGTGGCTGGGGTCCGTGAGGTTGACAAGCCTTTGTTGACCTATTTGGGGCAAGCACTTCACAAGTGCGCTTCCGGGCACAACCGCAGTGTTTACGTCCGCCGAAACGTGTTCGCCTAGCAGACTGGGCGAGCCCACAACCCCTCACCTTGTTGCGTTAGTTCTGCTGGTGTGAGGGGTGAGTTGCGGGCCTGTAGGGGCCACTGGGGGCAGAAAAGGGGTCCGGCCTGACTCGAATCCGTATCTGAGTCAGGCCGGACCCTTCGCACGCTCTACACCCCTCTCTGGGCGCATGTTAGGGGAGGGTGCGTTTCGGTCCCCGTTACAGGATCATGCGGCCCCCAGGGCGGCGAGCAAGGTTGTGACAAGCACGGTCGCCCCATTGTAGGTGGCGTGCAACCCATAGGCGCCCCAGATGTGCTTTTGCTTCAGCACCAGGAGACTGTTGACAAACCCGACCAGCCCCGTCCAGATGACGATGAACCAGTCTGACACGCTATTGAACCCTTGTGCGTGGGCGAGCCCGAACCAGACGGTAGCGAACAGGACACCCAAGAACCTCGCCGCCCTGGGGTTCTTGATGCCGGTCTGGAACGAGGACAGGATCATGCCTCGGTAGAACATCTCCTCCAGTAACGGGATAATGAACGGGGTTGCCACATACCAGAGGAATACACGCCACCCGCCGGTGAGGCCACTCAGGGAAGCGGCCGTGGTGCTGGAGGACATCTTGACGCCCATGGTGACGAGCCCGTAGTTAGCCAACTGGAGTGCCAACCACATTCCGGCACCGGCGAGCACACCGAGCCCCAGGTGTTTAAGGTTGAACCCTTTCACCTGTAGGAACTCCCGCCACTTGCTGACGCTCCCAGTGACCGCCGCTGTCGCCCCCACCATAACGGCCAGTTCCGCGACAGTGACCGCCAGGAGGAGACTCTGGATGCTGGCAGGGTTGCCACCGAGGATAGCGACCAGGACAGTGACAGGGATGGCGGCGACAGCGAGCCACAGGAACGCCCCGTACCCGGTGATGAGCGCGGGGATACGTTTCCATCTGCTGCGTTCCGCTCGCTGCCTTGTCAGGATCAGGGCACCCATGGGGTCTACTGGGGGTATACACCAGGCCTGGGGTGTGTCTGATGGGGATACTCCAGGTTGCTGGCCAGGCACAAGGGGGATGGTTGAGGCCGGTGATGGTGTGTCTGATGGCGGCAGCGCAGCCGGGGCGACATCGACTTCTGACTGGTTGCGCGCTTGAGACACGTCTGATGGGGGCTGATTTGGTATCGTGCTATCTGACACTGGCTTATTCCTTAGGTGTGGGTTCAGAAACGGATGTACGGCAGAGAGTATCGGTGAGCGATGCCCTGTTACTCCTCGCCGCACCTGCACTCAGGCTACCTACAAGCATGGGCGGCCAGGTCGGTTAGTCGTCTAGTCCGATCGTCTAGTTTTCTCGTATCCTTGCTAAAAGCACAGAGTGGCGACTACAGCGATACGCAGTCGCTATGACGGAAGCAACCCAGATGGAGGTGAACTAGGTCACACGGGTTGAGGCGAGCACTAACTAGCGACCCAGCGGCACAAGGGCAGTGCGATCAGGAAGGTAGAGGGCCAGGCACACTCACCGACGTCTTTCTCTTTGATGATGCTTGGGTGGGGCGCGTTCTGGCTGGGCGGTCTGGCACCTGGCACTGTGGGTAGTGGTGTATTCAAGGCGTGTGAGGGGGCGGCGAGAGATATGGGGCTTGCTTTGTGCTTAAGGTCACGTCATACTCTTGTTGTGTGTTTTCTGCTTGATGGTGTACCGTGTAGGTGAACGTGAGTCATTTAGTATCAGTGCCGAGTGTGTGCGCTGATGCTGGCTCATCAAGATTTCGAGAAGGAGCAGAAGAGATGAGTAAGAGCGACATTCCTGCTATGTTCTATCGTGTCAAGCGGGTTCTCGCGGACTGTTTTCCTGGGGCTGAGGTTGAGCACTCCTATGTGCCTGAGAGTCCTGAGAATTATGGCGGCCATACTGCTTCAGTTCGTGATGGCAGGTTCTCTGTTATGGCGGGAGTAAGTAAGAATTTCGTCGTTGTTCTTTCTGTTTTTTATGTGGGCTATGCTTACAAGGTTACCTCTTCTGCACTTTCAGATCCTTCCAGTAAGGAGATTCGTGAGTGCCTGGTTGAGTTGTGTACTGAGTCGTTCAGGAAGTACTGCCTGGATCAGTAGCGTTTCTTCGAGAGGATAACGGCATGTCTGTTGAGGATTGGGGCGGGGCTCCGTTTCAGGTTGTAGTGACCTGGGCGTCAGGTGAGCGTGACGTGTACACTTTTGAGGCTAAGAACAGGGACGTTCTTAAGAGGGAGATGCTGCGTGTGCTTGATGCTGACGTGGACAGTTTTCCTTCTGTGTGGGAGCGTTCTTGCGAGGCTCTTGGAGCCAGGATTGAACCATGTGGTTTTGAGTCAGATCGGGAGGGCTTTACCATCTCAGTTGACTTGAGTGCTGGTAGTGTTCCTTACGTTCACGGAATGGCGGTTAGATGGGAGTTAGACTGCGAGGTGATCCAGTGGCTTAACCGACACGATCTCATGGATGCTATGGGTGATGGCTCTGATTTGTTCTGCAATATTGCGGACTACTGGACGGAAAATGGTGAGTAGTGATCTCGGGCGTCGTATTGTCACGGCTCGACTAACACCAAGAGCATGCAGTGTCTTTTTGGGGTGCTGAAGGCTGTTCTACACTCTTTGTTCTTGGTGGCGGTTTTGTACTGCTAATGTCACCCGCCTCTTCACCGGGCGGGCTGGAGAGACATCGGCAGTGGGAGGAGTGCCCCAGCACCATGAGGCCACTCCTCCCACTGCCGCATACTGGAGGGTGGCGAGTTATGTTTGTGGTGCGGCTCATATGTGTTTAGGGTTGTGCCAGGCGCTTCGGGTGATGTAGTGTTGAGTCGTCAAGTTGGGGACCGTAAGGCCCAGGATGAGAGCAGAGGAAGATAGCATGGACGTCAGGTCCGTTAACATCGACACTCAGGGCGGGTTCGTTACAGGGGTCCAGGATAGTAACTGGAAGGACATTGACAATCCTCCTGCACACGTCATGGAAGTCGCTTCAGCAGTTAGTAAGGTGACTGACGGGTGGACACAGTTGTCAGTTATTGAGGATTCCGACATCCCTTATGTTTTGGCTTTTGTACCCATGAAGACAGTAGGGGTTGTCAGTAAGGAGTTTTACCTGGCAATTGACTGCTATTCCCATGAAAATATTCCCATCATGATGCATCTTAAAATTGTTCCCGGACCGACTCCCGAACCCGTTATGACCTACACCATGTTACCTGTTGGCGGTGAGTTTGTCAACGTCAAAGGCGACATTGACCGTCTAGTGCGACGTTTCAGCACTCTGTGGGACATGCAGGAAGTCATGACAGCATCAATTGGTAATGAAGAGATTGTCTTCTTCGACGGTGAGAACATTGAGAAGATCAAGGTGTACGCCAAGGAGAACTCTCCTGAGGTTATTATCTACCAGGACAACCCTAAGAAGGAGATCATCGACAAGGTTGCTGGGATCTTCAAGGGTCACACCGTCCATGTGGGGGATGATGGCGTCACTGTACTTCTTGATCTGAAGGAGGACAGTCGTGTTTGTGCTGGGTGAGGTCACCAAGATGATGACACCTGATGACGTGGTGGTTTTCCTTAACAGGGTGACCCGTTATGATCAAATCCCCACTGACATGGATGGTTTGCTTGAGAGTGTTCGTAGTGGATCCTTGTCGCTGTACAAGTTCGATGAGGATGCCACTCTTATGGTGAACACCGTGAGTCAGTGGTTCGGCGAGGGTGAAATTGTCTCGGTGGTCCTGAGGACACAGGGTAAGAGGGTTGTTTACACTCTTTCTGAGGTCAACAGTGTCACGGGATCGTCCTTGACGTGGTGGTGGCGACGTTTCAAGACTGCTGACTACAGACCGCTTATGGAGGCGGTTGAGCAGGGTAGGGGTATCCAGTACCGTCTGCTTGAGGCACGGGACAACAGGTTCATGGTTCAGGAGGCGGTTCAGGTCGCCTGGAATACAGCCAGAGAGATTCCAGGCGACTACTCGCTACAGTTCTTCAGGAAAGTGTTTGAAGGCTTTGGAAGTAGCGTAGACATCAGGCCCTTGCATACGTGGCAGCCGCTTGATGACTGCGATCCACAGGAATGGAATGACTTTCTTGAGAATGGGGGTGATGTCAGGATCAGAGGCAAGGATACAGTCGTGAGAGTTGGGGACAAGTTCACTGACGGGCATATCTCCTGGTGGAAGACTCTCATTCAGGGCTCAGATTTACTGAGGGTGCTTCAAGTTGCCAAGGCGAGCGGTGTGATGTCCTCCCCTGACAGGTTCTCCTACCGCAACCTTTACCGTCATGCCGAGGGATACCGTGAGGACCTATCAGACGTTAGTGCTGCCCGGAATGATGCTGCGCTCTCCCAGAACGGCCGAGTGCACATTGTTGACATGTTCGTCACAGTAAGGGACGCCAGTCCTGTCGTGTACATGCTGTCGAATCATGGCGGGCGCTACGACTGGCGGGAGTTCAACGACCTGGGTGTTATCTCTTCTTATCTTCACCGGGTGGGCTGGCGAGACAGTAACCAGTAGGCCCAGCCGCCCCCATTTGCGTGTGGTTCAGTTCACATGCTCACTGGCTTGCGTGTTCTGTCTTGTTGGGGGTATGGTTGAGTCATCGCCAGAGGGAAGAGCCCGCTGGCAGGACTCGGAGGAGAGTACTATGGGCCTTAACCACGTGATTATTTCGGGTTGGGTTGTTGCCAACATTACTACTGATGACGCTAATAAGCGGGCGAACGCTTTTCGTGACGCCTGCCGGAAGCGTTCCGAGTACGCCCAGATCGATGTTAATGTTGAGGATAAGGGCGGCCTCCCTAGTAGGATCCAGTTTATGGTGACAGGGGACTCCGATTCCCTGACGGATGACCTTAATGACCTGGTTGAGTCCACTATTACGGCAGGTCTTAACATTCAGGACCATTTTGTTCGGGGAACTTTATCAGTGACAGATCTTCGTCAGGTCAAGATGGGTGCTATTCCGGCGATGGCGGTCTATGGTTTTGACTTTGATGGTAAGGTTAAGGCTAGGGTTGAGGTATGCCCTAATGGCAGGGTTATCAGGGACTAGTTCTGCGTCCTGTTGTCAAACCGCCTTGTGGACAGTGTTGGACTACTGTCCACAAGGCGGTTTCGTTCTTGATATGTGTGTTCAGTGTTTCAGCAGTAGACGTTTTGTTGGACACGAAGAGCACACGCATGGGTGTGGCCTGTTTCACTTGCTGCGGGGTTGCGTGGGCTGTTACAGGTGCTCTAGTATTGAGTCATCAGCCAAGGGCAACAGGTCCGAGGCACGAGTCCTATAGGAGGACAAGATGAACGCCATGGCCGCCACCGCCGAGAAGACCACCACTATCTCTGTGAATGAGATGCGTGACTATGTTTTGAATGTCGTCAATGGTGACGGTTCTCTTTTCGTCTGGGGGATTATGAACCTTCCCAGCGACATTGTGCCAGAGTTCGGCATGTACGCTCCGATTGTGGATCAGGGGCGCACGAAGCGCCTTCGGCGAATGACGAAGGAGGAGAACCTGTTCGTTCTCTCTAGCAAGGAGCGACCTGGCTCAGTCAAGATCGTAGTCAAGAACGCTGATGGTTACTGGAGTGAGCATGGGGCGATTCTGGACCCGGTTCATTTCACCACGGAGGGCCTGGATGAGGTCTACGACGCCTGGAAGGATGATGCTGATCAGGAGTCCGAGGAGTGGGCGTGACTTGTTGCACCCTGTTTCGTTCCTAGTGGGGGGTGGGCGTAGCCTTCTTGCCCCTGGCAATAAGAGTCGTGGTGGATGGCACGCTGAAGTATGTGTGTCACCTACCACGACTCTTGCGTTCTTCTGGTGGGTGCTTGCTGGTGTCGTTTCTGGATGCTCTTATGTTGGGGTGCTGTGACTGTCGTATCGGGGCTGCCTCGATGGTTTGTGGATCTGGGGCGGTAGAGAGTCGAGCCTGTTCTCTCCTGAAGGGGGCAGGAACCAACGAGCGAGACCCGCGGCAGGAACGGGGTGTATCCGTAGCAAGAGAGTGTGTGGCTCAGTTCACTCCCCTTTGAGGTTGTGTGGTCTCGTTCAGGTGCGTATAGTTGTGTCTGCCAGAGAGGAAGAGCGTAAGGCTCTCCTCGCAGATTGAAGGGAAAGAGCAGCAATGACCACCAACTCGGTCTATGGGAGCATTGACGCATACATGGATCGCTCTGACCTGAAGCCTCTGATCGACGACCTGATGAGGGCTCTTGGCGCTGGAGCCCAGGTCACCGTAGAGAAGTACAGGGATCGTCACCATTCTGTCGTGTTCTCTCTGCTGACTGGTGAGGACATTGATCAGGCAGCGGTCATGGATGCTGTTCGCGCCATCACGGAGGGCCGGGTTAGCAGGGGTGTCGTGTACTTCGTTGATCTGCGTGGCATGAGGTCAGGCATGTCACCTGAGATCACCTTGTTTGACCTGTCTCGTTCTTCGAGTGCCGTCGTTGAGGGAACCTGGTTCGGGGTGAGTGCTCAGGCTGAGGACTTTCTTGAGCCGGATTACTCTGTTGTGCACTACAGTGAGATGCCCTGGTAAGGGCTGGTACGTATGGTGTGCGCTTTCGCCATGAAGAATACCATTATCTGGTTCTGCTAGAGGAAGAGGATCATGTTTTCATCGGTTGTGTCGGCTGGCACTGTTTTTACTCCAGGGGATGGTGCAGGTAGTATTGTCTCTTAATGGGCGATGGTTGTGGTAGCGACTTTAGGTTTTGTCTTTGCTTTGATAGCGGTTTTGATTCTTATAGCCGGGCACAAGATTGAGGATCCTAAAGAGAACATGGTGGCCCTTATGACTTTCCTTGCCGTCTTTGTTGCTGCCGACTTCTGTTTCTCGAGGGCAAGCGTATTCTATCGGCAGTCGTTTCCAGGTGAATCAACTGTTGAGGGCACTGTCGTCAAAGTCATGGACGTTGGGTCTGATGGTGCCGAACTGCTGTTTGACGACGGCAAGTCGGTGCGCATGTACAATTCGGGGAACGATTTGAAGGACGTTCAGGGTCTAAGAGTTCTTCTGACGTGTGACACAAACAAAAACACCAACGACAGTTTCGATGACATCAACAAGTGCGAGTATGAGAAGGTTGTTTCAATTCCTTCCTCCACCCCTAGTGGGAGCAGTGGCGAGGTTCAGCAAAAGCACAATTCGAACTGAAGAGAGTAGTGTGCACAGGGTAATTGTGCTTTGCTTCTTTAGGTGCAAAGTAGGTCAAGGTCGCCTTCGTCTGGTATTAGGTGGTTGGGTTGCCACATATATAGTGGCAACCAGGTCATTCCCCATAATGCCCTGTGTAACCCAGTTCACTGATCATCGTGTTGACTTCGTTCCTGATTCGATCATATACTTAAACCATCGCAAGACACACAGGGTGACTTGCAGCAATTGTAGGAGATAGAAATGAGTATTGCTGTTGAGACGACTCAGAAGTTTTTTGAAGGTGTCGAGGAGGCTGCTAAGAACGGACAGGTTTTCAGCCAGGACGCTGGTATTGATGATGGTCTTGTACTGACTGTTAGTCCTGACGGTGGCGCTGTATGTCACCTTTTCAGAGAGCAGGTGGCTACCCTCCCTGCTGGCAGCACCCCGGATGAGGTGCTTGCCTTCTAGTCTGAGTCTGTCCGCAAGTTTGCTCCATCCTACAGTGAGGCTGCCGGAACGATGACTTTTGTCAAGGACCTGAGGGTGGGGGATGTCATTGTTGACGAGGACGGCCTGAACGCTAAGGTCGTCTGCACGCTCGGCGGTGATCCTACCTATGTGACGCTTATCTCCCACGGATATATTACTGCTAGAAATTATGACGGTAAGCAGATCCAGAAGTTTCGGGAATACCCTGAGGGCAGTATGAAGGCTGTTGATCTACTGTGGGCCTCTGACGGCGACATCCTCTATCAGAACGACTAACCCACCAAATTCTGGCCTCATAGGCTTCCTACCCCTGTGCCAGGCGCGCAACTCACTTTACGTGCGCGCCTGGCACAGGGTTTTATTGTGGCGGGCCATCATGTCCGGGTACTGGATACCTGTTGCTACAGGCGGTTAGTGTGGCGTTGACGTGTCTTGCCTCGTGTGGTATGGTTAGTGCTGACAACTATAGTGAAACCATGTGCTAGGAAGGCAGAGGTGCGTGTATGGATGCTGCTGATGTTCAGAATGTCCTTGAGGGCGTTCTTAGGGATGCTTACAAGAACAAGAATCTTGACCGTGAACTTATCGAAGTGGTAAGTTACCTTATTGAGATGATTGTGAGTGGGGCGATGGAGCCTGTTCTTGACTATGACGGCTACTACGACTAAGTATAGGCAGAGCAGTGTGTAGCGCAGAGAATCCTGAGGCGGAAGAAGGGTTAAGGTACAGGGGATGACTATGGGCAGTGAGAGCGGTTCGTTTAACGTTGAGCATTTATTGAAGGAGTTCTCTATAGGTGTGAACAAGTGCGCTGGAGGGGTACACAAGACGTCTATCTTCTCAATGAATGAGAAGGCTGTGGATGGTGTCCTATTCGGTATGGCCAGTGTGCTTGCAGGCGGATCATTCCAGGTGTCCGCTTACGGCCGCATTCCTCTGCATGGGCTTGATGACCACTACTTCGGGTTGAGGTGCGGCGAGATCTATGGGGATGACGAGTGTGTTCACGGTAACATTGAGGCATCTGTCGTGGTTGACATCGATGATGGTGAGTGTACGTCTGCGACTCTCATGACCAAGGATGATGACGGCAGTGTCCTCATGGAAAGGAAACTTGACAACAACCTGGCCAGTAGTGAGGTTGTTGAGTCCGTCCAGAAGTCACGCATTATCATGGAACTCAAGAAGGTTTTCAAGGGGTCACAGGTTGTTGATGGTATGCTCCATATCCCTGTGAGCGGGGACACCGTAGTTGTCAGTATCAGGGACTACCTGTGGAACGAGGTCGGTGAGAACGAGGAGGGGAAGGACAGTGTTCTCCTGACCTGCACAGATCTCAGTGGTTGCGAGTATTCCTATGCCGGATACGTTGGCAGCATGTTCCCTGAGTGCCGCATCGTTTGCCAGGAAAGTCGGGACAAGGTTCGGGTGAGTGTACCTGTCCTGTATCTTGGTTAGCCCTAACGGCACTAGATTCTTTTGTGAGATGCAGTTGGCGTAGTGTCACCTGACTCGATTCTCGTCCTGATGGCGCCTAACTCTGCACTACTGGAATGTCGGTCTGACTCTCCAGTTTTACCCGTGTGACTCAGTTCACGTACCAAGGCTGATGTTATTGATAGAGCAGCAGCCTTCTACTCTTTTGTGCTCTATCTCACTTAATCACAGATTGCCTTTAATCCCTGATTCAGGGTATGCTTGGCGTATCAAGCCGAGGGCACGAAGAGTCCTGACACTAGAACAAGGAGCACCATTATGTCTTGCACCACCGATTTCCTCGCTAAGAGGAACAAGAATTTCCGTGAGGTCATTGAGGCAGAGAGTTCTATTGAACTCATCTACGCTATGCAGGTGCTTCATCCCGCCCAGATGACTCAGGTGGCAGAGATGTCGCGCCTTGTTCACAAGGACTACACTGAGAAGGTCCGTAAGATTACGGGCGACTTCTCGTCGCTTGTGATTCGTGACACTGACGGAGAAAGTGACAGCGAGTACATTGTTGTTCGTTATGATGCCCTCTATGATGGTGGTCGCGGAAAGTGGAGCAAGGACAATCGTTTTGGCTACAAGGGAGGCGTGTCTACTGACACCCTGGACGCTCTTTGGCGTGCGTTTGAAGTCCTTGTAGATTGTCCTTATGACATGTACTACGAGAACAGGGAGGAGATTAAGGATTGCCTTGAGGAGGAGCACGCCCAGGCTGTTGTCCTCTCTAAGTTGCTGGGTACCGACAAGGCACTTGAAATGTTCTCCTTCTGCATTGAGTACGTAAATGGGTTCAAGATCGTTTCGACTGGCGGCATCTTTGATGGCAAGTTCGGAGTGATTGTCGTCAAAGATCACAAGGATCGGCGCTATCGTGTTGGCACTCGTGCAACCAGTAAGTAGTGACTGATGCTCTGAAGTCATGTCATAATCGCTAGCTACGGGTGAGCCCCATCTGCCTTATAGGAACTGTTGCCCACAGTTTTGGCAGATGGGGCTCACCCACGTTGTGTTAGGTAGGGGTTATTGCTGAGGCAAGAGCAACACATCTTTATAGTTGTGACCTACTTCACTCACATCTGGGTTGCTTCCATCAAGGTTGGTGTGTATCGTTGTATCCATCAAGGGGCGAGAGCAAAAGGCTTGAGCCAGAAGACACGAGGAGAACAGCAATGAGTGATAGCACTGTGAAGAACGTTCGTGAGATTGAGACCCGTCTCCTGGCTGGGACGATTGTTGAAACCCGTAAGGTCCTGAAGGTCGTTGACGGTGAGGTGCGTGAGTACACCACCATCCTCACTGAGAGCGATTTCGAGGAGTATGACCCCTATGATGAGGAGGCGTACTACCCGATTGGTGACACCTTCCCTGGTGCCATCGAGGGTGGTGAGAGACTTCTTGGCCACCAGCACGTCATCAAGACCTTCGTGGACGGTGACACCTGGGAGAGCACTTGGGGTTGCCACTTTGTCAGCGAGACTACTGGTGAGATTGTGGCGACCATGTACTGCCGAGGAGAGCACATGGGAACCTACTACGGGAAGTAAGTTTCCGTCATCTGTATGGGCTGAGGTCACGTCAGAACACACTCTCTGACGTGACCTCAGCCCGTTTTCGTGTCTCTTCTACCGGCACTCTCCCATGTGCAGGTTTCCGCGCTCAAAGGGTTGCGACCTAGTTCACTTCTGTTCGGGTTGCAGGATGGGGTACAGGTGCGTATAGTTGTAGTCATCAAGGCCGGAGGAAACAGGTCCGACGGCAGTAGACAAAAGGAACGGTTGTGATGGCTCTCTCTCAGCAGGATAAGGACCAGATGAAGCATGAGCGTATTCTCCGTGAGGTGACCGCGAAGGCCAAGGACGCTTTGGTTGGCAAGACCATTGAGCAGGTCAACGAGAATCGGTACATGAGCGCTGACGGAAGCGTGATCACCAAGGCCATCATCAATGCCCGCGGCAGTATCGCTAACGTTGTGATTGAGGGGGCTGATTTCAGTCAGAGAGGAATGGTGGGTGCCACTATCTCGGATGTTGACTTCGTTCCTCTTCACCATGTCGGCCCGATGGGTTGGTCCATCAAGATCTACTCTGGTGGTCGCCACTCCTACATGGTGGGGGAGATTTTTGGTGACACTGACCCGGCTGAGGCGGTTCAGGTCTACTGACGGCACCCCTTAACGACTGAGACCCAGGAGGTTTATTCTCTTCATGGGTCTCAGTCGTTTGCGTGTCCTATGCTTTTACCTGACCATCACAGCCGACGTCTATCAGCAGAAGATAACGGTGACGATACTGCTGATAGACTCAAAGTGGATAGGACTGCTGTAGGCAGCCCTATTGTTGAGTGTATTCCAGTTCACATCTAATGGAGTTGACTTCTTGCATCTCCATCACGTATGGTTAAGGGACGAAAGAAGAGGGGGGATCACCAATGTTCGGTATTGAGAACGTCAAGGGCTTCATTAGCGACGCGGTAACGTGGGCTAGCACCCATGAGTATGCTGATGGTGGTGACAACACCTATACCAGTACAGACGGTTACCTTAGTCTCACGATTAACCCTGGAGGAATCTCTGCCAGGGCTGTTCTCCCTGTCTTTTCTGACAATGGCAGGTGGGAGATGGCTTTTGTGGCGGAACGCGACACACTCACCCCGAAAGCGGTCAAGGAGGCTGTTCAGGAGGTAGCCACCGAGCATGATGTCATGTACCAGATTGCGAGGTCTCTTGCCTCCTATGGGTGGTATGTAAGTGTTCTTCACACTGACGGAAAATCTCTTACTGCCAAGCGCTACGGGGGACACGACATCTGTGTACACAATGACCTCATTGAACGTTCCGTCTACATCGGAGGGAATGGGCAGAGTATTGCCTTAATGCATTTGAGCAATGCCGGGCTATTGAAGACCAACAACAATGCGTCTGAGCATCGCGGTCGCTATCGGATTGCTGACTGGCTGTTTAACGGTTACGATTTCTAGGTCATCGTATATCCTGATGTGCTGATTCAACCACTAAAGAGCGCACACAAGGGGATTACGGTCAGAGTGCTTCCTAGATTCCAGTAGAGCCAGCAAAGTGACTGTACAAGCCCCCTGTGGTCTTCTGCGGCATGTTCCCACGCAACATGACCTGGGTTCTTGACTGTGGACGTTCTAGGAGTCCTAGGGGCCAGTGAGCATGAGATGCGTCAGAGGAGACAGGACGTCCCTTCTGACGCAACGTTTACACACTTGGATAGTGACCCAGTTCACGTAATGTGTGGTTGCGGCCAGCCTGATCTACATGTATCGTTATAGTCATCAAGGCGAGAGCAAAGGGCTCGGAGCCAAGATAGAACAAGGAGACTGCAATGACTACAGCCGCTCACATCACCCGCACTGTTTACACTGAGGCCCTTGACGGTCAGACGATTGTTGAGGTCAGCACCACTCGCAAGATTGTTGACGGTGAGGTCAAAGACTATGTGACGATTGTCACCGAGGCGGACCTTGCAGACTGTGAGAATGGGGAGGACCCACAGGGAATCACCTTCCCTGGTCGCTTCATCGACTTGGAAGCGGTCAACAAGATGGTCGGGTACCCTTTTGAGGTGTATATGTTCGAGGATGGTGAGGACTGGTCCGACCACTGGGGTGTTCGGTTCACGAACGGGTATAGGTACAAGGACCTTGTCCTGCACTGCCGTGGTGGTGAGCCCCTGTCCTGAACGGAGATCTAGCCACCCAAACTGATGGCGACTTTCATGCCTAGGGTAAGGGTGATGGCCCTAGGCATGAAAGTCGCGCTGTGCTTTTCTGGCAAAACAGAAGTACAGATGGTGGAGAACCGAGACGGCGAAAGAGGACTACTTGGTGCCTTCCGTCGTCTTGGTAGTCATTGCTGAGGCCAGGTTGCTGAGTACCTGTGCCGCATCGTACTGGCTGTTTTCCTGAAGATGGCTCATGATCTCAATAGTGGTGGGGAGTGAGGTCACAATGACTTGGTACTCACGGCTGCTCACCTCGAAAACTACGCCAGCGGTGAAACAGATAATGCCCTCCCCGTCGGTACGGCAACCAAGAATGGACACTAGGCCGTCAGATTCAACGATCATTCGAGTAACAGCGGGAATGCTGTTGCCCCGATAGTCATCCTCGTTTAGGTTTCGAAAGATGGCCTCCCCTAGAGCACTGTTGGCCCGGTTGAAGGTGTCCACTAGCCGCGCAGTCAGGACGGCGTGGTCCTTGCTGAGGACGTCCCATGGGATGTTTGAGCGTGCGGACATGGGCTATCTCCTCGAAGTGCTGGGGTGTCGTTTACTTGCACTAGGCTACTCGCCATCTACTGTTCCTGTCAATCATGATTCGAGCGAAGTAAGCGTATGACTATTCCTTGAGATAAACCGTATCTATTGTATTCCCAATAGGTAGGTCCCTTGTCGGAATTGTCGTGCCGCTGGTTGTCTGAAACCACTCCAGGTGGTCCACCGCAGAAACCCTAGACTCTGCGGGGCACATCCCTTTACTCACCTCCTTGGAAGGTGCAGCAGGAACGTCAGTTTTTGGTTTGTTCTGTGGCGCCTTTGGTGTGGGCCGGTTCTTCGTGCCAGGATGCTTGAGCGGTTTTACATGGCACTTGGAGCGGCGGACACGCTTGGTCTTTGTAGCGTGCCGCTTCCGTGTCTGGCACGCCTTAGCGTGATTCACCTTCTGAGCGATGTTCGCCGCCGCATTAATGTCCCGATGGTGTGTAACACCACAGGTAGTGCAGTGTGGCTGGGAGTAGTTCTGCATGTCTAGATTCGACTGGCAGGCGTGGCACTTTCTGGACGTATAGGCCGCATTGACTTTGAGGACCCTGCCGCCGTCGGCCTCAATCATGTCACGGGTACGTCTGTACACCTCGCCACGGAACCACCTACCGAACTTCATGGTGTTCTTGATATGGGATAGGTCCTCAAACACCACCAGAGCATTGTCATACTTCCAGGCCGCGTCAGCAACCTCCTGAGCAATGAGGATACTCAGTTCCTTACGACGATTCGATAGATGCTCTCTGTGAGAAACCGCCTCCTTGTCCTTGCCTTTTCTCTTCAGGGAAGCGACCTGTCTGGCTCCACGTTTGATCTTGTTGCTCAGCGACCTCGAACGCTGGCCTAAAAGAGATCTCTCAACGACCTGTTTCTTCTCAGTGTCCCAGACGACGTAAGCGGCCGGATTGGCGACTCCGACGTCCACACCAATGACGTACCTGGAAGAGAACTCGGGGCGGCCAGGATCCGTCGTGCCATGGAACCCGAACATGACCCTGTTGTTCTTGTCAACCCAGACGTCTGGTACACCAGGCTCACAGCCCGGCTCTAGTAGTTGAGGTGGCGTCGGGAAGTGCAGTGTCACCCACTGACCCTGGACAACCATGTCAAGAGAAATACGTTCTGGTGTGACACTGAAGTTCTTGTGGTAGCCCTTGTCTGTAGCGGACAGGGCCAGACGAGGCTGTAGGGCCCTGGGTTTAGAGTCTTTGACGGTCCTTCTCCACCCAGCCGAGACGTAACCAGTGTAGTTCCCGGAAGCAACTCCTGCTCTGGTGGTCCAGGATCTTAGATTGACAACTACTTGCTCTCTGAACATACGTTCCAATCTGGAACTACCGCTTCTGAGCCGCTTCTTCACCTCACTGGGGAGAAACAGACCCATTCTCCGACCTGCCTCAGCGGGTTTGTATCTGTCGAAGTAGGTCACCAGAGCGAGGTTCTGCTCAGTCAACTCCCGTAAGGCATAGTGAGCAGATAACTCTGCATCCTTCCTGATACCGTCCAGGACTTCATCAAGATCCAGAGGATCACCACTCTTGCTGAATGCAGCGTACGGCACCCTTGGGTATGTGCGAGACACAACAGTCTTAGACGGCATCCGGTGAGCCTCCTCTCAAAGAAGTCGTACGTGTGTATCCTAACACAGGATCAGTGAAGTATGCCAGTACATACCAAGACAGGGAAACAATGTCAGGCTACAGTAGAACAGCCACAACTCTCTTAGTGCAGGCGATAACGGCAGGGACCACTGTGGCCCGCCTCACTTTACCCCCATAGTGTGGGCGTTGACTTCCTGGCTGCCCTTGTAGTAGGCTGGTTCCAGCAGAGCAGCCCTGCATTTGGTAGGGTCACACGAGCAGGAAGGCTAGGGGCGCAAGTGGCTAACAATGATGATGACATGACTCCTGAGGGGTTTATTCACCGACTCCAGGAAGAGGTCATTTCTCAACGTGACTGGATCGCCTGGGACATGGGGTGCAGCCCGAATGGCTCCCGCTACCTCAGTGTTGGTGAGGGGGACCTGGCGACCATTTATGCGGACTGGGGTGAACGCGACAGTGACGAGGATCCCGAGGAGGTGGAGTGGGCTGTGTATAACCGTCACGGGGAGTGCGTGCTTGAGAAGTACTTCTTGGATGAGGGCACGAGTATGGATGTCTCTGAAGTCGCCAGTGAAATGATTTTCATGGCTCGTGAGCAGAGTGAGTCACTTGACCTGTGCTGCCGAGTTGAGGACGCTGTGGCTGACGTGGAGGTGCGAACTTTCTCCACCAGTAATGGGCGCATGGTTTTCCTGAAAGACTCCGAGACTCTTGAAGGGTGCACCATCAGTGCAACGTTCGAGTTCACTGAGTCTGAGGGCGGGCTGATTACTGGCGGGACGTTCTCGTTCAGTGGCGACGGTTTCACTGACATACTGAACGCCGAGGTGGACGTGACTGAATGGCCAGTTAACAGCCTGGTTGATAGCCTGTTCGTCCCGGTCCTGTCACAGAGGGAGAACTGGATCGGTAGCCTTTTTGCCCCCTGGAGCCCGCTGGCTCTTCCCCCGGGTTGCAGCAACATTATCGAGTGCTTTGCCTCCCAGGAACAGGTGGACTACTACAGGGACGACTGGAACATGCGTTGCGGTGTACGCAGTGTGGGAGACGGGGGTTACGCTGAGATTGAGTACACTCCTAATGGGGTTCAGGTCACTTGCGACAGTGAGGAAGGCGAGGGGCACGACTTTGTGCTGTTTGACAGTCATCGTGACGCCGCAGAGCATGCCCTAGAGAAGGCCTGGAAGCACTGGGTTGAGAAGAACTCAAAGTCAGAGTAACAAGATAGGGGCGTGATGCTATATGGGTAGGTTTGCTGTAGTGCTGCCGTTGGCGATCAGTGGCGGCGAGGAGCATTCCGGGGTCAACTATCCTTTTGTAGTTACTATTCTAGGCATGGTTGCCATCATGGCTTTAGCGATTGTGCTATCGCGTGTGGACCGCTCCCCAGAGTATATCCTTTTAGGGGTAGTGGGTTGTGCCTTTGTGTTCATTTTTTCTTTTTGCGTCTCCCCTTCAGTGGGATATACGGTATGGACTAGTCACAGCCCCTACAAGATAACAAGCACGTTGACGAAGGTGGAAGAGAGCAGCGATCGCCCAGGTCAGTCAGATGTGACCCTCAGTGAAGAGGGGAAGGTCAGAGTCAACGAGCGCGTGAGTAACCTTACAAATCTCGTGGGGAAGGAAGTCGTTCTCAAGTGCGACTACGACAAGATGCCAGAGAAGAAGATCACCACTGAGACCGAGTGTGATCTCAGTGGTTTCGGGACTGCCCCTAAGCCACCCTCTGTGTCGAACTAGAACACCTCTTCACCTATCTTCTGGCAGTGTGTCATGGTTCACACATTCCTGGGTTGCGGCACCTAGATGGCTTGCCCTATGCTTAGGGGTGTCAACAGGAAGCATCCACCCCGGACGGACTCTAAGAGACCCGTCTACTATGCACCCAAGGAGAGATCTCATGACTAACTTGACCCCCGTCTCAGCAAACAACGCCATTGAACTGGCCGTTCGCGTTGGGCGCATCATCTCGGACTGCATGCCTGGGGCGACTCTCACCTACACCAGGGACCTGGACGCGAAGCCGGGTATGGATGCAGGAGGCGTTATCGCCGACTCAGGCAACTATGTCATCAATGTCGCCATTATGGGGCAGGACGGGGTTCACAATGGGATGTTTGAGATCCATTACGGCAGCAAAGAGTTCAAGGTTCAGGGCTTCCTGTTCGATTGGATGACGAATGACATGATTCGTGAGACCATTGTTGACACCAGTATGGAGGCATTCAAGAAGTACTGCTCCAACAACTAAGCCACATCATCTTTCTCTTGGGCTTCCTCTCGCTAAGGGGTGGCCCAAGATCATTTTGTGGGCCAGTTCACACAACAGGCGGTTGCTCAGCGTCCCGTCCGTGGTGTATAGTATTAGCCATCAGGAGGAAAACAACGGGTTACCTCCACTGAACATCGGGAGCAAAAATGTCCTACCTTGCGGACAACATGATTAAGGTCGCCGGTCGCTACGGCTTCGCTGGCAGCATCCAGGAGGACGACAACGTTGTCACTTTCACCAGTGACGACAAGAGCCTTCAGATCATCGGCAGGCATGAGATTGAGGTCACCTTGTCTATGACGGTCAACGGGCAACCTTTCAATCTGGAGGACGGCGCTGGTAATTTCGCTGAGCACTCTATCGAGATGGCGGTCAGTCGTCTACTGGAGGGCCGCAAGGCCATGGAGGACTGCGTTAACGCCCTGAATGACGCTGGCTGGAACGTAGAGGTCGTCAAGACAGACTACTCCAGAGGCTATGTGCGCATGACTAAGGGGAACAAGAAGGCCTATATGCAGCCTCCGTCTGGCAGTAGTGTCACCATTAATGGCGATAACCGGAGGACTGCGGCCAAGGATCTGTATAACGTCGGCTTTCTTAGCAGCCACAAGCAGATTCCTGGGTGCAGTGGGGTCTACCCTATTGCAAAGTGATTGGCCCTCCCACATAATCAGGGGACGCCAATAACCTCGTAAGAAGGGCATGGGCTGCGCTTTCCGTCAGTAGAGGGTGTGGCCCATGCTGCAAATGAGTATGTTGTTTGCTTGGTCTTGCAGTAGAGGTCGTGCTACAATCGGCTGCAAAGTCCAACAGAGGTTGTAGCGAATCAGCACAACAGGCAATAGAAGGAGGCGATTCGGATGAGCGCTCGTGAGATGTTCTCCACGCTGGACACTACTCTGACGATGGCTTCAGGGGTTGAGGCGAGGTCGCAGACAGTTACCACGCACAGGTCCACTACAGATATAGACGCTTTACTGCCAACACAGGATCACATCAGCATTGAGGCAATCTGCTACCAGGACGCTGGCGGCGACTCGTGGCGTTCTATCCTGCTGACAGCCATGTACAAGTATAAGAAGATCCTATCATATTCTCTACTGCCGTCCTCAATGTTCCCTGAGGGCTCTGGTGGCGGAGTGGCAGACGAAGAGGTTCCTTCCAGTGTTCACAGGTTTATCAGGCAGGCAAGAGTCATCGCCCGGCTACTGCATTATATTCCGGGGGCAAAGTCTGCTGACAACACTGTTGAGGTCACGTTCAGTAGCGGCAGACATGAGTTCGTGGAGGTCTCTGAGGACGCGAACAATCCTGACACTGTGCTGGTGAGTGTCTGGCCTCAGAAGGGGGTTCGTGAGATGGTCGCCGAGTTGCGTGAGCCGTTCAAGGGTCTCATTGTCCGCAACTATGATGACGGGTTCTCAGTAGTTCTGTAGGCAGAAACTCGGGATAGAGGGACACCATTCAGTGCCGAAAATCCCTATCCACTAGAACCTCAAAAGATAAGGAAAACGAGAGGAAACGGCTGTGGAGAACATCACCACTTACACCATCTACATCGAAACTGCTCTCCCCTTCAACGGGATGAAGACCCTGGAGAAGCGGATCAAGAGGTTCCTCAAAGAGGTTGGGCTTGATTTCCGCACCGATTTCGGTAACTCTCAGGACACTGGCAACTACAATGCTTTATTCGAGTAGAAGAGAAAGCTCCAGAAGACGAGCAGATGGCGAAGTGGCTTATCAGTGGTGAGTCAGTCGTTCACAAGACGGTTATTCCTTTCTTCGAAGGCAATGAAGGTGTCATCAACTGCGAGGATAACTGCGTCCAGTTCGCTGCATCACAGATCATTGATTACGACAGCACCGAGTTCTTCTCTCGCTCCCAGACGACACGGTACAAGCGGCACAAGGATACAGGAGAATTGAGGCAGGAGCGCACGGTCGTCAATGACACAAGTGTTAGATGGTATTCCACCGCTGTGCCCGCCTTGCTTTCACGTATATCTAGTGGTGTTTCTGGGGGCGCCTAAACGCCCTCATAAGGGAGTCCTGTGACCTATGGTTGTTGCCCCTCCCCCGAAGAATGTGCGCGTGTGCCCCAGTTCACATAGCACTGGGGTTGCGGTCACCGGCCCTAGTGCTCTATGCTGGTGCCACAAGCCAAGGACAACAGGTCTGAGGCGGCAGCCGGAAGGAAACCTCACCATGAACGTCACCCCGATCACTGACCTGTCCGTCCCCACCACTAAGGTTGTTGTCAAGGCCGTTCGTGACGCTTTCGGCGAGAAGGCCGGACAGATCACTGGTGTCCAGTGGGTTGATAGCGATGGTCGTGAGGCAGCCAAGGTGTCCACCCATGTCGGAGACACTGAGGTTGAGGTGCAAGTCGTTGAGGTCCGTAACACTGGGTTCACTTTCACCATCACCACCAAGGATAGTCAGGGTGAGGTCCTTTCTGACTTTCTTGGTCACCATGTTAAGGTCGATGAGATGAGGAAGATCATCTCAAAGACCTATGACACCGCGTGGCGAGTCACCCTCATGCGTGGCCTCCTGAAGGATCGCGGATACGATGTTTCTCCTATCAGCGATGCCAACATGTTCACCGTCTACGACCAGGGCCACCATAACAGCGCTGAGGTTGATGTCCAGATCCATAAGGGGATCATTGACGTCGGCTCTGAGAACGGCCGCAAGTTCGCCCAGAAGGTTGCTCTGGCTGGAGCGCTCAGCGGAACAGTCATCCTTGATGAGAACTATGGGTCCATTGTTCGGGATACTCTCTGAGACCTGAGAACAGAACATACCCTTGGGTTACGCTGGCCGTCAGTATCCAGCGTAACCCAAGGGCGTTACTACTTGCCTCCGCCTTCCTGAAGTAGAGCCAGTCGAGCAAGGTAAACTTTCCTGTAGGAAGTGCTAAAAGTCGAGAAGAGGTCAAGATGCACAAACCCGGGACCATCGCCAGCATTGTTGAAAACGTTAACGTCAATGGGGTTCATGAGACGTTCGGCAGTGTTGAGTCAGCATCTAGGAACGGCTGGTACGACTGGTTCTGTGACAGCACCATGTTGAAGCACCGCACAAAGAAGTTCCTCCCTATTCTTAGCGGAATCTCAGGCGAGGGCAAAGTCAGGGCTGATAGCAGGGTGACTTTTAAGAATGCGTGCGGCCAACGCCTGTACGACCTAATGACACTGAAAACTAGGGACACACTCTTATGCATTGAGAACTTCCCAGAACGCAACGGGGCCCAGTGGCTTGTCACCACCTATCATAGTGGAGACGTGGGAGAGAAAGGAGAGGAGTACAGGTTCAACGACACAGGCGCCCTCACAGCATGGCTTAACACACCCTGGGAACAGGTCGGAGACGACGGAGACTCAGGCGACGTTGAGCCTGTTAGCGACTTGCATCTAGGGGCAGGAGATGAAGACGCTGGCGGCCGCTCGAAAGAGTCCAGCAGCAAAAGTGTGCCCTTGGAGGAGATGCTTGAAGTCATAGAGGAGATCCTTCATGGAGACCCCTGGATGTCGGATCGCCAGCGGGAAGCCCTTGAAAACGCAATGAGGTTCATCGACAGTAAGACCGGCAACTAACCTCAAAGCAAATTAGTCGCCGGTCCTTGCTGGCAGACAATCTCCCGCCTGTTGCCTAGACAGAGGCCACATGCTCAGCGACAGTGAGCAGGGCCGAACTCAGGTAGCCATGCTCCTCAACGTCACCACCAATAGTCGTAGCGAACGACCCGTCCTCGCTGTGGCGGATGTCAGCAACGTGCTCACCTAGCACGGACACATGGTAGCCGTCAGCATCCTCCGTGACATCAGCGTCTACCAGGCGGCGGAGACGACCCTCAACGGAGACACTTGTGTCAGCCAGGGCAACGCGCATGAACTCCCATGTTGCCGCATGGGTCATATCCAGTCGAAAACTTGGTGTGACGGACCCGCCCACGCGACCGATACCGTACATGTCACCAACGATCACAAGAGCGACGCTGCCGAGAATCACAGCATCATAGTCGTCGTTGTGGACAGTGCGAACGACTGACTTAGGGAACTGGTTGCGGATCCATTTTTGCATGTTCTCAACAGTGCTCATGTGTGTCTCCTATCTTGTGAGTGTTTGTTGCTGGCTGAGTCGAATCTTGCGTGACTACCATAGTACGTATTGGGAAGTCAGTCAACTCTCATCAATCTCATCAGCATCGACCCATTTCTCACTGAGACCTAGATACTCGCAGTACGGAACGTACTCAGTCGCCGATCCGGCGATGCCATTGGCAGCGTCCTCTAGCGCCTGAAGCATCTCCTCCGCTGTATCCGTTTCGTCCGAGAGATTCGCACGGATGTCCTCGGGAGTGCCGTACACGGTGTTGAGCCACGTTCGAATGTCGTCACGGCTAGTGTCATCAGTGACAATGAGTTGTCCACCTGTGCCAATCTCATCGGTGACGACTTTCACGGTGTCGCGGTGGATACGGACGAAGTAGCCACCACTGTTGTTGGTACTCATCTCAGAATCTCCTCAATTTACTCAGTAGAGGCCCTTCACCTCGCCGATGATTCGAGCATACACTGCGACTATAACAGACTGCAACGCTCTCACGTGTGATGCGCACCATATGTCAAAGTTGCCGGTGCTCCAGACTCTCCCCATGCTGCTCTATGACCCATGTCACTCGTTCTTGAGTTGACTGCCCATGGTGCTGGTGGGTATGGTTGAGTCACAAGCAAGGAGGAAGAACAATGGATAGCCAAGTCAAGGACATTATCAAGGAAGCGCTGAATTTGTACGCTTCTAGGGGCATTGATGATGAAATGTTCTACACTGAGGATCGTGACATTTTCATCTTTGTCAGGTCGGGAGGTATGGTCGCTCAAGCGATTCTTCCTATTGGTGATTCTTTCGCCGAGTTTGAGGTGACGCACTACAATCTTCACCCTAACTCCATTGCGGAGATTGTTCAGACGGCGATTATGCACCGTGAGATCATGCTCGCCTGCATTAAAGCCCTGGATTCTAAGGGATGGAGTGTGTCTGCGTATAGGCCATTCTTCTATAAGGGGGTTGCTGTTGAGCGAGATGGCGAAAAAGCCCTCCTGACTGACCTAACAACCGCATCCGTCACTATCGAGGGGGACGGGTTTGAGGCTGTCGTTGAAGACCTCCACCAAAGCGGCATCCTCAGGGATCGAAGGTTCATGACACCTAGAGTGTTTACTTTCTCAAATGCCACGATCAATGCGGCAGTTAACGCCCTGGACTAAAAGAACAACCAGTACATTTGATGAAGGAAGATAAGATGACCAACTCTGACACTGGCACCATTGAGGCGATCTGCGAGGCCATGAAGGCCATCGAGAACGCTAACTGCTCCAACGACTTGGTGTGGTCTCTCGACAAGATCCCCCTGAAGTACGCCCCAGAGTGGGGTTTCAAGTGCCCTGCCGTCAACAAGGATCTAACCCAAAAGATGCGCACCATGACAGGTGATGACCGTCTGTTCGTTGTGGCCGAGAACACCACCGACCTCTGGGATCATGGGATCGTCCGCTACGTTGAGGACAACGAGTGGGGATGGATAGTTGACGGATATGGCGACGAAGACAATAGTGTCCACCCTGAGGACATTGAGGCCGTCTGGGGTGCCTACCTGAAACTGACTGACAGCACGTTTACTGTGGACCCAGGTGAGTTCCGCTGGGATGAGGACTACCTTGAGTACGTCCGTAATCAGGCCGTCAAGGTTTCTGGTGTCATTGGAATAGACAAGGCGTGTGAACTCATGGTCAAGGTGTTTGAGGACGCTGACTTCAAGGTTAAGGGCATGAGGGACACCTCCCCTGAGCATGGGCGTGTTGGAATCGTTATTGTAACCAACTATGACGGCGAAGAGCACCTTGTTGGTTATGGCCGCCCCAGGGTGCGTTTCCACCAGGTCTCCTAGTCGCCCTTACTCCAAGGGGTGACATGTTAGAAGGGACACCAATAGTGGTTAACAGGTTGGATGACTACTGCCATATAGATGACCCGTTCGCCCGCACTGCCATCAGTTTCGTCATGAACTCGCGCGACTTCACTGGCGGACTGATCGAGGCAGTGTACAAGACCGTCTACATGAGCAGTTACGATCCAGATGCCCTGTGTCAAATCCTGTGCGAGATCCCCAGGCAGGTGTTCGCACTGAACCGGTCAATCACCGCTGGAGACGCCCTTGTGAGTAGTGTTGTTGACGATCTGGTGGCAGAAATGTGCCGTGCTGTGTGGAGGGTTGAACCTGAGGACACTCCGCTCTTCAAGGCGCTAGAGGTTCAGTCAAGCAGCAGGGTTCTTGCAGAGGGGGAGGATAAGGTCTCTTGGTCTCCAGCGTTCACCTGGCAGGACTCTAATATGCCATGCCTGGCAGTCAACTTCTACAGCGGCATGATTTACGTCAGCGATTACACATATAAGGGCGTTGTAGCGGACAGGTACACTTCATGGCCTATCAAAAGGTGGATTTTCCGTTCCCGGCCGGTCGCTCGTGAGATTGTCGGCCAGTACCATGAGACTGAACCGCTGAGGGAGATGGAGTACTTCTAACAGGTTCAGTGTCGCCCCTATTCATGTGATAGAAGAGCACGGATAGGGGACACCAGACAGCAGTCAGGGGAGTTCGAGATGCACCCATCTGATTTGCGCACCTAGACACCACATCTCAGGCAAATCAGGCCCCTCTATGTGGCATAGTTCACACGAACCTGGGTTGCAGCACTCTGGCTGGCCGTGTAGTATGGAGTCATCAGCCAGGGAGCACAAGGCTTCCGGCCAGAAGAAGGAGCACAAGAATGGACATTAGTTTCGCTGTCGCAGTCATTGAGAAGATGATCTCCGACGTGGAGGCCCGCATCAAGGTTGAGGACAACATGACCAGCAGGACAGTGCTCACGATCAAGTTGGATGCTTATAAGGAGGTTCTGGCTGAGGTTGAGCCTATGGCTAACGTCTGATCTCTGTCAACACCTTTGAGGGTGGCACACTGGTTAGTGAGAGACCAAGCGTGCCACCCTATTCCTGTGCTGGAGGCGATGACGCGATATGTACCCCCTTTACGTCTAGGTGACTCTCAAGGCAGAGGTTGTGTGTTTCTCTGTGGCACCTTAGTTCGCTGGCTCAAGAGTTGGTGCAGGGGATGAGGTCGGGTGATTGCTGGCGGTGTCAGATGTTTTCTGACCTTGCGGCTCAGCAGTGTCATGCTGCTCGCCGTCTTCTGGGGCACTGGGCTGGCTGCTAAGACCGGAAGACGGGATACTGAAGGGTGCAGTGGCTCCGTAGAGGTGCCTTTGTATAGGCCGACTGTCTCTGTCGTCTACTTGAAGCCCAGGAGGAATAAGTTCTATGGAATCGCCATTCGTGCGGCTTGGCTACCAGAATAGAGCCGCAAGGGTTACCATTATAGTAAAAATCACTATTACTGCTGGACCGATTCTGCCATGCCTGACAAAACTGACGACGAAGAGCAACATAATTAGTGTTACCACTCCGATTATTAAGGTTACCATTTTTGCCTAGTTCACCGGTTTGCGGGTTGGCGTATAGGTTGGGTGGTTGCTGTTATCGGGCGTACTTGTTTCGTGTGTGACTGAGTGATGACTCATGCTGCTAGATATATCGTGCTCTGGATATACAGCATCGCCAATTACAAATATTCCGGAAAGAATAGGTCCGAACAGCGCCCCAAATAATATGATAGCAAATAGCATTTCGTCAATCTTGGAGCCCCACTTTACAAGCATCCACAAAATGAGGATGCCAACCACTATCAGTGCGATACCAAAAACCACGTCAATCACCTCAGGTCCTTTCTGCTGCATGCACCTTCACATGTTAGCAGATCGTTGAGGAAAAGCAAGAGGGTGAAGCGAATCTTACTGCCGATCATTTTCTTGAGCGTCAGAGGTGTTGATGTGAAACCGCCCCGCCCTGTTACAACAGAACAGGGCGGGGCGGTTGAGAGGGGCCTGACGGCTCACACCTGGGGGAGAAACTTGCTCACAGGGATGAGCATAACCTCAGACTCGACGAACGAGTCCTGGCTCTTAAGATCCTCGCCGAGCCAGAAGAGCGAATTTGCAACCATATCAACAATCTTCCCCGAAGGATCCGTCTCGCCGCCGCTCCCGCTGTAGAAGTTCATGGAAATCATGTCACTGTCCTCCACGCTGAAAGTAATGTCTACAGAGGAGGTGTCGTCAGTGTCTTCGGAACCGATCTCCACCTCAATGGTGTTCTCAGCAACACTACCCACCCAATCAGCCTCATCCGAGAGGTTGCGAACAAGGTAGGTGGCGACCTCAGACTCCGCCTTGACGCCCTTGACGTGCTCGATAATTGCCGCAATGGCCCCGTACACGGACATCTCAGAGATTCGACGCACCTCCTCCTCAAAGCGCCCAGCCGTCTCAGTTACGCGAGAGACAAGGACGTTATCAGAGGTGTTGGAGTATCGAATGCGGACGTTGTTGACAGTAGTCCAGATGTAGTTATCGTTCATGTAGACTTCAACACACGGGATGTTGAGCGCGAAAGCGGTCTTGACAAGAACGCGAACAGGAATTGACTCCTTGCGAAGAGAATTGAATGTCTTGCGGTCGAACTTGCTGAACACCTGGATGCTAACATTCTCCATGATTCCCCCTCAGGGTCTTGCCTTGGGCCGGTTGCCCTTTGGCTGATAACCCAACCATACCCCACCCGCCAGCCAGGAGGCAACCCCACTGTGAGTGAACTGGGCCACACATCACAACACTGCCCCCAGCCGTGACCCGCATTGACCTGCCAATGGCTGGGAGTGGTGTTGTTGAAGATAGAACGGGTGGGGTGAGCCCGACTGTTCTCGCCCCACCCGTTCGGAGTCACCCGAGCACTACAGCATCCTTCTGGGCCTCAACAATCAGAGCATATGCGTCAGCGATGCGTCCAGCCCACACCATGGGCATGGAGTCGCTATAACTCTGGGCGCGAATCTCACGAACCGTCTCAATCAGCATGTTTGAGGCCAGCATCTCATCCACACTGGGGGCATACACCCCAACGTCCACACCCCAGCGGGCAGACTGAGCATTGGCCTCCAAGGCAGCCTGAACGCGCTCATCATCGGGGATCTTGAAGTCCTCATGCAGGGGTACATTGATTCCGTCATCGTTGCGCATGTACTCGCGCCACACAGTGCGGAACAGGTCGAGATGAGCCAGGGGAACATACCACTCTCCCGCATGAGGCCCAGAGATGTTCGTCATCATCTTAGCGTCATAGTGCTCAGGGAGCCGCTTCGTGACCTCAACCACGCCATCGGACATGACCGCATACAGGGCAGGTGCAGGGCGAGAAACGATACCGTTAATGATGACAGAACGCGAGTAGTACTCATCGTAGCGTTCACGAACCACCTCCCGCTTATCTCGGCTCCCCAAGTGGAAGGTGTCGTAAACCTCACCATCACAGAAGGTGGATACAGCCTCGTAAATCAGGCCGTCAGGGGCGATAAAGTAGGTGTTTCTCCCAATGATGGTGGGGTGATCGCCATCCCACGAAGGGAGAGTCGTCTTAACTGTCTCCTTGCGCGATGAACGGCCGTAACCTCCATACCCCTCGCAGCGGATCCTGACCTTGACGGGCTTGGCTCCCGCCTTGATTGCGGCGTCCTGGCTCTCGGTCATGGTCTTAACGGTAATCAAGGGAGTCTCCTTTTGTGCGGTGTGTGTTTGTTGACTGATGTGAACACTACCTACTGTTCAGAGATGTGTCAACCATATGGTGTGTGAACTAGAACATAGTCGCACGAGATTTGAGCATAACCGCTAGTAAGCACCAGAACCAACCTTCCGAAAGTGGGCATTCAAGGTTGGTTCTGGTGCTTCTATTGGAGGCATCTGAATGAACTTAGTAATGAGTCCCGGCCAGGATATTGGCTGACTTACTCGACATTCCCCTCGCGCTTGTCCCACGTATCTGTTGGTACCACCTCAAAGCCGACCTGAACTCCAACCTTGTCCACCAGGCTCATCGCCTTTGCCATGGCTTCGCTTGGTGACTTTGCGTCAATGGTGACAACCACGTCAATCATGCCCGGAAAATCAGTCGAGTCACTGATAGCGGGGTGGTATCCTTCAAGGTTGGTCATGATGTCATCCACCATAGCGTCCTCATCAGGGTACTCGTTGGGGTTGACGTTGATCGTGGCATTGTACAGCATGCATTCTCCCATGTGTCAAGTGTGAAGCAAGTTCTGCCATTGTAGCACATGTGCGTCAAGGGTGGCAACACGTTCCAGCAGAACCAGGTAGGTAAGGAAGTTGGGAGACGTGGCTCATAGGGGCTGAACGCCTCCCATCTCTTTTAGCCCATCCTCCCTTTTACAAAGGAGGGTGTTGGGAAATGTTTACGCCCAGGTGACATCTTCAACATGCTCCCAGGATAGCCCCAGAGTGTTGAGCAGTGCATCCTCGGCAGCCTCGCGGTCAGAGTTCTCCATGCCTACCTCACCATCAGACCCAGGAACAGTGACTTCAATGTCACTCATCCAGTAGGGCGGCTCAGTATCCACCCCGTACAGGCTGTCCACGCCAGGCGGGATGACGTCAGAAACTCGAAGAACCCACGGCCCGCCATTAATGTCGGTGTCGCTGGAGAGAAACCACTGGAGGACAATCTTAGTGCCGTCAGACACCAGCGCCTTAGCCTTCTGCTGTGTAGTGCTCATCAATGCTCTCTTTGAAGTAACGGTCGTTAACCTTTGCGACAACAACCTAGATGCTCATCAGCATAAACCTACACTGCTGTAGTAGTCAAACACGGCACGAGTGATCTGCCGCACACCCACACAACAGAGAGAGTGGAACGTACTGCACCGACCTGAACCTAATCACTATAGGGACACCAATATTAGATGACGCGGGGCAAGACACCCAGAACCTTCTCTATGCGCGCTCTATATAAGTGACCCTGTTCACACCCCTACAGGTTGACGACTCCGGGCATGGGATGTCTATACTGGGGCCAGTTGGTGCGCATACACGCGAACCCACCATATTACTCCAGGAGGAAAAGTGTCCAAGATTATTCTCATCGTCAAGAGCATCAACAACACCGAGAAGCCGCTTGAGGCCCACGTTGGCGAGATCGACCGTGACGACCTGGATGATGCGGTCAAGGAGATGACTGACTCCAAGTATCTCGGTCGCACCTGGTCATCAGACGATGCTGACGACCTGAAGAATGCCGCCGAGGACAAGGGTGCATACTTCATGGATGAGGCAGAAAACGACAGTGACTCCTACAACATCGTCACCCGCCACTCTGACTACCTGGAAGACGGGGACGATGAGGTGACAGTGGTCATCAACTACACCTGTGGCGATGATCGCTCAATCGATGTCGCTACAGCGCGTACTGTGGCCACGTTCGACGGGGAGACCCGCGACCTGCTCTTCGACTACATGGCGAGTCTCTAAGGCCCTCCTGCTCGCGTTAAGGCGTGAGTGGCGGGGTGTCAGAGAAATAGTTTCTGGCGTCATAAAAAAGACCAATACATCACACTTAAGTACTTAGATAGGATTCAGTCATGGATAACCGCATGGCATCTGTTATTATTGGAGATCTGCTTCAAGAAACTAGCGCAAACGTGATAGCGTCTACTGACGAACTCCGAAAGGATATGCTATTGGATCGCCTTGAAGTTCTTGAGATCGCCTTTTCTCTTGCATGTGATGGGGATCTCATTGATGAGGACCCGAACTCCTAGCCCAAGTAGCAATAATGCACACCCCGCTCCTTGTGTTCCAGATCACATGCTACCAGGTTGCACCCATTTCGTGCACTCTGATATGGTGAACCCACCCAAGCGGGTGAGACACAAAGGTCCCATCCCTCGCCCAGAAAGAGAGACCGGTAATGGCGGCGACAATCTTCGAGTCCGTCGAGGATGATGTGCGTGAGGCAGTCATCGCGCTCAACGTTAATGGCGAGATGGTAGCAGACGACTCCGGGGCTACCTTCAATAGCAAGAGCCTGACCATCTTCGCCCGCCCTGGATTCACTAGGGCGACTGTTCGGCTTGCCATTGAGGGCCATGAAGTTGAAGAGACCCTGACCATGCAGACCACTAGGCCAAAGTCCATCTGTGTGCTCGTGGAGGGGATGACTGAACGGCTCACTACTCTATCGAAGTGCGTGAGTGCCCTTGAGGGCGCTGGATGGTCGGTTACTAAGACCCAAGGGGGCATAGTGTTCATGGGCAACAAGAATAAGACGGTGTTCATGGCGGCGAACACCTGGGACATCTTCATCAACGGGAAGAGTCGCCGAAGTGCTGCAAAGATCCTCCATGACGCTGGGATCATTGAGGATACGAAGAGTATCCCCTATCAGCCGGGAACCTACCATCTCACCCGGAACGACTAAGGGGCGGACTCATGACGTCGCCTCCACTCGTGCTCAGTGTTCGGGTGGGGGCAGAAGTGTATCAACTGATCATACTCTCCTGGGTGGCCTCATGTGGTATGTGGGTCCCCAGGAGGAAGAGTTCTTCCACCCGATGCGCCCGCCAAACGGTATGCTACTCAGAGCAAGTACAGCACCTAGAGTCAGGACGCGTAACAATGCTAGAACAAGAGGATAAAAGGTCGCCTTGGTGGTGGTTCCTTGACTTCCTGATCGGGTACCTGCCTTTCCTTCCTGTCCAGATGTTCGCCCTCCATGACATGATGTCACAAATGGAAACAGGTGGAGGGAAGGTTTTCGCAGTAGCGTGCTACATATGCATGGTTGCTATATTCAGCGGATACTTGTCGGAATTTGGTTGCAGTCTTCGAAAACGCTGGTGCAAGAGGGGCACTGGCGAAGACGGCCTCAAGGATACGAATGTCGCAGCAGGGAAGGAATCATCCGAAGTATACAGGGTAGATCGTGTTGATCTTGTTGGTGGTGACGAGTACGACTTGTTCATGAAATACGGGCTGGGGCAACAGCACGAGGACACCAACACCCCGGAAGAAGTCTGCACACCAAGGGAGAGGTTTTACGCCGGACAAAAGGATCAGAGGTAACATTGAGGCAAGAAAACCGAAGATCGAGAAGCCAACATTTCAACGACTTACTTGTCGGGCATGCTGTCCATCTTATTGTGTCATGGACATGCTTGTCCATAATGCTAACTCAAGCGGGCGCACCGGCACGGGTGTGGGTCATAGTGGGGGTTGCAAGCACGTTCAATGCGTTGTACCACTCTGATAAGATAGCCGACATTGGGCGAATACTCCGAGAACAGGGCAAGACAGATGCCCATTGCAACACATTAACCCAAAACAGCACGAAAAACAAAACCCCCACCAGTGATCGCATTGAACTAGTAGATGGTGGCGAGTATGATCTGTTCGTGAAGTATGGGTTAGGGGAAGATGGTGACAAAAATGTTCAACGAGGAGAGGGTCATGTCCAGCAAAGATGCCAGCAGTTTGAGTGAGATTGATTCTGCGTTCAGTATCGTAAAGAAGGTGCACCATGAGGTCATTGAAAATGGTGGCAGCGTTGCTGACGCAATCAGAATGCTCACACGCTTAGCGGAAGAGGGTGGGTACACGCTGCGCATAAATGGATGCAAGGTGCTAGTACGCAAGCCACCAAAAGACGCCGCATCAATTCGCCTCAACAGGGGGCGCCGCAGCACCAACAGTGTGCAGTTAGAGATGGTGGACGCTATCATGAACGAGGTAAAGGATAAGCCTCATAGCAGCGTATGGGGAAGTCGTGAGGTATGGGATGCTCGACACCGGAGTGCGTACAGAGTGTTATGCCAAAAGGATACACCAGTAGGCGATAGGGTCATCTGACCTAGCCCTGTAGTATGAGTCACAAGTGGGCAGGGTTGATCTGTTGTGCGCCCGTCTGGTACCATGAGGAACACAGCAGTTCAAGGAGGTTTTGGTGATATGCTGCTTGATATCCCCAACGACATTGCAAGACTGTTTATCATGAAGCAGATCGCTACGAAGATGCTTCTGGAAGAGCCGTTTAATACTCACGAAGAGATGCGATTCAGTGAGGAGTTGATGCTGGACGTTGAAGTCGAGGACGGTCTAGCACAGGTTACTCTCTACGACGCGGCTCTGCGGAGCATCATCCCAGTCAAGTCAGACAAGCACCCCAACGGGTGGCCACTGACTAGGGAGGGACTGTCACCAAACGACCTAGATGAGATCGACTCCCTTGTGTACACTTTCTTCTTCTCTCACTACCCAAGTCAGGAGCGAACTTTCCTAGTGCACACCTGGGAGAACGCTTTTCACCGCTTCATTGTGAGTTAACAAGCCCCCAGAACGAGATCTCTACATCATCACACATCAAGGAAAGGATACTGTTGTGTCAACATACTCGTACATAGACAATCTGAAGTTTGACGCCAACTTCAAGGGGGCGAAGATTTCTAAAGAGGAATGGGATAATCTTGTGAACGACACGCTTGATATGACTTTCCTTACTAGCGTGATCGATTTCAAGCCAAAGTTCAACAAGGCGGGGCATGTCACTAAAGTCAATGCCGAGGATGCAGGAAGAGATAACTCGGCACTATATCTCCCTGACGAACTGCGGGTCATGAAGAGATTCCTTGACGATCGTGGTGTCAAATACACCCTGGAGTTCGATGTCATCACTGGTCGAACCGCAGAGATCAACCGGTTCAAGATTAGCGACAAGAACCCTGACGTCATGATCTCAACATGTGAGGTAGTGTTCAAGGGCTTCGTGCCTATCACCGAGGTGGACAGAGAGAACATTCCAGAGTACGGAAGCACCCTTTACGACTTCTCTATCCCCAGTAAGCCGTACTCGCCGGACCCCTCAGTGTGAACTCCCTATAGGTGTCGCATACCCTTACACCCCTTGATGCATCCGTGCTCCCCTGTAGCGTGTGATCTGTTTCACCAGATCGCGTGTTGCAGGGGAGCATGCTTGCAGGCTATACTGACACCACAAGCCAGAATCTCGTGTTCACCCGGATCACAGTGGACTGAGACACCACAAACACACAGCAGACACTAGAGAGGTGCAATAACATGACTGACCACTCCGCATCGTACTGGGTGATTCTCAAAAACCGCCACGGCGAGTACATGCCTACACAAATGCATGTAGATGAGAGTACTCCAGGGAATCTGAGGAGCATGATCAAGTTCATGCTCCACGACACCGACACCTTCCAGCAATTCTTTCTGGACATGTGCAAGGAAATTACACGCATCAAAGGGGCCGACGTCTTAGACAAGGACGAGTTCACGTCCATAGGATTCTTCATTTCCAAGAACTCACTACTCCAGTCACATGATGATGAACCGTTCGTGCTGTACCTGGAAGCCTTGGAGGATCGAGTTGGTGAGGACAGGTTTCCTCCTCGATTCACCACCAAAGAGGAAGCCATTAAGCATGCCACTTCACACAAGAGTAATGGGATCAGTATCCTCCTTGACCCCTACTCAGGTAAGGGCAGCATGGGCACCTACTGGTTCTGGTCAACCAAAACCAAGTTCCCCCTCTCCTACTACATTGACAGCGACACACACGACACGCCTAAGGTCAGTGTCACTGTCTCTCCTGGCGAAATCATGCGGGTGGACGGCTACATGATGAGTGCCGATGAGAAGGAGATTGCCTGACACTCAGGGCTATCCACAGACCCCGGACGCTTTCACCTTTAAGCGTCCGGGGCTGCTCTGTCGGGGCGACTTTCCATCTAAGCACGGAGTCAACAAGCATCTAGCGTATTATCAAGAATCTATGTCGTCTATACTAGGTATTTGCATGTCTGGGATACCCCATGTTACCCAGTTCGACTTGATACTATATCCTAGTTCCTTGTTGACACGTGCTGCCACCCTTTCAGCGATGTTGTCAGCAGAACTCTTGATCTTGAAAAGCGACTCGTCCGACAGCATGCGATAAGTCAACCTGATGAAGTTCAGGATAGGAACTACATTTGCCTGAATACAATCACACTCGTTCCTCAGGATCATGTTTCCGTCATCACCCTCCTGTAGGCAGGGATGAATCATGGAGTAAGCAGTATCCTCAAGACAACGCTTCAGCACTGACACATCCTCATCAGAGAGATCACGAGGAAAGCCTGTGTACTCAGCATTGAACTTGAAAAGAGTCATGTCAGGAACATAAGCATCTACCTTAACACGGGCATGAAACCCTATGCTGACCAAACCATCCTTATCGAGCAGGTGAATTGCAATCTGGTCAGGTGATTCGTAGTCATCACTCACTCTCGCCTCAGCGACATAGAATGGGGGATTGATGTTATTGACCTTGCACACATCCTCAAGATCAAGAACATTGGTAGGTAGAGTCACCTCAACATGATCCTCGTCCAACACATTGTCCTTGGCCCTGATGACAGCATTCTGGATATTGTCTCCATCGCTGACTGAACTGGTGACTGATCCATCTGGCAGAGTAAACTCGATTGACAGAACCTCTCTTCCGTTCAAAGGAGTAAGGACACTGTTGAGGTACCCAGCGATCTCATTCATCTTTGTCTTTCCATTCTCAGTCATACTAAAACCTCTCTCTGGTGTTTTTGTAACCCGTCACTTCAGGACGCACAATCAGGACGTCTCACTCTGTAGTCCACGAATAGCGCTGGTAAGTAAATGGGTTTCTATCTCACGGATACGCTCTACGCTTACTCCTTTCACAACGAACGCCCTTCCACCTTTAGATACAACATTGCTGATATAGGCCCGTGTACGCACTTCAAGGTCACTCAGTGAAGATGCCTCAACTCGCACTATATACCTACCTAAAACATGTCCACGAAAAACATCATCTGCACATAGGTGTCTAATATAGGTTCGCTTTCCATTGCTTTTGACTTCAATGTGGTAACTATAATGTTCGATATACGTTTCCGCATCTTTCTCTCTCTGTTGGTTTGTTCGTCTTTTAAAGAAATCTGCCACATTCCTATTGAGATTCTTAATCATTCTTGATGGCGTAACATTCATTGAGATCACCCTCGTTATCTATCGGTCTATTCTGGACGCTCTCTTATTTAGAATAAGTTTTACCCCATACTCATAACTGAATTAGCAAAAGCAGCGGAAAGAAACACGACAGCAAGCGAGACGACCAGTCCTGTAGCAATCGACGCGATCATCGCAGCAGCCATCACCCAGAGCCAGGATGCTGAGATGACACCAAGCACTTTCAGCAGTGATGTTGCGGCAAAGCATGTAACGACCACAACCGCTGCGATGACGGCACCCCACCTGAATAGGGTCCTCTTGTCACTATCCTGTGCGTTAAAGGCGCCATCTGTGATGCTGTTAAAATCTGCGCTCATGATTTCAGTTCTTCCTCCTGTTCTTACTGTCCAGGCGCTTAGTTCCAGCGTCCAGAATCGTGTTACCGAACGACTCCACTGCTGACATGAAGGCGATGACTAGGGCCAGTCCAAGCAGGATTGCAGGGACAACGAGCCACCAGGGGATTGTGATAATGTCAGCAACCCTGAGCACGATGGTTCCAGAGACAGCGCCAATACACAGAACAAAACGAGTGAACGAGGTCATCAGCAGGAAGATCTTGCGGATCCTGGCTATGTGAGCAATCCTGTTGGTAAGTAGTACGCTCTTGCCTTGTTGTGCTGTCATTGTCTGCTGGGCCTTTCTGATGGTTCTGTGTGTTGCCTGCTTTTTGCTGACACACCTTCAATCTGATCAGCATCATCTCATACTTCCAGGCGAAAGTCCAGTTAAAGGTGTGTGATGTGGGTGTCAATCTTGCTGCAACAATTTGTGTGTCAAGTATCACATGTATACACAGTGCACTTGGGCGTAGAATGGCTTACAATCGCGTGTATATACCTGCACACAGAAAGGATAGTTCATGACACTGGTCAGCAGCACTAATGTCAGTGCAAACAGAGGGTTTATTCTGCTTGAGGTTGTCCTCTTTCTGGCGATTGTTGGTTGCCTGTTTCTGGCGAGCATGTTCTGGCAGAGTTCACCCGACATATTTCTTAGTCGCATGCAGCGGAACGCACGGAGAGAGGCGTCTGAGATCTTGGCAAGCGTCGTCGGTGTGCTTGTGATTTTTGTTATGCTTACTGTGCTTCCGGGATTCGCTAACGGGCTCATCGGCTACACCAGTCAGGTCTACCAGGTTCAGGGCATTGTCAAGGACGCTGCCGAGACCAACTGCTCGACAGAGGGTGAGGACTGTGCCCCAGATTTTCTTGGCAAGGTGTACATGGATGGCATCACCTTCAGCCATGATGGCGAGCAGCCAGGACCGTCTGGGGAGAGGCTTCGTCCCACTGATGTGATTGAAAAGAAGGTCACCGCTCAGTTCAGGTGCAAGAACATCAGCGGCCGCATCTTGAGCGCTCAGGAGGTCCTGGACACCTGTGACAAGGCACGCATCACTGCTATCGAGGGATGAGCGTACCTGGATTAGGCGTCCTATCCGTCCATAAAGAGACAACCCGGAGGCCATATGTTTTAGCACTCCGGTTTGTTCATTTGTGCTCTGGTTAAACACAAATGCTATGACAAGTTATCACCACTTGCGCGCCTTCTTCTTGTCGTCATCGTTAGAGTAGTCGCCCCAGCCTCGCTTAATCTTCTCCCAGGGGTCGGGGTTTGGGTCAAATGGATCAGCCATATTCTTCTCCTCAATGTGTACGGCTTTTGCTTACTGGACTGAACCATGTCCTCACCGATTCTGGTTCTGGCAACCTTAAGACCACGAGAGGTGAACCACTGGTGCTTGTTCACCTCTGGATTACTTAGTCAGGATAGTAGGCACACAGAAGAAAATGGGTGAGATGTCGTGTTCCTCCTCATATGAGATAGGATCGTTTGGGAAGATGTCGTAGTAGTCGAAGATGTTGCCGTCCTGAGGGTGCTCAGGCTCTCCACAGGTCTCTGCTCGAAGGTCACGGATGACCTTTCTCAAGGACTCCTCCATCTTACGAGCATCCTTGTCGAGGAGGTTGTTCCTGCTGCCCTTGCGAGTAACGGAGACAAGTGCTCGGTACTTCTCTGACGACCACTTGGTGGCGCTGAACTCCACCTTAAAGTCGTCAGAGGGCATCTCAACACCTCGTGCAAGAAGGTTGAGATAGACCCATTCCGCCACCTTCTGAGCGCGTCCAGCATGGTTCTTGATCATGGGGAACTCAAGATTCCATTTGGGCTGACGCGGACTCCTGAATGTACCTGTGTACAACTTCTCGCACCCGAAAGCGACAACACTTCCGTTCTTGAAGGACCTCTGAGCGAGTACTTCACCACCCTTCTCAGTCCAGTCGTAGTGGAAAAACCTGTACGCCTTGACCCGCCACAAGAGACCGCTCTCATCAGTGTGAAGCCACTTCTCCTGACCAAGAAGAATCTTCGGCTCAACACCGAAAGCCTGCTGAATGTGGTGCTTTGCAAAGAGAATGGTGTTGTCTCTGAGGTCGTTTCCCATGGTCCCTCTCCTTTTTGTTCCTGCTGTGGACCTTCGAACCTTCTGTCTTGACTGATGAGTCAATGCTAGGCCGACCAGGGGTCCCAGGCAACCCCAAAACAAGTGAACCAGATCACTTGAATACCAAAGAGGATTTTGATGTGACTGCCTTGCTGCTGCCTGTGTCGCATACATCACAACATTTTTTGATCGACCAAGCAAAAAAGAGGCGACCTCAGTCGGTTAGAACCAAGGCCGCCTCACACCTCAGCGGCGCTTACCACGTCCGCGACGGCGACGGCTCTGGGAGGGCTTGGGGCGCTCATCCATCTCAGGGAAGAAGTCCTTGCAGCGTACCTTGAAGCGCGGCTCAATCAGGTTTCCGTTCTCGTCGGCGACCCAGAACACGATCCCCTCAATGTTTCGGGCACGGAAGTCAGCGAAGATGGGCTCCAGCATCGCAAAGGGGTCATCACTGGCAAGGATCTCCTGAATGGCAGGGAACTCGGTGGCTCGCTCACAGCCATGGATCCGCAACTCATCAGCAGCAACCTTCTCAGGGTTACCGTTGATCTTAGGTCCCAACAGTTCGAAGGTGGTGTCCTTAGGCGGCTCGGCCCCGTTGTCCTCAATGAATCGAGCGATAGCCCGGTTGAGGAACTTCTTCATGGAGGAAGAATCCTTGGGCTCCCACCCGAAAGTGATGCCAGTGTTAGGGTCTGTCTCCAGGGGAATGAACCCCTCAGGTGCCTCCTTGCCAGGACGCACAGCCCGGCGAGTAAACCACTCCCCATCAGCGTCACAGAACACGGCTGTCCCGTCGCGCTTGAACGTGGGAACGATTCGCTTCCCCTCGGCCAGGGTGTTGGAAATGAGGTCACGGATGTCTCCACGAATAGTGTGGAGTACCGTGCGGTCGCCCTCCTCGTTGAAGTGGAGGTTAAAAATGACGGGCATCTTCTTCATTGCTACTGCCCCTTTCTCCTGGTCATCGGTGCCAGGGTTGGTATCTTGCCTGTTTGTGGCACCACTATAGGCAGGTCGCCCAGACAGTCGCAAGCCCTGAATCAGTGAAGCGGGTCACAAACGCGAGGCACTGGCTCTATCAACATGTGCCCCATGTCACCAATGTTTCCGCTTGCCTCTAGGTGCTTGCTGGTGTAGAGTGTGGGACGGTGCCAGGCGTATGATGCTGAAGTTGTAACATCCTGGAAAGTCCTATCGTGAAAGAGAAGCAAGCATGTCTGACAATACTGACGGCATTGTTCAGAGTACTCGTGAGGCGATGGCCCGTATCAGGGAGGTAAGGTCGGGTAATGACCTGGCTTGTGCTTTAGATGACCTCCCCTTGGAGGCTGCTATGAAGTGGGGTCTGGAGTGCCCGGCTGTTGACAAGGTGTTCACTGCCTGGATGCGTGAAGCATGTAGGGACGCAGTGTTTGTTGTGGATGAGTACGCGGCCAACAATGACTTTGAACTCACCATCGTCTACTACGACTACGATGATGGCTACTGGTACGTCTCTGGGTGGGTAGTGGGTGACGAGAATGTTCACTACAAGGACATGGAGGCGGCCCGAGAAGCCTACCTGTACCTCAGCAAGGACCGGCACCCTTGCGAGACTGCCCAGGAGTATGGGACAACTGAGGAGTATCTTGCTGACATCCGCCAGAAGGCCATCAAGATCAGCGGGATCGTTGGTGTACGTCGAGCGTGCGAACTGATGACTGATGCCGCTGAACGTGCCGGGTACGTGGTTGAGGATCTGGGTGAGACGTCCGAGGAGAACTACTACATTGGTGTCATCACCATGGTCGGGAAGGACGGGACAGAGTACGAGGTTGGTCATGGCCGACCCAAGATCTGCCTGAGCGACATCAAGAAGTAAGTAGCAGGAGGACAGGCCATGTGGTTGAATACTGTTAGCGGCGAAATTGACCTCAAAATCAGTAGGGATGAGGTGGAATCCTTCACCAGCAGACTCAAAAGCGCAATCGGGGAGGATGGAGACCTCAACGTGGCTGCTAGAGACTCTTGGAGGAAAGGGCATCTCAGTGTCTCCTTCACCTACAGCACCAGCAAGGATATTCACGAGTTCTCAACCATGAGGGCTATCCAGGAGGTAGCGGACCAAAACGGCCGCAACCACTATGTCAGCGTGACATTCGTTGACATGAGAAACTTCGCTGACGCCAGATCTCCACGAATGACTGTATATGACCTTAGAATGTCAGAGATGCCAGTGATTGAGATGGAGGATAATTCTTTCACGGCGGACATTGAGTCGATGACCCCTTGGATGCTGTGACCCTATCGCCTTAAGTTGAGGGGAGCGTCAGAGTCATAGCATGCGCGGTGGTCGCACCCTCAGTGTCATTGTGTGAGCCAGTTCACTCGCCCCAGTGTTGCATTCACCGTTACCCCATGTGTACGCTGTAGCCAGAAGCCGGGAGGAAGAGCCTGACCGGCAAGAGTAACAGGAATTAAGATGGCTGACTTCTTCGATAGCGATGTTGTTGCCTCCGGCGTGGAGCAGTATGTCCTCTTTGGTATCCCCACGCGGGCGGTAGCCACCACTTTCAATGGAGAATACGACCTCGTTTCGCCTTATGGTTCCACTGGTGACGAGGATGAGGGGATCGAGATCTGGCTCTCCGGCGAGGAGGGTGAGGATGAGGACGGGATCTTCATCCGTGGCACCATTGAGCGCGGTGTTCCGGGCGACCTGATTGCCCGGGAGATCGACACTGTTGATGCCTGGCAGGATGAGGATGGGACTCCCCATGTCCTTATCGCTGCTGGAGGCTACGAGGTTGTTCTCACTGGCGATCCTGATGCTCTGGGGTGGGTGGCTTCTCTGGGGGTTTGACAGCAAGCGCAAGACAAGAAGAGCGCGTGAGGGGCCTCTGTCGTTCGGTAGCAGGCAGAGTCCCCTTACGACCTTCTGCCCAACTACCTACAGGGACACATGTTGTGTGCCACAGGCCCAGATGTTGCCTTTAGGGTGCCTTGTCGTGTATAGTCAGCAAGAGAGAGCATCAGATCATCTAGAGTGCTCTGTGATGTTTGCATGAAATGGGAGGGACCCCGTAATGAACAAGACGTTTAGTGCGTACATCGAGTACCATGGCAAGTACACTGCCGCCCTGAGACTGTTTGAGCGATTCAAGGGGAAGTTCGACAGTCTCCAGGGCGAGGGAGGGTTCAGTTTTGTCGCTAAGATCGATGAGGATGACAGCGACTACACGCCCATGATCTGGGTACGAGCCCATGGGACACCTGAATCGGATTCCATCTTTGAGGACCTTCTTAAGTACGTGACCAACAAAATGATCCATACCCCACACGAAGGGATTGGGAAAGTGTACGCCAAGACTGTCGTCATTGACCCAGTTGATGACGAGTTCTTTATCCCCGAGATCTATGTGACGAAGTACGAGACCGACCAAGACGGTATTGTTCAGAGCAGTGTCGAGACGTACATCAGTGACGAGATTGTATGACCTGACTAGCCCTGTTGGTTCAGAGACGATGAGAGCGGAGATTCGATGACCCCACTGTTATTGACTGCTGGCATTTCTGGCGGTGAAGCGTCAACGACAAAATCTGACGACATCTATCTTCTCTCCGCTATGGTTGTGATTATGGGTTTTTTCGCAATTGCTTTCCTTTTGGGCGATAAAGCCGGCAAGGTCTTGTTGTTTTACGCTACTGTGGTTGTTACCCTCCTTTTCTGGAAGCCGCACCTTTTCGTCTACGAGAAGACAGTAACCGAACATGCCCCTTACACGATCACTGGGACGGTACTCAAAATCGATAAGAACGACCTTGCGGAGTACAACCCCACGGTCACTCTGAACAGCGGAGAGAAAGTCAAGGTCACGGAGGATGCGAAGGACCTGTACCAGTTCATCGGCTCACAAGTGACTCTCAAGTGTGACTATGATGAGATGCCAGACAAAAAGATCACTAGCAGCACTTCCTGTGACTTTCAGGGTGCTGGCTCTACCCCAGCCCCTAGCGTATCCAACTAGGGACACCACCACTGCAACCATGATCCGTGCACGTGCTTGAAAAGTAGAACCTGAGGAGGAATAGGAGTATGAGCGACACGCGAGAGGTTACAGAGTCCATGGCCCCGAATGAGGTCGTGGCATTCCTAAACGATGGAACCCAATCAGGTTCTATCCCTGCCGCACTGGATGACATTCTTGACGACATCCGTGACGAGCAACTATCCTTGCATGGTTTTGATGAGGGCGAGACACGTGTGGTGAACGCCGTCAATGACTGGTTCGATGACGACAAGATCGCGTGCCTGGTGTGCGAAACAAAGAATGAGCAAGTCGTCTACACGCTCTCTGAGGTTCAGGACGTCTCAGGGTCCTTTCTGGTGTGGTGGTGGAAGAAGTATGACGCCAGCGCCTACACTGAGTTGATGGGCGCAATCAAACAGGGGCGAAAGTTCCAGTTCCTCCTACATGAGGGGCAAGGCAACAGATTCCTCATCAATGAAACGATCCAGGAGGTCTGGGAAGTTGCAAGAAACATCCCCAGAAAGCACTCACTGAAGTTCTTCAAGAGGGTCGTGAAAGAGGAGGCATACTTCTCTAACTCATGGGAGACTGTTGACGACTACCATTCCCGGCACTGGCGGCAGTGGCTCTCCAGGGGCGGTTTCGTCAGGTTCAAACCCAAGGGCATTGACATGTTTGTTTGCGTCAGTGACGACCGCAACAAGGGAGCGCTTTCTTTCTGGCAGGAACTCATCGAAGATGGGGACACGCTGGGAGTGCTCAGAGATGTGGATAAGAGTGGGGTCATGTCCTCCCCCAGCAAGTTCCCATACCGTGACCTGTGCAGCAAGGTCAAGGGGTACCGTGAAGACCTCTCGGACGTCAAAATTGCCAATAACGACCCCAACCTCTCTGAGAACGGGCGAGTGAACATTGTTTACATGTTCGTCACCGTGAACAGGTACAATGAGCCATCCGTGTACATGCTGTCAGACCACTTCAAATCTTATGACTGGAGGGTATTTGACGACATCGAAGTCATCTCCCCATACCTGCACAAGGTGGGGTGGACTAACAACACCCAAAACAACGAAGAGTGAAATAAAGGACAGATTAGGATCTAGCATGAATAACGCAAAAGAGATTACCGACGACAGCACCCCGAACGAGGTCGTAGCATACCTGAACAACAAGATACAATCAGGCGAGTCACCTTTCACAACGCATGATGCTCTTACGGACATTCAAGATGGAGAACTGACCCTGCCAAGATTTAATACTTCGGCTACCATGATTGCCAACATAGTGAACAACTGGCTTGACGGCAGTGGGGTTGCGCATATTGTGTGTGACGGGTTGACTAAAAACCTAATCGTCTACACTCTTTCAGAGGTTCAGGAAGTATCCGGCTCCTCTTTGGTGTGGTGGTGGAAGGAGATTGACTCTACCGCCTATATCCGCCTTATATCACCTATTAGAAAAGGGTACGAACTCCAGTTCCTCCTGCATGAGGCGCGCGACAACCACTTCATGCTCACTGAGACCGTCCAGAAGGTTTGGGACGCCGCCAGAAGCCTCCCTATAGAGCACTCATTGAGGTTCTGCAAGAAGATTCTCGGAGAACACCTGAGAGTGTGGGACACTGCACTTGGCACTAAGCCTGGCTCATGGGAGAACGTTCACGAGTCGCGTTCTCCATCGTGGGAAAGGTGGATTGCAAATGGAGGAAAAATTGAGTTTGTCACCAACTATGATGTTACAGTTGTTCAAGTAACACCAGAGCAGAACGAGGGACTGATCAAGTACTGGCAGAACCTCATAGAAAACGAGAACGACCCAACCAAGGTACTGGATGTGCTTCAGGATGTGGATTATAGTGGAGTCATGTCATCCCCCAGCAGGTTCCCATACCGTGACCTGTACAGCAAGATCAATGGGTATCGTGAAGACCTCTCAAACATCCAGTATGCCCGCACCGACCCGAACCTATCTGACTACGGGTGGTTGAACATTGTAGACGTGTTCGTGACAGTAGACGAAAACAGCAAGCCGTTCGTGTACATGCTTTCAAACAACCCAGCCGACTACGGGTGGACACTCTGGGAGAACATCTCATTCATATCCCCATACCTGCACAAGGCGGGTTGGAAGATAGACGACAAGCCACAACAGTAGAAAGTGACTCAGTTCACACCTGGTGGTGTTGACGGCCAACAACCCGGCCACATATGCTTACCTCATCAAGCCAGCAGGCAAGAAGCCACCAGGCGCAAGGCAAGGAGAACAACAATGACCATCAACCCCACCAATGCCCCTACTGACGTCATCAAGTTCCACGAGTCCGCCAAGAAGGCGTTCATTGGCAAGTCAGTGTGGACCGTGGACACGCTGCAACAGCGCACCACCGAGGGCATCATCCACCGCACCCGAATCGTGATCTGCGATGAGGAAGGATTTGGTGGAGGCACACTTCAGAACGGCGGCGAGATCCGCAACGTCGGGGCCTTTGTTGGAGCCTTTGGAAGCACTATTGATGACGTTCGTTTTGAGAAGTGGGACGAGGGGGTGTACCGCTTCTGGCTATGGAACAATGTCACCCACGATGTGGCAGAGTTCTACTACCACTGCTAACAGCCCACACAAGTCACCACAACAGGTGGCAAGAGTGCCGCTACCCACCCTGACCTATTCGGTGCGGGTAGCGGTTTTCTTTCGTCCATCATGGTCGCAATAAGCCCCTAGAGCAGAGGACACAAGACGGCTTATTAGCCCGTCGCCTCAACCAGCAATGTGTCCCACTTCATTTCTTCTCATGTTGACAACAGTCGCCCTGTGTGCATATATTTGAAGTACGTTTAAGGGAGCACCGGCTACATTGAAAGACCCCAAGGAGAAGAAGATGGCTAATGGTTCCGTACTGATTTCGGGGTATGTGCGTGCTCGCATCAGCATGGAGGACGCTGAAAAGAGGGCGGAGAAGTTCAAGAAGGCCACCACGAAGCGATCCGAGAGCGCGACCGTTGAGGTTGATATCGAGGATATTCGTGAGATTAGCAAGAAGATTAAGTTCCTTGTTGCAGGAGATTCTGAGAGCCTGACCAACGACATCGACGACTTGGTTGAGTCCACGCTGTCGAAGGGCCTCAACTACAAAGATCACGCTGTTTGGGGAAAATTTGCGGTAACTGATCTGCGTCAGGTTAAGCCGGGTTGCACCCCAGCAATGTCAGTCTTCTCGCTCGACTTCGACGGCCACCCTAGAGAAAACGTCGAGGTCAGTAACACTGGTAAGGTCTATAGGCGCTGGATCTAAGTACCCCACGATCGTTATCATCTTGCTCGTGGGGTACTTGCTCGTATCCCTAACACAGTAGACGTGACCTGGTTCACACTGTAGCGTGTTGACTACCTCTCCTCCTATCATGTAGGGTGGAGACACAAGCCAGGAACAACAGGGTTGCTGGCGAATACGCACAAGGAGTCGGAAATGACCGCTTACACGTTCTCGAAGTTCGCCAACCCTACCTCGGATGTCGTACCTCAGCCGGTTGTCGATCTGGCTTTGGAGTTCACGCCTACTGCTACCATTTCTGCCAACGAAGGCGTTTTCGTCTGGGACAACTTCAAGGCGAACGGTGTGCGTGCCTTCTGGTACGACAATGATGTTGTGCTGGTGCATGTCACCAAGGTGGTTTTCGGGAAGCCGTTCACTTTCACTACTAAGTGGAACCTTGACTTTGAGGATGAGTGGCCCACTGGTACTCATCTCATTTGGGCTGCGCGTGAGGGGCTGGCTCAGGCTAACGCTCTGGTGTACCTCATTAACTATCTGGAGGTCAACGGTCTCGGAGTAGCCGGGAAGATTGACCCTGAGGAAACTGTCATCACTCTGGATAGTGGACGCAAGGTCATGCTCCGTGTGGACTATGACAATGAGACCGAGAGCGTGGTGTTCTCCTGGGATGCGGATGGTGCTCTTGATGACATCCTTTCTGCCTTCCAGACTCTTGATGAGATTGAGTACGAGGCCCCTGGGGGAAAGCGCATCGCCTTCAGCGCCTCCCTGTTCGCCTGAGAGGCCACGTAAACTACTCACCCCAGGATCCTCTAGGCACAGGAGAGGATCCTGGGGTGGGCTTTGTCCGTGAAGAAGGCTGCGGGCGCTCTACCATCAGGGTAGTGTGTCGCAGTTCACTCGACTGGAAGTTGCCCCTAGCGCTGGGAGCATGTAGTATGATGTTCAGAAGTCAGGGGACAAAAGGTCTCATGACAAAACGCGAAGGAGACAACATGAGCAAGACTGTCACTGAGATTGTTAAGGCCGTCGCTGAGAATGGACTGGATGCCACTTTCGGCACTACTAACGCCGCTATCGATAATGGCTGGTATGACTGGTTTTGTCAGGACCGCTCACTGAAGAACAGGTCAAAGAAGTTCATGACCATTCTCAATCGGCTTACTAATGGCGGCAAGGTCAGCCTGGATGGTGAGGTTACCTTCCTGAACAAGTACGCAGAGCATCTGTTCGATGTCATGATTCTAGAGTCCACTGAGGGCACCATTTTTGTCGAGAATGACCCTCAGGAACATGGGGCGCGTTGGGCTGTTAAGGTGAACGGAAACCACCCCACTGAGGGGTTCCTGAAGTTCGACAGTGTTCATGGCCTTGTTGCGTGGCTGAACGAGCCCTGGGGCTAACTCGCTCTTACGGAGAGGTAAGAGCGCAGTATCTCACCCCTTCCTTGCAGGGAAGCGTATGCAGTGCCGTACAGTTGACTATATGAGTTGACTGTACGGCACTGCTGTCGCTGATGTTGAGTTTCCCTGCTAGATTTGACGCATCGGAGGGCGGTGGGTACGAGTGTGGCCTATTTCACTAGAGTCAACATTGATCATGTCTCACGGGTGGTGCTATGCTCATACCAGATGCCAAGAACAAGAGGTTGTTGGCCAATATTTGAAGGAGTCACAATGTCCGCCACTATCAAGCCCGCCACCAAGTACATTACCTCCAATGAGGCAATCTGTGAGGAAAACGTGGTAGAGAAGGGTGACTGGGCTGACTTCCTTGAATCATCCATTAAGGGAATGCACGTGACCGATGTGTACGTGACTACCCGTAAGGCCGCCCACAATAAGTGCCCTCAGGGAATTGACTGTGATGACTCGAACGAGGGTGACTCTGCGGTAGTCATTGAGGGTCCCGTGAACCGTGTTGTTCTGCTTGGTCACTCTGCCCCCGATTTTGACAACGATGTCAAGTTGAATGTGCTCAGTTACGACAACTCCGACAAGAGGGTGAACAGTGTGTCCATTGAGGGCATCAACACCTACTGGTTCACACAGGGCACTGAGGGCGGAGAGTACTACACCGTCAAGATCGGCCGCCACAATTCGCCTATTATCATTGAGGTCCTGACCTACTCCGACTCCCTCGGTGATGTGGGCGTGCCATACATTGTGGTCCAGGACGCCCGCTGATAAGCCACTAACTGTCGCCCTGGCATGAGGTTCTACCGTTCATGCCAGGGCGGCTTTATTTACCGCTGTCAGAGTTCACGCAAAACATGACTGTGGCCCAGTTCACATGTTTACCAGTTGCGCATGTTCAAGGTCATGCCGTATGCTTACACCATCAAAGGAAACAAACACAAAGGAGGATAGCCGTGAGCGCGCCCCTGGATCTCACCACCTACTTCACCAGCCCGAACACGGACAGTGGTGAGAAGTTCACTTATGAGAGTGAGATCGCTCTTGGATTAACTAGGGCCGCTGGGAAGTTCTCTTCCATCAGCGGTGAGGTTCTGACTGCTATCAAGCGTCTGGCTCACGAGGCTGGCAGTCACGTGACCATCCTCAACCCTCCGTCGTCTTTGCTTTCACGTGAGCACCCGCTCATTGTTGCTATTGGGTTCGAGGTGGTAGAGATTCACCTGGATTACGGACGCATCCAGGTGAACGTGCTCGAAGGCTGGCAGGACGTTCACGCCAACCTCGCTGGGTACACGACGTATGTCCAGTCCGAGGCGTGGAAGAGCCTGGGTGAGCACATGGCCCATATGGTCCACTGGCAGTAGCCATCACGGATGATACGACTGGGGTGGGCGCGTTTGGTATGAAGAACGTGCCCACCCCGGTTCTCCTTGTCTTCTTGCCACGCTCGCACTATCGTCAACACGCCTCTTAGTCTGATCAACCAGCAGCAGCACCCCATGAAGCACGCTATCTGCCTGTAGAGTGAGACTCAGTTCACACATAGCGGGGTTGCAGTCTGCCGCGGCAACCTGTACGCTTAAACCATCAGGAACACGACGGCGATTACCGCCAGAACGGAGACAGACAGATGAGCATCAATCTTGTTGCCAACATGGTTATTGGCAAACGCGAGACTGTCAACATTCTCAACCCCGACGAGAATGAGAGTTGGGTTTCTTTCCGCCGCGCCGAGTTCAATTTCGACTCCGTGAGCGACTTTATTACCGTGGTTAAGAGGTTGTTCCTCATGGATCACCCTCACTCCGATCTTCTGATGAACGAGCGTGACAGGGAGGCGGTTCGTATCCCTACTTTCCTCCAGGTCGCTGAGGATCTTGGTGCGGAGGTTGAAGATGTTGAGCGACCTGGTGACAGGGATTGTCTGTCTGGTGGGTTCGGGGACGATGCCGCGATCCTGTTTGGTGGAACCGTCTTCCCTGACGAGGACAACACCTACCTGGCTCTTTTCGGCAGTTCAGCATCCGGGGACCGGAAGTGGCCAGGCCACAAAGACGTGGTAGATGCTGTTAGGGGAGGCTTCGTCGCCCAGGAGGCCAAGAACCTGGGAATCAAGTAGAAGTACGTTAACCCTAGGGTGGTGTACTTCACATGACCTTGGGTTGCTTCACCTGGTAGGGGTGACATATACTAGAGTCATGACAGGGAGCAATAAGAGCGCTCTGACTAGATAGAAAGGCTCAGTTATGTCAGGCTTCTTCCGTAAGGCCCAGGCAGAGTCGGAGATTGATACGGTTATGCGTAACGTCTGTGACGCCTTCCGTGATGAGTTCAATGTGGAGCCATCCATCTCTGACGATAGTGCACCCTTCTCCTTCCGTGCGTACCACTTTGACGCGCGTTGCAAACACCTTGTTATCGCCCGTCGAGTCATTGATCACTGGGTGATTGATGTTGCTCTTCAGATCCCTCGCAAGGATGAGATTCTTAAGGGACAGTCAACCACTACTGATGTATCCTATGGTGGGGTCAAGGCGGCCATCTCGAACGCTCTCTACCATGGGGTCGTTGTGGATCGTATCAGCGGTGAGGTTATTCGTCGTCTCGGACACAGGCGCTCCGCCTGACAGTTTCTACACATAAACAACAGGTGTATGTGACGTGGATCGTTCGGTTTCATGCAGGCCGCCCACCAATACCGTCGCTCGCAGTGGGGTGCTGTTGTTGCACACATCACTACCACCTAAGTTGAATGACCTCTTGTGGTCGTGTACACTGAAAGCACCTAAGGGCAGAAGGCGGGCAGGGCCGACTGCAAGACGAACAGGAAGAGAAGACCATGATGGACGCGAAGGGCTTCATCAACAAGATCGAGCAGGCCATGAAGAACGGTGAGACCTTTACTCACGCTGTTGGCAGTTACGGCAGTTTTGAAGTCACTGTTTCCCCTGATGGTAGTGCAGTGTGCAAGTTGGAGGACGAAGAGCACAGTACTCTTCCTGCCGGTAGCAGCCCGGAAGAGATCCTTAACTACTACTCAACAAGTATCCGCCAGTCGTCCTACTCTTACGACACTGAGGGTGGAGGGTCCGTGACCTTTGTGAAGGACCTCCAGGTCGGCGACGTCATTCTCTACAGCCTGCATGGCGACGGGAACGCTAAGGTTGTCTCTGTAGACACGACTGACAGTGAGATCGTTGTGACTTTCGTTGTCCATTCTCCTGGCAGGACGTGGAAGCAGGTTGATACCTACCCTGCCGGGTCTATGATGGAGTTCGATCTCCTTTGGGGGGCTGACTGGGTTCCTGAGGAGAAGTAGTATCCGGTTGAGGTCTTGTACTTGTGGGGGCAAGAAGATCCCGTTACCACAAGCACAAGACGCCCCAGTTCTCCTATCGATTTCAAGTGGCATGAAGTGAACGCGGCTCTCATTAGTGCCCCATTGTGAAACATTTTCCGCATTCTCACTAAAAAATAGGACAGGAGAAGATAGTTATGGCTGAGATCTTCGTCAAGGATATGTACGCATTCGCTAAGGGCGTCACCTTCAACAGGGACACCAACGGGTTGCACTATCGTCCAACCCTGGCGCTACAGAGGTATCTGAGTGGCCCCAGTAGCCCGATCCTTATTAGTCCTGACAATTACAGGATTGTTTTCGGGAAGAAGATGTTCTCCATCACGGACGTCTCTGGTATGGCTGGCGCCGGAATCAACCATGGTGACACTTTTGACATCGTGTTCCAGATTGATCCCGTATCGCACTACAACAACATCTCTGATGGTGCTTTTGAGGCCGTCAAGAGGGACCTCTGGTACTTGGCCCGCTGGTTTGAGATGAGCCCGGATGAGGCCAAGAAGATCGATGCAGAGATCGCCAAGGATAATGAGATGAGTCTAGATGGCCTCAACTCTGTTCTTCAGGCCTGGGGTTTGGCGCCTGTCCCTCAGTCCAAGACATTCAACCTGTGAGTTCGCAAACACTATCCTTGATCAGACACCCCTTTTCTGTCGCTATGTGACCGGTTACACATCATAGAAAGACATGCATTAGGTGGAAGTGCTCTACAATGATCACGTGAGCAGTCACTCATACTTGTCATTCAAGACCACTCACACTCAACGCAAATGAAGGAGAACAGGATCGTGCCCCCAGAAGGACTCACGCCCCTATCTATCAGCGAGTTCGCAGCCAAGTACGGCCCCATCATGGAGATTGTTGGGATGAGCCGTCAAGGAGTGAAAGACATCCTTGCTATGGCATATGGTGTGTTTCCGTCTCCAGGGAATGGGTACAACGTTACCAGTACTGGAATTGTTGCGTCCGCTTTCCAGGAGTCTTCTCTGCCTCTTTTGCACCGTCGTCGTCAGGTGTCTGCCACTACGATTTTCAATGCCACTGTTGGGGCATCGGGTAGGCAGGGTCAGTGGGGTTTCACTATGCAGCAGCACGGCCGCAGAATCATGGCGGCTATCTCTAACCGTGATGGCTGGTTCAAGGTCATGGATGATGGCCCTGGCTTCAAGTACTATCATGCAGTTAGTGGGGTGAAGTGGGCCGACACCCCGATTCACTACAATAGTGGCGTCAGATCTTCCCGCAATGAGCCTGTTTTCCTTGATGGCATTCGAGAGATGATTGAGGAGTTGCAGCACATTGTCGCATTAAGGCCTACCATCCCTGAAACCGGGCGAAAGGCGAGACTGTTCTCCAAGTCCCCAAACGGTTCCCTACTGGACATGCGTGTGCTCAACAACCCCAACATCTGGCAGGAGACACAGAGCAAGGGAGAGGCCGATCAGCAGGAGTAGGGCATTCTTCTAGCGTGTGACTAGCATTACTGGGTTCCAGGTTGAAGATGCTGCTGTTGTGTCATAGCCTGGTGACAGGTTGACCAAAGAGCGGAAGACACTAACACGGAAAGAGAAGCCACGATGACAGTCAAGATTAATGACGCCAAGTATAAGGTGCTCGGCATGCTGGCCGAGATCTCCGATGACGAGTTCACCAGGTGGAGTGAGAAGCAACTTCATGCCGTCCAGCGCAGCATCATTGAGCGAGTGTCTTCTGGCCCTGAGAAGATCAAGGGCTTCAACAAGAGGATCACCGATCTCTTCAACAAGGCATCCTATGTCAACAATAACGTGGTTTGCTACGTTGCTGTTGACGACGAGGAAGAGATCATCCTCTACTCTCTCGCCAAGACTTCAGCAAATAGTTTTGACCGCCACGAGTACGACACGTTCGGCTGGGACTTGGACACACTGAGCCATGACGATGACAGGATTGAGAACGTTGAAGTTCTTGCCGATGTTATTGACAAGGCTAATGACCTTCGACGCAATTTCTTGCAGGCGACCGGCAGTCGTTTCGAGACCTGGAACGCATGTCAGGACCTTTGGGTCACCTGCTACATAGCGAACGAGCAAATTTCTATGGCTGCCCAGCAGATGCATGACTTCATCGACCAGATCATGAGTTTCGTTCTTGGTGAGACGGGCTCTTTCAAGCCTAAGAAGGATCCCATCGGTGAGATTGAGTACTGGTTCTATGACGGGGGAACCATCTCTATCAAGAACGGGTACTACACTGAAACCTACAAGGTAGGCCCCCAGTACTTTGACGGTATCAAGACCTCCTGGATTTATCGGGCTAATGCCGTGGGACTCTCTGGGGATGCGGCTGATCTGATGAACGACATCCTTAAGAGCGGTGTCATGGCCTCCACAGAGAAGTTCGACTACTCGGAAGTGTACTCCCAATTCCCCGGGTACAGTAAGGAACTGACTGATCTGAGCAAGATGCAGGACGACAAGACCTTCAACTATGGTGGAGACACTGACATCATTGACGGTTTCGTTATCGCCGACGAGGTGAAGAACGTTGACGACTCCTGGGCCCACGCTAGCGGCTACTACTCCGTAGCGGTCCTGTCTCGAAGCATCGACGAGGACACCTACTCCTGGAAGGAAATCTACGACTGGGGTGAGGTGTATGATTATCTCGTTCGGGCAGGCATGAAGGTCGAAGAGTGAGAACGCTAGCGCGATGTAAGGGCCACTTGTATCTGCGTGTCAGGCAGATCTCAAAGAAGTAAGAGGTCACCTGAACGGCAGCAGGCGACGAAGGACTTTGTGACTCACTTCACTAGCCTCATGGTTGATCGGCCGTGAAGGTTGTGTCTATACTGGAGTCATCACAGCGCAAGAACACTTGAAGGAGTGATCATGTTCTCTACATTCCCTGCCGTTATGCTCTCGCTGCCCACCCTCTTCGGCGGCGACAAGGCGACACCAGCCCCTTCGCACAACTCCCGTTTCAAGCACTGGGAGGGTAAGCGCGTCTGGGAGCCGCCCATTGGTGAAGAATCTGAGGGTAGTGTCGATTATGACTACTACGAGATGGCGCCTGATGGGACGATTCGAGGTCACAAGCACGTCATGCACAAGCATGTCTGTGTGGCGCCTGATAACTGCCCGTTCGGTGGGGTTGATGAGTACTGCTTGGAGTGCCACTACGGGCTCCCCAAGCACGTGTGACCCACTCCACCACTAAGATTGTTGCCTGAACCTTGATAAAGCATGTACGCTAGTGCCATCAAGGCTCAGGCAACAAGGCATCTGAACCGTTTAGGAAGAAACACCCATGAGCACCAACAGTGCCAAGACTCTCGTTCATATTTCTTACGCTCTGTTCGCCATGGCTACAGTGTTTGGGGTTGCCGCCATCGTTGGCGGTCACTCCAACGCTTTTATGACTGGGTTGCTGGGGCTGGGTGGGGCTCTGTTTTACGCCAAGGCCGAGAAGACCGCCAACGAGTAGTGTCTATTTATACCGTCAACCAGTCAAGTTCTTGAGAGGAGGCTCAACAGAAGTGCCTAGAACCATTGTGTCGCGCACGTATCCTCGTACACCGTATGCTGCGTTCAGCAAGACTGGTGAGCCCTTAGATCTTGATGTGGTACTGGCTGGTATCAGGAAGGATGCTGAACTGGTTGTCCACTATGCCCTACAAGAGATGACTGAGCATAATCTCGCTCTGGTGACCTATTTTGACAGGTTCAAGCCTGCTGAGGCAGGGCGGAGAATGGGTCTGTTTCTCCCTAGCGAGGTGAAGAAGCGGTTCAAAAGTGGGGCCTCACGACTGGAGAAGATGTTCCAGGAGCAGGCCGTGACTGCCTTACGTTCCTGGGCCACCAGATCTGGGGTTGTCTCTGGGAACTACACTGGCTACGTCTCCGCTGGCTGGAAGAGAACAGTCGGGGACTCCAGGTCAAGGGCCCTACAGCCTCGGCTCGCCCTGTCTGCTACAGATAAGCAGTACAGGCGTATGAGTGTTACACCAGAACGTATTTCTCTTGACATGGTTGTTCAGGGCCAGTGGGTGACACTGCATTTTCCTGTTCCTCCACAACTTTTAGAGCAGGGCTGTGAGCCAGGTGTTCCAGACATCTGGGTTGACAGTCAAGGTCGAGTGATGTTTGGTCTCCATGGCATGACAGATCCTGGCAGACCGGAGTTCTCACCCAGGTACGTCATTGGCGTGGATGTGGGGGTCACTAACCCGGCCGCCTATGTTGTCTGGGACACTGAGAAGAGGGAAATTGTCGAGAAGTCTCTGCTTGATCAGAGGGCGCGGTCTCTGCATAACAAAATCAAACGCGGGGTTAGGCAAGTGTCCTCTCTACAGAGGAAGAACCGCCCCGAGGAGGCCGTGCCCCATAGGGCGCATCTATCGAATCGGCGTAAGGAACTGAGTATCCTTGTGGCTCAGGAGGTCGCGGACGCTGCCTGGAGGTATGGTAACGCCCTGGTGGTGTTTGAGGATCTGAGCCATATCAGGAACACCATGAGGTTTGGACGTTGGTTCCGTGGCGAGGTGCATAGAAGAACACGGGACATGGTTGAGGCTGACGGTGGACGAGTGATGAAGGTGAACGCGGCGTACACCTCGAAGAGGTGTCATGTCTGTCAGTCTGATCTGGACATGAGCGACTACAGTAGCCCTGTGTGTCACTCATGCAACATCACTCATCACCGGGACGTCAACGCGGCGGCGAATATTGCCCAGCGGGCCAACGTCAAGAAGGCTTGTCAGACCAGGATGCGGCACACCACGAAGACGAAGCGTGTCCGCCGCTCCAAGTGCCGGATAAAACCACTGAAATATCCTGGTACGAAGAACAAACCAACACCCAAGGCGCCCCAGAACCGACCTAAGACTCATGCTCACTCGTCTCTTCCAAAGATGGAGGTGAGTAAGGGGATGTGCCCCGCAGAGTCTAGGGTTTCTGCGGTGGACCACAGGGAGTGGTTTCAGACAACCAGCGGCACGACAGTTCTAAAGGAGAACCTATCTATTGGGAATACAATAGATGTGGTTTATCCTAAGGAATAGTCATACTCTGCTTACTACTCTAATCGGCCGCTTGTCCGTGTTTGTGTCAGCCGCTACGGGCAGGATTGGTACAGTGTTGACACTGCGGACGGAGGCGTTGCGGGCATCAAAAAGGCTTTCAAGGATGCGATGGAGATCGAAGAGTACATCCACACTGGAGGCAACAACTAGAACTCCCGCACTGGCGGCAAAGTGGGTCACACCTCATACTCGACAGGTGTGACCCACTTCAGTATTTCTGATGTGCGGATTGACCAACCCTAGCTCTTGCAATCTTGTCTGGTGACAGTGGTCAAGACGTACTTAACTGCTGTCACTTCTCCACTTCGGTTATCATGGGAATTCATGCTGGTGCTTGACGTGACTCCTATGGTAGTGTATTATTGTGTGTGGCAGTGATCCTGCTATCAAGAGTAGTTGTAGAAGAGGATGCAATGAGCGACAGCCTTGGTGATAACAAGTTTTTCAAGTTTGCCAATTGTGCAGTTAATGTCATGCTTGTTATTGTGGGCATTCTGCTTTTTCTAGCGGTTTTTCATCTAATCAACATGCGTTCTACTGCTGTTTCAGTAATCTTGTGCGTTCTTATGTTGATGACATCTGTTGCTGTAGGGTGCGCCATTGTTGCCGACATTCAGATGAAACGCAAGAAAAACATTGGTAACGGTTTAAGTGAGAATGGCGACGCGGCAAGCAGTCGTGATGGTGAAAGCGTCGCCATTCTCAGCCCGACGAACGCCACATAAGCCCCATCTACCATTTTGCTTGATTATTGTTTGACTCATGTGTCCATTTGATGGCTGCGTGGAAGAAATCTAGCGTGTGTGCTTGCTTGACCGGTGCTTGACTGGAGCAGAGTAGAATGAGTACAACATAGCATACTGGCAGTTGAGCAGATCCCATGAAGCACCCACCTATGAGGACGCCATCGGAGAAATCCGAAATAACCGAACACGTAAGGGGAGAAAACATGACGTCTCAGGACTCACAGCACCACCAGAACCTTGCTGTCCTTAGAGAGATAGTCGAGGATGAACTTGTAAGACATGGCAGTAGCGTCACTGACCTGGAAATGCTTGATGCTGTGCGACCCAGGTACGACCAGCATCCTGATTCAACTGGAGATTTGATCAGGGTTCACCTGAATCCTATGTGGCTCATTTCTGATCATGTTGCCACGTTTATTGTGCGCAACCCTGACGGAACGTTCACTGCCTTTACCCTGTCGGAGGTAGTTATTGATGATCTTCCAGGAGGTTGCGTAAAGGTCTGGGGGTTCCAAGTTCTTTGGGACGACGATTACGAGAAGACGATCAAGGTATGGGACTTGTGCAGCAACCTTGATAACCTTCGCCGCAAACGACTCAACCTTCCACGCGAATCAGACAAGTGGGACCTATACCAGTTAGCCCAGCAGGTTTGGTCCATTTGCCACCAGATTGCCGAGATTCTTGAGGTGGATGAGTACACGCTTGAAGAAGATGTCCCCAGTATCATCAATCGGATACTTCAGTGCGTGCTCCTTGTCCACATTGGTGAGGCCAAGGTTGAGAGGGAACGTCTCGTGGTCGCTGACCGTGAGAGCAGTGGGCTGGAACTGACTGACCGGAATGTTCCGCGAGTCATGCACGCAACAGGTCTCTGGCTGCAAAAGGGTGGCATTCTAGGGTTCGGTCACTCTTCCTTCTTCAGGCTCCCCAGTTACGCCTACCAAGGGTTCCATGTCGGCCCTGAGTATGCTGGTGGGATCATGGAGAAGTGGATCGATGACGCCAAGAAGGTTCGCAACGAGAAGAAGGTGCTAGAACTTCTGAACGACATTGCCAACAGTGGGGTGTCATACTCAGACAGCATTGATTTTGATTGGCGAGACATCTACTCGTATATCCCTGGTTTCTGTGACGACCTGAGCGACATTGAATCTGTCCGTGTGGTTGTTGAAGAGAACACCCATGAGTATGCTGTAGCCGGGTTCGTCATGAAGGATAATCCTAACGGAAAGGCCACCTATTTATACCTGATTGACGACGGCCAACTTTTCTGGACGTCATGGAGCACCAAGCGATGAGAACATTGAGAAGCCTTTCAGGGGTGCGATGGACATTGAGGCTGACAACTGTGCTCCCACTGAATACGGCAGACAGGGCACCCCGTTTTAGTGGCGTGTGACGCTGATTGGTGCTTAGATAGTAAGGGTGCGTGCATAGAGTTTTCTACTCTGCACGCACCCTTACTGCCTCTCTTGATCGAATCTTGACTTATCTATCAAAGTCAGCGGTATGTGAACTTAGTGGGTATTTTTGCTGGCTTGTAGTCAGAGAAAGTCACTACTCCTTCAGCAACCATGACGTGAGGATCGCTGCTGGACACGGAGTACTTGGAGACGTCCAGATTGTCTTCTCCTAGCAGAGTGAACTCAAGAGAGAAGGTAATGCCATGATCGTCCATGAACTTCTTGAACGTCTGAAGTTCTGATGCCAGTTCATATGCCTTCCCATCTTCGTATGAGACCTCGTAATCAAGCCCCTTGATATAGTCGCCAGTAAAGGTCAGTTCAGGACGGAACTCAATAACATACGTCAGGAATGAATCTTTTAGTCGATTCTCAATCAGTTCATTCCAGTCCTTCAGTGAGATCAGCCGACCACTGAAATCAGAAGTGAATGAGACGTCATCAATGCTGGAATAGTACCCCATATCGCACCACGCTTTCTGTGAGACTGTTGGATGCAGGTTGCTCTTTACCCTATCACATGCTTCGTCCGTCAATCCAGCCTAAGCATGTGACCTATAACACAAGAGGTGTCAGTAGAGGGGTAAAACATTATCATCTGTGAGAGCGTTATCGTGGGGGATCTTGTAGTGATACTTGCCCCGGCAACCGCAACTAGGGGCGACCCTCAGAGGTGGGAAGTCCATGCTGTACCTCACTAGCATGGGCTGTATGATCAGTGTCACTACTTTCTAAGGTTGAGCCGCCACTCGCAACTGGTGTAACCTGGATGCAAGTCAACCAACAAGTAGACAGCAACAGGCGAAAGGGTACGCACCATGGCGGCGAAGAACCGTAACGACCGGAAGAACAACGCGATCTCTGAGGGAGATAGTGTCTATGAGGCGCTTGCTATCCTTTCTAGGATCTCCGATTCTGTGATCCGAGAGAACACCCCAGGCCGGAACTTCGTCAAGGAAATTGTGTCTAAGGCAGCATGCGTCCCAAACTTTGACGCCGAGTCCACTAAGTTAGCGAACCAGGCTGCCTCCCTCAGTGGCGTTGTTTGCTCAGTTGTCACGGAGGAGAACAGTAAGTGTATCCTCTACACACTCACTAAGGCGAGCACTCCTGTCCTCATGGAGGAGGTGTACAGTTGGAGCGTCAGCACCATGAGCGGTGACGACTACCACCTGATGGAGGCGTTCGCTTGTGCCGTTGATGCCGCGATCTCGATTAAGCGGAACATCGCCCTGAAGAAGGGCAACAAGTACCTGACCCATAACGAGATCCAGGCCCTCTGGGCTCTTCTCAACTCGGTCGATACGAAGGTCCCCAACGTGTACGGGACGGCCAAGATCATCACCCAGATTGCCCGCCACGTGCTCGGGAATGAGGCGTTCATCGGAACCGAACATGACTTCAACATCAACCACAACTCCTACAACGTCTCGTGGGAGTGGGTCTCTAACGGTGGCATTGTCGAGTTCAACGACATCGTTTACGAGGTCGGCCCAAAGTTCATGGACGGGCTTGAGAGTTACTGGGGCGACTGGGCGACTGAGGCTGCACCTTGGGACATGGTTGAACTCCTGAATGAGGTGAAGGATAGTGGCGTCATGACTGCTGGGCCAGCGTTCTTCGACTACTCCACCCTGTACTCCAAGGCGCCTGGCTTCTGTGAGGGGCCTAGTGACCCGACACTGATGCAGATCAACAACCCCTACAATGTTGACGTTGACATCGCGGATGGGTTTGTGATGGAGTTTGAGGGCGACAAGTACGCCATCGTGCTCTCCAACTCCCACGACGACGCGGACAAGTACGAGTGGAAGATGATCACGAGTGACCGCTTCCTCCGGGGTATTGGTGCCCTGACCTGATAGGACACAACTCCCCCACTCAACCCAGCAGGCAGGTGTGGCGTATGTCACCAGCACTGCTGCACTCGCGTGGGCTCTAGTTGTGTATAGTTAGAGACGGCGAAAGCAACCAAAACGATCCTGAAGGAGAACCAAAACATGGGTATGCGCTCTGTCTTCGCAGCCATCAGCATCAACGACAACGGGGAGAAGGTACTGGACTATGCGACAGTTCAGTGGGCTTCCTACATCCCCCGTACTCTCGCCTATGGGTTCAGCCGTCTGGACGATGAGGGCAAGAACTCGCTGATCGATGTGTTCGTTAGGGGGTGCCAGCAGTTTGACCATATGTCTTGTATCGAACGATATGTTGTCTATGGCTGGTGCTGGAAGTACGTCCACATTATGGATGGATTCAGCGTCAAGATTGGCAAAAATAAAGGCCGCGATGTTATTGTGGGCGTTGACTCGGGAATTCGAGACGATACTCCTCCGCAGCAGCACAAGGTGGACAGCCTGGATGCGGCGAAAGAGTTCATTGCGGATCGCGGCCACAATCAGGACGGTGTTTCTGCCCTCTACGATCCTGAGAAGCAGACGTTCCACTTCATCTCCAATGACACCTGCCACCTCTATAAGGCTATATACAACGAGGACAGCAAGGTTGTCATGAGGGTTCCTAAGGGTGAGTGGGTGTCGTACTCTGTAGAGGAACTGGCCAGTCTTGGTGAGGACTTCGACATGAGCGACGACTGAACCTCTCCGAGCACTTTTACTTGCGCTGCCACCACCCGCCCTATTCCAGAGGCGAGCAGTGGCAGCGCTTCATTCCACCCTGCTCTGACAGTAGCGGAGTAGGACTTGCTGCATGACCAGTTGGCGGATCCAACAATGTTCAGGATAAAGGTAGAACAGCCTTGTAACGTACAGCAAGCGTGTGTCTTCTGTTGACTTCAGCGGTTGGGTGTAGTATGATTGGGAGTTGACCAACCAATAGGATACAGGGAGCAGGAGTGAGGCATGGTTGCACTGATTCTAGATGAGTTCTGGGTAGCGGCAAAATCAAAACAGGGGGAGGCAGAAATGTCGAGCCTGCAAGAGTATCTGGACTCTTGCAGACCCACAATTAAACTGAAGCACACCACCAAGAGGGAGGGTAATAGGAATGGCTGAGAGCAGCGAGAGTGAAGTTAACCATGAGCCCGCAGAACCGGAGTTGAAGGATCCTCTGTATAGTAGTGCGGACGTGTGGCTTGGCGCGTTGAGCAATGCGTCACTTATGTGCTTTGTTGCCTTTATTGTATCCATCATCTTCAATGATCCTATGTTGCTTCTAGGGGCCGCTTCGGGTGCTATAGCAGGTGGTATTGCTTCTGTGTTCCTGGCTCCTGAAGGCTGTAGGCGTACAGGAGTACGTGTCAGGAGATTACTTTGTAGAGATAGGCAGGCGGTCGCTCTTGTACGCACGAAGGATCAACTAGACGCGCCCGTTGACAGGTCTGACGTCCAGGATTCTTCTACTACTTCATCTCATGGCGATCCTGACAGTGTTGATGATGTCATTGTGGAACGGCCCGACCTGGATTTGTTTGAGTTTTACGGCCTGAGTGGCGAGCACACTCAAGATACAAGCACTGGTAATGAGAACGTCAAACTTGTGAGAGAAGCGCACTAGGAGAGGTAATAGAATGAAGGCTTGTGATTATGGTGTAGAACCGGATTTCATTGTTCGCACTCAGGAGGAGTGGAGCAACCTCAGCAATAGCATTGCACTGACACGCCGACGGAGGCGCCCTATTGTCGTTATTGACTCACCTGCCATTTATAACATCATCATCGACGGGAAGTCGTCCCTGTATGAGGTACACGTGGTCGGTGAGACCCGCCTATGCAGTGCCCTGAACTTCACGATCCACACAGTGAAGGATGATGCGATCATTGAACTGGCAGATGTGGGCAGAATTGGGAAAATGTGTGGCAGATCCAGGGTCTTCGAGATGAGATACACCACTGTCATGGCGATGACCGGTGAGGCGAAGGTGAATGATGCTTTCCGGTCTGAGGTTCTGGTCGCCGACTATGATCTCATCCTCAATGGTGGTCCGAGCGAGTTGTTTTCTAGGACCATGAACACCAACTTCTTCAAGGAGATAGCATCCTACTTGGGTGGCGAAGGAGAGAACCAGGTCGGCTTCTGATCGCGTAGAAGAGAGTGGAGCGGGGAATTTATTTCTCTCTCTTCTCTTATCCCCTCAAGTCACACCCCACCGGTATTGACTCCTACCCTCACCTTAGTGCGCCATCATTGACGGGGCTCTGACTACCCCCAGTGCGCAGTAATCTGCTTGCTTTAGTAGGGACACTGTTCCAAGTGTCAGCAACGAGCGCCTGTACTGTCGCTCGCAGTCACCTACATCAAGGGTGCTCTTGCTCGCACTGGTGATGTTGTGTTCGGGCTCACACCGGATGACACACGCAAGGTCACACCCCTTGTAGTAGAATGAGCCCTAAAGTAAGAACCGAATCTGATCACACAGGCAGGAGTAGGGTAAGTGGACATGAATCCGCGTAAGATCGGTGCCATCATTCTTGTTGTGCTCGCGCTCGCGTTCTCGTGCGTGCGGATCGCGGGAGACAACAAGCCCACAGGAGAGACCACTAAGGATGCAGCCGACTCACAGGCAGTAGTCGAGACCATCAACAACGCCAAGGAGATCCGGGCAACCAAGTCCTGGTTCACCTGGGGCGACGAGTGGACAGTCTACGCCGACGACAAAGAGGTGGGGAAAGTCAGGGGTAAGACCTGGCCTGTCCTAGGGGACACCTACTCCCTCTACACGACCAATGGGAACCTTGTGGGGTCAGAGTCGGAGAACCCACAGATCATCTCCCACAAGGCCGGAATCTACGACTGGAACAACCAGGAGACTGGACACCTGGATGCGGAGATTCTGACATTCCTGGCAAAGGTCCAAGTCTACCACGGTGACACCAAGGTAGGGGTGTCTCAGCAGAAGTTCGGCCTCACCTTCAACACTGACATCAAGGATAACAATGATGTTACCGGATGGAAGATGAGTCGCGCGTTCTTCTCCTTCACATCCGACCTCACCATTACGAAGAAGACCGACACCGAGGTCACTGGCATGGACGCACTGTGGGTGTCACTCATGATGAGTGAAATCCATGACGCAAAGTCCAGCAGCGACAGCGGGAGCAGCAGCCGAAACCGCTCATCACGCCACTAACCCTACAGCAATGGAGAATCAGCATGAACCAGTATATTCAGCAGATAGATGATTTCAATAAGTGGTGGACTAGGGCAGAGTTACAAGTTACGGCTCTATCTGCCCTGTCCGCTCACAATGATGCAACAGCCATTCAGGACCAGATGAGCCAGGTTGTTGACCTGCTGAAGCAGATTGCTGAGTCGCAAAAAGTGCAGACCGCGATCCTTGAAGGCATCGCAAAAGACAAGGGCATTAAGAACACCTGGGATGCGCACAGGGAGACAGATCACACGTTAAATGCTGCCACAGAACGTAGCATTGAGTGAGTGACGAGTAACTGGAAAGGTCACTAATGACACGTGTAAACGTCCACAACACTACCGACTGGGATCGTGTTGACTGGAGTAACCCAGATCTGACTGAAGTGGTTGTTGACATTGATGACCCATATACGGTTATCGATGGCACCGGTAGATGTGACACGAACATTGGTATCGCGGTTGTTGTTGATTCCAGGATTGGGGTGGTGAAGAACGTGGGCCATCTTGTTGTCAAACCGCACCCCATTGTCAGATTTCATAAAGATAATCTACGCATTAAAAACTGTACTGCCGTAAACGTTAATGATGGGGTGATTGTCACTAAAGTTACTGGTTCGAATCTTTTCATGGATGGCTCATCCCTGGTGCTTGTCGCAGAGAATTGCGATGTCATGTCCATGTCCGGTGATTCTCAAATCAACAAGGCCATTGATTCTGTGATTGACTCCATGATCGATAAGTCAACTATCTGTTTCGCAGATAAGAACACCTGTATCAAGTTGATGGAAGATATGTCACAGGTGGATCGTCTTGAAGGGCACATCCTCATGCTTGACGGGTGCGCTTGTGTCGAGAAGATGACGAATGCAGCAATTGTTGAGACAGCCAGGTGCCGTACCATCGTTCGTAACGTAGAAGACGGTTCCAAGGTGGAGGTAGCGTATGACTATTCCTTAGAATGAACCCCACCCACAGTATTAGCGGATAGGTTCGCCTTTGGAATTGTCGTGCCGCTGGTTGTCTGAAACCACACATTGTGGTCCACCGCAGAAACCCTAGTGTCTGCGGGGCACATCCCCTTACTCACCTCCCTAGAAGGTGTAACAGAGGGGTGAATCTTTGGCCTGTTCTGTGGGGCCTTAGGTGTTGGTTTGTTCTTCGTACCAGGATGCTTGAGCGGCTTTGCATGGCACTTGGATCTTCTGATGCGCTTCGTCTTCGTGGCGTGCCGTCTCCTGGTCTGGCAGGCCTTGGCATGGTTGGCTCGCTGAGCAATATTCGCCGCAGCATTCAGGTCACGGTGATGGGTGATGTCGCATGAATGGCATACGGGATTACTGTAGTCGCTCATGTCCAGGGTAGCCTGACACACATGACACCTTTTCGAGGTGAATGCCGCGTTCACTCTGAGGACCCTACCTCCGTCGGACTCAACCATGTCCCGAGTACGCCTGTGGACCTCGCCACGAAACCAGCGGCCGAACTTCATGGTGTTCTTGATGTGAGACAAGTCCTCAAAGGAGACGATGGCATTGTCATAACGCCAGGCTGCGTCCGCGATCTCCTGAGCAATGAGGATACTCAGTTCCTTACGACGATTCGACAAGTGAGCCCTGTGAGAAACCGCTTCCTCATCCTTGCCTTTTCTCTTCAAGGATGTTACTTGTACCTGCCCGCGCTTGATCTTGTTGCTCAGTGATCTTGCTCTTTGATCGAGTAGAGATTGCTCAACAATCTCCTTATTCTTGGTGTCCCATACCACATAGGCGGCAGGGTTGGTAACTCCAACATCTACACCAATGATATAGCGCTCAGAGAACTTTGGTCGGCCAGGATCGGTTTTCCCATGAAAACCAAACATCACACGGTTGTTCTTGTCAACCCAGATGTCTGGGACACCAGGTTCACAACCATCCTCCAACAACTGCGGAGGCACCGGAAAATACAGTACCACCCACTGACCTTGAACAATCACCTTCAACTCAATACGATCCGACTTAACAGTCATCTCTCTATATTGCCTATCGGCAGCAGAAAGAGATAATCTAGGTTGCAGAGATGATGGTTTTGAGTCCCTAACTGTCCTTTTCCAGCCGGTAGAGACATAACCACTATAGTTTTGGTTAACGGCCCCTGCTCTGGTAGCCCAGGACCTTAGATTGGTGACTACTTGCTCTCTGAACATACGTTCAAATCTGGAACTACCGCTCCTGAACCGCTCCTTCACCTCAACTGGAAGTTTCAGGCCCATCATATATCCTGCACCTGATGGTTTAAGTCTGTCGAAGTAGGTCACCAGCGCAAGGTTCTGCTCGGTCATCTCCCGCAAAGCATAGTGGGCGACCAGTTCAGCATCCGCTCTGATGCCGTCCAGGACTTCCTTGAGGTTTAGAGGATCGCCACTCTTGCTGAACGCAGCATACGGTGTGCGAGGGTACGTGCGAGACACAGCGCCTCTAGGCACTTCTGGTGAACCTCCCCTCAAGGACTTGACCGGCTAACGGTGTGTGTGATAAAAAAGGATTAGTGGAGAGCACCAGCACGAGCAGGATAACGTAACAATACTGGGCCACAGTGGAATAGACACTGACGGGTTCTGGGTGGGAGAGGTTCTTGTTGAAGACCTAGACGGCAAGAACAATGGTGACACCTTGGGTGGGGAAAGCAACCTGTTGACAGTGTATCCACCATATGCTGTCAACCACAGCAGCAAGACGGTTCCCTACAGTTTTAACAAGGAGGATCTGTTGAGTATTGGGTTCTCAGATGTTGTCGTAAAACGTAGCAGCAAGTGAGTGATGCCACTTGAATCGCATTAGCGACTTCAGAGAGTGTGCCACCTAATCACAATACCAGCAGTGAGGTTAGGGTAAGAAATGGTTCTATATAGAATGTTTATGTCGCCACATAAGATTGTCTCTGTGCGTGACGAGGCGTACTCTAGGGGCAGTATTCACCAGCAAAACAGGTTTCTACTGCTTCTCCTGATCTTTGGTTTGGCGTGTTGGCCTTTTAGTGCGAAGGTCGCATGTTTCTTGTCGATAGTTTCTGTCGCTTTCCTTGGCATTAACTTCATTTCATGCTTCATGGATGACGAGGATGATTTTGCTTTCAACGCGAATGGTTTAGGGTCTAAGTACATCTTCAAGAGCGACATTATTGAAGTGCCAAGGCTCGACTTTTCAGTGTGCGATGTTCTTCATCAACTTGATCGTCTCGCATGGCAGGACATTCGCAAGGTTGATGATGCCACTGAGAAAGTTAACAAGTCAATCAATCAGGCTTTAAAGCGCATCCAGTGGGGAGACCTTCGAGACAAGGTAATGTGGGCACAGGGTGAGCAGAAGCATCTAAGTTTGCACACGGATGATTTCGTTTACTACCTGAGTCGCAGTTCATGCCCAGGTCTTAGTGGACCTTGTAACATCATCAGGACGACCCTCAGGAACTATGCCGACAGTCTCACCAAGATGGCTGACGACATTGACAAAATAGTGGAGAATCGCATGTATGGTGTTCGTAAGTCGTTAGGTGTGTGTCACTGCTATTCCGACGTAGAGGGTGACATTGAAGACACCATGGGCGAGAGTGCCACTTCTGGTGCAGACACGGACACCCTCTGGGATGAAACCTCCTTCTGACACAAGGTTGGCACTGGAGACGACCGGCAGGCGGGCTGACATCTAGAACTTATTCTGGGTGCAGGATTACTCCTCCCCGTCTTAGTGACAGCCTGAAGCAAAAGAACGTGTCTCTCATTGTAAGACATGCTTGTCGTTTAGGGATATTCTCTACATGTATCCCACAATGAGAGCATGACGCAGAGAGGCACTGAACCATGGCGACGAAGACGGTCAAGATCTGGTCTGACGGGGACTGGCAGCACGTCATCAACAATCCCTCCAGCCACGACGGAGATACCGTTGTCGTACTGGGGGAGGTTCACACAATCGAACCGCCAGAAGGCGCTCACCTCAACATAGTTCTCAACATCTCTGGGAACGCCAAGGTGCGCAAGATCTATGGTGTGGACATCCAGTCCATCGACGGCAACGCCAGGGTTGATACCGTCTTAAGCGACTGCTGCATCAAGGACATCAAAGGCGATGCAGTAGTAGGTGAGATCGCCTATGATTGCGAAGTGAAGAACATCAGTGAGAACGCTGTTATCGGGATGTTGACGAACTTCCGTGGACATGTTGGGCGCATAGAGGGGTACGTTAAGGTTGGTCAAGGGTCAGATGTTCTCATTGCAGATATGTGTGAACATGCCAGTATCCATTCTGTGCACAACAGTAGGGTTCTGTCAGTCGCGGATGAAGCGAAAATCAACCACGTTTTAGGCAGGTCATCCATCACATACTATGGTGGGTGCTCTCCAGACACTTCAGGTAGCAGCAGTGTCGCCTATTTGAGTGACGGAATCGCATGGGACCGGGGCTGCAATGATGCCGTAACCATCCCTATCAGAAACCCCAAACAGAGCAATATTTTTGAGGCGTTAGACCATTTAGGGTATGTCGTCTCTGACAGCAAGGTCACTTGCTACATAGTGGCCGATCAGGACGGCATGATGCTCACATATCGAGGCGAGAAGGCTGAAGCCCGTATTGGAGAATCCATCACCCCAGGTTACGGGGACGCTGTAAAGGCGAAGAGCACTCCCAGGGGGATCCTCTCTCTTCAAATCCCCCACCTTGCTAAATACCCTGACGGTCGCCTGAATCCAGTCAGGTTCTTTGAGTGCAAGGCCCATATAAAAAACTGCTACATCAACTACTCAACCCTGTCAGCATCCCTGTTCGCCAACAGGGTGCAGGTGGTACGTGAAGTAGACGAGAACACACTACCAGTCACCAACAAGTAGAACCCGCCCCTCACCTAGTAGGGGTTGCGCGACACCCGCCATCCTGCTACAATGAGCGCAACCCCGCTGGGACAACCTACTCTTGACAACACGCAACGAGGCCCCTGTGAACGTTCTGGAATGGCGCTCACAGGGGCCTCGCTCTAGCGTAGTTGAGTTGTCACCCTACTTCGCTCATCGCCTTCTCCAGTAGGTAGCCCCACTCGTTCGGCTTATCATGGAGAGGGTCGCTGTCCGGCGGAGTAGAGAGAACCCTGTCGCCAGAGCCCTTCTCCTTGAAGACAGTCCTGATGGACACCTGCCCAACTGGCTCCACCTCTGGGGCGTCCTGGGGATCCTGATAGTCGCACTCCTGCATCTCAGTAGCCCCTTCCTCCCAGTAAATCTCATAGTACTTACCGTCGTCATGCATCTTGACGATACCAGTGTAGTACACTGACCACCTTCCGCGATCAGTCACCTCAGATTGAACGATGTTCCCCTCCTTACTGAATCCGCTGGACAGACTCTCGATCTGTTCGCTTGTAAAGTGTCGCATGAATATGCTCCTTTGTTTACTCTCTGTGCGTGTGTTCTTCTTGACTCTACCCGACAAGTATTGTGGCTGTCTACACCAAGGCCCTAGTTCGCGCATGTGTTCGCTACTTGAAGTGTGCTTCTTGATCGACGTTCAACCTTATCGACCATCCCCCAGGCCCGTTGGCACAGGGTGTTGTCCTTGCCACACAGGGAGCGCTCTCTAACCCGCCGGACATCTTCTACTGTTGTGCCGTCTTTCAAGAACTACTGACCTTCAATGGAAGCGTACTTGTTGTCAGTTTCATTATTCTTCCAAATAGGGAAGTCCTCTATGGCTGAGGGGCTTTCAAAGGTCACCTGGTCTGCTTCGCAACTACTGGGGAAAATCATGTCGATCATATGGGCTGCTTCACTGGTCATGTGATCTTCATAATCACGGCGTCCCTTTTTGGTAACCTGTTCGATAAACTCGGCCGCATCATAGATCTTAGACACAACAGAGTTCACTATCTCGCTCCGACCGGGAGTGTCTTCGTCAAGTAACAGCACTGCAATGACGTGCTCGTCACGCAGTATGGTCTCTACCTCCGAGACCTTCTCAATAACCAGTTGGAAAGCATCTGAGTCAGACCACTGCGTATCATATACAGTGGTAACATACTGATTCAGCGATTCTCTGAGCAAAGACAGGGCTGCATCAAACTCAGACAGGTAACCGTAACCTTTGTTCTTGAATAGTTTCTCTGGAATGTACAGAGAGATGAGCTGAGTACCCACTCGCTCCCTATAGACAGGCGTCATGCCGTGGATAGTATCAATGTCCATGATGTTACATACGGTAAGTAATGTAAAGATTAGTGACATCAACCCGCAAAAACCTACAGCCAAGACATTAGGTTCAACCTTGAAGGACAGGCCCCAGAAAAACCAGGTAACAAACATTGATTGTGCAATATTGAAGAAATAATAAGCGTTAAACCTAGCGCGCCACCTGGAAGAAGACCATAGAGTGGACTTCTTTTGATCTTTTCTACTCACAGAACTCTCCCGTCTCCACTATCTAAGTAAACCTCTGTGCCACTCATTAACAATACATATAGTGTTTTACCCCACAGACTCATCCCTATTGTCCGTGTCCTTCGAAGATCACAAAAGGTCGCCAGGTCATGTGACATTGTCAACAGGGTAGAGGATCACCCTCATGATGGGTGTGTGCCTGCCACAAAAGTCAATCATGATGAAACTTTCCCCCATGGTCCACGTGACGTCACTGATGACCTGCCCAGTTGAGCCATAGTCGTAAACCTCCCTAACTGAGAACGGCTCCGCATCGAAGGAGGGGAGATGGCTCAGCATGATGCGGTGACCGCCATCGAACTCAATGACTACTCCACGCTCCCCTGTTGTCTTTGAGCGAACCCGGTACGCTTGGGATACCGTTCGCCCAATCGACTTGACCTTGATCTCCTCCAGTTCCCGTACCGCACTGTCGGAGTGGCTGCGCCACAAGAATCGCCAGTAGTCCCACCTTGAAGCCATGAGATTCCCTCCTGATCCTGTTGTTTCTTCTCGACCAGTTTTGGGCTGGCTGCTCTTCAGGGAAGAATCGGCTTGTTGTCTGCGTCCCAACGGCTGTCGATCCGCAGCATCCCGTATGCCCATGCTGCGTCCATGAGGTCCGTGCGGAAATTGTGTGCAGGATCTATGTCCCCACTGCGGTCAGGGAAGATGGGCTGGTTCATCTCGTGTAGGTCAACAACCTGCAAAGCATTTTTAAGGGCATCTAGGGCGTCTCGCACCCCAGACTCAGTGAGAGTGAGGTCATCCTGGTCCAGTTCCTTGACCCCATTAGGGAAGTACGCGATTCGGTTACATGAGTCGATCGCTGCTGATGCCGCAAGCCTGATCTTGCGGCTAATCCACTTCAGTCGCTTAGCCGTAGCATCCATGACTTCTCCTGTTGTTTGTGCTGTCATGTTTCTTCTGGTGCTAACTCTACACCACCATACAGTCAGACATCTACCCTGAAAGCATGTGACATGGGACACAGGCGCACCGACCAGGATGGCAGTATAAGGTTGACGACTCAAGGCGCCCCTGGCGAGGCAATCTAGTGTGCCTTGTTGCGCGTTCTGCGCCACACGAAACGCGGTCACCCGCCGCCACCAGCCAACGACATGGAGGGCCGCTGGAGCACCCCACGGAAGGCACTGAAGTTACGAAAGAACCCAAGAGTAATGGTGTAGAGCACGTTTGACAACCCCTCTCTGGCGGTTAGATACTATTCCAGGAACAGAGAACCCGTCACCCCACCCCCAAGGAGCCACCTATGTGGATGCACTGGAGCGAGAAGAAGAAAAGTATGATGCCCTGTGCTGGGCCAGGCCGCTGCCAGTTCGGTGACGCCCCGCACGCGAGCACACAGGCAGAGTGTGACGCCATTGTCGCCAAGATGATGGGTAAAGAGGTGGGCGACCTTGGGGGAACCAGGAGACCCAGGAAAGACGCGGGTCTGAAGTTTGATACCACTACCCTGGAGGGGCAGCAGGCTCACGACGTCGCCGCCATGAAAGAGTACGTGGCCGCCAACAAGGCCCTGGATCGTGAAGAGTACTACCGGGGCCACGCGGGCTGGTTCTATGAAAGGGGCCTGATCCCTGGAGGTCAGAGAAATTGGCGGAAGATGCCCACAAAGAAGATGGTCAGTGACCTCAGGGCTCTGCATGAGCAAGTGATCGCTGAAAGGGGTTATGACCGTAACGGATACGGTGATATGGCTGACAAGATGGAGGCCGCGCGGGTTGCTGTTGATGAGCACTACGAGCGGTACCGGAAACTTGACAGCCAGTATGCGGGGTGGTCGAGGTTCTTCCTCACCAACAACACTAACGGTCACATTCATTCATCCATGGAGTGCTCTACCTGCAACCGCAATGGTAAGAGGACCCAGTTCGAGTGGCTACCTGAACTGAGCGGGCTGAACGAGAAGCAAGCCATCCAGAAGCATGGGCCACGCCTATGCACCACGTGCTTCCCGGACGCGCCACTGGACTGGACCAACGGTGGTGAGGCAGAACCTAAGGGTAGGAAGAGGCAGGTCCCTGAGGGTGTGTGCCCAGGTTCCGGCAGCAGCGAGTACGACGAGATGACAATGAACGAGTATGAGGGGTACAGGTCGGTTCCTGGCGGCACAATGAAGGTAACGGACAGGTACGTTGACTGCCCTGAGTGCGGCAAGCAGTTCAAACTTACCGCTAAGGGTGTCATCCGTAAGCACAAGATCCCAAAGAAGAAATAAGCACACTGTCCGCCTGTCTTTCCATAAAACTGGATTGCGGGATGGTAGACAGGGCAAGTCGTCGCACCTACTCTATTCGTGTGAGTAGGTGCGACGACTTTTCTTGCCGCATACTCGCGTTGAACAGGCGATAAGGCAGGCAGGGAAGATGACTTTTCTGCTGACACCAAGGTGATGTGCTGGGGTTCACACTCGCTCATGTTGACTGGAACGCCACCTTGGTGGGACAATCTGCTCAGACCAGGCCATGCTCATGGTTCTGGGAAGAAACCATCCGAACCTGTATCCCAGTGAATGCAGGCTACAAACAAGGAGCAGAGACATGTCCTACAAGAACGTGACCCGCAACTACCGCATCGGAGGAGAGGACTTCTCCCTCGTCTGCACCCAGTCTTCAGGTAAGGGTAAGAAGTCCTACAATGTGGTCAACTCCCGCAGCCGTGTGGTTGGTCGAGTTGTGTCTATTCGTGGCTACCGTGACTGGTGGCAGAAGGGACGCAAGACGTCGTACCTGGTGTCTGTGCCTGGGGATCGTTCGGTGCTTCAGGGTGGTGCTCTCCGTTACCAGACGCTCACTTCTGCTGTTGAGGCTGTTGCGAAGGCTTCACTGATTAAGGTGAGTGTTCTTAGTGTCTGAGCCCGCGCTAGACCCGAGAGACTGAAATGCTAGGGGAGTTTCAATGGTGATCGGTAATCATGATGCTATCCGTGACCAGTTGATGCACCTTATTGAGAGCACGTCTCTTGAGGATGCTGCAATGATGCCACATAAGGTGGATGATGCCACTGCGGCTCAACTGGCCCGGGAGGCACCTGGGTGCGAGTACCTGACCTCCTATGGTATTGACCCTTTCTGGCGTCACAATGCGTTCTCTGATGAGCGGCGAGAAATGTGGGAGGATCAGAGGCGGCGGTTCGGTTTTGATGAGCGTCAGACTTGGAGCCTGGATCTGACACTTCTTGGGCTCATCTTTGAGCGCATGGTCATGTTCCTCCCCTTGCAAGAGGACGTTCTGGATGTTGACGCCATCAAGAATGGGGAGCCACGAAACACGATCACCATTCACGGCGTCACCAAACCGGTGTCACTCTGGACGCACATGCTGAGTGAACTGATCCGGGCACGCTTGACAGAAACGATCCTCCTAGACAACCTGAAAGCAAAGGTTGACAAGGCAGAGGACGACATGATGCTACAACTCCACACCGGCCCCACAGGCGACAACATTTTTGAGGTAACAGTTGACAGCAGTGCACTCACATTACAGGAAGCCTACTATGACGTACTGGACGGGATCATTTTCGACATCCTCCGGGCCGTCTTCCCCCACCTGTGGTGGTAAACAACAACGAAGGTACTATAAGATTATGAGCAATTCAAAACAGAATGTCACCTCAACAAGAAGTGGACGTAAAGAGGTCTCTACCGCCACAGCGATGGCTGCTGTTGCTCTTGGAGGGGTGATTGGTCTCATGCTAAACATCGTCATTTATGGGCATAGCAAGCAACCTGACACTCCTACAAAGATAGACTACTACAGTCACTCAGCACCTTCACATTCAAGCGCCACCAATGAGGGGTACAACCCGCAATTCATCAAGTCAGATGAGTACATGTATGAGGCAGTCAGTGCTTGCAGTGAGATTGAGCGAGTCGCTAAAGCCTTCAATAGCATTGACCCTGACTCGTCAATGGGGTGCCACGATGGGGTACTGCAAGCCAAGAAGAACGGCGAAGGTATCGAGATCTACAACACTGACGAATCTCGACACTTCAACGAGGGCAAGCGGCCGTCCAGGATTGCTCTCGCATACTGCTCTGGTCGCTGCACGCTGGAGACGATGGTTGAGGTCACTGGCGGGAAGATCATCAAGAACCCTAACGGCAAGGGGTACCTCATCAGTCTGAGTTCTGGGAACTATAACTTTGAGGTTGTCAACCTAGGTAGTACTCCTAACTGGAAAACCACCCTTCAGCGTGTTGGAGATCCAGTTAAGTAGATCTGGCGGGAACAGTGACTTGCGAATGCAGATGCTTCCTCTCGATCTATTACCTAAGTACCACCTTGCTGCACACGCGAAAAGCGTCAACACGTGTTGAGCACCATTCTTAACGAACCTAAGGGTGCTGCCCCAAACCATTTGCGCAAGGGTGAAGAAAAACTGCTACACTTGCGCTTGGTTTTTAGACTCTCATTATCCTAGTGAAGGCATCTAACGCTGTAGTGTCACCGACTGGTTCACCATAGTCTAGGCAATGATCACAGGAGTCATCAACAAGTACGTTCGCAGTCCTAGCATCAATCCTGCTCTTGTCGCAATGTCACCATTCGCAACAAAACACCATGCCTGTATACCAGAAAGAACAACGCCATGATTATCACCGAAGTAATCAAGTCAAACATCAAGGAAGCAACTGAAAACCTAAATCTCAACGGCGGGTTCGCTGACAGTGACACTAGAATCATCTACTGGAACTGTGAGGATCTAACGTTGACGGCATACCCGGGTTTCTCTGAAGCGTCCGTGAACTTCGAGTTGGATGATACACAAGTGTGTGTGTCATCTAAACTGAATAGTGCATCAACTGTTGGTATCAAATGGGTTCTTGCAGACGCCATCAGAAGAATGGAGATCATGATCCTTTCTTGTGACGCTCTTACTTCTGAAGGCTGGGAACTAAGTAACACCTTCATAAAAGACAACCACATGACAGTGACAAGAGGCGAAAACGACTGGGTGTCATTCACTGTTCTTGATGATAAGATAAAGTTTTACGGCAAACACATCGAAGACGTCACGAAAGCCCTAGTGAAGCATTCTATTATCAAAGATGAGCGCAATGGGGCATCCAGTTACTTAATCAAAAACAACAGGTTATCACTTGGTTGATAGCACCGCTGAGTGCAGAGTAACTTTCACGGCAACAAATTCCACAGGGCATGATGTGCATGTGGCGTACATCACTCTCGCCAGAGTTGCACGCCTTGAGTTTCCTCCTGTACACTGAACGCGCAGTCACCAAACAGAGGAAGGAAGTAAAGTGTCTGAGATGGCGGAGATCATCAAGAACATCAACGAGGCATCCGAGATTCTCGGTACGCCTCTTGCTTCGAGCAAGCGTGAGACTCACCAGGACAGTGAGCCCTCGGTCTGGTTTAAGGATGAGAGCAACCAGGTTAAGGGAGTCGTCTACTCTGACCTGTGCGTCGTGACCGCACCTCTTGTTGTGGACGGTCGGGAGATCGCTGAACTGAGAGTCGCAAAGGAGGCTTCCGATCCCGCAACAATTGTTGACAGCATTCAGGAGGCGACGAGGATGCGTGACACCATGTTCGCATGCCTCGACGTTCTCACTGACGACAAGATGAAGGTTGGGGTTCTCGGAAACCTTGTTACTGTTCCGGGTCGCTTGTATCGCACTGTCGTCCGTATCCAGAAGGATGATCTCTACATCAGTGGCCGAGACAAGGACGAGATTGTTCAGGTTCTTCATGATGCTGGAGTTATTGGTTCAACGGAACCTGTTGACGACTATGGGATCCGGTACCCGCTCGCCAAGTAGTCACTCCCATTAGTAGGAGTGCTTCATACAAAGTAGCGTAAACACAAGCGGAAACAGGATCGTATTTCTATCCTGTTTCCGCTTGTGCTATCATCTAATATAAAGAGGGCGCACTTCACTACAGAAGGAGAGCCCCTGTTGCTACTTGTTCAGTGAGGGGCCTTTGAAATCAAGTCCAGGAAGCAATCAAGAACGCGACTGTCGTCATGGTTCGCGTAAGCGACAGCGCTCACAGCGGCGACAGTGTTATCACTGTTCCCGCCCGTGTAGAACTCCCCGTCCGCGTCATAGCGAACCTGGGGGATGTCCTCAACGGGGATGTTCTGTAGCCGCTCAACAATCGTGGACGAAGGTGCCCCGCCCACGTAGTCATTGTAGATGTCAACCATGGTATCTGCCATGATTCCCCCTATTCATCTCCTAGGTGATTTATGACTGAGGCCGCACTTTTGCCCCCTGCAATCTTTCCTATGGTGCAAGGTTCGTGCTGGTTGGCCCCAGTTCTCTGTCGTGGCCAAATTAGCATGCCTGATAGGTGCCGGACAACTGTCATTGTCTATGATACTGGTCACTTATTTCCAGTCGCCCAATGAAGTCGCTGTATGGCACTGGTCTTGGTGCGTCACCGTCGTTGTTGAACACAACCGGTTCTGTCTCGATAGTGCCGTCGGCGTGCATGCTTGCCAGGTTCTCTGCGCTGCGTGACCTGAACCGTGTCGTGTCCTCTGGTGTGTTGCTCTGGTTGACTGATGCAGGGAGAATACGGCCACCGTTCCCCTCCCCAGATACCGTGTACTTGTCCATGCCTCTCCTGTACCTGGAGGTGGCTCTTTTAGTGGATGTTTCTGGTGTGATGTCAACGAACACTGCCCTCAGGCTGTAGCCGCCCTTCTTGAGCCTACCAACCCTGGAGTCCATGGAGGAGCGTTTCGACATTGTGCCGTCCAGGATGATGTTTTTCTTCTCCCTGATAGCCCGGTCCATGATGATGCTTGAGATATGTGAGGCTTCATCGTGGGCAAGTGTGGAGCACTCCATAGGGGTGAGCCCACGCAAGGTCGGGATCATGCCCCTCTCGGCCATGATCTCTTTGATGTCGTCAGGGTTGACAGTGATGTACTTATCGGTGTCGATGTTGAGGTACCTGGTCAGGACAGTGGTCTTGCCCGCACCACCCATACCACCTGATATGATCGCTCTCCCTTCACAGGGCGTGTCTTCGTGCTGCTTGAATACGTCATCTATGATCTGCTGCTGTAGTTTGCGGCGTTCTGGCGTGTAGACGGGCCCAGCGGATATCTTCGTGGAGTACGTGTCACTGGTCTTCAGTCCGTCACGTATCGCCTGAGAGAGGGCTCTTTCTGCGTACTGATGCCTCAGGGACATATCTAGCCCAGAGATGGCCTGGTGGCTGTCGCATGCTTCCTGGAGTACTCGCTCGCACTCACGTCCTTGTTCCACCAAGGACATGCTCTCCCACTGCTTCCCTCGCTCTGGGCTGTTGTCTCCGGCCCCAACAGGTTTCTGTGTCGCTTTCCTCCCCTTGGAGGAGGCTGAAGCGAAGAGATCCTTACCCATGTACTCTGCCTTGATGGTGTCGATCTTCTGTTGCGCCTCCTGTGGGGTGGATGCGTACACATGGGGCTCACCATCTTTGGTCCTTGGGCACTGACGGAATTCAGCATTACACTCAACGGCTACCCCATCACTACTGCGAGCATGCCATTTCTTCTTATTTCTGTGTCCAGTCACAGGTCCTCTCCTGCCCTCGCATCTAGGTTCAAGGCGGTTCTCATGGGTAGTATCTATACGACGTTTGTTGAAGAGTTAGCAGAGATGCGGCCCTTACCTTCTGATGGATTCCTGGCTGCGGCCTGATGTAATCATAGGCGCTCACACCCGGTTGCCCTGGGATGCGGAGGGGTGGGAAGTGTTTTGTGACTAGTAACACATCTAGAATGGCTTGGATCGTACTACATGCGCAGACTATGCTGGATAACAGCAACAGCAGGAAAGACAGGCGGGCAGTAATGAACCTAACTATCGCCACAGTGGCGATCCGGCCAGTTAGCAGCCCGAACACAATGGAGATGGAGAAAGTAGCATGACACTGCGTGGAGACATGTTTGTCTACGCCGACAGGTGTAGTACGAACATTCACTCGCCACAGTTCTATGGAACTCTTAGTGGCTTCATTGCCTCAGGGAAAGACCAGTACTTCAAGATCATAGATGAGTACAAGGCGAACTTTCCTGTACGTCACTATTTCATGAAGACGTTCAGGAAGAGTTACGATCTTGAACGTATGATTCGTGACCTGAGTGGTGTCATGAGCGAGGATGTGTTCTTCTCTTACCTGGGTCCTGTGCGCCCTATCTTCCCTGAAGCCACTAGGGATGAGATGGAGAAGTTGGCGGCAGTCATGTTCACGACCACGAAGGACGCCCTAGCCGTCCTCCTAAAGGCCGTGGTTGAAGGCGGCGACAAGTACGGGTCCCTGGCTGACGATGTTATGGTTGTTCGTGACGATACCCAGTACCATAAGATCACACGCACGGGCCGCATCTTCATTGACGCCCGAGCCTCTGGTAGGGCTGAGTTGAAAGCGTACTGGACAACAGGTGTAGACGAATCGACCATTGTCACTTATAATGACCAGTATGGCGAGGCTGGTTGGGTCACCTGGTATGAACGAGTAATGGGCGACCTGAACCTGAAGAGTGAACGACCATGGGAGCGGGTCGTTGATGACTGGATTGACAGGAAGGCCGAGGACGCTCGTGCAACAGAAGAGCCAAACTGATTCGCATCCGTAGCACGAAATATGGGGCCGCTACACCCTAAGCCCTTCTCCCCTACTACACGTATGTGACTCGATCAGCACAGGTGACTCAGCATATGTCATGAGGCAAGAGCGTGAGGCCCTTCGGCGATCTAGGTGACGCGATCACCACTACCGCACCCCGCCTGCCGTCATCCCTGTTGTCGAATCTGGGACACCTCGGCCCGCGCACCCGCCCTCCTGCCGTAAAGCGCACTCGCCTGGCGACTACCACTACAACAGTACACGCCCGCCTTTATCCAGAGGATTTGTCTCTGCCGCAAGCCCCTCTGGTGTGACCTGTTTCACCTATGCTGGGGTTGCTACCTTCCCTCCTGTGGTGCTAGAGTGAAGTCATCACGCCGAGGGTAGAAGGGTCTGAGGCGCAAAGCGAAAGGAAGACAAATGGACACTGAGGCTAAGGTTCGCTCGATCACGAAGGCCATCGAGTCTGCTCTTGTGGGCCAGACGATTGACACATTTTCTGTTGGAGAGCAGGTCGTGGAGGATGGTAGTGTCCACTCCTCTGGTGTTATCTCCTTTGGCGAGGATGCTCATATCATCCAGGTTTCTGGGGCTCGTCTTGATGTCAAGGCCACCCCTCTGGCTGGGGCTACCGTGACCAAGGTGGATTACGTTACGATGCCCATGGACGGGTACCTGGGCTGGAGCATCAAGGGCTACCAGGGGGATGGTCGAGCCACCGATATGGTGTTCGAGATTTGGAACGCTGGTGGCGAGGATGTTCAGTATGCTGTGTCGATGATCTGACTCCTCCTCTTGAGAGTGTAGACTCCTGGAATGCACCAGGGGTCTACACTTCTTTGTTGGGGGTTTCGCGGCCTCTTTTTGTGTGGTAGAATAGGACAATAGTAAAGGTCAAAGTGACTTTTACTGTGGGTCACCTTACCGTCCAAGAACACCAAGGAAGAAGCAGCGTGAAGTACTCCATACTCAGTGTAGTTACGGGAACCAGCAAGTGCACTGTCCCCTTCAAGCCATCTGACGCCACTAAGCACATCCCGCAAGGGTGTCAGTTCTGTGTCTCTGGGCAGTACGCGAACGACAGTAACCGTGTAGCACCAGAAGTGAACTGGAGGAACCTGAGGAAAGCGATCCAGTTGGCTCGCAATGGTGGGGTTGACACTGTGGTTCTTACTGGTAGGGGTGAGCCAACCTACTTCCCTGACCAGATCACTGACTACCTGAAGGTGCTTGGTCCTGAGTTTCCGCTCATCGAGTTGCAGACCAACGGGGTTCTGCTGGCCGGGGCGAGAAATGAAGACTACCTGAAGGAGTGGTACGACCTGGGTCTTACTACCATCCTCATCAGCGTAGTCAGTAACGACCCGGAAATCCTCAGGCAGAACTATATGCCGCTTTCCAGGTCATACTACGACCTGCCAGCGCTCATCGCTAAACTCAGGGGTATCGGGTACACGGTTAGGCTGGCTTGTGTCTGCACCAAGGCGTGGATGTCCACCAGAGAGCAGGTGGCTGACTTCCTGAAGTTCGCCAAGGACAACAAGGTCGGCCAGGTCACCTTACGTCCACTGAACGACGAGTACCGGAGGGAGACCGCCCACACCTGGATCCAGAAGCACAAGATGACTGACAAGGACAAGGATAGTATCAGGGACTACCTGGATGAGGTGGGTCATAAGTTGCGGGACCTTCCAGCAATCGGGTCCATGTACGATGTTGACGGGGTGGGTGTCCTCATGTCTCTGCCATTGACGAAGTACACGCACCATAACACTGAGGACACGGCCAGGAATCTCATCTTCTTCCCCGACGGAACAACACGGTACGACTGGGAGTGGGAAGGGTCGGTACTTCTCCAGGGGGACAATCGTCCACTCACCTTGCAGGACGGATCCTACTGGTGAGGTAATGGGCGGCACATTCTGAGAGGTGTCCACGGAACGATAGGATTCGGCCGCCTTGCACTGAGCATAAAGAAGAACGACAAGAATACATTGTGAAGGAATAGAGCATGAGAATTGACTTGAAAGATGTGCTAGACCTGGATGAAGACAGCAGGGCCAAACTAGAGGAGTACAGGAGGAAGCGTGCGTTCGCCCCTGCCGCCTATGTTGAGGCTAAGACGGCAGCACTTGGCGACTATTGCAAGAACAATGACATTGACTCGCTTACCGTCCTGATCTCTGGTGGTATTGACAGTGCTGTCGTGGCTGGGATCGCCAAGGAAGTCTCCAACAGGTACGGTACTGGGGTTCACATGGTCACCATCCCTGCAACCAACAGCCGGGGGGTGACCAGGCAGGATGAGACCGTGGTACTGGCTCAAGAACTGGCTGACAACCTTGGTGAGACCCTTGATGTTCTTCCCTTTGATGGGGTTGTTGATGAGGCTGTTAGCCTGTGTGACCTGGAGGATAGCCAGTGGGGGACGGGTCAGGCCGTCTCCTACCTGAGGACAGCGGTGGCTTACACCTATGTGACCAAGTGCTGGAGCGTGGGCGACAAGACCCTCTTGGTGGGGACAACCAACATGGATGAGGGGGCATACATTGGTTTCTTCGGCAAGGCCAGCGACGGCATGGTTGACATCCAGCCCATCAGCGACCTGCACAAGAGCGAAGTGTACCAGGTCGCCAACTACCTAGAGATCCCCGCATCTATCATCCAGGCTACACCTCAGGGGGACATGTACCATGGTGGTAAGGATGAGCAGATTTTCGGGTGCACCTATGACTGTGTTGAGTTGTTCTACGCGACCCATATTGGCAGGTACGTGGATTCTCCTGTGAGTGAGCAGTGGAAACGAGTTGTGGACAACATTGAGGATCTTCACCAGTACAACACACACAAGTACCTTGGTGGTTCACCTGCCGTCCACATGGACGTGATGCCATATGCGGGCACTTTTGGGTCGTGGTCCTACCAGAACATTGTAGAGTCTAGGAACATTCTTTCGTCTCACCTGACAAGCAAACAGGCACTATGACAACGGGAGAGAAGGACTCACTGGGAGTACCTGTTGCTCTGAGTGACCCAATGTTTCAGGCGTTCGCGGATACTCACCCGAGCAAGGATCTGGTTCGTTATGGGTACTACGATGACGGTGTGACCTCACCGGACTGGGGACCTGCTACTACCCCCATCCCTGTGGGTGCTGTGTGGGCTTGTGGGGTCTCTGAGCGGCCTGCTGTGCTGGTGATGACTGGTGCCATGGATCCGATGCACGACGGCCACGCTGAGGCCCTGGAGATAGCCAGGAGAAGGTTGGAGGGGCTGGGGGTCCAGATTGTTCACACTCACGTCATACCAGATAGTCATGTGTACGCGAGAATGAAGCGGCCTATGGGGGCTGGGAGCGATGAGGAGCGGGCCGCCAGTGTCAGGTCTTTGGGTTACGTGTGCGATGAGGACTGCATGAGGTACCCTGGGAGACCGAACTACACGAGCATCCTCCTGCATGTCCAGCACAAGTGGCAGCAGCACGGTGTGCACCCAGTCGTATTCAACGTGGTTGGTTCAGACAACGCCCTGTTCGCTGAAGTGGCAGCAGCATACGATCCGGCCGGTTTCGGTACCGTTGTTGTGGAGACAGGCCACCAAGAAAAACCCCCCGTACAGGAGGACGCTGGCCGGAACATCCTAGTATGCGACAGAGAAGGGCGAAAGTATGCGTCCTTGTCGTCAACCACTGTGAGAAGCGGTAACCACAGTAGTGATTTGCCTGTCATGTATATTAAAGACGACCTCGACTACTACACCACCAACAGGAAGTGCCATGACGAACTCATTAACGCACTAGAGGGCATGTTCACCTCATACGGGTACCAGGTGAAGGTCGGCCACTACCGGACACAAGTCAAAAAACTGGTCAAACAGACAGCATCCAAGCACTCCCAGGAAATAGAGAATGGTGCGATCACAGTATCCTTAGATCGACACATCCCAGCACAGGTCAGGTTCCCCATACACCGACTATTCCAGTCAGACACCCTACAGAAAATGGGGTACCTCCCAGACAGGCACCTTCAAGTACATCCAGGACAGAAGTTCATCCTGCTGGACGACGACATGGACACTGGCAACGGGATGAGATTCGTGAAACACATCATCAACACCCAAGGTGGAGAAACCATCGGTGTTGAAACCATCTACCAGGACCCAGGGCGCGAGTTCGACGTTCTGGACGCTAGCGACGTCACCACTATTGACGGCACAGGGCTCGTAGTCCAGTCATCTGACCTCACCATGAGCAGGATCCCCTACCTGCACACGTTCCTTGACCTGCAACGATTCTCCAGCGTGCCAGACCGTCAGAAAGAAGCGTTCACTCACCAGGTCACAAGCATTCTGAAGAGGCACAAGATCGGCACATATGAGAGGTAGAGGAGACAGAGAAACTGGGTGGTGGGCCCATCATTTCAGATTGAGTCCACCACCCAGTTCATATCATCTAGTCACCACCCGTAGTCGATATGACCAGCGTCCTCCCGCGACACGCCGAACCGGGCCGTGAGACGGTCCTCGGTGTTCTGGTAGATCGCCTCCTCGCTCGGATCCCCGTCATCTGGAGTGAAGGACGCGCTGTCCAGCCCCACCAGGTTCGGGTAGATGTCGCTCAGGGCGGCCACCTCTCCATCCTCGTCCTCCACCATGATGGTGCACTCCCACGTCGCTCCCTCTCCACAGTTTCCGTCCTGAGGGGTGTCGGTGAATGCGGGGCCTGACCACTTCAGGTAGAACGGCACCTCCTTCAACGAGAAGTTGCCTGTCATGGTCTGGAAGATGCTTGACATCATTACTCTTTCTGCTAGCAGGTGGGGAACATCCTCATTCCCTCAACTTGACAACTCAACCATACGACCTGCCACCTTGCGGAGTCAAATCCAAGTAGTGTGAACTGCCTCATTGCATCAGGGGAGCGTCCGCTTACCTGAGGTATTGAAGGTGAAGCGTGTTCTTGTTATCGCCCGCAATTTTCACCTGTCCTTTTTGAGGATATACAGGTTAGGCCATTCACCTTCCCTGTTCTCACACTGAACATATGAGTGGTTTTGCAGGTCAATGGTCTTATCAGGAAGAGTAAGTTGTTGTGCGGAGAACTTTTTCACACGAACATAGAACTCATCTACCCTCACTACATCCTCACCCGAAAAGAGACATGTTAGGTGACTCGCAGCAGGATGGTGGTACATTGATTTTCTGAAAGGTCTTTGAGTATAGAGAGGAACACCTTCCATGATGGACGAGTTTGTGGAGATGAAATTGTCTCCATCTTCCTCAGATTTCACGTTATGCAGCGGAAAGTGACCAACCCATCTACCATCTTCACCTTTTCTGAATCCTGCAAACATCAGATCCATCTCAATGCTTGCGTGTTCCACATCAGGGGCCAAGGTGCCGCCATGCGCGACGAACCTGCCCGGACTGACGTCACGCCCCTTCACGCGAACAACCACAGACGAGGTGAGCATGTCAGCAGGCTCACCAGTCGGCATGTATGTGATGTCTGTTCTGTCCTTCGCAACCTCCACCTTAGCCCCGTCTGACACCTCCTTGATAGCCACATCACCTTTGACGGACCCAACGACAGCATTATTGCCTACCATGCGAGTAACACGGGAGTTTCCTGACATGAAGTCCACATGGCATCTTAGTTCATTGATGGAAGAGTCCCCAACAACCTCCACGATAGTACTATGCTCGTCCGTGAGGCATATCTCCCCGCCGTTAATCTTCAAAACCTCTGTGCCACAAAGGATAAGAGCACATGAGTCCACCATCTCAATGATACAACTATTGGAGATTTCCCCAACTTCAACCCCGTCAAAAAGGCTCACCATCGAGTCGGTGATTTTGTGGACCCTTACTCTCCCCTCTGCCCCAAGGTATCGACAGTTCTCTACAGAGAAGAACTCAATAGGCGTCGCTTTACTTTCAGAGAAAATGTTGGCGTGATCCATGTTAGTGAGAGTGTCAACACTCGCCTTAATGATCACCTTAGCGTTTGAGCCCGATTCTCGTCTTGCAGCCCCGTCAAGCGTCCCAATGATGCTACTGGTGACGACAACCTTCTCTAAGTCAAGGGCATCCCAGTTGATGGCTTCCCACTCTTGAACGCTTGCAACATTCACTGTCGAGGCGGACATGACGGTACCCCTTCTCTCACATGCAGTAACATCCCATACTTGTTGTTATCCTACCTCCAGAGAAAGGGGTACACCATCAAAACAAGTTGCACACCTAAACCCTAGATCTCTTACTCCGAGTCGTCACACGTCAGGTCGCCCTGGGTGAACTCGATGTGCTTCCCAAACGGGGACGGCCTGGAGAACAGTCGCTCAAGCCGCCTCGTGTCCGCAAGCGGCTCATCCAGAATCCTTGTGATCTCATCAAACTGGTCACTGGTGACAATCATGTCCTTCTCCTTCTAGAGGCTGGTTGTGGATTCAATTACTGCGGACGCTAGATGTGTCCTGGTGGGCATCTATGCTGGCGGCCATCTGACTGATAAACTGCCCTTCAAGATAGGAGATGGCGACATTAAAGTCCCTCCGAGACAGCATGGCAGTGATCTCACAAGTGTCATCCGAGAGGATGTGACTACTAACGTGACAGTGGAACAGGTCATACATTCCTGCACGCGCCCACTCTGTGTAGGTGCTAATAGGGCGGCGAGACAGGTACTCCTGCTTCCATGTCACTGTGAAGACACTAGGGTACGTCTTAGGGGATGCCATGTTCCACTCTCTTTCCTTGAATCGCCTGACGACTGTATGTACTCAGTGTAGTGCGTGATGGGACCGGCCTGCAACCTGATACCTTGTGATGTTGTTCACTTGGTGGTGGCTTGCGCCCGCTAGTGTGCCCTGCTAGTATTGTCATTGAACACGGAAGCCACTGAGCAGTGAAAGGGATGTTCAAAATGGCACAAGAGATGACCCTCAACGAGGCGATTGAGCACCTTGTTTCCGATCTTATCGATGAGATGAACACTATCGCCGAGTACAATCCTCAGTCGCACACCCTGGACATGGGGGATACCGTTGTTCGTTTCGATGAAGGCGGTAACAACTTCATCATTGACGTTGAAGATAAGGTTACTGGTCGATGGACTGAGGTGTGGCCTTCTGTCCGTGGGCGTGACGCATTCCCATGCGAGGATCTTGACGACAAGGAGATCAAGCACATCGCTAAGCAGATTGTTGCCTTCATTGACGGCGAGTAACGAAGTCAACAATTCGCAAACTGACTGGGAAAATATGACACAGGGAGAAGGAGGCGTTATGGGGACAGAGAGCACTCAAAACAGCAAGGTCAGTCCAGGTCTCATCATGACTGTCGCAGTGCTGCTGATTATTGAGGCCGCTGTCGGCTTACTCATCGGGTACGCAATGCAAGCGTCTGGGGTCAGTACCCCCATGATGGCTGCTGTATGTGCTGCAATGATCGTGTCTTTCATTGCAGCAGGATTGGTCATCTGTCGTAAGTGGAACAACGACTAAAGCAAACCGCCTCATCTCACAATCCACGAAACCAAGAGCACAGGAGAAACAACATGGACACCCAGATGCCCCATTCCGTTAAAGTCACCATGGACATTGAGGACGGTCGAGAGGTTCACACCGCCTCCCTCCTTAACGAGGACGGGGAGACCCTTATGGATGCAGACATGGTTCGCAGTCCTGCACTGTACAAGTTCCTTGTTATCGCCTGCCTTAGCGCCGAGGGCCATAAGATGGAATCCTTTGAGAATGGATCCAATGTGATGACGGCTGTGTTCCCTGCTGACTCTGAGGATAAGAACTGGAGAGAGGCTTGCTATGCTTATGCTTTCTCCCTTAACCTGATTGAAGTTGTTAGGGGGTCTGATGTGATGGGAGGGTTCCATGGCTTCCATGATGAAGATGGAAACTTCGAGCGAATCTCGTTCACTAAGTGAATATATGATTGGCGTTCTGTCCTGTTCTCATGAAGGTATTGACACCGCAAAGATTGAGGGTGCTTTGAATGGCTAGCACATCCACAAGCAACCTTATTCAGTACGTTAAGTGCATCCTTTCCCCACTTGTAGGGCGGGAAGTGTTCAACTTCGTTAAGGTTATCACCGACAAGGTTGTGATCAATAACGTGGGGTCGGCAATCAAGAAGGATCTTGTCCTATACGCGAAAGCACATGGTGAAGCCCAGCCAACTAAGGTGGCTCTTCCAACTGAGGTACTGAACATCTCCTCAATTGACACCAAGGGCTTCCCTTTCGTCCTTGACTCCATCAGTATGACGTACAAGGTTGGTTTGGAAGATCATGTCACTATTGACCTCCTTGATTCTAGTGGTGAAGTGAAGGTTCAGGTTGTTGCTGTCCTGAAGTCTCCTGGGGCGGGCAATGTGCTCGAACTCGCTATGCATGATTATGAGGTCTCTGCGGGCCTGAAGTTCCCTGAACTGGAATACGAAGGGGCAACAAATGTTGATGCCTTGAAACGGGCCGCGAACGACGTGAAAGAAGTAGCCAACCACCTCATTCACCCTTACCAGAGTTTCAGCAAGAGCAGCACTATGCTTCCAGTTGGTGGAGACGACGGCTGCGGGTGCCTTGAAGTCAGGGTAGTCGAGAGTCACCCTATGGTTCGCCTCTCGTTCCTTATCACCTCGTTCAGACCCTCGCACGCGGGATGGCTCGCTGACGACATCACTACCAGGGTGATTGGGGCACTGACTGAGAAGGGATACATGGTTGAGGCAGGATCCAAGAGCATGAGTTTCTGGTAGGCAACAACTAGAACACTCCGAAAGATTGCCCCTAGAAGGAGTGCCTGTACCTTGAGTTATCCTTCTAGGGGCAATCTTGTTGACATCCTTTCAGTATTCCATTCCTAGTAAGAGAATGGCATCACTGCGAGTCACAGTCTCCCTGTCGTCACGAATACTTCAGGTCGCTCATCCTCATAGGTGTCAACCATGAGAGTGACCTCCAGAACAGGTTTACCAGTATCGTCAACCGCCTCAATAACCACAGTAGCCATCATATGATCACTGGATACTGGATTGGACTTCTGGCTCAGAATCCTGACGTCATGAATCTTGGCTTTTTGGAAGAACTTGTAGTTACAAACCCACGTATCATCCCTGTAGTCACATGACGACTTATTGTCAATAATAGTGACTGTCTCAGCACCACCATCAAGAACGATCTTGACGCTATCCTCCGTGTGCTCCATTCTGGCGGCTTTATGACCGCTCAGAGAATCAATAATCTTCTTGATGTCAGAATCTTGGGTTGAGAACAGCAGATTACTAGTGCACTCAGGCCGGTATGTTTTTACGTCATCAATCTCTGACTCACCAGCATAGAAGACAAGATCGAATGCGTCTTTGAAACCGTGAACATGGATCCTCACAATGTCTCGTTCCGCTTCACTGACCTTAGTGACGGACGAGGCAACCGCACCTTCAGCCCTGTCAATGTTAGGAGAGATGGTGAACCATGCACCGTCAACAAGCACCGACAGCCCATCATACGTCTTGATAAGCAAGTGTGAGTAGCAGTCAGTTTCCCTCTTCTCGACCATTTCAATACGGCGCCCAACCATCTCACTGAGAGCATCCTGCACATTATCGCATATGAAAGCACACATTAGGTCTCCCTTTACTTGTTCTCCGACTTCAACCAGTAGCATAAGCCGAAACACAGGTGAAGGTCAACCCTTAGTGAGAGTGAGATAGGTAACTCACGTCACACTTGAGGGTCAACCTTCATGTCCGTCTTGGATGATCGGAGGTGACGGCTAGTTCGCCTGCATCACAATCAGAGGCATACGCTCCTTGCCTTCCGCAGTCGTAGCCAGGTAGATATCCATAACAGGATCTCCGCAGTCGTCAACGGCCTCCAGAATGGAGGTTCCCTGATTCTCCCCAGTTGAAGACACCCAGGATCCCTGCTGCGCGATACTCACGTCATGGATGATGATCCGCTCCTGGTATAACTTGTGGTAGCGAACCCAGGTGACAGGCTCATGACCGTTGTTGGCGTCCTTAATAGTCAAGATACCATTCTCGCCACTGTTATCAACGAAGTGGATGCTGATCTCGTCCTCACCATCCCTGTCCACCTTGTCAACGCTGACACCAATGAGCGACTTAGCGATGGAGGACACATCACTGTCGTAGTGGGAGAACATTCGAGGGGCTGAGTAAGTCGCACAAACCCACTCGGCAGCAACACTGTTCTCATCCTGAAACTCAACATGGAGCAGGATTCTACCTTCGCTCTGCCTCAGTGACAGACGTCGCATCAAAGGATTCCAGTACACTTCTTCGACCACATGCCCTTCAAGGAGATCACTGAAGTGCTTGGTCAGAGTGATTCCCTTTGCGGAAATCTTCAGGTAACTTCCGACTGGGGTTTTGATACGAAGCAGGTCGTTACCATGCTCTTGAGTTAAAGTAACACTTTGGACTCGCCTACCGACAAGAAGTCGAGCCTCATCGTAGACAGCATCCTCTTGCTTGCCTTCTGCCATTACACTACCCTTCCTACCTGGGTGCTCAATCATTGACACCCGGGCTACTCAACCCGCTCATAGGTCTCAAAGAAGATGTCACGGCGGCAGCAATAGTGCTCACCTCGCACACCCTCAATGACGTACCCACCAAAGGCCCCATGCATTGGACCCTCCAGTGTCGGAATCGTGATACCGCCATCCACGACCTCGCCACCAACCCAATCAGCGACCTCCTGGGCGTTACCCTCAGTCAGTTCAACCGCTTTGATCCTCGTTGGACGCTTCTGCCAGCACTCAATCTTCATACTCTGTACTCTTCCCCTAGATTTCATTCAGGTTGCTTCTAGTTGTCAACTCAAACACATGCCTCATTTGTCTAAGTCACCTGCATCTACGTCACACAAATGGTTCTGTGATCGCTTTAGAGATTACCATCGATCTCGCTAATGGCTGCATTAATGTACGCTCGCACGTTGCTGATGACGTCCTCTTCGTCATCATCGAGAGGGAGTTCTCCTTCTGGGCTGACAACAACGTGTGTGCTACTGATGTCATGATCATCGAACTCGATATACCCGATGATCCTGGAGATTCCGAAAATCTCAACCTTCATACCTTCTTCGACCTGACAAACAACAGATCGGCCTGAAATTAGACTCTTTCGGATGAAAGATTCGTCAATGTAGGTGATAAAGTACTCCATCACCTTGACGCGAAATACATCTCGACTAATCAGCATGATAATGTCGTCAACAGGATGGATTGACGAGATGGTTCGCACACCATAGATCCCGTCTATTGTCACCTCATCATATTTGTCAGTGATGCTGTAACTGAGTAGCGTGTCATCGTTCTCGATAGAGAAGCACCCGTACCAGTTTCCGCCAGATACCTCGATGTCACCAAAACTATTCTCTTGAATCATGAAGGCGTCTGACACCCTAAAAATCGCATCCACCAAAGCGCTCTTGATAGGGGTGAGTCCTTCTCGGTTCTTCTTAGAGAACCTGTAGTAAGTATTGTTGCCCATGGTTTATTTTCGATCTATTCTTTCGTGTGCTGATGTTTCAGTTTCTCGGGCGCTACTGTTCAGGGTCGTCCCACTCGAACCAGATCCCGAGGTCATCTGTCAGGTTCCCGTCCTCGTTGAATACGTTAGAGATCCGGAAAGATGATGGAGTATCAGGGCGCTCCACAACGTCAGTGCTGTCCAGGATGCGCCGCAGTGTGTCCGTACCACCAACGAATACGTATGGGGCGTCAGACCATTCGTGTGTCATGTACGAGATGTCCCGAATCAGCACAATGCTAGTCATGCGCAGAGGAACAAAAACGCGCACAGCAACTCCTTACTACTAGCAGGTCATGTTCAGGTCAGTGCCACCATAGTACATCATCAAGAGCAACACTATCAACCCGATTAAGCATGACACAGATCACATCACATCAGGATTTCTGTAGAAGGCAATGTTTCCCTCTTCGGTCACCTGCAACTGCGGTGAGAGACCGCCCGCGTCACCGACCTGGAATACCTCAACCCGTGGACCTTGCGCACCAACACCAATCATTGACATGTGAGCAACAACAACATTACCGAAACACGAACCTACACCTTGTAGGATTGCCTCTTTGAGCAGGGTCTTGTTCTGGAACACATCTCTCACCACGGATAGGCAGGATAAGTCAGAAACATCCACCACGCAAAACTTGAGGACAGACGAGTTGCCAGCCGAATCCTCTTCGACCTCTGTCACAACTGAAGCACTATCTTCGTTTCGAATGTTTTCGACGCGGCAGCGGATTTCGTTAGCCACGATCTGGGCGGCCTCCATGTTTCCATTGAAGAGGACGATACCACTAATTGACGCAACATTTTCTGGCACTAGCATCGTCTATCACAGATCCTTATCTACTCTCATTGTGTACATGTCTCCTGAGGAGTGAATGACTCGCATTTCTCCAATGAAGTGACCTCCAGTGCCCTCCCCAAAGTCAAGGAGCGTGAACCCGTTATCGTTCAGGCAATGCTCCACTAGGATGGATGCGTGCTCAGCGTCAGACACCCTGGCAATAGTTACTCCAGCCCGATACACCTTGCCCAGAAAGTCTTCAATCGAGTTGGACTCTTCAAGGAAGATGCGGGCACTCCCCTGACTGTCGTGATCTGAAGCCAGCGAGATGAGTGCTATCATGGCTGCCGCAATGTCGGGCGCCGCCTCTGGGGCGAGAGGGGTATCGTCAACGGCCCATCCTTCTTCGTTCCACTCAGATGCACCCTCCCAGTAGACCAGCCACAGGTCATCCTCCTTGTCGCTGGAGTCACCGAAGATGAAGAGGTTCTGGTTCTGTCGAATAAACCTTAAAGCCCTAGTAACCGCCTGATCCACCTTGGGCGACAGGAGCCCCAGCATTGACGCTCTACCTCCGCACTCTTCAATGTCGTTGAGGTGTTTGACGAACTCGGCGGGAGTATCAGCCTGTTTCAAAGACTTCACATACCCTGAAACCTCATTGATGTTCGAAATCACTCCTGTGCCTCCTTGTGGCGCTTCTTCCATCCTGGCTCAGTACTTCAGGCCGAAGATGCGTTTTCGGTCATCCTTACGGAACATCTTAGGCCGATGGAACCCGAACTTGTAAACCTCAGCACCAGTGTCGTTGGTGGCTGTGATAACACCGTCAGACAGGATGTTGTATGCTCGCTCCGCCCCAGTGAGACCCGAGATGTTGACACTCGCTGACTAGGTTGGAGATCCCCTAGAATCTAGGGTTTCTCTCACCATCATCAGCGTCGCCTCGGTTTTTATTTCCGAGGTACCGGTGTGCCCCTGGATTCTACTCAGGGCAGTGACCGGTTTCGACTGCCGCGTAACAGCCGAACTTCGCATTTCCTTTCTCTGACGAAGCAGAGAACGCATTCTCTCTCGTGTTCGAGATGAAGGAGATGCCGCACGCAGAGCAATCTCTCTGGATGCTGAGACATCCCGGTTCAACTCAAAACCACAGGTAGTGCAGGTGCCAACTCGGGTAGATGTGTTGTTTCTGGTTCTATCTCCGCAGCGAGAACAGGTTCTAGAGGTGTCTTTAGCACTCACCTTGGTTACTTTAAGGCCGTAGCGCTTAGCCGTATTCTCAATGCGACTCTGAATCTCCGCATGAGGCCAACGACCTCCCTGAGCATCCAGCCAGGACAGGTTCTCTAAAGAAACGTGAGCGTCGTTCCGATCTGCGATCTCTACTACCTGGCTGGCGATGCACTGACTGATCTCGCGCTTGATACGAGTGGCCTTAGCACTGACTCGCCTGGCTTCTTCTCTGAGAACTTGGGCGTGCTGATCTCGATTGTGCTTCTCGCAGAGGTTCGCTCGCTCGTACAGATGAGCGGCTAGATCGCGGCGTTTCTGTTCCTTCTTAACTAAGGCTCCGAGTCGTCTCTTATAGTTGGCGTGATATGGGGCAGACCTGTGCTTACTCTTAGGATCGATGACTGTAGCGACGAACGGCTCGACCTTACCCAGATCAACACCCGTGATTATCTTGGTCTGGCTGGCATCTATTTCGTGCTCAATAGTGATGTCGAAGACGACCTGTCCCTTGTTGTTCAGGCGGATAGTTGGACGACAGATCTTACCTTCACTGAATCTCTCGCTGTTCTCTGGTAGCCTGAGATAGAGTCTGGTGAGACCATAAGTAGGCGTCTTAACCTGAACAGTGACACTTAGAGGATCGTTGTCATCTCTTGATGCTTTGGGCGCGAAGTGAGTGTCACAGACCGCCAGGTTCAGTTTAGCGCTCACGCCTGGTAGAGACGCTTTCCTTTCGCCCTTGATGTGATAACGTCTCAGGTGAGAGCAGACCATGCCACTGGTTGGTTGCGGGGCATCAGGATAGGTGTTCTTGTAATGAGATAGTATCTGGTCCGGTTTTGTCGTGCTCGGGTGAGTACTCATTACTTGGAACAGGCCAACACTCATGGCGTACAGTTCCAGAGCACTCACTACGTTTGAGACCAGCATCTCGTTCATATTGTGCTTCTGAAACGAGAAGCCGTAGCGACTCAGCCTCTTCCTGCCCCAGGAGTTCAGAGAACCAGTCGGCCTGTCACCTTGCAGAGCCTTGATCGCTAAATCATGAAACTCACGGCTGGCAAGCACCTCTCGTTCTGACTCGGCCATCCAGGCGACCATCTGAGCCAGATCGCGTTCAACCTGCTCCACGTCAACCCCGCCGTCAGTGGTGAACCTGTGCCTGGTTACTGCGTCGTAGTACTTCACAGGCTCACCTCCTTCTTGACGAGTTGATTAGCATAGATGTGTGTATTGTAACACAGAGTGAGTGATGCTACAAGTCAAGGAATTGTAAAGGACTAGTGTGACTGCGGGCAACAGTGTTGCGGTACGCCTAATCAAAGAAGCCCTCAACGTATGGTATCCGCGATTCATCAGTAAGTACCTTTTCGTCATACTTCCTTCTCCTTCGGATTGGTCTCTTGGTTGGCTCTGCTAGTTGTTCTCTCCAACAATAGTGGAGGTTCCCGCCCTTGTTCAGAGGTAGTGGTCTTCCCCGTTTCCCCTTGTTACTGCCTGCCACCCTTAGTTGCATGTGACTCCATCCTGTCGAGCGCAGCAATGTGTGACTCTGATGTGAGTAGCATTGAGTCCCACCACAAGGTGATGCGCCCATAGTTCACGTCGAACAGATGGTCTGGGCGACCCTGGTTCGTGTCCCTGGTGACGCCGATCCCACGGAAGGCGCCTGTTATCGCCCTCCACAAATCTAGGTAGAAGGTGTTGTCGGTGGTCTCAAAGTCAATGAAACTCCCGTCAGGGCCAGTCACTCCCACCTCGACATGGTTGATGTCATACTTGGAGTCATTACCAACGATCTTAACCCATGCCACACCCCCACCCCACCCTTTAACAAGGGTCCCACCAACTTTATACAGAGATAAGTAAAAACCAGGATTGCCGGATAGGTACGAGATGAGATACTGAGACACTTGAGCCTCTGCCCTCATGCCCTTGAAAACCGCCTTCAACTCCTCATCGTCACCATCAATCGCTCGCCTACTAGAGAAGTAGGTGCGTCCGTCAAAAAGTTTCGCTGGCACCTTGAATACCCAACTGTCACCAAATGTGTGAATCGAGAACTCAGGCGTGTCAATAGCGAGATCATATTTGTTAGTAGAACCTTCAAGGCTTGTTGCTACCTGAACTATGTTACATCCGGCATCAAATGCCATCTCTACAGCGAGACGAATCCTAGGGTTGTCAATTTCATCTAGATCGCTGGAAAACCGGTAGTAGTTCTTCTCTGGGAAGTACCTTGTCATGGAAATCTTAGAACCGTCCATCTTGATTATTCTCTCGTCTTTCTTTTTTAGTGGCTCTATCTGAATTACTATAGCACACCAGCGCCAGTTCTCGGAAGTAGCATCGTCTGTTACTCACATCACAGCGTAGAAGAGAGCACAAACATGAGGTGCCTTAACATCTAGGTAGCATCGCCCGCCTGGGAGAGCAGTTCCTCTGGATGCATCTTCTGCAACGTGCTCAACATGCCTCCCCGGTTGAGTGCAACCCCTTGATCGTCCATATTCAGGACGAACTCGATGAACACCTTACCTGGGACGCGATCTCGGACCTCAGTCACCACAAAAATAGGGCACCTTTGGGAAGTGTACGACTCCCAGAGAAACAGGAACGGCTCGTCGTCTTCAACAACGCCGGTCATGTCTCCATCACAGAGGTCTTCGAGCAGTGACCGGAACCCGCATCCATCCTTACCGTCAAAGTCGCCACGATAGTCACAAAGACTACGCAATATGGACACGCACGTGCGTGGGTCTTTATCGACGCTGAAACCCAATATGACATTGTTGCTGTCATCTGTTTGGTGAGTCAGGAAAATATGCACCTCAGCCACTTTCTGAACCTACCTCTGACCTTCTGGCCGCCAATAGGTGATGCCCTCGCCCGCCATCTCCGCTAGAGTCTCACTCGCCTGGTAGCGGGCACTCGTGTCGTAAAGATCCCACTGGGCAGCAGACGCGCCCTGCTGAGAGCCCCTTTCGCGGACAGGCCGCCCCACAGCGAGTACGCCAGCGTGAAGGTCGATAAACACCCCAGGAAGGGTACTCTCACCCCACCCAATGGCAGGGGCGTCCACCGCAGTCAGCCCGCCCCTACCAGCGACACGCACACCCTCCAGCAGAACAGCAGGAAAAACAGGGGTGCCCTCATCATCATTAATGTTTTCAGGTTCCATCTCCCAGACCTTGGAGCACAGGCCGCCAATGAGATGATCCATAAGGTCTGTCGAGCCCCGAACCCCAGTCAGGACGTCCTGGTAGCGTTCAAACACTGACTCCACCAGTCCCCGCAGAAGGCGAATCATCTCAACCCTCTTCGTGCTGCACAGGTAAACCGTCTGGTACGTAATCTCAACCTCACCACCAACATTGCGTACCACGTTCGAGACGAAAGAGACCGCCACACTCTCCAAGGGCCTTGTGCTCACATCCTCCTTGAAGTCCACGCCAAGAAGTCGCCCAATTAGATGCCTCATCATCCTCTACACCTCCCCAGGTAGGGCCACTTACAACTCAACCTATACTTTACGACACGGAGGTGACATGTGTCAACAAGCATATTGTGCTCTATGTCACACATACGAATCTCGTCACCTCACCGCCCACTGGGTTGCCTCACACTTCCGCCTAGTGTATGCTGGACGGCAGGAAACAGGTCAACTACACCAACAAGCAACACGGACAGGAGTCATAGATGAGTGGCCTTACTACCAAAGTACGAGACATCTTCAAGGCGCGTGTAGCCAAGAAGTCATCGTACACCCCTGAGGACAAGGGGATCACCTACCTGTCACGTCTTCCAAAGAGCATGGTTCAGGCGATCCTGGGCACAGGGCTATGTCAAAGTTCAACAGTGGATCGCCAGTTTCTTCTGCCTCCCTTCTTCTGGTCTGTCTCGGGTGATGTCAACATTGAGCCTCTGGGGATGCTGTTCGGGATCTCTGACGGCAGGATCGTTGTGGACGCATTCAACATGCATGACAACAGCGATGAAGGCAACAACGTCACTTGCTATGCCAGCCGACACTTCTACCTTCCAGTGGGCAAGTATCTGGTGTATATGGCGGCTGAGAGCAGCCGGTTCGCGCCGCACCCAACTAGGGGTGATGTTGATGCTGTTGTCATGTCGTCGTTGTTCAAGTTGGCGGCGAAGGTGTACGCAATGTGGGCGGTCACTGCTGATGGCAGTCGTTGGCCTTACAGTTGGGATGCTAGTTGGTTCCCGCATGATGATGGGCGGACTGAACTTCTTCTTAAGCGTGTGAGTGGTCACGACCTGGTTTACGGATTCTCTGTTGACACCGACCTTGTAGAGGCCACTCAGGATAATGGTGACGTGAAAGACATCCTGTCGGTCTCACTGAAGAAGAGACACATCGATGCCGAATCTCCTAATGAGTTTCAGTACATTGTGGATCGCATCGCTAACCCCTTGATTGAAGTGGGGTACGACGTCAACAGTCACATCACCTATGACGACGAGGTGGTCCAGGAAATCGTCGTCAACATTGATGTAACCACCAGCACCACGGCATGGAATGGGGCTTCAAGTTGTAGGTTCTTCCAGGATCTTGAAACCATCCTCCGTGAGGTCACCCCCGCAAGACATAAGCCCTTGTTCATCCTTGAAAGCGAGTCGAACCAAGAGCATTCTGCCCACCCTCAAGATCTTACCCTGTGCCCACTTGAAGCGATTGGCAGCAAGGATGATAGTGTCGCACGATCCTACTATGATGATGCGATGAAACTGGCAGAAGAGACCATCCGATCCAGTGTCACCAGCAAAAATAGGTACCATAGTAGCGGCACCATCCAGTAAGAAAGGCCAACCATGACACAGAAGAACACCAACCCCACCCACCCTGACCGCGGAGACTGGGAGATGCCAGTAATCCTAGGAATCCTCCTCCTAGCCATAGTGATTGGAGCATTTTTCGGCCCCATGATAGGGAAGCCGACCTTCCATGACGGCACCATTCACGTGGACTCACAGGGAGCCATCTCGTTCACAACCGATGCTGGCACTTACTCCAAGATCCCTAAGGAGATTGTCACCTATGCTGGCGGCGACGACATCAAGGACGGCCAGATCGGGTGCCTGAAGACGCAGAAGAAGGATGACGGAGAGAAGTACGCCAAGTTGTACGCTGGCGGCAATTGCAAGGAGTACAAGGAAAAGCAGGACAAGGAAAAAGACAGGAACACACCTGTTATCTACCCAGTGTGGGTAGTGCACTAACCCGCATCCAGATGACTGGCGAGGTCGTTTCGTGCCGTTGTCGCCCTGACCGCCACCTACAGTGGGGTTGACACATACCAGAACACATGAGACAATGGCTCCATGAAGATCACAAGCATTATCAAGAACGTAACGTGGAGGTTCGTCAGGAAGCATCTGCTGGCGAACTACAGGCGCGGCTTTGCCACAAACTCCTCATCCTCACACTCCTTCGTCTACCTGAAGAGCACTCCCGAGGATGCCTATAGGGAAGAGTACTTCGACCCAGCCGGAGAGTACTATGGCTGGGATGACTTCAAACTCTCTTCCATCATGGGCAAGTTGTTCTACGTCCTATCACAGAAGGTGCATGGATGGGAGTCCATGGACGAGGATGAGAAGCAGATGATTCGTGACGAGTTCCCTGAGGCCGATGACGGCATGATTCAAGCTGCCTCTGAGAGCGAGGTTGATCACGAGTCGTTCGGTGTCGTCACTCCAGAGATTGCTCGCAACCCGTACACCGTCGTGTTTGGCGGAAATGACAATGACGGCTATAGTTATGAGCGCGCCAAGGTTGTTTCCAGCGGCTTGGTTGACTGGACCAAGACCGAGCCTGAGTGGGGGGATACAGAGAGGGTGGGTAGCGATCCGAAATCCCCTCTGGTGGCTGAGATGATCCAGGGTCTCAGGGAGCAGGGCTGGTCTGATGAGAGAATTGAGTACGAACTTCGCATCGATCTGAGCGAGGATGACCGATGAGGCGTTACGGTGTTCGTTTCGATAGGAACGCTGTCTCGTTCTTTGACAGGGTTGATGGCACGAAGATCAGGTTCGCTGTCGGCAGGTATGAGAAGGCTGGCAAGCCCGAACTAGCCGACGTAAAAATTAGTGACTACTGCCCCATTGGGTGTGAATTTTGCTATATGGACTCTACTATTTTTGGTAAGCATGGGTCCGTAGAAAACATTGAGGCCATTGCTCGTGAGATGGGCAAGGCTAAGGTGTGGGAGGTCGCCCTTGGTGGCGGTGAGACCACCTCACATCCTGAGTTCGTGAGGATTCTAAAGATTTTTCGGGACAATGGTGTGGTTCCGAATTTCACGACCAAGTTGCCTGCTGCTGTGCGCAAGTTCTGGCCTGAGATTAAGGACCTGATTGGTGGCTTCGCGTATAGCGCTGAGACTCCTGCTCAGATTCGCTCTGCCGCCAAGTTGCTGCGGGATGTTCCAGCAGGTAAGGCATCGTTGCACTATGTGATGGGTCTTGGGGACCGTGAGTCGTTCATGGAGTACATGAGAGCCGCAGACGAGGTAGGCTGGCGAGTCACGCTCCTGGGGTACAAGACCTCTGGTCGAGGTAAGGATGTGGTTCCATATCCTTATGACTGGTGGATCGATGCAGTGGACGAGTTGATCGCTGAGGGCAGGTGCCCGTCTTTCTCGATTGACACTCCGCTGGCCGATCAGTTCGCTGGAAGGATGCCGGTTGAGGGCTTCATGTACCACCGTCATGAGGGTAAGTTCTCCGTCTTTGTTGATGCGGTGGAGATGAAGATGGGTGCCTCCTCCTTTGAGGACAAGGATTCGCTAGTTCCATTCGCTCAGGGGACGTGGCTGAGGGAGTTCAGGAAGTTCTGAATCAAGCGGGGAGTAGGACACCCATCTGATCGTCTCTAACACCAACCAAGCGCAGAATCAGGTCTGATTAACTTTCTGTACTCAGGGAAGTATGATCAGACCTGATTCTGATTTTGCGTCTGCTATGTATTGTGCCTGCTTGAAGCCCCGCCTTAAACCAATCGTGCAAATATATGTAAGGGGTTGCAGGCGCGTTTTCATTAAGTGTTTCCGTAGTTTTTGTTGAGATGAAGCCGTTTTCGTGATCGAAGTGTTTCCTTAGCGTTACCGTTCATGCAAGATATTGGGCTACAATCATCACCGAGTATCATGCTTGTGGCGACCGCAGAGCAAAAGCACCACACGTATGGAACATTTTTCGAGAACTCTACCTAGGAGATACGCAATATGATGAGGTCATTCAGGAAGGCATGTCTTGCAGGAGCACTGACAATGGCCGCCTGTGGTGCTGCTGTTCCGGCTGTCGCTGCTGACAATGACGCTATTGTCCCGGATGCTTCACGGCAGGCCACTCTGGACATCCACAAGTTGAGTGGCACTGAGTCCACTACTCGTGCTGACGGTACGGCTCTCGCCCCTGAGGAGGTTGCCAAGTATGGTAAGCCCATGGGTGGGGTCGTCTTTGACGTGTACAAGGTGTCTGGTATTGACGTCTCGACCAATGAGGGGCTGAAGGTCGCTGAGAAGATCCATGAGCGCAAGGTCACTGCTGCTGACGTGACGGCCGGGAAGATCTCGGTTGATGGTCAGGACTACGCTCTGGTCAAGGAGGCCCAGTCGGTGACAACTGGCGAGGACGGCTCTGGTCAGGGAACCTATGGGCTGGGTGTCTACGTCGTGGCCGAGAACCTGGCAAACTCCACCCCGACCGTTGACGGTGCTGCTGTGGGTAAGGACAAGGTTACCCCGAGTGCCCCTTTCCTTGTCTCTCTGCCGATGACGAACACGAATGGTCGCTCTGAGTGGATGTATGACGTGGATGTCTACCCGAAGAACCAGGTTGACGAAATCACCAAGAGCGTCAGTGACGGCAAGGTCGGAACACAGAACCAGGACGGCTACCGGGTTGGCGAGAAGATCACCTACAGCCTGAACTCGACTGTCCTGGTGGGCGACAAGAATGGTGACGGCACGGTTGACGGGGCCGATTTCGGTGGCGTCTATCAGATCACTGACACCCTGGACGCCAACCTGTCTTTTGAGAGCGAGACGGTCACTCTGACGAGTGCCGCTGGCGTGTCTGAGGTGCTGACCAAGGGCGCTGACTACACCGTGGCTAGTGCTGGCAACCAGGTGACTGTGTCCATGACTGAGCAGGGGCTCGGAAAGTTGACTAAGGTCTCTGGTGGCAGCGTGACCACTGACCTTGTGGCCCGTGTCGCTACTATGCCAGCCAATGGTATTGTTGAGAACCAGGCCGCTTTCGTACCAAACAACACGTGGAAGACCAGCCACCCCGAGCCAGGCATCTCCTCTAACAAGGTCACCTCCAAGTATGGTGACATCGTGATCCACAAGACTAACAAGTATGGTGACAATCTTTCTGGTGCCGTGTTCAAGGTGTTCCGCGCAACCAATGGGACCACCTGTGATGTTGAGGCGCTTAAGGGTGACCCGGTTGCTACCTCCAGTCCGACTGATGCTGCTGGTCTGACCAAGTTGAGCGGACTCCAGTTGTCCAACTTCTATGACGGTGCCGATCAGGCCAACCTTCACTCCTACTGCCTGGTTGAGTCCACCGCCCCGGACGGGTACACGCTTCTGGCTAAGCCGGTCAAGTTCGACCTGACTGCTGCTGGTTCCGTGACTGACCTGTCTGCCGCACTGGGTGATGGTGTTGACGCCAACACTGAGGATCTGACCGGCCGCAACGTCCACATCACTAACGTCAAGAAGGGTGAGTTGCCTCTGACTGGTGCCCAGGGCGTGGCTCTGCTGGCAACCATCTCCATCATCCTCGCTGGTGTCGGTACTGGCCTGGTGATCTCCAGCCGCAAGAAGGCAAAGGCGGCCGAGGTCGCCACTGACTGACTAGCGTGAGCCCTCCTGTGGTGTTGGCAAACGGTTCAGCCTGTGTCAAGAACACGACTCGGGCCTGTCTGCCAGCACCACAGGGGTGTAAGACGCTGAGAACCCATAAGAAGAACTTCAAGAACAACTGACCCTTACTTTTCTGGGGAGAGAAAGAACCTTGAACAGGATTACTGAGACCTTGAAGAGCCTCGGAGGCATGAAGACCGGGCGGGCACTGTCAACAGCAGTGGTTGTCGCCCTGGTCGTTGTCGCTGGCTTTGTGGTTGGCCCTTTGAGGGCTGCTGACCTTACCGAGTTGCTGCTGTTTGACCCAAGTACGGGGGCGGTTACTGGTCTCACTGAGGAAGGCAAGACCCAGTTCAAGGATGCTGTGGATCTGAGTATTCCTGGCGAGATCAATGGGGTCAAGGTGACTGCCATTGGGGACAGTGCTTTCAAGGCGATGAAGTTCAAGAAGGTGACCCTGCCTGAGAGCGTGACCACCTTGGGTGAGTACGCTTTCTATGGAAACGGCATCAGTGAGTTGTCTGCCCCAGGTGTGACGACTGTCAAGGCTCATGCGTTGCAGTTGAATGCTTTGAAGTCGTTCACCTCGAAGACTCTCTCTGAGATTGGTGACAGTGCTTTCGCCCAGAACGCCTTGACTAGCGTGGATCTGGCTCAGGCACCTGCAACCGTTATTGGTGAGTCGGCGTTCAAGGACAACAAGATCTCTTCCCTGTCGCTGCCGTCTGGTGTCGCCACGATCAAGGCTGGTGCCTTCTCCAGCAACTCCCTGACCTCTGTGACCCTGCCTGAGAGCGTGCAGGAGGTTAGTGACAAGGCGTTCTCCAGCAACTCTGTCCAGGAGGTCACTGTTGGTACGAACGTCTCCTCATGGGGCTCTGAGGTGTTCTCTGGGGCTGGACGTTACGTCAAGGTTGTCACTGAGAACCCGAACATCATCACTCAGGGGTACTCTGATGGTTTTGGGCAGGTCGTCAACCCTGTCACGGTTCGCCTGCACCTGAAGGATGCCGCCACCGGGCAGGAGATTGCCTCTACTGTCACTATGGGGCAGGATCTCACCAAGCAGGGTGAGGTCTTTGGTAGGGGCGCTCAGGCCAGGGTCACTGCACCTGAGATTGACGGCTACAAGGCCAACAATGCTTTCGTTGACTTCACTCCAGATAGCGACCCTTACGATGTTGATGTGGCGTACACCAAGGGTGGCGGCAACCCTGTCATTACGGTGGCCGGTAAGTCCAAGTCGTTCAAGCAGGGGCAGCAGGTCACCAAGGCAGACCTGTTGAAGGATGTCTCCGCTACCGATGTCAACGGGCAGAACATCACGTCCAGTATCACGGTTGAGCCTGAGACGCTGGACACCAGCACTCCTGGCACCAAGGATGTCTTCTACACTGTGACCGACTCTCAGGGCAACCAGACCATCAAGAAGGTTGTTGTCGCTGTTGGCACTGACTTCGGTGAGATCGAGATGTGCAACGGCTGGAAGGTCAAGGACTTCGCGTTTGACGGGACAGCAGTCATTGGTCTGAGCAGTTCCGGTCAGGCCAAGGTTCGTTCTGGGAACACCAAGGTCTGTTTCCCCAGTGTCACTAAGGACGGCAGGACCGTTGAGTCTATCGGCAGTGGCGACACTCCGTCATACCAGTATTTGACGAACGGTATCACCGCTGTTGAAGACTGGGGGAGCGCAACTAGCATCAAGAAGGGTTTCTTCTCTGACCTGAGCCACCTTGAGAGCCTTCCTGAGACCTGGGGAAACATCACCAGCATCGGCAAGAGCGCTTTTGAGGGCGCCAGCAATCTGACATCTATCCCTAAGACATGGGGTAAGGTGACATCTCTTGGTGACGGGGCCTTCAACCGTGCTGGACTTACCAAGATCCCTGAACAGTGGCCTGCCGGGATGACCTATCTCCCTAAGGATGTCTTCAAGAGCAACAAGATCAAGTCTGTTCCCGACTCCTGGGGTGACATCAAGGACATTGGTAACGGTGCTTTCGGGTACCAGAACCTCACTGCCGATGACACGTTCAAGGTCCCGAACTGGACTGGTATCACCAGTATCGGTGATCAGGCTTTCGCTAGTACCTCATACAGTCGGGCAAAGATGGATCTCCCGGCCTCTTTCGAGACGGTCAAGTCTATTGGCTGGGCTGCGTTCGAGTACGCCAAGGGTGTTGAGGACAAGATCACTGACTGGGGTGATGTTGAGAACATTGGAGCCAACGCCTTCTACCGCTCTGACCTGACATCTCTGCCTGACTCCTGGGGCAAGGTGAACAAACTTGGGCAAGAGGCTTTTGCTGAGACCAGAATCTCCAAGATCCCAGACAACTGGGGTGGCATCACGACCATTCCGAACGGACTCTTCTCCAATGTCTACGATTTGACAACCATTCCGTCTTCCTGGGGTAATGTCACCAAGATTGATGACTACGCTTTCAGCAAGACGAGGATCACTGAGATTCCTGACTCCTGGGGTGAGGTCACCTGGATCGGTAACGGGGCACTGAACACGTCTGACGGCAGCAACTCCAACAACGGCACCATCACCAAGGTTCCTCCTTCTTGGGGTAAGGTGAACGTCATCCGTAGTTACGCCATCAACTCGGCAGTGTCCTCCTACCCGAGCGACTGGTCTGGTATCCGCCTGGTTGAGGAGTGGGCTCTGCGAAGCAAGAACCAGAAGTCAGCCCAGATCGTGACCGCCTCTGACGCCCTGCTGTCTCGTGAGCGCCCCAAGCGTGAGGGTGGGTACACTGGTGACACCAACCAGAAGGTGTACATGTACCCTGCTGACGGTACATTCCCAGACAACATGCCTGCCGACACGGACAACATCTTCGCTGGCCCAACGTTCGCTAAGGTCCGTTACGTTGATGAGAACGGGAACGACATTCGCCCTGCTGTCAGCACGAAGATGTACCCTCGTGGTACCGTGATTAAGCCCGTCAGCGTGTACGGTTTCGAGACCCCTGGTGACTACACTGTTCCTGTGTCCACCAGCGCTGACGAGAAGGAGATCGTCTTCACCTACAAGCGCAGTGGGCCTGTGGAGCAGAAGACCAGTATCAGTATCTCCAAGACCTACACTGACTCGAAGACTGGTGTGACCACTGACACTGCCCCGACCGTGAATGCTGGGGCTGAGGAACTTGCTGTCACAGTCAAGATTGGTAACAGTGGCGCTAACGCTGAGGACATCCCTGAGGACACGACTATCCGTATCCCTATCTCTGACGCCATGACCTTCAGTGGTATTGGTCAGGCTGACAGGGTGAAGTCTGCGAAGGTTGTTGGTAGCGAGATTGTCATGACCTTGAAGGCTCTCCCTAAGGGCACTGACTTCTCTGTTCCGGTCAGGTTCAGGTTCAACCGGTACAAGACTGCCGCCAACACCGCATACCCGATGAGTGCGACCATGGTGTACCCGGACGACACTGCCAGGGGGCAGAGCAACACTGTTGACATCTACTCCCGGTATGAGAACCCTGAGATGCGGAAGGGGACCGTGGAGAACGGCAACGAGACGAACATGAAGTGGGATGGTTACCTTGTTGACGACTATACCGCTAACGCTGACGGGTCTGTTGCTTCCGGGGACGCGGCGAAGAACTACCTCACCTACACCTTCTATGTAACTAACCTGCACCGTAACATTGGGGCATGGGAGGTCACCGACACTCTGCCCACCTACAAGAAGGCTGACGGCAGTGAAGCGAAGGCGGTCTTTGATCCTGCACTCAACCCTGGGTGGTCGCTCTCTGACGACGGGACCACAGCCGTCTACCGTGGGAGTGAGGCCATCTTGGACACTGACTCCAAGTTGCTTCCTGTTACCCTGAGGCTGCGTTACCCTGACGCTGCCAATGGGGCCAACATCAAGAACTCTGCTGACATCCGGCTCACACCCCACAACAAGGGTGCCGCTGAGAAGGACCTGCACGCTGGCAACAGCATCACCAACTCTTTCGTGAAGTTCCCCGAGTACAAGAGCACTGGTGACGACTACGGGTCTGACAAGTACGCCAGCGGACCCGAGTGTGTTCGTGCCCGCGAGTGCTTCTTCTCCGACACGACACGTGGACGGAACATGGAGCAGAAATGGAACTTGGTGGCCTACTCCAAGGGTGAGTCCACACCAAGGTTCACTGACCATGACCTGGATCCGAGGCTTCGCTACACCGCTCTAACCAACATCTCTGCCCACGGGAACCACAGGGGCAAGTCACACCCTGACACCCTTGATAGCGCTGACGTGATGGTGGTTGATCAGGAGGGCGCAACCCTGTGGACGGCCAAGATGCCTGCCGCCGGGTCCAGGCTGGACATCCCTGAAGAGTACACGACCGGCCAGGTGAGTATCATCATCAAGGCGAACAAGAAGATGAAGAACTCCACTGCTGCTGTCATTGTCCACACTGAGTTGCGTGACAAGGCCAGCAAGGTTGTCACGGATGACCCGACAACAGCGATCATGCGTAACCAGGTCACTACCGAGATGGATGGTGGCTACAAGGTGACCCGTGAGGCCAACCTGAGAGTGATCCCTGAGTCCAGGAAGATCACTGCCACCAAGACCTCATCTTTCGCCTCCCCAACGGTCACAGGCGACACTGGCTCCTACAATGTTGGTTTCAAGACCGACGAGGGATTCGGGGCAACCATTGAGAACTTCCGCATGGTTGACCTACTCCCCGCTGGCCTGTCCGTGGTGGACTACACGATGTCCAACACCTTCGAGCAGTCACCTGGCGCAAGAGTTGAGGCGGTATCCAACTACAATGGCACTGGTCGTACTGCTGTCATCTGGACTGCTGACTCTGTTCCAGCATCCGCTGTGACGAACAACACGATGGCTGTGGGTGCTATCACTGCCAAGGTCTCTGGTGAGGCCGCCACGGGGCGCATCACCAACGACGTGTACCTGACCTCCACTACTGAGGATATGGTTTACGGCAACAAGGTTGATAACCCTCCTGCCGGTAACGGAACCTGGTCCAAGGCTGAGGTGAGCGACCCTATGCTGGCTGCTGAGGACCTGTCCACGGTCAAGGAGATCCGTAACCTTGGTGGGGCCTGGTCCAAGGACATCACCACCTATGCTGGTGAGCAGTTCGAGTACCGGCTTGCTGCGTCCAACATGACGAACACGAACCGGACGAACCCCGTGTTCTACGACTTCTTCCCGCACGTTGGAGACACCTCCGTCACTGGTGACCCCAGGCTTTCGGAGTTCGCCAACACATGGGACCTGACCCGCCAGCCTGTCCTGCCTGACGGGTGGCGTATCCAGTACCTCAACACTGACGACAACCCGCCTGTTGTGACGCAGAGCAACCGCGATTCTGTTCTGGAGTCGCTGAACTGGTCGGACACTCCTGCCGCTAACACGAAGGGGATCCGGGTTTCTGGTCCTGTTATTGAGGCGAGGACTACCGCTGAGGTGATCCTTCCGATGAAGGCACCTGAGGAGCATGTTGAGGGTATTGCTCCGCTGCCGTACAAGAACCTGTACAAGGTGGCGCGGAACACGTTCATGTATGATGATGACCAGTCACCTTTCCTGCTGGAGCCTGCTGGTGTCGTCAACCGCATGGACGCCCCTGGTGCCGACATCAAGTTCAAGAAGGTGTCAAACTTCCCTGGCGGGCCTCTTGCTGGAGCCAAGTTCGTTCTCAAGGACGACAAGGGCAAGACGATTGGTTCTGCTACCTCAGGTAAGGACGGTATGGTGAAGTTCGTCAACAAGCGAATCAAGCCAGGATACACCATCACTGAGATTCACGCCCCTAAGGGGTACAAGGCCACCTCCAAGCCGATTACGATTGGTGCCGACAAGTTCACCAACATGGTTGGACGTACCTATGTGATCGATCTGGGTGAGATGTCCAACTCAAAGATCTGGGCTCCGATCAAGCCGATGACTGGTGAGGTTCGTTTCGCAAAGATCGGTAAGGGCGAGATCCCCCTTCCTGGGGCAACCTTCCAGTTGAAGGGTACATCTGGTGCCACCAGTGGGCTCACCTACACTGCTGTGTCGAACAGCAAGGGCACGGTCTCCTTCAAGAACGTTCCTCTGGGCCGTTACTCGGTCAGTGAGGTGTCTGCTCCAGGTCGTTTCGTGAAGACCGACCGCACCTGGGATGTTACTCTGACCAAGGCCAACAAGGCTGTTGTTCCTGACGGTATGCCCACCTCTGGTGTCATCAACGATAGGGTGAACGTCCGGCTGGTGAAGATTGGTGTGACTGAGGAGAACACAAACAAGAAACTGGGTGAGTACACTGCCAACGATGGGACGAAGGTTCCTGGAATCTCGTTCGACGTGCTGGACCCGGCTGGTAAGGTCGTCGCCTCTGGAACCACGGGCGCTCTGTGGAGTGGCAACGATGGTGTTCTGGAGATGAAGAACCTTGAGGCTGGTGTCGTCTACACCCTCAAGGAGAAGAGTAACAACCCCCGGTATGTGAACTTCCTGGGCGACATGAGGTTCCAGGTCTCTCCGACCGGTGAACTGCTGGACGCTGACGGAAACAAGATGAAGATCCAGTCCGACCTGTATGTCCCGAACCTGCTGAAGAGCGTGCCATCCCAGGTGGTCATCACCAAGCACAAGGACGGCGACAAGACGGTCAAGGTCGAGGGCACCGAGTTCACTCTCTACAGCCTTGACTCCACTGGGGCATGGGTTGCTGAGCGTACCGCGACAACTAGCCAGGATGGTACCGTGTCGTTCACTGGTCTCACTGGGAGCAAGTACAAGATCACTGAGACGAAGGCCGCCAAGGGGTACCTGAACGACGGCTGGAGCCAGGTCGTCACAACTGACCCGAACAGGGCGAAGACGTTCTCCTATGAGGTTGCTGACCGTGCCGTGAAGGCGAAGGTCGTCAAGACCGAGACCCTTGGTACTGGCCTGTCTCAGGTGCAGGCTGAGCGGCTGGTGAGCCTGTCTGGTAAGCCTGGGCGGGTCGTGCAGGATGGTTCCACCTACCGTGCTGAACTGCTGCTGCCTGGTGCCGAGTTCGACATCAAGGACGCCAGCGGAACAGTGATTGAGCACGTGATCACTGTTCAGGACGGTACCGCTGAGGTCACGTCAGTTCTAGATGAGAAGGAGACCTACACGGCTGTTGAGACGAAGGCCCCATACGGGTACTCGATCAAGGGCACTGGCTCCAAGTCGTTCCGGGCTGCTGACTATGCTGCTAGGAGTGACTTCAAGGGCACTATTGACGTGTCTGTGGACAACTTCAAGGAGCATGGTCGTATCACTGTCTCCAAGATTGACGCCACCACTGGTAAGGCCCTGGCTGGTGCTGGTTTCGACATCAAGGACCACAATGGTAAGGTTGTCAGGTCTGTTGTAACTGACTCCACAGGAATCTCCAGTATCACTGGTCTGGAGTTCGGATCCTACACTGTGACTGAGACCGCTGCACCAAAGGGCTACAGGCTAGATCCTGAGCCGAAGCCTGTGACTGTGACCCCAGAGGACGCTAACGGCCAGGTCGTTGTCAAGGACTCACCAGCGTTGACATCCTTCAGTTTCACGAAGGTCAACACTGCTGGTAACCCGCTCGCTGACGCCGAGTTCAACCTGGTCAAGGACTGCACTGGTGTCCAGGACTGTGCTCCGTATGAGACGACTCTGAAGTCCGACAGCAAGGGCAACGTCAAGGTGAGCAACGTGGAGACAGGCCGCGTCTACACGCTCACCGAGGTCAAGGCCCCTGAGGGCTACAACCTCCTGAGCGAGCCAGTTAAGGTCACTGTCGGGTCTGATGGTGTGCAGGCAGTCTCCAAACAGTCTGGTGCCGTGTTTGACGCCAGCCAGACCGGACAGGACGGCGACAGCCACTTCACGGTCGTCAACTACACTGAGGGGCAACTCCCCTTGACCGGTTCACCTTTGACGGACTGGTGGAAGGTGTGGACAACCACTGGGGCTCTGGTACTTGCCGCTGGCACGGCGTTGGTGTATGCTTGGTCGCTGAGACGTCGAGAGAACTGAGGAATCTCTAGGTGACAAGCACCAAAGATACTAGGCAGGCTGGGGCGAGAAGACAGCGAATGCTGATTGCCCTGGCCTGCCTAGTGTTCATTATCGCTGGCACCGTACTGGGTTATGCGCCCGTAGCGACAGTGGTTAACAACCTGAGACAGCACCAGCAATCCCAGGAGTATAGCCAGCAGATCGCCAGACGCGAAAGCACCAGTGAAGGCAAGGCCAAAAACAAGGCCGCCATCCAGAAAGCCAGAGACTACAACAGCACCCTGAACGGGATCCCGATCCTTGACCCGTTCCTGGAAGATGTTGAGAACAGTTCCACCAAGTACCAGCAGTACCTTGGTGTCCTGGCTGACTCTGACGTGATGTCCAGGATCCGTGTCGAGTCCGCCGGGATAGATCTTCCTGTGCGACACGGAACAGATGACTCATCTATCGCAACCGGAGTAGGACACGTCTACGGGACCGCCCTTCCTGTTGGCGGAGAAGGCAACAGAACGGTTCTGACAGCCCACACAGGAATGCAGTCAGCGACCCTCTTCGACCACCTCACTGACGTCAAGGTCGGAGACATCATGGTAGTGGAAACATACGGAGAGAAGTTAACCTACAAGGTGACTGACATCCGCACCGTCCTACCATCTCAGTCTGACGCCTTAACCGCCGTACCCGGTAAAGACCTGCTGACACTGATGACCTGCACCCCATATGGCGTGAACACGCACCGACTACTGGTGACAGGTGAACGTACCAGCAACGCCGAGGGCGCCATCACTGAGCCTGGGGTTCAGCACGAGTTGGCTGGCCTGTCATGGATGATGAAGGCGATGGGGACGCTGGCTGTGGCACTGATCCTGGCTGGCCTGATGGTGCCGATCGTGGCCCGGCCTCAGAGCCGGACAAAGCCTGGGAGGCGGCACGTAGCAAAGAGTGAGGTCACTAGTGCGCCCCGCTTGAAGTGAAGGTAGTAGCACCCATAGGGTAGAGACCTCCGATCCCTTGTCCGCTCTCAATCCTGATATGGGGCGTGGCGGTGGTTGAGATCTGGTTGACTCCCACCGGTACTTCTGATACCCTATGGAGTGATCAGGCACAGGCTGTTCTACTTATAGTCTGACACTAGTCAAGGAGAATCTACCATGACACTCTATGAGTTGTATGCTGTTGACGGGAGCACCCACTTCGTTATGGGGGTGCCCCAGGACTGCCGGAATGACATCATTACTTTCAACAACGGGATGGAGTTCCGGCTGGACAACATCATCTACGTGAAGAAGGTAGCAATTTTTACCAGCGTTGAAGAGTGCCAACAAAATATTGACAGGATACAGGTTGAGTCCGGGTTGACGAAGGTCTTTGTTCACGGCCCGAAAGAGGTCCCACGTGTCCGATAACGGGCACACCATCTAGGGAACACAGAGAAAGGGGACGCACATGCTAGCAACTAGGCACTTCACTAAACGCGAGGTGGAGGCTATCGCCTCTGGCGACTTCGATGGTGACGTCGTTCAGGTTGGCGTGACGGACGAACAGGTTGATGATCGCCGTAACGCAATCAGAATGTCTGCAATCGTCAAAACTCGTGATGACGGCCTTTTCTATGAGATCCTTTATGAGGAGGGGGTGGATGCGGAACAGTGGGAGCAGGACGCGATGCAGGTCCAGCAGGTTGAGTGCTTGCGCCTGGATAGGCGGTTCTACCCCGTGTACGACGGCGACGACTACGATGAGCCTGTAGACTTTCAACGTGAGGTCCTGGGCGTGTGGGATCCTCTGCTCAGGAGAGCCATGACGATCCTGTATGAGCCCGGCGGGGCGGATGAACTCAATGCTGCCCTCAGTCAGATCGAGAAGCGTCTCAGCGTTGAGGCATAGTCGGCCAGTGTGGACGTGGCCGTTCAAGCGTCGCGCATAGAGATACTGGGTGACTAGTACCGAAAATGGGGTAGCAGTGTCAGGGGGTGGGCCTCTTCTGGGGCATCCCCTGACAGAGCCCTTTTAGGCAATATTCAATCCACCAAGCCAATAGCAAACACAATACGCCAAGAGTAGAAATACCTTAAGGAGACGCATGCTAGAATACAGCATCACCAGCAGTAGTGACGGGCCAGAGGTCAAGGTCACCACATCCGACTACGTGACCATCATCGTACCAGCCAGTCATCCTCGTGTCTCCGCGATCATTGGGGTGCTTACTTCTCAGAAGCCAACAGATGATGACGTGGTGACATCAGATAAGGTTATGTCCTTGTTCCGGCATGCCAAGGGCGGCAACCGCTGCGATCATGAGGACTTGGCTCGCGCCTATGCCGATGCCTGGAACTCCTACCTGGGGACTGTATCTAGTCGTGAGTGGGTGTTCACGCATCCGAGTGTGAAGCATATGTGGCGGGCTATGCGCGAAAAGCGTGAGTACAGGGTTCCGGTTGGCACCTACCAGTATGTGTCTTATGTCCCTTCGTGGTATCAGCAGGCCCGCTATGCGACCATCCAGGAGGATAGCGTGACGCCCTGCCGGACCAGCAACGGGCCTCAGTGCCCGTCTGATCGTCCTTGTTACGGCGAATCCAGTGGAAGTGGCCCTGAGCAGCAGGACGCGACCACGACAACACGTGTTGACAATACCGCTTCCGGGGTCGCACCCGGACCTGAGAGAAACACTGGGGACGATGACACCCTGGGCACTGACCTGAATGCAGCAATCAAGGAACTTGCCCAGATGGTGGCGCACATGATTGCTGGCACCGAAGAGGGTGACCATGTGGATCCACAGGAAACGGGTACTGACGACGAGCCCACGCATGAGCCATCACACGCTGACACTCACCACGATCATGAGGCCAGGACGCACCACGAGAGGGACGCCAGCAGTGCGAGTCAAGACGACGTGATCGGTCGTATCACCCCCAGACGCATCCCCATGTCAGAGGCCAATTTCACCGGGTTCTCCGGGAACCGCCCATAACCACCCTCTTGCGCCCCTAACCCCTGTTCACCCTGTCAGGCACTCTGATGCGGTAAACGGGGTTAGACGTAAGCACCAGCACTCATAAAAGACCACACCATGCCATCCTCAACCAAAACCTCACACACACGAGGCTATGCTCACACCTTGAAGCCGTTCTTTACCTACTATGGCGGCAAGTACCGTGCAGCCAGCCGGTACCCGAAACCTCAGGGTGGTGTGATCGTGGAGCCATTCGCTGGTGCGGCAGGATACTCGGTGCGTAACTATCACCCAGCCACGAGAGTCGTTCTCAATGACCTGGATGAGCGTGTCGCAGCAACCTGGAAGTACCTGGTTAGGGCGACCAGTGAAGAGATCATGCGACTGCCCCTGTATGACGGGACCTGGGCGAGCGTGGATGATCTGACCGGCCTGTGTCAGGAGCAGAGGTGGCTGATCGGCTGGCACCTGAACAAGGGTACCGTGTCGCCGTCGAAGTCGCCGTCGAGGTGGATGCGTGACGCCCTAAGGACAGGTGTGGACGTGGGCGCGAACTACTGGGGTGAGGATGTGCGTGAGCGGCTTGCCCGACAGGCCCCTATGATCCGGCACTGGGAGGTACGCTGCGGCGACTACCTGGATCTACCTGACGAAGTACGCTCCCCCAACGGCAGTGGGGTGACATGGTTCGTGGACCCACCCTATCAGCAGGCTGGGAGGCATTACCGGACCAACATGGTTGACTACTGGCAGTTAGGTGAATGGTGTCGCAGCCGGTCTGGCCTGATCATCGTCTGTGAGAACGACGGGGCCACCTGGCTGCCATTCAAGAAACTAGGAAGCATCAAGGGTACAGCAGGTAGAGGCCGGGCCGGGGTGTCAAAGGAGGTAATCTGGGTGCAGAACCATGGGTGATTGAGTGCCACCAACCGACTAAGGTGCGGCACTGTCCCCGGCGAACCCCAACACTGCCAGGAGGCGAAAGTGACCGCACAGGATCCGGGGGACACGAACCCCCTTGAGAGCACGTCCTCACGTGACACCTTCATTCGTGAAGTCAGGTCAATCCCAGATGATGACACAATCTCCATGAGAGACGTGGTTGACTACTTCCACAAGCACAACACCGGCCAGGACCCCAGCCTGAAATCCACCAGCGTACTCAGGTTCACGGACGGCGAGGTCTTCATCGACATCGACGAGGACACTGTGACTGTGCGTGGGGAGGACATGACCCCGGCAGGGGTCATGTGGGCGGTTCGGGCACTCTTCGCCGTGAGAAACAAGTATAGTGGGGTGGCTGACATGGTTGCTGCGCTCGCCGACGGCACTCCAATCCGAGAAGGCGAGATCAACGAGGCGGCATTGGGGATCCTCAGGCAGAAAGCCTCACTTACTACGGTCCCAGGTGTGGGTAGGGTCGCGTACCGGGTCGTGAAGACATGCGGTCAAGATCAACAGGAACTAAGAATCGTCGCGGTCAGGGAAGTGCGTACTGGCGAGTCCAGGATCGCCTACTACCGTCCTGGCGCGGAAGTGAAAGTCAGGATCCTCATGGAGGACGAGAGTGGCTCGCTTCTCGGGACCCTGAGTATGAACGGGTGGCGGATGTCCAGGTGGGGTGATGGCAGGGTCGCCCAGTGGGTCATGAGCGTAGCCCCCGAAACTCTTGGCAACGAGAATGTGTTCAGGGGTGGTGACGCGGGGATACTGGCTGCACTGGAGGCAGTATCTTGTGGGGAGAGATTTGACTGCCCGTGACCTGAGTATTGCAGCAATAGGCGGGGAACGGGTCGCCCGCCAGTGTGCTACACTCTAAGACGGGTCAGTATGACGAAGAGCATTCGGCGATGAGATGCCATATTCGAGAGTCGCTATCGGGGACACAGAGAGCCGCCAACTTACTAAAATGGGCCCAACTTCTTGCTATGTGACGAAAGCCACCTACTCAAGGACGACACTCTAGGTGTACACTCATTGTTGAGTTCATGGGTGAAGAGATCGTCAGAAGTCATCTTTTCACCTTTCCTGGGAATCAGTCACACCAAGCCGTCAGAGACACCCCTTGGCGGCACCCCAATCACAACTCGGGAGAAAACCTATGACCACACCTACACCCCGATCTCACTACGAGTGGAATCCCGCTGACGGAAGGATCTATCCGGGTGGTGCAGCCCTCGTAGCGGTCGCCCAGGACGGCACTGAGATTGTCCTCTACCTCGATGACTTTGACGGGGAGGTGCGCCCGTCGTTCGGCCTGCACTTCCCGGACACTCGGGAATGGGCCACTACTGATGACTGCCAAACATGGGACCGCGTGGAGCAGTACGTCCCCCGCGTCGAGTGGCCCGCCAACATCAACGCGGGCAAGCGAGGCCCCAGCCGTGATGAGCGGACCCCAGACCCGGCCGTCCAGGAGGCGATTGATGGGTACCGTCGTACCCTGGAGGAGGCGTTGACTGAGGCTGATTTCTATGAGACCCAGTTGCGTGACGACAGCGCGGAGTGATCCCTGTCAATCGTTAACCTCTCACCTGTTGACCTTGCACCCTCATTTGTGCTATGATCTGTGCCGTAAATAAGAGAACAGATCGTTCAACATGAGCGGAGGTGAAGGCTGATGCGAACGCAGTACACGAAGGGCAGGAATGCGACACCACCAGTACCCACGTGCCCTTACCAGTTGGAGGATTACACAGACTTCGGGATCACACCCACGACTGGCGTCAGATACGTGGTCACGACGGTTGTCCTGGTTCTGCTGGCCCTAGTGGTCATAGTTGCAGTGGAGACAGCCTGCATGTTCGCCGCCTTTGAGGCTGTTCACTCCAGAACCAGTGGTGACAGGATTAGTGTCACCACACAACCATCGAGGACAACAGGATATGACACTGAGCGACACGCAGAGAAGTGAACTTATAGGGGTCTCTAAGGCTTTCCGTGAGGGGCTTAAAGATCTTCTGAATGAGCGGGAGTGGGGGCCATTTGAAGCCATGGACCTGGTTCGATCCATTATGGCTGTCGAGGCGCTGGAGAATCACTTGGAGGAAGGCAGTAAGGACCCGGAGCCACTGACGCTCATGTCCATGTCGGAACTGGCTGATGCGATCAGTGAGGATACTGACACTGAGCGGGACTGGATGATCAACTACTCCACCACCTACCGTAGTGTTGGTCGGACGCTGCTGAACGACGGCAATAGTGCCCGTGACGAGGAGATGCGCGAGTACGGGGTTCACCTGAACTAGCCCTGGATGACAGGTGTCGGGTTTTCATCGCCGCTGCGTGCTGGACTTTCTGAGTATCCGCTAATGGGGTGTGAGATGTGTTTGCTTTAGATAAGGTCGGCGGCTAGTTTATACTGGCCGCACAATTCCCCACGCTACTACCTGATCGTTTAGTGGCGTGTCTTTTCCGCTCTAAAGTTTGAGATATTCCCAGTAAATATATAAGGTAGCCGCCATTTCCGCACATATCTTGGAGATGATCTCATGAGCGACACCAACACACCTGAACCCACACCGAATCCGGGACCAGAAGCACCAGGAAACCCGGACGTGGAGCCATTTGGGAAGACAGACAGCAGTTTTCATGACTACACGCCGTCAGCAACCAGCACTCCGGTCGTGCCGCCGCCATACCCCGCAGTGAGCAGTTTGGGTGAGTCCCATCTACCGGCTGCAAGCACGGCGACCCCATACCAGTGTCCCCAGCCACCCAATAACTGGTCCAGTCAGGGTGGCTGGGGACAGGACAGTGCTACAGCACAGGACCCAGCATCCGTTGGGACGTACCCTGGTGACACGTGGTGGCAGCACCGGCAGTCTCAGGGCCCATACGCTCCCCCACCTGCCACGCCAGCGCTGTCCACCCTGGCAGATACTGGTTATGGGCATGATCCTGACGACATGAGCAAGCCGCTCTATGGGGCCACGTTCGGTCAGGCGGTAATTCGGTTCTTCAGCCGGTACGCCAGGTTTAAGGGCTACTCCTCCAAGTCTGAGTTCTGGTGGGTGTACCTGTTCGACTGTGTTGTTGGGGCTGCGTTCGCGTTCCTGTTGTTCCTGTCGTTCATGCCGATTCTTGGTTCTGTGGAGTTTGAGGAGCGGGCGAACGAGGCTGCTATCAGGGCTGGTGCACCTGATGCGATGATTCCGATGATGTTGATCGGCCTGTGTATGTTCGCGTACTGGCTCGGAACCCTTGTCCCCAGGGTTGCTTTGACGGTGCGTCGATTGAGGGACACTGGCCGTGACTGGCCCTGGATTTTTGTGGCGTTCGTCCCCTACATTGGCGGGATCCTGTTGATGATCCTGTGTGCCCTGGACACGGACATGGGGCAGCACCGACCAGAATGGGAGGACACGCCCAAGGTGCCAAGTAGTCATATGTCGATACCAGGCATGGTCTCCTGACGATCACACCGCTAGTTGCTGATGGCACTATCGCCCATGAGCGTGTTGTCGGCCAGCAGGCAGTATCCACCCCTCCTCACAGTGCGAGTCCAGTGAAAACTGGCCGCATGGGGGAGGGGTTGGTTCTGTTGACCTGGGGGCGTGGATCTGCTAGCATTGGCGCTATTAGTGTAGTCGCCCACCAGTGAAGAATAGGAGACCATGTTTTGACTATCTATGACTCTGGGAAGATCCGTGAAGACATCGGGAAAATTCTTTCATCCCTCCTGTACGTTAAGGATAGGCATGGGGTGAAGAATAACCCTCATGTTGCATCCTTCATCGACGCAGCCTACAACGTCAACACTGCCCTTAACGTCAATGACGACCTTGTGGAGAACAACGATGAGGTGTTTGTGCGGGCCATGAATGTCCTCAGTGACCTTAAGCGCTTGAAGGATCTGCTGGACAGTCTGAAGGGCATCAAGGTCACGAACTTCCCACCCAGGTACCAGGCGCAGATCAACGGTATCACAAACAGTCTTGGTGCAGTGTGGGAGAACAGGGCCACAAGTACCCTCGACTACATTCGGGAGTACACCACCAGTAGTGACTTCATGACCCTAAAGGATGCGCTAAAGAGGGCGTCCTTAAACACGTCGCTGATCTCACCTAAGGACTATCTGAAACAGGAGCCAGAAAAAGCAGGCGAGGCTGTTCTTGATGAACCTGCTGTTCAGGCGAACAACAAGGTTGAGGAAAATGGGGGCCACTCTGACACTCACCAGGAAACCACCAACGATAATAGTGGAGGCCAGGAAGCCACTGATGGGAAGGGCAGGAGTGAAACAAGGGCACCCCAGAATGAGGAGGATCAGGGCCCGGACAGTGACACCCAAGGCAACCCCAGTAGGGAGAAGCCTGTAAGCGACCTGTACCAGGAGAAGATAGCAGAACAGGGCGACGAGCAGGCGACACGGGAACAGGAGTTCCAGAATGCTTTGAGTGATCTTGAGGGAATGTTCGCACCCGACCTGAGTGAGGCGGTTCTCGACGGCGGCGAGTAGCCCACTGCCGTTGGCGTTTCCGTATCCTCTGAACTACGATGCAGCACACTAAGGTTAGAAACGTGCCTGGCAGCAAGATACAGCACATCGAATATACACGACAAGGGGCAGGTGCAAGCGCATGGTGAAGTACCATATCTCTGACGGGGTGGCACGTAAGTGTGACGCAACTAAACGGCCTTGCCCTGTTGGTGCCTCGCCCAGTGAGCACTACCAGTCTAAGGCGGAGGCATATGCCGCCTATGCTGCGCAGAACGCACACAACCTCTTCGCTCTCGGCACCAACTCTGGCCTGGCTGCGAAGGTGAAGCGGTTCGTCGCCGTGGGCGGGGTTCTGGCGTCCATGTGCTCGGTGGCGGCCTGTGGGACCATTGACACGGACGAGACCCCGGAGTGGAAAGCCATTGAGCAGCAGCAGTCTGACGCTCAGGGACAGGCTGATCAGGAGAAGGCCAATGATGGGTACGGCAAGGTCAAGGATGCTGCGAAGAACAAGTGGGGCAAGGCTAAGGAGAAAGCCGGGAAGGTAGGCCAGGACCTCAAGGAGGCTACCAGCCAGACAGACAGTGGGGGGCCTGGAGGCACCGGCGGCAACAGTGGGGCAGGCGGCGACGTTTTCTTCCACGGTAAGTCACTGACCCCGACCGCCGAGGAGATCCAGCAGGCGAAGGATGATTTAGCGGGGTTGAAGGTCGCGCCCGAGAACGATGCCAGCGGCTACAACCGCAAGGAGATGTTCGGTGACTTCGACAGGGGGACGGTTGCTGCGGTCGAGCAGAGGGATGTCACCTACAACGCCTCTTTCAACGATGACGGTCGAGCAGAGGACGGATCGGCGTTCCGAGACCCCTACACCGGTAAGGTTGTCACAATCGTCAAGGGCAGCAGTCATGACGCCGACGTGGATCATGGCGTGCCACTGAAAGAAGTTGTCGAGTCAGAGGACCCGGAGCATCCGCTCAGCGCACAGGAGCGGCACCAGATCGCCAACGACATGGACAACCTGCAACTGGTCGGGTCCCATGAGAACCGCTCCAAGGGCGATAAGGATCCGGCAACCTACATTCCCTCATATGAGCCCGCCCAGTGCAAGTACATCATCTACTATGTGTCGGTCAAGTCGAAGTATCACCTGAGCGTTGACCCTGCTGAGAAGAACAGGATCCAGGAAGTTCTCGTCACGAAGTGCTCATAGTGTGGAGAATCCTCCGCGCCTGCCCGCAACACACGTTAGTCAACACCTGTAGAATAAAGTACTCCCGTATGAAAGGACTCACAACATTGGCAACAATCATCACCCCAGAAGACGGCACAGACCACAAGGTAGACCTGTTCCTCGCTGGCGGCATCACCAACTGCCCCGACTGGCAGACCGAGGTCACACACATGCTAACCCACCTCGACATCAACATCGCCAACCCCAGACGCCCCTATGGGCTGGAGAAGACCGGAGACGAGGCGGCACGACAGATCTCCTGGGAGCACGAGATGCTGGACCGGGCAGCCGTCACCATGTTCTGGTTCCCGGCCGGAGCGACACAGCCCATCGCCCTGCTGGAACTGGGCAGGAAGATGACCCAGGACCGCCCACTTGTTGTCGGTACTGACCCCAACTATGAGCGGTCATTCGATGTGCGGCAGCAACTCTGGCTGGAGCGGCGAGAGAAGCCCTACCACCACCTGCCAGACACGGCCCTGGAGGCGGCGGAGGCGTGCTACAGGGTAAAGGGGAAGTGGCTGCCAGCAGACGCGGCAGTACACATCATGAAACGGGGTCTTAGTGAAAACTAGCGCCTCGACACCTGACTATCTCACACCTGCAACACGCCAGAACATTCCCCGAAGGAACCCGCCGATGACTACACGAACACCACCTGCTGCCCCCATTGCGGTCGAGTGCGTCTCTATCACCGAGATCCCTGGCCGTGACGCGGTGACCGTTCTGAATGAGACCGTGTTCGGGCCGTTACGCTCCGACCCGAGACAGTTCACAGGCATGCTGCGCTCATTTTGCACCATGGGGCGCGCCCAGTTAGCGGAGGACATCAGGCGCGCCCCAGCGGATGCACTCGTGCCAGTAAGTGGCGCGAATAGGCTGGCCGGGGCGGTGATGGAACTGAAACTGTGCCTGACTGAGGGTGGCGACTTTGTTCTCCTGACCCTGTTCGGCGGGAAAGCAGACCCGGCGACGACGTTGCGTGACGCCCTGGAGCACGCCATCAAGGTACTGAGCGTTGTTGAGGCGGAGTACTCCTGACCCCTGGCCCCCATGGGATCAGATGCTCAGGTCTCTCACACCTAGGGCACTCGGATTCTCCCCTGCAAACTGGCTCAACAGGTGTTGACCCTTGCGGTTTGCGTGTACGTATAGTAAAATGCCTGCTAGAGCAACCATACCCACACCGAAACACCCAGAAAAGAGCCCGACGCCAATGACCAGCAACCAGCCACCAGGCAGCATCTATGTCGTCATCAACGAGAACGGTGACATCAGGACTGGTGGCGGCTCATCCTCCCGGCCCGCAGTGCACGCCTACACCTCAGAGAAGGAAGCCCGCACCTATGTGAAACGGGCAATGAACTCTTACCGCCCTCCCAGATACAGGATCGTCGAGTACCGTCTCGCACCCCTGAAGTGAAATACTACTAGGCCGGAAACCAGAGAGTGAAAAAGACAGGTATCTGAATGGGCAAACACGCACGAGACAACCACACTCCCCCCGCGACCGGGATTGGACTCACAGACATCATAAGCATTGACGACTCCCCGTCCGCGCGCGCATCTTTCGAGTCGCTACTCACTCGAAGCATCAGGTACGTACTCAGGTCCATCCTGTACTTCTCCAACGACACTGCCGACGCCGTGTGCCTGTTCGTGAAGTTCGACCACGGTCAGCAGGTGCGTGTCATGCCCATGTTTCGGTACGGACGTGACCTGCTCAGTATCGACGAGGCGTCCGCAATCACCGGAACCAGCCAGGAGGAGATTGACAACTGGGTGGGCGGCTTCCTGGGAAACTACATCACAAAGGAACTCATACCCCTGTTCCGCACCTACCACAAGGCCGTACCGGAGTCTGTGTGGTGCTTCTACGACCTGACCGAGGAGCAGGACACGGGTGAGGATGCGCAGCACACACACCTGACCTGGCGTACCACCGACCTCGTTCCAGAGTACCCGCCCCATAGCAGTGCCGCCCCTTACCTGGCGAACGAGTGCACGAAAACAAACACCCCCAGAGATACCGGCTCAGACATCGATCATGGTGACATCGACGACGAGTTGCGCCAGTGGGTTCACCGCACCATGAAGGTACACCTAGGGCTCACAGAGTCAAGGTCGCCCCGAAGATACTCCAACTAGAGTAGAACAGCCATCCTCGACCTGGCGCGAGGGTGCTTAGGGGCAGGTTGCTTCTAGAACCTTCTGGTATCTAAATTCGAAGGCCCTGAACACGCTGTGCTGATGCGTTCAGGGCCTTCTCCTGACACTACTCCCGCTGCAATCACAGGAGAGCAGGGGAAAGGTTAATCCTCTTCCTCATCATACTCGCTCCAGGCCCCTACTGTGAAGACGCCTGAGGACCACCCCTTTGACTCGCCATAGTCAAAGTCTCCATCATGGTAGACACCCGAGTCAAAGTCGTCCTCCGTGAGGTCTCTTGGGTCCACCCCCTGAAGGTTACGAAGGTACTTGTCCGTGTAATCGCGGCGGGCCATCTAAATGCGCCTTTCCTTAGGTGTGTTGCCGGTTGTCCACTACTGGGGACCTACAGTCGTACCCGACTATATATCGCAAACACGCAGAAGTCAACCCCTTAAGAGAAATGTGAGCGCACTATCAGCATTCTTTAACACACCATTAAAGATATTCCGTTTCGTTACTTAACATGCGGGGAGACATGACTCACATATACGTTACGGTAAGATAGCGGGTCATGATAGACTGGACAACATGTTCTTGCAGATGAGGCAACTGGGTTTGAATACGGTCGCCCTGCCGCGTATTGGTTCTGGGGTGGGTGGCTGTTCTACTGTAGTCTGACGTTGTTACTATTTCTCTACCTGTACTGGCGTGCTTTATTGATCCTGTGTTAAGATGCACACGTACTACTTCTTTGAGGGAGGCTCACCGGATGCAGTCTAAGACTGTTGTGTCTCGCACGTATCCTCGTAGACCGTATGCTGCGTTCAGTAAGAGTGGTGAGCCTCTGGATCTCAAGGAGGTTCTGGATGGTATCAGGCGGGATGTGGAACTGGTCTCCTACTATGCTCTGCAAGAGATGACGGAGCAGAACCTTGCCCTGGTGATCTACTTCGACAAGTACAAGCCCGCCGAGGCTGGGCGAAGGATGGGACTGTACCTCCCCAGTGAGGTGAAGAAACAATTCAAGAGCGGCAGTTCCAGATTGGAACGTATGTTCAGAGAACAGGTAGTCGTCAATTTGAGATCCTGGGCCGCCCGAGTCAATGCCACTAACAGGACGTATGATGGTTATATTTCGGCCGGGTGGAGGAGAACAGTCAGGAACTCCAAGCCGTCATCTATGCAACCTAGGTTGGCCCTGTCTGCTACAGATAAGGGCTATCACAAGAACTTCAGTGTCACACCAGAACGTATCTCTCTTGACATGGTTGTCCAGGGGCGATGGGTGACCTTGCACTTCCCGACACCACCGCAGTTGTTGGAGGATAGTTGTGAGCCGGGCGTGCCGGACATCTGGGTTAACAAGAACAACAGGGTCATGTTCGGATTCCATGGGAAAACTAATCCAGGTAGGCCGGAGTTCTCCAGCCGCTATGTTGTTGGCGTGGACGTCGGGGTGACTAACCCGGCTGCTTATGTGGTCTGGGATACCAAGAACAAGGAGATTGTTGAGCAGTCCCTACTTGGGCAGCGCTCCAGATCGCTGAGTAACAAGATCAAACGCGGGATCAGACAGGTCGCCTCCCTGAAGAGAAAGGGGAGAGATGAGGAGGCCGCTCTTCACAGGACTCATCTGTCTAATCGCCGTAAGGAACTGAGCATTCTCGTTGCTCAGGAGATCGCGGACGCGGCCTGGAGGCACGGCAATGCTCTGGTAGTGTTCGAGGATCTGAGCCATATTAAGAACACCATGAAGTTCGGTCGCTGGTTCAGGGGTGAGGTGTACAGGCGTACTCGGGACATGGTTGAAGCCGACGGCGGCAGGGTCCTCAAAGTCAATGCGGCCTACACCTCGAAGAGATGTCATGTCTGCCAGTCTGACCTGGACATGAGCGACTACAGTAGCCCCGTGTGTCACTCATGCGACATTACCCACCACCGAGACATCAACGCGGCGGCGAACATCGCCCAGCGAGCCAACCATGAGAAGGCGTGCCAAACACGGAAGCGGCACACCACGAAGACGAAGTGTGTTCGCCGCTCCAAGTGCCGTACGAGACCGCTGAAGCATCCTGGTACGAAGAACCGGCCGACTCCTAAGGCGCCCCAGAACAGACCGAAAACTCTTGTTTGCTCACCTATCCCTAAGATGGAGGTGAGCAAGGGAATGTGCCCCGCAGAGTCTAGGGTTTCTGCGGTGGACCACGATACGTGGTTTCAGACAACCAGCGGCACGACGAATCCGAAGGAGAACCTATCTGTTGCAAGTGCAGTAGATGTGGTTTATCTCAAGGAATAGTCATACGCTTGCACTGGGATGAGGTGCTTTATACGATCAAGGAGGCGGCGAAACTACACCCTGGTATTGACGTTGAGGTGTGGGAGTTCTCCGTCAGGTGACCGTCCCTGAACACCCTACTAACATCAGGGCGGCCTGGGACACCAAACGTCGATATATCATGGTTGACAGGTGATCGGTCGAGACTCACAAAGGATAGTTGGCGCGCATGTATGAGATAGAGGAAGGCACTGTTGTCGTCGAGTGTGACGGCAGGGTGCTGGCATGGTCTGACGGGGTGTTCACTGGGGACAAGGAGATGCAGAGGTATGCGGCCTTGGCGATCTCCACGAAGTCCATTGTGACGCTTGAGGGAGCACTGGAGGTGGAGTGCGACGGGGAGACGGCTCTGGGTGCGCTTGGTGCCATGTTCGTGTTCTGCCCTGGCCGTACCCATGTTGTCGAGTGTCCTGCCTATGTGAAGGCCCTCCTGGCTAGTGCGCGTACACTGGTCGATTCTGAGGACCCGTCAGCATGGGGCGAACCCGATGAAGACGACGACAGCCTCGACGACACTGGCCTTAAACCAGACTCCAAGGTTTCTGAGGTCGTTACTGGCTCCACTGAGGGGGATGTTGCCTGATGTGCAGGTCCATTGAACAGGGTGGTAGGCGTTGCCCTTGCGGTCAGCCGGAGCGTCGTGCAGCGTACCGTCGGGCGCTGAAAGCCAGACGTAAGGCAGAAGCCATGTTGCAGGTGGCTGTGACCGTCAGCGACACCCCAACAGGCGGCTCCGGGGGCTTGTCGGGAGGGGCCTCCGCGTCAGCAGATGATCTGGTGGACCCGAGTACGCCAGCGGGCACTGCCACAGATTCAGTAGACGCCACAGGCGTTAGCACTAATGCCGGGTTGACACCACAGGAGAAGTACGCGACATTCGAGTCCGTCAAGGAACTGCTCGCCACCCCAGACCGGGACAAGGTGATCGAGGAGTTCGGTGGCGAGGTCAACTTCACCACCCACATTGGTAGCGTTATCGCCGGTGAGGCCATGGCTCGCGCTGGTATCAACGTTGAGGAGGTGCCCGCCCTCAACCAGCAGTACAAAGAGGACCTGAACAGGCGACGTAAGGAACTCAACGCGGAGCAGGATGCCGCACTGGACACTATTGCGGAGTTGCGTGCGGCCGCAGAAGACAGGCTAGACCCATACGCCAGGATGAACCCGAAAGAGGTCCGTGAGGCCGCCAAGAACGAACCTGAGGTGGTGGCCGCCAGGGAGCACTACGAGAAGTTGTTCAACGAGCACGAGGCCGTCATGAATGAGATCATGAGAGGCGGCGACTACGGACGGGAGACGATGAAGAAGGCGTCTGACGCCTACATGGAGGTTCTTCAGGAGGTGCGCCCGTTCGGCGGGGACCACGACTGGCACCCCAACAGCCCAAAGAAGGACGTGAAAACGTTCAACAATGCTCTTAGACACTACCCGTCCGACTGGATCAGGGCCTCCGCAAAAGACGACTACAAACCTAAGGTAAAGACCACGAAGGTGCGAGCCCACTACAAGGCCAGGGCGAAACAGACATCCAGGAAGAAGATACCTGTCACCACTATCATAGGCAGAAACGACAGGCCGTCCCCTTCCATCATCCCCATGCTCAACGCTGACGGGACACCCGTACTTCAGGAGGTCACTGGCCCTGGTGGCGTTGGCATACAGATGGCGCCTGTCGGCCAGTTGGCTACAGTCAAGAGCACCCTGGTGTCAGCAGAGTGCACAGACGAGTACATGAAGACCATCAAACCAGCCGGTAAGGGGTGGAGCCTGTACCGTGACGAGAACGTAGTGTGCTGGCGTCGCCCTATGGAGGAGTACCAGACCCGCATATACAGTGCACCGGAACTTCTCACCACAGACAACAAGCGGGAGACCATGCCTGGGGTCACTGACCGCGACTCCAAGGCTGTACACGAACTGGCCCACAGGTTCGAGCACGTTAACCCGAAGATCAAGGCCCTGGAGGACGAGTACCTTCGCAGCCGCCTCACCAAGGATGACCGTCTGGAGCCCATTTACGAGACGTTTGAGGAGGACGACGAGAAGGAGGTTGGTTACCGTGATCACTTCCTGCACCACTACATGGGCAAGGTGTACGAGGATGGATCCAGAGAGATCATGTCTATGGGTATGGAGGGCCTGTTCGGTGGCCAGTCTGGTGGCCTGATCGGCTTAAGTAATGATGGTAAGGCGGACACTGGGATGCGTGATTTTGTTCTTGGGACACTCGCGTGGAGGTAACTGCTTGAACACAAGATGACGCATAGGATGCAAGTAGCCGGGCCAGGAAGACCTTTCAAAGGGTGCGACCTGGACCGGCTACTTGTTTGCTCTTAATCGACCACCACGGCGACTACACCATCAACATCGAGCACATAACGTCGAACGCACCCACTCTCCCCCATGCACTCGCGTATTTCCACGATCTACCAGCGGTTGCCGTCGTCAATGGCCGACCCGATGGCATTCTCCCCATAGATGCCGGTCCTCGGGATCCACACCAAGGCGCCCGCGTACATGATGAACAAGGCTGCGATACTCAGCCAGTTCGACCACGTGAACCAGTTCTCCACTGGCACATACGACATGAGGGTGATGGTTTGCGATGTCAGCCAGGCGTCCAGCATGAGGAAGATGACGTTTGCACCACCAGCAACAACGAGGGTGACGACATCCGACTGGGCGAACCGGAACACGAACCTGAACAGGCGAAACACGAAAAACGTCACATACCGGAAAGCCCCGAAGATCAGAAGGATCAGGAGAGCGGAGACAACCCATGCGGCCAGGTTACTAGTGCTGAACCACCCTGTTTGCAGATAGTGGCCGAGGGTGAGGATTCCGAACTCTGCCAGGTGGTACCCTCCGACAGCGACACTGGCGACGAGGAGAGTGATCATGATCCACATGGTTGTCTTCACGGCCGGGCTAGAGGTGAACGGACGCCTGGTTTCCTCCTCGTACTGGGTGGGGATAATGGCAGTGTCCTGGCGGTTGAGGTGGGTCATTGACGTGCTCTTTCCTGATTGACGAAGACGGGTCACGTACTGGCAGGTCCCTGGAATATCCCTGGGTGATATTGGCAGCCGCCAGGGAAACATAGTCTCACCTGGTCAAAGTTCATCCTGAATATGAGTAGGAGTAGGCTATGGTTACACTTCCCTGGTGGGGTTACGCGCTCGGAATAGGTCTGGGAATTGTGCTTATCGGATGGGGTTTCCTGTCTAACGCAAAGAAGAAGGACGATGAGGATTGACGTGTGACCCCAACCCTGTGGGGTGAAGGCCCGGAGGTACGGTATTGACGGCACACCTCCGGGCCTTTCTCTGTCCTCATCTTGTTCGACGGCGGATGTGGCTGTCATCTGTCACTGACCACCTTCGCCCCCTTGCTCAACGCTGTTAGTGTCGTCGTTGCTACTGGGCTCGTTTGTGTGCCTCTTGAGTTTGTCCGCACCATGACGCAACCACTCCTCAGCCTGGTCTCGGCTCTTCCTGGCGGTGTCCTTCGCTGAGTCCCACGCATCACCCAGAGGGCCGCTACTCTCGCCATCTTGGCCGCCAGTGCCGCCGCCGTTAACTTCTCCCTGTTGGGACGTTCCTCCTGGGACACCTGTGGGCTCTTCCTGGGGCCCGGAGTCACCTGTCGCGCCCACTGTACCGTCCTGGGTGGCCGAGTCGTCTCGTTGGCTCTCGGTGGCTACTGGGGGCTTGTCAGCACCGGCTGCTGCCTTGTCGTCTGGTTGTGTGCCCACCCCATGGTTACCTCCTGGTGCCGGATCCATGGAAGATGATGACGCGGTTGACGATGAGGCGGCAGGTGTCTCCTTATGTGTCACAGCCCACTTTCCCGCATACCAGAGACCTTGCCCCATCCCGGCCAGGAAGAATAGGCCCAGGATAACAGCGCACCCCTGGATAAGACGTATCGTCATCTGATCCAACCGCTGTGCGTCCCAGGTGTCATCAACGTCACTGTGGTGGATGATTGGCTGATCCATACTCGGGTGCCTTCCTGCCTGACTTTTCGTGACGGTTGTATCGCAAGTAGAGTGGAAAAGACGGCTAGGGTCTTATTCAGCGCCCTCGTCTTAGAGATAGCATACTACAGGTCCGTCGTGAGCATGGGTGACGGCCGGGGCGGAGAGGGACCCATCGGGTAACCCATTCTTCGCCCCAGCCATCACGTTTGACTACTTGGCGTCTTTGTTGGCCCTCGCTCGGTTAGCGAGTTCCGCCGAGACATCATTGGACAACTTCTGCAACTCGTCCACGCTCATGGATGACAGATCACGCCCAGCCGCCGGGACCTTAGCATCACCCTTACCAGCGTCAGCCTGCCCCTTAGCCTGGCCAGTAGCGCCCTGGCCGTCGCCCTTGCTGGAGTAGACAACCTTACCGGAGCCGTCCTTCAACATCATGCTGTCGTCGGCGGCAATGTAGGCGCGGTACACGACCGTCTGGGACTGGCCGACGGTAGCCACCCAGTACCCGTTCTCGCCAGGCACAACTTCGAACACATCAAGGTTGGTCTTCTGGCCGCCGAGCCCCTGAGCCATGACGTTACTGCGAACAGTGGACGTGGCCTGGCGGGCAGTCTCGTACTTGTGCACTTGCAACTGGGCCAACTGCCCATACTTGTTGTCTCCAGCGTTTACTGTAGAGATTGCGACGATACTCTTGGACTCGCCACGAGGAGTCAACGGGGTCACGAACTGGATCGTCCCCTTGTCGGTCACCATCCCGAACTCTGTCGGGTTCTCCCCGTTCACATCGTTCTCATCCTTGCTGGTGTCCTCCCAACCAGCCTTGCTGAAGAACATCCAGTCCATGAAGCCATTAGCGGTCTGGGCGGACTCGCGCTGTTTCGCAGCCAGCGATGAAGGGTACAGGGAGACACCATTGACAGACGTCATATCCTTATGATACTCGATGTCGCCAGTCGCACCGTTGTAGACAACAACGCCAGCGGGCACGTCATAGGCGGTGAGGAACCCGACCTTGCTCTTATAGATCGGGGCGTACAGGACCGGCTGCCCCTTGTCGTTGCAGGCCACCGTCACGTCAGCCTTGTCGAACCAGGTGGTCCAACCTCCGGCCGCGTTCAAGATACGGTAGTCGAGGTTGTTCGTCCACCAGCCGCCACCGAGACGGTAGGGAGCCTTAGACTCATTGAACTTACAGAACTTGACGTCCTTAGCAATATTAGGCTGACCGTATTCCGGCAGGGTGAGGGTCTGGGTCGCCTCATATCCCTTCAACCATCCGCGACGAATCACCGACGTCGTGTACTGGCCCGTCCCCGGGATAGACTTCACGGTGCCAGTAACATCGCCCGTGTTGTCACCAAGGTTAGCGGAAGACGTACCCTTGGCGACATCATAGGGTACGCGAGGCTTGAACGACTGCTGATCGCCGTCCGTGGCAACAGTCACCTTTGACGCCTGATACAAGGCGTTCGCGTTCCAGTAGGTTGAGAAAGCCGAACCGCCGATAAGTACCCCGAGAAAAACCACGGCAGCGGCAACCCAGGTCACAAAACCCCAGCGCTCCTCACCACTCTCGTTCAGGTACCAGCCCAGTGCGCCAAGAGCAATAGTCAAGACAAGCCCGACCCAAAACAACTGTGACCCCGCCAGGAAACGGAAAAACCCGTGAGTGGCCGTATTCCACATGGTGTGGAACAGGAACCACAAGAATCCGATAACAAGGGTAGCAGACACTCCGCCAACCCACCTCCACATTGTGGACATACTTTCCTCTCTTGCCCGCAGATCCCTCACCTACAGGCATGAATGTTGCTCCAGGTCAGGGTACACGACCGGATGCGCGCCTGTCCAGTCGTTTCCACTCTCGCTGACATCGCATTTATGTGCGAAAGGGCACACGACCCAATAGAACACCACACATTTCAACAGTTGTTGACTACACAATGAGGTTGGGTGGTGTGCCCGTGAACCATGTCGCAATCAGCACAACACCCAACCAAGACATACCCTCTTGTCAGAGTGCTATAGGCGGAAGGCTATCACTGTCTGATCTCCAGATAGCGGCCCTCAGACAGTCGCCTCCGAAGCATGAACGCCAGAACCTCATCCTCTGGCTCAGCCACCACAAGAGCCACACCCTTAACGTCCTTAACAAGACTACTCAGGGAGTCGATGGCGCCAGTGCGGGCGTCCACAAAAACGATATCCACTCCATCAGCGTTGCTGCCCTCAACGATCAGGTTAATGCGTTCGCGTGCCCGCTCACGTGGAGTGCTGCCATCACTCAGGTGGCGATTCGAGGTGGACAGTTTCACGGCCTTCAGCCCCTTAGCGACAGCCTGTCGTGCGAGAGCATCAAGGTTGATCTTAGAGCCCATCCCGCCGAGGATGAGTACTGGAGCACCCAGGTCACTGCTGGCGACGCGGGCCTGGAGGATATCTAGCGCACTGTCCAGAGAGACGTCCTTCTCGTCCTCACCAGTCAGGTCCAGGAGATCAGAAATCCCCTCACTCGGGGTCTTGGGCGACTCACTGTCCTCTTCAGTTGTCACGGCCAAGGTCTCAGGCTGCGGCTCGTCCTCGCCGTCAACACTGGCGAGCAGATTGGCGACATCCTGGCTGACGGTACGATTCGGGGCGGAGGTAGCCTCCTTAGCCTTCAGGTCACTGATCGGCACACCCAGACCCTCCGTGGCCTCCTGGAAGTAGGACCCGATGGTAGTGATGAAGTCGCGGGACCCTTTGAAGGCGCTGGTCTCCTTCAGGTCTGCCCAGTACTTCGCCGACCGCTCCTCCGCGTCGTTGAACATGTCGGTCAGGGTAGAGCCGCCTCCGGTCCTGGTCTTCCAGTGGTGGGGGTTCTGGCTCATGTCCACAAGCGTGTCCTTGATGGTGTCGTCCATGAACTCTGTGCTGTAGCCGCCATCTACCCACAGGGGCTCACTGGCAGCCTTCTCTGCGCTGGCTGCGGTCTCACTGGCTCTCTTAGTAATCCCTCCAGTGGCACGGTTCAGTTCATCGAGAGTCTTGCTGAACTTGTACTCGGCGTGCCGGTACTTTACCTCGGTGGCTGCACCACTGGCCGCCTGGGTCACGCTGGCGGCGGCACGCTTGCTCAGGGATGTCGCCTTGCCTAGCGCGTCCATGGCCTTACCTTCGATATCCTGGCGGGCGGCCCACGCGAGAGCGTCACTTATGGGCGTGCTGCGATTCTTGTCTGTCATACTGTCCCTCTTCTCCTTGCCTGTGTTCCTGTTCTTGGTCTTGTTGACGGCGGCTATGATGAGCCCACCGATGATGATTGTCTCTAACATACGTATCGCCTACTTCTCGGAGTTCTCACCGTCACTGCTGGTGCCACCGTCTGAATCAAGGTCGTCGCCATCCTTGGGCCCGTCAACCTGAGATGAGGCGCTATCCGTGTCGGTCTCGGTGTCATCAGCGGGTGTGATTTCACCGACCTCGCCTGCATTGTCAGGTGTGTTGTTATCCTCGTGGGCTCCATCGTTCGGGGTGTCACTGTCGCCGCTGATAGCGTCACTCAGGGCCGCCTGTACCTCACTACCTGGGTTTACCGGCACGTAGTCGCGCTTCTCCACCTGGATTGATAGGGAGTCCTCGCCGTCCACGTGGTCAATGATCACAAGGTCGTCGTCGTCGATGGTGCCGTTGAGGAGTAGGACGGAAGCCTTCGTCGTGCCGGTCTCCTTCACCAGCCCAATCACTGGGCGGGCTCCGCGCTCAGGGTCGTATCCTTCAGTGGACAGCCACTTCTTCGCATTGTTCGTGATCTCGAACTTGATGCGGCGGCGAGCCATACGTTTCGTGAACTTGCTCACCTCCTTGTCAATGATCCGGCCCAGGCCCTCCTCGGTGAGAGTGTGGAAGATCACCTGGTTGTCCAGGCGGTTCAGGAACTCTGGGCGGAAGTGGCCACGGATCGCGTCATTGACGGCCTGAGCCTTCTCCTCCTCACTCAGGGTCGGGTCAATCATGGCCCTGGAGCCGAGGTTAGACGTCAGGATAATCACTGTGTTGCGGAAGTCAACCCGTTTCCCCTTGCTGTCTGTCAGGTGACCCTCATCAAGGACCTGGAGGAGAACATCGAACACCTCCGCGTTAGCCTTCTCCACCTCGTCAAACAGGATCACCGAGTAGGGGCGCTTACGGACAGCCTCAGTGAGGACACCACCCTCATCGTAGCCCACGTATCCGGGAGGTGCGCCCATGAGTTTCGCAACCGAGTGCTTCTCGGAGAACTCGGACATGTCAATGCGCACCATAGCCTGCTCATCATCGAACAGGAACTCCGCGAGCGCCTTCGCTGCCTCTGTCTTACCGGTACCGGACGGGCCAGAGAACAGGAAAGACCCGGTGGGGCGGTTCGGGTCCGCCAACCCGGCACGCGACACACGGATAGCGTCAGCGATACTGGAAATAGCCTCATCCTGACCGAACAGGCGACCGCCCATGCGCTCCTCAATATGGAGCAGTTTCTCAGCCTCCTCCTCAAGGACCTTACCTGCCTTGATGCCAGTCTTCGACTCTACGGCACGGGCGATCTCGTTACGGCCTACAGACTCAGCGATCAGGGCGTCATCCAGGGACTTGACAACCTTGGCGATCTCATTCTCCAGGGACCTGGCCTCAGTCGCGGCTTTCTCGGCGTCCTCAATGTTACCGGCGTCCGCCTCCTCCTGGTAGCGCGCCTGGGCGTCAGCGAGACGACCCCTGGTTTCATCCAGGTGCTTCTTCGTCTCCTGCTCGCTGGCCCACCTGGCCGTCAGGTCAGCCAGTTCCTCCTCAGCCTCCACGATCTTGGTGCGCACCTCATCTAGGGCGATGCGAGCCTCAATGGACTCCTGACCCTTCAGGGAGTCGGCGTCGTGGCGGAGGTTTTCAAGGCCCTGCTCCAGGAAGTAGATACGGTCCGGCTTCGAGTCGATCTCCTGACGCATCTTCGCGGCAGCCGAGTCCAGCAGGTCAATGGCCTTGTCCGGCAGCCGATCCGCCGGAACATACCGGACAGACATCTCGATAGCGGCAGCCAGGGCGTCGTCACTGATTTGCACCCGATGAAAATCCTGATACCCTGGGACGAGACCACGCAGAATCATGAGCGTGTCACGGTCTGACGGCTCCTCCACATCTACCTGCTGAAGGTAGCGGGACACGGACTCCTTCTCGATGTGGATACGGTATTTGTCGTTCGTGGTCTCACCAATGATGAGGATGTCTTCACGGACGAGGAAACCTCGAAGCGTGTCGGCGGCAGCGGACCCAGAGTTCAGGGCGTGGATACCCTCGATAGCGAGAACAATTTCACCGTTAGAGTCCTTCACCTCGTTCAGGAGGCCAACGAAGTTCTTCTCAAACTCTCCCTGAGAGGCAGAACTGGAACGCATTGACGTCAGGTCCAGCAGCAGGATACGCCTACCGGGCAGGAACTCGACACTGCCATCATATGCTCTCTGGGCGAGAGAGAAGATGACGGAGGTCTTACCAACGCCAGGGTCCCCAACTAGGACAGGAGTGTTCTTGCTGCGGCGGGACAGTAGTTGGACAACCTCACGGATCTCACGGTCACGGCCAATGACGACAGGAAGATCACCCTTGCTGGCCTTCTCGGTCAGATCAATGCAGAACCGGCCAGTCAGGCCACCATCCAGAGGCTTACTGATCCTGCTGCTGGCGGCTGCGGATGACGTGGAAACGGCGGCAGAAGTTGGGGTAGGGGAGGGCGTCGCGCTTACGATGCGGATCCCAGCGCGCTGAAACTCCCCCAGGTTGTCACACAAGGACTTAACGAGGTCTAGGACAGCGATCACGCCCGCACGGTCGTCGTCAGCGGCGTACTTTTTTGCGTCCCGGACGATCTTAAGCACCTCGGGGCCGACAGTCACGTTCACGTTCACAGGTGTGGGGGCAACTTGCTTCCCAGACTCGTTAGTGACGACACGCCGGTTTGCCTCCTCAATGAGGGCGTCAATGTGGGCCATGTCCACGTGCGCCTCAATCAGGGCGGCCAGAACGACTGGTTGGTTTTTCATTGTCGCCACAAGGTGGTGAGGCAGGATCTCACGGTACCCTTGCTTGCGGGCTAGATCCATGGACTCCTGTAGCCATTTCTCGCCCCCACTGGACGCTACACTCTTAGCCACTACTGCTCCTTAGCGGTCCTGTTGTTTGCCTTATTGTGGCCAATAGTATCAGAGGTCACGCTCACTGTCAACAGGGTCAGGCACATCGGGGTCGTAATGCCCTGTCAGATGGTTTCTTGCATGTGGGTGGGGCTTGCTCTTGCTGGCTGATTCAGGCAGCCGCAGCCATGACGGCTACCTGACGGTACGCACCCCGGAAGTCGTTACGCTCACGGATAGTGACACCGGGGCGGGCATAGGCGAACATGTCTGACAGCGACTCGCTCATGCGACTAGTGGCCCTTGTGACACTGTGACGCACTTTGAAACGCCCCCATGACCGGAGTGCCGCCGCCTGGGCATCCCACGCCTCCACATACTCCAGAGGCTCAATGTACTCCATCTGCTGCCATGCATCCATGTATGCCCCATAGGTGTTCACTAGCAGGGCGAGGACGTGCCTGTCGTGCCTGCTGATGGAGGTGTCTCGGCGGGCGGCGATCTCTACTGACAGGGCCACGATGATACCAGCCATGGCGCGACGGTTGATGGTGTAGTTCAGGTCGCGTCGGGTCATGGCGAGGTCTCCTCTGGTAGGTGCTGGTGAGTGCCCGCCTTCACCTTGGCGGCACCACCTCATCCTACCTCAGGAGGCACCTCTGACGCAACTGTGATTTGGCTCCATTTCAACGAAAGATGGTTGTTTATGTGTGCTTTTCCGCATGTGTTTACCAGGAGTGTTTATGTGGTACTATACACGGACATTCTTGCCTCGCACACTCATTGAGCGGGTGGCGTTTTCGTTGACCAGTTTCTGGTTCGGGTGTGCTTTCTGGTTCCGTCCGGCGATATCGCGTGTTTCCTGTTTCAGAGGTAGTGGTAGCCGGTAAACCATTGCCAACTACAGGGGTGTTGTTCACTGGGTTTACCGGCTACCGACGTAGAGGGACTGATTGTGATTTATGTGTGCCTGAAGCGTTTGCGGTAGAGGGCCTTGTTCAGGGTCTCCACCATGACCCTGGTTTCAGCGCAGTCAACCGCTGATACCACACGAAAACTGCCTGTGTCGGGGTTGTGGACCAGTTCAGCGGATGAGCACCTATCCCCTTGGAACCAGAACACTTCTGGGATGTTGGTGGTGTAGGCGTCCAGGAACTCTCGTCTCTTGTGTTGACAGAAGATCTTCGCCGCTTCGCTCATGTGTGGGAACTTGAACATTCTGACATGCTCATCTAGAAGATGATACAGGTTGCTGGCGTCTGCTACTGACATCTTCGTCATAACGGATTCCCCTTTTGCTGATGTTCTGTCTTTTGAGGAAGGTCGGAGGTGGGCCACTATGGAGAGCGGCCCCCCCTGGGGACGCGAGGACTGGGCGCGTTACCTGAGGTTAATATCCCTGGGCAACCCGCTGACTCCCTACCTTACTGCCGCGGTAGAGCGTCCGGGCCGCGACACAGGAATCTGGATGGGGGCGTGTTGTCAATCGTCAGAACTGTGCTCATCGTTCAGGATCGGCATGTCGTAAAAACCTAGTGCCAACGTGCATGACTCCCCCATCCCCTGGGCGGCGAACAGGGCGCACGCCAGCAGTTGCTCAGGTGTGAAGTCTGTGCCCTCTGGGGTAAACGCCTTCAATACCTTGAAAGCCTCCCGTAGTGGCGGCTCATCGAATAGGTACAGGTACAGGGACAGTACCTCATCCCACTTGTCACTGTCCCAGTGGCCCCGTAGCATCAGTTTCAGATCACTGCCCTGCCCGGAGAACATGAACCACTGGGTCTTGCGCACGTCTTCCCACTCGGCCTCATCCTCGATCATGTTGACCAGTTCCAGGACCATGCGGACACCTCCGGTACTGCTGCTGGGGAGGGATAGTAGCAGTACCGCCCCAGCAGCAGTGGTTGCCTGGGATATGAGGTGCTGGCGTCTGCGCACCCGCCCCATGATGGCCTCCTGGGACTCTCTCATGGTTGCTGTGCGCATTACTTTTGATGCCGTTTCCATGCCCAGAGCGTCCACGAGGTCTGAGAACAGGGCGAACGTGTTCATTGTGGCATTCATGATGATGGGGACCCCCATTTCCAGGAGGGCCGCAACGATAGGTTTGGTGCTGACTCTGTTCTTCACCTGTCTCAGGGTGGAGTGTACAGCATGGCCTCTAAGCCCGATGGAAAGCATCTCTTCCAAGAGTGCCACCCCACCAGCAGACACTCTGTGAACAAATACGTCTGATGGCCCCAACCCAGTCGTCTCCACCTCTGAATAGCCGTCACTGTCAGGTGGGCTGATCCTGTAGGTGAAACCTAGACTCTCCTGGTGTGCAGTGATAGTGACTGTGCCGTCAGTGGCGACGGTTCTAGTCGTACTCGCCGTATTCACAGTCAGCATCAGGCATACTCCATAGGGTCCAAGTACAGGGGTTGGTGGTAGTCCGTTGGAAGGATAGCAGTCCAGGCGTAGTAGTGCAACCAGCCGCCTTGTCTCACTACCTGGCAACAGGCGCCCTACCCGTGAAAGGTGCGGAACGTGAACCATGTACCTCTCCCCACCTACCCTCGGCCCCTTTCTGTCCTACCAACCTAGTGATATTCGCCGCATTGAAGAAAACCGCCACCCCAGCCCCTCACTGAGGTGAGCAACCCCACAGGTGACGGCAGACACAAAAGACGAAACCTCCTTTTGGGAAGGGTTATGTATGACAGACTTCAGTGACCTCACCTTCGAGGACAATGCGGACCAGCGCGGGCCGGTAATGATCGTCCTCGACTGCTCCGACTCCATGACGGCCATCCAGGACGGTATGACACAGAGCCCTCTCCAGGAACTCAACGCAGCCCTAGATGTCCTTATCGCCGAGATCGACCGGGACAAGTTGTCACGCCGACGCGCAGACATATCCTTCCTGCCCTATGGGACCGAGCCAGCAGCCCCCACACCTTTCGCTACCGTGGACTCACGACAGATCATTGTTCCTGAACTCTACGGGATGGGGCTCACCTACACGGCGAAAGCCCTAGAAGCCGCTATCGACCACCTGGAGACCCGCAAACAGGAGTACCGGAACAACGGGGTCCCCTACAACCGGCCACTACTGTTCCTCCTCAGTGACGGTCTCGCCATGGACGACCTGACCTCCGTGTCGCAGCGGATTAAGGACTTGGAGGCGCAGAAGAAACTCTCGTTCTTCCCGGTTGGGGTCACGGACGCCGACATGGATCAGTTGTCCAGCATCGGGACACGCAACGCCCTAAAGGTGTCGGACGGGAAACTTGCAGAACTGTTCCAGTGGCTCTCCGCCTCCGTGGCCTCCGTGTCGGCGTCAGCCCCAGGTGACGACAAGGTGAAACTTCCTGCACCAACCGACTGGGCAGAGTTCTAAACCACCCAGTTCTTGAGCGCCCCTCCGGTCACCCTGCTACCACGGCCGGAGGGGCGCTCCATGTCTTTTCCCACCCTCCGCAAAACCACGTGACACCAACAGGTGTTGACACTACCGGTTCTCTCCTGTACGATCCACGCCAGTTCAACTTATAGTCAACCACCAAAAGGAAGGTGAATGAGAATGCCTAACGCAACACAGAACGCACTCACCGTCAGTCGTGAGGCTCACGCACTCGCCGTGCTCGGCATTGACACCAGCATCCCCGCATATGGGACTGGATACCCGACAATCCCTCGTGACCGCGTGTGGGACGTTGCCGCAGATCGTGACCACTTGGTTGTGACGCTCCTGGAGCGTGACACAAAGCGGGCCGTACGTAAGACGAGCCGCCACAAGTACAATGTTGACGGCCACGAGTCTGTGATCGAGATGATGCGAGAAATCGCCGAAAAGTAGGATCACTGTCGTTTGCAGTGTCAACTTATTGCTCACTGGGCCCGCCCCACGCCTGAAACAATGGTGACTGAGGCGGGTCCAGTGCATACTCTGCCGCCCCCAAGCAACCCCGTAAATCCGTATGCCACTGCTGTTCAAACCATGTTTCCCTTGCAGTGATCTGTCGCATCCGCACGTTAGTGCCAGCGATATTTCACCCCATTAAAGCACCATTACAAGCACTAAAACGTTAACTGATCGGGGAACCATGGACATTTACGCTGGCACCATCACCGGCCCCTACCATGAGCAACGTGGAGAAACCAGCCAGGACGCATACTGGTTCCTCCAAGAGAGAGGGTTCACAGTACTCGCAGTGGCCGATGGGGCTGGTAGCCTCCCCCGATCAGGGGTGGGTGCGGAGATCGCCGTGAACACTGCCGTCAATGAGACCATGGATGACCTGCTGGGTGGGGAGTCCTTTGAGGAGGCGGTCAGGAGTGGCATCGAGTGTGCCCAGACCTCTTTGACAATCCGGGACGACGCCCACGAGATCGGGTGCACACTCGCCTTGGCCGCCTACCATGAAGACGGCGGATGGGCGGCGGGAACTATCGGTGACTCCTTCATCGTTGTCACCGCTGATCGGGACACGCACACTCTGATCACCTCCCCCAAACCAAGCGAGTTCAACAACATCACTCACCTACTCACCACCAGCAACGCGCAACCCACCATTGAGCATGGGGAGGACCGACCACTCATGATCTCCGTCGCCACTGACGGGCTGGCCGGAGCGTCAACAAAATCTGGGGCACCCTCTGGGGCGTTCTGGGCCAAGGTCAGCGACTATGCCACCTCAGGTGAAGGACTCGATGTTGACGCGCTCCTAGAGTTCATGAACGCTGAGGGCCGGATCGAAGACGACACCACTCTCATCATTGGCACCTGACCCCCACCACGCCAGCACAAACACCCCGAGCACATAGCAGTCAAGCCAGCCCCACGCAAGACCATCCGTCAACGCCACACCGTCTCTCGCAGTGACTTGATTTGTTGTGGTTTCTGTGGTTCCTGATATTGTGTTCTGAGTTGTTGAGGAGGTTATGGTTTGTCTGGTCGGTTGTTGAAGATTGGTGAGGTTGCGCGTCTGCTGGGGGTGTCTACGTCTAGGGTGCGTGATTATGCTCGTGAGGGTCGTCTGGAGTTCTCGTTGACTCCGGGCGGGCAGCGGGTGTTCGACCGGGCTGTGGTGGATCAATTCATGGGTGCTTCCCCGGACGGTGGGTGTGTGTTCTATGTGCGCTCGTCGAAGGGCAACAAGGGTGCGATGGATACTCAGGTGCGGGAACTCACTGAAGTGTTTGGTGAGCCGTCTCGGGTATACCGTGATGCTGGGAGTGGCCTGAATGAGAACCGGAAGGGACTGTGGCGACTCATCAGTGACGCTGAGCGCGGTGGTTTCTCCAAGGTGTGTGTAACTCACGAGGACCGCCTGTCCAGGTTCGGGGTCGCCTTCATCAGGAGAATCCTGAAGGATCGAGGCGTTGAGGTGGCCATCCTGCACGATGACAAGCGGTCTGACCGTGAGGAGATACTGTTGGACTTCATGGCGATCCTGGCTTCGTTCTCTGGGCGCTACTACCGGCTCCGGTCCAGGCGTGAGCAGAACGACCTACTGGATGAGGCCAGGAGTGCCCTGAATGGGTAAGGTCAGAACGTCTGTCGCCTTGCGGCACTTCGGCACACCAGGCCATGATCATGATGCGGTGCATGTTGACCTGGTGTCGATGGTGCGTATGGTGCAGGCCGCCGCTACCGAGTTCACCATGTCACCGGCTTATGGTGACCTGATCAGGCGTATCCTGTCCGGCGACGTGAAGGTCGGGACACGGAAGAACCACAGCGGTAGGGGAAACGTCCCGGACGTGTTCTTCCCATGCAACCGGTACAACATGAACGAGATGCTTCGCGCCCTGGTGATGGGGCACATCGAGACACATGCAGTAAGTACTGGACTGTTCCAGGTCATGGGCGACAACCCGACCGAACGTGACCCCAAGACAGTGGCGTCCCTGTTCCGCGACGTCTACCCCAAAACCGCGTTGAGGGTCCCGTGGCGCACGGCCAGGTCCCACGTTCACCGGTACCATGACAAGGGCCAGAGGACACCACAGGACCCCAGAGTCCCAGCGAAGATCGACCTGTCTGCTTGCGACGGACACTACCTGAAACTAGAGGCCAACAGACGTGACGTAACCTTGTGGTTTCGGAGGCTCCAGACAGCCAAAAACGTCACCCTGACGTTCCGCCTGCCCAGAGGGCAGAGGTTTCAGGGCAACAAGGTGTGCAAACCCACCATCCAGGTTGCGGGTGAGGAACTCATCTTCAGGTTCACCATCGAGAAGACCGTCGCAGACCGCGCCCCCTCCAAAGTGATGGGAGTGGATCTCGGTAAGGTCGAGCCCTACACCGCCACCATCATCAACGAGCAGGAGAACCACCACTCCGCACCATTTCAAGCATCCAGAAAGATCAAGCACCTCAACGGCCGCTACGACGACCTGATCCGACGCGCCCAACACCTTGAGGTCAAGGCGTCCCGCTGCCAGGCCAGCGGACACCGCCACAAAGCATCCGTACTCACCAGCCACGCCCAGAACATCCGGGCGGCCGCCAGACGAGTCAAGGGCGAAACTACCCACCAGATCGCACATGAGATCGCCGAGACAGCATCCAAGCGCGACACCGCCGTCGCCCTGGAGGACCTGTCCTGGCTGAACCACATGGGCGGACGCTGGAACCACTCAGAGACCCAGGAAGCCATCACCAACGCCTGCCGACGCCGAGGCATCCCCGTCAGAAAAGTCAACGCGCGCGACACCTCCAACACCTGCACCCGGTGCGGCAGCACAGTCACCCACAACCGGCGGAACAACACCTGCACCACATGCAGATTCACCATCAACCGTGACGTCGCAGCATCCAGAGAGATCGCCTTACGCGCCACAAGAAACAAGCACAGGGAGCCGCTTCGCCAACGGAAGCGGCAGAGCATGACGGTCACGCACCAGTCAGCCCCGGCCACCACCATGAGTGGTACCGGCCCACAGGCAACCATGCCTGAAACGTCAGGTCAGGGGTGAGGCCCACAGAGAACACAGATTTTCTAGAAAACCCAACCCAACTGACGAGCGTAGAGAGAATACACACTGATGAGAACCTGCCTTGTGAAAAGCCCGCACGGGTCAGGACGAGTGACCCTCGGTGCCGAACTCGGTAGAGGCGGCGAAGGGTCAGTGTACACTGTCACTAGCGTGCAGGCACCAACCCTCGGCGCCCCCGATAGCCTAGTCGCAAAGGTGTACCACACCCCAGGTGAAGGCAACCGGAGAGCCAAAATCCATGCCATGGTGTCCCGGCAGCCAGACGCCACGTCCCTCGCCTGGCCTGTCGCCGCCCTGTATGATGGGGTGGAGTTTATCGGCTACCTGATGCCGAAACTTGACGCTAGCCGGTTCCGTGACTGGTCCGACTTGGCGAACGCAAAAACTCGCCGCGAGAGTGCACCGGACTTCGACTTCAAGTACGCGCTGCACGCATGCCGGAACCTTGCCGCAGCCATCGACAGTGCCCACAAGGTTGGGGCGGTCCTGGGGGACATCAACGAGTCCAACGACATGGTGGGTGCTGACGCCAGCATCCTTGTTGTTGACACAGACAGCGCCCAGATCACAGCCTCAAACGGGCGAGTGTTCCCCTGCCTGGTCGGCAAGCCCGAGTATACGGCCCCAGAGATCTCGAAGGGGTCGTTCAAGGACAACCCTCGCACGGTCAGCACGGATGTTTTCGCGTATGCGGTGATGGTGTTCCAGATGCTCACTGGTGGGGCACACCCTAGTGACGGGAAGTATACGGGTGGTGGGGACGCACCGGACACAAGGCACAGGATCCTTCAGGGCGTGTACCCGGCCCTGGTGGACACGGCAGGCTTTCAGGCGGTGCAACGGATCCCCAGTGAGTGCGTCCCGAGCGTCATCATGGGAACAATCACTAGAGCAATGACTGGGAGACCTGACGCCCGGCCGAGCCTGTACGATTTTGTGAAAGACTACGATGATGTGCTGGCCGCGTTGAGACAGTGTCCACGTATCGGGTCGCACTGGTGGGATGGGCGGGACCATGCGGTGTGCCCCTGGTGTCTTCGCCGTGACGCTGGCTTGAATGACCCGTGGGGGCCTCCGGTGCAAAGGGCTCAGGCTGCGGTCCCGTCTAGTGGTGCGATCAGCCAGTCAACGCTTCCTCCGGTGGGGTTCAACTCGGCTAGCAGTGGGGGCTCACCGGCCGTCACGAGGAGAAGACTCACTCCGGCAGGCTCCAGCACCCCTCCAGGGCGTTCACAGCCTCCTGGTGGGACTGGTGCGCATCCTGGCTACCGTCCTCCCACCCAGTACGCTCAGGCACCTGTGTCGGCGCCTCAGGCGGCCTCTAGCAGTGCTGGAGCCCCGCCGACTGGAGGCTATCACTCTCAGTCTTCTCTGCCGTTCACGAGTGGGTCTAGCGGCTCCACTGGGTCGTCCAGCAGTGTCCCGTCGAAGGTGAAAGGGAAGACTGTCCTGACGTACTCGGACGGTTCCGCTGCGGTGCGTCCACCTATCGCCACCCTGCTGAGGTCGAATCCTGGTGTCGCCTGGTACTGCATCAAGAACGAAACACCTGGTTTCGCTCAGGCTTGGTGGGATGTGAAGCGTCCCCTGGTGCTGCTGTGGGCGTCCGCCCTTGGTCTCCTGGTAGGGCTTCTTCTGTCGGGGACGTGGCTGATCGTTCTGCCGCAACTAGCACCGTACCTTCAGTCACAGTACCCGTCGATGGACTGGATCTCTATCCTGGTTGGTTTGGGTGGCCTGGCGGCTGCTGCGACCGCATCCGTAGCGGTGCTCTGTTTGTTCCTGTCGTCAATGTGGGACTTCTTGAAGGCTAGGCGGCAGAACCGTGACCTCAATGTGTTCGAGCGTGACAAGTGGTGGGTGACCGTCCTGAGGTACCTGCCGATCCCTGTGGTGTATGGGCCTCTGCTGGTGCTGGTGCTGGTGGCGTGCCTGATCGGTTTGGCGGTGAGTGCAGTGATCGGGATTCTGCGTATGATCTTGGAGTCCGACTAACCAGCAGCCTTACCCCTCTCTGGTTCACTGTTTGGGGGAGCCCGCTTTTGCGTATCCTATGAACCGCCTTTTTCTTCGCTCGCACTGGACGTGTTCACTGCTCTCTTGTTTTTGGTGTGACCTGGGTCCTGTTGCCTGATGGTGCTGTATCCTGCTATGATCCGAGATAGTAAGCGGTGCCGCAACCATGTGGCCAGAAAGAAGGAAGGAGGGCGTACTCAGTGACGGATCCTGTACTCACGCACGCCCCATCGTTCAGTGACCTACTCAACGATGGTGTTTCCAACCTGGTTGTGCTGGACTTTGATGGCGTGATCAACCCTTTCGCTTCCCGGTTCAACATCAATCAGAAGCGGTTTTACCGGCCGAACCATTTAGTGCACGTCAAGAGCCCCTGGAGCGGCAACGAGCAGTACCCGGTTAAATGGTCCGATGACCTCATGTCTGACCTTAGTGGCATCATGGGTGACCCTGGGACGGTGCTGATCTGGTTGACGGCCTGGAAACAGCATGTTGCCAAGCCAGTCAGTCTCATGGGATTGGAGACGCACCACCCCCAGTACTGGCTAGACTTCGACAAGGGTGTCTCCTACCGTCCGAACCAGGGCGCTAAACGTGACGCCATGAGAGACTACCTGGGTGGCGGCACCCTTCCGGAGGGGGTACGGGTCGCGTGGGCTGACGATGAGGTTCTGACTGGGGCCCACTCTGCTGACGTCACTTCCATGTTCGGCCCCGGCCTGTTACCTGTCCGGTCGAACCCGATGAATGGCCTGTCCAAGTGGGATGTGACCCAGATCAGTAAGCACCTGGGTTGGGCCGCCAGCAAGAGGGAGGACTCCCTGTGACCAGTGCCACCAATGAGGACAGCATGTTTGAGGGTTTGCTGCCGTGGATTCTGCGGCCATCCCAGGATCATGTGCGCCACGCCTTCCAGGCAGACACATGCGGCCTCCAGGAGGAGGATGAGACGGTCCTTTCTAACGAAGGGTCTTCTTTCCCATCATACACGGTGGGGACGCTCATGGATGGTTGCCCAGTCGTCACAGTCAGGTATATCTCGCCGCGATACGGAGACGACCGAGACATGTTTTTGGCGGCACTGGACGCCCAGGATGCTTCGATGAGTATTGAGCGCCCCCCGAATGGCGGCGTGGCCCTGGTGCTTCATGCTGGTTTGCGGTTCTCTGACATCAACGAGCAGATGCGGGGGGTGGAACCGTACGGGACACAACAGGTACAGTCGTTCTACATCAACACGAACGAGGATCATCTGTGGATTGTGGTGAAGGTGGTTCGTGACGCCCTTGAGGCCGGAACCCTGGTTTCCTGGGGTGACGACAACATGGGACTCTCGTTCTGTGACGGCCGGGCCATGAGTGACACTCAGGTGCAGGAGGTGCGGGATCGTATACGAGATGACCTGGCCCTGTACCGTGAAGCCGTTGGCGACAGCAGTGAGGGATGGCAGGCACGGGCGGTCAGACAGGCCAGCGTCACACATGGCGTCCATTACCCTGGCCTGTCTCACAAAGTCACTGTGCCAAAGCGAACACAGGTAAACGTGCGTGCAGGCAGACTCATCAAGGATAAGATCACGAGAAAGAAGAGGGGTTGGTGACATGACACTGACGGAGCGTGACGTCATGGTTAAGGCCAGGGAGAAGTATATGAGGCAACCTGTGAACTATGGGCCTGAACGTGGAGGAGATCACCTGGTGGACATAGTGGAGCAGGATGCTTTCGAGGCCGGGTTCGAAGCGGCCTTGAAGTGGATGCGTTCATCACCAACCACATGATCGCACACCAGTATTGTTAAGGTGTGGTATCAGCAGGCAGAGTAGGTCCGGTCGGTATAATACGCCGAGTTAAGGTGTAGAGGACACTGGAGTCATGCCCCATAGCCCCCTGCACCTTTTCTGCCTATTCCACTCTCAACATACTACTACCCCTTTTATCTTAAAAATAGAGGATCGGAGATGAAAAATATGGACGCACTCACATCTTCTGGTGTTTTTGTACTGGTTGTTGCTGTCACGCTGGGGCTCGCCAGGGCCGGGTCGTGGGCTGTTATGAAACTCGCGGAACGGAGCAGCAACAAGTTCACACTCTAACCCCACTCACAGGAAGGCCCTGTCTATTCCGCTCTCGTGCCAGCGTATTACGCTTTCAGTGCTCCCAGGTCGGGATCCTCTAGTTCTCAACCAGCGTGACATCAGAACGGTGTTTGTCACACTGGTTGATTCGCGCTCGGTTTCTATGTTAGGTTGGGCGCACGGAGGGCACCCCTCTTGAACCTGGGGGCACGAGCCTGTGCCTCCTTCGTCTCTACACTGGGCCAATATTCCAGTCGCACAATCTTCCGGCCAAACACAAGGCGGTACCGCATGTTCACTATTCTTCTATGGCTGTTGGGCGTAGCCGCCTTCATTGTCGTACTCCTCGCCAGTATTGGTCTGCACGAGGCGGGGCACATGGTTGCCGCCAGATGGTGTGGCCTGTATGTCCCTAAGTTCTTCGTTGGGTTCGGCCGCACCATCTGGTCGTTCAAACGGGGCGGCACCGAGTATGGACTGAAAGCCATCCCTCTGGGTGGGTTTGTCAGTATCGAGGACCCGACCCGGCCGGAGGGTGAAGACGACAGGATGCTGCTGTCTCACGTACACCCCCTGAAACGGATCCTTGTGTTCATTGCCGGTCCGCTGGTGAACCTTGCGCTCGCGGTCGTGATCCTCATGGCCGGGCTCGTTGGCCAGCCGTACCGAGCCACCACGACCACGGTGCAGAACGTGACCGTATGTGAGCACACAGACGCGGAGCACACTCAACTGGTTGCCCCATGTGGAGCATACGCTGCTGGAATCTTCAAGGGTGACACGATCACCTCAGTCAACGGGCGTCGAGTATCCACGCTGGCACAGGTTAGGCAGGCTCTCCAGGAAGTGCCGGACGGCCAGAAGGTGCCCGTGACGGTACACCGCGTGTTCCCCAATGGGGGCGGTGAGCGTGACTTCAACAAGATGGCTCGCGTCGAGGGAGGCACTATCGGGTTGACCGTGAAGACAGAGACCCGTCGGCTCAGTGTCGCAGAGTCAGCGAAGGTGCTGGGTGCGGTGAGTGTGCAACAGATTCAGGCCATCCCAAGCCTTGTGGGGCAGATCCCGGCGGTATGGCGCAACATCATCGGGCAGGGCGATGGTAAGCCCGCGGCCACCTCCATCATCGCGGTAGGGAAGACGTATGGGGATGTGGCCGCGAATACTGGCCCTACTGCGTCATCTGGGTTCAGTGAGGTTGGTCGCGTTCGTACCCTTGTGTTGTTTAGTGGCCTGGTGAACCTGAGCCTGTTCGTCATGAATGCCTTGTTGCCGATGCTTCCCTTGGACTCGGGTCGTATCCTGATTGCGTTGGTTGACTTGGTGCGCATGGGGTGGGCTAGGTTCACCAGGGTGGTGTCGCGTGGTATGCGTGCGATGCGTGGGCGCCTTGATGCTGGCAGTGATGGGGGTGGCGGCTGGGTGTACCGGCCGTTGAGCAGTAAGGTCGTGAACACTCTGACGGTGGTGACATCTGTGCCCTTGTTCCTGTTTTTCATCATGCTTGTGGTGTCGGATGTGATGTCCACGATCCGGGGAAGCATCTAATCAGGCCATGCGGTAAACCAGCGTCTTTGTCTTTTTCACTCTTGCCGCTTGTGAGATCAATACCATAGCACCAGACTCTACCATCACAGTGGGGTCTGGTGCTATAGTGTCCTTACATCCCCGTAAGTACATGGGGCAGCAGAATTAATCTCTAGACGTCGCCCTTACAGTGCATTGAGAAGCGAAAGCACAAGGGCGAGAAAGGGAAGCACAAATGACACGACAGCCAAACGCACTATTGTCAGGTGGCAAGGCGACTGGTAGGACCATCTGCCTTAAGTCCCGCGATGGCGACTTCTGGTGGGCTGAGGGGGACCAGAATCAGGTGTACAAGGTTCACGTCTCAGATGTTGACTACCTGTCCTTGCATGGGTCCATTGAGTATGGGGAGACGTTTGGTGTCTGGTATGAGGACCAGGACAGTGACGGCACTGTGACTCTGATCCTTAAACGTGCGCCAGAACCCACTGTCAAGTCAGCCGTAGCCGCCATCGCCTAACCGGCTCCTCTTACCACCTTCTATGACTGATCCTCCCAGCCGTAGCGAACCCAGTATACAACCAGTGGACCCAGACTGCACTCAGGATGCGTGCCCGCAAGTTCTTAGGGCGAGTTCACTACCGGACGGGCCTCGCATCATCTACTTCTCCTCCAGCACGGAGAACACTCACCGGTTTGTTCAAAGAGTGGGGCTACCAGCAGTCAGGCTTCCGTTGCGCCGATCAGATCCGGCTGTTGCTGGCGATGCCCCCTATGTGCTCATCACCCCGTCCTATGGTGGTGGCAGGATGGAGCCAAGGTATGCGATCCCTAAACAGGTGATGGCGTTCTTGAAGGATGAGACCAGCAGGAGTAACTGCGTCGGCGTCATCTCCAGCGGCAACACCAACTTCGGTGAAGCCTACCTTGTTGCGGGAAGACTCCTGTCGGCAAAACTTCAGGTGCCAGTCCTGTACGGGTTCGAGTTACTGGGCACACCAGATGACGTCACCAAGGTACGTGAGGGGTTAGTCGCGTCCTGGGGGCGTCTAGTGGGCGCCAAGATTGGGGATGTGTCACCATGACCGCCACGGATGTTCCGTAATCAAGAACCAGTCAAACAAAAGACACTTGACTAAACCACCCTACTCCCTGTGGTCGTAGCGCGCCAGTGGTGGAGTCAGGGGCAGGAATGGTGCAAGCCATCAAACATCAATCAAGCAAGATAGGGGCTAGGGGTGTCAATCTTGAAGCCAGTGAGGGGGCACAGAATGGATCCTAAGGGCTACGAGGGCCTGTCGAGGGGTGAGCGAGCCAATCTTGACCGGGCCGTGCACCGGTGGGCCACTGAAGGAGGAGAGGCCGGACCCGGGGTGGTATTTGAGGTAACCGCTAAGATACTCACCGTCGTGCATAATTCCCTCAGACGCCAGGTCATTGATAAGGGTATACTGGATGCTGCCGCAAATAATGGGTGGGCCTCCATGGACAATGATGCCCTACTGAATCGGTTAAAGACGACCCCGTGCTATGAGGTCGCCCCAGAGTGCCGCCTGGGGGTTGGTACCCGTCTTGACAAGGAGGGCGTGTGTATCGCGTTCGAGTCGGCAGAACTGAGGATGTGGTTCACTAAGACGGAACGTGAGGCTCTTGGTGACTCTATAACAGACATTGAAGATGTTATTGAGGAGGTCGCCAGGGCGGACACGGAACGTAAGTACACGATGACCCGGTTCGTTGGCTCATTGGGAGCATGGGCGCTTGAGAACGGGTCTCGGGACGTATTCTTTAATTTCGTGTCTCATAGTGTGACAAACCAGGACCTTTTCATCAAGATCATGGGTAGCCAGAAGGCTCGGCAGGTGATCATGGATCATTGCTCTGAGGCATCTCACTGCGAGATTGACAAGTTGCTTAATCTTCATCAGGTTTTCTCCACTGAAGGTGAGGAACCCAAGGAAGAAGAGTACGACTACCCCTTGGGGTGAAACGCCACATCTACTGTATCTCCAATAGATAGGTTCTCCTTCAGGGCTGTCGTACCGGGGATGGTCCACGAGTTAGAAACCATCCTGTGAATGCGAGGCTGGTTTCTTCACACCACAGGAGAACTTGACTCGCACAGTTCTTTGACCCTAGCGGAGGAGCCCGCCATGTCGAAACCGTTGAAGAAGATGCACCAGAGTGACCGCGGAGAGTGGGTCGAGTGTGGGGCAGATAAACGTGCGTGCCCGAAGAAAGGCCCCAATGGGGAACCCGCTGAGCACATTTGGGCGGAGAACCCGGAGCATGCCGCAGAGATATCCGCAGCCAGGCAGCACCCAGACAGCATGTTCCCCGCCACCTCCCAGCAGTCCACTAAGCCCAGTGATGGCACCCCACTCCCTGGAGGATTCGACTTCAGGGGTAAGAGCGACTGGCAGATCGTGGATGCCTGGGACAGCAGCATGAAGTCAATCAGGGAGGGACGCTACGACTACGCCGACATCGCTGTGGACGACGACAGTGACGGCATGGCGGAATGGGCGCACAATCTCGGCTACCAGGCCAAGGCAATAGGTGACAACAAGGTCCGCCTATACAACACTGCTGAACTGCCCTCCCATGAGGGATTCTCCTCTGAAGACATGTACAACAGTGTCGAATGGCACACTGCACAGTGTCGAGAACTGGGTATCCCCAGAGTGTGGGAGGGGCGCTCTGACATATACCTGCACATGCTCGCCAGCGACAACCCCAGACACAAGGATGTCCTCTTTAAGGAGATGCATGACCATGTTGACAAGACTGCTACCAGGTACCTGAGTGACGAGTCCACGAGCAGGGAGGCTGGACTAAGAGCAGAAGCGGCAGACAGGGTACAGTCGGGGCGGATCTCCACTGAGCCACCAGTGAGGACCACGTTCCATGAAGGGCCAGATGGGGAGCGTGTACCGGATAGTTTTGGTGACTGGAACCATGAGGTGGAACGAATCTGGGAGTCGTCACCCAAGGACCGTCACGCATTAAAGAATCGGGCACCGGTCCTCATTGACGCACTCCGTCGCGGTGACGCTAAAACCTTCAGGGAGCAGATGGACGCCCTGAAGAAGGAGACAACCGACATCAACTGGTGAAGCAAGGTGACACCCTTGTGTGGGGCCATGTAGCGCCCCCATGTGACTAACACGACACAAGAAGCCGGGCAGCAGGTATGAAAACCCTGCTGCCCGGCTTGCTCTACCCCCACAGCGTGACCTACAATGACCCGTATGAGACGTAAACGAGTACCAAGCAAGCGGAGAGTTAAGGATGTGACCCTCCGGGAGGCCCTGGAGGGTAGGGATCCCGTGGCGTTTCTGTCACGCCAAGTAGAGAGACGCACCATCCACCGTGTCAGCCCGCACCTGGCTGACCTCAGGATGCACGACACACAGGGGATGCACAAGGACGTGCTCAACCATTCCATCAAGGTACTCGCTAACGCTATCCGCATGGAGAACCATGGAATGGATGTTGTTCTACGTGCTGCCGCCCTGCTGCACGACATTGGCAAGCCCGCCACCCGACTCATCACCCCTGACGGGAACGTGTCGTTCACTCATCATGAGTTTGTGGGTGCACGCATGATCCCCAAGGTGCTTGCAGGGCAGGGGTTTAGTACCCGTGAGGTTAGGCAGGTGAAAGAACTGGTGCGCCTGCATATGCGGTCTCACGGATTCCGAGAATCCGGTCGAGGGGCGTGGTCTGACTCTGCTGTGCGCCGGTTCATGCGTGACCTGCCAGAGGATGAGGATCAGGTGCGTCGCCTGTTTATCCTGTACCGCAGTGACGTCACCTCCAAGAATCCGAAGCGTCGAGCCAAGATACGTCGCACGATTGACAGACTGGAGGCCGCCATGGCCCGAGTGAAGGTTGCTGATGAGCGTCAGGCGGCTAGGCCAGCACTGGATGGCCACGACGTGATGCGATTGTTCGACCTAACCCCTGGGCGTCGTCTGGGTGAGGTAATGCGGTTCCTGAAAAGTGATGAGGGGATCAGGCTGGGTCGGGCTGAGGCTGTTGAAGCCATCAGATCCAGGTTCCCGAACCTCGAACCAGGATACAGCAGTAGCACAGGAAGCACGAACGGGAGTGGTGTATGGTGACTCATCGTTTCGGCAAGTACCCGATTGTGCGTATTGATCGTGACGGGTCTACGAATATGGGCCTGTATGACCTGACTGGTGATGAGGCAGCCCTGTTGGAGGGTCTTGGCCCTGGTGTTTACGTGCTGTCTCCTGAGTTGTCTGACTATGCTGGCGTATTCTCGCATCGTGGCGGCAATTGGGTAGACGCTGCTGGCATGCGCATGGTGCCTGGCCCGATCCCTGGCGTGGATCTGAGGATGGTGGAGAAGTCTTTCAAGGAGTACTACAGCCTGTGGATGGGTGATGTCGCCTGGGAGTACGCCCTGATCCGCGCATATGGGCGTGGTGATAGCCGTCATTTGGGGAATCTTGTCGCCCATACGCTCAGATCTGCCACCACAACCAGCAGAGCGTACTGGTATGGTGAGGTGTTTCTGATGCTGGTCGCCTACAGCAGGTTCCTGATCGGCTACTACGTGGACGACCGAAAACAGACTTTCGGACGATTCGTCCCTAAGAATCGTGACAGCATACTGGGGGCACTACGGCGCCGGTACGTGTCCATCAGCCCCAACACAAACCTGATCGCCCAGTCGATAACCCAGGGCGGCTTGTTCTGGTGGGGGAACATAACCCCTGAGACCCGGAAAATGATGTGTGGCATGACACATGGGGAAGTCACGGACCTGTGTCGCACACCCGGCATCATCCCGCACCTGGGGCACGACACGGACCCCATGGTGCGTGAGTCCAGGATCCGTGAAATGTTGGAGACCCTGAGAGGAGAAAACGTGGACAGCACACATGGCCGCATTATGGCGCTCATCAACAACCCCGACAGGGACGTACCTAAGGGTGTGTCTCGGGCGGAGGTGGTTCACGACTATCTTGGTTCGGCCCTGTTCATCACCGAGAACACCCCCAAGGGTACGGTTGACAGGCTCCTGACACGCATGGAGGAGTTGGAGGGCCTGTCGGCGTTCGAGATCATGTGCCTCATGTACGCGGCCACCCACCCAACCTACCTGGTGCGCACCGGGTCCACTGCTGACGTGGTTGAACTGATCACAGAGGCACTGGAGAACAAGGACGAGAACGCTATCGGTTTCGCACTCCTACTCAAGGAGATCATCACCACCTATGATGGCCCACTACCAACCCTGAGAGAGTGGCGTCAGGCGGTAGAATACGGCGGCGGTGACTTCCTGTTTATGGAGGGATCGGCTATGGTCATTCAATCAGTGTCACCGACAATTCGTCAACGATCCATCAGCCGGGATGTGATCGGTGACCTGGTTGCGTTCCGACACAAGTATGAGGCAGCAAAAAGTGACTATGCGTCCCAGTACCAGTGGCCCCCACGGTAGTCCTCCCCCTCAACTGCTGAAGTGGGTTGGGAATAAGCAACGGGTAGCGTCTCAGATTGTGAGATACTTCCCGGATAGGTTCGGCACCTATTTTGAGCCGTTCCTGGGTTCTGGTGCTGTCCTTGGGGGTGTCGCACCCGATCATGGGGTGGCGTCAGATGTGCTGGAGCCATTGATTGACATCTGGCAGGCTGTAGTGGACGACCCAGAGGGGCTGGTGGCTGCCTATGACAGGTGGCGCTCTCAAGTCGAGATGGGGCGTGACCCTCGTGAGGTGTACGAGGAGGCCCGCACCGAGTTCAACCAGCACCGGCGGGGTGGCGACTTCCTGTATTTGAGTTGTGTATGTTATGGTGGGGTGATCCGTTTTAGGAAGAGCGATGGTCACATGTCTACGCCTGTCGGGTCGCACACGCCGATCTCAACGGAGTCTTTTAGGGGCCGCGTCTACCAGTGGCGTGAGCGCGTCAAGGGTGTGTCTTTTGTGTGTGCTGGTTATGAGTATGCGTTTGATCGGGCACAGGCCGGGGACCTGATTTACTGTGACCCGCCCTATGTTGATAGTCAGAAGATCCTGTATGGTGCGCAAGAGTTCAGGTTTGAGGAACTGGTTGACAGGATTCAGGATGCTGCCAGTCGTGGGGTCCGTGTCGCCTTGTCGATTGATGGGTCGAAGAAGAGTGGTGCGAGACGTATTCCGTTGACGTTTCCAGATGGCTTGTTTGAGGCGGAGGCTGAGGTGGCACTGGGTGGTTCCATGCTCAGGCGTTTTCAACTTCATGGTCAGGACACGAGCGGAGAGCACGTGCGGGACAGGCTGCTGCTCACGTACCCCCAGATGTTCTCAACACCCAGTCACAGGGCACGCAGAAGGTAGGGTGAGCGGGGCCATGACTACCAGCAGGTACCAGTATACGAAAGCGGCCTTGACTGGGCACAGGGTTTTCAACTTGAGCGAGACGCAGCGACGAAACATGGATGCTGGGCTGCCGCTCGTTGTGAGAACGTTGGCCCGCTGGTACGGCACTACTACCCTGATCTCTGGCATGGCACTGGGTGCTGACATGATCTGGGCTCACCTGGCGGTCTCACACGGCCTGGACCTGCACGCTTATGTGCCATTCACGGGTCAGGAGGCCAAGTGGACGCACACGGATCAGGCAGCCTACCATGAGTTGCTGAGTCAAGCGGCCATGGTGCGCGTGTTCGGCCAGTCGTACTCGAACCACCTTTACCATGTGCGTAATGAGGCGATGCTGGCGGACTGTGACCTGATGGTGGCAGCATGGTGCCCGAGCAAGAAGAGGGGTGGTACGGCGTCCACTGTCCGCAAGGCCAGAGAGTCCGGCAAACCTCTGCTGGTCCTGGATCTGGACTCAGGTGAGGTGAACTGGTTCCAGAAGTGAACTAGAATTCGTTCCAGCAAACACCGGAGAGCCCCTTGCGGTTTCTTACCCGCCCCGCCCGTCCACTGGACACACCGCCATATATGACGTTTATTGTTCCTTGTTTAGAAAACGTGTGAGAACAGGAGAAAACACCCCATAGCATCATGCCCCACAAGCGTGCGTGGGGCGCGGAGGTTATTCACGATGGTAGCAGTCAGGTGGCACTTCAACCCGGACACGGGTCAGACCGGCAGGTGCAGGGCGGAGATCAAGTGCGACTTCGGTGAGGGCACCCCACACTATGAGACCAAGGAAGCCGCTCAGAGGGGATACGAGGAGTATCAGGCCATCATTGACGGATGGGTGAGCACACTGGGGCGTGAAGCCGTCTATGGACCAGAAGACGACGCCACCAAGATCACCCAAGGTGCCGAGCAGGTGCAGGACGACTCAGGTGAGGAGCACGCTAGTGACACTGGGCAAATGGTCGCTAATGTGGGCGGCGACTCGCAACCCAGTCAGGGTGACCGGAAGGTGCAGGATCCTGGGGATGAGGAGGCCCGGATTGAGGCCCTGGACCAGCAGGCGTTTGAGGAGCATGACGGTCCAGACACGTTCGCCGTCCCTGCCGGTGCTGTAGAGGATGCCAGGAAACTAATCGACCGGGCCAACAAGCGCCTGGAGCGGGCTGGGATCAGTGAACGCTTTAAAATCCTGGAGGAGACTCCATTCTCGTACACGACTGTCAACGACCGCGGGTTCAAGGAGCACCGCAACTATGTGGCTCTGCGACTGAACCACCCGTCCATATCCTACTCCGGGTACCGGTTCCTCGCAGTTGTTGACAAGGCAGACAGCGGACTGGTAGTGCGCGGAAGTGAGGAACTAGGCGGCTGGAAGCCAGAGAAGCAAGTCTGCGAGCACTGTGGGAAGAACATGCGACGCTCCAAGACCTACCTTGTGGAGGACAAGGAGGGCAACAGGCTCCAGGTTGGGTCTACGTGCATGAAAGCATACCTGGGGGTGAAGCCGGAGGGCCTGTGGGCTGTCGGCACGAACCCCCTGAACAAACTGGATCGCAGTAACCGCGGATATGGGGGCCTTGACATTGATAACAGGAGTGCTATCGCCTATGCGCTCGCCTTGTCTGAGAATGGCCACCACTTCGTGTCCAAGTCCATGTGGGAACGTGACTACAGGTACAAGGAAACCACCAAGGATCTTGTGTATCAGGCTATGTATGGGACAGGCAATGACCGCTGGTCCGCTAAGGTCGCACAGAAGGCTGAGGAGTACATTCGGTCTGGCCGGGCGGACGAAGTTCTTGAGCAGGCTCGCAACGTAGAAGGGGATAGCGACTACTGCGAGAACATGCGCACACTGGCTTCAGGTAAGTACATCCACAAGAAGCACCTCGGAATGCTGGTGTCCGCTGTCGCTATTGACGCCAAGAACCGGCGAGACGCTGAGAAGAAGAAGCGCAAGGAGGAGGAACTGAAGTCCTGGACTCCTGGCTATGCTGCTAACGTTGGGGACAACCTGAAGGGAAGGCAGATGAGGGTGGTTCACAACCGCATCGTTGACGGGTACGACTACCATGGCAACTCGATCAGGAAGTCCGTCGTCACTCTCCGGGACAAGGAGGGTCACCAGGTCACATGGTTCGCATCCCGCCCCATCAGGATCAAGGAAGGCGAGGACATCACGCTGGGATCCGCGAAGGTCAAGAAGCATGGCCAGTATGAGGGTGTAGACCAGACTGTGATCTCAAACGTGCGCGTACCAGGCGAGATGAGCCAGAAGGACTGGAATGACTACTACGGGTGACTTCCCTATCTACCAATGTTCTTATCGGCTGATCTTCACCTGGCCTAATGCTAGTGTGATTAAGCCGCGGGTTTGACATCTAGAGGCAGCAGGACTATGCCCCTGTGGGAAGTGCTGGCGGGTGGAGTGATATTCGCCGCCCACATGAATCAACCATGTATTATTTTACGTCCTCTTATTGATGAGGTTGCATCTGTGTCGTATCTGCTATTATTTTCTGCTGTTGCTGGCGTAGCCTGTGTGTCGTATACGGTCTTTGCTGTCATATCTAGGAGGCGAGCGCGTCAGGATGTGTCGGCCTCTGACGCGGATTGTGACGGCCTTGTCGCTAGGTTGCGGAAGCATCATGAGGTGAACTGCGTGAGTAGTCTTGAATCTACTGACGGGGACGTCTTGGACGAACATCGCCTGCTGATGAGGTCCAGGAAGCGCAGACGAGTGACCGGCCGGTAACGCGAAAATGATTGACGGGCAGAAGGCGACTGGTGTAGTATGGCCCGTATGATTATTTTGAGGATCATCGAGAAAATCCTGACCTACCGCGCCCACCGAGCCGTAAGGGCAGGCAATCAGGCATGGTTCACGGAACAGCAAGCCATGTTCCGTGATAGACGAGGATGATCTAAGGCAGGAGAGTCCTCCCGTGCGCCCAGTGTGATGCATATCATCTGGGTGCTTTTGCTGTCATTGACATATGTCTGCTATCCTGCATCCAGTCATTGATGTCTCAACCAGGAGTGATGATGCTTCCCCTCTCAACCAGGCAGGTTGCTATGGCTGCCATTTCTGCTGTCAGCGTGTCGGGGTTGTGCTTGTCTGCTGGCGTGGCCGCAGTCAGCATGTACCCGAACAGAGTCAAGAGCGAGGTGGTCGCTGGCCGCACGATCTTGGAGCCTGACACAAATAGGGCGGGCGGGCATGTGCGTATCACTAAGATCGTGGACTGGGCACCAGCCAAGGAGACAACACGTGTTGACGCTATCGCCCCGAGGGAAGATACCAGCGTCAGCAATGATGCAACCAGTTCAGGAAAATCAGACCCCAATGGTATCCAGGAGACCGTGCCACCTGCACCCTCAAGCGGTGACGCCACAAACTCACCGGGTAGCACACCGGATGCCACCTCCAACGCAAACGCCACAGCACAACAGGACAGTAACACGGCAGAAAGTATCCAGAGCGACGCGACTCAGCAGCAGGACTCAGGCTACGACTATGCACTAGACGTGCCTGGCTACTGCGGTGGTGGATGGGACTGCGCACAGGCAGCAGTCAACTCTATGTCACTGTCGTATGTGTACTATGCCCCAAACTTCAGTATCATTGCGGGCCACAACTACGGGCCCGCTGGCGTTATAGCGAACTTCCGTCCCGGCACTGTCGTCAAGGTGACTGGAAATGGGGCGGGCCTGTATCGGGTGACCCACACGCACTGGATGCAGTACACGACTGACTACCAGCAGGTGCACGGTACCTTCGCGTTTCAGACCTGTGTGGGCGACCAGATCCTTCACGCCTATGCGGAGCGGATCGGCTGACGTTCCATCCAGTGTTACCTCCTCCTGCACTGGCCGATTCTCGCGGGGCACCTCTCTGACCCAATGCCGCATCCCGTCGCACAGGTGTACTCATGCTGGACGGAAGCCGGAAAACTTGCCGTCCTGCCGTGATATTCCCGCCGCAAGCAAGAGCCAGGTATCTGTTCCACCCTCAAAAACGCAGCAGGAAGACATGGTGAGATGAAGGCCAGCAAGAGCAATGTAGCGTCCCTAGCAAGTATCGTTCGAGACAAGGTGAATCCTGTGACGGTTAGCGACACCAACCTGATCGCCTACTACCTGGATGACATCACGGTCCTATTTTCCCCGAAGGGCAACCAGGACGCCTTCTATGGGGTCGTTGTGGACGTGCTTGGGCGCACATTCCACATCGCCGCCAACCTCAAGGTGCTTATTGAGGACGACGCCACAACCGGTGATGAGGAGCCCGCAATCTATGAGATCGAGGAGCCCTCACTGATCGAGTTCGTGAACAACTTCCTGTCTCTTCGCGTCCACCTGTTAGAAAAACTGGGTGTATAGCCAGTAAACCACTCACCAGCACCCTGGAGGCGATGACAGAACATGGCAGGCGCAACGAAATACCACATCGCACCGCAAGGGCCGATGTTCTGTGAGGCCGAGATCCGGGAGTGCCCATACGCCCAAGCGGGCGGCAAACACTACGGAACCTTCGAGAAGGCCCAGCAGGTGTGGCGTGAGCAGATGGTAGAGAAGTTCGGGGAACTGGACACCCAAGGAACAAACCCCGAGCAACGCAGAACAGCCGCCGAAGCCATGCTGGACATACTGGAAAGAGACCACGACTTCCAAAAGAGGATGATCCAGTACAGGAACCGTGAGGCTGTAATCGCGTCCCTGAAGAAGAAGATAGCCGACGGAGGAGATCAGAAAGCCTTACAGCAGATGAAGGCGATTCACAACATGCCTCCCGTGCCGCCACCCCCCGGCAACCTTGACCTTTCCGTACTGCCCCCTCCGCCTCCGGCACAGCAGGGCAAGTCTCAGGACGCAGCAGTAGAACAAGCACCAGGGGTACCGCCTACACACACAGAAGGAGCCCCCTTAGAAACACAGCCTGGGGCACTGCCCTTTCCTGATCATGCGCTCACCCTGGACGGCCACCCGCTTCCCCCTCCGCCTCCTGGGAACCAGATGCCGCCACAGCAAGAGCACCTAGCAGAGCAGCCACCGAGAATCCCGGTCATGGTTGGTGACGGTGCTGGTGTTGGCCGTAAGCCTCCGCTGCGAGAACGTTTCAGAGGCATGTTCAAGGGAATCCGCATAGCAGCCATGGGGCGGGTACGTCGTCTTGGTAACTCTCAGGGTGACCGTCTTAGCCGCCACCAGGTGTCTACGATGAGTGATACTAGAGCCAGGCGACCACTAACGCCCGCACAGGTACGCAGACAGCGACGCATGGATGCTTTCGCGCGCGGTGCAGCCCAGAAGGCAGTCGCGGCAGAAAAGGCCATCAAAGACGCCTACAACACTCCCGGGAAGACAGTCTACAAGAGACCTGCCGCCGTGCAGATAGGGGACGTGGACCTCAGGTACGGTAAGGTGGTAGGGGTCATTCAGCAGAGTTTCGGAAACAGGGTTATCCAGTTCCAGAGGGGTGACAACAGCACCGTTGCGCTTAGACTGAACCACGATCACACGTTACACATTCAGGGTGAGTCCAAGAGGGAAAGAGTGGAACGTAGCCCTATCTTCCGTGGCGCGAAGCGGGCCTACAAGGAGGTTCATTGGATTCTGACTGCCCCGCCGCCCCGCTACGACAAGTATGATGAGGCGTGGCGGAACACCTCATCTTCAAGGGCTCACCAGCAGAACGGGCGTCGATCAGTAGCGCACGAATCCTGACCCCGCTACTTCATCACTCTCGCTTCTTCATGCAGGTGGCGATCCGCCTCACCCGGTCAGGCCCAGCATCAAGACGCGCCTGACCGGGTGAGGTCTCTTGTTAGAATGCCAGGTAGTTGACGCCCCTAGCAGCCCCTTAGCCAACCATGTATCACACATCAGCGTAACAGGGGTTTTGCTGGGGTCGTTCTCATGATGTTGCCAGGTTGCTTGATCCTGTTGGAGCGTGTTTACAATGAGTAAGGTTACGAAGCGGGTTGTTGGCATGGAGATCATCTCTCCAGGCAGTCCCCCTGACATTGACTCCGACTTCTCTACAGTGAGCAAGGACAGGGCATATGATTATGTGTCTGACCTGTACGGCCATGACAACGTGTCCCATATTGTGACGTTCAATACTCTGGGCGCTAAGAGCGCGTTCAAGCGCATGTGCACGATCTACAGTGTCCCGTTTTCTCAAGCCAACCGTATCGCCGGAATGATGCCTGAGGGGGTAGAGGGCCACAAGATCACATTCAATGACATCTATGATGAGAAGTCAGACTACTATGAGGATGCTGCCGACTTCCGTGCAGCCACCTCCGGGTCTGAGTGGCTGCCAATCATCACTGGGGCCAGGTCTATTGCGAACAAGGTGCAGGGGACGGGAGTACATGCCTGTGGCGTGATCATCTCGAACAAGCCGTTGACTGACACGATCCCGCTGATGGTGGACAGCAAGGACGGGAAAGTCACTACCCAGTGGTCGTACCAGGAGTGTGAGGCGCTAGGCCTGATCAAGATGGACTTCCTGGGGCTGGACACGGTTGACCTGATCCAGCACACGGTCCAGTTCATTCAGAGGTCCGGTAAGGAGCCCCCGAACATGACTGAGATCATTCACGGAAAGATGGATGATGAGGACACGTACCGCCTGTTCCAACACGGCGAGACCATTGGTGTGTTCCAGTTCGGGTCAGAGATGGTGCGAGGCCTGCTGAAGCACATGAAACCAACCGAGTTCAACGACCTGGCAGCATGTACCGCTGTCGCCCGGCCGGGACCGATGGGCATGAACTCGCACACCATGTATGCGGACCGTAAGAATAACCTGGCTCCGGTTGAGCCGATCCACCCCGACTTCGTTGGGTCCCCTCTGGAGGAGATCCTGGGCGGCACCTATGGGCTGTGCGTACCGGCGGGAACCTTGATTGAGGACTCCACAACTGGGAGGCGCGTACCTATTGAGTCGTTCCGGGAGGGACACTGCACGCCCTCCTGGAACCCGGACACTGGGAGTGTAGTGCACTCGCCAGTGTTCAAGGTCATCCACACTGGTATGCAGGATGTTGTCAAAGTGCGCACATGGGACGGCTGGAAGACAACCGTTGGTGTGGATCATGAGATGTTGACGCCTTCCGGGTTTGTGAAGGCTGGTGAACTCACTACCCATGACAGTGTTGGCGTCATCTCCCAGGGTCGCCTTAGGTGGGACCGTGTCACCGCCTTGGAGGCTGCTGGCGTCGTGGACTGTTACGACCTGGATGTGGACGACACGCACACTTACCTTGTGGACGGTTTCGTCACCCACAACTGCGTCTACCAGGAGCAGATCATGCAGTTAGCGCAGCGGATCGCGGGCATGAGCCTCCAGGAGGGCGACAAACTTCGCAAAGCCATGGGTAAGAAGAAGGCCGACGTTATGGCGAAGATGAAGCCGCGATTCATCCAGGGCGGAGTTGACAACGGGTACTCCGAGGAGGCCATGAACAAACTCTGGGACATCCTGGAGCCATTCGCCAAGTACGCCTTCAATAAGTGCTTACATGGGAATACAGAAGTTCTCATCAGTCAGAATACTAAGACGACAGTTAAGGATCTTTATCGCAGATTCAAGAATGGCGAGAAGAACATTAAGATTCTCTCCATGTTTGAGAGTGGTGACCTGCACTTTCACAACATCTCTGAGATTGTTCAGACCGGGGAAAAACCACTGTGGACAGTTGAAACTGAATCAGGCAAGACGATAAGTATCACTGAGAATCATCGCATGCTGACCACTGATGGCTACCAAACCATCAAAAACGGTGGCATTCGGGTTGGCTCGGAACTGGTTAATGACAAGTACTGGAACAACAGGTTCAGAACAGTTCAAAGAAGACCAGCCCCTAGAAGAGGCTGGTCACATAAATCCAGTTCTTACCGTAAAGTCAAGAACATTTCTTTCAGTAGTGATGTTGACAAGGCCCTTGTTGAGAACTATCTGATTGTTCGCGGTGCCATATTTGAGACCAACAAGATAATCTCATCTCCTAACGAAGAGATCCTTGGTGCTGCTGACTTCTTTGTCAATGGCACCTACTTTGAGATGGATGGTAAAGGCCTCGGTCGCCAGTACCTCATTGACAACAAGTACGGTACCGTCCCGTTCGTCTACTTGACTCCTGAAAACTATAGAGACGAGATTGATGCTGCCCTTATGGGTCATCATAAGAGCAGTGGTGACAAGGTGGTGTCCATCACTCCTCCAGAGGTTCTTGAGGACGGATCAGTTCTGCGTGAGATGACGTATGACATTACAATGTCTGATGATGGTCCAGCGAACTTCATCGCCAATGGTCTAGTGTCCCACAACTCTCACAGTGTCGCCTATGCGATGAATGCCTACCAGGCTGCCTATCTGAAGACCCACTACCCGGTTGAGTTCATGTCCGCGCTGGTAGCACAGACCATCAGTGACCGGGACAAGACCCTCAACAATCTGCGTGAGGCCAGGCGTATGGGCCTGGCTATAGGGACGGTGGACATCAACCTGTCTGAGGTGCGAATGGCCCCAGACTACTCGGGTGAGTCGCCGTTCGAGATCTTGTACGGCATCTCTGGTGTGAAGTCCGTCAGTGAGGATACCGCCCGTCTCATTGTTGCGGAGCGGGAGAGGGGCGGCAGGTTCACATCGGTCTACGACGCTGCGACCCGGTGTGTGGCCGCTGGGGTGAACAACAAGACCGTGCTGGTGAATCTTGCCTTAGCGGGCGCGTTTGACGGCTTGGAACCGAACCGGAGGCGTGTTGTTGAGGCTATTCCCGCTCTGTTGAGTGTGGGTCGGGACGAGTCCTCCAAGGGCATGTCGCTGCTCGCTGCCTTGGATGTTCCTGGTGAGGACATTTTCACAATGCCGGATGTGGAGGATTACTCGTACACGGACCGCCTGGGCATGGAGGCTGACATGGTGGGCCTGTACCTGTCTGGCCACCCGATGGATCACGCCGACCTGTCCCCGTTCGGTGCCACCCCTTTGAAGGCTGTGGCGTCAGCGGCCAGCGGGTTCGGTTCTGGGACTGCAAGAGTGGTGGCGGCCGTGTCTGGCATCGAGATGAGGACAACTGGGCGGGGGAAGATGTGCACCCTGCATCTTGATGACGGTGACGGGTTCCTGTCTGTACGCCTGTCCCCTAAGGTGATTTCAGGGGTGGAGAAGTTCGAGGCAATGGAGGACATTAAGACCCGGTTCTGTAAGGGTGAGATGGAGGTGCCTAAGTCTACGGTCGGCAAAGCGTTGAAAGATGTGCCTGTGGTGGAGACGATCAGGCAGAACATGGTTTATGTGATGGATGTCACCTACCGTAAGTTGTTCGGTGGCGGACAAGTGAGTGTGTGGGTTGATAGCATCCGGCCGGTGACGTTCACCCGTGACGGTGGCTTGCCGGTCAGGGTACGTATCAACGTTGACCGGCTTGGTGTGGAGCGGGCGAGGAAGGCGTATGTTGCGATTCCGCGCATTCTGGCGGAGAAAGCCCCCGGCAGTACCCCTATTATGATCGCCCACTACCGGCCGGGTGATGGTGTGGCAACATCCGAGGAGGACAGGTGCCGGTATGCTCTGGAGGTCATGAGGCGCGAGAAGGTGACTGATGGTAGCGCTGACGACACTCACAAGAGCAAGAAGAAGAGCGGCCGCAACGGTGCGGGGGGCGGTGGCGGTAAAACGCCCTCACTGCTCGGTGACGACAACGGTCATGATGAAAGCGAGACCGAGCCCCGCGTGAAGGATCGGGTTGGTAGGCAGTGGCCCACAGAGGTTCCGGCTGAGTTCATCAAGGATAGTGAGGCGAGCGTGGAGGACATGAGATCGTTCGCGGACGCCTTGGAGTACAGGGACACTGGCCTCACCGTCGCCCCGAGTACGGATGCCAGCAGGATCCTGGAGAAGTATCTGGGGCACGAGAACTATGACTTCGGCATGTATGTGCCGGTAGTTACCTACTCCTGACCGCACTCCTTCACCAGTTCACGCAAGCACCCGTGTCTCCTGTCTCGGCAGGAGCAGGGGTGAAGGTGCGCCCCGGTAGATATTCGTTGCATCATATTCCGCCCATGATTACGGTGGTTTCGTAGAGTCGAGGGCGCACCCGGTGGCGTCAGGAAGAGGACACTGATGGCGTTCGAGAACCCATTCCTGGATGACGACAGCCTGGACGAGGAGGACCTAGACCAGGAGTTGGGGCTCTCCTCTCCGCCCGCCAGTGACCTTGATGGCGGGTTTGGTGGTCTACCTGACCTGGGCGACCTGTCCAGCCTGACCACGCACCCACACCATGACGCTCACCCCGAGTACAGTAGCGGCGACTACGGTGAGAGGGCTGACGGTGGGGGATACATCAGTGAGGATGCTACCAGTGATCCCGGGTACGCAGACGAGTACGAGGGTGGCGTTTACGACACTGACGGGTTTGATGGTGACGACAGTGTTGCTGGTGGTGATGGTGAGGGTTGGGACCGCGGATACCAGAACCATGAGGCAACAGGTGTTGACGGCTACGATGTTGATGAAGAGGATGCTCTAGATGGGATAGACCTGGACACCCTCATCGACCAGAAGAAGTCAGAGATCGAGCAGAAGGACTCCTCAGGATCAGCCGGTTGGGGAGGCCTCGATGGTGACGGTGACTGGGGGTTCGACGAGGAGATGCCAGAGGACGACGAGCCCTACCATGACCCCCGCCTGGATGAGGACGACGATGAGGATGAGGACTGGGGGGAGAACCTGGATGGCGAGTCAGGTGGTGACGACACGGGTGAGGAGTATGTTCCTCCTGCTGGAGACCTGTTCGGTGAGGCCACAACAGGCACCCGCAGCAACCAAGGGGACAGCAGCGATGACGACAACAGCAATCCCAAGGCAGGTGGTGGAGACGACGGCAGCAAGACGGATGGCCTGAAAGGCATCATTGAGAGCATCAAAGCGAAGGTGACTGAGGTCGTCTCCAGTGTGCGATCCGAGTTGACTGGCAGTCCCACAGACGGCAAGAAAAACGGTGAACCCAAACCCGGCACCGAGGCCAGTACAGGAGGCGGCAGTGATGGTGAAGGCCAGGGCGGCGGCGACGCAACCGAGGTCCCGCCCAGCAAGTCCCCCATGGGTGCTGCCCTGTCGAAGGTGACCGGCCTGTACGGGAAGTTCACTGGTGTCTTTGAGCGCATGATCGCAACCCTTCTCGGTTGGGTGGGGAAGATACCGGGAATGGAGAAGCATGTGCTGCGTATCGTCATGACCACCCGCATCGTGCAGGTCACCGCCAGGCTGATCCCTGTGTTGATCATTCTTGGGGTGCTTGCCACGTTCTCCTACCTGTCGGTCGCCCGAGAGACCACCTCGGAACTGCCGGACAGTGGCTCTGTCACCATGTCCCAGTTCTCCTACAGCAATGGTGGTACCGCCCTTGGGGTCGTGAAGAACACCAGTGAGACCACAGTTGAGCCGGTCATTAACTTCACCGTGTACTCGATTCAACCCTCCCTGAACCCGAAGACGTGGTTCATGTACCAGAAGGACCTGACCTGCCAGTCGGACCCTGTAACCCTGGATATTGGGGAGCAGAAGGAGGCTAGTGCCCCATGCGGACAGGCCAGAGGATGGTTCCCGAGAGTCAGCAGCGCAGCAGAATGATGAAAAGAAGCAACATCAGGGTCACTCCATTACCATACAACCTGAGGGATAACAAGGGTGCTAACATGGTGCATGACGCCCTCGTGAAAGGCCAGCGCGTGTTCGGTACCCCTGGTGGTTTTATGAGCCATCAGGTGCACGACCCCAAGTACACTAGTGCTGAAGGGGCAGACACGAGTGCAGCGAGCGAGATGATGGACGCCGAGAAAGAGACCTATGAGGTCATCGAGGAGTGGCTGAAGGATAAGCCTAACGGCGTCCACTTCTCCTCTGTGCGCCCCATGGATGAGCCTGTACCAGCACTAGACCCTGAGACCGGTCTCATCATGGGTCACGACTTCGATCACATCATCCTGTTCGGTAACGAGATGATCATTATTGACACATTCAGGTGGCCGAAGAACAAGACTTACACGGTAGACAGCGATCACAAGTCTATCCTCATGACTAAGCGTCACTTCCCCGGCAACCAGCCTATGACAGGTGAGTACATCGGTCGAATGACCAACCGTGAAGGGGGACTCCTGCCGGACGACGAGGACCTGAACTTCGTTGGCCTGGTCCTCGTGAACAACGACAAGGCGAAGTCCGTGTGGGACAAGAACTGGTATGAGTCCTACAACTTCAGGCTCGTGGAGATCGACCGGTTCACCGAGTTGCTAGACAAGAAGTACGCCACACTAGGACCGGGAGACCTGGACGTCATCAACTCCAACATCGTCTACCACATAGTGCAAAGGTGTGTACAGCCGTACAATGAGTTCCGGCGCGTAATCGGGGAGAAGCACCTCAGGGAGTTCATGTGATCACCACCACACAACCATGACAACAGACGTTGAGATCACAGCCCCGAGCAGCAAAGTCACCGGGACCCGGCTACTCAGACACCAGGCCGTCCACCAGGCGCTCCAAGGCGGGCGCAGACACTTCGGGGTGGCGGGCGCGTCCCTCACCCACCAGATCGACAACCCAGCCATAACCTCCGACTTCAAACCTGGTGCGATCAAGGCTGGCATCTTGGGTGAGCAAAAGACCTCCAAGGTGATCCGACAGTGGATGATCAGGTACCCGGCGGCAGTACTCATCGACTCTGTACACATCAAAGACGCACCACAGAACACGCCCGCCAGCACTGGATCCAGTGATGGGTATGATGACAAGCCAGACACCGACCATGTTCTCATCATTGGGAGCCACGTCATTCTCATCGACTCCAAGGCGTGGAAAAGTAAACGCAAGTACACGGTCAACGACAAGGGCGTTGTGCTGCGTGGCGGGAGAACCTTCCCTGGCGGAAACGTCCACGCCCGGCAAGCGGCCCACCTGTGGTCGCGTCACCTAGGTGGAAGCGTCAAGGTGAACAGCATCGTGTGTGTCAGCAGTGATAAGGTGTTCGTCCAGTTTAAGAAAGAGTGGCCCAAGCAAGGTTTCCAACTCGTGGCTTTGGACAACCTCACGCGCACTCTCGACTACAGGGTGGGCCGCATGAGCCCCAAGGACACTGGTCGGATCAGGACCCCGCTGGTGGCTGAGGTGGCGGCACTATGCATCAAGCCCTACATGAGATTTCAGGAGTTCTTCGGCCAGGATATACGCCTGTAGGCAGACCCCCGCACCAGAGGGCGCTTCATGGCCTCTCCAGGGTGTGAAAACGTGACCGGGTACACCATCATCCATGCGGCAGCCAGATGAGCAGTTAAAAGGCTGCCGGATGGTTTCAGAGTGTACCCGGTCACGTCCCCTTGCCTAGCCCCTCAACCCGCGATAGAGTCGAGGTGACACTCAGGAAGGGAGGACTGTTGGGTCAGGACTTCACAGTGAGTTGATGAAGTCGTCGCCGGTCTCCATGGGAGAGGATCCGCCTCCTGATGTGGGGGCCTGGCCACTGATGATCATTGAGGCGGTCTGCACCTGACGCTTGTGGTAGGCTTCCTTGGCTGCCTCAATGTCCGCCTCGGCCTTTCTGATCCTAGCGAAGGACTCGGCGCGTTTCTGGATGCCAGCCTCCTGCTGCTTGCCCAGGGTGTCGTATACCTTCTGGAGGCTGGCGGAGATGTTGTCAATCGTACTCAGGTCGATCAGGGTTGCGCTGTTGATTTCGGCGGCCGACTCGGCCATGGAGGCGGTCTGCTGGAAGGCGTTGGAAATCAGTTTGTTGATGTCCTGAATAATAGCCTGATTGGTTTTCGCGGAACGCTCATTATCAAGAGCCAACTGCCAGTTCACCAACTGGTGGCGGGCGGCCGGGATGGCATGCTTACGGATCATCTGACACGTTTCCAGCGTCTTCAGGCTTGTGTTGATGATCGTGGTGGAAGACTCGATGTTCATTCGAGACAGGAAGAACTGCTGCCTCCAAGACAGCCAAGTGCGTTGAATCTCACCCAGGGCCTCAGCGTACTTCTGGTAGTAGACGCGGAACTCTTGAACCGTGTAGTACTTCCCGTCAAAGATGACTGGGGCTCCGTCGCCGTTCACCTCAGCCGCGTCCTTGATTGCACGGATCCTTTCGGCCCGCTCACTGGCGATGTTGACGACCTCCTCCAAGGCGGCGAGAACCTTCACCATATCACGCATGGTTTCTACAGTGGTCTCACGCATCAACTTGCCTCGGACAGCATTCTCGTGGAGGCGAGTCTCAGTGTCCTTCAACTTGCTGACGGCCTCCTCCATCTTCTCTGAGATGTTCATGGCGTCAATTTGCATGTCACGGCGGCGGGCCTCGAAGCGTTCCTTGCTGTCGCGGGCCTTGTTCTTCATAGCCTGGAGGAACTGGGCTATCTTACCGGGATCGTTGTACTTGTGCTGGAAGCCGTCTAGTTCGCGGATGATGTTCTTCATGATGGACTCGGCTTCGGGCACGGAGATGTCCTTCTGCTCCTCCAGTAGCCGCTTGGAGAGGGTGTCTAGTTTCTCCATGACCTGGCGGCCGAACTCGATCCGGTAGGCGTCATCATTGATCATCATGTCGGCGATGCTGGGGGCTTTTGCCTTGATCTTCTGCTGTTGGTCCACGGGCAGGGAACCGAGGAAATTGTCTGCTGCATGTAGTTTGTTGCTGGAGGAGTTCGCGCCTTCTGGGTTCAGGGAGCCGACGACAGGTTGTGGCTTATCTGCCTTCTGTTCCTGCTGAGCCTTCATGGCCTCAACCTCAGGGTCCTTCACCTCAACGATTGTCGGTGCAGCCTCAGGCTCGTCGTCCTGGGGGATAACAATGTCATCGAAGTCCAGTGCCGCTAGTGCCGGGTCACTAGAGATGTCTGTGTTAAAGTCCGTGCTTGTGCTCATAGTTCTTTTCCTTTGTGCTGCTCGTCTAGAGTATGGGTTGACTTATTTTAATCTAAGGGCGTGCTGATTGTGGACCTGTGCCCCTTCGAGAGGAGGCTCTGAGGATTGGGTTTACATGGTAGCGGCCTGAGTGCGAGCCTCCGTCTCGATCTCAGTGGGCCATGGGGTCAGTTCCTCTACGTCCGTGGCGGGGCCGAGACTGAGGATGTCGCTGTCGTCGATTTGCTCGATCTTGCTGTCCTCGGTGTCGCGGACGAGTGTGTCGAGGACCCTCATGTTGAAGTTGATCTCTGTGGACTCTGAGTTCTTGAAGGAGATCGTGTCCCTCTTGACTCTGGCGATCATATTGTCGATAGTCTGCTGCATACGGGCGACGTCTTTCTCTGGTTCCTTGTACTTCTTCTTAGTGTCGAAGTCGAGGATCCTTGCCACGTACTGCCCCTTGTCCAGGTGAGGGTTCAGCATCTTCAGGGCGTTCGTGTAGAACCGGTAGATGACTGCCCTGTCCCCACTGTCCAGGGATGTCTTGGCCTGTTCGTTCATGAGGCTCAGGGCCTCACCAAGTTCGTTGATCTGCTGGGCAGCCTTCCTGATGTCCTGATTTCCCTGGTACTGCTCATTCTTCGCCATGTCCCGGTAGATGATCTTCAGATCGTAGACAGCATTGTAGAAATCTGTCCGAGCCTCTTCCACCCACTCCTTCATCTTGTCCGGCTCCGCATCAGTATCCTCGGTTAAAACCTCGTCATCGTCCTTACCTTCGGAGAAGGCTGCCACGATCAAACCCACGAAGAAAAGGACAGCAGTGGTTACAGCCGCACCTGTGAGTACGCTCATTTCTTCACCCCTTCCAAGATTCTCTTCCCATGTCTCAGCGCCTCTACCCAGTTCATGTGACCTGGGGGACACTATCTTTCTGCGCGTAATTGTAGCATCCGCCACATCGTAATGTCAAGCACCACACCCTCCCTTTTACAGGGTTGCCGTGTCCTTCAAGATCTTCTCCATGGTGTCGCCACTGAGGTCACCAATCTGGTCCAGCAACTCCACCGACTCGTCATCTGATGAGTTATTGCTCAGCATCTCCATGTCTACGTTAAGGTTGAAGGTACCAGACTCGTTGATGTTCACGATACGCTGGTTCAACGTCCTGACGACTTTCTCCAGGACGTCAGCAACGGCACGAGCCTTCTTGTCTGGACTCTCCCAGTTCTCCGGTTTCCTGACGAAACTCTGGAGTGCCCTCTTGCCCACAATGTTCAGCACCCTGGTGAGTTGGTCCTCTATCTCCGTGTTAATGGCGGGGAGTTCCTGCTCCTGACCCTGTTCTTGCACTGTGGCGTAGAGGCGGTTGATGGCTTTGATGAGTTGCCCCAGGGTGTCCCGGATACTCTCGGTCGCCTCCTGGATCGCGGCCAGTTTCTCCTTCTCATCCACGTTCTTCCTCGGCACCTTCGACAGCCTGGACTTCAGGATAGTGTTGGCTGCGTCAATGTCAGGTATGGTCTTCTTCAGGGCCGTCAGGAGGGTGTCAACCTTCTTGCTCTTACCGCCCAGGCGCTCCCGTTCGGCCTCCTCCGCCTTGGCTTTCTCCTCAGCGATGAGACGTTCTTTCTCGGCCTCCTCCTCAGCCGCCTTCCTAGCATCCTCGCGTTTACTCATCCAGTCAGAGAACGACTTAATCCCGGCCCCTAACGTGGCGACAATGACAACGACACCAACGAGAGAGAGCCCAAGTTCAATGGCCCCATTGAGAAATTCTTTCGCCTCCTCGTCTGCCTTCTGCTTTGCGGCTGCCGCCTGTGCATGAACCTGGGATACTGCACCAGTGATACTGCTGGCGTGACCCATGAGCCATTCACCAGACTTACCGGCCTCAACCTGAGTGTTGTCCGGGATGATGGAGCCGAGTTTCGCGGCCATCTCCTTGTTACTTGATGCGACAGCGATGGTTTCTTTGCCGTTGCCCCTGCCTTGAAGGACGACGATGGAGGCCCCGTGGCTACTGTTGCTGGCGATACGCTCAGCGATGGACGCTGCCGTGTCGTCTGGGGCTGCGCTCTGGGGGACAACGGTCACCTTCACGTCGGAGTTTCCAAGAGCGTCAGCAACCTCTTGACCCTGATCCAGTGTGGTGCCGTCCATCTTGTACACAGTGTACTTGTCCTGTGCGTTGACAGCCTTGTCGATGTTGCTAGACACAGTGTTGTTGTACTGGTTGAGCACGCCAACACTTTTCCCAGAAACGTCCCCGCCGAGGCTCTTGTAGCGGGCGAGGATCCTGCCGGACGAGTTGTAAAGGGTGTCTCCGGCGTCCTTGACCTCGGTGCCAGTGATGGTGGTGACAGCGTTGGCAAAGCCTTCCAGGTTGGATGAGGCGACAATCTTGTCTGTGCCGTTGTTCTGCTTGACGACCATGATAACCGTGTCACGACTGGGGTTAGCGTTAAGGATCGCCTTAGTCGCGGTCTGCGGGTCTGCGCCACCCAGGTCGTTCTCCTTGACGACAGTCATGAAGATGTCTGTGCCTGAGAAGTTCGCACCAATGTCGTTACCGAAGGACAGTTTTGCGTCATTCTGCCGGTAGACGACGTATCTGCTCGCGTTGTCGTTGGCGTCCTTAATGATCTGGTTGACGTCTGCTGAGGCTACTGGGGATAGTGCGGTCACCCCTAGACCAACGGCAGCGGTCGCGGCACCTGCTCTTATGCCGGTCATCTGCACCTCTCTCCTGTTCACTCACCAATTACAGGGTGAGCGTATACTGTGCCCGAACCCCTTGACTCCTGGCTGGCCCCATGGGTTGCGGATCTGCTAGATAGTGCAGAGTGTAGCACAGGCCACACGGGTGCGCAAGCCCCTACAGCAACGATCCCCACAAGGGGCCGGTCACCCTGTGAAAGTTACGTTACACTCGTTGATATTCGCCACATAAGTGAGTTTCAGCGCTTTCATAGATGGAGATAGCAGTGCCTTTCATCCCTTACAACCAGGATGCCGCAAACAAGTTGCGTCAGGAGATGAGCAACCACCCATTCTTCAAGGACCCGGAGACGTTCGTCGCAATCTTCAACCAGGGCTTCCTGAACAAGCGCGACGATGAGATTATGCGGCTCCTCGGTGAGATCGAGTCGGCCTTCAAGGACGTCAAGGTCGATAACCGCCTTGGTGTTATCACCATGCTCTCCGATAGTGAGGTATTCCTTGAAGATGCCGTGCTCAGGGTCGAGGCGTGGGCGTCCGTACTAAGAACTATCCGTAAGGTCCAGGACCACATTAATGCTGGTAAGTTGGGGAAGGACGCGACCCTGCACTTTTTCAAGGACAAGTCTCGCGTCACAGTCTCAGAGGTACTGCGGGACGAGGAAGGCCACACCGTCGATGGCGAGGCCCTGATGACACTGAGCAACAGCGACCTGGAGGCCGTCAGCGCGGTTGAGGGCGCACACGCCACCGAGAATGGAGTGGTTGTGCCTGTTGGCGTGCTTCTGCGTGTCGGCGATCAGTTCCTCCGCCAGGTGGCCGGATCTATCCCTCCGATCCGTGGACAACGCGAGGGTCAGTGACCCCGAGCGCCCTTGACGCCCTCATAGGACGAAGGCGGGTAAGAGAGTACGATTTGCCTCTCTTACCCGCCTTCGCTGTATCCTATATCTGCCTATGCGACTTGCCGCTCAGGCAGTGGCGCTAGGAGGGGTTACGTTTAGTCCCTGCCTGCCCCATATGCTCACCATGGGTAGATGATCTCTTCCAGATCACAACGGGCAAGGCGAGTTTCTGACAGCATAGCGTCCTCATGGTCCAGGAACATGCTGGGCTCATCGAGGCAGGGGTAGTCAACCACCCTGATGGTGAACGACCGGGTAGACATGGCGTCGTCCTCTGCCCAGCCGTTCTCATTCTTCACCTCCATGTGCAGGGTGAGAGTGATGCTGGCTGTCCCACGCATGGGATTATTGCGGGTGGCCACCCAGTGGAGGCGGCGAGGCTGACGGGATGGTGGAGGGGTTGTCATAAGGCTGGCTTTCTGGCTCGGCTTGTGGCTGCTACAGACCCAACTGTCGTCCGCAGTCGCTAGAATCTATTGCGCTTCCTTGACCTGTAGTAATACAACTGATGTGCTACAATACACTATATAGATGCTACTAGTCAACCCAGGGAGGTGAGTCTGTGAGGTTCTACGATACAGTGACTAGGTACAGGTTCGCCACTGATAATGGGGTTGACGTGGAGCAGGTCAGTCGTGATCTGACCCGGATGGTTACTTGGATGGCTCAGTCGGAGCGGGAGGTGCTTGCCAGTTCAGAGTTTCACGACCTGGCAGTGAAAGTTCTACGGGGTGGCAGGCCGACCGGTTCTCTGAACTCCTGGGGTCGTAAACGCCTTAGTCGTTACGACTTTGAGTTTCAGAAACACAACATGAATGAGATGCTGGTCTCAAACGTGGTGAGTACTCTGGAACTGTACACCATGAGTGTCGGCCTGTTTCAGGTGATGAGCACTCATTCTAAGGAGACCAGGCCAGAGAGAATCCTCTCTTATTACAGGGGCACTTATCCTGGTGCTCCGCAGCCGACTAGCGGCATGGTTCGTGCTCACTTGAGGCGCTACCACCTTAAAGGAGACAGGAAGGCGTCACTTCCTGGAGTTAGTGCCAAATTGAACCTGGCGGTATGCGATACCTACTTTGCTCCTAAGGCGTTTAGAGGTGATAGTGATCCACTAGACGTTGTTGTTCAGGTGAAGATACCCAGTCACGGCCTCACAAAACTCTACTTTAGGCTTCCAGATAATGAGTTACGTTTTAGCGAAGGCAAGGTTTGCCGCCCAACCATCCGCCTGAACAACAAAGGCCAGGTTGTCTTTGACCTCGCTATCGAGCACGAAGCGCAGCAGCGAGACACGAACAAGGTCGTTGGCGTTGATTTGGGTAAGGTCGAGCCTTTTGTCGCTACAGTCATTGACCCTAGGGCGAAGCACAGGTCTACTCCGTATCACGCTAACTATAAGAGACGGCTTGGATCGCTAGTCAAGAAAGAACAGCAGCGTCGCACTTTAGCCACTCATCTGTACGAGCGAGCGAATCTCTGCGAGAAGCACAGTCGAGATCAGCACGCTCTGGTTCTCAGGACTGAGGCGAAGCGCGTCAGTGCCAAGGCCACTCGTATCAAGCATGAGATTAGCCAGTGCATCGCCAGTCAGATCGTCTCTGTGGCTGACAAGAATAATGCTCATGTTTCTCTGGAGAACCTGTCCTGGCTGGACGCCAAGGGCGGTCGCTGGCCTCACGCCGAGATACAGCACAGGATCGAAAGCACCGCTAAGCGTTATGGCCTGAAGGTAGTCAGGGTGAGCGCCAAGGACACCTCTAGGACCTGCTCTCGTTGCGGCGGCAAGGTATCCAACAACGCGAAGAGCAGGGTCGGTACCTGTAGCGTCTGCGGTTTCTCACTGAATCGTGATGTGAGTGCCAGTCGTGAGATTGCCTTGCGTGCTGTCTCGAACGCGAGAAACCGTGATAGGATGCGTTCTCTGCTTCGCCAGAGGGCGCTAGAGCGAAGTTCGACTGTTACGCGACAGTCGAAACCGGTCACTGCCCTGAGTGGAATCCAGGGACACACCGGTACCTCCAACAATCGTTTGGAGGCGACGCTGATGATGGTGAGAGAGAATCTAGACTCTAGAGGATCCCCAACCTAGTCAGCGAGTGTATACCCTGCCATCCATCAATGCCAACCAGAAAGATGTTTACTACGTCACACTCACACTTGTGTCCACGCATATACAAGCGATTCCCCGGAGCGGGGCTACCCCAGGGAGTCACGTTCAGGCAACTTGTGAGGTGACACATCTCACGATCTGCCTTGCAAGTTGCGTGTGATCAGTCGTGCACGATCTCGTTGACCATGTGGCTGACTGCCGCGTGGGTGTCAGCGTTGGGGTCTACGAGGATTCGCCAGTTCGCGCACTCCAGCAGGGGGACGTCGCTGCGGGTGTCACCAAACGCTACAACTGAGGGGTAGCGTTCCAGGTGCAGTCCCTTCAGGTAGGTCCGCTTGGACTCGCTGGTGAACATGCCGCGGTACTCGCCGGTGAAGCGACCCTGGGAGTCTGTGAGATACCTGGTGGCGGCGGTGTCGAACCCGAACCGTGTACCGAGTTTGTCTACGAGGAACGAGGGGGAACCGCTGACGAGGACTACTCTGGTGCCTCGGCTTCGCATGAGGCGGAGCCTGTATAGTGTGGTGTAGAAGTTGGCGGGGTTGCTGGCAATGAACTTGACATACTTGTCGGCCATGATGTCGGCCTCCGTCTTGCCGATGATGGCTTCACGGTATGCCTCAGCGAGGGCCTGGATCAGGGTCTCGTTCTTCTGGTCTCGCCGCCACCGGTCTGGCAGGTCACCCAGGTCAAGGATGTTGGAGTCGTGAAGCAGGCATGCGTGCCTCAGAACGAGAGATCCTTTGATGATGGTCCCATCCACATCGGATAGGGCGATTCCGTTTGCGCGGCTGGTGCGCGGGCGTGTCGGGCGGCCAACGTTCCTCATGTTTTGGTTTTTCTTCGCGTATTTACTTGCATATTTTGGCATGGTGCGAACCATATCACGGGCTCTTAGCACGTGTCAAGGTGATGTGCGTCTCATGCTCATGCGCTATGTCGGCGGACTAGCCCACACCAGGGTGCGTGACTACTATTTACGCTAGGTTTCTGCGTGACTTTTCCACTAAAGTAGCGTCATTGAATACTGTTTGTGGGTGCGTCCATCTCACGTTTTAGGTTATTGATATTTGTGCCGTTTACTGAAACGAGATAAGCGCTCTGTATTTTATGGGCGCTTTCCAGTAAAAGGGATTTATGCAGTATGAACAAAGGTGTCTACAAAACCGCGGTAGGGATCATAGCCGCAGCATCCACAATAATCACTGGTCTCACAGCACTGTCGCCAACGGCACAGGGTGAACCCACCCAGCAAATCCACGTATCCGCATCCAGAGGGAACGACGCTGGGGACGGCAGCCAGACCTACCCATACAGGACGATCCGCACCGCCCTGAAAACAGCCAAGGATGGTGCTGACATCACTGTGGAGGGAGGAACCTACCGTGAGGGTGAGTTGTGGGCGACCAAGACTGTGAACCTGCACGCGAAGGCCGGTGAGCAGGCGGTCCTGTCCGGCGCGGAGGTGCCCACCAACTGGGTGCAGGACGGCCGCACCTACAGGGCCGACAATCAGGTGAGACACTGCACCGTGTGCACAGTGAACTCAGACCCAAGGAGAGAAGGTCTGGCCGCGCACCCTGAGCAGGTTTACGTGGATGGCAAACCCCTCCGCCAGGTGCTTTCACTGGGAGAGGTGGACGCTGGGTCATTCTATGTGGCCGACAGTGATCCAATCACCACGAAGACCCCGAACAACAACACGTCCGGTTATAACGTGAAACCGCATCGTGGCACCAGCGTCCACATCGGCGTCAACCCGGCGGGGCACACGGTGGAAGTCGTATCTCACTCGCGTGCCCTGACCATCACTGGCAACGACGTAGAACTATCTGGGTTCAGGGTAGAGAAGTATGCACCCCTCCAGTCGTGGAACTACCGCGACCCAGAGATCGATTCCCTTGTGGGTGGAGCCATGGTGTTTGTTGTTGGTCAGCGTAACCACATCCACGACAACACGTTCACCCAGTCCACTGCCGCGACCGCCTTAGCACTGAGTTCATCGAACGGCTCCAACGTGCACCACAACCAGTTCACAGGTAACGGTGGCGGAGGATTTGGCATCAACCGCGCCAGTGACGTCACTGTTGAATACAACACGTGGTCAAGCAACAACCAGGCCGGGTTCATCACCTCAAACTGCGGAGCATACTGCACCCTGGGGGACACGAAGATCACCCACTCTGAACGGATCCGGTACGCCTACAACACACACGACTACTCCAGTGTCGGCTATGACAACTCTGACCCGAACGTGAACTCACCGTACAGGCTCAACGGGGTCTGGTTCGACGAAGGCGTCATGAACTCTGCCATAGTCAACAACTTCTTCACCAATGTTGGGCGGGCCGCCATCATGGATGAGGTGTCCAGCCATAACGTGATCGCCTCCAACATTATCGAGTCTTCCAACATGGGTGTGCTCATTTCAGGTAGCGACAGGGACGACCTCTACAACAACACCATTGACGGCACCTTGGACCCTATAGTGATCCAGGAGGACGACCGCACAAAGGGCTGCAACGCCCGCAACACTGACGGATCCTGCCAGTACCCGGAGTCATGGTCCGTTGGGAAGGGGCTGTCTTGGGACACGACCGACACCAAGGTCTACAACAACATCATCTCCAACAAGCAGACGAAGCAACTCTCCTGGGACAAGTGGCGTCACCTGCTCATGCTCAGAGTCACCGGACACACTAACTGGGATGGCTCCAAGATCTACGCGAACCAGATGATCTCCGGGATCGACAACAATACTTATGTTCGCGCCAGCACCCAGAGCGAGCCGTACACGCTGCACTGGCACTACGCCCCAGGTAACGGCAATAGCGTCAGTTTCAACGCCCAAAAGGTCAGTGACTTCACCAGCAACTCGAACGTCACCAAAACCATTGACGGCCGGGAGGCGCACGCTAGCGACATCATGAGGGCGCGTGGCGGCAGCGGCTTCTACCGAAACCAGGCGAGAAACATCACCGACTACAAGAGCAGCGACTACCGGCTGGCAGACAGGACTCAGGTGCGCACTGGCCGTGGGCTCCCACCCCATGTAGCCAAGGCCATCGACCCCACCGGAAGAGCCCTGAAACCAAATGCGGTGGTGGACCGTGGCGCATTACTGAACTACTACCAGGGGTTCGCATCCACCAGTAGTAACGCCCGCACCAGTGACGTCAAGGCTCTACCCAATGGAGACCAGGACACATCAGAGGGCGGGCAGTCGGCAGCACCCAGCAAGCCGACCACGGAGAAGCCCGCTAGCCCAACACCCTCAAGGAACCCTCAAGCGGAGCGCACCAACTACCTGAAGACCCACCCGCGCCGCGACCAGTTGAGGCAGGGAGCCCAGATCCGGCTTGCGCCAGACTACAGCACCCACGCAAAAAAGGTGGGTGAGCGCATGTACTACACTCTCACCATCAAGAACACTGGGCAGCCAGCAGCGTTCACCTACACGAGCGGAGACCTGACTGACAAGCGATCTAAAGCCAGGTGGGGTTACGTGGGTACCGGAGAGACGAAGACACTAGCCGGGGTGCTTTATCATACAGTCACACAGGCAGACATTGACAGGGGCTACTATTCGCCTGAGGTTACGTTCACCAGGTATGGCACATGGTACAGGTGGGGTCAGGGTACGTACACGGTGAGAGGTGACGTCTGGGAGGTCGGCAAGTAGGGTCCAGTAACCTGGCCGTGTACCCCTTATCGGGCGGCTGGCTCATCTTTCCTGACCCACCACGCCGCAGCCAGGCCGCCGAGCACTAGCAGTGGGGGCAGCACCCACAGGAGTGTGTTAGCGACACTGAACGACACCCGGAACAGTCCTGGAGCGCCCAGGAGGAATAGGCCGATTAGGGTGACCCACACGATAGATAGTGGGAGCCTGCTGCCGCCCTCCTTTAGCCTGCTGGTGATGACGAACCCGGAACCGATCACACCGGCGAGGATGGCGATCACGAACACGGAGGCGAGCAGGAACGCCAGCAACTTGGAGGCGAGCCCGATTAGTGCTATCGCAACGGTCGCCAGAGGGATGAAGGCAACCAGGATCAGCAGAACCTTGAACAGGGTGCTCATGGGGCTCCCTTTGGTGTAAGAGTTGAGGAACTTCATGTGTGCGTCTCCGTCTTCGAAAACAGGGGTGGGTGTTTGTTACGCCGCCATGCTACCCAGTAAGATCAACCACACCTGGGCTGTGAGTCAACGCTGGCCTGCTGGCGAGTGTGCAATGCGTCACCCCGTGTCGGCTCTTCTTGACACCTCCTGCTAGCCTCCCCTATAATGCCTGGCAGAAGTGTACTTGGCGTACAAATGAAAGAACAGGAATCTTAGATGACGAAGGATAACTCCAACACTGCCAACAGTAAGGGCAACAACTATGAGGGTATCGACACTCATTTCCTGGAGCCTTACCTGGAGTTTGACGAGACAGTGCCTCTCCAGGAGTGGTACAAGACGTTGAAGGGGTTCATCAGGGCGCGCGGTGAGGACCCGGAGTATCAGGAGATGCTTCGCCAGCGTGACGAGTTGCGGGAGCGCATCTGGGGGCACAACAAGAGGATTGAGAAACTGCGGGACCCGAAAAAGCGCGACCCGCTGGTTGACAACATGGAAGATGCGACCCAGGTGCAGATCCGGGACGCGATTCTTGAGGTGCGACCCGACTTTGAGGAATATGCGGCTCTGCGCAACCGAATCGACCAATGGCGGGCACCTGCTGCTGCCGCAGCCCTCGTCGCCTCCCAGATCCGAGACAGGTTGGACAAGGATGCGGGCGTGTTCCTTGAGTATGATGATGACTCTATCGGGGACCTTGTGACTATTGGCGAGTTCGAGATCGGCTCACCTGAGTGGCACGCTGCACGTAATGTGGGTGTGGGAGGATCTGACGTGGGTCGTATCTTGAAGGCTGGTGACCCGGAGTACGTCAACGAGGAGTACAGGGCGTTCCTGACCGAGAAGGCTGGGGTGGCTGAGGTAGAGGAGCATGACCGGTACGACTTCACTACCGCCATCGGCCGTGGATGCTCGTGGGAGGAGTATATTCGGCAGATGTTCACCGACATGCACCCAGAACTGAACGTGGCGTTCTGCAAGACGTCCTGGGCTGGGGCTGGCTTGGACGCCTACCGGCATGCGAACTTTGACGGCCTGCTGCTGAATGATGACGGTACCCCTGAGGGTGTCCTGGAGATCAAGACCGGCACCGTGGACCCCAGAAAGTGGGGGCCGTCCGGCGACCTGGATGTGCGCGACTACTACTCGCCGCTTCGTGAGGGTCCCATCAACACTGACATGTGGCATAGTGACACCCCTTGGGATTGTCCGTTCATCCCCGCCCAATACCTGCTACAGGTCCTCTGGTACGCGGTGAACGCTGGCCTCAAGTACGGGATCCTGTTCGCTGTGCTTGACGACCATGATGTGCGTGAATACCGGATCGATGTAGCGAAGTTCAGTAAGTTCTTCCACTGGGTTGATCAAGAAGTCGAGAAGGCTTGGGCTAAGGTCGAGAAGTACCAGGAGAAGATCGCGGAAGGTAAGAACCCGTTCCCTCAGCCACGGAAGGGGTTTGCGAGGAAAACCAGTGTCAGTTCTGTCAGCAAGTGGCTCAGCCCCTACCTGGACATTGACGTCAAGGACGCTGGGGCCATCATCAGGGACTTCCATATGGATCTTGACCCTTACCGGCTGGCACTGGCGAGTGAGAAGACCGGTAACGATGACGACTTTGGGTGCGACTACCACCCCTATAACGACCTGTTCTTCAAGTACACCGAGATGTACCGGGAGCGCCCGTTCATAGGTATCGACCTGGAGACGAACCACCTGGCAACAAAGTTTGGTCGCATCATCGAGACCGGCGTTGTCAGCCTGGACAAACGCGGGAAGATTGAGGTCCTTGTTGACCAGTTGCATGGAGTGCCGGACCTGACCCTGGCTGGTGTCTCCACCGGTATGGTTGACGTACACCGCATCACCCCAGAGATGTTGAAGGATAAGCCACCGTTCGAGGAGCCCCAGTTCCAGAAGGATCTACTGGATATGCTCACTAGTGGCGTCATGGTTGCCCACAACGCTGGTTTTGAGAAACAGTGGCTCGCCGTGAACCTGAAGGGCTTCGCCGAAGCAATGGACAAGGACGGCATCAGGGTCCTTGACACTAGGATGCTCACATGGAAGTTCATGATGGATGCACCAGACAACACCCTGGAGTCATTCGCCGAGTACAACGGTATCCCATATGAGGGGGCTCACGCCGCCACCCAGGACACGATCATCATGATGCGCGCCCTGTGGCGGTTCATGACTTGCGTGCGCGAGAACGGCAGGTTCATCACGCTACGTCCGACTGATGAGCAGAGGAAGAAAGAAGCCGCCCAGGTCACCCGGTAGAGGAAGAGAACCTTTAGTGGCGGACGTCACTTGTACCCTGATTTTCTGTGGTGATATAGTCGCGTGCGAGCGTCGTCAAGCCCAATCTTGAAAAGGAGAAGAAAGATGTCGCGCACCGACAAGGACGCCCCTAGCAGGGTGAAGATCGAGCAGATGGCTCGTCGAGGGGACCTTAGGGTTGAGCACTCGCACGGGAAGGATGAGCCGTGCCCTCTTGATCACATGACTCCTGGGGCTGGTGTGAACAGTTCTCGCTACGGGTGTTTCGTCCCTGTCTCTGAGTTCAGGAGGACGAACCTTATTGACGGTTGCGACTGCTACCAGGACACCAATAGGAGCATGAGTACGAGGCGTCAGGCTACCCTGAGGCGTGCCGCTGACGCCTACAACTCGGGCGATGATGACGAGTTTGACGCCCTGGTTGAGGACTACTCTATGGGGCGTGCTCCGCATGACTACCACTGCCCTTACCGTGGACACTGAGGGTCATCATGTCATCGCTTCCTGAGGCTGCGTCGGAAGTTGCTCTAACATCCGACGCAGCCTCAGGAAGTGCTAGTCGGTGGTCACAATTGACGCCTGAATGCAGCAGTCAACTGTCCAGACGGCAGGCTGAGGTTCTTCTAGGACGTTGTGGCGCACACATAGGGAGGGCAGAATCGTCGCCTATGGGCTCACTGGATCTACCCTGTACAACCTGCACACGCCATCCAGTGACCGGGATGCGACCATCATCACTGACGTCAAGTCAAGGAAGGATTGGCACCGCGTCTTTGATGACGGCGAGGACGTGCGTGTCGTGTCAGTCCACTCTTTCGCCAGCCGCATCCTGAACTCGCAGCCAACAGATGTTGACTTCCTGATGTCGGGGGCCCTCACCTTCGACACCTCACCTTACGAGACATACCTCAGGTCGTTGCGTTTCGACGCGAACACCTACCTTGACAGGTGCGAATCGCACTCTATCGAATACATTAAGAAAGCGGCCGGTGACAAGAACGACAGACGGAAGCACAAGAGCCTCAAGACGGCTTTCCGTAACGCGGTCCTGTTCAACCGGGTTCGACGCGACGGGACCAGGTATACGTCTTGGTTCAATGAGGAGCAACGTATACGTTTCTATGATCATCTTGGTGGCATCTATACGAACTTTGAGGTGCACGGCAGAGGACAGCACTCGACCCATGTGTTCGAGATGCTTCTTGAGGTGGCGAAAGATGTTGACGGGGCGTAGTGGCCCCTTAACCAAGGAAGGTCAGCATAGGGTGTTGCGCTTGCGTCCTTAGCATCCGTGACCCTTGGGGCCAGTACGTGGCCGTGTATTTCGTGCTATTGACCTTACTTCAATATAGATATATCCTAGTGTTATCAATGAAGTCATAGGGTGAACCACGCCCGGAAAAATCCTAGGAGAATCATGAGTAGAGTACACGTGCTTGCTGGGGCTTGCCTGATTGGACTGGCAGTAGGAGCCATAACCAGAGCCGTCATACCCAAAACCAGTGATGCTGCGATCGTGGAGTCACCGTCGGGCGAGTTGCCCATGGTTTCGGATGCTTGTCAAGGTGGGGTGCTGATCTTTCGTAGTGAGGTTGATCACAATGGGGTCGCGTGGGCCGTGGAGTCGGCGGCCGTAGAAAACGGTTGTCTTTACCTGAAGGTTTCACCACGAATCCAGTATCCTGGGTGCGGTAACGTCATTCAGTGCGTCATTCCGGCGGACAGTAAGGTGCTGTGCCGTAAGCCCAAAGTGATCGTTGCCTTCCAGTAGTTTAAACCTGTAGGACGCCACCTGACCTGGAGATATGCGCACATCCGCCATGCGCCGTGGATATTGAGTTGATGCCAAGCAAGAAAATCCGCGCCTGCTATTAAGGTGAGGTAACTATTGATTTTTGTGTTTGCAAAAACGATGCAGATGCTATAAGGTAACCCACGTATCAACTACGTACACCCTCAACACATAGGGAGGCACCCAGGAATGGGCATTCTTCACTCAACCGCTGGCCGGTCCACCATCGCTATGGCTATGGTCGCACTATCACTGGCAGCCTGCTCCAGCCCGGCCCCTAAGAACAGTGCAACCACAAAGCCAACTGCTAAGGCGACAGCCAGCACTAACGACAAGACGAAGGTTAAGAAGGACTCGGCGAAGAACAACCTGGGTAAGAAGTCTGACCCTAAGGGTGCTAACAGTCCCACTGTCCCTGGTCAGCCTGGTTCTGCCGCCTCCCCTGCCCCGGCTTTCCCGTCACCTGCTGTCAACGGCACCACTGGCACGGTTGTCAGCCCGTTCGGATCATTCAGTGCTGGCCCGGCCCTGCCTAAGCCGCCAATGCCTGTTCCGTTTGTGAACGTCCCTGGTAACCCCTCAGGTGGCGCCAGTATCGCCATCGCTGACCCCACTCAGGGTGATGGTGGGCAGGTTGGCTCTGCGGTCACGAACCCGGCCGCCCCGTGGACCCCACCGACCACCACGTACCCGGCGTCATCCAGCAAGGATGAGGGTGTCACTACTGATGTTCCGCACACTGTGCCGTCACTGGCCCCTGGTGGTACGAGCCAGCCAGATGCGGCAACCCCTGGCGGTAACGACTGGGGTACAGACGACCCGTCTGGCATCCCGCCGATCAGCATCCCGGACACTCCTGACCTGCCAGTAAACCCGTCCACTCCTGGTAATGAGGGCGGCAACCAGACTGAGCCCACAAACCCGGTGACGCCGGACGTCCCTGTGGCTCCGCCGACCCCTGGTGGGGACCCGGCCGCCCCGGTCAACCCTGGTGGCAACAATGGTGGTGGCGACAAGCCCGTGACCCCACCGGTGAAGCCCGTCAGCCCAGCACAGCAGGCACGTATCGACGCGGCCCAGAAGGTCCTGTCTGATGCGTCCGCGAAGGTCGTTCAGGCGAAGACTGACCTGGCCGCCGCGCAGTCTAAGAGTGCCGCCGCCCACAAGACTCTCAACCAGGCCCGTAAGGATCTTGCTGCCGCTAAGGCCCGGCAGGCTGACGCTATCGCAAACCTGGCGACTGTGCAGGCTGAGGTTGACTCCACCAGCGGCATGGTGAGTATGCGAGCACAGTACGCTGATGCTGCCGCGCGCTCTCAGTTCTCCAAGGCTGGGGCCATTGACTGGAGTAAGGTCAGTGAGAATGATCGTGCCCGTATCACTGCGTCGATCCTGGCGGCGAAGATCAACTCCTACCGTGAGAACATGGGGCTGCCTGCTCTGCCTTCTGTGGAGTCACTGACCGAGTTCTCCCAGGAGTGGTCTACGGCAATGGCTACTGGTAAGGTCGGGTTCGGGCATGATCGTGCACGCCTGTCCGGGTACCTGGGTAACAAGCCGACTGGTGCTCGCATCACGAACATCAACGAGAATGTGGCGTACACCAACAGCAATAACCCGGTGTCCGACGCAAACTACCTGTTCTCCCTGTGGCGCAACAGCGATGAGCATAACAAGAACATGAAGGCTGACGACACGAACGCTATGGGTGTGTCTGTCGCCTATGATCAGGAGCGGGGCGTGTACGCTACCATGAACATGGTTCGTTTCCAGGGTGGTGACCCGCACGAGAAGGCCACGTTCACTGACGTGTCTGAGGTTGATGGTAATGTCGCCTGGAACACGAACACGAAGGAGCGTCACCTGCCGTCCGTCACCCCGCAGATCAAGGGTGCTGAGACCAAGGTTGTGAAGGCTGAGGACCTGCCGAAGCGGGCCACCTCGGAGTTCACTGTCGCTGACATTCAGAAGCCGGTCATTGAGAAGGACATCGCTGACCGCGAGGCGGCTGCTAGGGTTGATCGCGCTGAGGCTGTCCTGAACCAGGCGAACGCGGATGCAGCCCGCGCTGACACGATTGTCCACAACGCGGAGGACGCCGCCGGGTATGCTGATGTGGATGTGCACCACGCCCAGGATGCTCTTGAGGATGCCCAGGGTGAGCAGGCCCAGGCTCAGGCTGCCCTTGACGAGGTGATCGCCAACCCGGTTGAGGAGCCTGCCGGTGCTCCGGTTGAGGGGGAGTCCCCTGTGGCGGCTGTGTCCGAGGAGAGCCCCATGATGTCAACGGATGTTGAGTCGGAGGCTGTTTCTGAGGCCTCGGTTGAGGATCACGCTGAGCCGGTCGCTGAGGAGGCTGCACCTACTGAGGAAGTAGCGCCAGTCGATAAGGCTGAGGCTCCGGCTACTGGTGCGGAGGCACCCCAGGCTGACGCTGACGCTGACGCTGGCGCTGGTGATGTCGAGGCCGCACCTGAGGCACCTGCCGCTAAGTGACACTCCTTCGTGCACTCGTCATAAGACTCTAGCCTGACGGCACAAGGGTCTCATGTCTGGGGCTGGTAGTGGAAAATAACTTCTGCTACCAGCCCCATTTCTGTGTCTGTGAACCTTGGGCGCCCTGGCAACAAGGCCTACATGATTCGACTAGGGTGTTATGTGTGATACATCACTGCCGGACGTTTTGGTGGCACGTCCACTACTGCGCTATCATCGGGTACATGACCGACATTACCTCTCCTGTCATCGTTAAACCTATCGAGCCGTCCAAGGAGGAGATTCAGTTTCTCCTTCATGCTGTCAATGAGTATGCGGTCTCGTATGGGACTGCCGGTCTTCAGGAGGTGATGGACTACGTGTTCACTATCCTGTCTGGGCAGATCCCGGAGGCTGTACCTGATCTCCTTGTTCATGACTCTGGGGCCATGTCAGTGCTCGGGATCCGTGTCCACACGTTCCTCACCCAGGAGGCGGGCTACTATGCTCGCGTAACCCGCCAGTTCGCGGAAACACTGTCTAATGCTATCGGCCCTGATGCAAGAGTGCTTGACCCTATGGCTGGTCGGGGACTCCTGGTGAAGGCACTCCAGGAGCAGGGCGTCGAGGTGCTGGGGACGGACAACAACTCATGGGGGCTTTCTGATTCCATTGAGGTCATGGATGTCCTGAAGTCCATTAGGGCGCATGGGGGCTGGGCTACACACCTGGTGCTGGCGTGGCCGCCCTACAATGACAGTGTTGACGTGAAGATCCTTCAGGAGGTGCGCACCAACTTCCCACATCTGAAGGTTGTATACATTGGTGAGGTTGACGGGTGCACCGGGTCGGAGGGATTCTGGGAGGTCGCCCAGGTATCCGAGTTCGATTCTCCGGTCATGTACGAGACCTTTGGATGCGTGCATGACTATGTGTACCTGGTGAAGTGAGACCAGGCCATTTATCGCAGCCTCACTGTGCTCCCGCCACTACCCCCAACCGGTTCCTGTTTAGATAGGGACAGGATGGGGAGGGAGCACACACCGATACGAAGTTAACACCCCCAGAAGAAGGATCCCACCCGTGAGTAACAGCAAACGACTCATCATGTGTCACGGACTGCCCGGCTCGGGTAAGTCCACGTGGGCTGCCCGCTATGTCGAGGCTAATCCTGGAACGGTTATCGTCAACAAGGACGTGCTGCGCACTGAGGTCGCGGGCGAGAACTACCACCGGGCGGGGCACGATCCGAGAGTGGAGAAGCGAGTCGCCCAGTTGCAGCGTGAGCGCCTGGAGGCCGCTTTCACTGACCCCAATGTGCTTGTTGTGGTCAGTGATGACACGAACCTGGACGCAAAGGATGTGAAGCGCGTGTGGGACCTGGCTGAGGCCCATGGGGTGCAGGTTGAGCACAAGTACCTGGATGTGCCTGTCAGCGTGTGCAAGGAACGCAACCGCGCTCGTGCGACTGCCGGTGGGCGCCTTGTCCCAGAGAACATGATTGACGCCATGGCCGTGAAGGGCTACGACGAGCCGATCCACCTGTTCGGTGACGACGGAGTAGTTGAGCCGGGCCACATCAAGCACTTCATTCGTGATGAGCGCAATGGTCAGGTGATGGCGGTGTCGCACATTCATCAGGGGAGTGTGGACCTGGATGCGTTCAATCAGGCTGCCGCACTTGCCTACCCGATCCGTGGGCGCTCGGTTGTGATACTGGATGCTGACGGCACCCTATTCAACAACAAGGACGACTCTAGGCGGTTTCTGAATCGTAGTCGCCCTGACTTCCCTGGGTTCTACCGGTCCATTGCGAACGCCTCAGTGAACCAGAAGGTGTTGCGGCTGGTTCAGGAGATGCGAGACTGTGACGGCCTGAACATTATCCTGGTGACGGGCCGGTCGAACGACTACGCCAGGGCCTTGATTGACGCCGTGTCCAGGTCTGGCGCCCCAGTGTCCAGGGTGATCATGAAGCGTGCTGGTGATGCCAGGCCATCTAGTGTCCACAAGGAGGAGGCCCTGAGGTCACTGCGGGGTGAGGGCCTGGTTGTGGTGCATGCTGTGGATGACCGGGGTAAGGACATCGCCATGTTTGAGCGTAACGGGGTCATGGTGTCCAGGGTTGCTGAGCCGGACACTGACGGTGTGGAGCCGGATGTGGACACCATGTATGGTTCTGGAAGGTGTATCCGTTGCGGTCGGCCTTTGTCAGGTGGTGGCAGTATTGGGAGGACCTGCCGCACAAAGATGGATTCATGGTGGCAGATTGTGACTGGACAGTAAGCACTGGCCGCCAGGTGAGGACATTGCATCCTTCTGGCGGTCAGTGCTGTACGCGACGGGGTGTGGTTGCAAGGATAAGATGATCTACTCAATGACGACTGTGCTCGTGTCCTTAGGGCGGTCGTGGACGTCCCATCCTTCAAACCCAATAGTGACATGGTAGTCATATTTCGGCAGGCCAAGTGACTCACGGATCTGGTCGGCCTGTGGGCACGTGGCGACAACATACCATGTCTCCTTCGCGCGACTCCCCCTCCCTCTGCTGATGGTTCCGATGCCGCCGAGAGTGAAGTCCAAGTCGTGACCCCTGAACGCCTCACGCACCTTGTCAAGTCCGACCTGCTGCATCTCTGATGGCCTGACAACAGTGATGTGGCGGCCGCTGTCTCGGTCACGACGGACCCGGTTGTCCGCTAGACGTTTGGCGTTCTCTTCACCGACGTACCGAGCCCATGCTTTCAGCCTGGATTCCATGGCCTCATCCGGGAGGGCGACTGATGCGTACTGACCTCCGACATTCATCTCCACTGGTAGGGCGCCTGTCTGTGTCGCGTTGGGGCCACTGACCTGCTGTTGCGGGAAGTCATCGTAGTCATAGGATCTGCTCTCGTGGTCGAGGACGATTGCCTGTCTGGCAAAACCGTTCAGGGATTCGTCATCATCTAGCAGCGTGCGCATGATGTCCAGGTTGCTTCCAGCGTCCATGATGTTTGCGTCGCCACCGTAGAATTTCTTGACCTCATCGGCCGTGTGCACCCCGTATGCATCCAGGTAGACGCCCGGCTGCCTGGTGGTGACCATGACGTGCGCGATCTGGCTGGTGTCACCAGGGTTGGCCTCCAGGTGTGCATCCAGCCTGTCACTGGTATCTAGGTCATAGGTGACGAACACGGGACGCCTGGTTGGGTCCTTCCTGATGATGGCTGCCGCGAGGTCCCCACATAGCCCGTTGGCGAGCGCGTACCGGTTCCTGGGGTCGGCAAGATCTCCGTCACGCATCCTCATTGTGCCCCACAGGCTGGTCGGGACATCCACGAACCTACCTGCCCCACTGATACCGCCCGTGGTCGGGGTATGATCAATGGTCTGTGTGAGGTCAGTGCGGAGACCTCTCCTTTTGAGGTCGTTGTACTGGCGAGCCTCTTCCATGGAGGTGAACTGGGGACCGAACGGACATCGCCCCAGTTTCGCCTCGCACGGGCCGGAGACCCCTTGGGTATTGGTGTGGATGAGTGTCATAACAGGAATCTCCTTTAGGTTTCAACCCCTGTTGCTCGCCTCGCAGTCGTGTTGACTTGAGATATATCCTCTCATTGTGGCATTAGTCCTGGACTCTTGTCAACACCCTCAACCACCTGGGTGGATACGGAAACTCACGACGTCGCCATAGCTTTTGTTGAACATTCACCTCAGCGATATTTTGTACGATTCACATAATTTTCAGAATGGAGAAGGAACATTGTCCCAGCAGGACCAGATGCCGGAAGAGGATAGTTTGGCAGATGGCGACACCATTGATAATGTCACCACTGTTGACCTGACAGAGGGGGAGATTAGGGAAAGGGCCAATGACCTTCTCAGTATGGCCCAGCAGTTGCACGACCAGTACATCACGAACGCCAAGCGTGAAGCGTCAGTCACAGTGAAGTCGGCACAGACTGAGGCTGATTACATGCTCCGGGAGGCCGAGATGAAGGCTGAGCGTATCGTCAACGAGGCTCGGGCGGATGCTGAACGTATCCTGGACAATTTGGAGACGCGCAAACAGGCCCTTCTGGGGGATGTCGCAAAACTCCAGACGTTCGAGTCTCAGTATCGGAGCAGGTTACTGGCTCTGGTATCTGAGGCTGCTGAGACACTGGAGGTGGATGCGCTTATTGACAACGACAATGGGGTCGAAGACGGCGGTGGCAATTCTGCTGCTGACTCACCCGTAGCGAAGGACCTGCCAGACGGGGAGGATGTTTCGGAGACCGTGCCTCTTGGGGGCGCCCTAAGCGAGATGGACGTGCCTCCTGTCGCCGACTATGTGTCTGCTGACAGTGACTCCGTAGAGGACGAGGCGGACGGTTCGACGGCAGGTGGTGTTCTCATGGTGGAGTAGTGTTGGCTTTTGTTGGTATTCCGGGGTTCAGAATGGTTCCTGAGCCCCGGTTTTCTTGCTCCTGGAGGGTTAGGGGTTTCAATGTTCGTGTTGTGCTGATATAATAGATGCAAGAGTAAAGGTCAAAGTGACCTTTACTGGTTCGGGTGAGATAACGACAGGAAGACAACTATGGAGACTACCGCTTTCCTCACAGACAAGTACGAAGTGACGATGCTCCAAGCCATGCTTCGTGCTGGCCGGGCGGACCACAGAGCAGTCTTTGACCTGTTCGCCCGCCGCCTGCCTAAGGGTCGCCGGTACGGGGTCGTTGGTGGAGTCGGCCGCGTCGTCAAGGCGGTCAAGAACTTCAGGTTCACAAATGAGCAGATCGCCTACCTTGAGGCCGACCCGATCATTGATGAGGCGACAGTCAGATACCTCCGCGACTACAAGTTCCGCGGCATCATCGTCGGCCAGCCGGAAGGATCCCTGTACTTCCCGAACACCCCCATTCTCACGGTTATTGGCACGTTCGTTGACTGTGTGCTGCTGGAGACGCTGCTGCTGTCCATCATGAACCACGACAGTGCGGTCATGTCTGCTGCCAGCCGAATGGTGACCGCCGCCGAGGGTATACCCATGATCGAGATGGGATCCAGGCGCACCAGTGAGACCAGCGCCGTCGCCGCAACCAGGGCCGCCTATATCGCTGGGTTCAATGCGACCAGCAACCTTCAGGCCGGGCACCTGTACCAGATCCCCACGACCGGGACCAGCGCCCACGCCTACACGCTCGCTTATGGGCCGGACGGTGAGGAGCAGTCCTTCTACGACCAGATGGTAGCGCTCGGCACAGGCACCACGATCCTGGTTGACACCTACAACATTCCTGAGGGTATCCGGCGAGCCGTCCACGCCGCCAACGCCCTGGGTGCCAGCGGGCCAGGAGGGATCCGCATCGACTCTGGTGACCTGCATGAGGAGGCCGTCAATGCCAGGACGCTACTAGACTCCTTGGGGGCTATAGACACGAAGATCGTGCTCTCATCTGACATCGACGAGTACACGATCTCAGAGATGAAGGAGCGTGGAACACCGGTTGACGCTGTGGGGGCGGGCACTAGGGTTGTCACTGGCTCTGGTGCCCCGACGGCGGAGATGGTGTACAAGTTGGTGCAGATCAACGATACGCCGGTGTCGAAGCGGGCTGAGGGGAAGGTCTCTACTGGTGGTATCAAGGTCACCTACCGTGAGTTCCATGAGGATGGGACCATGGCTGGTGAGTTCTTCAAGGTCGGGGCCACTAGCGCCCCGTTCACCAGTGGACAGCACCCCACCCAGGTTCTTCTTGTGGATGGGCAGAGCGGCTACTTTCACCAGGAGGACATTGAGGTGTCTCGGGCTCGTCACAAGGAGCAGGTTGCGTACCTGCCTGAGAGTGCGCGCCTGATCCTCGCTGGTGATGCCGCGTTCACCGCTCAGCAGGCAGACTGACACACCCCAACCCATAGGATCTGAGAAAAAGAGGTGCAGTTATGAAGGTAGCAGTAGGACAGATCAACCCGCTCACTGGGGACTGGGATGGCAACGCGGACAGGATTATTGCTGCTGCCAGCAGTATAGATCAGGCGTGGTTCCGTGGCAGCGAGCCGGTTCTTGTGCTCCCAAGGTTCGCTCTATCTGGCACAGGGTTGGGTGACATGACTGGTAGTCCTGACATGGTGAAGGGTATGCGGGCCGCTGAGACGAAGATTGCCGTCAGCGTGCCCGCGTGGTTGACAGTTGTCTATGGGACTGTGAGCCCGCTGGGTGTTGAAGAGGTCATTGTGGCCCGTGCGGGGGTGGTGAAGCGTCTGGCGGGTGATGGAACATCGAATCTGGTGTCACTGGGTGAGGACTGGGTTCAGATCGTTCTGGAGGGGAAGGGGGTCAACTACAAGGATGTGACAGAGGAGAACCTTATTGTTCTGGCTGCTGATCCTTACACGCCTGATGCCATTGGGGAGCGTGTGAAACGGGTGGATGATCTCATGTGGGCGACCTGGTGCCGTAATGCTGTCTATGTGAATCTTGTGGGTGGTCAGGATGAACTTGTCTATGATGGTATGTCCCTGATTATGGACCGTAATGGGGCGGTCGTGGATCATCTGCCGCGTTTTGAGGAGGAGGTCAGGTTTGTGGACACTGACGCCTTGGTTGCGGGTAGACGCTGCGATCTGGCCCGTGATGAGGTTGCTGACACGTACCGGGCTATCGTCCTGGGTGTTCGGGACTATGCTCGACGTAACCAGATGGGGAAGGTGGTGCTTGGTGCTTCTGGTGGTATCGACAGCGCCTTGGTTCTGACGATTGCTGCTGACGCCATTGGGGCGGAGAATGTGATCGGTATCTCTATGCCTAGCGAGTATTCTTCCCAGCACTCCCAGGATGATGCGGAGGAGTTGATGCGCCGTTTGGAGGGTGAGTTCCGTAAGGTGCCTATCGCCCCGATGGTTGACGTCTTCCAGGATGCGCTCGCACTGGACGGGGTTGCTGAGGAGAACCTTCAGGCTCGTGTGCGTGGCGTCATTGTGATGGGGGTTGCAAACACGGAGAACGCCCTGCTGCTAGAGCCTGGTAACGCCTCAGAAGCGGCCGTGGGGTATGCGACGATCTATGGTGACACGGTTGGGGGTTACGCTCCAATCAGTGACGTGTACAAGACGGATGTGTACCGGCTGGCGGCCTGGAGGAATACGCTCCCTGACTCGCCAATCCCTGAGTCAACGATGATGAAGGCCCCAAGTGCGGAACTGCGCCCTGGGCAGGTGGACTCTGACTCTCTGCCGGACTATGAGGTACTGGATGCTGTACTGCGGGACATGTTTGAGGGCGGGCTGGAGTTTGACCGTGACGCCTTGTACGCCCACCATGATAAGGATGTGGTTGACTTGGTGCTGTGGAAGGTGCGTACCGCTGAGTGGAAACGTCGCCAGACAGCGTTCGGCCCTAGAGTGTCATCGTACTCGTTCGCCCACGACCGGCGAGTACCAGTGAGTCGAGCGTGAGTGCCATGGAACCTATAAAACCAGCAAAAGCGACCACATGGCAGAAACCAGTGAAAGGCCCTGGGGAGACAACACCTGGGCAGAGAATCTACAACAAGGGAGACGAGCACATGAGTGTACAGAACAGCAGGAAGACCGGGCGAGCACTGATCGTCGTTGACGTCCAGAACGACTTCGTGGAGGGCGGTGCGCTCGCCGTCACCGGAGGCAATGACCTGGCGGCACGTATCGCCGTCCTCTTGAAGGACCCAGATTTCATGGGACGCTACGATCAGATCATCCTCACCCGCGACTGGCACATCGACCCCGGCAGCCACTTCTCTGACTCCCCAGACTACGTTAAATCCTGGCCTGTTCACTGCGTCGCCGGGACACCTGGGGCAGCCTTCGTTGACCCTCTTGAGCAGGCCCGCCACGGCATCAAGGTCACCATTGTAGACAAGGGTATGTTTGACGACGCCTACTCCGGGTTTCAGGGCATCACCTCTTTCAGTACGCCACTGGCAGGGTTCCTTCGTAGCAGGGGCGTCAAGGCTGTGGATGTTGTGGGTATCGCCACTGACTACTGCGTGAAAGCAACCGCCCTGGACGCAGCGCGCGAGGGGTTCGACACCACTGTCATCGCCAGCCTGTGTGTTGGCATCAACCCGGACAGCATCACACAGGCCCTAAAGGTGGACCTGCCAGCCGCCGGAGTGAACGTCACGGACACCATTCCAACTGAGGGCGCGGTATGACAGGATCCCAGCCAGTGGTGTACAATCAGAACAGGCCAACAGCAGAAGGATCACACATGAGTAACCTTGACTACGAGCAGGCAGATACGGAAGAGGAGTTCCTGAAGGAATACGACCTCAAGAACTTCCCCAGCGTGGGTTTAACGGTGGACCTTCTCATCTTCACTATCCGTGACGGACGACTGTCCCTGCTGCTCATCCGCCGTGGGGCCCACCCAGAGAAGGGTAAGTGGGCTCTACCAGGCGGGTTCGTGAATACCACAGAATCGTTGGATGAGGCGGCAGCCCGCGAACTCACGGAAGAGACAGGCCTGGAGATGGCTGGGTACCTGGAGCAGTTACGCACCTATGGGTACCCTGGGCGTGACAAGAGGGGTTTCATCGCCTCCACCGCATATGTGGCCCTCGTCCCAAATGCCAGCACTCCGCACGCTGGCGACGACGCGGCAGATGCCCACTTCTTCGCTGTCGAGGATGTTCTGGGTGACGAGGATGGTGTGGAGTTCGATCTCGCGTTTGATCACCGCGACATCATAGTGGATGGCCTGGAGCGGGTGCGCGCAAAGATCGAGTACGCGCCCGTTGCACACAAGTTCCTCTCTGGGGAGACGTTCACTATCCCAGAGATCCGTAAGGTGTACGAGATCATCTGGGGGCGGGAACTGAACGCCTCGAACTTCCGGCGTAAGATGCTGTCTACACCAGGTCTGCTGGAGTCGGTGGGTGAGAAGAACCGGGATAACCCATGGCGTCCCTCTCACCTGTATCGGGCCGGTGAGGCGACCGAGATCTTCCCGCCTCTTCAACGTAACCGCATCAAGTGATCTGAGAGGCCATAGCGAGTACAGAATCGGGTGGGCCGCATTGGTAGCATCATCTACTACCAATGCGGCCCACTTTCCGTTGTCCTGTTACTCCACCCACACCTGGACCTTATCAACATCTGTGGATAAACCTGTGGACGGTTTCATGTAAGGTGTCCGTCACCAGTAGACACACTCAGGCACAGGAATAGTTCGAGGAGCGCTGTTCACCTGATGCGGTAGTAGTGGCCTACATTCACATGATCGCGCATGGCACTCACCGCGAGTCCCAGAGACGACACCGCTGACTCCGCAACCAGAGCCCCCATTGTAAATGCCCAGATGAAGTCAGTCACAGTCACGACCCGCTCACCTCGTTCCTCATTATCTCGGCCATGTGTTCCAGGATCAGCCCCACCGGCCCTGTCACCTCATCCTCATCATTGCGGACAACCAGGTCGAAACAGTGATCATCCAGGGCTGTCTCGGAGGCATGTGACTGCATGTGGTGGTAGTACCAAGGCGGTGCTGGTGGCTGCCCTGGACGGTCCCTGGCGTCGAGGCGGGCGTTACGGACGTGAATGTCCGCCTCGATACGAACTAGTGTCCCGCTGTTGTTCCTGATGTAGGCGGCCTCGTCTGGGAAGCGCACGTCGGTCACCACCACTGAGTCCCCGCCAGTCATGATTCTGTCTACCTCTTGGGCCAGCAGGTCGATCCAGTATGACGGGTTGCTGGCTTTGCGGACGTTCGTGCCCCAGTATTGGAATGCTTCACGTCGCCTAGATGTCTTCTCCCCGTTCAAGACCATCTCTCGCCCGTTCTCCAGTACGTCCAGGAAGATGGTGTCTGCGATGTGTGTCGCCTCGTCCTGTGTGCATCCTGTGGCTGCCATGATGTCCTTGGCTGCGTCGCCTGGGTCGAAGTCGTGCTGGTCCATGATCTGAATCAGATGGGAGACCTCGTTCTTGAGTCCTGCCGCGAAAGATACTGTGGCGGTGCTGGTCTTATGGGGTAGACGTGGTGCCAGGTGTGTGGCCACTGTGTCCTTACCGGCTGCCATCTTTCCAGACAGTCCGATCAGGACAGGGGTCTTCTCTTGTGTGGGGGTGTCTGTCATATGTTTGTCTTTGTTGTGCTTGTACCTGTAGGGCGCGACCAATCGTATCACAGTCTGGGCTGAGGTGCCACATCGTGATAGGGAGGGGCGGGTCTCGTCTGGTTTCTGTGGGGCGTCAGTTGTGGCACTCTGTGCTATGCTGCTGCGTGTCGGTACGGCTGAGTTCGCTTGCGTGCTGAAACCCGGCACGTACATCTACTTTTCGTTGCTATTGCAACATAAGCCTCGTGCACATAAGGTCGTGTACGCTAGTCTCGTCCTTGCGGTTAGGGGAACCTAATCTGAGAGGGTCATGTCTCGCTCTCCTCCTCGCCGTAACAAACCGGTCTTTGAGGCTTGGTTCGTTGCGACGGTAAGGGAACGTCGCCGTGCGTAAGGTTGACTCAATCAGTGTGATCCTGTGCAGGTAACAGGGTTTTGAGCGTACACCATATGAAAAAGAGATCTTGTATATAAGAGTACGCTGCACGGGCAACTCATTATTCTGACTCACCACTTTCTCGCCCACTTCCCGCAAGTACCTCCAGCCCACACACTCAGAGGCCTCTGCACCCGTCTAGAGTGGTTCCAGGAGGGAGTTCTGCATCGAGAGGATCCTGGGTGGGCCAACTGGTGGGTGTCCGGGCACTGTAGCCTTGCGGACGGCCTGCTAGCATTCATCCCACTGGGGGAGTGTGTCACTGCCATGAAATCGTCTCTGTGTGGCCTACATGGCTTCTGAGGGGTGGCTCAGGTTCCCAGTGGTGTGCCTGCTGTTGCTTGGTGATGGTCGAGGTGGGGTCGTCTGTCTCCTATGCCTGGTGGTGGCCGATCTTGATGTGGTTAGTCCGGCAAAGTGCCCCTACAGGGTTTGGGTCGGTTACCAGTACAGGAAGCAAGGTGTCACTATGGCGGTTCTCCCTCCTCCGACGAAGCGTTATCTTTTGGGGCGTCGTCCCACGCATTCGACGACTAAGGTTTTGACGAGCAACTACAGTCAGCCCGAGTCGGGGAGGATAACCGCGGTACTTCAACAGGGCGGCTACTTGTCGGGAGAGGGTAAGCCGACTAGGAGGGCTCTTGATGATGGTTTGGTGGATCAGTGTGGTAGGCACCTGATCTGGAATCTTGATCGTGTGTCGCAGTGTCTTGCGACTCAGGGGTGCGAGGTCGTGCGACGGAGCGTGAATCAGGAGGTTGCGACACCTCGTGGTGGGGGTCCTTCGTGGGTGAACCTGGCTACCATCGGCACCTATTTTAGTGCTTCTGCCCGGCAGGTTGGTTCTTGGTTGTCTGAGGTTGGGTTGCGTGATGCTCAGGGTGGTCCGACGAGGGAGGCTGTTGATCGGGGCTTGGCAAGTGTGGTTCAGATGAGTGCTGGGGGTGACCGGACGAGGCCTGTGACGTTGTGGGACCTGTACCTGACTCAGAGGGTTCTTATGGAGTGTGGACATGAACTGGATTTTGATTATGAGAGCACGTTGAGGGGGACTGGCCGTAATAGTGATGTGACGGTGACTGAGGGGATGGATGCGCGGGTGCGTGAGGTGGCGGGGAGGTTTTTGGCCTTGTTCAGGGATCCTGGCACTCGTTATCAGTGTGTGCGCCTTGTGGGGACGACTCCTAGGCCTGTGCTTCGTGAGGTTGAGCGTTTGCTGGGGCGGGAGCCTGGGTGGCTCACTGAGGGGCGTTACAAGGAGCACATCAGGTACCGGTAGGGCTGCTTCCTGACTCGCTGTTGAGGGGGTGGCCCTCCTGGGGTTGCCGAGTATGCGTGTTTGTGGGTTTTTGCTATGATAGTGTTGGATGCTGGGCTTGTTCTTTCATGTTTGGGCCTGGTTGTATCTTGTTTTCTGTTGCCGATTGTGATTGGTGGTTGTTGTGGCTGGTTCCCGGTCTTATGATTCGAGTAGTATTCAGGCTTTGTCGCCTCATCAGCACTTGTTGAAGCGTATCTCGTTGACGTTTGGGTCTGAGTCCGGGGATTCCGGGCACCCGTTTTCCAGCCAGAAGTCAACAGCGATCCGTGAGGTTGTGGATAATGCTGTGGATGAGGTGTCTGCGGGGTTCGGTGACCGGGTGCGGGTGACGTTCTTTAAGGACGGTAGCGTGCAGGTTGAGGACTCTGGGCGTGGTATCCCTGTGGATTCTTCTCTGGACGCGAATGGTCGCATGGTGTCTGGGGTGTTCAAGGCCTTGGGGATCATCCAGTCTGGCGGTAAGTTCGGTGGCTCTGGGTTCTCGGCCGGTTTGAATGGGGTTGGGGCTGCGTCAACGAACCACTTGTCGCGGCGTATGGATGTGTCGGTGTTCCGTGACGGTAAGTGCCACAGGGTGTCGTTTCGGGATGGGGTGCCGGGTTTCTTTGACGTTGAGGGCGACCCGGACGCTGGTTTCACGGAGTTGGGTGACTATGCTCACCTGGAGGTCAGTGAGGACAGGCGGCCCAGGGGCGAGCGTGACCTGTTTCCGACGGGTACGACGATCCGCCTGTGGCTGCGTGACGAGGTGTTTCAGTCTCCGTACCCGGTTGATGTGGATGACCTGGTGGAGCGGCTTCGTAGTACCGCCTACCTGATCCCTGGTATCTGGGTGGAGGTCGTCAATGAGCACCGGCAGGTGAAGGATCCTGAGACCGGGGCGGTGGGGCCTCAGCGTGAAGTGTTTCATTTTGAGGATGGCCTGGTGGATCTGGCGTCCGCTAACCTGTCGTCAGCCCCGATCTGTGACCCGGTGCACGTGTCCTGTGAGGGCCGGTACATGGAGCGGAACGTACCCGTGGTGAAGGATGACGGGACTGTGGCTCATGAGGACGTGGAGCGTACCGTACCGGTCGAGGCGGTCATGGTGTGGGGGGACGGTTTCGAGGGGCATGTGGCATCGTTCGTGAACACGATCCACACGAAACTGGGGGGCGTGCACGAGGATGCTTTCGCTAAGGCGGTAGTGGCGGCCTTCGGTGAGAAACTGGCGTCAGTGCGGGGACTGATGACCCGAAAGGACTCCTTGCCGATTTGGGAGGACTACCTGGAGGGCCTGTCGCTGGTCCTGTCGGTGAGGGTTTCTGAGCCGTCTTTCACGTCGCAGACGAAGGAGCAACTGGGGGGCACTGCTGTGCGTAAGGCCATCCAGGAGGCTGCGACCGAGGCACTGGCGGCATGGGTGGGGCAGCGCGCTAACAGTGAGGCCGTGCAGATCATTGGCCGTAAGGTCGTGGAGGCCGCTAGGGCCAGGGTTCGGGCGAAGGAGCGTCGGGATGCTGCCCGCACGAAGTCGCAGATCAGTGGCCTGTCCCTGCCGTCGAAACTGGTGGACTGTGAACTGGCCGGTACCGATGAGGCATCACTGTACATCTGTGAGGGTAACTCGGCCCTGTCCTCCCTGAAGGCCGCCAGGGATGGTCGTGTGGACGCTATCTTGCCGATCCGGGGGAAGATCATTGAGGCGTCCTCGAACAGCATGTCGAAGGTGCTGGCGAACAGTGAGGTGCAAGACATCATCAAGACTCTGGGCGCGGGGTACGGGGATGACTTCGACATTGACCGGATGAGGTACGCGCGTGTCCTCATCGCGGTGGACGCTGACCCTGACGGTAACAGCATCGCCTGCCTGATCTACTCTCTGTTCTGGCATCTTTTCCGTCCTGTTGTGGAGGAGGGGCGCCTGTTCAAGATTGAGACCCCACTGTTCTCTATCGCCACCCGTGAGGGGCGCAACTCCCGTAAGGTGTACGCTCGTGACGATGCGGAGCGGGATGAGCGGATGCGTGAACTCGATGAGGCGGGTGTGAAGTATGATGTGTCACGCCTCAAGGGGCTCGGTGAGGTTGAGGCCGACATCCTTGAAGAGACTGCTATCGACCCCGCCACGAGGGTGCTCACACAGATAACCCTCCCGGACATTGGTGCGGCCGAGTCTGCTCTGAGTCTCCTGTTCGGTAAGAGCCAGACGGATGCTCGTAAGGAGTGGATGACAGGTGAGCGGGTTGACGAGGAGGACCTGATCTAAACCGCCCACCCCCCCTGGGCGACTCCCACCGGTCGAAACAATCGGTGGGAGTTTTGTTGTCTTTTTCACTCTTCCGCGGGTTCTGATGTGGCCATTTCTTCATGCGGACCAGAGTGTAATAGGCGCCGCTCTGAGGTCACACAGGGTGATGTTGTTTAGATAACCAAGAGAATCAATATTTAACTCGGTTAGAACCTGATTAACCACGTTTCCCCTGCAATCTTTCTGTCTTCATTCTTTAGGGCGGTCCCCATGTACTGGCACATCAACACCAACAAGGGCAACATTGTGGAGCCATGCGGCCGAACAACTGGCAGGTGCCATTTCATTGAGCACTACCCATCCGAGGAGGAAGCCAGAATCGCGTCTGCTGCTATGAGACGCAAGAATGACTGGAAGACCCTCATGGCCCAGTACAAGCGCGCCGAGAGGGCGTCAGAGAGACGCATGGTGGTGCCAACGAACCGGTACAACCCGTTCCTAGATGACGGAATGGTCGGTGCGTGGCGGAAACTGGATGCGCTGGAAGCAGAAGGATTCTCACCCCAGTGGCAGTCATACAGGATCCCGATCATCTACCCCGGCTGGGAGAAGGACGACAAGATCCTCTACCTTGAGCGCACCCCGTACACAGACACGGCGGACGGGACCGTGGAGAACAAGTACAGGATCGTCGCCTATGACAAACTACACGAGGAGGAGATGACGGTAGACGTGGATCCTTTCGACTTCGAGGAGACACTGAAACTTCAGATGAACTCCTCTGGCCTGTCACGCCGCCATGACGCACCCCCTGAGGAGCAGGAGGCGGCACGTAGAGCGGCTGCGAACGCCATCATAGACGCCCGGTTGCAGGCGGAAGACCAGGTGTGCACGGACTTCTCCGGCTACTGCGCACCCAGTGATAGTGTGGAGCGTGAACTCTACGAGAACAGGCTCCCAAGCAACCACTACTATATTGGCGACAACCCGAGCCACTACCCGTACAACCATGGGGACGTGGCCATGTCGTTCTTCCGCCACCCTGACCCGTTCAGGGTGGGTGACTTCAACCTGGCGAACACGCTAGCACGCCCTAGCCTGCTCCGACGGTTCATGCTCACTGACGACCAGGCGTCCAACGTCGGGTTTGGGACTCGCCCACGCATAGGGTTCTCCTGGACGAACGACGAGGCGGGCACGTCGAAGGCCAGTTGGACCTTGAAGTACGCGCCACCGTTCCGTCAGGGCAGCCAGACACCGTGGTCAATGATTACCAGGGAGGCTGACGGTACCGTGAAGGAGACACCGATCACTGACCCTGAGGACGCCGCAATGCGTCTGGCCGTGTTCAATCGGGACCACATGCCTCATGGGGCCGGTGTCAACACTGAGGATCATGTGAGACAGTGGGTGAAGTCAACTATCCGTGAGATTGACGAGATCGCTGAGGAGGCGAGGGTTCTGCGCGAGAGGAACACCGCCAGGCACAGCGCCAGCCTGGAGGAGGAGTACGGCCTTGGTAGCAGTGGTGGCGAAGCGGGCAGTAAGCGCGGGAGAGGGTTCCTGGGCAGGGTGCGATCCCTCATGGGGTGACCCTGCTGCGAGTCATTGCTGGTCGCTGATGATCCTTCGTACTCCTGCCGTTTCACTTCAGGTGGCGGCATTGTTGCGCACATTTTTGGTGGGTGTGTCGCTCATTTTTGGGGGTGGCGGCAGTGGGGTTGGTACCCTCATGGGTGTGTGTAGAGCGTGGCTGCGTGATTGAGTGCGTTAGATAGGGTTGTGTTGGTGGGCCTGGGTGTGGTACCCTTTCCCCCAGCAACCACAAGGTCACAGCATGGTCACATAGTGTGATATACTATGCGCGACCACACGGTAGATTAACACGGTTAAAGTATTAGAAAACGTTAGGCCAAAAGGGAAAGAGGGGCAACACGCAAGTGAAACTCAACGTTGATGGTGACATGATCCCCTCCCTTGAGAGTACCTACTGGTCCACCCCGGAGTGCCCCGTCCCCGAGAAACACTCGTCACGAGAAGCCCGAGCAGTGTTCGCCAGCCTGATGCCTGAAGGGGCTACCGGATACTTCCCCACCAAGGACAAGAAACCAGTTGAGGATCACTGGGACCCGGCCCCCTTCCTTCAGGAACCCAAGGGCGGTGACAAAGAGAACCCCGGCAGGTGGTACCTCTTTGAGGACGGCAAGTGGGAGGACGGCACCAACTACACGTACGCGGTCTACATCACACCTGGCAGCAACATCTGCGTCTTCGATCTCGACCCCCCCAGAGACCTGACAGGAAACCCGGACATGAAGTACCGGGTAGTAGAAAAAATGCGCGACAGGTTCTCCAAGATGCTGAAGACCGACCTGTCCGAGACAACGACCGTGCGCACCCCAAGCGGAGGGATGCACCTCACCGTCGAACTCCCCAAAAGGTTCACCCCATCCCCCAACACCAGCACCCACAGGGCCCCAGGAAAAGGGTTCCCCATCAAAACACTCGCCAAGTACAACCGGCACTTCGAGAAGATCACAGGCATCAACCCCCACCTGAACGGCGACATCCGCTCCGCCCACTCCAAAGGGTACGTGAACGGCCCAACCCGACTCTGGGACTGGGAGAACCCCGCACGTAACTACACGGCCGGGAAGAACGCCTACTTCCTAATGAACCGCAAGAAGCCACTCAAGTTGTCGGTGAAGGCGTGCCAGATCCTCAGGGACGGAGCCTACCTGGAGTACAAGCAAGCCAGCAAAAGAGACCGCAAAAAAAGAGCAGAGTCAGAAAAGCGACGTAACGCCAAGCACGAGCAAGGCGACCGTGACCGGCGGCCACTAGGCTACTGGCTCAACAAACACCTAGACAACACCAAGCACCTTGAAGCCGACTACAAGAACCTCTTCGGTGGCGACAGTTACGCCAGCACCCTCCTGAATGAAGCCCCAGGCGTTGAGGTCCTAGACATCCTCGCCAAGCAGATCACCCAGTTCTATGAGGGCGAGGACACCCTAGAGACGTTCCACGGGTGGCGATCCATCATCACCCAGTCCATGGCCTGCCACTACAGCAACAAGCAGATCATGGGAGCATGCATCGCCCTGAGAGCAGATAGGGACACGCACCGTGGAAGCCGCATCAGCACCAAGGAACTGCGACAGGACATCAGGAAGGTGCTGTGGAAGGCCAAAAAGCGTGAGGGCGGCATATTCCACGGGCCAGCCTGCCCAGAGAGCATCCTCCGCAACACCAAGATGGCCGGTAAACCCAAGCCCCAGGACCGCATTGACGCCACCGGTGACAAAGGGCAGGCGGAACTTGACGCATTCCTGAAGTACCGGAGAGACAAGATCCTTGAAGGCACATGGGGTCGTCGTGGCGCCGGTTTCACCTCCTTCTACAACCCCAGGGTCATTGACATCGTGAAGGCATCCGATGCGCTCATGTCCCCACGTGGCGGCATGTTCACCCAGAAGTACCGTGACGCGATGGGCATCCTTGACGCTATCGCCCAGCCCTTGTGCAACGTCGGCGACCACATGTTCCCCATGGCATACAACTTCACTGCCGGGATGCTGAAACTTGACGGCCCTAACGCCCACGACCGGGTAAAGGAAGCCCTCAGGTACCTCAGGGACCAGAAGGTGCTGGAGGTCACCAACAAGCAATACGAGGGGCTGGCCGCTACATACACGGTCGCGGACGAGTTCATCAACGACACTCTCACCAGGGCACTTAAGTCATCATGGCGCAACCAGTTACCTGACGCCAACAATGAGCGGGAGCCACTATTCTTCGACCGCCGGTCCGGTGAGTTCCGCCAGGTGTTCACAGGCGCTATCGTCACCAGCAAGTTCAACTACAACAAAGAGGTCCAGGAGATCATCAACTGCGTGAACCTGGACTACACCGACCCCAGCCTGGTTGGGCCTGCTACCGCGATCCGGTACCTGAAAGATGAGCGCATGACCCGTGGCGTCATGCTCGCCGAGGACAACACCACCTTGTACAACGAGGCTACTGGCGAAGTCGTGGAGCAAGTCCCGTGCGTGACAACCCATGGGGCCGCCGCCCAGGTCATGGGTGTGGCATGGGCAAGGCCCGTTGACTTTGTGAGCGACCTGGAACAGATCTGGGCGGACTGCCCAGCACCTGAGGAGATCGCATACGACGAGTTCAACGACCCGGACCATGCGCTGGAGGTTGACGAGCGGTGGCAGCCCGACGCGATGGAACCCGACCCTGTGGCAGACTCAGCGCCCGCACGATTCATAGGGCCACCGGGCACTCCTTACACCTCTCCCAGTAATGATGGCTGGACCAAGGGTGGGGTTGACAGCGTGTGCTACAATGGTTACGGAAGCGTCAATAAAGATAACAATAAAGATAAACAGGCGCTTCACTACCACCACATGACTGAGGAGATAGAATGCCTAAGAAGCGGAAGTCGCGTAAGCGCAATGGCAGGGGCGCCACTTTAGGTTCTGACTGGAGAACCCGCCACCTGGTGACAGACCAGAACCCACTGTATGTGCGTGACGAGAAGGCCGCAGAGGAACTTCGTGCCTTTTTCGCGTCCGGGGCTGTCAGGATGATAGGTGGCGACGGGCTCTTCTCCGACATGGAGGACCATTACGGGTACGACTGGCGTGACAGCGTAGACGAGATGGGCGACCCAGAGGACTAGACCCGCCCCCTGAACCCTGAGATCAGATACGCCCTCCCTTGGGTGAGGCGGCACACACCCTAGTGCGAGTGCGAAACCACTTGGACGCGACATGCCCCATACAGGGAATGTGATCATCACAACAAGGGGTGACCCCTCATAGTTTGTGCCCACTAGATTAATCCGTGCTAACATACGTGACCGTATAGGCCCCGCCCGTTTGCGTGCGCGGGGCGGGAATCTAGAAATGAGGGGCGGCAAGATGCTGACAAAGACACCGCAAAGGACCTACCCGGAGGAGACCCACCTGGTAGGGAAGGTCGTTGATATGACTGTGGCGCCGGAGGCCATGGGGCACATCGTGCAGCGGTTGACAGACATTTACGCCGACCCGCTGGTGGCTGCTGTCCGTGAGGTGGTGTCGAATGCTCAGGATGCCACCAAAGCCGCCGGTAGCGACCGTCTGGTTGAGGTCTCGTCCCCAACGTACAGCGACCCACACCTGACGGTCATCGATCATGGTACGGGCATGACCCCTGACATCATGGAGTCCATCTACCTGACCTATGGTGTGTCCACGAAGAGCACAGACATGGGGCAGGTGGGTGCGTATGGGCTTGGCGCGAAGGCCCCGCTTGCCTACAGTGACCGGTTCCAGGTAACCAGTGTCCGGGGCGGGGTGAAGACGTTCGCTGAGATCTACCTGGATGACGCTGGGCCGCACGCGAATGTTCGCACCGCCAGCACAGGGGGGCCGGACGGGACCATGGTGCGTATCCCCATTCAGGGGAAGGACTTCGAGAAAGCCAATGAGACACTAGCGTCGTACAGCAAGTACGGCGGCATGTCCCCCATCGTCATCAACGGCATCACCTATGACACGTGCAAGGATCTAGTGTATGTGGGAGAGGTGGTCCTGGATGCCGTGTCGGGTGTGAAGGGCGGCCTGTGGGTGCGCGACCCGTACACTGTCGGTGATGGCATACCGAGTCTGATTGATAACGTCATCCACCGGTGGGAGGACCCGGAACTGGTTCTGTGCGGATACAAGTACAACCACAAAGGCGAGAAGGACGGCTACAGTCGCCTGACGGTGCAGATAGAGCCTGGCGTGGTAGACTTCCCGTCCTCCAGGGACACCATCATCAACAACAGTCGTCTCACTGATCTGGTTGGCAGTGTGAAGAACCAGGCCGCTGAGGGCGATCTGCTAACGAGGTTGCGGGCGATTCACGTGTCGCACCAGAAGCCCTGCAATGTGCACAAGGCTGCTGAGGGAAGCATGCTGCTGGCCCACAAGGATGGCACCATGAGCCTCGACGGGGAGGTGTTTGACCCTGCCCTGCTGGACGGCCCTATGGGGGTGGATGCGTCCAGGGTAATGCGTGAGCCTGGTAACGTGTTCGCCACTGTCCGGTTGGACAAATATGAGCGCAAGTGCTTCACCCAGGTTGTTGACGACTATGATGGAGGCGAGACTGATGTGCCTTACCCGATAGTCGCGGGTGATGTCTATAGCGTGAGCGTGTTGAAACCAAAGGTGAAGGCCGCGTTCACCAAGGGTGCTGGGGTGTCGGCCCTGTCGTTCGTTGCGGGCATGAAGTACGACCCACTGCGCCCGATCCTGGTGGGATGCTCCAGTGAACGGGATATCGAACATGTGATCCGGTGGCGTCAGGAGATCCTGAACACATACGGTAGCAAGGTTAACCTGTTCATGGTTCGTGGCACCCCAACCCTGAGTGACGCTGATGAGGCCCACCGGCACCTGTGGGACCCTAACGACACGCTCCGGGAGATGACCGCGACCGAACTGCTGGATAGTGTCGGAGCCACCGGCAAGAAGTCCCAGGCGACTGAGCGCATGTTCGATGGTGTCACCTTGTTTGACAACCGACACGAAACCGTGGTGACTTCCCGTGAAGTGACCGACCCTAGCGCGATCTATAGGTTCGGCTGCAACAGTGAAGATGCGTCCTCCACCAGGAACACACTGACTTTCCGTGATGTGACCAGTGACCCTAACACGCTGATCCTCATTGACAATAACCCCATATACTCCGATGTGAAAGACGTACTGAATGGCTACCTACACGCTGAGGGTGACAGAGCGCTAGAAGGTAAGCGCCTAGTCCAGGGGAAGTCGCTGACGAAGACTCTGCTCAGCGCGGTCCCGAAAGAACGGCTCCTTGTCGGTGGTGACCCACGTGTCCGCGATAAGAACCTGCTGAAATCACTCGATGACCGCCGGTTCCGCCTCGACCACAAGTTCGATCACATGCTGGCCCAGGACAAGGCCATGATGATGGTCGCAGCATTGAAGCGCCACAGGTGCAGGACTCAAGCGTTCCTTCCTCACCTCGTCACAAAGGAGACGTACCCGAACCTGTGGGAGATGAACCAAATCCTTGGTGCAGTCAACAAGCACTACGGGAAGAAGGTGTTCATCCCGGATTACAGGGTGAAATACGGGCGCGTCATGGGTGAGGAGAACGCCGCATGGGTGGAGACCATCATCGCCATGGAAAACTCCAGCGAATGGTCTTCCACTGGCCTGTTCCATGTGATCAACGACGTAAGGACCTACTACAGGGGAATGCCGCAGCGGGTCGTGAACGCAGTTATGGGTGAGTTCGAGGCTGAATGCCAGAAGATCCTTGATAAGGGGCACCGTCGCGTGAAGGCCGACATGGAGGCACTTGAAGATGAGTCCATGGTTGAGATGTTCCGGAAGAAGCAGTCCATTATCACCGAGCAGGTATGATGCCCTAGAGGAAAGGCAGAGCCCAGGCCACAACAGGGGCACATGCAAGATTGGAAAATAGTGAAAAAGACACACCACGCCTGTGCAGTTTAGCCCCAACGCTACCCCTCTGACCTGACCCCACCCCCTTTGGCGTCAAGCACCCACCTAGGAGAAGCAAGCATGTACGACTTCGACTCGATCACCACCAGTCAGGTCACTCTACCCTACCGAGACAGGCCCTACCTGAGAACCAACTACAGTGACCCGCACCTGGCCGGTTACGAGGTCACAGTAGTTGAGGACACGCGACTGGACCGACCCGAGAACATGGGTGACGAAGGAGTGCGGTGCCTGACCCTGATCGCCCGGTTCCCGAGGTGCATCCTCCCAGAAGTGAATACGCACCGGGTCATCTCCAAGAACAGTGCCTCCAGCCGCGCCAGAAGCGTCAAAGCAACCATTGGTGCCGTCATGCGTGACCCCTATGTGCCCCTATTCACCTCCAACCAGAAAGGCATGTCCGGCAGGTTCCTAACCGGCAGGAAACGTGACGCCGCAGAGACAAGGTGGCTGGCGGGCCGCGACCTAGCCGTCTCCACTGAACTATCCCTCCTAACAGGTAAGCCACTAGACCCGGATCTGTACCTCGACTGGGAGGGCCGCCTAGACTCCTACTACAAGGACGTCTACCAGGCGGATACCCCAGGAGCGTATGCTTTAAGCGTCCACAAACAGAACGCGAACCGAGTCATCGAACCATACATGTGGCATGAGGCCCTACTGACCTCAACCATGTGGGACAACTTCATCCATCTGCGTACCGACCTGGCGACAGCCCAGCCAGAGATCGTAGCCCTGGCGCGGCTCATCCAGGCAGCCCTGAAGGAATCTACCCCGGACACGTCATGGATCCACCTGCCGTTTGCTAAAAACCGCCCCCAGGAGACCACCGATTTTGTGTCTCTACGTGACGAACTGATGATGGCAGCCACCCAGTGCGCCCAAATCTCATACCGGGACAAGTCCACCGCAACAGCCTCCACCGCCACCACCGCCCTAGGTGAGCGACTACTGGCGTCAGGTCACATGTCACCGTTCGAGCACGTAGCGTTCGACGCCCGGAAGTACGCCGAGTTCACAGATGAAGACCTACCTAGGGACGCTCAGCGGCTACGCAGCAACCTTGGTGACGAGTGGGTGCAGTTACGGCACGCCCTCACCAGGTAGGACACCACCAACACTTACTTACCTCTCACCTACCTTCACCCTTCCCTGCTACTTGGCTCTTGCTCATAGCATTAATGGGATAAGAGTGGAAAAGACACAAGGTAAGCCGCCTGCAAGCGTACTGAGATGCGTCTTGCAGGCGGCTTACCTGCTTCTAGGACAAAATGCTTAGATACTAGGCCAGAACACTTGATGAATACCCACGAAAACACGGTAGGGTCAGGCAGAGAAGGTACGACACATGTGGCATTTCAGCACTAAAAAGGACGGGGTGATGCCTTGCGGCGCCAAGACTCCAGACAAGTGCGACTACAAGGACCAGCCCCACTTCGCTACAGAGCAGGAGGCAAACCGGGCATGGCATGAGACGAAACAGATCACTCACGGCCTGTTCGCCAACGCCAGCAGCAGAAACAGAAGAAAAACGGTCAAACACCCCACTAACATCACCCACGGGGAGGACCCGGCAGCCAAGACACAGGGGACCAACACCCAAAACCAGCAGGCCAGCCGTGACACGCGGAACGAGCCTGACCGTGACGACAGGCGGATTCAAGCACTGACCTCAATGACCCCAGACGAGGCCAGGCGCTACATCTCCAGCAGCCCAACGAGAGAAGAGATCACCGCTAACATCGTGGGCTCCAGGATCAGTGAACTGGGCGTCAAGGTCGGTCACGTGAAGAGAGCCGCCACCAACGGGCACTGCGACACGGAAACACTACGATCCTATGCCGAGTCCATCCAGGGGGATGTTGACGATACCGTTTCGCTAACGGAAGCGCTCATGTTCTCCAAGAGTGGCAACTAGTGCTACAATGACAACCATCCTGTCGTCTCTGTTGTGTAAAGCGTAGAACAGCCTAGAACAGGGCGATAGGATCCAAGGCAAGAGAAAACACACCTGGAGAGAAGACAACAAAATGGGGAGGATCAGCCCCGAGGTCAAGACGGCCCGGAGGATCAGACGCAGACTCAAGGCCGTCTCCGGCACAGTGGCCACTATCATGGTGATAGCCGTCACCCTCATCATTAGCCTCTACGCTGCCGGTGTCCGCACCTCCTACACGGTGTCAGGGTCCATGGAGCCCACCATTTACCGGGGAGACCTCATCCTGTCCTCCACCCGGTACAACGCCATCGACAAGGGTGACATCATCGTCTATCAAGCACACTGGTTCCAAGACAAGCCAGTCCTCCACAGAGTCAAAGACAAGGCCCTCAACAAGGATACGGGCGAGTTTCGCGGCTACATCACACGCGGCGACAACAACGACGCGGACGACCCTGAAACCGTCACCCCCAGCCAAGTAACCTCAGAGGTCATGGCAGTCATCCCCTATGCTGGCTGGGTTATCAACCCGTGGACGTTCGCGGCCGCTGCCACCCTCGTCATAACACTGACCCTGGCGACGCTCATCAACTGGGAGCAGGTGGCGGCACGTAGAAGAAAAACACCCTGACCCCAACCCTCTTTCCTCTATTCGGATTTGTGGGATATTGCCTACCTGACACAAGAAAGTCATGTCGGAGAGGCAGCAGGGCACCCATGAGTTCATTCACCAAGTTAGTGGACGCAATCACGCAGCGCGCCACCGAACTAGAAGAAGCACCCAACGGTCGCCTCACCCTGGACGCCCTGTTCCTCAAAGCCCTCCACAAAACCATCAACGAGGTCCACAAGGGCGCTGAGCCTGACGACTTCACCGCCCTGGCCGTCATCAACCTTGTCATCATGGGCGCAGATGAGGGGCACACCGCCGAGGACATCAAGGCGTACATCACCCAGTTACGCACCGAGAGCAACTGACCTCTGGTGAGACGCCAGCACAGCAGCAAAACACGACACCACCACAACACCAACGGTAACAGTGATTGTGGTGCGTCTCAGGCGGGGAAGATGATCGCCTGGGTAGACGTAGAATCAACCGGCACCAGCGCAGACAAAGACATGATCCTGGAGGTTGGCGGCATCATCACCGACATGCAAGGCCACCAGGTCGGCGACGAGTACACAACCCTCATCAACGTGGACCCAGTGTCAACAGCAATCGCACTCGCCGACACCAAGGTCCGCACAATGCACGACACCTCCGGACTGTGGGCCGCACTCTGGTCCACCCCCAGCACCAACCTCAACCAGGTGGACGCCCAAATGGCTCACTGGATCGACACCACCACCCACGGGACACCAGTCCTCCTTGGTGGAAACTCCCCACACCTGGACCGCAACCTGATCTCAGTGAACCTGCCAGCAACCTACAGTCGCCTATCGCACAGAAGCATCGACGTCACCTCAATCGCCCTCATGCTCCAAGAGAACACGCCCATCAGCCGCTACCAGAAGAGTGGAACCCACAGGGCCCTGGAGGACGCTAGAGACTCCCTCAACGAGTACCGCTACTACCTGACCCAGTTAAACGGCCACCCACACCCCTGGGCCTGAAATACGACACAAGAGGTGTGGGTCAAATCAGGTGGCCGGTGACTACCCAGAGCAAAGACCACCTCATAGTGTGACGCGGGTAGGATGACAGCCGACACGCACCAACAACCAAGTAACATAGCAAACCCCTACAGATGAGGTAATGAATGTCTGTCACCGTCTACACACTCCCCCACTGCTCCCAGTGCGAGGCAACCAAGCGTCTTCTCGACAAGAAGGGCGTCAGTTACACGGTCGCCGACCTGGACGGCGACAAACTGGCCGAGTTCAAGGCCCGCGGCCACCAGCAGGCACCCATCGTGATCACCAGCGACGGCCAGGAGTGGAGCGGACTACGCCGAGACCTGATCGAGACCCTAACTGTTGAGGGTGAGTCCGAGAACCCATGGAACTTCTGATACCCTGAGTTGATATAATAGAGCATGAGCGACAAAGATGATCCGCTCACAAGGCAAACCGCCCGCCGGTCCTCCTCCCTCCCCCTTTCCCAGGACCGGCGGGCGGTTTCTTCATCCCTGAACCCGGGTATCCTGACAAAGTAGGCACCACACGAGCAACACGAGATGGGAACACAAGGGGGCGGCACGCATGATAGAAGGGGAAGGCTTCAAGAACGCGGTAGCGGAGATCAAGCACGCATACGACATCCGCGACTACATTGAGGCCGCTGGGGTAACTCTCAAACCGGCCGGTGCGGGCAGGTGGAAAGGGCTATGCCCGTTCCACGACGAGAAAACCCCCTCCTTCACTGTTGACGAGTCCTTCCAGAACTACAGGTGCTTCGGGTGTGGCGCGAGCGGGGACCTCATCACCTTCACCCAGGAGCATGATGGGCTAGGTTTCATGGATGCCCTCACCATGCTCGCCGCCGATAAAGGCATCACCATCCCAGACGCCAAAAGCAAGGATGATGACACGCTCAGTGTTGACTACGCTGCGTTACGTGAGTGCGTGCGGGCGGCAGCGAACTACTTCTGGACTCAGTACCGAAAACTGCCTGAGGAGCACCCGGCTGTACGTGAGGTCACCAGCCGTGGACTCAACCCGAACTCCGGCATGTACGGCTACGCCCCAGAAGGCAGGACAGACCTCTACCAGCATCTCAAGTCCAGAGGGTTCAGTGACGACACCATCATCACCGTGGGTGTCTGCTCACGTACCGAACGCGGTAGCATCATCGACTTCTGGTCCGGGCGCCTCATCTTCTACATTCAGGACACTATGGGGAAAGTCGTCGGATTTTCCGGCCGGAGGCTTTACGACACAGACTTCAAACAGGGAAAGTACGTCAACTCTCCCGCCACACCCCTGTTCCACAAGTCGAAGATCCTGTACAACCTGCCCCAGGCTCGCAAGAACCTCAAAAACAGCAGCACCCTGTATGTGGCAGAGGGACAGTTCGACGTGATCGCCCTGGCCGAATCCGGTATCGGCGCGGTCGTTGCCGGACTGGGGACAGCATTCACACCCGAGCAAGGATCCCTATGCCGCCGAATGGTTGGCGACGACGGCCGGATCGTGTTCTGTTTCGACGGGGACCAGGCCGGGATCAAGGCCGCCCTCAAGGTATTCACCAACGTGCCAGTTGTCCACTCATGCGCCTATGTGTCCGCAATGCCGGAAAGCACCGACCCATGCGACCTGAGAATGAAGGAAGGCCCTGACGCACTCAAGGAGCATGTGGAGACTCATCAGGTTCCGCTCGCTGAGTTCGTCCTTGACGCTGCCGCACAAGACTACAACCTGGGCGACACCAGCCAGCGAGCCAGGTACATTGAGCGTGCCGCCAGCGTCATCAAGACGATCTCCTCCCATATCCTGAGTGAAGAAATGATCAGGAAAGTGTCACTGGACACATTCTCCCCCACTGAGGTCATCAGGGACGCAGTAAACCGGGCTGAGCGGGTCACCGCAGACGCCTTCGATCAGGCCACCACCCCACGCGACACCACACCTGAACGCCCCGACCTCGACGACCCCAGCAGCAATAACGACAGCATCAGTGGTAGGACGGTTGTAGACCAGGACGACACTATCAGCCTCATCGACACTGACTCCACGTATGCGGCAGCAGCCCGAAGCATACTCCTTGCCATACGGTTCCCCCAGTTCCGGGAAGAGACCATCAAACAGCACAAGGTGTTCCCGCCCGCACTCCTCCCCATGCTGAAAGATCTACACCAGGCGTGCACCAGAGAACGCATAATCCCAGAGGACTTCACCCACACGAAGATCGCCACCCACATCATGTCCGCGAACCTCATCCCAACCATGACCATCATGAGTGACGACGAGACAAGTCACCTAAACGCCTACCTGCTGCGCTACCTCACCAAAGCCAAGGACGCGGATCAGAAACGCAAGGTGCAAGAGGCCATCATGGCGACACTCAACAGCAGCGAATCCTCTATCAGCATGCTACGCAAAGCCATCAGCGAGGAGAACCGGCTACTCGGGAAACAATAAGATGACGAAGCCCCAACTAACACGCAACCTGGAACCGATCACACCAACCACACTCTGACCCCAGCCAAGAGGTACCAGAGGAAACACCAGAAACTTCCCCACATCCTTAAACTAACGCCACGATATTTCGGTGAGCGCCCACCTATGGGGGGTTAAACCAGCGAGGACGAAAGACAGGGCAATGGGATTCTTCTCAAGACGAAACAAGCGCGACTTCAACGTTGATGCGGTCAAAGTCCCAGAAGTCACCTACCCGGACCTCCAAACCGCACTCCAGTCCGTCACCAACGGCGGAGCAAAAGACACCAAATCCGTCACCATCACCTGGCAGGACGGCACCAGTGCGCAAGCCGTCATCTACGGTGACACCCTCAAGTACCTTAACCAGGGCGTCATCAACAGTGAACTGGCCCAGATCATCGAGTCCAGGGTCTCCACGTCCCGCACCGACATCCACCCCGGAGCCCTCGACGCCCTCAAAAAGGCTCTTGCAGACGAGGAAACCAGCCACATCGCCGCCGTCGAGCGGGTAGACCAGGTGTCACCTATGCTCGCAGCATTCATGAACATGATCCTCGGTGAACTCGCAGAGAACCACATCATGCGGCTCCACGACCACGGCCCCGTCACAGAGGTAGAAGCGGACTGGTCTGTCGATTTCACCCCCACATTCATGCAGAGGTTCACCGGTGTGGACATCCGTGTTGAGCAGGTTAACAGCATGGCTGAGCATGGGCGGCGTGACCTCCAGCGGGCCGAGACCATCACGCGCGGGGAACCCCTAGGTGACGTCCTGATAGAAAACACTGGCCCACAGCCCGCAGATCCCAGTGAGGAGCAGCACCTCATCCTTGACCTGCTACTAGACCGAGGCGGACCCATTAGCCTGGAGGACCTGCAACAGCACGCTACCGGCTACATCTGGTCGCACGTGCTCAAAGCCGCAGAAAACCTGATGTACGACGGTGCAATCGACATCACCTACCCGAACCGTCAGGAGTCGTCACTACCTGACCTCGGCCCACTCACGGTAGCCAAACCAGCCACCAACAGTAGCCAAGACGACACTGGCACACAGGACGAGCACGACAGCACCCCAACTGAGGATGGCGCGGCACCCACAACAGGCAGCACCCCAGAGTCAAGCCAGGTGGAGGACCCCAACCAGAAGCCCACACCTCAGGGCGCCCCCCAGCCAGAAGAAACAGTGCCCCCCGAAGCCCCAGACACAGTGGCCGTCAGTGCCTTCGACAAGATCATCACAGGCTCAGACGAAGACGACAGCGACGGGTTCACGTTCTTCATGCCAGACGATAACGACCTCACTGACGAAGGAGGCTTTGACTTCACTGACGAGGATGAAACCCTCACAACAACCATGGCGGGTGAAGACCTAAGGCCCCTCATCAACCAGATCGTGCGCGAATCCACAAACGTCGATCAGACCATCATCCCTGTACTCACTGAGGAGATTGAGTACAACGCCGAGTTGGAGGCAGGTGTCATCGACCTGGACAACCGCATCAGCGAAGTCCGCCAAACCTACCAGGAAGACTTCGGCCGTTACAACATCATGGCAATGGACATCATCGGGGATCAGGCCCAGAAAGGTCAGGATGTCACCCTCGAAGGGGCCGGTGAACCCATCGAGCATGCCCGCGAGGACGCCAACGACCAGTTCTTCACCCTGGAGGACCTAGAGCACCGCCGATTCAACCTCAACGCCACCAGGATCAACCTCCTTAAAAGCATCCTAGAGCGCATTACTCACCTTGACGGAGCACACGTCCAGGAGTGCGTCAACCTGATCGAGATGAAGATCCAGGGCATCCAGGACGTTACTGACACCGCGTTTCACTCCCCCAAGGACGATGAGGCTATCGCCAAGAAAACAGACCTCAAACTCATTGAGTCCGTACTCGTCCCCGAAACCATCACCCCAGACGACTCCCCCCTGTTCTACAGGCTCGTCAGCACCATGGGGTTCAACCCGTTCGACAGCACCAGCAGCCAGCAGTGAAAACAACAGAGTAGAAAGACGCCAGTAGAACATAGCACCGGCCAGGCAAGGAGAACCCATTGGCGGTCGATACCGACAGAGATTACGACTTCGACGACGACACCCCCCGCAATAACGAACCTGAAGGTGACGGCGGCGGCAGAATCCTGGTTGCTGTCCTAGCCGTCCTGTTTCTGCCCGCCATCATCATCGCATGGGCCATCTACTACCTGGGGCTCGCAAAGGGGCGCCAGAAAAGGTCTGTGATCCTCTCCGGCACCCTCACCATGATCGTGATCGCCCTCATGTACGGGTCCCTGTCCAATGCCACAGCCAGAGCCAGTGCCGCACTAAGTGACGTCACAGGCATCACCCAGAACTGGACCGAGTACATTCCCCTACTAGTCGTCGTCAGTGTCATCCTCGGCGCAGTCGGCGGGTTCACCCTGACCGTGATCCAGGTTGGCAGACTCATCAAAAACCCGTACCTGCTGCACATGGAAGGCCCCTGGAAGAACTTCACGTTCCGGCCAACCCCACTGGAGAACAGGCGCACCAAAAAACTCGTCACCCAGTTGAAAGACGGGTCACTGTCAGACAAGGACAAAGCCCCCCTTGGCATCACCACCAAAATCTATGAAGACCCCGAGGAGAACAAGAATACAGGTGGACTGAAAACCAAGGCCACATGCGAGGTCGCCTACCGGTACCAGGCGGACGCACGCAAAAACACCGTCATGTCCGGTGGTGTCGGATCCGGTAAGACCATCACCATGCTGTCCATGATCCGCTCCGACATCGTGCACGGACTCCCCGTCATCATGATCGACATGAAACGCGACCCTGAGGTGTCAGCGAAACTCGCCCGCTGGTCCAAGGAGAACGGACGCAACTTCTACCACTTCGTGAACGGAGACCCCCAGGACTACGACGTACCTCACTCCGCCGGGCAAGCCTCCTATGACCCACTCATCAACGGCGGTGCAGCCAAGGCAGACATGATCCTCGGGATGCGCGAGTGGGACACCAGCAGCGAAGTATACAAGGGCAATGTCCGCCAGTTGCTCCAGGTCACCTTCCAGATGCTTAGACAAGCCGACCGCACCAGAGCAGACCGCATCGACTGGAGCCACGGAGGCATCAGCCAACTCGCCTCCGCCATCAAAGACAACAACGCCTTCACTGACCTACTCATGGCCTGCAAAGGGCGCCCTATCTACGACGACGCACAGGCAGTAGACCAAGGATCCCGCCACAAGTCCGGGAAACTCTACGGCGCCATGGATGAGGTGCAAGGGTACATGCGCACCCTCACCGCGTCAGCCTATGGCCCATGGCTACGTACCGGCGTCACCGACCGTAACATCGACCTCTACGAACTCACAAAGGACGAAAACAGCGGGAACGTCATCCTGTTCTCCATCAACTCCGACAGTGAGAAAGACTTCGCCGCCTACCTGGGTGCACTCATCATGGCGGACATCAGCGCTGTCAGTGCTCTCAGGCGAAACCGCGGACTGAAGAACCCAGTCAACATCTACATCGACGAATTCCAGATCATCCCCCCCACCACACTGGGCGGCATCCTAGAAAAAGCGCGCGCATCCGGGTTCGCCACCACCCTAGCCAGCCAGTCGTTGGAGCAGGTTATCGTCAAGTCCGAACGCAACGGCGAAGCAAACGTCAACAACATCCTCGACACATCCAGCCACTTCATCATCCACAACGGCGCCTACTTTGACTCCGCCACCAGGCTAGCGAAAATCGTCGGCGAGGCATGGTTCCCGAAATGGTCCACAGTCAACGACTCCAAGACACACTTCTTCTCGTTCAACTGGAACAACAGACGTGACAGCATTGTCCGCAACGACCGAGAACAACGGTACATTGTTGACCCATCTGAGTTCCAGAAACTCAGCGCGCCTTCCCCATCAAACGGGTTCCTGACCGAAGCGATCATCATCGACAAGTCCACGGTTGACCCACGCTACTCCGGCAGGCCCAGGGCGCTAGCACGCAAGGTGCGGATGATCCCAGACGACGCAGTACTCGCCTCATACCCACTGTCCAGAGTCGGAGAGAGCGACTATGCGGGACAGCAGCCAGACAATAAGGAGATGCACCTAGTTGTTGACGGTGATACAACTGAGGGCCAGCATGGCGACCACATCTGGGAGGATGACGCCTTCCAGACCGAACCGGACACACAAGGGTACGACCCTGCTGGTTACGGCGACGAGGATGAGGACGGCGGATTCGGCTGGGTCAGTGACGACAAGGAGCCAGCAGACCCCCAAGAGGTAGAACAGGGCAAGACTGAAACAGGCTACAGCGCACCCGCCACCAGCAGTCCTGATCGCTCCCGCATCGATTACACCACACCAGCCCATGAGGAACCAGTCTACAACCAGCCTGAGCCCACGACACCCCCAGAGGAAGACTATGGTGCCGGGTTCGGGTGGGTCACAGACAGCAGCGACAATACCGAACAGGAAGACCCCAGGACAGTGGGGCTTCCAGAACTTGGTTTCTGAGGGGCAAGCACCGCACGCATTGCCACGTAAACACACCAGACGCACGTTTCCTCGATATTTTTTGCGATTCTACTTAACATTTTTATGGAGGGGTAATGCCAGACCCGATCAACGTCCCTACACCCCCATCCAGGAGAAGGGGAGATATGACGCCACCTAGGAGAGGCGCCACCAACAACCGTGGGCGCACAACCCTGGGGACCCCTCCGTCCGTGCCTTCAGCACCCGGTGCCCTACCAGACCTTGGCAACATTCCAGGCCCCCGGCAGCGCCCAGGTAGGGCACCGGAGGCTAATGCTACGCCACGCCGTACCCCCGCCAGCAGCCTCAAGGTTCCTGGGCTCGCACCAAGCCGCGGCCCAGTACGCACCCCTGACAGGGCAACCACTCCTGACAGGGTGGTACGCCAGGAAAGAGTCGTCAACCAGTACGATGATGGGGAAGACCCTTTTGAGCAGATTCCCGTCCGAGACCAGGTTGATGTTGAAGACTACGAGGACTATGAGGCTGAGCACGTAGAGGTGGACACCACCCCCGAACGTCAACCATCTCTCCGCACCCCCACACCCAGTAGCGCTGACAGTGGCGAGGATGACCATGAGGACACCACCGAGCCTGCACCTAAGAAGAAGGGCATGTTCGGTCGCAAAGCCAAGAGCAGCGAATCCGCGTCGAAAAAGCACACCAAGTCCAGTGCACCCACTAAAACCAGCACCCCATCCATCCTGGATGATGACGAAGACGAACTCGGGTTCAAGAGGAACTTCATCGACAAGAAGAACAAACGCCTCCTCCCATTCGGCAAGAATACCGGCAGCAGCGGAGACCGAAGAAAAGGCCGCAAGGTCCGCAATAAGGACATCGACCCCCGCAAAAACAGGATCATCAAGATCAACGGGTACCGCATCTTCTTCCTCACTGCCTGTCTCGCACTATTGGCGCTAGGAGCCTACAATGCCTGGTTCCCACAGAAAGCACTCACCGTCGATGAGACAGCACAGGTAGCCCAGCAGGCCCTCGGCAGGACAAACTTCCCAGAAGCACGAGGAGAAGGATTCGCCAAGGACTTTCTGCAAGCCTACCTGACCACCAGCGACGAAACCTCCCAGCAGGCCCTCGCATACTTCTTCAACGGAACCCTAGAGAACGCGAACAACTCCAGCGCGGAGACAAACCGTCAGACATCAGCCGACTATAAGCAACAAATCCTGTACGGCCCAACAGTCTACTCAGCCACCAGCGTCACAGACCAGGTTGCCACCTATGTGGTTGGAGCACTCGTGAAGGCAGTCCCAGCGGACGGCAGCACCCCCGCCCCGGACAGCAACGGAAAAACCGGCGGCGAGGCAACATGGATGTTCTACTCCATCAACGTCTTCTACGACAAGGCCAGCGACCGACTGTTCATCACACCAGACTCCCCTACCGTCGTACCGAACATGAACGTTGGTAGTTCCCGCGACCTTCCAGGGCCGCAGTCACTCGGAACTGGGGAATCGGACTCCGACCTCAAGTCGAAGGTGTCATCCACCGTCCTCGGGTTCATGTCCGCTTATGCGACCTCCTCCCCCCAGGACCACACGGCACTCGACCAGTACGTAGTCAACGATGCACCCCAGGAACTCAAGACGGGCCTGTCTGGTACGTACTCGTTCGACGGAAATGTGAACAATGCGGTCACCTTTGAGGCGTTCCCCACAAAGGACGCTAACGTAGCCAAGGTGAAGGTGACTGTCAACTGGAAGAGATCACTGGGCGCTAACGGTAGCCAGTCAGCGAGGTACACGTCAACCTATGTGATGACGCTACAGAACGTGTCCGGTAAGTGGCAGGTGTCAAAGTTCTCGCCGTTCACGTACCTTCCTGACGAATCCGAGTCCGTCAACAACAGTAATGGAGACCAGAAGGCGGCCGCATCGGATGGCAGCACCAGCGGATCCTGACAGCAAACAGAAGCATTTATCAAAAACATGTAGAAATATTTGATATTGGTCAGAAACTCTTACACAACCGGTTAACTGTGAGAGTTAATCTGATCAGATACACACAAACGGAGAAGAAGAAATGATCCTAGGAGCAATTCTAAGCGGGTTGCTGAGTATCCCCGCTGGCGGTCTTGCAGCCCTACAGAACGACCTGGTTCGTAACTGGATCGGACCAGCCGCACTGATTGTTGTTGCCGCTGTCGCAGTGAAGCACCTGATTAAGGGTGAGCCACGTAAGATGGCCATCTATGCTGTTGCCGCTATTCTCGGCTTCGTTATCATCTACGGTGCTCCAGTACTTGTCGGTGGCGAGGACGCAAGCGTAACCAGGACCGTCGTTAACACGACTAAGAACAACATTAACGTCGCTACAGCACCCTTGGTACTCGACGCGAGTTGATCAACACATGTTGTGAACTCAGCATGATTCAGGTGGCCCACCAGTCAGGCACAGTCCAGGCTGGTGGGCCACCATCATTTACTAGAACGAATACATTTTGTGGGGAGGAGTGTGCGCTGATACATGATATTCCATGCTAGTCAAATGAAGAGGAAACCTAATGCTAGGACATAGAAGCAAACTTGACGTTGCAGTACAGTCAGCCGTGGACAACATTCTCTTCTCGAAGAAAGAAGCGTGGGCCTACTATCGCCTATCAACAACTGTTTACGACTTCCTGGCGTCTCAGCAGAAAATAGAAACCGGCCTGAGAATCACCAGCGCGTTCGCCAACATCATGTCCAACAAACAAGACTCCGTTGACGGGCACCTCATCGTCACAAACGTCCCCCTCGATGTTGACGCCTGGGAGGCCCAAATCCTGGGAGTCATGGAGGACCACCCTGAAGGCCCAGGGTTTAAACGATTCATGGCCCAACAGAACGCCTTCCTCCGCAAGCGCGAGTACTCCAGGCGCGTCTGCTACGTGGGAATCAACCTAGGAGGCAGGAATACCCTCGACTTCACAAACCTTAACGTCCTGGAGTCGGGCTTCAAGAACGCCACAGAGACACTGAAACAGTGGATCGACAAGATGTGGCACCAAAAGGACGGCACTGTTGACAAGGCTGAGGAGGACATGTACCGGCGTCGAGAGGAGGATATGTACGCAATCCTGTCCAATGGTGCTCTCCAGGCGCAGCGGGCCACCACTGAGGAGATACTGTTGGCGATTAAGCGCATGTTCTACCCACACATGCCCGCACCTCATCTCGAAATTGATCACAGTAACAGACTGTCGCAAGGTGACATGGACATTGAGATGCTGGGGCAGATCACCCCCAAGGCAAGGTTCCTGAAGTTCACGCAGCCATATGAGAACATCGAGTTAGAGTCCTACCGGGCGTGCCTGACGTTTACCAGGTTCCCGAAGACATTCACGTTCCCCTATGACAACTTCCCGTTCCTGTACCTCCCAGCGACAATGAACGTCCCATTCACCGCTTTCAGCCGATTCACGCTCTACCCTAACGCCAAGATGAAATCTGATGTTGAACGCAAGTCCAAAGAGATGCGCGACGAGGTTGACAACATCATGGCGACCCGTGACGCCAGTGACGGGATGATGAGTGGCCTACCAGCCGGTGTCGCTGAGACCATTGAGGACCTGGAGCAGATCAAGGCGATGCTGGAGGAAGACAAGGTGCCGTGGCTACGGGCCTCCTACCACCTCGTCCTTGAAGGGCCGACAGAGAAGTTCATTCAAGATGTCTACGCCGCGTTACGCCAGGAGTACCAGGACCGGGATACGGTGATCACCTGGACGTCCGGCGACCAGATGGACCTGTTCTTGGAGCAGATGCCAGGCGACACGAAGCGAATCAAGTCTTTTGAGTTTATCACGAACCTGGCTCTATTAACAACCAGCGGTTTCAACTTCGCGTCCGAGATCGGGGACCGAATTTACGGCCTGTGAAGAAGCGGATAGAAACACAGTGAGCAAAGACGCAACGCAAAGAGTTAAGTAGGTGCAGGTAAATGGCTAGAAGACGTTCACGCGGTCGTGGAGGATCCGCCATGAAGCGATTCGTCATGACCCCAGTCGCTTTCTTGATCGTTGTGGGCCTGATCTATGGGGTAGCCCAGATCAACGGAATTCACAGCATCAAGGACGCCCTGAACTACATGCGCGTGATCAGTGACGAAACGGGCACGAAAGTCAACAACTGCGTTGGCGGGAAGGACTGCAAGATCCTGCCTGACGGGTCCACCACACCAACAGGATCCGCGGACCAGGGGGCAGTCAGCAGCGGCAGTCAGGCCGATACGAGCGGGGGAAGCACCTCAAACGGGCAGGAGAGCAACAGTGGGGCTGAGGCACCCACTGGTGACAACAAGTACCAGGCGGCCCTGAATAACCTGGCCATTGCGCCAGCAAAAAAGGTCGCCTACAAGCGTAGCGAGTGGAAGCACTGGGTGGACGTCAACGGCAAGTGCAACGCCCGCGAGCAGACCCTTGTCAACCAGGGTAAGAACGTCAAGACCGACACCAAAACCTGCCGGGTTCTCAGTGGCACCTGGGTTGACCCCTACAGTGGGGAAACCATCACCAACCCCAAGAACATCGACATTGATCACGTAATCCCCCTGGGGTATGTGGCGAGAAGCGGCGGGCAGGACTGGAGTCCACAGAAGAAACAGGAGTACGCCAATGACGTGGACACTGTTCTGCTGGTGACATCCGCGAAGGAGAACCGGTCCAAGTCTGACAAGGGACCAGCCGACTACATGCCACCAAACAGTGCTTACGCCTGCACATACGCCCAGAAGTGGATCGACATTGCCGGAAAGTACCAGATCAGCATCACTCAGGCTGACAAACAGACCCTATCCGACGCTCTCACCAAGTGTAAATGAGCGCCCCTGTAGTTAACCCCGAACGTCAGTAACCAAGGAAGGTTCACATGTCAACAGCCGCCAACCGAGCCAAGGCTGCCGAAAGGTTCAGGCAGCAGAAGAACCAGGCGGAACACAGTAACTACGATGTTGGTGCCAGCCATATGAGCATCGAAGGGAAGTTGCGCCTCCTAGAGGAGATGGACCGTGGCGACCTTGTTGGCATCTTCAAGGAATGGCAGCCTAAGGTATCGAAGCGTCGCCGCCGTGGCGCTCCGCTGGATCAGCGTGTCTCCATCACCGTCACCGACATGGAGCGCACCAACCTGAACGACGAAATCAAGACGATCAAGATGACTGAGAACATAAGCATGAGCCAGTTCATCCGTAACAGGGCCATAGCCTCCGTCGATATCGTTGGGTGGCGTGACATCGCAGAAAAGGCGCTCGCGGAGATCGAGGACACAGTAAAGAACCAGGCGGCCATGCGCAAAAAGCGGTCCGCCTTGAACCTCCAGGCAGACGAGGAGACAGACCCCGCGACCGCAGCCTACATTCGGGCACAGGTTGACGACATCACCCGCCGCCTGGATCGCATCGTCTCCAAGCCACAATCCCGTAAACGTCGCCTGTCAGGCCGCATGTCTATGCCTGAGGCGGAGCAGGTGAAGTGGCGCGCACAACGCCTCTGCATCTCTACGAGTGACTATCTGCGGATGATGATCTTCAACCTGGAGCCGAACGGTATTGCCGACTGTCACATGAGCCTGGACGCGAAGCGCCTCTTCTACATCTCGATCATCGAGGTTGCTCAGAACGGTTGGGGTACTCCACCATCTATCTACCAGTGCTCCCAGTGTGAGAACTACATGGATGAGATTAGGCGTCTGCGCAGTGAGGTTGACCAGTTGCGCGCATTCACGTAAACCACACCACCCCAAAAGGAAATATGGTTAGGGCAGTAAACCCCAAACACAACGAAAAGACCTCCTCGTTATAATTAGGGGGTCTTTTTTGTTGTGATATTGCGGAGTACTGTATCGCGTACTGAAAGTTCCAGGAGGGGCTGCAAAATAATGAGAAAGTTCCTCAAGGGCCTTAACTCAGACCGGGGAGAATCCCTCGTGTCAGTGCTCATCGTCATGCCGCTACTCGTCGTCATGCTTGTCACCATGGTTGACTTCAGCGTCTACATCCTCAACCAGGGGCAGGTACGCGCAGCAGCCCGAGACGCAGCCCGAACCGTCGCCATCTACGGAGGAAACGGAACCAGCAGCGGACAGATCACCCCCATCGCCAAAGCATACGGCACTATCGAGTCATGCCCCAACCACACGTCGGCAGAGTGCTCCCTCATCAAGAAACTAGACAAGGACAGCGCCCTCGTCCACTCCCAGGTGAAAAACGTTCAGTGCACCCCTAGCATCGCCACCAAAATAGGTCAGAACGTCCACTGTGACGTCACCTGGGAGTACAAGGGCATCGCCGGATCCGCTCTACCGCTCATGCGCACCATCGGCGGGCTCAGCGGAGAAGTCAGCACACGAGGCACATCCGAGTCCGAGGTCCGCTACGACGGGGCACAGGACCTCGTTTACACCAACTGACGGCAGAGGGACGAGAACACATGCGAACATTCCGCCGCTACCGCCTCAAAAACCTACTAAACCACCTCTGCCGTAACACCAGCCTGGGTTTCAAGTCCGACGACGGCGATGGGGCCCTCACCCTGTCTATCGTGTTCGTGCCACTCGCCGTCATCTGTCTTGGGCTCACCATCAACACGAGCCAGGTCGTGTCCAACAAATTCGAGTACGACACGATAGCCCAGTCATCCGCCGAGACCGCAGTGAAAACCATTGACGCGCGCGGAAACCTCGACGAGAAAGCCATCAAGGCACTCATCCGGGAGCACCGAGAACAGATGGAAGCCAGCACCGCATACTCCGGGACCTGCAACATCCAAGAGATCAATGGGAAGAAAGTCACCCTCCCCTACTACGAAGTGCGGCTAGAGACATCACGCAACGTCAAAGGTCGCCGCGTCAGCAGCACCTACAAGATAGACTCCTCCAACCCGAACACTGTTGACGTGCCCGACATTGAAAACAAGAACACCCCATACAGGGTCATCTCAGCGGAAGTGTACACGGCCACATCCTCCCCATTCGTCGCTATCGGACTGCAACCCTGCAACTATCACAAGTCCACCGTAAGCGCCATCAGTTTCGGAAGCAACAGGGACCTCGGCGGCACCCACACCAAAGCAAAAAAGACCCCGAAACCCTAACAGAACAAGCCATACACTCCACCCGCGTTACCCGCAGCCCATCGCAAAAGCCGCGCACTTAGGGGTGCGGGTAACATGTGCATGAGCGTGGATATTCGCTCACAAGAATCGACAGGCCAAGACCCACCGAAACAAGAAGAGGCGACAGCCAAAACTGGTGGGCCACTGGTACCATCGGGACGTTAGGACAACACAATGGGCGATCACAGCACCCCCGTCGGGCTCACAGAGGAACTACGCGGGAGGACGGTGGTCGCAGACACATCCAGCCTCCTCATGGTAGGTACGGGACTTCTCAACGTCCTCCAAGACTGCACCCTCGTCATCCCAGCGGTCGTTGTCCGTGAACTAGAAGACAAACGGTCCCACCCAACAATCGGTCTCCTGTCCCGCCAATGGATCCGTCTCCTCGAAGAATTACGGGTCACCCAAGGCGGAAAACTCGCCGAAGGAGTATCAGCACCCGCGCCCTGGGAAGACATCACCATCCGTGTCGAACCCAACCACAGGGATCAGAAGTCCCTCCCCGAGCACCTACAGGACGGAAGCCACGACAGCACCATCCTCGCAGTCGCCAACAACCTCCGCCAGGACGGAGACAAGAACGTCATCCTCCTGTCCAACGACACCCCCATGCGCCTGCACTCCACCCTCGACTTGAACATTGACGCCATCGAGTTCAACGCCACAAGAGTTCTTGACGCCACCCCATTCGACGGGCGCTACACAGTGACCCTCACCAGCAGCGAGTGTGCCAACAGCAACTACTGGGGCGAGAAAGACGGCAGCAAGGGCCTGGAGCGGGTAGAAGACCTGATCCTGTCCCGCCTCCCAGAGGACAGGGCAGAGAACGCCTACATCACCATCACCCTGGATGATGCTGACAGCAAGCCCATCGCGCACCTGATCCTCACTGGAGACACGCTCACCCCGGTCGCACGCAAGGTGAAGTCAGAGAGCATCACTGGCCGCACCATCGAACAGGACGTCGCCATGACCTGGCTGAAGATGCCCGCTAGCCAGGTACCCATCGTGTCCCTCGGAGGGTCAGCAGGAACCGGCAAGACTCTCGTCGCTGTCGCCACCGGCATCAACGAACTCAAGTACCACTACGACAAGATCATCGTGTTCAGGTCCCTGCACGAACTCGGGCAAGGGCAGGAGATCGGTTTCCTTCCTGGAGACGTCAATGACAAGATGGCCGCATGGTCCGGGGCAGTGTTTGACGCCATCGACGTTATCGCCTCCAAGGGCCGCAGCAAGACCCAGGGTAAACCTGACGACAACAAGATCAAAAAGTACAAGGAAATGGTGGAGATTGCACCCATCACATTCCTCCGAGGCCGGTCCCTGGCGCGCACATTCATGATCCTGGAAGAGGCACAAAACTTCTCACGCAACGAAATTCTGAACATCCTGTCCCGCGCTGGTGAGGGGTCCAAGGTGGTCCTCACGTTCGACGCAGCCCAGGTTGACAACCGGTTCCTCCAGTCCGGGAAGCACGCAGACATCTGGAGCGTTGTTGACAGTCTCAAGGACAGTGACCTTTTCGCACACATCACCCTGAAGCAAACTGAACGCTCCGAGGTAGCAGAACTGGCTGCATCAATACTGGAGAACCAGTGACCTAAAACTAGCCGCAAACAGGCAGTGGCAAAAAGAAGGCGGTCGATATTTTTCGGGATATTGGCCGCCTTCTCGCACATATTTTGACACATCGGGCTGGCCTAAGAACACCCGCGAACTAACATTTTGAGGTTTGGCAGATGGTCGCAGAGAACGGCACATTCTACATCACCCCAGGTGTAGGTACCAGTACACACAGTGCCGTCAACCGTGCATGGACAAGGGTGGCGTCCACTGTCGCCGTATTCTTCGCGCTCGTCGCCATCATACTGTCCACCATCACCGCCACCCCCCTGGGGCAAGCAACAGCATCCAGCCACACTGCACAAGCCGGAACATTCGGGATCTTCTGCTCAGAGATAATGGGCAGCAACATGGACTCCCAGGCGAAATGGTACCAGTGGCTCAAGTCCTACCCGGCCTCAGACAAGGATGGCCGTCGTCTCACCGCCCAGGAGGCCCTAGAGAACGGGCTTTTCTTTGTCAACTACCATGGCGAAGGTAAAGGTGATTTCCTGGTCAAAGACAAGTCTGACGAATCCTACAAGGAGCACTCTAAGACTGATGAGGCCAAACTGAAGGCCAGCAGAACTCTCAATAACTGCGCCCTCAACTCTATCGGTGTCTGGACTGCCAATGATCTTCTTGGTATTGCCAACGGGCTGTCCGGCATCACCCAGTACATTGTGATGCACACGTTCGACTCGAACATGATCTGCTCCGATGCGAAAGACACGACCGGCGACTGTTTCAACATGCTGAAAATCATTGGTGGTACAGGAGCAAACGGCCGCGAGTCAGCGAACGCCAACAAAGGCGGAATCATCGGGGCGCTCACCGGGTCACTGTTCTTCCCGCTCGCGTCGCTCGTATTCATCGCAGTTGGTGTCGGAGTATTCATTAAACTAGCAAAGATGAAAATCCGGGACATCTTCTTCGGTGTCCTGTGGGCGTTCATCGCCTACATGGTCAGTCTCATCATGCTGCTGAACCCGTCCCTGCTCGCTAAAGCCCCACTGGCAGTATCCAACACAATAGCGTCCTGTGTGATCGGGGCGTTCAGTGGTGGCGTCTGCGGAACAAACAACTCTGGAACCCTCCAGGAGAACGAATCCACGTCAGACGCCGTTTGTCGTGCGTATGCGAACAACAGCGACCCGTCCAGCGACATGCAGATGATCGCTGGGTCGCTCACCTGTAAGATCTGGAAAGCGTTCGTGCTGAACATGTACGCTGAGGGATCTTTCGGGACGGGGTTCGACAACCTGGACACACTTGACAAGAACAGGCCCACCAATAAAATACTCACCGATGCTGGTCTCAAACCAGAAGACTACTGTGTGAACTTGTACACAGAAAAGAGCATCGACAGCCAGAAGAACGGGGTACTCACCACCACCGACAACGGTGACGGAAACAAGATCTGTAACCTAGTCACATACCAGATGTACCTGGAAACCAGCGTGAAATCCGGTGAAGACACCCTGCCGGACACAGGGAAGATAGACACCCGCTGGTACGAGGTAATTGACGCGGCAGCCGCCAACAACGGGTTCTGGTCCTCCTGGTCCGGCAGCATGTCCAGCACGTTCAACAAGAACGGTATCGCCCTCCTTGCCATCTTCGTTGTCGTCCTCGGCGGTCTCGTCCTCATCGTCACATCCCTGTACGCCGCCGTCTACTTCATCTCCTCCATTATCCTCATGGCTTTCAGCCCGATCTTCCTGCTCATCGGCATCGACCCTGACAGGGGGCGCAGAATCCTCCTCGGGTTCTTCCAGAAGGTCGCCACCAACGTGATGAAGTACATCGCGTCCGCTGGGTTCCTCGTCGCCAGCATCGCCATGTATGGGGGCATCCTCGATGACATTGACAGCATCCCCACAACGATCCTGTTCGTTCTACTGATCACCATGGCTCTGCTCATGTACCGTAAGGAGATCATTGACCTACTAGGCAAGGTCAACGCCAAGGGCGAGGAACTGTCTTCCCAAATGAGTGACAGGCTGGGCCGCACCATGCGGGGTGCCGGTAGTGGCACCACACGTATGCTCAGTGCCGGTGTCGGTGGCGCGGTCGGCGCGAAGATGGCCGGTGGCACCATGAGGTCCGGGTTCGCTGACGCAGCCAAACGTGACCTTAAGCGCAGCGGCGGCTTCGTCGGTAACGTCGCCCGCCAGGTTGACCGCGAGAATGTCGCCAACCGCGGCAAACTCAAGAACAAGGAGCAGGAGGCCAAACAGCAGGAGCGTGACGCCCAGCAGGCAGCGAAGAACTGGCAGGACGCATCCAGAGGCGCCTCTAAGGAGATCGCCAGCCAGGAGTCCAGGAAGGCCGCCGACCAGAAGACCATTGACCGGCTGGAGGGCGAGAAGTTCAAGAAGACCCACGCGACCTTCATCGCCCGTAAGGACCTGATCACGGACGCTGAACTACACCTGGAGCGTGTCAACAACAACCCCGAAGCCACCATGGATGAGCGGGAGTCCGCAATCTCCAGGCTTGAGCAGGTGCGCGCATTCGTCGAGTTCGAGAACCTTGGTGAGCGTATCGGTGCTTTGGAGAAGCAAAAGTCAGCCATCAGTGACCCAGCGCAACGTAAAGCCTTCCAGAACCGTATCAACGGACACTACACCAGGATGGACGAGTTGCAAGAACCGTTCGAGGAGATCGACGGCCGCACCTTTGATGACCTCAGGGGTCAGGTTGCTTTCAACGCTGACAAGGTGGCCGCCAGAGCCAAGTTCGGGTCTGAGCAGCAAGCCGCTCTTGACAAGGCATACCGCGACCAGGATGAAGCGGACCGCAACATTGACAAGGCGACGGCTGAGCGCGACCTCTACGATCAGCGCGCAGCAGGAGCACACCGGGAGGCCGCTGAAGCCGGACAACGTGGACGCATGTACGGTGAGATCAACGACCGTAACGCTGCGGCAGCGGGTAGGACCGTCACAGCCAAGAGTATTGACAAAGCCGACAAGAAGGTAGCGAAAGCACGCCAGGAGAAAGGCTTCGTATCCAAGGAAACCGCTAAGAAGGACCTGAAGGCTGAACACAAGCGTAACCGTGGTAAAACCAAGGTGACCGCAGACGTCCATATCTATGGTGATCAGGACACTGATTTGGACGGCAAGGGGGCGAAGTACGATGCTGACGGCACCGCCATAGCACCACCAAAACGCTCACGCAGACGACGTGCTGACAGCAGCAGGAGGCCATCATCACCGTCTCCCGTAACTCCGCCAAGCGCATCAACACCCGAACTGCCCGCACTGGATCTACCGCCTATCAGTGGCACAAGTGAGTCAGAATCACAGTCCAAGCCAACGACTGAGGACAAGCCTACCAGGAGGCAGAGGAGCGTGCCGTCGCCGGACAGGATGCCTGACTCACCCCCTACCCCGAAGCCAACACCGGAGAGGAAACCAGAACCCACCCCGACGCCACCGCCTGCACCCCAGGAAAAGCCAGTAGCAGACACAAGAACCAGAGAAGAGGTGAACCCACCAATGCGTAGACCACGGCCACCACGACCGAATCTTCCCCCAAGAAAGCCTCGTGACACCAAGTAAACCAAGACCCCTATTAGCAGCCGGAGAATAGCCGCCACCAGGAGAAGAAACCCAACATGAGTGACAACTGGGAAGCCCCCAAGACTACCGACCCGGAGTTCGGCTATGAGCCTGATGCTGTAGCCGACAGCGAGGTGTACCCAGATGAAACTCAGTATCTCGACGGTGGCGGCATCCCCGGCCGCGATATGCCCGAGATCCGTTCTGCCCCAACGTTCATGCCTGGGACGAGCCGCAACATTGACCCCAGGGCTGAGCAGAACTCCGATCTAGAAAAGGGCAGTGACTCACCAAAGGGAGACGGTAGCCACCCCAGCAACCCAGGGGGCCAGAGGGGCAAGTCACACGGAAACAACGGAGACCCCAACAGCAAGCCCCCAGTAGGTACCCCTAGTGATGGAGGTTCCAGCGAAGGAGACGGAGAAGGTAAAAGCGGCGACGACCCTAAGTCAGGTGGAGGCAAGGGCCGCGGTGGCGTCAAAGGTGTAGCCGGGAACCTCGCAAAGAGTGCAGCCGCCCATGCCGTACCAGAGAAGGCGGCAGAGACAGCGGCAAAAGCCGCAGAGACCGCGCGGCGTGTCCAGTCGGCAGTCCACACAGTCGTCCACTCTGTGCAGGGCGCTGTCGCTGTCGTCATAAACCCTGTCTCATGGATCATCCTAGCGGCAGCCGTCATTATCACCGTGGTGTCTCTCGCCGTGACCTCATCCATGATGGTGATCGGCCGTAATGAGAACGCAGACGGGTGCTTCGGTATCGGCGGTGACGCGAAAAGCGGGCGAGGCATCCTTGGTATCGGGTCAGCGATTCAGGGCGCCAAAGACAAGGTAGACCAGGAGGGAGAGGACTGGACCCAGCGAGGCAACCAGGCTGGTTCGTGGCTCATGTCCCAGAAGTGGGAATTCCTGGGAGGTAAGGGCATGTCCCGCGAGCAGGCCGCTGGCATCCTCGGTAACTTCATCCAGGAGTCCGGCCTGAAGTATGCTCGCGCCGAGATGAAAGGCCCAAACGCTGACGGCTCACTAGACCATATGTCAAATGAGCAGGCGGATGCCTTCACAAAGGACAACGCACCGGCTGGTCTTGGTCTGGCTCAGTGGACGTGGAACCCTGGGCGCGCTAAGACCCTCCTGGACCTGGCGAAGAGCATGGGGAAAAACTGGTACGATGCCGAGGTCCAGTTGACCATGATCAAGAACGAGGTTGACTCCTCTTACGGGCAGCGTCTCCTCGCGGCAGGCTTCAACGACCAGGGTAAGTCTGAGAAGGATCTGGCACTCATCTTCCACGATGTCTATGAGGGCTCCGCAGACGGTGCTCAGGGACTCAAGGAGCGTCAGGACAGTGCCAGCGAGTTCCTGTCAAAGTTCACCGGGTCCGCGGGTCTCCCCAGCAGTGACGGCGGCGGGTCATGCAGCCGCGGTGGAGGTACAGCAGTAGGTGGAGGCAAAGACAACATCGTCAAGTTCGCCATCTCTATCGCCTACCCCACCAAAGAGGAGTCGAAGTGCCCTGAGCCTCGTGGATACTCCTGTGCCCCTCAGGCGTACAAAGACGCTAAGCACAAGATGGAAGGGCAGACTGGTGCTGACCCACTGGACCTGTGGGCCGACTGCGGTCGTTTCGCCGCCACCGTCGTAAAAAACACGGTTGACCCAGAGTTCCCGTGGGGGCCGACAGGAGAACAGTACAGGTACGCCTCATCATCCCCGAAGTGGCAGGCCTATAATGACTACAGCCAGCGCCAGCCAGGCGACATCTTCATCACGAAACCCGAGTATGTGGGCCACATCTTCGTGTACCTGGGACAAGTTGATGGCGTGGAGAAGATCGCTGAGGCTTCCATGGAAGAGCGCGTGGGTGGCGTTGGAGAGTTCTACCTGAACTCCTCCCTCACTGAGGACTACGCAGTAGGTGGTGCACACAGGCAATTCACGGGATTCCACTACGTGGGCAGCTAACAGGGGCAGGATATACTGTCGAAAAAGAAGCCACGCCTTTGTGGGACAGTTGCACGCACTTTTTACGAACGACCCAGGGGGATTCACGCATGACAACAGAGAACTACGACACTGAGGGTGAGAACTTCGAGGAACCTACCCTGAAAGAACGCATTGTCCGAACTGGGCTCATGGTTGTGCTCGTGGTGGCTGTAGCGGCAGGTGCTGTTACTGCCGTGAACTGGTGGGGAGCCCGAAATGAGCAGAACAAGGAGCCCGCATCGGTTGCCATGTCGGACACAGAAAAGACGAAGGTTGCCACAACTGCTGAACTGTTCCTCAGCAAGACCGGAAACTTCGGGGTCGTCTCCGGTACCGTGGACCAACAGGGTGACAATGTGATCACTGTCGCTAACACTGTCTCCACCGCTCCAGAGAAATACCCGTCACTGTTCATCACCAGGCAGATGGCGTACCGTAACGCCCTCCCCGTCATCGCTAAGGGGGCTCCCGCCTACATGGATGGTGTGTCAACCAGCAAGTGGTCCAACGAAACCGACCTAGGGTACCTGATGGGATTCGAGTTGAAGGACTCTAAGGTGCAGCCCGCAGACAAGGCGTCATACATCACCTTGAATGGTAAAAGGGTCCTGGCGGTGAAAGCCAAGGGTACGTTCTCCAGCCGTGTCACTATGCGCGTCCAGAACGGCAATGATGTCGATTGGGATGGAACCTACACGGTACAGTCCAGGGGCTTCTCCGACCAGACGGTGGAGTTCACTCTCGTTCAGGTTGATGGCACATGGCTGGTGTTCTCCGTGGACAAGTTAGAGCACCCATTCCTGCTGGCTAACTGGAAGAACCCCATCTACGCGGGGTACGACTTGAAGGACTACAAGGTGACCTCCAGTATTCAGACGACTCGCGGCCTGGGCGGTAAAGGACAGCCGAACCAGAACTCGTCCCTGACACCAGAGCAGGCACAGAACATCACCCCACAGGGGAAGTAACCAGAAAACCTATACCCCCACACACAGGGCACCACCATTCAGAAGCAACGAAGAGAGTTCACTTATGGGGAAGCACGCGGCAGAGAACACACCACAACTACCAGCAGATGAGGGAAACTGGGAGCGGGATATGGACTCTGTGCTCGCCAGCATCGACACTCACACGGGCGGAGCAACCAACAGCGACACGAACCCCCAAGACGCCACACCCCCTGTAAACGCCAACGGCAGTGCCCCCAAGAAGACAGCCCCGCCACTGGAGTTGGAAGCGGAAACCGCAATAGGCACTGATACTGCTACTGCCTATGAGGTTGATCTTGGCGACACGAGAAGCCACAGTGACGAGACTGTAGCCAACCTGGGTGAAGAAGACGATACTGGCGACCTCAGCAACGACACCGCCAGTGTCGTGGATACCTACTTTGATGACGATGAGGAGTTCCTGGCTGGTGACGACAAGGTGCTAACCGAGGAGCAGGACATGGCCCTGTTCAAACAGTCCGGGAAGGTCGTCAAGTGGCGGGTGGAGAACCTGTACCGACCTAACGGCGATTTTCGACGCGGCAACCTCGTTCGAGCCAACCCTCCAGTGCTCATCATCTCCGATAGTGATGGCAACGAGGTCGAGTTCATGGTCACCAGGGAGTTCGCCGCATCCATGAGGTCCGTGATGGGTGATGCTGAGATCGCACACATGTCCAGCACTCTGCCGCCGTGGGCCACACCAACCAGGAGACCGGGCGTAGCCAATACGTCAACATGGAAGGAGCGATGCGCCGAGTGGGCGAAGGAGCACAAGGTGAAGGCCACAGGATTGATCCTGCTGGCTATCTACATGCTGGCATCAATGGTCTCCCCATTTATCATGCGATATTTCGGCAGTTAACAGTCAGGTTCAATCACTGAAGGAATCTAGCATGGCGGCTGGTCCAGGTGGCAAGAAAGTTCGCGTATCGACAGGTGTTCTCACCAGGATGCTGTCAACGGCCGCAGTCAGGTGGGTGGGCGTCGCGCTCGCTATCCTTGGCGTCGTCTACCTGTGTTTCGCAGCCACTCTGCTGCGCGTCGTTCTACTTCGGGACAACAGTGTCGTACCAGTGAAGAACCTGACGTTCGAGGGCGGTATAGCGCCAGTCGGGTCGAAGGTGCTCGTCGATCCTGGCAACCATGATGGTGGTATCCTTGACCACTTGAAACAGTCTCTCACCCCATCCAGGCAGGCCAGTGTCGTCACCATTGAGGCTGGCCCCATCGGCAGACTCCAGTACGCTGACCCGATCCTCACCGTCGATGGGAAGGCTGTGACAAAAATCCACAGCGAAGGCTACAGGGCTATCACTGAGGGCAGGGACGGCAAGTTCCTCAGAGATGAGTACGTAGTCCGCTGTGTTCAGGGTAACTGCACCCCAGGCGAGGTGTTCATCGTCCCGAAGGAGAAAGTCATCGGCCAGACCCTCCAGCAATAATAGTGCACCCCGACCGGCCAACAACTCACGGAAGAGCCAGTCAGCCAAGGGGACACTCGCCCAACACTATCTAGAGTGAAAGACACGAAAAGGGGACATGAGGACACATGCCAGGACCATTCGACGAGTTAGTCGGTAGCCGGATGACAGACCCGGATGAACGACAGGCCAAGGAGATCACCCGCAGCAAGACAAGAAAAGGGCGACTTCACCATAGAGGGTCCGTGTCCGAGCAGTCCGCGGGCCTGTACCTTGGTGCACTCAGGATGATCCTGTTTGTTCTAGTGGTTGCGGCTGCGCTCTGGGCAGCGAAGTACGGGATCGAGACCTATATAGGGCACCCGATCAACTGGCACGATGCAACACTAGCACCCGTCCCTGTGGTGAGATAATGGGACACACAGGCATCCAGCAGATCGTAGCCCTCAGAGAAGGCCAAGGAGATAAGACAGCCCTCAGTCGGGAACTCGTGCACATACTAAAATGCGGGGATCCGCGAGCGCTCAACTCACTGGCCGTATCGATCCTCAGGGGGGTCCAGCCCAAGTGCTTACCTGTGGGTGACATCCTGAAAACCCCCATGAGTACGATCCGTTGCACCACATACCAGGCCCCAGGTGGTGACACGTATGTCGCTCTCGGAGTCGCATACCTACAGGACTACAGGAACCCCGACCCCACCTTGGACACAACCATCCTGGACGCTACTGTGAACTATGTGCAGTCAGTGAACCTCGACCAGGTGATCACCGACATCACCATCAACAACCACCAGCACACCATCCACCCCGCCACACCCAACATCACAGACAGTGGCAGTACGCGCGGGCGACAGCGAGAGGAGGGCACCAAGTGAGCGACCCCACGGTCAAAAATGGACTGCCCTACACGGTGCCAGACGACCGGCCCTCCTACCCCATCCCCAAGGCAGACATAACTGGGTTCACCGTCCCCGCTGAACTTATCGCCCGCCAGTACACCCCCAAGGACCGCGACACCATAATCGCAATCCACCACGAGTTAACCAAGCATGGTGCAGTCGATAACCACTCCACATTCACCGACCCTGCCGCCAGCACCATCAGCCTCGTCAACAAAATCCTGGACGAAGCGAACCAGGCGGCACAATTCGAGAGAGACATACACCCTCACCTGTACGACCAAGACACCATGAGCGTCCTTGACTCAATGGACAAGGATTACCAGGGCGACGAGAACCCCCTCATAGACGGCCTTGACGAACACGGCAACCCATGGTGACCTGTGTCACACTGCAAACAAGACCGTCACACTCATATAAGCATATCACAAACAGTTGACAATCGCCACCCCAATAGTGTAGTGTACACCACAGATCGCTCCGGGTAGGAGAGCAGCCTCAAAGGTCAGCGGTCAACACTCGTCGTTAGGGTACTGCTGGTTGCGTTCACACCTAGCCTGTTGCTGGCTAACGTGTCGATATTTGGCGGGCACTTTAACACGGGTGTAGCCATAATTGACAAAAATACGAGGCTTAGCAACAACAAGAGGTGACAATGGCTACCTACCAGTACCTTACCCGCGAGCAGGAACTAGCCTATGGGCGCCAGGTCCAGGCCATGCTGAAGGTGAAGAAGGATGCCGAAGGTGAAGGCATCGACCTGGAAAAGTTACAGCAAGGTCCAGTCAACAAGATCAAGGACCCAGAACTCAGGAAGATACGCACCATCCTAGATGACGGGAACCGTGCAGCAGAAGCACTCATCGAAGCGAACACTGGACTCGTCATCGACAGGGCCAAGAGATTCAAGGAAGCATACCCTTCCGCACCTGACCTCGAAGACATCATCCAGGACGGGAAAGCCGGGCTAGTGCGGGCAGTGTGGAAGTACGACCCCAGCCGCGGACTGAAGTTCTCCACAATGGCTGTCCCATGGATCTTCCAGTCCATCAGCAGGTCAGCGAACCAGGTCAGCCGCCCTATCAGGCTACCAGAGAACCGTGTCGATCAGTTGTCCAAGATCATGCGCATGCGTAAGGATTACGCCGACACCGGAATGCGCATGAAGGAGATCGATCAGGAGATCATGCAGAAACTTGGCCTGTCCAAGGAAGTGTTCGACTCCATCGTCCACGCTTCTGTCCCACTGGTGTCACTGAATGTGGAGATCAGGGATGGCGACACTCATAAGGAACTGGGAGACCTCATCAACCTCGGCCAGGAGCCATCCGTGGAGGAGCGATTCGAGCAGACTGCGATGAGCCGGGAACTCACCTCTGCGATCCTCTCACTGGGGGACATGAACGCAGACATCATCGCCGCAGCATTCGGCATTCACCTCCCTGGCCGGGCGCTAATGCGACCCAAGGATGCGAAGACTAAGTGGCACATATCCAACAAGACGTATGCGATGCGACTTAAGGCAGCAGTTGAGGCACTAAGGCAGGTGCTCTCATCTAAGGGGCTCACATACTTGGACCTGGCCGCTGCCGCCCAGTAGCACAAGCCGAACCTACATTCCTCCACTCCGCCACGGCGTGAACAATGACCAGTGGAGAGAGTGAGGAACCACCTGCCGTAATGGTTGGGGCTAAAGCATGTCGGTAAGATGATGCATAGCCCCAACCATTCACGTATTGGCGCCCCCACCACAGAAGAATAAACAGAAGAAGGGCTCCAATACTACATGACACCGAGGTAGGTAATGGCTAAGAAGAAGAACAGGCGCACCCCCATTTACATCGGGTTCCATGTGCCGTCACACACATCCACGGAACATGCACTCGCCACCATAAGTGGCGCCACCAAGATGCTACTGGACGACGGAACCTGGAAAACCATGGGTATCAACGAAGGAGACGAGATAGTAGTAGCCTTCACCACCCCCACCAGTGCGCACGCCCCCGAGTTCTTCCAGTCGCTCCAGTCCCTACTGTCCGTCACCCAAGACTTCACCCCACACTTCACCCAGTGGACCAAGGAGGACACCCAGTGATCGGTGACGCCATCTACACCCGTGAAGAGTTCCTAAAACAGCCCGTAGACTTCCGTATCGGCGGGATCATCAGTGACGGCCAGTGGTACAGTTTCCCGAAGTGGAAGATGATGAGCAACTGCACCGAAGAGGAACTGTCCGCATGGATCGAAGAGCACATGCTTGACGGAAGTCTCCTCCAGTCCCCAACGGGCGCGAAGTCGTACCGACTACGCCTGGATGCGATGCTTGACTGGTACAATGACCACGACCTTGAGTTCCCCGGCCAACTCACCAAGTTCATCTACCCGCCCAGGGTGTGGGACGGCATGACGGAGGTTGATGGATTCCTTAAAGCCCCGCTACGTACCATCGGTATAGTTTCCTTCAACTGCTCCAACAGCACGGCAGAGAGGATCACTGAAGAACTCCGAGGTATTGCCAGAGTCCGTGAGGTTGAGCCAGGCAGGTGGAAAGCATTCTGCCTGAACGCCCAGTATGTTCGCAGTATTGTCGCCAGCATCCTGGATGAGGTGGACGACCCTGGTAAGAAGATCCACACGATGACGGCCGCAAAACGCCGGGAGATGCAGGACTTCACTGACGAGTTCAATCGGGGCATGCTTGCTTTCTATGTCTCATACTCTAAAGAGAACACGCTGAAGAGCCTCATGGAGACCATCAGGATTTTCATCCCGAACGAGGAAGACCAGAACTCACAGATCACCGAGTGGGTTATTCTCGCTATTCAAAAGTTCGATGAGTCCGCGTCCGTCCCATTCAGCGGCTACCTAGACGCAGTACTGAAACGGTGGCCCTTTGACCTGCCGCAAGCGCACCTGGGGAAGGAACTGAGCACCTTCCAACGCAACCGCTCACGCGCTATCAAGGCTCTCAAGAAGCGTTTCAAGGGCCGGGAAATGTTCACTAGCAGCGAGTTAGCAGAAGAGATGGACATATCCATGGCTAAGTTCGCCGACCTAGATGAGAAGCACAACGTGTGGCTTCGCACAAAGAGGGCCACGGAACTGAATTGGGAAGGACGCTCTGACGAGAAAGAGGCAGACCAGCACTCCAACATCATGATGGGTGGCGTCGGCACAATCCCCTCAGACATCACCCTAGCCCACAAACTATCTGTCGCGGTAGTTTCGTCCGCTATTGATACTGGAAGGTTCGACGACGCCTACACGCTGATCAGTCAGATCGACGTCAGAGACATTGACATGAAACAGGTGGAGTCTCTGTCACCAGAGTTCGTGAAGGCGCTCGGGTCGAAACTCGCAATCTAACCTCATTGAGTATCCAGGAGACGGCACATGCCCAGACTAACCCAGCAGGAGAGAGACTTCATCCAGGAGTCCCTAGGCCACACGACCAGTGCCCCCAAGAACAATCTAGACGAGGACACAGCCACTACTAGGGATGCGGAAGGTGCGGGCAGCGAAGTGACATCCAGCCAAGAGGATGACAGGGCTCGCACCAGCCGGAGGCACCGCAACCTGGAACGCAACGTGAGATTCTGGGCAAACCCCATATTCTGGATGTCCCTCATCATGGTGGCAGCGTCCTTATTCACTGGTGCCGTCACCTGGCTGGACTACCGGGCCAGAACATACCTAGGTGACTCTATCGACTGGCTGGTGCAGCAGGGCCTATCGGAGGACTTCATCAAGATCACGAACCAGGCTGGTATGGGGTGGCTCCCAGACTTCATCCGGTTCTACCCGTACAGGTGGACTGCTGTCGGGGCCGTGTGGGTTATTGCTGTTGCCATCATTCTCATCATCATGTTCATCGACTACCAGCGACACAAGGAGGACAAGTGACCAGCAGGCCCAAAGGCGACCGGGACAAGACCTCCAAGAATAGTGGCGCTAGCAGCAAGAGCAAAGGACACACAACAAAGGAAACAACCATTAGGGAGGCTAGCAAGTCAACCGTGAGGATCCCCAGGTCGCTCGCGTTCATCCGTACCCGAAACGGGGCCATAATCACCTCCCTAGCGGCCGTCATTCTCGCACTCTCCATACTGCTGACCATCAGTATCACGAACAGTGGTCAGATCATTCCTGCCAGCAAGGAAGAGCAAACCACCAGCACAACCACCACTAGGGGGCTGTCTGGTCGCACTGCCGACGAGGACAAGGCGGACGCTGTTGCAACCGCAGCGACCCTCCTCAACGCCGCCAACAAGCACACTGGCGACCAGACAGCAGACCAGAGAGTCCAGGCCCTAGAGCAGTCAGGCGACCACAGTAGCCTCGCGGACCTGACCACCATGGATGCCCTCACCAGGTACACACCCGAGTTCGACGAAGCCCTGAAAACCACCACCAGACAGTCACTCATTAAGGCGTCCTCACTGCTAGACGACAACAACGACGGCAAGATCGAGGTCAGGGGCAACAAGCCCCACCAGTACGTGTACCTTGACCAGCAGGCAGGGGTAGCCTATATCCCCCTCCAGGTGTTCTCCGAACACGCCCCAGCGTTCTCCCTAGAGATGGTGTACGTCGATGGGCAGTGGAGGTTCGCCCCATACACCCTCCTAGACGCCATCAGACTGTCAGCAGCCCTAGGGGGCACACAACAGCACTAGTATCCACACAATCACCAGGGGCACCTACAACGAGTTCACAGGCAACTTGGGGTGCCCCTGTGTACGTGTCGGTAACATGAACATGCCCCCGCACATACTATAGGTGTTTAGAGAACCCCGCATGAGCATTAGCCTGAGAAGCGTTGAACTGTCCAACATCCGCCACCACAAGCACTTCATGTTCAAGCCCGCTGACACTGGAGTCACCACCATACGTGGGGCCACCGGGGCAGGTAAGTCCAGCATCGTTGACTCTGTAGCCTGGACCCTGTTCGGAACCAAGCCGCGAGGGGTCACAAAAAACAGTGCCATCATGCGAGATCAGGCCATCTGGGGGGAGGATAAGTTCTACGCCCGCATCACCCTCAACGTGGACGACACTGTGATGATGGTGGAGCGACGCATCGTTTCCAAGACCGGGACCGTCGAGTGCGACGTATGGGAGACACCCCAAAACACGTACACTGGTGACGACAGTGCGTTCACTGACGACACACACAAGGCCGGGGCGTCCGTCACCAGTGCTGAATCCTACATTAGGTCCAGGATCAAGATGGATGCGAAAGGGTTCCTCGCCGCCGTCCTCGTCCAGCAGAAGCAGGTAGACTCCCTTGTCACGGCCAGCCCCACGGAGCGGGCACAGGTCATTGAGAAACTGACCGGAATCTCCGCCGTTACCCTCGCCCTAAAGAAAGCCAGAGAGGTCAGCAGCGAGCACAAGAAAACACTCGCCTCAACAAACGTTGACGAAAAGCGGTCCGTTGAACTACACCAGCAGGCAGACGCCCTCAACAAGGAGATCACCGCCCTCACTGACTCCCTCTCCAAACAGGAGAAAAGATGCCAGGACGCCAGAACCAAGCACAAGGAGGCAGAGCAGGAGTATACGCACCTGAGTGACCTGTATGAGCAACAGGAAACCAAGGTACGCAAGGTCAACGAGAACACCGCCCTCATCAAGTCTCTACAAGCCGACCTGGCGGACATCATCAACCAGAAGAAGGACCTCAAATCCACCATGCGGGCAGCGGCGGGGGCATCAGTTCCACCAGCGGCCAAAGTCTGGCAGGAGATGATCGACACCCAGTCGTCCTTGTCCGCTGCACGGTCCAGGCATGCCGACCTCGCCAACAGTATCGCCACCTGGGAGTCCGAGGCCCAGCAAGTCAGTGACACCATGACCACGACAGGTGTCACCACCATACAAGACGCCGAACAGGCCAAGGCAGAGCACACCGCCAAGGTAGAAGACCTTAAAGCCCAGTCTCACCAGCATGTCGCCGACGGGAAAGCCCTGGAGACCGAGATCACCAAACTACGTAAAGCCATCACCGCCCTCACCGATGGGGAAGGCACATGCCCCACCTGCCTCCAGAAGGTTGACGCCATCAACACCGTCCTGGCGAAACTTAACCAGGAAGTCTCCGACGCGGAACAGAAGATCGAACACTACCGTGACCTATACCGGCAGACCGCGACAGCCATCAAGGAGGAGACCAGTCAAGTAGAAGCCCTGAACGAAGCCATTAAGGCTGTCCACGACCAGGAGGCCCTGACTCAACAAATCAGCCAAGCGAGGACACAGGTCGCCTCTCTGGCTGGACAGGTGAGAGCACTGGAGGCACAGGTAGAGTCCACCCGCAAGGTACTCGCCACAGCCGAGGAGAACGAGACCCAGAAAACCAGGTACGACGAACTGGCGGCCAGGGGCCTACACATCTCAGACCGGATTGAAGCCCTGGAGAAGGAACTCGACGACATCAAAACCACCACCAGCGGAGGCCCTAACGTCACCCTGAAAAAACTCGCCACACTCAGAGGTAAGGTAGACACGATGGCAACCAAGGCTCACGAGGCCGACATGAGACGACTCGAAACCCAGTCGCAGATCAACGTCGCTCAGGAACGATCCAGGTCTATCCAGGTGCAAGCCCAGCAGGTTGACGCTGAGATCGCCAAGTACAAGGACATGCTCACCCAGGTGGAGGAGGCAGTCACCACCACCAATGTCGTCGAAAGGTTCCGCGAGACCCGCATCGAGGACTCTGTGCCAGTCATCGAGGAGTACGCATCTGACCTGATCTCTAGGTTTACGTCAGGGAAGTTCGTGCGCCTAGAGATGGATAAGAAGTTCAACGCCACTGTGGTCCTCGCCGACGGCCGCAGACGCCCAGTAGGAATGCTGTCCGGCGGAGAGATGTCAGCAGCAGCCATCGCCCTCAGAGTCGCCATCTCCATGCTACTCAACCAAGGCACCAGCCAGAACCTCATCATCCTCGACGAGGTTCTAGTCTCCCAGGACTACACCCGCGCTGAAGCCATCATCGAGACTATCCGAGAGATCTGCAAAGGCCAGATCGTCCTCATTGCCCACAACGACTCCATTGACGCACACAGCGACAAAGTGGTCGAAATAACCCCGTAACCAAAACTGGGGATGGTGATATTCGCCCATGATTCCAACATTTTAAGGGAGTAGACACATGAGCCTGTCACCACAGTGGCGCAACGTCATGGAGGCACTGTCCGACCCAGCCGTCTCCGAGGTGACAGCAAACGGGCCAGACTCATTCTTCGTATCCAGGGGCGGCACCCGCTACCACATGAAAGACGTCACCTTCAAAGACGTCGATGACTACATGCAGCAGATCGGCGAAAACCTCATCCCACTGGTCCGATCAGCACACGACTGGGACCCAAACGGCATCCTCTACGAAGGCTACCTGAGCGCCCGCATCCATGGAAAAAAGGTCGCGGGCCGGTGCACCATCGTCCTCCCCCCAGCCTGCCTGACCGCCCAGATCTGCATCACTAACCGTGTCGCCTCCCTCACCACCCTGGAAGACATCGCCAGCACCGGGTCCATGAGCACCGAGATGCTGGACTTCATCAAGGCGGCCGTAGACAGCGACCTCACCATCGCCGTCAGCGGATCCACAGGTGCCGGGAAGACCACCCTCATGGAAGCCTGCACGAAACGGTTCTCCAACACGTCAAGAATCGGTGTCGCTGAGGACATGCCCGAACTACACCTTGTCCAACCGAACGTCTCCTACCTTAACTCCGTACCCTGGAAACCCGGAATGAAGGAAGAAGAATCCGTGTCCCTGACCTGGGTCGTCCAACAGTACCAGCGACTCAGGGTCGATAAGGTGATCGTTGGTGAGGTTCGCGGCAAGGAGTTCGCCGACTTCCTCATCGCCGCGAACTCCGGTCTGGGCGGCTCCATGATCACCCTCCACGCCGAAGATCCCCAGAACTGCCTAAACAAGATGACCGAGTTCGCGCTCGCCGGTGCACCAGGCAGGCCCATCAAGTCCATCAACTCATCCATAGCGAACACCATCGACATCATCATCCAAATGGTCAAGACCCAGGACAAACGCAGACGGGTCTCACACATCCAGCAAGTCACCAGAACCGTGTCCGACGGCCCGGACGCCAAGATCGTCAGCGCACCCCTCTATTTGTGGGACAAGGAAACAGACACGTTCAGTAAGGCCGGGAACATAGAGGACGCCCTCAGGCAGAAGATGACAGCCCACGGCATCGACGTCCAAAGGTTCCTCACCTCAGAGATCGGCGCCAGATACCCCTCCCACGGCACAGTCGGCGGCATCACCCCACACAACAACACCATGCCTGCACCCACACCGGCCCCCGCAATGGGGACACCCGACACGAGTAGCACACAGCCCTTTCCAAGAGTCAGGCGCAGAACCATATGACAGCACCAGTGGTAGCGTACGCAGATGACTATAGGCTCACCGTCGAGAGCCTGAGATTCTACGTACCCGCATTCCACCAAGGGGAAGAAGCCGAACGCATACTCGTCGAATCAGGTGACACACTCCACCCACAGGAACGCAACCGCCTGGAGGTGCAGGCTCGCCTCAAAACCTTAGCCGTAGCGAAGATCGAGTCCATGTGCAAGCCTCTCATCGTGAGGGAGATCAACAAACTCATCAATGGCTCCCACCTCAGAGGCAACGACGACCTGTTTAACATCCTCTACGAGACCGGCGTCAAAGTCGGCATGATCAAGGGCCTAAGGCACTTCGACGTCAACAAGATCCAGGCCGGAGCCACAAACTACCTATTCCAGTGGATCGTCACCTATGCCAGGAAAGAGTTAGCAACCCATGAGGCCACCTTCGGTATCGCCCCATCCAGGTTCCAGAAACTCAAGAAAGTGTCCGCCGTCCGCAAGAAGATAACAGAACAGTTAGGTAGGTACGCCACCAACCAGGAAGTACTAGACTACTTCCATTCCGGGAAGGCCGACATCAAGACAATGGCCGGGAGACTCAACGCCCCCAACAAAGGGTACGCCTCCAACAAGGCAATCACCATGGACCTTGTTCAGGAGCAGGAGAAGTTCGAGAAGACCATGGCCTATGTGCAACTCCTCGACCCCCTGGAAGACTACCAGCGACAGTTAGACCAGGCCGTCCACCCACCTAAGCCCTTCAACGAGACCATCTTCGGGGCCTTCAACGACACCCACCCCATGACCGACCAGGCTGTCGCCGTCCTCATGAGTGAACTGGGCAACTACACAGACATGACCCCACAGGTGAGACACGAACTGGACGCCATGACCAAGAAAGAGTACCGGGCCACCCTCAAACGCATCACAGAGATGGCTACCGACCCACACGGCCCTTTCCAGGCGTTCATCCGCGCTAACGCCGCCACCCTGGACGCCGGATGGGACTACATGGTGGGCGAGGAAAACAACAGCACTACAGACAAGGTGCGTGCACGATACACGGCAGCACTGTTCCCGCACGGACTGGAAACACGCACAGGAGAACACTAATGATTGACATACTCAACCTGGACTACAACATGAAAGCCGTCATCGGGTGGTCGGCACTGGCAGTCATTGCGGCACTCACCATCCTGTTCCTCGCCCACTTCGTGTGGCTAGTCATGTCACAACGCAAGGACGACACCCTGGCCCTACCGGAACTGACCCTGGGCGGCGACGACAAGAAGAAAGAGCAGCAGACTGAGCCCACGGCCACCCCCGCTGGTCCGGCACCCGCGTTCACGATTAGCGCCCCAGACGACGGCGACCTGCTACTGGAGGAGGCTAGGGCGGCCGCAGCCGAGATCGCCGCAGAAGGCGAAAACGGGGCAACAAGGCAGGTCAAGAGCCGTTTCTCACTACGCAAAAACTGATATTTACCTAAAAGTTTCCTGTGTTTTCTGTTTGGATGGAGTGATTTATGACAGACACACTAAACAAGCCTGAGATCATTACCAGGGTCGCATCAGCAACAGGCGATTCAAAGGCCACAGTAGAACGAGTCCTCACATCCTTGGAGGAGGTAGTCACAGACTCCCTGTGTGAAGGCCGCGACGTCAAGATCAGTGGATTCCTCGCGTTCTCCACAGTTACCAGACCCGCACGCACCACCAAGAACCCCAAGACAGGTGAGGATGTCAACGTGCCAGCCCGCAAGGCCCTCCGAATCCGGCCACTGTCCAGACTAAAGAGAACTATCCGCGCATCCTGAACACAAAACGAAGGAAAGCCACGAGCCCGCAACACAGTCATTCAGGGTGGGTCCAAGACCAAGAAACCAGGTCAAGGTCCCGCCCTGAAACACACATAAACAACACAGCAAGGTAGAATCACCATCAGAGATTAAACACCACACAAACACATGGGGGCAGGCGTGGCAGTCACAAAACCAGCACCAGAAAACACTCTCCTCGTCAGAATCGACCTTGGGGTGAGCATGAAACACGATCTGGAGGCTGCGGCAGAAAAATCACTCCGCATCGCCCAACAAAAATGGGGCCTGAACCTACCCTCCGCAGACATTGACAGGATCCTGCACCACAGCAGAGCCCAGTTGCTCCGCCATGTCAGTGACGACGCCCGCACCGAGTGGGACGGCGGCAGAGTCGTCAACGTCATCGTCACCGCACCCAAGTCCGGAGAAGTCCTACTCCCTGACCCCAAGATGTCAACAGACCTCAAAACCACCCTCCTGAAGACGAAGCAAGGGTGGGAGATCAACGAAGAGGAGAACGACAACGCCGTCCGAGTCACAGAGTTCGCTGAGCACTACCGGTCACGCATTCTCACTATGCAGGACACCGCCATCTTCTACGGGGTCGGCTCATACTCCACCTACAGCGACAGTAGAAACTACAGGGCACCCCAGTGATATTCGCATTATCTGCCTAATGCCCCTGCCACACGTGAGACAAGGACCCCGAGAATGACCTCCAGGCTCACCTACTCGTCACTACCAACCGAGATAAAGAAGATAGCCAACGAGTCCCTAGGCCTGGGCGTCCTCAAGTCACTGTTCAGTTACGCAAAAACCTACCATCTCATCATCAAAATCAGTGACGGAATCTTCATCGGCTTCGCCCTCTACCACTACCATACCAAAACCATGAGGGACGGCAGTACCTACACGACCGGCATCATCGACTGCGTGTGCGTCGCCACCCCCTACAGGCAGGAAGGGTTTGGCACACTCCTCACATTCAGCACCCTAAGGAAGATGAACGCCTATGGGGTGGATCGCATAGAGATCCTACTGAAGAAACCTACCCCAGAAGACAAGGACAACGAACCCGGTGTGCCACTCATCGGCAGCGAGGACCTACTTGTCGCCCTCGGGTTCCGCAAAGTAAAAACCTACCGGAACAACTACACACAAATCTCCCGGCAATACGGGTATGACTGCATCATGTGCAACAACCGCCCCGACACGTGCCTGGGGATCCTTTACGCAATAGACTCCAACTAGAACCAGGCCAGTAATACAGTAGGATAGTCCCAGCAAAAACGCATGATACTGGGGAACAAAAACTAGCGGCAGCGATATTTTTCCCCTGAGTTCTCAAAGACCCACAAGGGGAAACGGCCGTAATGAATCTAGCATTTCTGACAGGAAACGCACCCACGCCAGGGACACACTACCTTACAGGTGACGTCCAAGTGACCACCTGCAAGAGGAGCGCCCTGAAAGCCGTCACCCTTACCGCCGTCACCGTCATCATGCTCATTGGCCTCATCACACAGGCCATCACAGGTGGAGCAAGCAACCCGCTCACCAACAACCAGAACACCACGGCCGGAACCACTGCGCTAGCCGATGACGAATCCGACGCCAAGAAAGAAATCAAGGGCTTATCCGACAGTTACATCCAGAAGGACGAGGACGGAAAACCCAGCCTGTTCAACACCATCAACAAGGCTGACGGGGAAGACTCACCAAACGACTTCGGCTACATTATGCGCCGACTATTCTCCACCGGATACATCAACCATGCCGGGGACGCAACCAACGACGGCCGACAGGACAACTGCTACGTATCCCAATCTGGCACCCCCTACTACCACAACTGCGACGTACCCAACTTCATGACCGAGGCGTTACAGTCATTCATGGACCCGTTCATCACCACCGGGCCACAGAACGCCGAGATCCGTAAAGCCAAAGGCGGGCTACTGTGGGTGTTTGACGGGATCCCCGACTCAGAGACCCTACCTGACGCCGGACCGGCTGTTGACGAGAACGCCCGGTCTGCTAAGTACACTGGCCTCGAAATCTTCGGATACAACCTCAACTACACCACCTACTTGGGCGAGTGGGACAACATCAAAGTGATGACCGCCGCCAGATCCCTGTCCAACTTCGGGTTCATGGACAGTCTCAAACTCGGCGCCACCGCCGTCATCAAAGGTGTCGCCAACGGTGTAGGCAACGCAGCATCCGGGTTTGTCAACAGGATCAGCACTGGTAACATCCTGGGCGCTGTCGGTGGACTTTGGTCCGACTTTGTGGGAGGATCCTCGGCCGCAGTCGTCAAAGTCGTCATGGACACGTCCGACCAGAATGTCTTCAACAACTGGGCATGGTACCGGGTCGGCTACGGGTCTACACTTTATAATGCCCGCGAACTCACCGCCGAAGAGACAGCCGCACAAGCAAAACGCGCCCTGTACAACATGATCCTCGGATCCCAACCGGACGCGGCCACGGCACCCCAGGAACTCAAAGACCTTAAGAAACCGGCTGCACCTGCCGATGAGACCTCCAAGTGCGTTATCCGCGTCAACGGGAAAGCCACAGAGCAGAAGAACGCCTCCGACAACGGTATCACAGAAGGCGACTGCAAACTTCAGGCGAACACGGCAGCCCCAGACGGAAAAGCCCACAAGGTTAACACCCCCAATGACCTGAAGAAAGACGGCGACTACGCCTGGAAGAAAGACGGCACCAGCAAACGCCAGACCCTCAAGGAATGGGTCGCCGCCAACCAGGCCACCTTCAACACCGCCAAGAAGTACGGCATGTCCATCAACACTGATGGGGACGAGTCCAAGCGTGACGAAGTAGCCCAGAAAATCCTCTCCGAGTGGGACCGCGAGTATTCCAAGGCTCTCCAAAACTCCACCGCCAAAGAGGCAGAAGCCAAAAACAGCGAATGGGTGAACCAGTTACTCGGCACCGCAGCATTCGCCGCGCACATCCTGTCCAACCCGTCCCAAAGTTACAATGCTCCGTGGTCCCGGTTCGCCTGCACCAACGCGGACGGCACCGACATGCATGAAGACAACGGCACCCTCGTCATGCTCATGGACTCTGACGGCAACATGAACCCCAAATGCTCCGGGGTGCGTCCACCTATCCAGGACGGGCTCTTCGGTAACGGCTACACAGGCGACGCCAAGAACCAGGTTGGTACAGACACGCGCCGAGCGCGCCTCAACACCAACGTGCTCGCAAATCTGATCCCCCTCGACTCAGCATTCGACAGTGTGGCAGCGTTCTGGCTAGGTGTCGCCACCACCTCCACCATGGTATCCAACGAGGTCATGTCCTGGGCATTCAGCCCACTCCTGTCCCAACTCGGGATCACAGACATCGTGGTCAACACCATCAAGTTCATGCGAGACAGCATCTTCTTCCCACTCGCAGCGATCATGGTGGCGTTCGGCGCATTCATGGCCCTGTGGAACCTCGCCAGGAAAGGCAACGCGAAAGAAACCATCATCACACTGTGCCTCATCATCGCAACCTTCGCAACCGGGGTAGCCCTCCTACAATCACCAGGCCGCACCGTCAAAGCCATAGACACCATCCCCTCCATGGTTGAACAAACCATTGTTGGGTACATATTCTCCGCCAACAATGAGCCAGTAGACCAGTTGTGCACGGCATCAGGAACTGTGTCAACCAAGGCAGGCACCGGCCTAGAAGATGAGCAACTACCATTCACCCCATCTGAAGGCACCAGGTCTCTCATGTGCGAGAACTGGCGAACCTTCGCGTTCAACCCATGGGTGTACGGCCAGTGGGGGACAGGCTACCACAACCTGTACGCCAACGGCAGCGGCAAGGACGGGGCGTGGGACAACAAGAACAGCAGTATTGTCGGTGACGCCGCAGTCCCCCTAGGTAACAACATCAGCGAAAAGAACTGGGGACTCTACCAGTTGCGTGCCACCACATCCGGCACCGCCTACTACACGGACCAGTCCAACCCGACAGGCCGCATCAACCGGGACTTCTACAGGATCGTTGACGCCCAGGCAGGCCCCAGCAACGCAGCCAACTCCTACCCACGGTACTTCAACACGTGGAGCGGAACCAACCTAGCCCCGCGTGCTGGAACAGCCATGCTCGGCGGCATCATTGGTGTACTCGGAGCATACACCGTCATCGTCTACTCTGTGACTAAAGTGCAGGTCACGTTCATCGTCACCATGCTGCTGCTCATCATGCCGCTCATGCTGCTCATGGGGATCCTCCCATACTTTGGGACTGGGAAACTACGCCGTTACTTCGGCACCATCGGTGGACTCATGGTGCAGCGCGTCTTCATCGCCTTGTTCCTCGCCGTCATGTTCCGCATCCTCGCCGGGGTGGGCACGGCATCCTCCAGTTACCCCAACCTGGCCTTGTTCACAGCCGCGATCTGCGTGTTCTTCCTCATGATCCGTAAGGAAGTTGAGGAGATGATCTTCCGTAGCGTCGCCAGCAAGTTCGGAGGCTCCATGGCCGACGCCTTCCGCCGTGACCCAAGTGGGTTCATCAGAGGGCAGATCGGGCGTGGCGGCCAAGGAGGATTCATCTCCAACAAGGCCGAGATAGCGAAGTCCACGGTCGTTGGTGCTGCTGCCGGTGCTACCGCCGCGAAACTCACTGGCGGCAGCGGTCTACGCGCAGCCCTCGACAGTGTACGAACCAACACCACTAACCTTCGCAACCAGCAGAGGAGACGCGGATACAGGACACTGGACACGCTCTCAAGGGGTGCCCAGGCTGGTAAACAGGCCGGTAGACGGCAGTTGGCTGACGACCAGTACGCGACCGACATCAAACGTGAAGCATACCGTGACACAAAGGTATGGAAGGACTACGAGTCTGCCGCACGCGCCTATGACGCCCTACCCACCAAGGAGGAGCGGAACATACGGACCGGGAAGATGGAGACGTTCAAGTACGACCCAGCAACCGGGAAACGCATGGAGAAACCGGAGGCCCCAACATTCGAGTCTGCGTCCAAGGACCTCAACATCACGATCCCTGGACGCAAGTTGAAGAAACTCGCCGACCGGAGACGCAAGGCCGACGACCTGGAGATGGGCGGCAAGCCGGGCCAGAGGGTAGCCCCAGTTAAAAACCGTGCGAAAGACACGGAAGCACTGGTACATCGCACAGAGAAGAGAGTCCAAGACGCCTCTGACCCGAGTAAGGTTGCAGAACGTCGGCGTAAGGATGCTCGAAAGGATAAGCATCGTGAACGCATCGACGGGACGAGAGGCGTCCGTAAGATCACCAGGGAGTTCGACAAGAAGTACCAGTCCAGCAAGAATGAGGAGTACAGGGTGCGCATGAGGACCAGCCTGCATGAACTCATGGACGCAGCCGCAGCATACGACCCTGAGAAGGATCAGGACAACACGGGCCTACCGGACTATATGGACCCTGTTGAGGGCGACATCTATGGGCCGGAACTGCCCTCCTATCATGAAAAGGATGAGGAGGAAGAGGAATGAGTCATTGCGTCCCGCGCCTACTGGAGTGCGGGACGCAATGACTCAACCATGCAACTAGGGACAGAAAAAGGAATCTAGAGGAAAACTGTCAGAGGCACTGTGGTTCCCCCACTCCGCCCCTATTGTGGCGCTACTTGCAGGGATATTTCAACGTTAGTCACTTTACGTCGATCATGAGGATGTTTCTACATGATTCTCAGGCATATGCAGCCGCAAGGGGCATCCTACATGACCCCGAACGGTGCGGGTAGGGCACATGACGGTGCCGGGCACAAGCGCACCATTGTCGCCACCGTCATGGTAATGCTGTCTGTCCTCATGCTCACCTTCGCTGGCCTGTCCACTGCTGTCAACGTGCGTGAGAAGCAACAGGTGCAGGCTGGGGACTGGACTCAGTGGCTCATGTGTGAAGTACTACCAGAGTCAGCGAAGGAACTCTACCAGTTCAGCCAGTCGAAGGACCTCCAGTTCCATCTTCGCTCAAAGTCAGCAATCACTGGTGGAATTGATGACGTGGACGGTGGCCTGAACTGGATGCTGTCTGGCAGTAGCGGCACAGACTTCAAGAAGGTCAATGAGGAGATCCTGGGGTTCAGTCTCGACCCAGAAAGTGACGGGCAGTCTCAACCGAACCAGCAGTCAGGTAGCCAGCAAGACCAGAAGCAGGCTGGAGATCAGAAGAGCGGGGACGGGAAGACTCCCACTGGTGGCAAATACGTCAACCCATACGACCGGTTTGGTGTCGCTGGGATGAAGTTCAGTGCCTACCAGGGTGAGTGGAAGTACTTCGTTATCGATGCCTGCAAAAAGGACGGGGAGCCGAACGACCCGAAAGCCGGGCTGTTCTATGACAGTCGCCTGGAACCGCGTAGCGGCTGGGAAGACATTGGGAACTCCAAGGATGTGCGCACCCAGCAGTTCCAGGCTAACCCATCCGCACCTATTCTCGCCACGGCCCTGAACAGTGTCGCCAACGGGCTATTCAACATCACGAAACTTATCGTCAGTGTCACTATCGCATTTGTTGGGTTCTCATTCTCTGACATCGTACACACCATGGGGCTCGATAACGTTATCGGCGGCCAGTCGGGCATGTTCAAGAACCTGTTCAATGGTGTGTTCATGCCACTGGTTGTCTTCGCGTTCCTCACGACCGGGGGCTATCTCATCTACAATGGGGTCTACAAGGGGCGTTACCGTGAGTCATTCAACTCGGTAGCAAGATCGTTCCTGATCTTCGCTATCGCCATTGTTGTCGGCATGCACCCGGCACAGGCAATGACACTACCGAACAAAGCCATCGTATGGTTCCAGTCCGTGGTCGTCCTGAGCCTCAACAGTCAGATCGCGGGCGGAGACGACATGTGTGCAACTGACATCGGCCAAGTCAACTCCAAGATCATCGAGTCTCAGGGGAAGAGTGAGCAAGGGGTCCTGGATGAGGCCGCCCAGAACATCCGGTCAGTGGTCAGTTGCCGAATGTGGCAGGTCCTCCTCCTCAAACCATGGGCGGAAGGACAATTCGGCACCGACATCAATAACCTGTGGGCCAACGGCAACAAGCCAGGGTGGGCGCCAGAGAACGCACAGGAACTCGGCAACAGTAACAACGACATGGTTGGCAGCGCGGAAGTCCCCCTGGGTGAAGGCAAAAGCATCCACAACTGGGGCATATACCAGATCTCCACGCAGACCAACGCGCACTGGGTCACATCCGGTAACGGCACCAGGGTGAAACCAATCAACGGTGTTGCTGGGGACTGGTACCGGATTGTTGACGCTCTTGCTAACTATGATGAGGAGGACGCCAAGGAGAAGCCATCCGACAACGCTGAAGAGATTACGTACAAGGTCCCTAAGGAGTCCAATAAGGTCAGTCCTTACTGGGATGCGTGGGTGGGGAATAGCGTCGCCAGCAGGTACACGTCCGCCTTGTCCTCCATCCTGGTAGCCGCCCTGGTGTGCGCATCTATGGCCCTGTTTGCCGGGTGGGCGTCCGTGTACACGATAGGTCTGGCTATACTCCTTGGTTTCGCGCCCCTGTTCATGCTTCTGGCCTGTTGGGCAGGTAGAGGCTGGGAGATTTTCAAAGGGTGGGCAGAACTCACAGTTAAGACCGGGCTCAGTCGCATCGTGGTTGGGATACTGCTTGTCTTCAACATTCTCATTGTCAACAACATCCTAAATATGGCGAACACCCTGTCCTGGGGGAAGATGATCACCCTTCTGATGATCCTTACCGTCATCATGTTCAAGGGGCGTGAGAAGATCACTGAGATGTTCGCTGCCGTCCAGTTCGGTGGCGTGAACATGGCCTCCACGGCCAGCAGAGTCACCGACCGAACCAAGAACATTGTTATGGCGCCAGTTAAGACATCTGGTCGTTTCGCAACCAGCGCCGTGGGTGGCGGTGTTGGGGCGAGGCGCGAGGGCGGGTCGTTCATGCGTGGCATGGGTGCTGGCGCGGTCCAGGAGTTTAAAAACATGACCTACCGGTCCGGGATGCTCAGGGACGCGAGAACAACCTATGACACGCACGCCGCTGCCGCCGGGAAGAAAGGCGTCCTCGTGTCTGAGATGAACTGTGCCGTATGTGGTAAGCCACTCGACTATGAGCAGAATCAGTACGGCACCCAACAGTTCATTGGCGGCCGCGACCGGAACGGTAACCTCGTGTGCCGCGAGTGCCTTGAAGACGGCATGGGTGACGATGTTCAGGAGGTCACATTCAACCGTCCGACCGCTGCACAGAGGCGCGACGCCAGCAAGAGCAAGGACGCACAACGCAAGAAGATCCGAGAGAGTTACAACAAGCGGTTCACTGACGACACAGCCGGTCGAACTGTAGCCGAGAATACGGCCAGCGGAATCCATGACATGCGCAACGAGGACTTGAACACCATTGCGGGCAGGGAGAATCGTGCAGAGAACGAGGCTAAGTTGCGTGCCGCCATGAGTATGGTCCACCAAGACGTTTATGCTCACAAGTCCGCCAAAGATTACAGTCGAGACAAAAAGAAAGACCCCAGGACGATAACCACCACAAAACTCCCCAAGGAGATCGACGGGATCGTAGACAAGGACGCCCTCCAGGAAGCGTGGATGAAACAGGACTACAACTATGTGATCATGACCTATGTGTCAGCCTGGATTGTCTGGTATCAGCAGAACACAGGCGTCAAGTACAGTGCCGACATCAACTCCACCTACTATGCTGTCAAGAACAAGAACCTGGAGGCATTCGACAAGGCCGAGTACCATCGCATCATGGATGAGGGTAAAACAAGACGAGCCGACGCTAAGGCAAAGAACCAGGCCCCAAGTGGCGGCGGCAGTGAGGATAAGGAATGACGCCAGCGGACGTGTGGGTTATTGAACAAGTCGCCTACCTGGACTACTTCATGGAGGCACACAGGCTGATGACTGAGGCGGGCCATGAGGCGGCGATCCTCTACCCTGAGGAGATTATAGGTCTCGTAGACTTCGACGCCATAGAACGGTTCTGGAAGATCGGCGACTACAATGAGGTCAGGTACCGTTACACCATGGGCTGGATCCAGTACATTCAGGATGTGACCGGGGTACGCACAGAAATGACCTGGAAAGAAATACAGGATGCGGCCGCAGAAAAAATAGGTTGACCGATATTGCCGCATGATCCCAAGGTTTTCCGTGTAAAGGGCAGGTTATGGGCCTCTTCTCAGATATGCTGAACCGATTCCGCAACGCTGGTGGTAGTGAAACAACCAGCACCCAGATAAAGCAGGATGTCAGTCACTCACAGGATGAGGTGGACTATGAGGATGAGCCCACTATTAGCACCGCACACAGCGTCTTCTCCATTGACGACAACGACCAAGACAATGCGATCAACACGCTCAACAGCCGCTACCGCGAGACCAACAGCGGCCCAGTACTGAAGGCCAGGGAAGGGAAGATTCAAGACGTCCTTGAGGTGATGCGCATCCCGGAGACGTTCGACCTGGAGCCGTTCGTTCTGCTGCCTGAGGACTTGGACGAAGTTGACTTCAGCGTCATGGTCCCTAAGGGGTACGGGTACGACCGGTCTGAGGTTGACTCACTGTTCGCCCGAGTCAAGGACACAATCTCCGAGTACCTAAGACTGCTGAAACTACGCAACGAGCATATCGCGCAACTCGCCTCCACTGTGGACAGGCTGCAAGTCGATGCCTACAATGCCCGCTACGACGCGGAAATAGCCAACGGGATCAACATAATGCCCACCCAGTCCATGGCAGATCTGGAGAACGAGGTCATGGAACTACGCCTTCTCGTGAAGAAACTCAGCGAGGAGAATGAGCGCCTACAGTCAGGTCGGTCCGCTGAAGGCTACGAGCAGATTGTAGACGAGCGACTGAGCGATCAGGTGTCTGTCCTGTCGCGCGAGAACGAGGATCTGAGGGATGAGAACACTGCCCTCAGAGAGAAACTGTCCACACTACAGGATGAGGCAATGAACACGGCGCACTCACCTGAAGGTGTCACCACCCTACTGCACGCGGGACTGCCTGACCTGGGTGAACCGGAAGACATGGAGATGCTTGAGTCTAACGCCACCTTCGCGCAACCAGAGGAGAGCCTGGCTGATTTCCTGGACGAGCAGAGTTACTACACGGCCAGCACCGAGGACGACGGGGAGGGCGACAGCCTCCTGGACTCCTTCTACCAGGACTAGCAGCACCATCACGCCCTCAGCCCATCTTGCGGCTGACCCTACCAGTTATTACTGACTCCCCCACACCCTGCATCTACACCTGTTGACCCAGTTACCTTAGAAAGCCGCGCATGTTCTCTGACGCCCTGACTGTCCTGTCATTCGAGTTCCCCGCCCTGCTGGTAGCCCTACTAGCAGCCAGGTACCTCCGCGTCGGCATGCTCAACTACGCTGGCATCGTCATCATCCTGGCGACAGTCAAGGCAGGCATGGCTTACGCCTCCGGCAACCAGGACACAGCCATGTGGGTCGGGGTAGTCGCACTGGTTTCACTAGTCCTATCCGTCATCCTCGCCGGAGCCATGGGATCAAGGATGAGTGTTGACAACCACAAGTCTCTCCTGGGTGCTATGTCACTGTTTCCGTGGTATCTGGGCCTACCTTACAGTGTCGTCTACATCATGCTGTCCATGGGGATTCTTGCTGCCGTTACCACCATAACCGCGAGACGGGCGTTTTCATCCGTCGGCCACAGGGTCATGAAACCAGAACGTGCCCGCAAGGAAATGACCGAGGACGACTACAATAAGGTAATGACAAAAGCCAGGGTCATTTTTGCTATGCCAATAGCAGTGAGCGCTTTCGTTACAATTGGAGCACTTTCTATGTAACCCAATCGTGCCAGCCACTAAATAAAACCCCGTGCCAGCAGGTGCGGGGTTTTCGATATTCAGACAGATTTCAAGCAATTCATAGGATACTGACAGCAGGGCCACGCAATGAGCACCAACAAGGACACCGCATTCACCTCCAGTAGTGAGTCAACAGACGACATGCTGGAGGCAATCAGTGTGACCGGCGACAGCACAGACGACGACAGCATCATCGCCAGCGAGAAGAAAAACGAGCGTCGCCGCCTCATCTACGTGTCCATCGGTGGAGCGGTAGCCATCGCCCTCATCATCGGCGGAATATTCCTCGTTCCCACTGTCAAAGGCGGGAAGGTTCCACCCGCCAGCACCGTCACAGCCACCACCAGCACCAAGGCTAAGGCAAGTAGCGCTATCCCGTCCGGTGCCCCAGGAGCAGACCAGAACTTCGCAAAAACCAACCAGATCCCCTTCGAGCACGAAAACTGGCAGGCAGACGACTACAAGACCCAGACCAACAACGAAGGGAACACCCAGAAGTTCCTTGAAACCATCCGCACCAGCATCGAGGCAGGAAAACTCGACAACGGTACCCTAGCCCTCGCATCCAGTACACTCCCCTCAGAAGCGGCCGGTTACACATCCGACCAGGACAAAGTAACACTAGAAGATGGCTCCCTCAACCCCATGTACGCCTACTGGACGAAGGAACTGTTCGAGACAGAGGTCGGCACCACCCTGGAACGCCTACTCAACCCCACATTCGGGGGCTGGGAAAACTACCAGTACCCAGAGTACCAGGCAAACACCCAGTTCGACACCTCCATCATCAGCGACATGTTCACCCCCAACTGGCTAGAAACCAACACAGGGAAACCCTACAACGAGTACGTGCCAGTCATGGCCGACTGGGGCTCAGACAACTATGGGGGCGGCTACAACCTCACCGACGTCGCACGCTGGTACGGTCGAATCCAAACCAGCAGCATCGACTTCAACTACAACGAGGAAACCCAACAGTACACGGCCGTCTATACTGCCAACGTCAAATACACGGCGTGGACCAAGGACCAGAAAACAGTTGAGAGGACCGGGACGCTCACCCTCAACCTCGTACCAGCAGCGTCCCAACAAAACAGTAACGGATCAAGTCACAGGGTCCTGATCGAATCAGCAACCCTGAAGGTGGACAACTGAGATGAGAAAAAGTAGACTTTTCAGCAGAACAGGCCTCATCAGCCTACTTGCTGCCGCCCTCACCGCGCTAGGCGTCTCGTCTCCAGCGCTCGCGTTAGACAACTCCGGCGGCATCGGCGGTGGCGCGGGCGGAGGCACCGTCTCCTATGCATACTGGGCTGCCGCCACCGGCTCCAACGCCTTCCAGGTATTCCAGAGCAAAGCCGCCCAGGGCCGCGACTTCGAAAGCAAGTTGCGTGCATCCGGCGCAGACATCAACATCTGCAAACGCTCAAACGTCATCTGGTGGGTTCACACCAACAACCAGGGCGGATTCTGGGTCAACAACTGGAACGGATACACGCACGGCCCACACAACAGCGTCTCCTACACCATCAACTCCCCATGGACATTCTCAGGCAGGCCCCCAACAGGGGCCGAGTACAACCAGTTCCGCGCATGGGACCGCAACAAGAACGGCAACAAGGTTGACAACCGCCCAGGGTACACAGTCATCTGTGGCGGCGCGTTCCTCCAACCCGACCAGCACCGCAGCCACGTCGAGTGGGACCACAAGTCCCAAGGCGAGAAGGCCAGCGTGTCCGGCACCTATGCCTATGTCACCAGCGTCACCCCAGTCAAGGTAGAGGGGCAGTACCCCGGCGGAGGCGACTACGAGTCCCAGTCCGCTAGCGTGAAAACCAACTTCGGTAAGTGGTACGACATCCTGGGTAAGGACGTCGGGAAGATGACCGTAGCCCAAGCACAGGCGAAAGCCAACGAACTTACGCGCCAGGACCAGGGGAACGCACAGTCCGCCGTCACCCTGAGTGCGAAGAACCAGGCCGCGTTCGCCAAGGGCGGCATCCTCAACGTATCTGAGCACAAGGTGACCGCGAAGATCGACTTCCAACGGACCCGCACCGACACGATGAAGCGGACCTGCTCAGAGAAACGCACCTGGAACTCATACTGGGGCACCTGGAACCCATGGCAGCCCAACGGCTGTACCAAGTGGGAGAAGGCTGGCACCTCATGGACTCCAACAGCAGTCGCTAAGGCCACACAGACCCCACAAAACGTGGGCTTCTACCAGATGCTCAGCGTGCACTGCAACAAGGAGGCATTCGACGCCCTCATCAGCGGTACCACGGCCCAGGTCGTCAGCCAGGGAGACCCCGAGCACGGCATCTCCGCTGTCGCACAGACACAGAGGTACGACAAGCAGCCCACGCACCCTGACTTCGGTGACAAGTCCAACCCGAACGCTGCGGCGGCCGCAACCGGCACCTATGGGTTCTACGACAAGGAGTGCCCATACGACTGCACCCCATCAGCAGACCCATCACAGGGCGCAAGCAAGGCCAACGATGCCATCAACAACCACGGCACCTCAGGAGCAACCTCCATCGGCCTGAACGGGGCATCAGCAGACAACGGGAAGACCGAAACCAACTCCTTCGAGTTCTTCCGCGACAACAACCCACGCGGAATCCGACTGGACACATGGTACCCGAAGAGCAATGACACCGTGAGATACAACGGACACGCAGCCCTCACAACCACAGTATCACGCTGGGTGGAAGGCACCCCGGACATCACTGGGGCTAACGGCGGCAAGTTCACACTCACCGCCAAAGGCAACAGCAACCAGAAGGTCAACGTGTTCAACGGCAAGGGCGCACAGGCCGTCACCCAACGCAACTGGTCCAAGGGCACCTTCAGCAACAGCACAGGAAGCGTCATCGACGGGTTCTACAACCAGTTCGACGCTAACGCATCCTGGGCGTCCGAAGAAGGTAAACCACAGGTCCTTAACTTCAAGTGGGAGTACGCCCCAGACGTCGTAACCCGGTTCCCCGTCACCCTCGGGTTCAACCGGGCAGGAGGAACCAGCACACCTCACACAACCGACATGGTAGACAAGGTCACCCCCATCGAGGGTAAGTGCTACGCTTCCTTCGGAACCGACCAAGCCAGGGACACTCGCACACTGTTCCGTGACAACACCGGTACCGGCACAAAGAACACGATTGACGGCACAATCATCGACGGGACAGAGAACCCGAGTTGGGTCGCCACGAACATAGTCATCAACTTCGTGAGGTCCACAACCGAGTGAGGCATCAGGTTTGTTCTGACAAGGTGATATAGTACCTTAAAGGAACAAAACCGGCAGTGGGGCTGGAGACATTACCAGAAATGGTGGTCTCCAGCCCCTAACTTCACGCCCAGCCCTAAACCCTTCAACCCGCCCCCTGAGAGACAACCACCGTAAGCATGCTATGGGACACAAAATAGCCTCCATCATCAAGAACTCCAACATCAACATCATCAAGACCCTTGGTGCCGCACTGGCGGCAGTCACCGTCGCCCTGATCTCCTCGCATCTCGCCGGATACGTGAACAGTCTCGTCCTCGTCGGGGCCGCCTCCGTCATCACCGCTCTTGCCTCCGAGGCCTACCGGATGATCTTGTCAGCAACCACCAGGACTGTGGCCGCAACAGCCCGCAAAACAGCACAAGTCATTAAGGACCAACCACAGGACCTTGAGGACACCCAGGAGATCCCCACCGTCAGCGACAGCCAGGGGGACACAGACGCAACCCCCAATGAGACCACTGTCCTGGACACGACCAGCCCAAAAGAGGCAATCAATCCCACTCCACGGGCAAGTCAAGACATCACGAAAGAGTCGCCTGCTAGCGAGAAAGCGGCCGCGGCCATTGTCTCCAAGATGTCAACATGGGTCACAAGAGCGAACCCCAGAACCGTGAAGACATGCTTCCGGTGGGCCATCATGTTCCTCTCTATGACACTCATCGCCGTCGGAGCCAGTTACCTCATGGGCGGCAAGGACACGGAACGTATCGTCTACCGTGATGTTGTGAAAGACTCCCCTACATCTGCCGCACCCAGCACCCTGTCCAGCACTACGGAGAACACTCAGGGCGCCAACAGTACCACCCCTAGCGCGGGCAGCAGTCAAGACAACGCCACGCCGCCCAGCCAGGCCGAGCAGGTCACCCCCACCACAGAGCCAGACAGTGGCAGCAAGTCCATCACCCAACAAGGCACCCAAGAGAAAGAAAACCCCCACCCAGGAGACAGCAGCAGCAACTCAGGGGCCAGCAGGCAGAAGCAAGCCCCCAACACCTACACCCAGCAGAACCAGGAACAAGTCAACCCGGACAGTCAGGCGAACAGAGACGGCACCAGTCATCAAGACAACCACAAGAAACAGGAAGATGACAACCAAGAAAGCCAGGCCAACCAGGATGCAGGCAGCGGTGATCAGAATCCAGCCAACCAGGCAGGCCAAGGTACCGAAGAAGTAAACAACAACACAGGCGACTGAGAAAATGTTACACTGAGGGTTAGAACACTTACCTGAAACCCCTAGGGAGACCACGTGAGGACCAGCAGGCAGACACGCAAGTACTCAGAGTACAGAGACGACCCAGACGTCCGGGTACCTGTAGTCCGCTGGCTCATGGACAAATGGCTTATGTATGCGGCCTTCACCATGGCGGCAATCGTCATGGTTGCTGTCACCACCAGCCAAGGCAACGCATCCTACCGGGCCATCACAGCCGCCCCCCAAAAAAACAGCCCCTACCAGGACATCCAGGCCGTTGACTCCCCAGGGATGCGATGGGCGAAAACACTCGTCGCAGAAAACCCCGACAACATCAAGGACTGGACACCCGGAACATCCAGCACCCCCAAGCACCCACTACCCAATGACACCTGCAAACAGGAGCAGGTACCCAGCACCGTCCTAGCCGCCTATGACGCTACCGGCAAAGACGTCACTGTCACCGTCCAGGTCTACGGGGCCGGGCAGGCAGCCAAACAGTTCACCACCTACAAGGATGGTGCATGGGCCAACTGCCTACAGAATATGGAGCAGGTGGCAAACGCCAAGGATAACGGCGTCAACGCATACAAGTTCGACGGCGGGTTCCTCATCACAGCAGGTGACGCCACCCTAGGAGCAGCAGTCAAGGACACAGGGCTACGGGACCGGCTACTCGCCCACTATGTTGCGCGTGTCCCTGCCACCCTCAACGACTCCCAGTGCGCAGCCCTTATCTCCACAGACCAGGACGCCACCCGCTCGTTCTACTACACCCCAAGCGCCTACAGTGGATACAAGCGAACCCAGGTGGTCCACACCAAGGTCACCATCAAAGGCAATGCCACCCCTATCGCACAGCAGTTGAAGGACATCGCTGACACTGACGCTGAGCAGCCGGAAGGTCCACTACCACAGGGATTCCCTGAACTCCCCAAGGAGATACAGAAGCCCACACACCCAAACATTGTGAACGACGTGGACGACTTCATTACACACGCAACCTACCCCATCAAGGACACCTCTGGCCCAGGCTGCGGATGGGCATGGTCGTCCCAGAAGTCCCCCACATATGATGAGCAGAATCTCGCTAAGACCCAGAACGAGGCCGTCACCAAGGCTCAAAACGAGGCGGATCAGCGGGCCACAGACTACATGAAGAACCGGCACTACTACTCCGGGTCTATGGTCACCTACCTAGCACAGGCGGACTCCTGGAACCGGTACGTCTCCCAAGTGGATGCTGTACACGAGAAGTGGACTTGGCTCACCACCCAAAGAGGCCTCATCGAGTCATCCTGGCGAGGATATGTCGATGAGCACAACTCGTGGTTCACTTTCGACGACCGCAAACAGGCCGCCAAAACCACCTATGACCGTGAGGTCCTAACCTGCAACACTGCCAACGAGGAACTGAAGAAGTGGCAGACCCAGTACGGCGACGCCTGGAAACGGAAGCAAGAGGAGGCCACCCAGAGAGGACTACCAGCACCGTCCGCGTCACCCACACCATCGGCCAGCCCTAACCCCACACCAGGTACCGTCATGCCAGCCCCCACACCCGCCCCGGCAGCGACACCCACACCCACGCCTGGAGGATCCAGTGGCGACATCCCGGCACCCCCACCGGGATGCACCACGCCACCAGTGAAACCAGAGATCCTGGATCAGCAGAAGCCAGCCGAGCCGCAGCCCCCAACGATCCCCGATGGCGTGACTATCCCAGCCTCCTGGCCCCAGCCCAGTAAGTAACGAAACGCATACAACTATGGCGTCTATCACAGGGGGCTGGTATAATATGTGCAGACTTAATGCCCAGGCACTTTCCCCGACCTGGGTGAAGTCATGCTCAAGCCATACATTGAGCAAAACACTAGAACAATAACACAACAAGGAGAAACGTATGGCTTTCGGTCGCAACAGGATTGACTTCACAGGTCGGGTCACCAAGGACCCGGAACTACGGACCACCCCAAGTGGCAAGCAGGTCTGGAACTTCACCCTGGCCGACACGGTTCAACGTAAGGATCAGGCATCTGGTAAGTATGTCGATGACTACACCATCTTTATGCCCTGCCAGGTGTGGAACCGACCCGCAGAGAACGCTGCCGCATCATGCCGCAAAGGCGAATACATCACTGTTATTGGTTCGCTTAAGAAGTCTCCTGACTACCAGGATAAGCAAACTGGTGAGATGAAGGAGGGGCGACTCTATATCTCTGTGGACGAGTTCTGCCTGAACCTCCAGTTTGACCCAGCGCACTCGGAGCGTCAGCCTGGTCAGGGCAGTAGTGGCTACCAGCAGAAGAGCGGCGGTGGAAATGGTTACCAGGGCGCCCCGCAGCAGCAGTTCCAGCAGCCCCAGCCCCCAGCGAGTGGTTTCGGGTTCGGTGGAAACTATGATGAAACCCCACCGTTCTGATCCCACGATCTGAGCGTGCAAGAATGCAGTAGGTGGTCCAGGGAGTTCGTTCTCACCTGGGCCACCTACTACTCTGTCCGACCAAACCCTGGAGACCACAGATGTTCCCACGTGATTGGTATTCGACAATAGTGCAATACACATGAGGCGATATGATTGATACACTAATGGACGACAATACGCCCACAGGGTTTAACGAGTTAGGGGACAGGAGTCGGCGTGGAAATTTACGTGGACAAGGTGCTGCCGAAGTGGCTTGCAAACAGGGTTGCCCCCACCCCAAAACTTGATGCGAATGACGAGGACCAGGTACCACCGCCCCCACCACCAACAGATGTTGACAAGATTGAGGCTGGGGAGGAAGTAGCCGTTCCCAGATTCACGGACATCTTCAAGGAGACTGGCGACCCCACTCTAAAAAGCGCAACCAGGTTCACCGACTACCTGAGCGTCGAGGAGAACAAACGCAAAGCCACTCGGGCTGCCATCATAGCCCTGCTCGTCCTCCTGTTCGCCGGAATCATCTTCATCGGATACCTGGCATCCCGCCCCGCCAAACCCACCCCCAAGCCCGCAACCACAGCAACCGCCACACAGCCCCCCATTGACGCTCAGTGGGACGCTGGAACTATCGAGAACCCGATCACCAAGGCTCTACCAGATCACCCCACACCCACCGCCTCAGGGGTGCGCACAGACGTCACCGACACGGCCATCACCTTCAGTAGCGGCTACACCCTAAATCTTAAGGACGCAAAAGCCACCAGCGGGCAGGAAGCATGCACTGTCACACAGCCCACCGACTTCTGTTACTCTGGAACCATCACAGCAGGTAAGGTTGAAGGTCGGATTTACACACTCAGGGACACAGTACACTCACGCTTGTTCGACGGGGCGGCAGGATGGAAGGCCGCCACCAAGGAGAACGCCATCCTTGCCGGAACCCTCAACATCATCACAGACTCCACCGGTAGCCGAACGCCAGCCGTCGTCATAGGCGCCGGAGATGGGGCAGGAGTCATGATAACCACCAACAGTGATCAGGCCGCACAGGCCATCATGAACGCTATCACAGTCACCAAGATGTGACACGGGGTGCCAGCCACACCACTCGTCACGCAGTAACTAAACGCATACCGCACTACCACCAAAGAACACGCGCAATCGCCAGGCATTAAGGAGCACGCATGTACACAACAGTAGGCGCCCTAGCGGCAGGCTACATCATCGGCATGCCCACTCTCATGGCCTTGTTCCTATTCGCCCACAACCGGCTCGTCACCGAGAAGAAGATAGAGCGAGCCACCCTCAAGAAAAAGAAGGGCACCCTTAAAGACTCCAGCAAAGACCCATCCAACATCGTCCCCCTGTCCGTCACTATCTGGGAACGACTCAACTTCCTCCTCAAAGAGGACACGCGACTACTAAGGTCAGGAAGCAAGAAGGACGACAACCAGGACGGCAAGGACGAGAAGGTGCCAGAGAGCGGCATCACCAACAAGCAAGCGTTTTTCGGGATCCTCACTGCTGGACTCATCATGTTCGTCTCACCTGCATTCGGTGCCACATGGTGGATGCTCGCCGCCGGAGGATTCACATTCTACAGTGCTATCGGGTTCGCCTCATCCACCGCAAAACCCATCATGGAGGCCCGCAAGAAAGCCATCACCAAGATGGTCAACATCGCCAAGTCCAAACTCGGCAACACGGAAACCAACCCCAGTGAGATCGTCACCGTCCTAGAATGGGATCAACTTGTCAAACCACTAAGGCTTACGTTCACGATCCCGCACACGTTCAACGGGGAAATGGGAGAAGACGCATTCCTCCGACAGTTCAACCAGGGGTTCGGGCAGGTGCGCACATTCGTCCCAGACAACCGCGACCCACAGAAACCAGGCTGGGACTACGACCAGGACATTCTCACCCTGTACGCCGTACCCCCACTACCAGTCATCGCACCATTCAGCGAGCACTACGTCATCGGGGAAGCAATCGCCAAGTCATTCATCCCCATCGGACTGGGTATCGACGGTGGCCTGGAACTACCAAACCCTGAGACCGGGGAGATTGAGCACGTCATCGGGTTCGACCTAGCCGGTGAGCAGAAAGCCCTCGCAGACAAGTACGGAATCAAGGTCGCAGAAAACATCTCTGGCGCATCCCCACAGGGCCTCGTCGCCGGACCCACAGGTGGAGGCAAGTCACTGTCCATCGACACTCCCGTCCTTGTTCGTGTCCCTAAGAAACCGGTTGCGTGACACGTTTTCAGGCGATATAATGCCAGTAGGCCGCAATTGGTGACAAACAGCACGAAGGAAACAGACATGCCCACATACGAGGAACGCCTAGCATCCATGAAGGCACAGCGTCAGGAAAACGGTGGAGTAAAAGGCCTCTACCACGCCAACATCAACGTACTCGACCGAAACACTCTTGAGGACGCTATGAAGCATCCAGAGAACTACCCGAACCTCACTGTCCGCGTCAGTGGCTATGCCGTCAACTTCGTCAAACTAACCCATGAGCAACAGTTAGACGTCCTCCGCCGCACCTTCCACTCCCAGGCCTGAACCTAACCACACCTCAAGACCGGAACGCTCCTGCATCTTGGTGGACACCCGAACAAGCCCCATGAGTGCCCAAAGGCGGCAGTATCCTACCGTATCCTCTGAATGACAAACGTGAAGCATGCCAGCACTGAAATCAATCAGGCGGCATGCTTCGTCATCTCACCAGGGGTACCCTGCTCAGGTTCCTCTACCACCACAAGGACGCTCCGCACCCTAGACGCAACCGCCCTATTCGCGCACAGGAAGTGAACCCACCTAACATGACCAGGTACATCGGGTACAGTAGATTCGACATCGCCAACGGCCCTGGCATTCGCGTATCCATCTTCCTGTCCGGGTGCTCATTCAAATGCAAAGGGTGCTGGTCCGCCACCGCCCAGAACCCACGCATGGGAGACCTCTTCACGACAGACATCATCAGAATGGTGCTCGACGACTGTGCGCAAACAGGCATCGCCGGGCTCTCCATCCTTGGTGGTGAACCCTTCGAGAACACTGACGCCACCAGGGAACTCGTGCGAGCATTCCGGGCCAAGTTCGGGAACACTAAAACTATCTGGGTCTGGTCAGGGTTCTACCTGCACGAGATACTAGCAGACTCCAGAAAGGTAGCCATCCTCAAAGACGTGGACGTACTCGTTGACGGCAGATTTATCCTGGAACAGCGAGACACCAGCCTCAGGTTCCGTGGGTCACGCAACCAGTCAGTGCTTGACGCCCCACGATCCATCCGGGCCAGTGAAGCCGTCTGGTGGGAAGGAATCAAACCCGGCCAGTGAAGCACGCTAGAACTGCAAAACTCGGGTTAGAAACCATCACAGGCAACCCCAAAGACTACCCGCGTAATCAGGGAGAGAACGGATCATGGCAAAGAAGTATGTTCACCTCAGCCCGAAGACGAATCAAATGGAGGAATGTGTAGGCCCAGACAGGTGCAAATACAGGAACCAGAACGTCCCGCACGCTGAGGCTGGAGACACCGCCCGCATCGCCGACATCATGGCAAAGGCACACTCCAACGGGACATGTTCGGCACCTCAAGCACAAACAACAAGGACAAAGACTCTGAAGCACTAGCAAGGGTTAAGAAGATCAGGAAAGACCGCGGAGTCAGCACCCCCACAGAAGGGCACCTGGCAGAAGGACTGGACCGCAACGGAGACTTCAAAGTCAGTTTCCCGCCAACCAGTATCGGCTCCCAGTTCTCCATCGACACCTTTGAAGGGGAAACCCAGTACACCGTCACAGGACCCAAGGGGTACGACCAGATAGTCGCTGAAGACAGCACCGGCGAGAAACGCATCTTCAACCGTTCAGACTACGGCCCATACGTCATAACCAGTGTCCTGAACACGGTGGCTGCACACAATGAAGCCATCCAGGGTGCGCGAGGGTACAGGCTACGTCAGGCCAAGAGCCTCAGAGACAGTCAGCGCACGTACATGAAAAAGGCGATCAGGGACGCAAGTTTCGATGAAGGTGGCGCAGCACATGGTGGCCTCAACGCCAACAGCATCAAATACGACCCGAACACTGACACCATAACAATGCATGTCTCCAGGGACGACCACCCCAGGAGGGCGGCAGCCGTCGTGACAGTAGACCGCGCTGGTGACGCCGTGATCAAGAACGCTATCGACGGCACGCTAGAAAGCGTCCTCAAGAAGAAGGGCGTCAGACAGGAAATGCGTCGCATGTACGAGAGAGAAAGGGATGTGGCTGTCGCCCAGAACCGGTACGACCGGCTCCCCTATGTGCGCATGACAAACTACCCCGCCCACATCGACGAGTTCATTGACAGCGATGTCGAGTCATTCAGACGTGAGAAGGAAAACCGCCTCAACATCGCTAAAGCCCGAGTCCGGGACGTCCTCACCGACGAAGACAGTATGAGCACATTCAAGATAGGTAAGGACAACAAGGGTATCTTTGTCGTAAAGACAGACAAGGTGACAGGAGACACGGCCAGCGGATATATCCAGGTCGGAGAAGACGGAAGATTCAACGGCCTGGAAGAGTACAACAAGGATCACAAGGCCACCAAAAAACTACTCACCTCAAGCCTGAGCAGGGTAGCCCCAGCGGACCTGAAAGAACTCGCTGACTCCTACAACGCACCAGACGTCACCAAGGAAGACCTCGAAAGGTACTACCCACCAAAGAGGACCAGCAAGAAGTGACCCCAGCCCCTTCACAGGCAGCAACAACCGGCGCACGTACAGAATCCATTACGTGCGTCGGTTGTTTACATGTTTGCGTGCTTTAGAAAAACAGGCGTATACACAATCTCCACCCAACCTTCCCCCTTAGGAGGGAACCATGAGCGAACAGGCACAACCAGTCAGATACCATGCGACCCCAACAGGGCAGGTTCGCGAGTGTCACGCAACAAAGCGCCGCTGCCCACGAAATCCTCTCCTGCACGGTGACACCAAGGAAGAGGTTGAGGCGATCATCCGTGAGGGCCTAGAGACGAAGCACGGCCCGTTCGCCCAGATCTACCGTCCACGCCGCCGCCGCGGCATGGTTGAACTACAGCCGGGCGAGATCTTCCGTAACAACCACGTGATCACGGAGCAGGAAGCCAAGGTAGTTGAAGACCTGGCGAAGAAGACCAGGAAGTCAACACGCCAGCGGTTCCACCGCGACCGCTACGACCTGAAGGGCGGAGACCCAAAGATCGCAGAAGAGCGCCTGAACAAGGCCCGCGAGTACGCCGACAAGCAAAACAACCCTCACCTGCTTCAGGAAGTCCGAGAGGCTGACACTGTTCTAGCGAGCGGCAAGTTCTCCAAGGGCGAAGGAGAAAACGCTGAAGAGTTCACATCGGACGACTACCTCAATGACTACGTGAAGCAAAAGCGAGTCAAGGAAGAGCGGGAGAAACTGGAGGAGAAGATCAAAGACTTCGCCTCCAGGGACGACGTTGAGCCCAAACGCTACGAGATTGAGAACGATGACAACAAGGTCATTGTTGACATCAAGGACGGACAAGTAGATGAGGACTTCCTGGCAACTCTCCCAAAGCCTCTCCAGAGGAAACTCACCAAACCTGAACTCAAGGTTGACATAAACAAGGCCCGCGAGCACCTTTCCAAGGAGCAGTTGGCTGACATCACCACAAAGTCCTCCAAGATTGACGTCATCATTGGACGAGAGCGCATTGTCGGCCAGTACGTCGTTGAGGCTGACACAGAACTAGAGGGAGAGACCAACAAGGAGAAACTAGAGTCAGGCATGGAGAACCTGTCCCAGGTTTACTCCGACGCTAAGGCATCCTTCGGTGAGACCCAACGCGACATCAAGAAACGCAAGGACAAGATGAACTCAGCAATGAAGGATGTTGTCCGAGACGAGAACAAGACCGGTAACCCGACCTACATTCCTGCACGCGCCAAAGGCAACGGCCTGATCGCCACCAACACCATGCGAGTTAACCAGAATGCCGCAGTCGCCAACCTATCCAAGGATGAACTGAAGAAGGTCTCAGTGGTAGAACGGAAGGCTAATGAGAGCCTGGCAAGGACATGCCTAGAGGCAGGCGACATCACCCAGGAACAGTTCGACAAATTGTTTGGTAAAAGAAAGGTGACTGTCACTGTCCGGGAGAAGTAAGAACAAATCCAGGCAAGTGACAAAACCAGACAACCAACAAGGAGAGGTCACCATCATGGCAACTTTCACCGAGACCCTAGTAGACATGTACGTGGACGCCTGGCCGAACCAGGTGGACAAGGTTGACTCAGAGACCATCGTGTCCCTGAACGGCAACAACACGGAGGTCGTCTTCGAGGCATACCACGACACGGACACATCCGTCGAGTCTGTGACCGTATACGCTGACGGTATCGACATGGGGACGTTCGACATGCGGTCTGATAAGGAGCAGCAGGAGATGACTGACCTCCTCCTGGACACCCTCGAAATTGAGGGCGTGGACGACGGTGAGGGGGACGAGTAACCTTCAACCTAGTCCTTCTGGTGAGGCCCGCAAGCCAAGGCGAGATAGAGAACCCTAGTTGTTTCTTCATCGCTCATGGTTTGCGGGCCTCACTGATCATGCCCACCCCAGTACTCTGTTTGACAAAATCTAGGGTAGCATGGCAGTATACGACAGGTACCTCCCGCACCACTTTCCGGTACAGATCTTGTTGTAAACCAGTAGTTGTGAAACTAAATGAAGGGATACGGCTTTGAGTCAACCAGTCACCCCCACCGATCAGACCGCAGAAGACCCAGGTGACCTCACCCAGCACATGGGCGCCCACTCGGGTAAGGTCCTCCAAGAGGACGACAACTACACCTATGAGTTGAGGTGTTTCGGCGACCTTCAGGAAGGGGATGAGGTTGTAACCACTGGTGGAGAGTGGCAGCAGGTCGCCAGAGCCTACCCTGAGCACATACCAGTGTCCATGTATGAGGTCGAGGTGGGTGGTACCGTCATGCAGGTGTCTGGGAACCACCTGTTCTATGTGGAGTCCGACCTGGACCGTCAGTTGCACGCCAGCAGACTCAAGACGTCCGCGAAGACGATCCAGAAGCACTTGTCTCAGAAGGTGTTGGACGACCTGTGGGAGATCGTCAACGATGACAGCGGCTACGAGATCGAGATGCTTCTATCTGATATGGTGAACCTCCTGGAAGTGTCAGGGAACCTTGAAGTTGAGAACATCATCACCAGGGTCGCTGAGAGCATCGGCCCTATCAGTGAGGTCAACGTGGTCCCAGAGGACGTTGAGACCGGCCGTCGCGGCAGCGGAAGAAAGGTCGCCGGGTACGATGGGAGACGGTTCGCGCAGCAATTTCTGTCCCTGACCGGGATCCGCAAGTACCGAAAAAGGTGGCCTGTCATTGTCGGCAGGGTCGTCACCACTGAGGAGATGCTGAACCTTATGGAGTCGTTCAACGTACACCTACCAAACCCACCCAAACACTAGCACCACCCTAATACGGCTGTCTCACGACAAGGCCCGCACACACTAAAGGCCACTCCGCCGCCCTACTCCAGCAGCAACCCCTAGACCTGGGGCACTGACAGTAGTCCCATGGGGAATAACCTGACGCGAGCCAATATTCCTACTATACAAGAGACTTTCATGAATCCCAACAAACCTAGGAGAACACCTATGAGTGCACTCACCAGCACGGCAGGGGCCATAGATTCATCCTTCACCCCGGTCTACAAGCGAGTCATAGGTTGGGTAGCCGCACAGATGGCTGTCGCCTCTCTAACTGCTCTCATCCTTGGGCCTATGATCCCTCCAACAATGATCATGGGGATCAACCTGGCTGTTGTTGCTGGCTTGATCGTCATGTCGTTTGTGCGCGTATCACCGCGTGTCGCGCCACTGATCGCCTTGATCGTACCGGCAGCGATAGGTCTGATCGTTTACGTGAGCGTCAGTCACTATTTAAACGCCGGTATGGGCGACATCGTGATCATGGCGGCCGCCTCAACCATGGTGATCTTCACTACCCTAGCGGTCATGGCTTGGCGGAGTGAACGCAGCATCGAACGCTGGTCAGGGAAGATGTTCGCCATCCTTCTGGGGCTGATCGCGCTGGGCGTCCTGAACATCTTCCTCAAGATGACGATGCTGTCGCTTATCATCTCGGGTGCGGGTGCTGTCCTGTTCTCCCTATATATCTTCATGGACATTCAGCGTATCAGAGACCTCCGACAGGATGACAACGCGACTGCGAGCATGTATGCACTCAATGTCTTCCTTGACATCGTGAACTTGTTCCTGAACCTCCTGAACATTCTGGGAATCCTCAGCCGACGATAAGGTGGCAACCCAGGAGCCCTAGCAGAAGGGCTTCATCACCAAGGGGTGCTGGCAGGTCCCAGGGCAAGAGGACTGGTCGGCACCCCAGTTCTATGCCCACATGACCCCCAGTGCGAGCAGGAGAGAAAGGAGGTCAGATAACTGGGCTTGAATAGGAACATCATCATGGGTGAGCCCAGCATCACACTAGCGGCCACCCAGTCAACTATGATAATATGACCACGCCCCACAGTATGCACACAAGAGCGTCAGCATGAACTGGGGCAGGTAAGGCGGAACCCAGCAGACAGGAGCCTGGGACGCCTTACCAGACTTTACTGTCCACAGAAGGAAAACAGGACAAAGGGCACAACCGATGAACGGCATAACGGAACTAGAGAAGATGGTTTCTCGCACACAGGCCATCGTGGTTAACTCCGCGATGGAGGTAATGAGCGTGGTCCCATGGGATCGCGCCATGACACTGGTCGTGTCGAACGCGGCATACACGCTGATCCCGCGTTCAGATGGCACCCTCGTGCGCAGCCAGTTTCTCGCGCTACCTAAGCCTCTGGTTGTGTCCCTGAACAAGTATGTCCCAAAGCACCGCACCCCGCAACGCACCAACGACAGTGTTGTGACGAACGAGATGGTTCATGAGCGGGACCAGTACACGTGCCAGTACTGCGGCGTGCACGTCACTCGTAGTGAGGCCACAGTGGACCACATTCTCCCTAGGTCCAGGGGTGGACGATCCACGTGGGGGAACCTGTGCACGGCCTGCAAGCGGTGCAACAACCGGAAGGCTGACCGCACCCCACAGGAGGCCGGAATGGCTATGCCGGTCATCCCGGACTGGGGTGCAGTCAACAAGGGTAAGGCCCTCCAGGATGCCCTCTACGAGATCATCTCAGATTCCTGGAAATAGGGGCGAGATAGAGGTAGGGGAGCAGGTGCACGCCCTCAAGGCGTCATGATCTACCTGCCTCTACACGCCCCATGATTGACCCTAAACACACACCCTAAAATGGGGTTCACACGGCCCAGGCAGATCACCTCAACATGGTCGCTGCCTGGGCCGTAGCCATGAACACCCTTGACAAACCCCACATACTCCCCTACAATACTCCCCAGATATGTCAACCAAACGAGACGGAGAACACATGAGAGAACACGACCCCAAGGTACTTGTGTCTCCGCCTCGCGCGTCCAGGATTCTTCGCCCGCTCATCAATGCCACCGAAGAGAAGGACATTGAGCACGCATGGCGGACCCTTCTGGAGGACGGCCTCAAGAAAGCCGTGAAACAGGACGGCGGAACAATCGGCGACGGGTTCGTGTCCACCATCGGTGACGTCAAGACTGACGGATACATGACCGTCACCACCCCCACAGGCAATTACGGTGTGTTGCTGGAGACGAAGATCAGGAAGGCTCTCACTGGCCCCACCAACACGGACACCAGGGCCAAGATCCTCACCCAGGTCACATACTATGTCCACAATCTCTCAGCGGAGGCTAAACCATCACCGAAAGTCATTATCGTCGCTGATGAGGACGAGGTGTTTCTCCTGGATGGGGACCTACTGACACCACTCGCTAACCAGACGTGGGATGATGACCCTAAATGGGAAGCAACCCCGTCCAGGGGCTATGACGTCAACACAGGGCTCTACAACCACCTGAGGAACCTTCAAACCGTGGCTGCCATGCCAGTCTATGAGGTCACCAACCCAAGCGAGGGTGTGGTCCTGAATGCAGACACGTTCATCAAGGCTGTTCACACCATGGGACAAGGCGGCACCTGTGAGATCATGCGCCATAAGGTTACTGTACGGGACCTGGAGAAAGAGTTTCAACGGTTCCACCTGAGCGTGTTCTCAGGTGTCACGGGCCGGGGCGCCTCCAAAAGGCAGATGGCCGTGTTCACCAAGACAATTCTCGGTGATGACACCATTAAGGTGAAGGACTCTCGCCGCAACACCTGCACTATCACCACGAGTGACGGGAAGACCCTGACTGTGAACGCCATGGATGGGTTCAACGCCTTGGAGTACGAGACGTGGCGGCAGGAGCATGCTTGTGGTGCATACACCCCCCAGGAGCGACAGGACATCACCTCCATCTGCGACCGGCTACTGGAGGATGCGGAGCGGCGCTGGACCGGAGAGTTTTGGACTCCTGAGATCTGGGCTGACCGTATGCGCATCATGGTAGCAGACCACCTAGGAGAGGACTGGACCAGCAAGTACGTCATCTGGGACCCTGCCTGTGGCTCCAAGAACCTCACCCAAGGGGCAACTTTCGGGCAGCAACAGAAGAATGAGAACCTATACCTTTCAACCCTGTTCAGTGAGGAACTGAGTATCGCTGAGGGCATCAACCTGGGCGCGACGGTCTTCCAGCACGACTTCCTCAACGACCCACTGGAGCCCCCTGCAAGCCCCACAGAGCCCACAGGGGTACCCCAGGCAGGTTACGACACGTGCAGTATGCCACAGCCTAGCACGAGCCTCCAGAACAGCCCACAGGGTGCGACGGCAGGGTTACCGGCGGGCCTCCTGAATGCACTCAAAGCCAACAAGCCTATCATCATCATCGGTAACCCTCCCTATGGGACCAGCGGAGACCCCAGGAGCAGCAACAAAACCGGGGTAGCCGACACCACCACCCGCCGCTCCATGATTCACGCCAACGCCGGAGGTCACGCCGCACAAGAACTCTACGCCCAGTTCTACTACCGTGCCGCCCAGATCGCAAGACACTACGGGTACACCAGCGACTTCCACATCGTTTTCTTCTCCAAGGTGTTCATGACCTCACCCGCACACGAGAAGTTCCTGACCAACCTCACCAGCGACTTCACCTACCGAGGCGGGTTCATGCTCAACTCCGGCGAGTTCAACGGGGCCAGCCGGAAGTTCCCCATCATCTGCTCCCACTGGGCACTCGACACTACACCAAGCCATGAGCCACAGGTAAGTTTCGATGTGCAAGTCCTCAAGACACAGAAAACCAGGACCGACGTCACAATCACTGACGCGGGAACCAGAACCATCCGACACGTACAAGATCACGAACGCCTGTCCAAGATGATTCCCGCCCCCACCGGCGACCACATGGAATACGGCACCTACCCTGTAACCAGCAACGGCTTCCATGACACCAACAGCACCAGCCCCATACGGGGAAGGTGGGCGCATGGGGCACTCGGATACCTCCAGAAACGCGACAGCGTGGGCGGATCCTACCTCCGAACCTCCATGCTCACCACAGCCCGCAGACACGGGGATGGCATCATTGTTGACCCAGGGAACTTCACTGAGGCGTGCATGATAATGGGCGTACTCAAGGCCGCGTTCCTGCACATCCGCGCCAACAAGGAACTCTGGGTGCGAGACAAAGACATCTTCACCCGCCTGCCTGAGCAGTGGACCCGCACCCCCGGCTACAAGACCTTCCAAACAGACGCAGTGATCTACTCCCTGTTCACAACCGGTAGTTACCAAACCTCACTCGGCAACTACCAGTCACAAGACCAGCAGTGGGACATCCGAAACCAGTTCTTCCCTCTCACCAGCCATTTCATGCAGGACATTGCCAGCCGCAACCTCGACGACGGCGGCCACGAAATCCTCCAAGCCATGCAGGAAGACCACCAGGACCGGTACGCCGCCACATGGATCCAAAAGCAGGAGAAGGCAGGCCACCTCACTTCTGAAGCCAAGGATCTTCTGAACACGTGGTCCAAGATCATCGAAGCGTCCTTCAAGTACCGGATCATCTACGCCAACACACCCAGAAGAACCGAACAGGGGCTAGAACGCTGGGACGCCGGGTTCATGCAGATTCACCGAATGTGCCGCAGCGACGACAGGTTCCTCCTCGACGCCAAGATCGACAAGAAGTTACAGGCGCTCTGGGATGACTTCGACCAACAGTATGCCGCAATGGGAGAAAGAATCTGGGACACGTATACCCAACATGCAGGGTTCTAATCCCATCAGCCGCACCCTCTTCCTGCCTGCAACCACAAGTCGCCTCTAATCGGCTTTACTGGCGCACATCACACCACACGTACCAGAGGGGGCCTTGACTCAACTAGGCCCCACTGGTACCATCTGGAGCAGATTGCCAGCAATAGGGCACCCAAGAAAGGAACACTGGGGTGAGCGATAGCGCGAAGGGCCGTCAGATCAGCGACGTTGAGGCGTGGTCTATCGAACAGCGGGCATACGACATTCTCACAGGGCGTCGTATCCGGCCACTGAACAAGTACGAGCAGAAGGTGTACGCGGACATCATCACCCGAGCCACATCTGACGGTTGGTTTCCGTCATTCAAGATGGGGTTCGCAGTGCTGGTGCCATTCATGGACGCTACTGCTCGAACCGCGTATGTTGATCAGTATGGCAGACTTGGACTGTCGTATGAACTGATTTACGCTCTTCCTTTCGAGGAGCAGGTGACCATCATTGTGCATGAGGTAATGCACATGCTCAGCAACCACATTACCCGCGGCAAGGCACTAGGTTTTGCGGACCTCCTGGACTGCAACATCGTGAGCGACCTGGAAGTTAACACGGCCCTTGAGCGGTCCCCCAAGGCAGTACTCACGACAGGGATCCTTCCACAGAACTACAATCTTCCAGTCATGAAGACCATGGAATGGTACTTCAAAAACTGGAACGACGACTTGACGGAACTGAAAGAACGTCAGCAGGAGGACCCCACCAATGGTCTCCCAAAGCCCCGCATGTCGCCGCTACCTAGCCAGGATGGCAGTAATGATCCCAAGGAGGATAGCGGCCAGCAGCCCAACCAGGACGCGGGCGACAACCCAGGGGGTGATTCTCAAAGCCAGGACAATAGTCAGGGTGATGGCGACAGTCCCCAGGAAGACGACTGCAACCAGGGTGATGACCCTGACAGCAATGAAGACACCCAGGCGAAACCTGACAGCCAAGACAGAGCCCCTACCCAAGAGGGCTCTCAGGATGACACCAGCGGCGACCCCACAGACACCAGTGCCAACAGTAGCGAAGATTCCAACAACCGCCAGGACACCCCGAGTAACGACAGTGACTCGCAAGAACAGGGAGACAACCAGAGATCTGACTCTCAGGCCAGCAACAACCCGCAACAGGACGATTCTGAGCAGGGGCAGTGTAGTACACCTGACGGAGCCCAGGGCGAGGACAGTACCGGTTCCACTGGCAACAGTGGTGGAAACCAGCAGGGCTCATCTTCTGGCTCTAGCGGCCTTAACGAGGCGGGAAACTCTGACACAGCCACAGGAGACAACCCCAACAGGAACAGTCACTCTGACCCCAATGCGAGGGGAGACAGTCCTGGCGGAAACTCTAGCAGCAACACCCTAGGCGGGAATGGTAGCAGTCCTAGCAGTGCGGACAGCGACAGTGGTCCAGTGACACCGCAGATTCCCATGTCACCCGAGTTCCCCAACGATCAGGACCAGGGGGCCAGTAACGGTTCCCGACTGGCCGCCAACCTTGACCAGATTCCAGGCGCACTAGGGGACGTTCTAAGGAACTACAAGCAGGAGATCCTTGAACGTCGGCTCAAACAGGCACCCAACCGCACCCACATGTGCGACAACCCCAGTGAAGCACGCGAAAGCGAGGCTGACGATGCGGGGATCTACCGACAGAGCGTGTCCGCACAGAATAACGCCCGCGACAACGTTCGAGCCGAGTTGAAGAATGAGATCGCCTCCGGTAAGGCCGCCGGTAACGGGACAGCAAACTTCGTTACCGCAATGGTGAACCTCATGGCCCCACCGAAGGTGGCCTGGCAGGACATTTTCAGGAGAAAAACCAGCCGCGTTGTTGGTGACCTCGTGGTTGGTAAGAACGTCAAGACCTACACGCGCACAGACCGCCGTTATGGGGGCGGTAGGGGGCAGGCTATCTTCCCCGGCAAGAAGAACATCGCTATCAAGGTGACAGTTGGGGTTGATCAGTCCGGTTCCATTGACGGTGACGACAATCGTCGCATGCTGGGAGAGGTCGCCGGAATCCTCAAGGAAGCAACAAAGGCGACACACGACGGTATCAAGTTCTTCACCGTGGACACCGAGGTGAAGAACATTCAACCAGTCAAGCGGCTCGAAGACCTTAAACTGATCGGTGGTGGCGGCACAAGGATGGGGGCGGCCTTCGAGTACGTCAACAGCCTCCCCCCGAGGGATCGTCCTGACCTGTTCGTTCTTGCCACTGACGGATTCCTGCTCGACGAAGACTGGGAGAACATCTATAGGCATGTGACAAGAACCCACAATGGGCGACTCCTGTACCGGACAGTCATCCTTGTCACCAACAAGGAGCGCTACGACGCATGCCCCATTAAGGTGAAGAACGCTACTACGGTCATCTGTATCGACGACGGGGATGAGTGACCTCAACACTATAGGGGCACCTGCTCACACACGCGGTTTCGGTAACCTGTCCTCGTACCAGGAAACCAACAAGCGTGAGCAGGTGCCCCTATGCCAAGACAAGCCATCGCCGACAAGACCCTAAATAAGGTCGCAGAACTAGAGAAGTTCATGAAGTCCCTAAACAAGAACAGTAAGTTCAGGGGGTACAGCGACTCTGATCTTGTCACCAAGTTGGGTGCCAACCCTCCAAAGGTTGAGACCATCTCCACTGGCAGCCTCACCCTAGATCAGGCTCTCGGTGGCGGCTTCGGTAAGGGTAGGCTGATCGAAATCTACGGCCCAGAAAGTTCCGGTAAGACATCCGTAGCCCTCACCGCTATCGGCAACGTCCAACGGGAGGGCGGCACAGCACTATTCGTGGACGTCGAGTATGCTCTCGATCCCGTATACGCACGCAAACTCGGTGTAGACACAAGCACCCTGTTCCTCGCCCAACCAGACACAGCCGAGATGGCGCTGGACCTCATCGAAGAGGTCGCCGGTTCAGGGAGCGCAGACATCATCGTCCTAGACTCTATTGCCGCACTCACCCCAAAGGCCGAATTGGAAGGCAGCGCTGAAGACGTGACAGTCGGCCTTATTGCCCGCCTCCTGTCCAAGCAACTACGCAAACTTGTCGCTATCGCATCAAGGAATAAGAGCACCATCATCTTCATCAACCAGACGCGAGACAAGATCGGCGGATTCTCACCATACGGCACCCCACAGACAACCCCCGGCGGCAAGGCTCCCAAGTACTACGCCACCCAGAGGATCAAAGTAGCCCGGGTTGGGAAACCAGACCTCTTCAAGGAAGGCCCCAACAAGGGGCTGCCCCGAAGCGTCAGAGTCAAGTACACTGTCGAGAAGAACAAGATCGCCCCACCGTTCCGCACCGCAGAAAGCGTCCTGGAATGGAGCCGCGGCATCAACCAGGCCGCAGAACTGTTCAACGTCGGCAAGGACTACGGCATCCTCGAAGGTGGCAGTGGCGGGCGATACAACCTTCCTGACACAGACTTCAAACTCCCAGTCGGTGCAGACAAGATTATCCACGAGATCGAAACCAACAAAGAACTCTTCGCCACACTGGAAGAAAGAGTCAGAGACGCCATCGAGAAGTCATTCAACGAGGAGGTCACCCCGATCCAGGAAGACGATCCCAGTGTTGAGGATGAGCCGCTAGAAGACCTCGAACCGGAAGAGACAGCAAACGCAGAATGGTGACAATAGTCACCACAGGAAACTGAACATCCTACATGGTGGGCACCTAGGAACATTGACCTGGGTGCCCACCATGTGCTATCGTGCCACCTAAGCGAAGGCAATGCCACACAAGAAAGGAACTTAACGTGGCGGCAGAAGCAAAGGTCCAGGATGCAGACAACAAGGGGATCTGGTGGATTCACGGCGCACAAGAAGCCCCCGACAAATTCAACGGGCCACTAGACACATTTGAGGACATGGCTCCCAGCGAAATGATGCTGCGAGCATGCATCCTGTCACGTAACGTCGCCGCCCTAGTCTCAGACCCCGGCATGACAAAGACAGCCACAGTACGATCCATTACACGCGAAATGGGGTACGGACTTGTAACAATTATTGGCGCCCAAAAGGAAGCCCCAGACATCTCAGGATTCCCCACCAGGGGAACCTACAAGATTACCCTCACAAGCGAGGACGGCAGTACAGAGACCATGGAAGTCCCTGTCACAGAATACGCGCCACAGAAATGGCAACACTTCGTCATCGAGAACAAGAAGGTCATCATCTTCCTGGATGAGTTCTCCAACACACACCCGTCCACTCGCGCTGGCATGCTGTCCTTCATCCAAGACCGCGAGTTCCCCGACGGCACCCCCTTCCCGAACGAAACAGTCATCGTGCTTGCGATGAACCCGACCGAGAGCGCACCCGACGGCTACGAGTTGGACCCAGCCACACGCAACCGGATCACGTTCATTGAGTGGAAGCCAGATAACGTCAAATGGCGTAAGGGGATGCTCAGCAAGTGGGGGACCGTCAACCCTCTTAGCAACAACGGCCTATGGCGCAAGGCAATTGTCAACTTCCTTGAGGAAAACCCTGGTCTTATCCACAAGATGCCGACAGAAAACTTCAACAACGAGAACTCATCCGAGGTGGTCTACGGCCTAGACGCCTCCGACCCGTCATCTCGGATGGTAGCAAACGGACCCTGGCCGTCCCACCGCACCTGGGACTTCCTAGGGGACATTCTAGGTACATCGTTCAAGTACGGAAGCCCCAAGAACCGTTATGTACGCGACCTCCTTGTTCGTGGAACTGTCGGGCCTGAGGCTGCCGACAAGTTCATTGAGTGGATAAGCCGCAACGGGGTCCTGGATGTCGCCAAGCACCTGAACGATCCTGACTCGTTCAGCCTCCAGCACTGGGCCGACCTGAAACAGGATGACTGGATGTACATTGTCCAGTCTGGCATCGATAAGAACTACCTGACACAGGCCAATGTCGCAAATGTCGTGCGTCTCTTCGAGATCGCAGTCGCCACGAAGTGTGAGGCATTCGTGTCGTTCGCTGTCGATGACCTATCCAAGATCCTTTCAACAGTGAGCATGGAGGAGGGGGAGAAAAAGGACCTCCTGTCCAACCGTATCCACAATACTCTTTGTGACCTTTATGGCGGAGAAAGCCGCCCCACAGAGTACGTTTCACCAAAACGTAAGGTGCGGGGCGAGCAGTAAAATCTCCGCCCGTTTAAAGGCGTGCGCACAAACTGTGTACACCATGCTGGGCCGTAACCAGGGTAGGCTCTTTCCTTTCTTCCTCCCTGTGGTTACGGCCCAGCCCCTTCCTATTCCGCTACGAGAGCCTGGGGCGGGTGCTGCGACCTCCTGGACTGTAGGTGCGATGTGGGCCGGGTAGAATGGTGCTGCCCACCGCAAGTCAGCATTACCATCCGCCGCATAGGGGTGGGGTGCGAGAAGGAACAGAGGACATCCACATGTCAGACAGGAACGGCCTGTATCTGAGGGCACAGCGCAGCCTCGTGTCTGCCCTCCTGTTTGACGGCAGTGACGTAAACCGGGCACTGGAGTTCGTGTCCCCGGACGACTTCAATGATTCTGCCCTGAGCGAGATAATGGAGTCTATAGCGAATGTTGCTCGCCGTGATGACATGGTGTCTGAGATAACAGTCAGCGAGGACCTTGAAGCCAGAGGAAAACTGGATAGCGTTGGTGGCGTGAAGACCATCTACGCGCTGCGTGTTCAAGGTGAACGGGCTCTTATGGAGGGTGTGATCACCACCTATGCGGCTGTCGTCCGGGAGTTCTCCAGCAAGAACTCGATCATGCGGCTTCTGCGTGACGCTGAAGCCATGTTTCAGGAGGACTCAGGTGTCACCGCCCGCGACGCTATCGCGACCCTCCAGGGACAGTTGAGCAATGAGGTACTGAAACTCACGGATGACGCAACCACCACGGAAGTGTCCGAGTACATCACCTCATACGAAGACATTCTCGCTGAGCGACTACAGATCACGGAGGAGAACTCCCAGTACGCTGATGGCCTCCAGGGTATCCCGTCAATGGTGCCATCCCTAGACAAGTACACTGGCGGCTTCAAGGGCGGGGAGATGATCGTAGTTGGGGCCAGGACTGGTATTGGTAAGTCCGTGTTCGCGGTCATGCAGGCTGTAGCGACCGCTCAGACCGGGAAGACCTGCCTATTTTTCTCTATGGAGATGAACCATGCGGAAATCATTGACCGCATGGTAGCGAACGTTTCCGGCGTTGATCAAAGTCGCCTGAAACAGGGGCGCGTCAACCCTGAGGAGATGAAGTCCGTGAGGGAGGCGATGAAGAAACTTGAAGACATGAACATCATCATCGACACGGACTCAGCCACCACCCTGGACAGTATCAGGTCGAAGGCGCAGAGGCAGGCTCAGACCAGTATCGGACTGGACATGATCATCATTGACTACCTGCAACTCATGTCCATGCCCGGCAAGTACAGCAACAGGCAGGAAGAAGTTGCGGCCCTGTCACACCAGATCAAGCAACTCGCCGCCTCCCTGAACGTACCCATCATGGTCCTGGTTCAGATGAACCCGAAGGATGAGCGAGGCAAAGACGGCGAAGAGATAATGCCGCACCATGATGATGTGCGCGAGTCCAGAGCCATCAGCCATGACAGCAACATGTTCATCATTCTTCACCGCAACACGAAGACCGACAACACTGCGGACCGGACTCTCATCATCCTGAGCAAGAACCGTGGTGGCGCAGCCGGAAAGATTGTCGCCTGCCACTCCGACCTTAGTGTTGCCATGTTCCGAGAAATCAAGAAGGAAGAGGACGTCACCAAGGACAACCTGGACGCTATGGATAGTGACTTCGAGGAGTTCCTAGGTGACGGCGAGACCCTGGACGGCGACATCGATCCAGGCGACATCGACTGGTAGAATCAGCAAAAGAGCAAGGATACAGGGGAGAAAGGGCGAACTATGGGGACTACCTCAGCCAGACGGCACCCACTCATGCTGGGGGAGCAGCCACTACTCGCACTCGATGAGGACGCAGACAACAGTGGCTCTGCTGACGACACCTACCTGACAGAGGAACAGCAGGCTACCCGGTTCATGAGCCGCTGGCAGGAGAAGGTGGACCCACTGATCAGGTACAAGGACTACTTTGAATCCTCAGCCAAGACCAGTGGTCACATCTTTAAGGAGATCCGACGATTCTACCTGCAACTCGTCGTCAACGGCAACTGGTCAGACGGAAAGTTCGTCGCTGTCGTCGGCAAGATCATGTCGGACAACCAGCACACGGTCAACACTCCAACCCTGGATGTTGTAGGCAGGCAGTACGACCGTGAACAGATCAAGACACAAAGACGTCGCTGAGCAAAGCAACAGCCCAAGAAAGGGGGTGTGACCCGAACCATCATGGTAACCACATTTAACGACCACATGTCCATGAGCAGCGATCTCGTTGACGTGCCAGTCAGCCGCACAGCCGTCAACCACAACACAGCCGATTATGAGCGGTTTCGCAAGCACATGGCTGACACAGAAGCCAAGTACCGTGCAGCCGAACGCAAGGAGCGGATCAAAGCCATTCAGCAGAACCTTGACATGTGGGACCAGCAGACCCCATCTAGGTGGCGTGGCGCATCCCTGACCAAGATGCCCACCTCAGAGGCAGCACTGATCCTCACCAAGATCAAGAATGGCCCCAAGGGCGGTAGCGTCCTCATTACTGGCCCAGCAGGTGGCACACGCACCATGCTCGCGTATGCCACTGTCAGGAAGATGCTCGCCCAGGGTGTAGCAACCCCCAGCCAAGTATGCATCCTCAGTGAGGATCGCATACTGTCATTCGGTAACGCCGGGTTCAGCGGCCGAGACAGACTCAACGCAGCCCTAGATCCGCAGTACAGGCTGTACCTCATCGATGGCGCTGGATCTAAGGTCACCTACACAGATCGTGAGGCAGCAGCCTATGAAGAGATCTTGGACCACATCTACAGTCGGGACCTCATCACCGTCATCACCTCCCCGACCAGTATTGTGGAGTTCGCCCGCAAGTTCAGCGAGACCTTTGAGGCCCGTATCATGGACCTCGTGGGCGACCGCACCATCACCCTACCCGATGTCAGCGACGCCCGCCCCATGAGCGACAGCAGTAGCGGAGACCAAGCGCGGCCAGTCGGGAGATCTAACACAATCTCCCAGAGCGACAACCTCCGTCAACCTCCGCCACGAGAGCAGTCAAATAGCAGGTTCGACAACTTCGGGTTCTGAGGTAAGGTCGGCAACACATGAACAGAACCCGAAGGTTTGACAACTGTGTAAAGTTTCTATTCTGCAACACCAGCGACCATTGAGATCACTTGTGCTGCACGGTATAATCGACGGCAGATTGTACCTTAATTCCACCACACCGATTGCAGGTGCCTCTTATGTTCGAGACCTACCACAGGATGAAGAACACAGTCGATGTGTCGTTCGACGACTTCTTCACTGACTCCCCGGTCCACGTCACCAAAGGTGAACCTAAACCCAGGCGAACCCTGTCAATGGTCGCAAAGAACCTGGGTGTCTTCATGCTCGTCGCGGCCCTGTGCGGGACCCTCACCTCAGTGTGGCCGATCCTCGCGCTCAGCCAGGGGGTACAAGCCGCAGAACCAATCGCTGAGTACTGGAAGTCCCTGCCAGAGAACCTGGAAGACATCGAGATCGGGCAGAAGAACACGCTACTCGACATCAACGGCACCCCATACGCTGAAGTATGGTCAGAGAACAGAACCACCCTCACCTCACTGGACCAGGTGAGCGACTACGCAAAAAAGGGCTTGATCGCAACCGAAGACAAGGACTTCTACAAGCACAAGGGCTTCAGCCTGAAAGGTACAGCGCGAGCAGCAATGTCCAGTTCCGGTGGAGGATCCGGCATCACCCAACAGTTAGTGAAAAACCTCCAGTTCTTCAACCTAGCCGGTCGAGACAAGAAAGACCAGGCCGTCGAAGCCACCATCGGCCGCAAGGTACGCGAACTCAAACTGGCACTAGGCTACGAGAAGAAGCACACCAAGAACGAAATCCTGCTCACCTATTTCAACACCGTAGCGTTCGGCGGCCCCAACACGTACAGCATCGAGACCGCCGCCCAATACTACTTCGGGAAGCCAGCCAAGGACCTCGACCTGGCAGAGTCAGCAGTCCTCGTCGGAAGCGTCCAGAACCCCAGTCGCTTCAACCTAGACAACACCGAGGACAGCAAGACCAACTACAAGGCCCGCCAAAAAGATGTGCTCGACAGGATGGTCACAGAGGGTTACATCACCCAAGCCGACGCAGATAAGGCATATGGTGAGGAACTGAACCTCGTCTACAAGTCAACCTCCAACGGCAACTGCACCTCCAGCAGATACCCCTACTACTGCGAGTATGTCATGGGCTACCTGTCCAAGTCACCGAAACTAGGGGAGACACAGGAAGAGCGAGACGCCATCCTCCGCAAGGGCGGCCTCCAGATACACACCTACCTAGACCCCAACGCTATGGGGATCGTGGACGCGCAACTCAAACAGGACTACGGAACAGACAACCACCTGGCCGCCCCTACCGCTGTCGTCCAACCAGGCACAGGAGGCGTACTCGCAATGGGATCCAACCGCGACTACGGGACCGGCCCAGGACAGACCACCGTCAACCTGCCCTTACATGCCACTGGCACCGGGTCCGTCTACAAAATGATCACACTCGCTGCCGCACTCCACGAAGGCTATACCGAGTCCGACCTAGCGTTCTCATCCCGATGCCCCCTCGTCGATTCACGCTACGACACCCCAGACGGCGGAATCACCAACTCCGACTCCTGCTCCCTCCAGGGAGGTTACATGGACTACCGGACCGCCACAGCCCTATCCTCCAACACATGGTTCAGCGAGTTGGAGATCAAGGTCGGTGTCGAGAAGGTCAAGGAGTTCAGCGCCAGTGTCGGACTGTCCGCACCCGACAACATCACCTCCCGGTCCCTGGCCTACACGCTGGGTGTCACAGAGAACTCAGAGGTAGCGATGGCGGCAGCATTCGCAACATTCTCCAACGGCGGCATCTACTGCCCTCCCAGCCCCGTCTCTACGTTCTCTTACGCAGACGGCACCTCACCCGTTGTCCCAGACACCTATGACCCCAAGACAGACTCCTGCCGCCGTGTCCTGTCAGAGAAGGACAGCGGCGTGGTCCTCAAGGCTATGCGAGCCAACGTCAGCGGCGAGATCCCCAACGCTTTCGGGAACAAGTTCAACACATCAGGGTACACGACCGTAGCCAAGTCTGGCACCAACCAACTTTACAACTCCACGTGGGCTGTCTTGTCCGGCAACTTCAGTGTCTTCAGCAACATCTATGACCCTGTAGACTTCACTGAGGGCATGGACCCAACAACATACCGTGGCAGCCAGTACCGGTGGTGGGACCACGTGATCGGATACACGGGCCGCGACATCATGACCTCACTGCTGAACACGGAAGGATACAAGCCCCTAAAGTTTGACAGCAGTGACGACACCATGACCGAGGTGTCCGTTGAGTCCAGGGACTTCGTAACCATCCCCTCCGTGATTGGTATGGAACCGGCGCAAGCGATGGCGACGCTCAACTCGCTAGGGTTCCCTGCCCACCTGAGTAAGGAGAAGAAGCCAGCACCAGACGGTTACCAGTCTGGGGTGATTGTTGAGCAGAACCTCACCCCTGGCACCCAGTTGCCGGTCGGAAGTAAGAAGGAGATCATCATCTACCAGTCCAAGTAGGCGGGTGAGAACTGCCTTAATCGGGCGGGGCATATAGACCTATTTTGTGACCCCGTGGCGGAGATTAGTGCTATCTGAGCGTAAGCCCCGCCACTGCGAGCGACGGTTTCGGTATCATCCCCTATAGGCAGAAAAGAGGCGCCTCTCACCTAAGAGAGGTCGATGACGCAAACCGGAAGAGGTAGCCGATGTCAAGCACGGTAGAGGAAGCGACCACGGGCCTGGAACGCATGGAGCAGGCTGTCCGGGCGGCCCGGGATGCACGTGCGGCACTGAAGAAGGACCTGGAATCCGTGAAAGCGGAGATACAGGCACTCACAGCCCTACAAGCACGCATTCAGGCATCATTGGACGCCACCTTAGCATTCACCTCCTCCGGCCCCAGTCAGCCCACCACAGCAGGCCCAGAAGAGACAGAACCAACTAAGGCTGTCGCACAGGAGGACACGCCACCTGAGTCCACCACGCCCCAGGGCACTCCGACAGGCATCGGCACACCCAGCCATGAGACAACACCTGTGGACGCATCTCTGGACACGTCCACCCAGCCAGGCCGAGCAGGCCACAGCCACATTGAGGGAGTGGGCTCTCCAGACACGCACAGCGGCGGCAGGCAGGCCGACAACAAGGATGCATCCACCAACACCCCAGATGCAGGCCCAGACCTGACACCATGGGAGGATGAGGCATACCTGAGTGACTACGGGCAGAACGATCAGGTGGAACGAACCCAGTGGCCATCCAGCCTAAAGACAGCAGACGAGATCTTCGACACCAGCAACCAGGAGATCCCAGAAGACAGCACTGCTGTGAGCAAAGAGCCCCAGGTGCCCACCAACACCACCTCAAAACCCAGCGACACAAGCCGGGGTAGAAAAGCGCGCACAGGCACCCAGAAGAAACCCGCCACCCATAAAACCAGCACTAAGAAAAAGAGTGAGCCGCCCCCAATCGGTGACGGCATAGGAGATAACTTCACCATCGACTTCGGTGTCCCACTATGACATAGGCGAGAGGGAGTAGCCAGTGAAGATAATCACAGAAGCCAGCAAGTTCACCAACACCATCAAATGGGTGGGACTCGGCCTTGACAGGAAGACCAACGGTACCCGGATCATCCTCGACGCCCACAGTGACGGACGCTGCTACCTGTCTTACCACAGCGGCAGCGTGTACACATCCGCCCCACTAGAAGTCCTAACCATCGACTTCCAGGACGAAAACCCCAGCCAGGACAGCGTACAGGTCACCTTAGACGGAGTGTTTCTTCAACGTCTCGCCCAAGGACTACCCAAGACCGGTGACATCACTCTGATCAGCAGGCGAGATGAACCCATGAAGGTCACCTCCAAGACCGGCCGGTTCACCGCCCCCACCTACAACGCCCGCAAAAAGCCCACCCCCAACACGTCATGCGTCGGAGAGGTAGACGCAGCAGAGTTCTTCAGCACCATATCCAGGGCCGCCAGAGTGTGTGACAACCGTGAGAACATTAGGCACAAGTTCGTCAACACCGTGGACCTATCACTCAACCCAGACACAGGCACCATCCGAGTATTCTCCTTCGACACCTATGTGATGGCCGAAACCACCATGAGATATACACCCACCAGTCAGCCACAAAACCAGGGGTACGTGCTCATACCATCCCAGTACGCCTCCATGATCCGCCCAGACAAGGACATGACCGGTGCTGTCAAGATACTGGAAGAAATAGGGGCCAACGGGAAGACCTACCGGGTAGGGTTCGAGTTCGACGACGGCAGGCGGATCCTCATGCCACTCAAGGACGTCCTCAGGTGCCCGAACGTTGACGCCATGGTAGAGGAATGCAGAAGAGGAGTACAAGCCCAGGTTATCGTCTCCACCGCGGCAGTCACCTCAGCAATAAAGAACGTGTCTGCCCTCACAGCCAACAAAACCGACATCAGCGTCACCGGCCAGGACATCACCCTCACCGTATCCTGTGACGACAACAGCATCACAGTGCCACTCACAGGCGGATCATTCGAGACCCCCATAGAAGCCCTGTTCTCACGGGAAGTCATCACCAAGGGCCTGTCACCTATCACCACGAAAGATGTTCAGGTCAGTTTCAGTACGGACGCGGTGATCCTAGAACCTATCGGGGCCAGCATTGACACCACAGTCATTTTCACCATGAAACGGTACAGGGGAGAGTCATGACCATACACTTGTTGACGGCAGTATTCGGTGGCGTATCATCACTGATCCTACTGTTCGTGACTATGCTGTACTCCCCGGGCTGGGTTGACAGGGGCCGCTGGCAATTAGTGAACGTGCTAGCCTTCGTGACATCTACTGTATCCAGCATCTTCACATCCGCGATGCTCCCTTCTGGTGATGTTACGCACTGGCTCACGGCCGTGGCCGGGGGCGTGTCAGTAGGAACAACCGTGTTCGTCACCACCCAGTGCGCCTACACGGACTTCACCTACCGGAAGGGTGACAGGTGGACTCTGCGTGCAGCGATAGCGATGAACGCTGCCACAGGTGGGGTCAGCCTGTTCCTGGAGCCCGCGCGCACTCAGGGTGAGCGGTGGTTGTTCGTCCTCCTGGTGCTTCTGTCACTGGTGCTGTTTCTGATCCCGTCCCTGGGTAAGTCGGATGCCCGCGCCACTCTCTTAAGTGTTCTGGCGACTTACCCGATGGTGGGGGTCCTGGGCGTCCAGTGGGGCCTGATCGTCCTGGCGCTGGTTCTGGGGGTGTATGGGGTGTCCTCATCGGTGCGGATGATGTGGGGCGTGAAAGGTACATTGAGGGGTGTATTCCGGGAGAAGATGAGTATTCCCATGGTCCCACTCATCACTGGATCATTCCTGATTGCAGAGATATGTGCAGCACTGGCCCAACAGTAGGCGGCGATATTCTGGTGAGTTTAATCACGGCCCTCCCTGGCAGGAGAAAGGCACACAAATGAGCGACATCCTGGATTCTATCGACGAACTTGATGACATTGAGGACGGCGACCTCGACGTTGAAGACACTCACCCTATCTCCATTGTCACGGGAGTCAACGATGACGACGGTGATAACTACTTCAATGAAGATGATGATGAGGAGGAAGACCTCGCCGCCGAGATGAGCAGTATCCTGGACGCCGAGGACACTCAGGCATCAGAGATGGGGCAGGCTGAGGCACAGGAGATAACCAACGCCATCAAATCCGCCGCAACTGTCACCTATGCCCTACTCGCTAAGGCCCACGAAGGTAAGGCTCACCAGTCACTCGGGTACGACTCGTGGGGCGAGTACGTCAAGGCCGAGTTCGAGATGAGTCCACAACGCTCATACCAGTTGCTTGACCTGTCTAAGGCCGTCAAGATGATCGAGGCCGCCGCACCAGAAGGCACCCATATCAAACTCACAGAGGCCCAGGCCAGAGACCTGAAGCGTGAATTACCTCGAATCACTGAACGCATCCATGAAGAGACCACCGGCAAGACCCCGGAAGAGTCACGAGAGATCATCGACGACATCGTTCGTGAGGAACGTGAGGAGAAGATCCAGAAGCGAGCCGAGGACAAGGCCCACAAGAGCCGAGAACAGGAAATGGACGAGGCCCGCGACGAAGGCTATCGTGCAGGCCTGGAGTCCGCCGCTGACGCCATCCTAGAGGCCGACGCAGAAAGGCAGGCTGTCAACGAGCCAGACGGTGGGCTCATGGACGTGGAGGTCGAAGGGGACATCAATCAGGCTGGCCGTGCAGAATACATGAAATTAGTTCAGGCGCTCGTCATGAACAGCAATATGGGTGACCCACAGGACATTGTTGACGCCATCCCGGAGAACAACTTTGAGGACATCTACGACCGGGTGATAGACACTGCTGGCCTATGGAACCGTATCGCCAACTACATGGACCTCAGGCGTTAAAGGAGCACCAGGTCCCTGAAACAGCCCTCAGTGCGGTGGCAGCAAGCGTCGGTAATATGTGCTCAGGAAACACCCAACCACGAGCCCTATTCTGACGGAGAGCGCCAATGGATAACACAACACCCGAAACAGCGGACACGACCTCACAGGTTGGTCCGCTGTTTACTCTCATCCAGGACTCCTCCAACTACCAGCCGGTACCCCACGAAACTCTCCCAGAGGTCATCCAGGACACTATTGGTCGCACCATGGTAGCCTTGTGCAATTCTGAGCGCGGCCGGGTCATGGTCATTGGGGATGTCAGGTCAGGTAAGACATTTTTCGTCAATCATCTTGCTCAGGCCGTCAGCGACTTCACCACGGAGAAGGAATACGCGCCTGTCTACTTCATCCGGGTTAATGAGAAGGCGCTCCCGGCCATGATGTCTGAGGACGGCACAGTCAGCATGAGCGCCATCATTGATCATGTATGTGACGCCCTGAAGTGTGCGGATAGCCAGGTGTGCGTCGTCACCGAAAATCCGTCTATGGCGGCGGTCCTCCAGCAGAACACCACCGATGTGAAGGTCATCCTGGAGGCGGTCACTGACACCCTGTTTAGTGACGAGGCAGAGACCGCGAAGTCGTTCATGTCGTGGGATGCTGCTGACACAGCGGACATGTTACTGACCGCAAAGGAGACAAGCCTGCTGGTTAAGGCGGCGTTCTGGGGTAAGGCCATCGACATGTACCCGACAGACGAGGTTGATGACACTATCATCGACAGCCTCATTCGTCGTATCGTGCGCAATGACGCCATGATCCAGAAGGACGGGAAGCGGAAAGTCCTGAACGTGCCGTTCGGGCAGTGGGGAGACATTCTCACTGACGTTACTGGCACCGTAGTCATGTCCAAATCGAAGCGCATCCGTGAAGCCGATGGCAGTATCTCCGTCAAGGGGCTCACTAAGTACATCATCAAGCAGAACCGTGACATCCTTGAGAACAGTGAGGACGAGGGACTGGTCGCGCTCGCTGCACTCTTTGGTGGCGACACCGACAGCAGTCAAGACGTGAAGAAGAGAAAGAAGCGCAAGCCACTGAAGTTCAACAGCCTCAAAAACCTCAAGACAGCCCTCTCTGGCAGCATCATCGGGCAGGAGAAGGCGCTGGATGCGATCACCCGACAGGTCACAGTACCCATGTCTGGAATGTCCCGCGAAGGTAAGCCGTTGCGGTCTCTCATGTTCTGTGGCCCTACCGGCACGGGGAAGACTGAGACCGCTAAGGTTATCGCCAAGCATCTCCTGAAGAAGGGGGAGATGAACCTTGTGCGCATCGACATGTCTGAGTTCGCTGAGAAGCACGAGTACACGAAACTGCTCGGCGCACCCCCAGGGTACGTGGGGTATGAGACCGGCGGGGTCCTTACCCGTGCGGTGGCAGCGAACCCTCGGTCTGTAGTTCTCCTGGACGAGGTAGAGAAGGCCCACCCGGACATCTGGAACCAGTTCCTCCAGATCCTTGACGCCGGGCGCATGACAGACAGTAACGGGCAGGTCGTAGACTTCACACAGACAATAATCATCATGACCTCCAACCTTGGTGCCGCCGAGATGTCCCGCACCAGAGCAGGCTTCGTCACCATGGACTCGGGTCAGGCATACACGGATCGGGAGCGGAACGCCACTAACGCAGTTATGAGGTCTGTGGAGAAGACCATGCTCCCGGAACTCATCAACCGGATAGACGAGATCATCGTGTTCAGCGAAATCCGACCTGAGGCAGCCCGCGAGATCGCCGTGAAGGAGATCAAGAGAATCCGGGACACCCACAGCACTAGCGTCCGCACCATTATGGACGCACCCCATGATATTGTCGATGAAATCTTAAAAAAGTCGAACATCAGCAAGTATGGGGTCCGCGAGATTCAGAGAACCGTTGAGAAGATGATCGTGAACCCACTCGCTACGGCTATCGCAACCCACCCTGACGGCAACACATTCACGTTTGAGATGTCTCAGGACGGTCAGGTCATTGTTCGCGCCGCCACCGAAGAAAGCGACTAAAACATGGCAATCACATTCACACAAAAAGACGAAGATCTTGACGACGCCTACCTGTCTAGCGCCCAGCAGGCGTCCTCCGACGGTGACGACGACTCCGTACTATACCAGACCCAGGAAGCGCCATCCCAACCCTACAACCTGGCACCGGTAGAGCCTCCTGTCGCCTCACAGAGCGCATACAGTCCTGAGTTGGCACCAGCGTACACCACACCAGCCGCAGAAGCAACATATGTTGACGCTACCGAGGGCGAGGGAGACTACTACCAAGACTACGAGGCCAGCCAGTACCCCACCACCTACCAAGACCAAAGCACCTACACACAGCAGGGAGACACGTACCCCAGCAACGAGGCAGGGAGGTACGAGTACGATACCCCCGCAACCGTACCCCCAGCCCCCACACCAGAACCGGCCAGGACCTCACCCCCCGCACAGGTAGCCGCCCCGACAGGCCCAAGCCGCAAAGACATCAAGAAATACGACCAGCAGGTCGAATACACATACCGGATCATCAGGATGCTGGACGCATACCGCGGAATCGGCCTCGACGAAAAACGCGCAGTCGGCACAGTCATCTACGACAATGGCGACTTCAGTATGGACACCGAGACCGCTGAGGCTGATCTTATCGTCAGTATCCTCAACGCCGACGACATGGTGGGTATCACCCTCAAGAACCTCCGCGATGCCGCCGAAGAAAAGGATCGAGTGGCCCGCGTATTCATGATCCTGGAACTGCCCGACACCCAGTTGGCTGCACTCGGGGTAATGGCCGCCAGGTTCGTCCCAGAAGGCGTCACATACCAGTACAATGCGCGAGACCGCATCCGATACTCCCGCGAGGTCGAGCAGGCCATTGAAATGATCCCAGACGTGCAGGTGTCCGACATGTCTGCTGTTGAATCCGTCATCAACGCCTAATCCGACCGGATTGAACCACAAAGACACCCCACTTATCAACCCAGTAGTTTCGGTAGAATGCGCCATATGACGGCTATCGACTTTGGGATCACAGACTCGGCCGCAACCCCCAAAAAGGAGGAGGCGGCCGAGTCGTTTCCGGTGCCATCAGACAATGAGGTCATCGTCAAGACTGACGGCGAAAACATTGACCTATACAGTCGCCACAGTCTCGAAAACACAGACACCGCCAACAACCTGAAACCATTCCGCCGCATCGTAACCACCAGGGGTGTCAACCACTACCGGACCAGGCTCACTGAAGCGAACGCATTCACCCTCCGATACGGGCTTACTCGACTGGGGAAGCCGGTCCTGGATGAAGACACAAAACAGGCACTCAAGGGCAAAGCCGACACTGCACCTATGCCATACGCGACCCTGGACGCATCCGGCACCAAAGTCGTTGTCACTATCCCACCAGTCCCGCACTACCTGGACATGATTGTCGGCACCATCAACGCCACATTCAAGGACGGTAAACGAGTATTCCCCATCTCCAGGCTACTTAACCTCCAGGCCCTCCAAGATAACTATGATGGGCCTCTACCGCCTATCATCCTCAATGATGAGGTCGAACAGATCAACTCCGCCCCCATCCCCGGCTACGACGGCACAGTCGAGTCTCTGAGAACCATACCCATCACCGTCCTCAACATTGTCCAGGCTGACATCCAGTCCGGTAAGGAGCGAGGCAAGTCCCGCAAGACATTCGCCGAGAAGATGACAAAACTCGGGATCGAGACCCTACACGACCTCCTGTTCTGGGTGCCGCTACGTCACATCTCCAGGCGACACGACCAGGACCTCACCGGCATCGTCGAAGGTGAAACAGTCACCATCCTCGGACGTATTCAGTCCATAACACCACTCAACGGGAAAGTCCCCGGAACCAGATTCACTATCACCACAGACACCGGCCAGGAACTCAAAGCCACCTACTTCAACCAGGCATGGCTCGCCCGAAAATTCAAGGTCGGTGACGAAGTAGTAGCCTCCGGCAAGTGGAAGCCTTGGAAAGGCACCCCACAGATCAACGGCTCCACCATGGACGCATCCAAGGAGGCGGAGATGATGCCAATCGTCCCCGTCTACCGACAACTACCCAGTATCGGACTCACTAGCAGACTCATCCTGTCCGCCGTGAGAGAGATGCTTTCCAGACTCCCCCGGATCGATCCACCAAAGTACCTACAAGGCATACAGGTAGACGGCAACAGCACCAGTTACCATGATGCTGTCACAGCCATGCACTTCTGTGAGGACGAGGACCAGTACGATGAGGCCACCGGACTGCTCGCACTCATCGAAGTCATCTACATGCAACTACTGATCCTCTCCAGCCAGGAAACCAACGCCAGTAAGCGCGCAGTCACCATCACCAGCGGTAGGGGCGGACTCCAGGCCGATGCCATTAAGGCACTACCATTCAACCTGACCAACGGGCAGAAGAAAGCCCTCGTCAGAATGAACCGGAAGATGGAGTCCACCACACCATCCTCCACCCTACTGAGCGCAGATGTCGGAGCCGGGAAAACAGTTGTCGCACAAATGACGGCAATGCGAGCCGTCGGCGCGGGAAAGCAGGCCGTCATGCTCGCCCCCACCGATGTGCTCGCCCGCCAACTGTATGAGTCCACCCTCAACGTCACCAGCAGGCTCAAAGAAAAGACCGGCCAAGACATTGAGGTCACCCTGTTCTCAGGCAGCATGAAAGCCGCCCAGAAACGTGAGGCAAAGAAAACCATTGCGGACGGCACCTCACAGATCATCATCGGCACCCACGCCCTCCTATCCAATGATGTCGAGTACCACGACTTGGGGTTCATCGCCGTTGATGAGCAGCAAAAGTTCGGTGTAGAACAACGAGAGCGCCTACTGAACTCCCGCTCAGACGGACTGATCCCCCACCTTATGACTATGACCGCCACCCCCATCCCCCGCAGTACCGCACAAGTGTTCTATGGGGGCATGGATCTCATCGAGTTGAAGGACAAGCCGCCCGGCCGCCTACCCATCATCACTCAATGGATCCAGGAGAACCCCATCACCTTCAGTGAGCAGTCCATCAACCCTGTATGGGCTGACATCATCAACGAGGCCCACAAAGGCAATCAGACATTCGTTATCACCCCACTAGTCAGTGAGTCCAGCAAGGTAGATGCCGCCAGCGTAGACGCCACCACCAAGAACCTCACCAGCCTTCCCCTGTCTGGTCTCAAGGTAGGGAAAGTTCATGGACAGATGAAGCCCGACGAGCAGCGCAACATCATGCAACAGTTCCGAGACAAGAAGTTCGACGTCCTTGTCGCATCCACAGTCGTCGAGGTCGGGGTGGACATCCCAGACGCAACCAGGGTCGTCATCCTGTCCGCAGAACGCCTTGGGGCCGCCTCTCTCCACCAAATCCGGGGCAGAGTAGGCAGAAACAGCAAACAGTCACGATGCTACCTCATCTCTGAAGGAACCACCAGCAGTGCACAGGCACGCATGAATGCGCTCGTTGACTCCAACGATGGGTTCAAGATCGCCCAGAGTGACCTCGGACAGCGCGGTGAAGGGCGCATCTTCGGTACCCAGCAGTCCGGCAACACTGGCATGCTGTTCGCATCCGTTCTCGGCAGCATGGACAAGATCAGCCAGGCCCAAAAGGTAGCCAGAGATATTTTGGCGTCAGACAGCAGAGGACAAGCGCTAGCGGACGCCCACGCATACTTCCACACTGACGAAGGAAAGTAGATGACACTACTTGTTGAATGGCTGACTAGGCTCCGTAAGGAGTACAACACCAACCCCATGCGCCTCCTATGGTGGATCCTTGGCGTGATCGCAGCAACCACCCTTGGCGGGGTACTCATGGACCTATTTCTACCCTATGGAGGATGGGGCAACATTGCCAGAAGTATCTGGCTTGCCCCCTCATCAGCCGCTCTGTTCGCCCTCATATATACGGTCGGCCTGTTCCTGCACAACTCGAAGGTGAGAACAGACCCCAACTGGGTGCCTTATCGGGCGCGGTACTCCCAAAGAACTAGAGTCCAGTACTCCATCATCGCTGGGGCGGTCATGTTCGTCACTGTCTACGCCACAGGCTATCGGGTAGGGTTTACGTTCATGTCCTCTCTGATCGCCGCCCTCCTCATCTGCTGCGTCGTTTTCTGTCGCTCCACCAGACAAGAACGCTACGATCAGGCAAACGGTGTACAGGACGCGCGAGACATCGCCACCCAGGTGTACATCTCTGAGAAAATCAGAAAGCATAATGAGCAAAAGCGACGCAAGAAAGCACTGAAAGCCAACCGGTCCAGGCGTTGGCCATTCCGTGGGACACTGGGCGACGAAGATATCTGAACTTTGAGCGTATCCAGAACGTAAACACGTCTCCTGCTGAGCCGCCCCAGAGCCCGGATGAGTCTCTGGGGCGGCTTCCTTGTACCTGGATGCAGTGAGGGCACCCCGCCGCATAACAACTTCTCAGCACTCCAGCAGAAGTAACCAACCTGCCCCCTACAGGTAGTGACACACCCCACTTGGACGTGTTAGAATACACTCCACTAACCATAGGACCATAGAGTCAAACCCAGTCAGGTAGACAACACCACAGGGGCAAGACTCCAGCACGAACACGGACAAAAGGACACACCGCCTTGACCGCAGAAGCAAACAACAACCTCGACTACGACGAGACCCCCCGCGAGCCCGCCCTCGACTACCACGCCCTCAACGCTAAACTGAACCTCGTCGGAGACGACGGCAAACTTCAGTTAGACGCCGACCATGAGGCGGCCAGGCAGTTCTTCCTCCAGCACGTCAACCACAACACCGTATACTTTGACGACCTGGAAAAAAAGATAGACTATCTCATCACCAACCACTACTACGAACGCGAGTTCATCGAACAGTACGACTGGGCATTCGTCAAAGACCTGTACAAGCGAGCCTACTCCTACAAGTTCCGATTCCCCACCTTCATGGGCGCCTTCAAGTACTACTCCTCCTACACGCTCAAAACCTTCGATGGCAAACGCTACCTGGAGCGATACGAAGACCGAGTAGTCGCCAACGCCCTCTACCTCGGGCGTGGAGACCAAGAACTAGCCACCAGCATTCTCGATGAGATCATGACTGGCCGCTACCAGCCCGCCACCCCCACCTTCCTTAACGCCGGGAAAGCACAACGTGGCGAACTAGTGTCGTGCTTCCTAACCAGGGTGGAAGACAACCTGGAATCCATCAGCCGTGCCATTACAAACGCCCTACAACTGTCCAAACGAGGCGGCGGAGTAGCCCTCCTACTCACCAACATTCGTGAAACCGGTGCACCCATCAAGCGCATCGAGAACCAGTCCAGCGGAATCGTGCCTGTCATGAAACTACTGGAGGACTCATTCTCCTATGCCAACCAGTTAGGTGCCCGCCAAGGAGCAGGAGCCGTCTACCTCAGCGCCCACCACCCCGACATCATGAAGTTCCTCGACACCAAGCGAGAGAACGCCGACGAGAAGATCCGCATCAAGACCCTCTCTCTGGGTGTCGTTATCCCAGACATCACCTTCGAGTTGGCTAAGAACAACGACGACATGTACCTGTTCAGCCCCTATGATGTCGAACGAGTCTACGGCACACCCATGTCAGACATCTCGATCACCGAGAAGTACCGCGAGATGGTGGAGAACCCGGATATCAGGAAGACCAAGATCAAGGCCCGACGGCTCTTCCAGGTCATCGCAGAGATCTCAATGGAGTCAGGATACCCCTATCTTCTGTTCGAGGACACCGCTACCAAGGCGAACCCTCTAAACGGGCGCATCAACATGTCCAACCTCTGTAGCGAGATACTTCAGGTAAATGAGGCATCCGAGTACCATCCTAATGGTTCTTACAGTCACGTTGGCAAGGATATCTCCTGCAACCTAGGCAGTCTGAACATCGCCAAGACGTTCGACAGCCCAGACTTCGCCAAAACCATCGAAACCGGAATCCGGGCACTCACATCCGTCAGTGACCTATCCAACATCGATGCTGTACCATCAGTTGAAAACGGAAACCACAGCACCCACAGCATTGGACTCGGAATGATGAACCTACACGGGTTCCTCGCACGCGAACATATCCACTATGACTCTCCTGAGGCGGTAGAGTTCGCCGGACTGTTCGCATATGCATTCAACTACTGGTCTATTGTCGCATCAAACAAGATCGCAAAAGAAACAGGACAGGTATTTGACGGGTTCGACACCAGCGAATACGCTAACGGCACCTATTTCAATAAATACATTGAGAAGAACTGGAGACACACCACCTCACCCAAAATCTCGGCACTGCTAGGAAGAAGTAGCATCTACTTGCCTACACAAGCCGACTGGGAGAAATTAAAGAATGACGTGATGGAGAATGGACTATATAATGGGTATCGCCTATGCATCCCCCCAACGGGGAGCATCAGTTACCTGAATTATTCCACCGCATCAATTCACCCAATCATCTCTCCAATTGAAATTAGAAAGGAAGGAAAGTTGGGTCGAGTTTATGCCCCAGCACCCTATCTTTCTGATGACACTCTGCCTTTCTATCGTGATGCGTACAAGATTGGCCCTGAGGCAATCATCGACATCTATGCGGCCATGACCCCACACATCGACCAGGGTTTGAGCCTCACATTGTTCTGGCCGGACACTGCAACCACGCGAGACATGAACAAGGCGTACATCTATGCATGGCGCAAGGGGATCAAGACAATCTACTATGCCCGCATCCGCCAACTGGCTCTTGAAGGCACTCAGGTAGAGGGTACTGCCGCCGGGTACTGCGAGTCCTGCCAGTTGTGATGCTGACACAATGTCGGTAGGTATCTGAACTCGAACCGCGCCCTCATCTTGCACATGCAGGGCGCGGTTCGAGTTTCGTTACAATCCTCCCGTTTTCTCGCGTTGAGTTAAGAAGTGAGGGTAATGTGTTGGGTGCTACGATGTTGTTTCAGTTCGACGATGATGGGGCGCTGGCGGCGTTGAGTACTGGGTCGTCGTCTGGCTGGGTATGATGAGTGCAGGTATCAACGTCTGTTGACCGATGTAGACCTTCTGAAAGGGGATGTGAGATGTCTGAGAGCGTGGTTACTCCTAACATACCATCCTCTGGTTGTGGCTCGGGCGTGTCTGCAAGTCAGGACCTACCAGCGCCTCGTCAGGATGTTAGGGTTCAGGGCTCTCCAAGCGATCAATTGGGTTATGGTGGCGACAGACAGGTGCCCACCCCTGGGTCTCCCCCTAACTTCACTATTCCAACTCTGAAGGGTTGGTCGGCCGAGAAATTCTACAACTACCACGAGCAGGTTATTGACTATGAAGACCTGAAGCGTCTGAATGAGTCAATCAATGAGGCTCGTATGGGCCTGTTTCGGGTGACTGACACGATCAATTACTATGATCGTGAGGAGCGTCGCCTGAAGGTGATCTATGATCGTGCGTGGCGTCGCGCCTATATTGAATCCAATGGGCGCACTGACAAGGAGCGCCAGTATCGTGCAGACATGGTGTGCGAGTCCATGGAAGACGACTGGATCGTGGCGTCACAGTTGAAGGCGGAACTGATTAAGGTATCTCAAACGATCCGCATGGAGTTAGAGACTTTACAGTCGATTGGAAACAATCTCCGCCAGCAGATGAAGATGTGAGTAGGTGCGGTTTTGTCTGGTAGTGGTTCTAGTGCAGTGACGCCTGGGCGGGCACGTAAGCGTAGCCGTGGGCTGGATGCTGCGACTTGGGGCGTGGTTCGACGTGCCCTGGTTATTGTTGGTGCTACTGTGGCTGCGGTAACTGCTGTGTCCTTGATCCTTCTGGCGGCCGTCCCGGCTTTTGGTGTGTCGGTGTGGACTGTTCTGGGATCGTCGATGGAACCCACCCTGGATGATGGGTCCATAGTGGCTGTCCGCAACAGTGACAGGCCGATCCAGCACGGCGAGATCGTGGTGGTTGGCAAACCGGAGTCCTGGTATCGTGAGGGGAAGGACGCATCTAGTCACCGCGACGTACTGGTGAAGCGAGTGGCGGCTGTCCCTGGTGATACCTTGGAGGTCGTGGGTGGTGAGATCCTGGTGAATGGCGCGGTGATCTACTCCTTGAAGGAGTCAGGGTACCCATGTCCGGCTGTGACTGGTGACTACAGGCACACGTTGGGGGACAGTGAAGTGATGGTGCTGGGTGACAATGCGTTCTTTTCTCTGGACTCACGTAAGGTGATGTGCACGATGGGCACTGGCGGCATGTTCGTGGATGCGAGGCAGGTTCGGGCTCACGGTAGGATCCTAGCGAGCACCTGACGCTCCCCTGAACTCGCCTGCCCTACTTGTTCACGCACTTAGGTAGATGGGAAGTGTAGGGCCGGAGGCGACACTGGGACGGACGACTACAGGAGGGGCACTATATGAGTGACAGTGGCGGCAGTGTTAGTAGCACCCATGGTTTGCGTGTCGCTTTGGTCCTAGATAAGTCTGAGACGTGGGTGCGGTTCAAACGCGACGAGGTACTGGCCTCATGGGGCGTGGCTGGTGGCGAAGTGGAGTACACGGACAGTGTTGCCACTGCTGGCGTCACTAACATGTTCGGTGACGTGATCACACCTGTGGTACACCTGAAGGATGCGACCCATGCGAAACGCATCTTAGGTGAACTGGAAGGTTTGTGGGACTTGGGCGTGAGTGCCAGCGTGCTGATCGTTGGTACGGTTGCCAGAAACTCCACGAAACGCCTGGAGAAAATGGTGGCAGATCTTGGCGGTAGCGTTCATCTGGCGAGACAGAACAGTCGGGACAAGACAAACCCCGCCAGCGAAGTGATCGACGCCCTGCACGTGTCTCAAGAGGTGAAAACCTTCCTTCGTGACTACGCGGGGGATGACTACTCCCTGATCCTGGGTGTCGCACGGTCATTGTCCACGTTGACGCCGCAGCAACAGGCACGTATCGGCCTGGAAGATGTGGCTATCCGCTTACCGAAGGCTCCTGGTGCTGTACCTCCATGGGAGATCGACAAGCCTCTGTTCATTCAGCCTGACCCAGACCGCACGGTGAAGATGTTTCGGCGTATCATTGTGCACACGCATCATCTGGTCGTTCTGTTGCTGTTGAAGGCGAAGTTGCAGACCGCGCATCTCTCGCTCAGGTTGAAGTTGTTGGGGATGACGCAGCCCACTGATATCGCTGACGCGCTTGGGGTGGCGAACAACTACCAGTTCAAGGCCGCCACCCAGTTGGGGGACCGCCTGGGCGTAGCACTCACCAAGAGGCTGCTGGATGAGGTGTTGGAGGTGGAGGCTCAAGTGAAGGGTGGCTCCAGGATTGATGGTAACGCTTTGGTAGAGATGGCTTTGTTGCGTATATGTCTGTTGGTAAAGCATCACATGGAGCATACTGGTCAGAGGTGACGACCTTCATAGCGCGGTGGCATGGGGTACAATAGGCGACAGAAGCCAACTGCTAGAACGACACAAACCTCAACTTGACACTTCCCCACACACTCAACATCCTTCAAAACAAGTGGCAACACCTATTGATGCCGCATGTTTAGGGTGCAAGACAGGGGAGGACAAGGGCGTAAGGGTGGTTGGTGTACCTACTCTTTTTCGACTCGGAGGAAAGACCGCTCGTGCCAACTAAGACACAGAACTCCCTGAACAAAGTACGAGAAAGGCGCTCAACCTCCCTCAACAAAATTCTCAACGACCCCTACATCGGGTACGGCAGTATCCAGGAGGCATCTAACGACTGCAAGGGGTCATCCCAGGTGGAGGTCCTGTGCAGGCTGCTCAATAGGGAAAACCTGTTCATCTCCGGCCCAGCAGGTTCAGGCAAGACTACCATCATCAAGCGTTTTATCGACCTCATCGACGCAATCTATGGCGGGGTGTTCAACATCGCCGTTACCGCCACCACAGGACTCGCAGCAACCAACGTCGGCGGTAGAACCATCCACTCCTGGAGCGGACTAGGCGTCATGGAAGAACCCTTCAACCTCAGTGCGCTACGCAAGTCCGGCAAACTCATGAGAATGAGCGCAGCCAGGACACGAGCACGATACTGCGACGTGCTCATCATCGACGAGATCAGTATGCTGCACGCCTACTACCTGGACAACCTGGACGCCTTCATGAAGTACGCGCGCCGCAGCCAGGAGCCCTTCGGCGGGGTGCAGGTCGTATTCCTTGGGGACTTCATGCAGTTGCCGCCAGTCGCCCCCAGGGAACCCCTGGAGGGACTGAACTACGGGTTCGCCATCCAATCCAAAGCATGGATGGAAGCCAACATTCAACACTGCTACTTGGACAAGATCCACAGGGCGGAGGACCCAGAACTCAAGCACCTACTGTTCTGCATCGAGCGTGAACGCATGGATGACCGTGCAATCAAAGTCATCGAACGGTGCAAGCATAACGGCAAAGACTCGGACAAGGTGTACACCACCCTGTTCACTACGAACCGGAACGTTGACACCTACAACAACGACCGACTGGACGAGAACCCCAACCCAGCCAAGAACTTCAAGACAATAAAACTCCTAGGATCAGCCAAGGATCTAGAGGCACTGAAACGAGATCACAACATCCCCGAGACAGTGCGACTGAAGAAGGGCGCAACCGTGATCGTGACCCGCAACCTCACCACCCCCGATGGAGACCTCCTGGCGGCAAACGGGTCCGTCGGCAAGGTTGAAACGTTCCACAACGGCGACGTTCAAGTCCGCCTCAACGACGGCAGTGTCGTCGATGTCTCCAAGCAACGAGCATCCATCAGCAAACGGAAGACCACCAAGAACGAGGACGGGGAAACCATCACCTTCGACGAGGAGACGGCAGCAGTCCTCTACATGCCCCTGAAACTGGGGTACGCGATCACCGTCCACAAATCACAGGGGCAGACCCTTGACGGTATCGAGGTTGACCTGTCCAGGTGCTTCTCACCTGGCCTGGGGTACGTGGCGCTGTCCAGAGTGCGTAACGCTGACAGTATGGTCATCTCCAAGATCAATGATGACGCCTTCAGGGTGAACCCCCTATGTAAACAGATCAGCACTTTTGTGAAGCGCAAGTCGGTTGATGGCCGCAAGGAGTTCCTGACCCACCAGGGTGATTATGAGCCTCTGCTGACTGGTGGTGCAGCCCTGTCTGAGAAGTGGGACGTTCTTGAGTCTGGTACGGAACGTCAGGAGCGAGCAAAGAAGAAGTGACATTTGGGTGGGTTAATATACCACACTCTCCTGTAACGAACCTGTAACCATCCTGGGTTCCGGCTGGTAACCACAGCAGGTCTTTGGTAGGATGCGCTGGAGTTATGTCAAGACTTTTAAACACTTGACACCCCAGTAGTGGTCAGAAGGAGAGAATATGACCAGCAATGACAATGCATCCTCGTTGCCGGACCTGGAACTGCCTGCCCCGGCACCCACGGGCTCGGACCCGGAGGCAGCCTCCACAGGGATTGACGCCCAGGGCGAAGCACGGAGCGCAGTAGACGGAGACGTGTCGGTCACTCCACAAAACGCGCTGGCCGACATGGTTGCTGACACCCAGGAGCATGGCGACTATGACGAGCCAATGTCACCATCCAAGGTTGCCAACGTCATTAAGAACATTCGTCACGAGGAATCCACCGCAGAGTCCCAAGGCCACAGCGGTCAGACGGGAGGCCCTGGCCTGGATGTCGATACGGACGAAGATTTCAGTGAGCCTGATCTTCCTCCCTTGGATTTGGACGGTGGCGAGTCTGAAATGAACTTTCAGGGTGGCGAGAGTGATGTTGACTCAGATGCTACCGCGGTCATCGACGCCGTGGAGGGTGCTGACAGTTCCGCTGAGGGCCGAAAGGGTGGCAGGCTGAAGCAAGCCATGGTCGAGTCCCGTGTGGCCGCCAGGAAGGCTGAGAGGCGCGCTCGTGCTGTCCGGGCTGTTTCCGTCGTCGCTGGCGGGATTCTCTTGGTTGGGGTTGCTGGTGGGGCGGGCTACTGGGGGTGGCTGAAGTGGCGCAGTGGCGTGGCCAGCGTGCCGTCCGCCGTCACCAGGATCAACGTGACTGACGCCTCTCTGGATCCGTGCAAGACATTCGTTGACGAGGGCCTGAAGTGCAAGGCTACTTGGCAGATCAAGGATGGCACCAAGCGTGGCGAACTCATCAGTCAGTCTATCAGTGCTGGTCAGAATGTCCCGAAGGGGTCGGGTGTCAACCTTGTATACTCCAACGGGCCGGAGACCACCAAGATGCCCAACGTCGTCGGCATGCCTTTGGATCAGGCGAAGCAAGCCATCTACGAGGTGGGTGTGGATGTCTCTGAGGTTAACGTGGTGGAGAAACCGGGGGTCAGTGAGAACACAGTCACCTCCTCCTCCATCCAGGCCGGTGCTGAGGTGACGAACGGCAACGGCGTGAACCTGGAGGTCGCTAACGGAAAGGTTGGCATCCCTGACTGGACCGGCAAGACTAAGGACTTCGTGGAGCAGGACGCCAAGAAGCACGGCATCAAGGTCAAGTACTTGGAGGAGGACTCAGACAAGACTCCCGGCACAGTCCTGTCACAGTCTCCAAAGGCTACAGAGAGTGCCCCCACGAACGAGGTGCAGGTGACCATTGCCCGCTCCGCCAAGGCCAGTGACATCAGCGTCCCGGATGTTGTGGGTAAGAGCGAGCAGGAGGCTCAATCCACACTGGCTACCGCTGGACTCAGAAAGATCAGCACAGTCAAGGTTCCGAACTGTGCCGTGTCCTCTTCTCAAGTGACGCAGACGATCCCGGCGGCGGGAGGTTCAGTGAAGTCGGATGCGGACGTGACGATTATCGTGTCCGACCCTGACGCCAGTTGCAGCAAGTGAACTAGAGATTCGGCTGGCGGCACAATCTGAAACAGACAGTAAACCACCAACCGAATTATTCTAGGGGCTTATATATACCTGGTCAGGTATATACGCTACCACGATATTCGCCCACCGCAACACAACAGAAACGTACAAAAAGGGACAGGAAAGAACCGGCGAGTTCTTACCACAGTTACTCAAAAAGCAGAATGGGTACACAAGCATCCCAAACTACTATAGAGGACAAGGAAACACGGCCACAAGCCGAATAACCCTCTGTGAAAGGCAAACTCACAAGCACATGACACCTCACTACAGCAAGACCAAGCACACCAGTAAGATCCTCATCGGTTCGGTACTCGCAGCCGTCACCATGGCCGGAACCTCTGGGGGAGTCGCAGTAGCAGCCTCCCTCGACGAAACCCCAACAAACAACAACACGGGGGCACAGGACACCCACTCCAGCGACAGCAAGGGTGGCGCACACAAGTCCACCTACCGGGCTACCATCTTTCTCACCACCCAAGGCGACCTCACCCCAGTCACCATCGACAGTGACACCACTACCGTTAACGAAGCCATCGCCGCGTCCGGCCACAACCTCGCCGACTACCGCACCATCGACGGCAACAAGGTAGACGGCAACCGCACCCTCACAAACGGCGAGCACCTAGCCCTCCTCCAAGCCGAAACCAGCACCGCCACCAGCGAGAACATCAGCATCCCCGCACCAGAGACCACCAAGGAGTCCCCAGACCTCCTCGTCGGCGAGACCAAGGTGGAATCTGAAGGCAAGGCCGGGCAGGCCATCAAGACCGTCGTCACCACCAAGGACGAGAAGACCGGCAAGACCACCAGCAAGGAATCATTGGCCGTCACCGCCGCCCCGCAAGCCAAAGTCACCCTCATCGGCACCAAGAAACCCTCCACAGACAACACTGAGACCACCTCCACCAGTGACACCAACACGGGCGCACAGTACATCGGCCGCCACGTAGCCAACCCCAGCAGCAGCGACAGCAACTCCAACGCGGCCACCGCGAAAGCCGTAGCCTCCAACCTCGCTGACGGAGCCAAGGCAGCAGAGATCGCCAAGGCACAGGTCGGCAAACCCTATATGTGGGGATCCGCTGGACCGAACGCCTTCGACTGCTCCGGCCTCATCTACTACGCATTCGGAACCCAGTTGGGGTACAACATCCCCCGCACAGCCTCCGACATCGGCCACTCCTCCACTCCCATTTCCAAGAGCGACCTTCAGGTAGGGGACATCCTCTACACAGAGACCCACATTGGCATCTACGTCGGGAATGGGCAGGTAGTTCACGCCGCCACTGAAAACACTGGAGTCGTCTACGACAGCATTAACGGCTACTTCTCATCCTTCCAGGCAGGGCGACTCACCCGGTGACGGACACCACGCCCCAGAATCACGGGCAAACCCCCTGACCACTGGAACCATAGACTAGGGCCACCCCAGTTACTCTCCTTCCTGGGGTGGCCCTTCAACTTGCCAAAACCCAGGTCAACGGCATACAATAGACTACACTATGACCAAGAACAGTAAGACCGTGACCTCCACAGTAGGTAACACTCTCAGTAGCCAAGCCACTAACACGACCACCACCCTGGACACCATCACCTACACGGAAGGAGTACCAGACAACGTGCGCGACGACCTCAAGGGGCTCACCACCCAGCAGGTCAAGGACACTCTAGAGACACACCGCACCCCCATGGTCACAGTGTGCATGAACCTCACCAGCGACTTCAACAAGGCGTCAGTGATCCGCGCCCACAACGCATTCCTCGGCAACGACATCATCATCGTCGGCAAGCGTCGATTCGACCGCCGCGGCACGGTAGGCACCTACCACTACGAGACGATCAAGCACACCCCCAACTTCATGGACGTCTACTCCCACCTTAAGGGACGTGGCTACACCCTCATCGCAGTGGACAACACACCCCAGTTCAGCCCACAGTCCGTCTATGACACCAACATCCCCAGACATGCTGCGTTCATCTATGGTGAGGAGCAGAAGGGCCTCAGCGAGGACGTGGTGGCCCTATGTGACATGGTGGTTTACATCCCCCAGTACGGTAGTGTCAGGTCCATCAATGTGGCACAGGCGGCCGCAGTCATGATGAGCGAGTACAACCGCCGCCACCGCCCCTAAAAACAGGGGCAACCCGCCACCAGTAAGCCCAGACGAGAAGTCGGTAACCTAAAAGGGTAAACCCACACCACCCTTGGAGGCTCGCCTGATGATCAAGATCGCACACCTGAGCGACATTCACGCCGGATACACGGCCACCAGGCACCTCAACAACCAAGGCATCAACGTGCGTGAAGCCGACGGATATGTAGCGTTCGCCCGAATCGTCACCGACTGCATCAACCACGACGTTGATCTTGTAGTGATCGCTGGAGACACCTTCCACACCTCCACCCCCAGCATCCGCACAATCATCTTCGTGCAAAACCAGTTCCGACGCCTCGCCGCAGCAGGGATCCCCATCTACGCGCTTGCTGGAAACCACGACGTAGACGACATTCGAGCCAACATTGCAGCATCACGAGTCCTGGATGATCCACTCAGGGACATCCACTCCCACATAGAACCCTATGCAGTCCACGAAGTATTCGATGGTGTTCACCTACACATGGTGTCACACCACATGTTCATGGACCAGTCTCAAACCCTCCCTAACGTGAAAAGCGTTGACGGCGCTATCAACATCTTCACCACGCACGGATCTGTCATAGACCCCATCCTGGAGATGAAACTTCACACAGAGCAGTCCCCCCGTGAGATCGTCATCCCCGACTGGCTACTGGCTGAAAACAACTGGGACGCCATCATGCTAGGCCATATCCACGAACGCGGCTGGGTAGGATCCAGTGACGGACGCACAGACACAGCCAGCACGGGCATCTTCTACAACGGGTCCATCATCCGACGGGGCTTCGCCGACAAGACCTGCACGCTCGGACGAGGCTGGACACTGTGGACCATACAGGACGATGGAACCTTCACCCAGGACATCAAGACCATACCGCAGCGCCCCCAGTACGACTTCACCCCCATCGACGCCAGCGCCCTGACCGCTAGTGAGGTCACCGACATCGTAATCAACAACCTCAAGTCCACCCAACCAGACGACGGACCAGTGTTCAACGCCGCCAGCGCCCCCATCATCCGGCAACGCATCGAGAACATCACACCCGGAAAGAAGTCCGCCCTCGACCTGAAAGCCATCAGCGACAACGCGGCCCACGCACTCCACTGGGACATGCCAGCATCCTTCACCCCCACAAGCAACAATGACACCACTCGGCGAGCCAGCGAGGAAAGAATCGGCACCAGTAGCGCGGACCTCCTAGGCGTCTACGACGAGTGGGCAGAGGACAACGAGACCCTGAAAAACATCTCCGATAACATGCGTGAGAACGTGTCCAGGAAAGCCCGCGAGTTCGTCAAAATGGGGCAGGAAGAAGTACTCGCCGCAGAATAACCCGAGTAGGGTAGGACACCCCAGGCGACAACATAAACCCAACCAAGGGGCGGCAATAGTGGACATTGTTAAGATATTCGCGTACTCTGAACAAGGAAAAGACTAGATGAGGGCGAACATATGACACGACCACGAGGAAAACACGTCAAGGAAACCAGGCGCACAAGCAAGCCCATACGACACCTGATTCCACCCCTCATCGCATCAACCGCTATACTCAACCCAGGCGCGACAGCAGCAGCCTACCAGCCAAGCGGCCAGCAGGACGTCCCAGGGATCCCCTCCGGCCTCTCAGACAGCATCACTGACCTGTCTACGACTGACACCAAAGCCATCCCCTACCCGACCCGTGTCGTCGAGGACAAGGGGCTACCAGCAGGCATTGAAGTCGTCATCCAAGAAGGCAGGGACGGGGTACTCAAGACCGTCACAGGGTTCAGGCAGGCGGCAGGAACAGGGGGCACCCAACACAACTCCAGGGTCAGACACACCTACATCGACACCCCCGCCACAGAGAAAGTCATCCGCAAAGGCACCAAGACTGAGGTCATCGAAGGGGTAGCAGACAAGGTAGTGCAGGCCGAAGCCAAGATCGCGGAGCAGAAAAAAGCAGAGGAAGCCACCCAAGCCAAACGGGACGTGGAGCAGCAGGCACAGGCCACTGCGGCACCAACCAGCCTTGACAACAGTGCCGCCGCCCAAAACAACAGCAGTGACAGTGGCTCCACCACGCCGCCCCCAGCAAATCAGGCGACCGGAACGAAGACCGACTGGATGCGTGCCGCCGGAATAGCCGAGTCGGACTGGCCCTATGTGGACTACATCATCAGCCACGAGTCCGGGTGGAACCCCAACGCCGTCAACGCATCCAGTGGCGCTCACGGCCTACCACAGGCCCTACCAGGAGGGAAGATGGCGTCAGCCGGTGAGGACTGGGCCACCAACCCTGTCACCCAGTTAAAGTGGGCCAGCGGGTACGCAGTCGGCCGATACGGATCCTGGGCCGCCGCCTACAACGCATGGCGGTCACAGAACTGGTGGTAGAAAAAAGAGAGGGGCGATAGGCGCTGACAAGGTGTATGAGTGTATCCACCCCAGAACACCCTGTACCTTCATGCACAAAGTAGCCCCAACCAGCAGACACGCCGCCGCACAGGCCCAAGAAACCGGAGAAACACGCATGTACACAATCAGCCAGCACAACCCCGACACAGACACCTACACTGAGGTCGAGATGGGCCTCTCCGGTGGGGAAGTTCGCCAGTCCATCCTCGACCGTGTGCGAGGAGACCTACACCATGAGGACGAGAACGGCCTAGACTGGAGAACCAGAGTCATGTGCCGACCCCAGGACCTCAAAGCCACAGACGGGGCGTACAGGCAGGCAGACGAGGCGATATACGCCATGAACGACACCCAGATCGAGGGCGACTGGGTATTCACCACCAGCGGCAGAATCAAGGTGACCCAAGATGACGAAAACTAGCCAAACCATACGACGTCGGGCAGCACTTATTGGTGCCACCCTCGCCCTAGCGCTCATAGCCATCATCAGTGCGTGCATGACCCACACCATGCCCACACAGACCATGGCCCCACCCAGCCCAGGTCCATCCCCATACATCAAGACCATCTCCTGACCTGAGGTCTCAAAGGAGCCAAACCTGCCCAATACCCCGGCAACTCAGCAAAGCCAACACCAAACACAGAAAACAGACAGGAAGGTAAACAGCGCCGTGCAGTTCGTCATCGAGGACTGGCCCTTCGGTCAACCCTTCCCTAAAGGTAACGCCCGCACCTCCAGTCGCGGATGGTGGGACAAAAACCTCGGCTTCCACGTCTACAGCGGAGCCACCCTACCCAAAGAACTACGCCCATACCGCAGCAAAGACTTCTCACTCGCCCGCTGGTGCGAAGACGAGATAAACGGCACAGTCATACCCACCACCCCCTCCAGCACCAGGTACGAGCCCAGACCCCACCAGGTCGAAGGAGCCCAACAGATCATCCACGCCTATGGGAACGGCGAACGCGGCTTCCTGGAGGCTGACGGTACCGGACTAGGTAAAACCCTCACCATCCTGTCCGCAGTCACCCAGATCGCCGAAGAGAACACGTATGGCGCCCGCCCAGAAGAAAAGGCCCGCGTCCTCATCGTCTGCCCCAAATCCGTCATCCCACACTGGCGGCAAACCATCCGCTCATACCCCCCAGCACTCACCTACACCAGGCCACTCATCATCAACTACCAGCGGCTCAACAAGATCCTCAAAGAGCCAGACACACAAACCTACCGGGCTACCGGAGGAACCAAGAAAAGCCGCATCAAAGCCAGCAAACCAGCCCGCCGCAGCACCAAGAGAACCAACCGCACTCTCGCCAGGTACGGGGAACCAAAAACAGACTGGGACATCATCATCTTCGATGAGGCTCACGCACTCAAAAACTACCCAGACTCCAACACGTCCCTAGCCGCAGTCTCAGTAGCCAGACTCAACCAAGCATACGCTCCCAAACAAGACGGCTACCACGCCCGCACACCGTTCGTCATCTTCTCCACCGCCACCCCAGGCGCATCCCCGCTGAACCTGGCTGCCATGGCCGGGATCATCGCCCCCCGCATCAACAAGACCTCCACCAGAGTCACACCCTCCAGGTGGGGCCAGTTCCTCCATGACCAAGGCTTCCATGTCACCAAGACCAAGAAAGGTCAGTGGCAGTGGGTCACAGCACCATGGTGGGGGAAAGACTCAACCGACCCCACCGAGAAGAGCCGGTACCAGCGAGGAGTCAAAGACGCACGCCAGAAACAACGCCGAGACAGTCTCCGTGTTGGTAAGGCCCTCACTTCTCCAGGATCACCATTCCTCAGAAGAAACCCCAAAGACATTGCTGGCTGGCCGGAACAGCAAATCATCCCCTTCCCCATCAGCATGGACCCCACCCAGCAGAAAATCTACGAGACCTTATGGAGCAGGTTTCGTCAGTTCCTCAACCTTACCCCAGCCCACAAAGACCCCAAAGCTGCACTCACCGAACGACTCCGATACCGGCAAAAAACCTCCCTGCTCAAAGTTGACAACATGGTCCCCTTCATCGCCGACCAGGTAAATGCGGGCAACCAGGTCCTCATCGCCTGTGAGTTCACCGAAACTATCGACAGGTACCATGCCGCCCTCCAATCCCTGAAGATCACCAGCACCGAGATCAGCGGTCGAGTCCTAGGGGAAGAACGCGAACACAACCGCCTCAACTTCCAGACAGGGCGGGCCCAAGTCGTCATGTGCACCATCCCAGAAGGCATCTCACTTCACGCGGGCGAAATCCTACCCGACGGAACCAAAGCCACCACGAACCCACGCATCACAATCCTGCATGAGGTCCGCGAGAACAACGTCCAAAACAACCAGATCCTAGGCAGAGCACACCGAGACGGACAAAACTCCCTCACCTATGTGCCCTACCTCGAAGACACCGTGGACACCCAGGTCATCGCCTCATACGTCAACAAGACAGCCAACATGAACACCATGACCGGTGAAGAAGACGCAGACCAGTACGAGCGGATCTTCCGGCAAGCAGCAGCCACCAGCAGACACCCATAAAGACCAGGCGACACAACCTACCGCAAGTGCGAGCACATGTGACAAGCGCTCCGAATCTAAACCAGCCCCACTCACCCGCACGCTTACTCAGTGGAAGCGAATCAGTGTAGGCGTCAGGTCGCGCACCGTCCGCCACGCACTGAGTAGAAACATGCCCGCAGCCCACATGGCGGGGATCCCTCCCCCACCCCCAATAATGTGACTTAGATCACAGCGGGAGGGGTTGACAGTATCACCCACCACCATGGTAGAGTATGGGCACAACAACATCGGGGGTTGCGGACACCACCTCAAACCCAGGGAAACCAGGGAGTGAGACAGGAGCTACAACCGGTAAGGGTTGACAAGCCCGAACCAACCTGATATTGTTGCTCCAACAACACCGACACGAGCAACAGAAGGAGGTCGGTCACATGTTGAGTAATCAGATTCAGCACAAACAATCAAATACCGCCCTCTGGCTCACACGCCATGAGCGACCATATAGTATGGTGGCCGTGACGTGGGGAGAAAACCCCGGTCGGTTTGATAAGTCCTCGCACTGAGGCAGACAATCTGACAGGTTAGGCTCCCGAGACACCGGTAGAGCAAAGAACAAGTGACGCGGTTCACAGAAACCAGCACTTGACAACAGAAAACCTGAATACTTAGGATTGTGACTGAGGCCGACAAAACTGTGACGGCCAAGGACCCCAAAAGGCCCAAGAAGGTCAGAGCACCTACACGATGACCCGCCGAGATGGTGGCGAGGTAGGGAACGGACTGGAGTAAGCCAAACGGGGACACTGAAACCAATCAGTTAAACCGCCTCAAAACAATCCTCCTGGAACCACAACAACCCCCAGGCAACAACTAACCCACCTCGCAAGGGGCAGGTGAAGTCAAGCCCAAGGGAATATAGTGAGAACAGGCCCAAACTGAATAAGAGGACCACCCCGATCACAGGGTGGAGGAAGACTCAACAGGCGCACCCCACACTGGCAAAGGTGCGGGAACAAAACGCCTGGGATTGCCCCAATCGGGAGGGCTCGTAGATAGGAAAATCCCGTGTCTGATGGCGACGTCAGTCCGCCCCAGCAGCAAGCCAAAACTACTGGGGCAACGTGCGAAGGACTGACAAGAACTTGAAAGTATTGTCGTGATGACAAGACCAGATAACTAGCCATTGGGCGCCGCTCATGCGGATATAAGAAACAATAACCCTCACTGGGAAGGCGACAACTGGTTATGTCCAGGAAAGACCAGGACCAGATCCGTCCCCCATGACCCAGTGAGGCGAGTGTGGAGGATTGGAGGCAGCGGACACCTCCACACAGCACAACAACTCCCTAAAACACGGGAGTAACTTCGGCGTGTAGCGCAGTTTGGTAGCGCACCTGTTTCGGGAACAGGGGCCACAGGTTCAAATCCTGTTACGCCGACGACGAGAACACTAAAAGGCGTCAACAAGCATGACAACAAGTGCTCTCACAAATGTCACGGTAAAGCGTAACTGGTAGCGCGCCGGTCTGTAAAACCGGTCTGAAAGGTCTGTGGGTTCAAGTCCCACCCGTGGCACCATTCTCCTGTAGTTTAATGGCAAAACAGGTGACTGTTAATCACTCATTTCAGGTTCGAATCCTGGCGGGAGAGCCAATTACGAAACACAAGTTGCGGCACAACCTTCAACAAAATACAGGAACACGTGCCTACAACAAATGCTCTTGTGGCGAAATGGTATACGCAGCAGACTTAAAATCTGTCTCCCTTGCGGGATTAAGGGTTCGAGTCCCTTCAGGAGCACGGTGTATGTGGTGGAATAGGTATACACACCAGGTTGTGGCCCTGGGTCCATATGGACACATGCGGGTTCGATCCCCGTCATACACCCGATGGAAGCAAGTCCGGGCAACTGCTTTCTGACACATGAAGAGACGCGAGTGAAAATCTCGCTGGTTCCTACAATGGAGCCATAGTTTGTGAATGCAGTGAATGTGTTTGCAACAAGGTGCGACCGCAATCGAGTACATGTGGCGTTGCAACCACACGTACTACTCCTCCGCAAGAGGAGACATCCTGCACAACGACTGACAGTACCAAAACACTTCATGCATCAAAAATAGAGATGCCAGAATGGCTACTATAAAGCCTTCAAAGTTGCTTCCACCACTGGCGTGTGGCGCAGTAGGTTAGCGCGGCACTCTGATAAAGTGCAGGTCGTGAGTTCAAATCTCACCACGCCAACGGAGAAAATGGTAAAATTGGCTATCCAACCACCTCGAAAGTGGTGCCTGTAACAGGGCTGGGGGTTCGATTCCCTCTTTCTCCGCCGTGAATGAGTTGTCAGTAAGTGGCTTAATGACGTCATTTTGATAGGTACATTCATCAATGCCCATGTAGTTCAATTGGACAGAACACTCCGCTACGGACGGAGAGGGAGCCGAAAGGCCATTGGGGGTTCAAGTCCCTCCATGGGCACCACAACAATGCCACCATAGTGTAAAGGATCCGCACAGGACTCTCCGAAGGTCCCAGTTCAGGTTCGACTCCTGATGGTGGCACGAACTAGACACAATCTACGTGGATTGGCCGAGAGGATAGGCGAGGGTCTGCAAAACCCTAGACACCAGTTCGAATCTGGTATCCACGTCTGCGGGGTAGAGGAGTTCGGAGTCCTCGCTGGGCTCATATCCCAGAGAATCTACAACAAACCTTGTAGTGTCGCGGGTTCAAATCCCGCCCCCGCCACGGGTCGATACCTTGCAAGAGGCGTTGACTAGGCTACTCTAATCCTACTATAAGAGTAGCAAAGCAATCGGTGAAACAGGCAAGTGGACCGCAGAACTTCTAGGGCGTCTAGAGAGTAATCTCTAGATACAGGTGATTTGTAGTTACTTGTCGTTATTCCCAATTGTGTAAGACCCTAGCGCTCTTTTTAAAATCCTTTGCGGTTTTTAAAAATATGTGAGTAACCACCTGTACGACTTCTTCATAAGTGCAGAAGCCTATGCTGATGTAGGGTACATGTGGCAGGTGGACAATGGTCATGTAACTCAGATGGTAGAGTACCTGAACGACACTCAGGAGGCCACAGGTTCAAGTCCTGTCATGACCACGGAAAGTAAGCGAATGGTTAGCGGCCGCTTTGGAACAGTGGTGCCTCGTTAAGGGGTTGTGGGTTCGAGTCCCGTGCTTTCCGCTACAACAGCACCATAAATCCTACACTATCCTGTGACCCAACACACGCAGAAACACAGTTGACACACTACAAACCCACATGGTATGCTAGTGTCATCAAGCAAGGGAGTTGACAACCATGACACCCTCATGGTAAACTTCCTTCAAGCGTTGTTTGAGAACTAGATAGTGGTAGCATTGCCGACTTGGCTCAGTTGGAAGAGCGTCCGGTTGAAGCCCGGAAGGTCAAAGGTTCGATCCCTTTAGTCGGCACGACAGGCATGGCTGATAAACCTAGGCGACTAGGCCAAAGGCTATCCCAACGGATGAGGGAAGCCACCCAACCTCCAGGAGGTAGGGCACCCCATGCAATATGCCGGGTTCTAAAGCGTGTGCCAGCAGATGGCGCACGAACCCCTAAGTGAGGCTCAGGCCCAATGGTAAATACTGAGGGCACGACCAAATCAGTCTCAATGAGCCAGTAACTCACGACAAGGTTAACCCGACATAAGGGAGAAACAAGTCCGAGACACGCAAAATCAAGGGCGGTCTCCCACCTGGAAACAAGGAAGACCTGATAAGTCTCCCACGTCGCCAGGAATGGAGCGGGTAGCGCCAATCCTAGAGAATGTGAGGACTTTCGTGGGCCAAAATCCCATGAACCTCTAGGGAAGCACATTCTCACAATCCTCACAATAACAACGCAAAAGACTTCCCTGATTACTGGATGAAAATGTCCTAAACCTGACGGCCGTATGGTCAAGTCAGGCTGAGATGAGACCGCAAGTCTCACCCCAGTTGGGTAGACGGAAGTGCAACCCAGCAGGTCGCGTCTGCTGCGTGAAACATCCCACCCGAGTAGCCCAGTAATCTACAGAGTGATTCACTCAAAGAATCGGGCATGACGTTCTAACACGGTACGCCTGGAAACAGGGTGCCATGTGGACAAGCAGGCAACACGGTAAACGTGGTAATCCTGACGAAAGGAACGTCGGAACAAGGTATAGTCTCAGCCTCATCACCTCAACTTACTTATGTGCCCCACAGAGTCTAGGGTTTCTGTGGTGGACCACCCACATGGAGTGGTTTCAGACAACCAGCGGCACGACGAATCCAGTGGATAAACTGCCCATTAATACTATGGATTTTATCCTAAGGAGTAGTCATACCCTCAGCCATGTTCAAAACAACAAATGGCCCTATGGTCCAGCCAGGTTAGGACGCCTCCCTGTCAAGGAGGAGATCGCCGGTTCAAATCCGGTTAGGGTCGCTATCCCAGGTGGTGCGCAACAAGCCTGGGAACAAATTGGCCTATAACTCAATTGGCAGAGTGATCCGCTGTTAACGGATTGGTTGAAAGTTCGAGTCTTTCTAGGCCAGCGCAAAGGTCACCCGGTTTGAGAGACCGTACTAGCAAAGCACAGTCAAAATAGGTTGGTGATCGCCTGACTCGTGTGCTGCCTGTCCTGAGTGTGCTCTCAACATGCTCGCAGTTACTTTATGGCCTGGCCTTGAGGATACGACCAGGTTACTTGGAGGGTTCGCATAGCCAGGTTTATTGCGCTCCCCTGCTAAGGGAGTAGGGCCTAAAAACCCTCATGGGTTCAAATCCCATACCCTCCGCCATCACACATACAGCAAACATGTGTGAATGCCCTGTTGGTCTAGTCTGGTTAGGATGCCTCCCTCTCAAGGAGGAGATCGCCGGTTCAAATCCGGTACAGGGTACGCAGAAGAGGACTCCACACACGGTGCTCAACTAGCCGGGAGCCTGCACAGGTGCCCTCTGCCACCAAAATCACCTTTCTGTGAGGTCAGGGAGTAGTTACCCTGGGGCAGAAGGAAAGAATGGTGACAAGGTTTCATATCCTGTCCTCCACCTCCACAGCAGATTCTCTCAAGGGTACCTAATTTGGGAGAATTGAATCCTCCGGGACGTGTGACTGGGACGTGAGACCTCATGAATGTTCTAGACAGGAGGTCGTCTGGTGCCATGGTGGTATGCGCATTAAAGATGGTTCGAATCCATCCACCAGATCTATTTCAAAACCTACCCGAAAGAAACCCTGGCGGCTTTGTGTACAGTGCCGCGCTACCCAGGGCGTGCTTTTTCAGAGAAGAGTTCTGTACCACCTTTATTCATAAAAGAATAAAAGGTCGGCGAGACATTTTCTGAAAATGCTAGGGCAGGCTCGAAAACTGTACACATTAACGCCCCTATAGCTCAGTTGGTAGAGCAGCGGACTTTTAATCCGATGGCAGGTCAATAACGACCGATCGTGGGTTCGAGCCCCACTGGGGGCACTATTTCAAGTGATTCGTTATAATGTGAATTATGAACGAAGATTTGAAAGTATGTGGCATCTACGGCATTTTTGACACACTTACAGGAGAATGCCTCTATGTAGGCCAGTCAAAGAACATTTATGAGCGCCGCCAATCTCATTTCAAGCGTCTTCGTGGAGAAAGACACCTTAAACCATTTACAGAATGGTTTGTCAGTATTGGAAAAGATGAGTCCAGACTGGATCTCAGGGTTCTTTGTAGATGTTTCGATAATGACGACATCAAGAACGAACTTGAAATCTTCTGGTTCAATGAACTTCACCCAAGATTCTACGGTGCTGTTCCGTCTGTCAACAACAGGTGGTCTCATTCAGAAGAGACTAGGAAGAAGATTGCTAGGAGGACATGTGAGTCTGAGCGACTTGGAAAGCATTATACATGTGCAGTGTACTATTACACATGTAAAATGTGTGACAAGTTTTTCGCCTCTTCAAGAAGGAAATCTAAAAAGCATATCTTCTGTTCAAAGCCATGCTCCCGCGCTTATGAAAAATCTCTGAAAATGGACACCCTTGATTACAACAGAGTTAAAAACTTGTATGAGTCTGGTGTTACTCAAGTGAAGATCGCTAAGGTGTTTGGTGTGTCGAATGCCACTGTCTCCAAGTTCATGAGAGACAATGGCATTTCTACAGGATACAAGCGTCATGATCCTGGGCTGAAGAGGAAGTCTAGGAAGACAAGCAATGCGGATGTGGTGTAACGGTAGCACAAGACCCTTCCAAGGTTTTAGAGCGAGTTCGAGTCTCGTCATCCGCTCCAGTCACTTTTTTGGCAGTCAGGAATACATGTGACCTAACTCATGTTTCCTGAGGTTGACTCACTCCTTGCTGGTGTGTTAGGATTGAGTCATCAAGCGGGGCAGGGGCGTTCTTCATAAGTCCTGGCGGCCATTGAGTCCAGAAATGGGAGCAGTGGTTTTAGAAGATTGTCAACTACATAGTGACTAAACAATCCGCCTATAACTTAACTGGTTAGAGTACTTGCCTCTTAAGCTTGGAGTCCTGGTTCGAGTCCAGGTGGGCGGACGATCACCATAGCACCAGGTTTTGACGTGGCCGGTGCTGCCTCATCTAGTTTAATGACAGAACGCCGCGTGCTCACACATGCACGGGGAAGACAGGTTTGATTCCTGATTGGGGTTGTCGTTTGTGATTCAGGTCATGTGGGATTAAGATATGTGTGCACCCCTTGACTTGCACGTCAGCACTCACTTTTTAACATGCACAACAAGGTAAGTTTACTTCCGTTGATATTCCAACGGAAGTTAGGAGTCTTGTTTATATGGATGTTATATGTGGAGTTTATGCTATTTTTGATTCAAGTACAAATGAATGCTTGTATGTTGGCCAGTCAAGTAATGTGCTATTACGATTCAAGAAGCACTTGTATTTGTTAAAGTCAAGAAAGCATAGGAAGGATTTTGTGGCGTGGTTTGAAGATCGTAATTTCGACGCTAAAGCCATTAGGTTTGAGATAATGGAGATATGCGATAATGAGGATAATATAAAAAACTCACTTGAAATAAAGTGGTTCAATGAGTTGTCTCCGAAATTTTATGGTCAAGTTCCATCCATGAATAGCAAGTGGTCTCATTCGGAAGAAACTATTTCTAAAATAAAAGATCACTCCCAAAGAGGGTGCAAGATATTTTACTACGACTGCGAAAGTTGTGGTAAGGTTTTTATATCTAACAAAAGAAGATATAAGAAACATGTATTCTGTAGTGTGAAATGTAGTTCAAGCCACTTTTCTATAGTTAACAAATTTGACTACGATACAATATCTGGTATGTATGCTAGTGGTATGACTCAATGTGAAATTGCGAAAGAACTCAATGTTTCAAATACGAGCATATCAAAATTTATGATGTTAAATGGAATCTCAACTGGATATTCCAAACACAAAAAATAGCGGAATGTAGCTCAGGTGGTAGAGCGCTCGCTTTGGGAGCGAGAGGTTTCGCGGGTTCGAGCCCCGCCATTCCGACTGGGTGAACCGGAGGAGGGCCTATCCGCGGCATGGGCTTTCTTCCACATAGGAGTTGCTGTCAGTACTTGTGGACGCACAGGGTAGCGGGTGACCGAATGAGTATGGTGAGTGGCTTATAGTTTAATGGCAGAAGGCTCGACGGAAATCGAGTGGACAAGGTTCGATTCCTTTGAAGGCCAGCCCAATTTCTTGGTAGTGTGTGCCGAGTGGCGAAGGCAACTGACTGTAAATCAGCGACGTTAGAAACACCGGGGGTTCGACTCCCTCCACTACCACTGCTGTGCAAGAATCTCACGCAAAATTGGCTACCCGCGTGTGAACAGTGAGGGTTCGACTCCCTCATCGAGTGATTAGCCATCTCGGGGCGGTCCCTGGTGCTTGCATGGTTTTCTTGGGGATGTAGCACAATTGGTGGTGCGCCTGCTTTGCAAGCAGATGGTTGCGGGTTCGAGTCCCGTCTTCTCCACAACCTTTCGGTAAATATTCCGTGAGGGTGAACATCTTTCAGAAGGGAAAGAGCAGTATGGATCGCAAGCAGGCTCTAGAAGTTTTGGCAAGGGATTTCTCTGCTGGCAATACTGAGTGTGATGCCGATGAGTATATGTCGCTCGCAGAGGCATTCGATGGCTATGGGTTAGATTATGAAGATGACAATGATGGCACCATTGATGGTTTTGCTAATAGTTTGCGCACTCTAGCCCGATCGATTCAGCCTAGTCATAGCGAAATTGATGAGGCTGTTAAGGTTCTTTCCTCTTGACGAAAGTCTTCCTGTATTACGCTTGCATTTGAGATTTTTGGTAGGTGTGGTGCAGGTTTGCTCGCTTAACTCAGTTGGTAGAGTGGATCTCTTACAAGGATTTGGTCGGGGGTTCAAGTCCCTCAGCGAGCACCATTGCTTTTGCCGGTGTAGCCAAGTGGTAAGGCACCTCTCTCATAATGAGGTCATCGCTGGTTCGATTCCAGCCATCGGTACTTATTCCCCCTTGGTGTAGTGGCAGCACAACCGACTTTGGATCGGTTAGCCTAGGTTCGAGTCCTGGCGGGGGAGCGACGCTGTGGCGTGCTTTTTGGGGTGCGTGTTGGCGTTCTTTGCCTCTTAGTGTAATTGGTAGCACGACTGATTCTGGTTCAGTTATTCTAGGTTCGAGTCCTGGAGGGGCAGCGATGTGAGATGGTTTCAACTGGTGCTGGTGGGCCTAGTGTTTTCAGGGTTCCTTTCCAGTTCATGACCTTGGATGACGCGACGTTTTGTTTGCGCCACGTTGCTATACTGTCTCATATTCTCCCAGTTTGCCTGACACTGGGGTCTAGGAAGTCGGGTGTCTAGCGTAGAGACCGTCCCGCTGGTAGGGCGGCGAGCCGGTTGTCATGAAGCCGGTACTTTTGCTCACGGGTTGCGCTAGTTGCCGGGCATTAGTGGACTTTGCTTGGTTTTGTGGGAAGTGGTGGAAGTTGGACGTTCTGCTGCGATTTTGTTTTCTGGTGTCACCTGCTCTTGTTAGACTTATTCCTCCTCTTGCGGGGTGGGTGGCGCCGGAATATGCAGATGTGGTGTTAATGGTAGCACGCGACCTTGCCATGGTTGTAGAGCGGGTTCGAGTCCCGTCGTCTGCTCGGAGTTCATGGAGATGTGTAGTGGTTTGGTTACTTCATATTTGGGTTATGTATTGCACCGGATTACGTCTTTTCTCTCTGTGTCTCTTTTTCTTGATCCTGTCACGTTCTTGTGGCAGGGTTATTGTTTCCGGGTGACGCTATTGGCTTTTAGCGGGTGATCTCCAAAGTCACTGTCATTGGGGTTCGATTCCTCCACCCGGGGCGGGCTGCTCATGGCCTGAAACTGTTGGGTGATTGATGTGTTCTTTCATTCTCAGTGTTTTAGGTTGTGGGTCGTTCATTGGGCATTGAGGTTCTTCCACGGTTCATGGGCGGCTGGTGCTCTTGAGCAACGCATTGCGATGATGTTAGTGAACTCCATCTGGTGTGTTGTGCTGCTGCGGCACAAGGGGACCTTCGCAGTTGCCTCTTGTGTGGTTCCCTGTGCTGTTCGAAGTGGTTGACAATACGGGGTGCGGTCGGGTTTATGCTGACAAGACCTGTCCGCCACACGGAGGCTTGCTGGTAGCAACAGTAAAGCACGCTTCCCTTTGATGCTGCGAGTGTGTGCTGTGGTCGCTCGTCAATCGTGTGTTTGATTCTTTGGGGCCCTTTTTGGGGATGTAGCACAACTGGTAGTGCGTCCGCTTGGCTTGCGGGAGGTTACGGGTTCGAGTCCCGTCTTCTCCACTATGGGGTTCTGGCCTCACCCCTTGGCGTCTTTCGTGCAGGCACCTAAAACGGGAGGACACTTTTCGGAGTGTCGCCTTGTGGGAGGCTGCGTGCTGGTGTCAGGATGGAGTGGCCGAGTAGCGGGACTTGTAATCCTGTGATGCGGGTAGCGTTTGCTGATTGTGGCAGGCGTCCGACTGAGGCGGTACGACACTGTGTTCTGGCGCTGTCACGCCTTTAAACGATGTGCTTTTCGCTGTCTGGTTGAGTAGCGTCATAGACACCTTGGGTTGCTCCAAAGGGCTTGTTTCTGTGGCGTGAAGCGGGACGCCTCTTTCTTAAGAAGAGGGTGTGCAGGTAGTCCGAATGAAAGCGTTACTCAGAGAGGAGTGACTTCCTTTTTGACTTATGGTGTGAGCGCATTGACCTTAGTGATGGCTGGAACACACTGACCTTGAACATGTTGGGTTGGTGTCGCAGATTCGACGTCTGCCGCTAGGGCTGATTTTGATTTGGTCGCAACGAGCGCTATCTTATGATAGTGAAGATTGTCGTTGCTGGCTACAGGTTTTCTTTACCATTCAGGATAGATAAGGTATTGAGTAACCTGTTTTCTGTGCCTTGTGTATTGGTGGTGACCGTTGTGCCTAGAGTCCATGTTCGTCCTGACACGCATGAGATTGAGCGTTGTCGTGCCGTGAAGGGGCCATGCAGTTTTGGCACATGCTATGACACCATGGACGAGGCTGAGCATGTGCGTAAGGGTCTCCTATTGCAGGAGGCGAAGAGCCTGTATGGCGAAACCTGTGTCACGGCATACGACATGAGTCTTCCTGCCGGTGTTGATGGTGTGCTGAAAGACCTTAGTAGTGTGGGGAATCCTCTGGTTGTTGGTGGTGCTGTTCGTGACTCCTTGAGTGGTCACGCCAGTAAGGATATTGACATAGAGGTTCATGGCTCCAGTATTGGCCGCATCATTAAGTACCTGAAAGGACAGGGGTACCATGTTGATGAGGTGGGGCGCCAGTTTGGGGTGCTCAAGGTCTCCAAGGGTGGGGTGAAGAACCTTGACGTGTCTGTCCCGAGGCGTGAGAACCGTGTTGGTGTGGGTCATAAGGCGTTCGCGGTCGAGTTCAGTGAGAACATGAGTGTTTCTGAGGCGGCCGAGAGAAGAGACTTTACGTTTAACGCGATCATGTACGACCATCACAGGGGCGTCATCGTTGACCCAACTAATGGTGTCAGTGACTACCGTGACCGGGTGATGCGTGCGGTCTCTGACAGGTTCAGTGAGGATCCTTTGCGTGTCCTCAGGGGCTTCCAGTTCGCGGCAAGGTTCGGTATGCGCTACGACGAGGACACGGCCAGAATGTGTCAAACTATTCGGGAAGAGTACAGTGACCTGTCGGTGGAGCGTGTGCGTGAAGAGTTCCACAAGTTCTTCACTAAGGGTGAAGACTACAGTGCTGGCGTGAGGGCGCTCCAAGACTCTGGTTGGGACAGTATTGAGCCTGGTCTGCGAGAGTCACTGGACGGTAGTCGAACTGTGGCTGCCCTCAACAACCTCACTGAACTTGACCCTAGTCAGCGTTCTGTCATTGGTGCCGCTATCATCCTCAAAGGGATCTCTACCCGTTCCGATAGGGAGAACTTCGCCAGAGTCGCCACAATGAGTAAGAGTGAGGCCACTCAGGCGATAACCCTCAGCGAGTTGGGTCACTCTGACATGTGTGACGACTATACTCTCAGGAAGACTGCTCTGGCGCTCGCCAGGAAAGGGACCTCATACAGGCAGGTTCGCGCACTAGCGAAAACCTGTGGTGACAGCAGCATGGTGGCAGCCACCAATAAGGCAATCAAGATGGGCATGGGTGACAGACCCGCACCGGATCTTGTTACTGGGAAAGACATTCTCCCTATATCTGGTCGAGTTCCTGGGAGGTGGGTTGGTGACCTGCTGGACCAGGTGCGTGAGGCTCAGTACAAGGGTGAGGTGACTAGCCGCCACCAGGCGCTCGATCTTGCACGGCGACTCACCAACAGCCTGGAAGACGACTAGCCCGCACGTTTAGCCCATGCGGGTTAGTCACCCCTGTTGAGTGTGGTAGTTGTCACACTCAACAGGTGCTTGACACCTTCCTGGTGGCGGTGGTACACTAAGGCATGTGCTCAGGGGGTAGAGAACAATATTCTTGAACGTTGAGTACACGCACAATCTAACATACATGGCTCTTGCTACACTGTTCCTTCACGAAAAGGAATAAGGCGTGGTGGAACATGTGTTTGCGGACATGGCTCAGTTGGTAGAGCACCTGGTTCCCATCCAGGAGGTCGCGGGTTCGATCCCCGTTGTCCGCTCGCTCAGGTGGCGGAATGGTATACGCGCTGCCTTGAGGTGGCAGTGGGCTGTAAGGTCCATGCAGGTTCGACTCCTGTCCTGAGCACTTGACAAACCCCAGAAGTGTAGACTTTCTCTTACTTCTTGTGGAATAGGAGAGGACCAGGGTTCGAGTCCCTGGCTGAGAAGGCGAGTCCTTCCAGTGGTGTATCGGGTTAGCACGTTAACGTCAGAGGGGGCCGCTTTTTCTCTGGGGTTTGTCACACAACTCGCCTGAATCCTCTCACCATTATGTGATCATGTGGTGACACAAGTGAGGAGGGGGCACACTCACACTACGGAACATATGCTTCCTTGGTGTGGGTGTTTCTGGTTTCGTCGCCAGTTCAGGTACGAAGGCGCAGATGCGTAGTGGTAGGTTACTTCACATTGATTTACACTCAATCCCTAAAACCTGCTGCGGCTGGTTCTCTGCGTCTATAATTTACGAAACGGACTCAACACCAGCCTGGGTCATGAAGCCATCATAGTCTCAAGGAAGGGTGAGCAAAATGGCAAGGATGAACACGAAGAGCGCTGCTGTAAAGAACAGTGCGTCTTCTCCAGTCAAGACCCGTAAGAGCGGTAAGCGAGTCGCTACGGCCGAAGGTGGGGCCGGGTGGAAGCGCACCGCTAAGAGTGAGTTATTTCTTGCTGCGGTCACAGGCCTGAATGAGGACACGTTCTATGAGTCCGCTGAGAACCGTCAAGAGCGTGTCGCCAAGTTGGTTGCGAAGGTCGCTAAGAATGGCGAGTGGATTCTCGGCCTAGTCGGGTGGCTCCGTCGTGACGCTGGTCTCAGGGCTGTTCCTGTAATGGTTGCTGCTGAGGCTGCCCACTACCGTCTCAGCAAGGGCATGAACGGGCTCAACCGTGAGATTGTTCGTGCATCCATTGGACGCCTGGATGAGACCAGTGAGTTCATTGCCTACTGGCTGGAGCGTTTCGGCCGCAAGATCCCGTCCGCTGTCAAGCGCGGTATCAGTGACGCCCTGAACGACCTACTCAACGAGGGCTCATACCTGAAGTGGAGCGGTCGCGCATCCCGTGGATCCGTGTCCCTGGGCGACGTCATCAACCTCGTGCACGCTAAGCCGAAGGACAACCACCAGTCAGCGCTCTACCAGGCCGTCCTTGACCGCCAGTACGGGGCAAAGGAGGACCTGACTGCACTGCCTGTCATGAAAGCCCGCCAGGACTTTCTGTCTATGCCGGTAGACAAGCAGATCAAGGTCCTGTCTGGTAAGAAGGCTGACAGTGTGATCAAGTCAGCGCGCCTCACGCACGAGGTTATCTCCGGGTCTATTGGCAAGATTCCGGCCGAGGTATGGGAGAACCTGATCCCGCACATGGGGTACACCGCTTTGCGCATGAACCTCAGGCGAATCAGCGAATCCGGTGTCAGCCTTGACGTAATCGACGAGATCAACAAGGTACTCCGAGACAAGGAGAAGGTCGCCCACGCCAAGGTCATGCCAATTGACTTCCTTCGTGCCTACAGGAATGCTCCACTAGACTTCCATGCCGCACTCCAACGAGGCGCAAACGGGGTCCTGGACAACATTCCAGCACTCAAGGGACGCACACTAGTCCTACTGGATCGATCAGGCTCAATGGGAGACCACCTGTCCTCCAAGAGCCAGATCACCAGACAGGACGCAGCCAATGTCTTTGCGGCAGCCCTGGCGCTACGCTGCGAGGATGTTGACGTGGTTGCTTTTGACAACGACAGCCAGAGGATCAGCATCACCTCCAAGGATTTGTTGAAGGTTGTTGAGAAGGATATGCCGGATTCTCGTGGTGGTACCTACACCGCACGAGCATTCAGGGAGCACTACAACAACCACGACAGGGTTATCGTCCTCACAGACGAGCAGACATCCATGTCCTCATACTGGACAGGTGGAGAGAGTCTTGACGGGGCTCTAGATGCTGGACTGAAGAAGGGTGCAACAGTGTTCACCTGGAACCTTGCTGGGTACACTGCCGCACACAACCAGTCCAAGGATCGTCGCTGGACCTTTGGTGGGCTTACTGACAAGGGGTTCCAGATGATCCCGCTACTGGAGAGAGGTGTGTCTCAGTCCTGGCCCTGGGAGAACTGAGACAGAAACAGAACGTGACTGCTATCACATCACTGTCAGTTGACATCAGTCTTCTGCTGGTGGTAGAGTAGTCATCATCAAGCCGGTCGGAGAGAACAGGATGAGGCCAGGCGGGGAACCGAGCAACCCCTTGTTCTCTCTGACCGGTATCAAGCCGGAGTGGTGAAATGGTAGACACGCCAGGTTTAGGTCCTGGTGCCTTCGGGTGTGAGGGTTCGACTCCCTTCTCCGGTACCAAGCGCAACATGTGCTCACAGAATCAGAGGCGTATGCGCTTGAATCACAACTACATAGCGTAAGATGTAGATTTCATGCTGGATTGGCGTAACGGTAGACGCGCTCGCTTCAGGTGCGAGTGTCCGAAAGGATGTGAGGGTTCGACTCCCTCATCCAGTACGATGATGAGACCACAGTCACACCAACAAGTGTTGACAAATGTTCACAAGGAACGCTACAATAGGTTTCGTCAAACAGACATGGGAACGAGCGGATCACTCGTTTGCTTTCGGTTGATCACCGAAAGACGTGCGTAAATCCTCGCACGGTTGTGTACATGGCGTCCGAAATCAAAGGGGGCGGTGGAAGGCCAGCAGGGCTGGTCACAAGCCGTCCCTGGAGAAATAAGGGAAGAGGTTCGACTCCTCTTTACACAGCGATGGCAGCACCAACCAAAGGGGCCGCCACAACAATAAATACATCTCTCCGTTCGTCTAGCGGCCAAGGACACTGGACTTTCAATCCAGCGACGCGGGTTCAAATCCCGTACGGAGGACCATCTCAACTCAATAGAGAACAACGCCCACCAGAACTACTGCCACACAGGATGCTGGCAGCAAGGTGGGAAGCAATGCCCTGGTGGTGGAATGGTAGACACGGCGGCCTCAAAAGTCGCTGCCGCAAGGCGTGAGGGTTCGACTCCCTCCTGGGGCACAATGATCCAAAACACAATTGTGAGGCACCATCACGAAAGTGATGCAAGCAACATGGATCAAACTTGACGAGGCCAACCTGAAGGTGCTACAATATAAGCACAAGATGAGAAAACTTGTCGAGAACAACATGAGCCTATGTAGTTCAATGGAAGAATACCACTCTCCTAAAGTGGGGGTTAAGGGTTCGAGTCCCTTCATAGGCACTATCTTGACACTGAAACTCTGTGTAGTTTTGTGTCAGGATAAACACGATGCCCCTGTAACTCAATGGATAGAGTAGCAGCCTTCTAATCTGCATGTTGTCAGTTCGAGTCTGACCAGGGGTACTATTCAGAATGTGAGAGGTTCTGAAAATTCATGCCCCCATAGCTCAGTTGGTTAGAGCAGCGGCCTTATACACCGTTTCGTGCCTGATATGCACAAGGTCCTGGGTTCGAGTCCCAGTGGGGGTACTCGCATCACAAGCCATCTCAGTCCTGAACCGCAAGGAGCATCATGTCTGACGACCTGACTGCTGAGCAACGCAAGTCTGATCTCAATGTAACCCTGAACGACCTGGTGGCTTCGTATCACGGGCGAGTGTTTCGCGCCTCTGACCCTGTGCGCCTGTTGATCAGCCTGATCAAGAATGTTGGTGACTTCGCTGACTGTTGGGAAGAGTCTTCTCGTAACCTTGATGACTATTCGCCACGGATTCAGTCCGCGTGCAAGAACCTGGTATACACATGCCTGAACATTACTGAGGCTGACGTTGAGATCGAGTACGACCTGCACAGTATCGTTGACTCGATTATGGACAAGTCTGACTTCTGGTGGCAAGAAGACATCATGGATGAGTACGAGTATGATCTTGCCATGCCCGCTGTTGACAGGGTGCAGAGCATGCTTGCATCAGTGGGTGATCTTGCGTCTGTGTGGCCGCACTGCGATCCGCACCCCCGCCCGGATGGCTATGACCTGATTGAGAGAAAGATGGACGCCCTGGAGTTCGTCATCTATCAGGCTGCATCTGCCCTGGTTGCTGTGCAGCGTGGGGCCCTGGGGTAGCCCATGGAGCCTGAGCGAGTATAGGCCCTGACAACCTAGGTTACCTCCCACGTGCTCTGTTGTGATAAGCGCCACTTGATGCAGTGTTGACACAGCGGCCGCGCCTGTCATATACTGTAGGTGAGTAAGGGGCCGGTAAGGACACAGTTACGATTGAACCTTTCAGGTCGCCTCCCACTGTGTGACACTTGATGCCATTAAGTGTCACCAAACCTCTTGTGGATGACACTTAAACACTTAAGGTGCCACCACGTTGCCCGGCTAGTTTAGTGGTCAAAACGCTTCCTCGGTAAGGAAGAGATGCCAGTTCGATTCTGGTGCTGGGCTCCAGTATCTCACCCCCATACACACCCCTGGCCCGCGCGGTCTCATGCCACCTCTTTCCGGGGTAGCAGGCTTTGTGTGGGGTAAAGGTACGCTGCCGGATTAGTTCAACTGGCTAGAACGGTCGTCTCGTAAGCGACAGGAGCGGGTTCGAGTCCCACATTCGGCTCCACATTGTTCTCCCGGCCTCTTCATTGTGGAAGGGCCGGTTTTGTTGTTTCTTGTATTCTCGTGGGCGACATCGGGTTGCTGTTACTGTCTTGCCCGACCTAGCGAAAGTATCGTGTAGAGGCGTCTTGGGCGCTTAGGTCTTTGCCTGTCTGCTATTCCAGTGCGTAAAGCAAGCATGTGGACAGATGGGACACGCCTAGTTATGGATACTGTGAAGCCGGTCAGTTACAACGTGACCACCCCAGACAGGTGTGATCTACCGGCATGGTACCTGCCACTGATGCCATACGCTCTGAAGGCGTGTTTTGTTGTATCCAAGCATGAGGACGTAGACTCGTCGTTCTACTATGTGACAGCACCCGACAGGAACCTCTGGGATCCGGTGTTCTCCACCCTCACTGAGACTGTGGACTTCCTGAGACGTTACGACACTGGCTTCTACCTGGACAACTCCTGTGGCAGAAGGGAACAGGGGACCTTCCTGGACTGGTCGGATTATGGGCGCATCCAGGCTGTTCGCCACCGCACCGCATGGTTCACGCAACGTATTGCCTGCCAGTACGTTATCAACCCGGAGGACTATCGGGCGTCCAGTGACTTTGTAAGGAATCACCCAGCCTTATGGAGGCTGCGGGCACCATCCACAAGGATCAACACGGTCTCGGCTGTCTCACTCCCCACCGCTGACCCAATCCTCATCCATGAGACCAACGACGGGCTTCATACTGCGGGTATTACTGAGTTGGCTGCACTGGAGTCGGCGGTGATGCTGGGTAGTGGCCTGTGTGCCAGTGACATACCATCTGGGGTAGGTGTTACCGCTGAGGATGCTGTGACAGGTCTAGCGGCAAACATGGCGGCCGTGTTCGACCATGAGGGTAACCTACAGAATGTAGTAGAGGCTCGACCTGTCCACCCCTCTGCTGCCAGCGGTTTGATGTCAGGATCACGCACAAGGCGACATCAAGTCGGGTAGCGGGCGGGCGGTAACAGGAACAAACAAGGTAAGGGGCACAAGTGGACGCCAGAAGAAACGGGGTTATCACCTGGGACCAGATGTTCATGAGGTTCGCTCAGGTCGCTGCGCTGCGATCCAAAGACCCTAGCACACAGGTAGGTGCCTGTATCGCATCGCCCGATAACCGGGTTCTGTCCATCGGATACAACGGGGCACCAGCCGGGTTCGACGACGAGGACTTCCCCTGGGGTAGAGATGCGGAGGACCCCATGTGCACAAAGTACCCGTATGTGGTTCACGCTGAGGCTAACGCCATCCTGAACTTCCGTGGGGCCAGGAGTGAGATTGCTGGTTCTCGACTCTATGTGACTCACTTCTGCTGCAACGAGTGCGCGAAGATGATCGCTCAGACGGACATTAGTGAGGTCATCTACCTGCACGATCATGCCATGTCGAATGGTCTCACCCCGGCGACACTCACGATCTTCAAGCGCAAAGGTGTCCAGTACAGGCAGATGCAGTCATAGTTGAGACCATGCGGCAGGGTGGCTGCTGGGGCTCGGTATCTTCACTGGTGGGGTTGCATTCAGGGTGTCGAGCCGACTTATGTGACAATAGTCACCTCAAGGGCAAGTTGACGCCCTAACGCCCCGCATGGTAGGATGTAGCCACAACGTTGAGAACAGGGTTCTGGCACACTCAGGGCGCTGGGTGATATTCCTGCCTCAACTGAATAATGGATGGTTGCCCGAGCGGCCAAAGGGGACAGCCTTGAAAACTGTAGTGCTGAAAGGCACCGGGGGTTCGAATCCCTCACCATCCGCGACCAGGTGAACCCCCACGGACGGGTTTGAGCCGGTGTCACAACCAAATATGCCGTTTTAGTTCAATTGGTAGAACGCCTGTCTTGTAAACAGGAGGTCATCGGTTCGATCCCGATAAGCGGCTCTAGGGCGCACGCTCTCTTTCCTTCCTTATAGTGTGCGCCCGCCCCCCTTTTTTGGTGTTTCCCCTGGTGTTAAAAGGTGGATAGACTCCCTGCACCCATAACCACCCACACCATATTATGTGTGATTGTTTTCTCAGTATGGTGCGAGAGTGGAAAAGACAACAGGGTCTTCCTTGTTGGATAAACTAGGTAGCAGCAAATGTCATCTACCACAGAAATCCACTAGAGGAGAAACACATGGCGTCAGATCAGAGCCGCAAGGTTGAAGAGTTCTACAGGGCGTTCCAGCAGGAGCGGTACCTGCCTGACCCTGAAAGCAAGCCGTCACTAGAAGTCATGGGTGATAGTCGAGTTGACCTTAGGATGAGCCTGATCGTTGAGGAGTTCTGCGAGTTGATTGCAGCAGTCTACAACGAGAAGGCTGCACAGGAGATGGAGAACACCTGGTGGAACCTTTTCGACGATCATGTCATCACTGAGGAGAACCGCAACTATAATGTGGTTGCTGCCGCAGACGCCACCGGGGACCTCCGTTACGTCATTGAAGGGCTGGACCTGGAGGCCAATATTCCCTCCGAGGCTATCTTCAATGAGATCCATGTCTCCAACATGTCTAAACTTGATGACGAAGGTAACCCGGTCATCTCGGACGGCACAAACAAACCCAAGGGGAAGATCCTCAAGGGTGACAACTACTTCGCGCCAGACCTCAAAGCCATCATCGAAGGTCGTACCCCAGACCGCACCCCAGTAAAGTCCAAGAAGGAGAACGCATGAGACTAGCCAGGAGCCATGGAACAAGGGTAAGAAAGACGATCCTTACTGCCGCACTAGGCGTCCTCGTCGCTGGTCTCCTGTCCAGTTGCGGTGGGGCATCCAAGACTAACCCATCATCCACAGTCAGTGCGGGGGTAAACGCCACCGCCATCGCAACCACAGGTTCAGGTGCACAGGCCCCAGGCGCGGTAAAGAACGACACCACTGGTGCGGCCCAGTTCGCCAAGTCCTACTATGAGGCATGGTTCACGTCCAGCAGTGACAGCACCTACAGTGAACTCAGCAACGCCCTGAACGAGGCCACCAAGGACATTGACCGAAACAAGGTCGTCCAGGATGACCCCATGAGCGTGTTCAACGCCATGACCGAGGCGCAGCAGAAGAGCATCGCTGAGAAAACCACCCAGATCAACCCCATGTCCGACTACTACGACACTACGGGCATGACCGATGCCGAGATCGCCATCCTCAACGTCATCGCCACCGGATTCTCCTCCGGCTACCACACGGACCAGAAGGTTACTGTGGCCGTCAATAAGGACAAGGTGACAGTAGACGGTAGCACCGGATCGGTCCCCTACACTGCTCTCACTGTGACCGTTGGAGACAAGAGCAACACGCCTACCGGCACCGACTTCACTCTGCCCCTGATCTACAAGGATGGCAAGTGGAAGGTTGACGGGAAGAAGTTCAGCGCCATGGTGATCAGCAACTACAACACCCACCAGTCCGCAACCGCCACACCAACACCATAACAAACAGTCAGGTAGGTGTGACACTATTCACACAATACGGCCCCTCCCAGGAGTTGACATTCGGGAGGGGCTGTTGATATATTAGAGTCACGCCTTGGGGCAGACAGGTATTCGACATGCGATGCTTGCTTGTGTTGAGTGCGAGCCACCCTTGAACCATGGGTGTCAAACAGGTTCAAACCAACAGTTGCCAACTCTGACAACTTCGCTCTCGCCGCCTGAGAGCCGCCTGAATCCCACAAGGTAAGGCCCTGCCGGGACTCAATTCAGGTGTTATCGCTAGGGGCTATGGTCAAGCGCCTGTCACCTGGGTGCGGGCCGAGAAACTAAACAGGTGACAACCAGGGTTGTGGTAGTCATGCAGGACCATTCCAAACCTTACATGGTTGTAAAACACTAACGGATCCTGCTACGCTCGTAGAACTTAAAACAGGCACATTCTTGGACGAGGGTTCGATTCCCTCCTGCTCCACTATCCAACCGGGGTGCCGCCAGTGAGTGATGAAACTGGCGGCACCCCGGCTTCCTGCATATGCTCATGCCAATACCACATTAGGTGGCTACCCCTATCCCAGTGTGTCCATACGTTCTATCTCCTGTAGCAGTCGATACACTATGAGGTAGCACCTGCCATAACCGATGCGGTACCCCATCACGGCGCCCTACCCTGAGGAGAATCATGCTTGACAAAATAAGAGAGACGGAGTTCTACCAGGAACTTGCAACCGTCATGAAGACTAACAGCACAATGCTGACTGGTTTCGCCGCGATCCTCATCATGGTGTCAGGGGTCTCTGTCGTTGACCACACTGAACGCTGGTGGGTACCTGTCGTATCCTTAACCGTATTCAGTCTCGTGGTGTTCCTGTTCATGAACTTCAGGGTCATCATCAAGGCTATCGGGTCTACTGTCGCCACAGTTATGCTGTCGTCGTTCGCTTTCACAGGCGGGTCGCTGGCAGACCGCTTCGGACTGGGAGGGCTCGTCTGGGTTGGGATGATCTGGGCGTTGTTCTTCGGCACCCTGGCGTGGTCTTACGGGTTTCAGTCAGGCAGGTCCAGGTGGGCACCCATCATGCTGGCCCAGTTCGTGTCCTTCTCCGCCACCTACACCCTGATCATGGGGTCTATACCTGTCGCATGGTCCGCCCTGGCTGGTACGACCCTGGGGTTTGTGACGTTCATCGTTGGGTATACGGTGTTCGGTAGGACCAGGTTCCGAGCGAAGAGCACTCCAGTCAACTTCCTGGACGACGAACTGGCGGCCACCATCGTCGAGGGCGCTGAGAACCTTGGCTGGGAGGCCACACCCATGCCAGGTAAGAGCGACACTGGGTCTGTGCTTGTGTGGAACGATGAACGCGCATACCTGCTGCACCCTATCAAGATGACGACACCATTCGGCACCATCGGCAAAAGAAGCCAGTCCCTTTCATACCGGCGTAAAAGTATCACCCCATGGTTGAACCACCTGATCTACCACCGGATCCCGTTGTGGAGGTCCAGGGGCGCTGACATCACGCTCGTGCTAGTGGACCTGAACCGCCGCAACAGTGAATCCATGAAGGTGATTGCCCAGCCTGTGCCTGACTCTAACCGGTTCGTGCCTGTGTGTGTGGCACCGATCAGCAGAAAACGTAGCCCCCAGAAGGTTGAACGTATGCTGAAGGACGTGGATTCAACCATGGGGCCCATGAAACGGCACCTAACAGGGAAGCAACTTAAGGCCCTCGCTGGCATCGGAGCCAAAGATGCCCCAACTGACGAGGCAGACGATGCTGACGAGGAGACCACATCCATCACCAACACGACTAGCAGCGAAGACGACACCGGAACCATCGAACACTCGCTGACTAGGTTGGGGTCCTAGCGCACCCCAAAAGAACGCAAGTAGATGCCCATAGTGTCCCTGGCCTGGAGGTAGAATCCGCCCCAGGGCAACCCGACCCAGGTACCCCAATAGTCAAAACACAACAGCAGTGAGGTAGCCATGCCAGCAGTCAAGGATCAGTTCGTCTCCCTGCACATGCACTCCGACTACTCCCTACTGGACGGCTACGCCAAGCCAGGAGAGTACATCAACAGGGCTATCGAACTTGGGCAGCCAGCCATTGGGCTCACAGATCACGGGAACCTTCATGGCATCAAGCAGTTCATTGACCAAACCAGGGACGCTGGCCTCACCCCAGTACCCGGTTCCGAGTTCTACATGGCCCCCATCAGTGATGACGGACCATACCCCAAGCATCCTGTCTACTACGGTGAGGGTGGCCGCAAGAACCCTGAGCATGACGTGTCCGCTAACGGGACCTACCTGCACCTAACTGTCTGGGCTTACAATGACGCCGGTTTGAGTAACCTGAAGCGCCTGTCCACGCTCGCCTATGCCCCAGAACGCTACTACCGGAAACCACGCATCGGGTTTGACGACCTGGCGGACCACTCAGACGGACTCATCGTATCCACGGGCTGCCCCTCATCAGAGATCAGCACCAGGTTACTCATGGGACAGGAGCAAGCAGCCTATGAGTACGCTGGGCGCATGAAGGAAGTGTTCAAGGACCAACTGTTCATGGAGATCATGAACCATAACATGAGCATCGACCTTGAACGCAAACTACTGCCTCAGCAGATGCGTCTAGCGAAACGACTCAACCTCCCCCTACTGGCAACCAACGACTGCCACTACGCCAACTCCGGGGACGCCCAGGGACACAGTGAGATGCTTTGCATCCAGTCAAAGTCCCTCATGAGTGACAAGACCTATGATCAGGGCGGTAAACGGTTCGCGTTCAACGGCGACCAGTACTACATGAAGTCCGGGGCACAGATGGCGGCACTGTTCCCTGAAGATGACTATCCCGGCGCCCTGTCGAACACGCTACTGATCGCAGAGATGGCCTCAGACATTAGGATGGTGTTCGACCCCCACCTGAGGCCCGTCCCGTTTGTCCCTGAGGGCACCACGGTAGAGAAGCATCTCCAGCAGATGATCAACGACGGATACAAGGCCAAGTATGTGAACCGTGACTACCCAAGCGTGGAGGAGCGCAAACGTGTCCTGAGTGAAGCAAAACGACGCATTCGTGAAGAGTGGGAGGTCATCTACTCGTCCGCGTTTGACGGGTACATGTTGGTCGTGGAGGACTATCTGAGATATATCCGGGAGAATTACTCGGTGCGAGGCGAGAACGGGGAGATCCTTGCATCTCCGTTGGGGCCGGGCCGCGGCAGTGTCGGCGGGTGCATCATCGCATACCTGCTGGGCATCTCTGAGATCGACCCTATTGAGTATGATCTCCTGTTCGAGCGTTTCCTGTCTCCTGGGCGTGGCGCTGTCTGTCGGGTCACTTATGATGACGGCACTACCGAGGACCTTGTGGTGTCCGAAACCAGAACTGTGCTGGGTGATGATGGTCAGGAGGTAGGCAGATACATTCACCAGATCAACATTGGGGATAAGGTTGTCATTGAAGAGGAGCACTAAAACCATCTGAGTACGTATGTGCCACTTCATCTGAACACCTCCCCCTACCTCCTGGAGCAACCGGACCCGTGACTTCTCACGTGTTATTGTGGTTACCATATAGGGTATGACTATTCCTTAGGATAAACCACATCTACTGTATTTGCAACAGATAGGTCCCTTGTTGGAATTGTCGTGCCGCTGGTTGTCTGAAACCACTCCCTGTGGTCCACCGCAGAAACCCTAGACTCTGCGGGGCACATCCTTACACTCACCTCCCTCGACTGAAAAGATGGGCGAGTGTGGGTCTTCTTCTGGTTCTGGGGTGCTTTAGGAGTAGGCCTGTTCTTCGTGCCAGGATGCCTCAGTGGCTTCACACGGCACTTGGATCTTCTGATGCGCTTGGTCTTTGTGGCGTGCCGTCTCCGTGTCTGGCACGCCTTCTTGACATTCACTCGCTGAGCGATGTTCGCCGCCGCGTTCAAGTCACGATGATGAGTGATGCCACAGGCCGTACAGCGCGGCTGAGAATAGTCCTGCATGTCCAGGTCAGACTGACACACATGACACCTTCGGGATGTGTGCGCGGCGTTGACCTTCAAGACGCGCCCGCCGTCAGCCTCAACCATATCCCGAGTACGCCTGTGGACCTCGCCACGAAACCAGCGGCCGAACTTCATGGTGTTCTTGATGTGAGACAAGTCCTCAAAGGAGACGATGGCATTGTCATAACGCCAGGCCGCGTCTGTGATCTCCTGAGCAACGAGGATGCTCAGTTCCTTACGCCGGTTAGACAAGTGACCCCTGTGTGATGCGGCCTCCTCAGGGCGGTTCTTCCTCTGCAAAGAGGAAACCTGAACCTGAGCCCTCTTAATCTTATTGTTCAAGGACCTGGCACGCTGCCCTAGAAGAGACTGATCAACAACCTTTCTGCCCTTGGTATCCCAGACGACGTAAGTGGCCGGGTTAGTCACACCAACATCCACGCCAATAACATAGCGGCTAGAAAACTCGGGACGTCCAGGATTGGTCTTGCCATGAAAGCCAAACATCACGCGATTCTGATTATCGACCCATATGTCCGGCACGCCAGTCTCACAACCCTTTTCCAGTAATTGGGGTGGCGTTGGGAAGTGAAGAGTAGTCCATTGGCCTTGAACGACTAGATCCAGGATGATCTTGTCTTCCTGGACATGAATCCTTCTGTACTGGTTGTTTGTTGCAGAAAGAGAAAGGCGAGGTTGCAGGTCTTTTGGTTTAGAATCCTTGACTGTTCTCTTCCACCCGGCCGAAACATAACCATTATGCGTCCCGTTAGTGGCATTGACTCGGGCGGCCCAGGATCTCAGTGTCGAGACCACTCGCTCACGAAACAGCATCTCCAACCGTGAGGCCCCACTCCTGAACCGATTCTTCACCTCACTGGGAAGAAACAGGCCCATACGCCTACCAGCCTCAGCGGGCTTGAACCTGTCGAAGTAGGTCACCAGGGCAAGATTCTGCTCAGTCAACTCCCGCAGAGCATACTCGGCAACCAGTTCAGCATCCGCTCTGATGCCGTCCAGGACCTCATCAAGGTTCAGAGGATCACCAGTCTTACTGAACGCAGCATATGGTGTCCTTGGGTACGTACGCGACACAGTAGTTCTAGACACCTGGTGAGCCTCCCCCAAGAACTTGACTGGTTGATGGTATGCGTGTATTATAGCACAATATTAGTGGAGAATACCAGTAGGAGTAAGGTTAACATAATAATGGTGAACTACAGTGGAATAGGCAGATACAGAACCTATGTCGCGCCTCCACACTAAGAGGACAGACTGGGATGACAGCATGTGGTGAAACCTTGTACAGGGTGGACGGAGAATACGGATGGCAGATAGAAACAGTGGTAGCGACCCGAAGTTGGAACTCTACAAGCGGTACCGGCCCAGCAGGTGGGATGAACTCGTTGGGCAGCAAAAGGTTGCTCACAGTATCCAGGCGGCACTAGCCGCAAATCGGGTCCCTACTGCCTATGGTTTCTTTGGCCCGCGTGGATGCGGTAAGACTAGCGCCGCATTCATCTTGGCGAAGTCCCTCAACTGCCTCAACATACAGGACGGCCAGAACCCTTGTAATGAGTGTGACGTGTGCCAGGCTATTGACGACCGCTCCCAGCCGGGCGTCCAGTACATCAGCATGGCGAACCATGGCAGTGTTGACCATATCCGGGAACTTATGCGTGACTCCAGTCAGGCGACCTACATCAACCGGGCTGTCATCATCATGGACGAGGTGCACAACATCAGCCGCAGCGCATTTGACTCGATGCTGACTACGATAGAGGATGAGCACACTCCAGCCCTTATGATCTTCTGCTCCACTGAAGAGGACAAGATCCCCGACACTATCATCTCCCGGCTTCAGGCCCGCACCTTCCGGCTCGTGAACAGTGATGACATGATTGGTCTCGTATCCCGAATTCTGGACGAGGAGGATGTGTCTGTCAGTGACGAGGCCCTGCTGGAAGTGATTCAGCGTGGTCGCGGGTCTGTGCGTGACACCTTGTCTGTGTTGGAGGGCCTGATCGTTGGCGGGGACCTGTTGGAGCGTCCTGCCGGGCTGGGGATCCTGGAGGCGTTGGCTGCCCTGGACGTGCCTGGGTGCTTGAAGGCTGTGAAGGAAGGGTCGGATGCGGGCTACAGTGGACGAACTATGGCTGAGGGTTTGTTCTCGGACCTCGTGAGCGTCATACAGGCGGTTTCTGGTGTTCGAGGCGTCGTACCTCCAGTGCGGGATGTTCAGGGCTTCTATGACGCCATGGGCGGGTTGCGTGGCCTGTTCGCGGTGGAGCGCGAGGTGGGGGACGCTATCAATCGTATGTCCATTGGGGCGGACTCTCTGATCCTGTTCCAGATTGCTCTTTTCAACGCTTTGGATAAGTTGAGGGACATCAGAGATGGTGTAGGCAAGAAGTAGCGCCTGGAAGAAAACACCTGAGGTCAACATGTGTTGAGTTTTTGGGCATTAAGAACGGCGGCCATATGTAGAAGTTAAAGCACCTCTACGGCCGCCGTTTTTCGTTGCTTAAGTGTCCTTGCGCACCAATATCAGAAACAATAGCCCTCCAGACGTTGTAACAGAAAGCCCTGACGCTCAACGGAACAGCCCCAGAAACGGGGTTGAACACAGGTCGTCATATGTGCTACAGTGACATGCTGCATGCCTGAAACCGTTGATAGAACTGTGAGGATTTAACTACATGACGTACGCACTCTCAATCGTCCTGGGTCTGGTGGCGTCCGGCCTGCTGGCTGCCATCTCATACTCGTCACGCAACAGGACGATAACGATCCTGTCTGCGGTCATGTCTGGTATCGTCTGCGGCCAGTACGTCCTGCTCAACCACCCCGGCGCGGCAGTCCTCAGCGCCATCTCCCTCGTCTTCTCTATCGCATCGCTCTCGCTCAGCAAATCCAGAGCATGGAGACCCAAGGTCGTGCTCGTTACCATGATCCTGTCAATGGTTACCGCCCAATGGATCATCAACGGCGTCAGTGTTGGATATGAGACGTTACCACTGGTCGGGTCTGTGCTCATGGCGTCACTGATCTGCATTCACAACCGGGTTGCCATCAAGACCATCCAGTTCATCGCTGGGATCGTGTGGATCATCTACCAGGTGCATGTCGGCGCGTGGGGTCAGATGCCAGGAGAGGTCATCTACTTCATCGCATGGTGGCTGTCAGTCGCACCCAGCAAGTCACGAACTCTAGGTCTGGCGGTCGCTTCTGGCCGCTAGAGCCGGAGTGACGTGCCATCCGCATTCTGACACAACATATAGTATGGTTGCATCACTGTAAACACCACAGGTAGTGCTTTCGTCCCTACCGTCCAAGAGTCTGTCACGTTAGATACTTACAAGAACCAAAAACGAGACAAGAACCAAGAAAGACAGCAGGAGGACTGCACAGGTATGAACCTTACCAGCGTGATCGACAACTACTGCGGCCATGACGAGAAGATCATGGACGAGAACGCAAACAAGGACAGCAAGGTGTTCGCCACCCAGAGAGACCTTCTGGCCGGGGCAATCAGCAAAGAGTACGCACTAGAGAAACTACTCCCCAAGAACGTCGCCGAAGCACACAAAAAAGGATGGATACACTTCCACGACCTAGACTACGTACTCAATGCCTCCGGGGGCCTGTTCAACTGTATGCTGATCGACTTCCCCGGAATGCTCGCCCACGGGTTCACGCTAGGCAACGCGGAGATCGAACCACCCAAGTCCCTCCACACCGCCGGAGAGGTCATCCCCCAAATCGTTGCCAACGTGTCCAGCAATATGTACGGAGGTGTCTCTGCACACAGGATAGACGAGTTCCTGGAACCATATGCCATCCTGTCCTACCGGAAACACCTCTGCCGTAACCTCGCCAGAGCCGCCCAGTACACGGGAGTCACCATCACCCCAACCCAGGTGGCTGCCCTCGCCGAGCACTACGTACAGGCGTGCCCACAGACAGACAACGAGTTCAAGAACGACACCCCAGCCACCACCCCTGTGCCACCAGGGCAGTCCCCCTTACCCCTGGCGGCACAGGACATAGCCGTCAAGGACGCCATCAGCGACACCGGTAAGGAAGTCGCAGACACGTGCCAGTCATTGGAGTACGAGTGCATGGCACTCTTCAGTGGAAACGGACAAACCCCATTTTTCACCTTTAACCTGGGGTTGGGGACCGGCAAGTGGGCGCGCGAGATCCAGAAACACATCCTCAAAGTCAGGATCGAAGGACTCGGCCCTGAGAAACGCACCGCCGTCTTCCCGAAACTTGTCTACACCCTCAAGGAAAGCCACAACCTAAAACCAGGTGACCCCAACTATGACATCAAGAGACTAGCCGTAGAATGCTCCACCAAACGCATCTACCCTGACATCCTCTCCTATGAGAAAGTCATGGAAATCTATGGCACCTTTGTCTCCCCCATGGGGTGCAGGTCATTCCTCAGTGACTACCGGGACAAGGACGGCAACCACGTCACCTATGGTCGTCGAAACATTGGGGTCGTCTCCCTCAACCTCCCCAACATCGCCCTCACTGTGAACACTCCCGACGAGTTCATGACCCTACTTGATCAGCGTATCCAGGCGGTCAAGGACGGCCTCATGTACCGTTACAACAGGCTCGCCAGCACCACAGCCAGAAACGCGCCCATCCTCTACCAGTACGGGGCGACCGGCCACAGGCTTAACTCCGATGAAACCGTGCAACGAATCTTCAATGACGGTGAAGCCACAGCATCCATTGGGTACGTTGGCCTCCACGAGACAGCAACAAGATTCTGGGGTAACGACTGGCAGGACAACCCTGAAGCCAAGAACTTCACCATCCAGGTCCTCCGCCGCCTCAACCACTGGAAGGAAAAGTGGGCAGAAGAGACCGGTATAGCGTTCTCCGTCTACAGCACCCCAGCAGAATCACTCATCTCACGGTTCGCGGAAATCGACAAGGCAACCTTCGGCAGCATCAAGGACATCACAGACAAAGGCTACTACACCAACTCCTTCCACCTGGACGTCCGCAAGCAAGTCACGCCGTTCGAAAAAATCGACTTCGAGGCAGACTACCCGCCACTAGCCGCTGGAGGAAACATCTGCTACGTAGAACAGCCATCCCTCATCAAAAACCCCGACGCCCTAGAAGCCATCTGGGACTACATGCACGACCGGGTTCCGTTCTCCGGTGTCAACACCCCCATCAGCCGATGCTACAAGTGCAACCACGAAGGAGACTTCGACGCTGACGCACGCGGATTCTACTGCCCCCAGTGCGGAAACCGCGATCCCCAGCAGTGCGAAGTTGTGGAACGGCTCTGCGGCTACCTCGGATCCGTGTCCATGCGTAAACCCATCAGCGGTCGCGTCAAGGAAATGAAATCCAGAGTCAAACACCAGTAAAGCCCCCGACACAGCAACACGCGAGTGCGCCCCACCAGAATGCTATCAGGTTTCTGGGTGGGGCGCACTTATTCTCTGATCTGCAAACCTATAAGTCACCTCAGGGACTCCCGCAACTTCATGATCTGACTGTTATAGACACCCCGAATACGCCCAGAGGACCTTCGGTCATAGCGCCCATCTTCCCCAACCTCAAACTGTTTCATGAACCTGTTAATGTAGTCAATAGACTTCGACACCTTCTTAACCTGCTCAGGAGTCATCTCCTTATACAGGGCAAACCGGCGGAAACTCTCAATCCTTGACAGAACCTCATCCTTCTTATCCTCAGGGACCCTGCTGGTAGACTGCACCCACTCGTTCAAGTCCTTGTTACGTCGCTCACTGTTGCAGCCAATACACGCCAGGGCCATATTCCCGTAGCGAGTTGTGCCAGGAGGCGGATTCTTCGGGGTCACTGGTGTCAAATGCTCCCCGGATGCTGCATGCTCATTACCAACACCCGACTGAAACGGCTTGTGGCAGTAGCAGCAGCGGCCACCAAAGAACATAACCGAGGCAACATACCGCTCACGGGTCATGTCGTTCATCGCAGACGTCAAGATTATCCTTTGAGGCTGATGACGCCTACCATCATTGCGCCACTCAATTGAGGCCGTCATAGACTTGACGTTAGTAGCAATGATCCTTGAGAACTCCTTCAAATCGACATCATCACCAAGGAACTCCCTCGTCCTCCTGGCGATTGGATCCTTACTTGACAAGAAAGCGTAAATGTTTCCCTCCGCTCTCTGAAAACGCCTCTGGAGCCTAGGATCATTCAGCCTGTCCTCAAACTTGCTGTAGAAGTCCCGGATAAACGAATAGTCCTCATGAGAAAACTGCTCCGCCACAGACTCAACCGACTCATGGAACTCCTTCCGAGTCATGCTTCTACCGTAGTACGAGGACACCATGCCAGGAGTCGGTGTCGCCTTCTTCAAGGCCACCTCAGTGCTCTGCTCGCCTTCTTGCCGAGCCTTGTTCGTCGATGTCGCCAACGCGCCATGAGCCTTCGCCAGAACCTCCTCATTGAACGCCCGGATCGTCGCATCACTAGCGTCACTCATAATGTGCTGGCCGTGCTTACAGCGGCCCTTACCTACATTCTCCGGTTTCGCCCTGCACAAAGACAAGGTACCATCAGCGTTCTGCCCAAAACGACGCTCAACAGCCACCACGAACCACACTCCCACAAAATCTCAAACCAGCAAACCCTATCACCCTAGGAATAAAGCCAGCACACTGTACACGACAGTAAACATTCCTACAGGACATATCTAAAACCACTTGTCCAGAACCAGCCGGACAACACTCCAACAAGCGCCCCTAAGAACGACAGGCACCAGAAGACCCAGAGTGTCACCCTTCTCATGCCACAAACCTAGAGCAACGGGCGCAAGGAAGGCCCCTACCGGTCCTTACGCCACACAAACGAGCGCACACCACAATCGAACACCTGCACATACCCCTCCATCTGAAGCACGTCAGCATTCGACACCCTAGAACCATCCTCACGAAACCTCGGATAACGCTCACCCACCTCAAACCCCAACAGACGATCCGCACCCACACGCCTTGCAGCAGAATCTCGCACATACGCCGGACCCTCACCACCCACCACACGCACCCACATCGAGTTAGGCCGCCCCGTACGCTCAGCAACCCAACCCGCAAACATTGACTCCGTACGCCCAGTCCCCGTCGCCAAATCCACATACGACACCACCGACACCGGGTCCACCTCACGGAAAAACACGCTGTCACACCGGCTGAAACCACCCTGCACATGCCACCCCAGCCGCGAACACGACCGAATAGCCTCCCACTCCACATTAGACCTGAACCGGGCAGGACCATACGACTGCACATGCACCAAATCCCCCCTATAGGTCAGACCCACACAGAACGTCTGACCATTCGCCGCCCCCAACAAGTGATTCTCCCGGAAAAACCGGTTCGCATCCGCCTGAGACAACGACACAACCTCACACTCACGAGCCCCAACCGAATACGGGCAAACCCCCAACTTCGCCGCCACCATAGACGCAAAAATACCCTCATCCATCCAGTCAAAATACTGCATCAACGTCACCCCCGCAGACTCCGCCACAAGTGCACGCTCCTGATGGTGACGAGGCTCAACCGGCAGATGCCTCTTGCGTCCGCACGAACCAGACTCCACAAACTCTGTACACCTGCCCGTCGCATGAGCAAACGACACCGTACTATTATGCGAGAACGACGGGTTGACATCCACCAACACACCCCCACACCCAAGATCAGCACACCACACGCCGCCACCATCACCAGCAGACCCGAACGCCACCTCAGTATCAAACCGGTGCCCAGTGACCTCCTCCAAGCGGGCCTTCCACCCCAGATTCACCTTAGACACGCGCCCACCACTAGCAGCAGCACGCTTTTGAACCTCAGGCAACTGGAAGATGTTCTCAACCCCATACCTCTCCAACATCGTCACCCGGTTACGCTCCGCAAACCCAGGCGCAGTGAACACACACTCAGAACCATACCGCTCCAACACAGTAGCACGCCCCCTAGCCTGAACCTCTTTGCTCATCATCGGGCTGCGCACCCCAAACCGCTCCATGAACGTCCGCTCACGCTTAGCACGCACCTCAGGAGACAACGAAGGATTCGTCACCCCATAGTGAGCCATCAAAGTCTCAGCCTTCTTCGCCTTCACCTCCTCCACCTGAGACACGTTCTTAACACCATACCGCTCCATCACCGTCGCATCATGCTTACGCTGACGATCCTCATAGTCAATGAGCCCCCTGGAACACGCCTTCGAGCACGACAAGGAAGGCTGATACACATCCACCTCAAACTCCTTCCCGCACACCACACAAGTACGATAATGCGGGCCAGGACAGTACTTCGCCGTACTCCGGTCAGCAGTGAACTCACGACCACACCCATCAAACTGGCAAACACACTCCACCACAGGACGATGCGCACGATAATACACGCCAGAACACTTCTTAGAACAGAACCGCAAAATCTTGACCCCAGGCTTCCGCTGCAACACCTGCCCACCACAAACCTCACACTCAGTATAGTGCGGGCCAGGACAGAACCGGTTAGTCCTCATCTTCGGAGTGAACTCTTTACCACAGAACTCACACTGGCGTACAGGCAGATCGACCACGGAACACACCCCAAAATCAACCAACAGAAACTACCCAAGTATATCCGCGCACACCCCGGAAGTCAAGGGATATTCCACCGCAGACACCTCACCTACCACACCAAGACGGAAGAGGCAACACAACCAATGCGCGTCACCTCCATCAAAAAGATAGACCCCAAGCCATCACGCTGCATCGAAGTCACCGGAGAAGACCGACTTTTCGCAGCAGGAGGCCAAAACGGCCACTCCATCGTCTCCCACAACAGCGTTACACAGCGCATCATCATTAACAGCGTCATCATGCGCCCCGACAGGTGGCGACTCCTCGGCATCGACCTGAAAAAAGTCGAGTTATCGCGCTACCGCAAATACAGTAACGTCGTCCTCGGAGTAGCCACCGAGATGGAGGATGCCGTAACAATCCTCAAGTTCGCGCATCAGACCATGATGAAGCGTTACTCAGAGATGGAACAGTTGGGAATCAACAACTTCGTCAACCTCCCTGAGCCTGGTTTTTCTCTCATGATCCTAGCCGACGAGATCGGTGAGCTCTTCGGGGCGTCTGGTAATAAATCCGATGAAGGCAAGGCTAAGGACGCGATGGCTAGCGAGTGTCAGTTCATCGCCGGATCTATTCTTCGTCTAGGCCGTGCTGCGGGTGTTCACATGATTCAGGCTACGCAGCGCCCTGACGCGAAGTTGATCCCTGGTGAGTCTAAGGCTAACCTGGCAGTTCGCATCAACTGTGGCCGCACAGATTCGACAGCCTCCAGCATGATTCTAGACAATAGTGAGGGGACTCGCGTACGCGGCTACCCTCGTGGTCGCTTGTGGTTGCAGATTAATGGCGTGGGGAATCATGCTCAGGGGTTTTGGGCTGATGAGGACTGGTTGGATGAGTGGTTGGCGTCTAAGGGGCTGAATGCTGATGGTTCGCCTGTGGGTTCTGGGGGGCAGTCTCGTCTTGCTCATTTGGCGAATATGGGCGATTTTGATGGGACGGATTTGGATACTCAGTCGGGTGTGGATAATGCGTCTGTGATTGAGCGTATTCGTGAGGAGGATGAGTGGGGGTTTGATGATGAGGAGGGTGAGAGTGATCCTGCTCCAGCGTATGATGATGGCCCTATGGGGCGGCCTGAGTTGGGGTCTGTTGGTAAGGGTAGGGGGGATGCTGTGCGTGGTGATGGGGAGTGGGATCCGTTGATGCAGTTTGTTGCGGGCGAGAATAATGCCTGAGTTATTTGTGGTGGTCTAGAGCTTTGCCTGAGGTAGTGCCTGTCGGCTTGTGGGGCGTGTTCTATAGGCTGGCGGGCGCCTTCCTTTCGCCTTGAGTGTGTAGGGTGCGTCTTCTGGGGTGTAGGTGCGCGCGGCTGCCATCAAGGGTCGCGGGGTGTCTGTGATTCTGGCCAGGGGTTGGGGTGTTTGTGTGTCTGGTGGCGGTTTTCCTTCCCCTTTGCTTGTGTTGCTCCTTGTTGACTTTGTGGTGGTTTGATGGTAGTGTGTTGGGCGGTTTAGTGTAGTGTGCGCCCTGTCTTGGCGTGCTGGCTTGGAGGTTTGTGGTGTCTGAGATGTTGCAGGGGCCGTTGTTTGAGCAGGGTCTTGTTGCGATGACTGATGCGGGTCTGCGTATTGAGGATGAGGAGATCAGTGCGGCGTTTGACCGTAAGTCGTTGAGCCCGTCACTGGTGTCGTCTGTTGTGGATGAGAATGCGTGTATGGCTCGTATGCTGGCTTCGTCGTTTGTGGTTGATCGACTGGTGACGCCTCCGGTGGATACGGATGCGTCTAGGGGGTCGATGTTTCATAAGGTGATGGAGGAGTTTTTCTCTCTTCCTCCTGAGGGGCGCACGAATGAGGGTATGAATCAGGCGTTCCGGGAGGTGTTGGCGTCGGATAAGTTCAGGGACCTTGGGGGCATCCCGGATGCGCGGGACTGGCTTGTGCGGGCTGTTCAGGGCTATTTCAAGATGGGGTCTAAGCCTGATAGGGTGCGGGTGGCTGAACTGGATGTGGGGCATGGTGCGCGCCCTGGCCTTGAGGTTTTTGTGAAGGGGCAGATTGGTGCAGCGTCTCGCCCTACTTTGGGGTTTGTTGACCGCGTGACTGTGGACCCTAGGGATGGTAAGTCTTTGGTGGTGGAAGACTATAAGGGGCTGGCTCTGGATACTCCGATCCCTACTCCTTATGGCTGGTCAACAATGGGAAGTCTCAGGGTGGGGGATTTTGTGTTGGGGACGACTGGGGCCTGTAGGGTGACGGTGAAGTCGAGTGTGCATTATGGTCGGCCTTGCTTCCGGGTGGGGACTGCTGATGGTGGGGCCTTGGTGGCGGATAATGTGCACTTGTGGTATGTGGCTCTCGTTCCGCCGGGAGGTTTTGGTGGTGGCGTGGTTGAGTATGCGGTCATCAGCACTGAGCGTATGGCTGAGTTTGTGCGTGCAGGATACCTGGTGTTTGTTCCTTCCCCTGACCCGTGGGAGCCTAAGGCTACTGTTGGCGGTGGCACTGTGAACAGTGTTAGTGGCGGCAGTGTTGACGGTGGGCGCTCTGTGGGGTTCTACTATGGCATGTCGCTGGGGCTCATGGACAGTGGTAACCTTGACCGGTATATTCAGGCTCACGGCAGTGCGGGCGGCGAGTTCTCCATGATTGAGGTGGCGGACCGTGCACTGGCTGGCACCATGGATAACATTTTCGTGATCCCAGCCAATATACGGCGGGACATCATTGACGGCATTATTCACGTGTCCACCATAGAGGCGCCAGCGGACACTCCAGCAGGGTTGCGTGGTTTCAGGTGGCTGCGGTTCAATGAGTCACCTGACGGGCCTAAGGCTATTTCCACGATCCTTCTTGATCTCATGTACTTGTCTGGGATGTCCCCCATGCGCGTATTCGACCGCTCCCTAGATGACGGTAGGGGTGTGACTGAGATTGTGGTACGGGACGACCTGTACGCGCACCCACTAGGCATGGAACCTGGCTGGTGCATGGATGATGGCCTGGACGGTGGCTGGCGTGAGATCACCGTGGTTGAGGCTGTTGACTCTGTGCCCACCCAGTGCATCCAGGTGGACTCCCCCGACAGCCTCTATCTTGCTGGGCGCACCATGATCACCACACACAACACGGGCAAGGTGAAGAGGTGGAAACCAAACACGAAGGGCGACAAGGGTCTGGCTGAGCAGCGGCAGCAGACCATCTACTCAATGCTTCTGGAACAGCACGGATTCGAGGTGTCAGCAGCCAGACTCATCTACCCCGTCTATGGCGAGATCGTGAACGTCAACAAGAATGACGAATGGCTACGCAACCGGGTCGTGGAAGACATTGAACGGGCCGACGTCCTCATGAAGGCGTGCCGGGACGAGAACCTGTTCGAGTACTCACCATCATTCCTTTGCGCATGGTGCCCGCTAGCAAAACTGTGCCCCGTCGCAGACATCAAAGGCGGAAAATGCCAGGTAGCCTTCCAGAAGCAGCCAGAGCCAGAACAACTACTTGCGGGGATCAAGATTCGATGAGGAAAGCAAAAACAGTTGAAGTGCCAGACCGTGAACTCACCTTCGACGAGTTTGAGAAACTACGCAAGCACGCCCTGAACTCGGCCACCTGGTATGTGGACAGGTACCAGTGGTCCAGGAACAGGGTCAGACAGCGGCTCGCCGAGAAGGGCTACACCACGGAACCAGTCACCTACCGGGACCCAGGTGGCACCACCCACACGTGCGACATCATTGAGGAGACCCTGGCTGCGCTACCCTCCAAAGGTGTCCTGGATGACACTGACATCGCATCAAGCCGGGTCTGGTCACTCATGGACTCGGGGAAGAGCGCGCGATTCGTCACCACAAGGCTCAGACAGCGCGGATTCATGGACTCCGACATTCAGGCCGCCATCAACGACTACCTGGGCCACAACCCAGGCCACGATGAGGATGTTGTGGACCGTGCCGCCACGAAGTACGTCAACCGGTCGGCTTTCCGGGGTGAGCCTGACATGTACAGGCGGGCCCAAAAACTGAAAGCCCACATGATGTCCAAGAGTATCGACCTGGACAGTGTTGACACCTGGATCGCAGAGCACCCAGAGTACTTCACAGAGGACAACAACTAGAACAAGGAAGCGGCCGCACCCACCCCGCCTACTCTCCTGTGTAGTGGGCCATAGTGCGTCACTTACGCTGTCACCCCCACCCTGCCATGTGCGCCCCAACACCCCGGTTCTGCGGCCTGTGAACCTGCTGGCTGATAATGCCCACACCAGGCACTCTAAAACCCAGCGGGGGTTCCGCTACCCCTGCTGTCGGTAGAATCCGCACGCTGACAAAGAAATACACCCACAGGGGAAGGGATTGAACACTCGCTGACTAGGTTGGAGATCCTCTAGAATCTAGGGTTTCCCTCACCATCATCAGCGTCGCCTCGGTTTTTCTTTCCGAGGTACCAGTGTGTCCCTGGATTCCACTCAGGGCAGTGACCGGTTTCGACTGTCGCGTAACAGTCGAACTTCGCTCTAGCGCCCTCTGGCGAAGCAGAGAACGCATTCTATCACGGTTTCTCGTGCTTGAGATAGCACGCAAGGCAATCTCTCTAGATGCCGAGATGTCACGATCCAGTGAGAAACCACAGGTAGTGCAGGTACCGACCCTACTCTTCGAGTTGTTCGATACCTTACCACCGCAGCGAGAGCAGGTCTTTGAGGTGTTCTTGGCGCTCACCTTGGTTACTTTAATCCCGTAGCGCTTAGCAGTTTTCTCTATCCTGTGCTGTATCTCAGCATGAGGCCACCTACCACCCAAAGCGTCAAGCCAGGACAGGTTCTCCAGAGACAGATGAGCATCGCTCTTATTAGCGATTTCCACTACCTGGCTGGCGATACACTGACTGATCTCATGCTTTATCCTGGTAGCCTTAGCACCGACTCGCTTCGCCTCAGTCCTGAGAATCTGAGCACGCTGGGCTCGGTTGTATCTCTCACAGAGGTCCGCTCGTTCGTACAGATGAGCAGATAAATCACGACGTTTCTTCTCTGCCCTAACTAGAGAACCGAGCCACCTCTTGTAACTAACGTAATACGGAGCAGACCTGTACTTAGCCTCAGGATCTATGACGGTAGTGACGAACGGCTCTACCTTACCCAGGTCAACGCCTACAATCTTGTTGGTGTCTCGCTGATGCACCTTGCGCTCGATAGCGATGTCAAAGACAACCTGGCCCTTGTCGTTCAGTCTGATAGTTGGGCGACATACCTTACCATCACCAAAGCGTGACTCATTATCTGGAAGTCTGAAGTAGAGTCTAGTAAGACCGTTACTTGGCGTCTTGACCTGAACGATGACACTCAACGGATCGCTGTCGTCTCGAACTGCCTTAGGTGCGAAGTAGGTGTCACACACAGCCAGGTTCAGTTTGGCGTTCACTCCAGGTAGAGACGCCTTCCTCTCGCCTTTGACGTGATAGCGCCTCAGGTGAGCGCGGATCATTCCACTGGTCGGCTGCGGAGCATCAGGATAAGCGACCTTGTAGCAGGAGAGGATCTTTTCTGGCTTGGTCTCCTTAGGGTGAGTGTTCATTACCTGAAACAGGCCAACTGAGACAGCATAAGACTCTAGAGCGCCAACTATATTGGTGATCAGCATCTCATTCATGTTGTGCTTCTGAAACTCAAAGTCGTAACGACTAAGGCGTTTACGACCCCAGGAGTTCAGAGAACCGGTCGGCCTGCCACCCCGTAGAACTTTCACTGCCAGGTCATGAAACTCTGAACCGGCAAGCACCTCCTGCTCAGCCTGAGCCATCCAAGCAACCATCTGAGCCAGATCAGCACTCACTGAGTCAGCGTCAACTCCATCGTCAGTGGTGAACCTGTGCCTAGTCACAGCGTCATAGTACTTCACAGGTTCACCTCCCTTGGGTTGACTAGCATAGATGTGTGTATTGTAACATAGAGTGAGCGATGCTACAAGTCAAGGAATTAGCGCGACTGCGGGCGACGGTCAGCGTTTTCAATGGCCACTATTCCCAGCAAGTGACCCTTCCACTACTTGAGTTGCGGCACCCCAAACCATGCCATGTGGCCGACAGACACGAGAATCACCAGCATCAGGATCCCAGTCACAAGCCACTTCTCTGCGTCTCCTCCCGCCTCCATCTTCGTAAACCGTGTCGTCCACCAGAACTTGCCAAACAGGATCGCCGACAAGGGGAAGAACAGAGGGTCACCATAGGTGGTGAATGCGTCCCCAATGTCGTGGATGAGCATACCGGCGAACAGGGATATACCAAGCCACCTGAAGTCAGTGACACCAGATGAGATGATCAAAGACCCTGTACCAACAGCACACAGGGCAACGAGCATGACTGCACCCACAATGGGAGTCTTCTTCATCTTGTCAGTTTGCTTCTTCAGCAAAGTGGAGACAGTCAGGATCACAAGGACGGTGGACAGGAACCAGGCAAACAGCACCCCATAGGTTAACTTCCCGACACCAGGGACGTTAACCATGCTAGATGCTTTTGTCGCCAAGTACACGAGGTAGGAGACGACCGCCGCGAGGAATGGCGTGTGCCAGACTCCACGGTGAGGGTTCGGGTCGGGGTCGTCACGCCTAGTGCGGATCACTGTCTGAAGTATCTTAGAGGACCAACGGAAGAACAGGCTCAGGACGTTACCAAGGATACCTAGGTCATTGATGGCTCTGGCGCTCGTATTGTCCAGGTCGGGGACGAGTGTAGCCCCAATCGTGCACAGGAACGCTAACGTAAGGATGGCGACGCTACCAGTTCCGAGGGTGGAGACTAGACTGGTGGGCGCGAATGCGAGGATAGCGGCCATGGCAGCCAGGCCACTGAGAGCGTGTGTAAAACCCATAAACCCGTGGTCGTTGCAGTGGTTTCGGGTTCTAAGTGCCTGAGTCCAGCATTCCATTGGTGGCTCATTCCTGTTGTCGTAAGAAAAGTGTTTACTGGCGGGAATATCTTGGGGGATTCCCTTCTCACTCTGTTCTCAGTGCCCACCCTGTACCTGTAGAAGGGAGGGTGGGCACTGAATGTGCGTTCGTGAGTCACATGTGTCTATGGGTGCGTGACTCATGGACACCTACTTGGAGGCGCCCAACATGATCTTCTCGCCGATCTCGGTGCCGCGTGCTGACCTCTTCGCCACCTCCGGCAGGGCAACAACCATGTGGGTCCCCGTGGTCTTGCATGCGACTGGGGCTGGTCCAGTGTAGGCGACGGAGAGGTGATCCTCACCCTTGCGGAACAACTGGGCTGCGACTCCCTGCCCGCCGCGACCCTTCCTGGGGATGTCAGCCAGTAGGGTTTGTTTAACACTGGCCCCAGTGCTGGTAACCACCATGTTACCATCCTCATCTGGGTTACGTAGCCAGTTGAAGTGGATCACCCTATCTTCATTGCCCTTCAACTGGACACCCTTGACTCCACCGGCCTTTGACCCGGTTGGGTTCACTGCTGCGGCGTCAAACAAGAGAACATTGCCGCCACTGGTCACCATGGAGAACAGGGTACCGCCCGTATCTTGGTCAACCCACCTGGACCCAACAATCTCGTCACCGTCCTTCAGGGAGATCACAGGGAACTCGTCGAAACTGGTGGGAAAGTCGGTGCGGGCGACCTTCACCACGCCCCCCTTAGTGCCTATCGCCAGCCCCACCTCACCATCACCTGACTGCACCTTACTGATGCCGACAACACGCACACCAGTCGGGGCCTTTACACCTAGTTTCTCCGAAGTGGTGGGTGCGTCATCGGTCAGATAATTCACTGGGATCTTGTGGCCAGTGCCATCACTGTGAACAATCACGAAACTATCCTGACTCATCACCTGGATCTGGTCCAGGATCGGCGTATACTGTACCTTCCTCGGGCCGTCACCATAGGTGAAGGCATCCATGGTACGGGTCAGGGTGCCATCCTGGAACAAAGTCACGTAACAAGGAGTGTTACTGGAGGCTGCTTTAATCTCCTGTCGGACTGCCTGACGGTCCTCCTTGAACTGGTCTTTCGTGATCCCGTTGATGACGGTACGCCTGGGGCTGCTGATGATTTTCTTCACCGCCACCAGGTCGGCCTCCACCACCCGATCCAATTCGGCCGGGTCTTCAAGGATCTGCTCCATGCGTGCCCGCTCCTTCACAAGGTCGCTCTTCTCTCGCTGGATGGCAATAGAGTCCGACCGTGTGAGCCGCCTAAGCCTCATCGACAGAATGAAATCAGCCTGACCAGCGTCAATGCGGAACGCCTTCATCAACTTACGTCTGGCTACATCCGTGTCCTTCGACTCACGAATGATGGCGACGGCCTTGTCAATGTCGATCAGGACTGCGAGGATGCCGTCAAGGCGGTGCAGGCGGGCGTCAATCTGGGTGATTCGGTGGCGGCTTCTCGCAGCAGTGCAGTCACGACGGAGATCCACAAAGTTCCGCAGCATTTCTAGGACACTGATACGCTGCGGGACGGACTGGTTGATGACTGTGCAGTTCACGGAGAACGACGTCTGAAGGTCCGTCTCATTGAACAGTTCGTTTAACAGGGCCTTGTAGTTGCCCCCCTTCGTGGTAGTAACAACGAACCTGAGACCGTGACGTTTATCGGACAGATCCTTCGCCTCAGACAGGTTCCTGGCGACCACTGGGTTCGCTTTCGTCGTCTCCTTGTGTTTCTTCCCGTTCCGGGTGACCTCCCGCACCCTGTCAACCCGAATCTGGTTGATCTTTTCCAGCACGGACTCCGCAGACACCATGTAAGGCAACTCAAAGAAACTGATCTCGGTGCGTCCTCTGGGTAGTTGCTCCACCTTGTAACGGGCACGCGTCAGGAACGACCCCCTGCCCGTGGTGTAGTAGTCGCGTATCCCGTCCACACCGATCACTTCACCACCAGTGGGCAGATCCGGGCCGGGCATGATCTTCATGAGTTCATCCACCCCCAGGTCCGGGTTATGTAGAGTGGCGATAGCGGCATCGATTACCTCGTCAGGGTTATGGGCCGGGATCTTGGACGCGAAACCCACAGCAATACCAACAGTGCCGTTCACCAGGTCGTTCGGCCACCTGACAGGAAGAATCTTCGGGATCTGCTCAGTGCCATCATAGTTGGGGATCATCTCGACAGCCCCCTCCCCGGCCTCCTTGAGAAGTTCCATCGCCGCCTTCGTGAGCCTGGCCTCCCAGTACCGGGGTGCGGCAGGCTGGTCCCCATAGGTGTGGCCCACGGACCCGGATTTGTCGATCAGGGGCACCCTCAATGAGAATGTCTGCGCCATACGCGCCAAGGCGTCCGAGATAGAGGAGTCACCATGCGGGTGGAACCGGCCCATGGTACTGCCCACGATCCTAGATGCCTTCGTGAACCCTGACGTGGGCAGGTTGTTGTTCGTGAACATGTCCCACAGGATACGCCGGTTCACTGGCTTCAGGCCGTCCGCCTCCAGTAGGGCGCGGTGGAACACGGCGTACTGGCCGTAAACAATGTACTCGCTCTTCAGCCACCTGTGCGCCGGAGTACGGTTGATCTGTGCGGCGATCTTGTCAATGACAGCGGGGTTGATCATACTACCTTGGCCTTCTTCACCGTTGTTAGAATTGGTCATAGGATACATTACCCTATGACCAATTCTCTTATCTGGTGGGGCGGTAGTAGTGACATACCACATCAACAACGATCACGAGGTAGGCGAGTGCAGTGCAAAGAACCTTACTGACTGCCCGTTCTACAACCCTGTCCTGGGGGACGCGAACCACTATACGACCGAAGAGCAAGCCAATGAGGCCGCTGAACTTCTCCGCGCCGGGAAGTACCCCATGTTCAGCATCCAGAGCACAAGGTCCATCAAGAACCAGGACAAGATCCTGAACACACTTAACACCCTTAATATTGTACTTAAAGACGGGAAGATGTCGCTCGTCACCAGTGAAACCGACATCATCAGCAAGTGGTTCAATGGCAACAGCGAGAACTACAGGAGATTCCTCAACATGAGCAACAGCAGTGACCTTAAGCCCATTGCGCAACGGGATATCGCCAAGATGCTCACCAGCGGCCTGAATGTTCGTATCGTAGACAGCCTGGACGAGGCAGAAGATACTAAGGATGGGGAAAGTGACGTGGTTCTTCTGTCCGAGAAGACGGCAGGTATGAGCATCACCTGACATCCTCCCGCACACAAAACCCCTAGATGATCCTGTGTGTGGGAGGTAGAATAGGGGCCATGAGTAACGGACCCAAGTATGTGTGCACAGTCTGCGGCCGAGGATACCCGAAACAACCCATTGGAGGGTGTCGCCAGTGCGGAGGGGAAGACACTGTACATCTCGCATCAGAGATGAACACCCAGGAGAAGGCTAAGTCCGGCAGGTCTGGGCTCAAGTCTTCCGCTGCCGTCAAACCCACCAGCAGAGCACAGACACTCACCAGCATACGGGCAACACCTGTAGACCGGATCGTGACCGGTATCAGCGAACTCGACCGGGTACTGGGCGGCGGGTTCGTGGAGGGTGAGGTTATTCTCTTGTCTGGCGCACCAGGAGCAGGCAAGTCCACCCTCACTCTCAGGGTTGCAGACATGCTCGCCAACCAAGGGATGCGGGTACTGTACACCTCCGGTGAGGAATCAGAGCAGCAGATCGGGCTACGTGCCACCCGCATGAACGTCACCTCCGACCAGATCAGGGTCGTCTCGGAGACGAACCTGGAGACAGTACTGGGACACATTGAGGTTGAGGACCCTGACGTCCTTATTATTGACTCACTACAAACTGTTGCCAGTTCTGAGATCAGTGGCTCAGTTGGCTCCGTCCAGCAGTCCAAGGAAGCCGCCCACACGCTCACCCGCGTCGCCAAGCAGAAAAGCATCATCGCCATACTCATCTCCCAGGTCGTGAAATCAGGCGATTTCAGTGGTTCTGAGTCCATCCAGCATATTGTTGACGCCACCATCATGCTGGAGTCCAGCCCAGACACACCCTTGAAGTTCCTCAGGGCTACTAAGAACCGGTTCGGAGACACCACAGAGGTAGGCGTGTTCCAGCACTCTGAGACCGGCCTGGAAGAAGTCAAGGACCCATCCGGCGTCCTCATGGGCGATCAAGATGAGAAGATCGTGTCCGGCACATCCCTCACATTCACCAGTGAAGGTATACGGCAGATCCCTGTCGAGGTGCAGGCACTCGTCTCCAACTCTAACCTGCCCACGCCAAGACGCCAGTTCAACGGTATTCAGTTCAACCGGGGCCAGATCGTGTGCGCGATCCTTGACAAGTTCTGCCGGGCAGGCTTGTACGACCGTGATGTCTTCATCAACACGGTCAGCGGCATCAAGGTCAACGACCCATTGGCTGATCTGTCGATAGCGGCAGCCGTCCTGTCCTCCATTCACGGCACCGTCCTGGGGGAGAGGGTCGCTTTCGTTGGGGAGCTTTCCCTCACTGGTCAGGTCAGGGGTACCCACATGATCGAGGCGAAAGTTCGAGAGGCCGCACGCATGGGATTTGACACTGTTGTTATCCCGAAGACGGCAGCCAAGACGATACGACACAAAGGCATCAAAATCCGGGGCGTGTCACTTGTCTACGAAATCCAGGAAATGTTCAAGAGACAGAGGTAACAAAACAGCGGACGGCAAGATATTCCCGACTCAACCACCCACAGGTTCTTTTCTACCACGGAGAGGCACAGGCACATGGCTACACCAACAGGACACAATGAGCCAGGCCGCCCACCAGCGAACAGGGTACGCCCCAGGATAAACGCTCCTCAGTCGGCGGGCGTGCCACTCATACGCCCTCGCCCAGTATCCATCGGAGGCAACCTCAGGCCCTCAGATGGAGTGCCTGCCCGCACACAAGTCCCACAACGCGAATCTGCACCCAACCATACTCCAGCCGTGCGGCCTCCACAAGCCGGAGACCAGCCACACGTACCCGTTGCACCTCGGGAACGTGCCCGCCGCAACCCCCGGCAAGAGCAAGCACCACAACATCCCAGGCCACGGAGATCAGTCAGTACCCCACCACGTAAGATACAGGAGCCCCACCAGCAGGCCGAAGATGACAGGTGGGTCGTTGACAAGAAGACCGGTGTCAAATACAAGGCTATGCACCAGACCACGGCAGCCGAGTTGAAGGATATGAAACGCGCCCTCAGGAACGGGATCCACGGCGTCTCAGATGCAGACATTCTCCCGCGCGAGGAAGAGTTCGAGGGTATTGACGCCTTCAGCGGTAGCGGCATGGACAAGGCGGCCAAGACACTCCTGGCCCACCTTCAGGTTCCCCCAAGCCAGGAGGAGATAGAGCGTATGCGCAAGGAGTACGCAGCCAGACAGAAGAAGGCCGCAGAGGAGTACAAGGATATACAGGGGCAGATCACCAAGACCCGTGGCGACGACGAGACCACGTACTTCTAAACCTCCCCCAGGTATAGAAACAAACCAAAGACCACTAAACACTACCACAGGGCACTCGGCGACACTTTGCGCCCTGAAACAAGACAACGGGAGATAAACCAGTGCTAAAGTTCATTGGCAAGATGTTCATAGGTGGAATCATCATTGGTGTTCTCCTAGCCATCCTCAGTTTCTTCGACTATAACCCACTCGCCCTCCTCGGCTGGATCTGGAACAGCATCATCGTGCCGTTCGTCACATGGGTCGCTAACCTGACCCGCAACACAGACTGGATTCGTGAGATCTTCCAGAGATAGAGCACCCTAACCACAACCCCTGTACGCATCCGCCTTTCGGCCTGTTCTCAACGATCTTCTGAGGGCAGGCCGACATGCTTCATGATAGAATATGTGCGAGAGCAAGAACATCAAGGGCAGCAAGCCCACGCGCACCGAGGAGCCGCACATGAGCGACCAACTCTTCACCAAAGCCCCCTTCATCAGCCATGACGGCCCGGACGCCCAAGGGGTGCGGGCGGAGGTCAAAGTATATACTGGGCACTCAACCATCAAGGAGTTCGAGGACGGGGAGAAGAGTCTCAAGATCAGTTTCCTGAACCCGAAGTCCAAGTACCTGACTAACGGGTACCTGTGGAAGCGAGACGAGAAACTAGTCGAGATATTTCAGCGGGCACAGCAAGATGAGACCCCGCTGTGGTTCCGTATCGAGCAGCCAAGGAAGGACGGAATTGACCGGTCTACCCCTATCTCCGAACTTCTCCCGCCAGGAGACACTAAGGCCGCCCGCGATAACTCTCACCGTCGTGTCGCCGCACTGAAGATCAACGAGGGTGACGAATGGACGTTCAGTTCTATGGCTCTAACAAACCCGGCCGAAGATCCAGTGGTGGACGGAGTATACAGTGCTCTGAACTACACACCCCCTGCCTCAACTTCCGCTCCAGCAGCCAGCGACCGGTATGCGTCACAACGTCTTGAGAACCCCCCATATATGACGCTCAACCCGGACGGTACGATCAACCCTGGCGGCCCGCTCGTTGCGTCACTACTGAGTCTCGCTAACTTCTTGTTCGAGTGGAACCGCGATCATGACGACATATCCTTAAACGAGGGTCAGGTCCGGTATTTGTCCTGCAAGATGCTTGAAATTGCGAATAGATTGCAACTGATGATCTACCGTGGCGCGATGGTCAAGCCAGACTACTCAATCGGATCCCACACGCGCGCTAAAGCAGCCATTTACGACACAATCCGTAACTACCATCCGATCACAGCAGAGTCCCTGAAAAGCAAGGATTCGGTTGCTGAGTGGCTACAAAATGTTGAGGAAACAGCAGGAGAATGTTTCGTCTGGGCTATGAGTATGGCTGAGACGTTCCACCCCAACGCCAGCCATAGCGAAAGCCGCAGCGAGTTGTAAACGTTATCAACTCGGGGCGCCCCAGAAAGTTTTATCGGACTTTCTGGGGCGCTCTTAGTTTTGCCGTAAAACGCCCGATATTGGCAGGCGACTTTACTGGCACAACTGATGACGATATAGAAAACCGCGGCATCAGAACGTTTCTAGGTGATGTAAATGACATTCGTTGACAACATTCGTACCGTCTTCTCTGCTGATGTTGCGGACGATCCAGATCGTGGTGACTTGGTTCAGACAATCATCATCACGGCAGGTTTCGCTCTTGCTGGATACCTGATGATTAGCTGGATTTCAACCGCTATCCTCAACAAGGGTGCAGACATTGCCTCCTGTATCGAGGGCTCCAGTTCGTCGGCTGGCGCTAAGGCTAACAGTGCCGCTTGCGCTAAGAACCACGCATCCGAGAAGTCGAACTCCTTCAGTAAGTCTGACGGTTACAAGGGCCGCTACGGGAACTGACCTAAGCGAACCCGAACTCATCGACTACACAAGAGGGGCACCTGGTTGGTTTTACTGCCACCAGGTGCCCCTCTTGTTGCAGCAACCTCTCAATAAACACTGTGTCAGCACACCTTCAAAGCACATTAAACAACCAGATATAGAAATAGCCCCTGGGTTTTCGCTGATATTCCGCCGGTATTCCTGATGTTTTCGCAAGTAGAGGACCGGCATGAACATAGATAATCCAGTGACGCTATCTGTCCTGTTCACACTTTTTGTCGGCCTCATCGTGTATGACCGTCTCATCCCTAAATCAGGTAGACGGTTCTCTGACGGCACTGGTGACGCTTCCAGGCGCAATCCCTTCCTGAAGTTCGTCACTGCTATGGGTGACGACATCTACGCGGCCATGCCAGCCTCTCTTGACAAGGGAAGGGAACAGAGACAGTACCCCAGGATCGAGTCGCTACTGAAACGATCCGGCAACCCGTGGGGGCTGACCCCCAGGGAGTTCGTGTCACTGAAGTTCGTTGCCGGAATCCTCGGGTTTGTCATCAGTTGGCCACTATGGCTGGGACTGAACGCCATGACCGGACTCCCATGGTGGGTCGTCGTCATTGTCGTACCAGCGTTCTGCTACATGATCCCCACCATCAAGCACACTGAACTGGCGAAGACACGAGACCTGGAGTTCAAACGACAGTTGCCAGAGGCCCTGGACCTCATCACCATTACCCTGTCCGGTGGTAGTACTCTATCCCAGGCAATCCGTGACGTCATCCCCACTATGCAGAAAGGTATCCTCAAGGGTGAGTTCATCAACATGGTGCGTATCATGGACGCTGGAGGTACACTCAAGGAGGCTCTAGACGAGTTCGCCAACCGCGCCCCCAGTGATGGGATCCTGACATTCGTGCGTTCCGTCCAGTCGGCCGCCGAGGTCAACGCGCCCATGAACGAGATTCTTGAGGCCCGAGCCGAGGCGTCTAGGCAGGAGTTCTTCGCCCTCGTGCATGAGAAGGCAGCCCAGTTGGAGTCCAAGATCTGGATCATCCTGTCGCCAACCATGCTACCGGCCCTCATCATCATCTCTGTGGCCCCGTCCGTCAACGCTATCATCGAGATGCTAGGACAGTAAGACACCACGCCAACCCCACAAAGACTGCAACAACCAGCACAAGGCTACACCACTACCACAGGAGCCCAGTTGTCACTCATCAGCACACCACTCACCAGCACCAGCAGGCCGGATGCTGGGCGAGCCTCCATGCCTGGCCGACAGCGCATCACCCGCCCCACAGGAATGGGCCCAAAGCCAGCATTCTTCGCCCAATCTTCAGCGGACATGGCAGACGCCAGCGACCGCATGTTCAGTGACCTCATAGCCGACGACGAACTCACCACCAGCCACAACCCCACACAGTACACGACCGGCAACGACCCATACTCCCGCACTCTGGACGCATTTGACAACCGACGCAAGCAAATCATCCAGGAAGACCCCTCAGGCGGCATCAAGACCTACTGGTTCATGACAACACGCGACCTCATGGACGCCCCAGCAGACTTCTTTGACAAGTATGCGCCAGCAGTCGAGGCCGGGATCACATTCGTGCGCAACCGACTCACCGACACCGGCCAGTCCGACCTCGTGAGACAGGCACAGGACCACCCCACAGACGAGAGCAAACAGAACCAAGCATTCTACGCAGTGCACTCGCTCGCCTCCGAGTCCCTGGCGAACTCCTCCTGGAGAAACATCCACCGGTCCATCGTCATCAGCCTCATCATCGCAGAAGTCATCGGTTTCGGTGTCCTTGACCCACTATGGCGCGACAGCACAGTCACCGAGATCATGTGCAACGGCCCCAAGGACGTGCAGGTCGAGATCGCCGGTGAGGTCTACAAGGTGCCCTGCCTGACATTCCGGGACAGCAACCACCTCAACGACCTCATTGAACGCCTGTACCGCTCCATTGGTAAAGTCCTGTCCCAGTCCACCCCTAGAGTCAAGGGGCGCCTACACGACAAGTCCAGAATGTTCGCCGTCCACACATCAGTAGCCCCCGACGGCCCGAACCTCAACATCAGGCGACACCCCGAAGGTTTCTGGACCCCTGAGGCCATGGTGCATCGCGGGGCGGCCAGCCAGGAAATGATGACCTACATTGGGAACCTCATCCACAAGGGCGCATCCTGTTTCGTCGTCGGATCCACGTCGTCCGGTAAGACATCCATGTTGAACGCCTTCACCGGGTTCTACGCACCGAACGCCAGGATCCTCACCCTTGAGGACAACCTGGAGATGAAACCCAACCCGAAAAAGTTCCTCGCTGCCGCCATGGAATGCCGTATCCCCAGCACGACAGACAGTGCGACAGCAGGAACCAGCATGCGTGACCTCGTGCACGCAGCCATGCAGATGCGACCCAACGCCATCATCGTGGGTGAGGTCACTGACAGCGCCGCCTATGACCTCTGCCAAGCCCTCAACACCGGCCACATGGGCATGAGCACGTTCCACGCTAACTCATCCCAACTATCCATCACCCGTATCTGCTCTCTCGTATCCCAGTCCGGCCTAACCACCATCGAGGGAGCCACAGACCTCGTTGCGGCCGCCTTCGACTTCATCGTCAACGTCCGCCACTTCCCTGTGGACGGCTCCCGCCGCATCGTATCCGTCGATGAGGTCGGTATGGAACCCATCGAGATCAACGGCCGCCTCACCCTCCCAGTACGCCAGTTGTGGAGGTTCGTTGACGAAGGCACCAACCACGAAGGGAAAGTCACAGGCCACTGGGAGCAGGTTGGAGACATCTCCCCTGAGCGCAGACACGCGAAGATGCTTGACCTGGAACGGGACCTGACATGGCCACAGTTGAAGGACCTGAGCAGCCTACCTGAAGGAGCACTAGAAGCATGACCATCTCAACTATCTTCCCCTACCTGGTGGCGTTGGGCCTGACCACCTCCATCGGCATCATCGGGCTCATCGTCTATCTCGTGTGGCGCACCAGCCACAACGATGAAGAGTACGACTCCCAGTTGGCTGAACTTCTCAGCGACGACGTGGAAAGCGAACTGGGCAACTCCTCCACGAACGTCACCTACTGGTCCAGATGGTGTGACTACTGGTCCCAGACGCTCCGTGGTGCGGGCGTGGACCGGTACTCCGTTGACGCCACCACAGCGGGCCGAGATGTCACCGTACTTCTGGCTACGATTGGTGTGATTGTCGGCGTCATCGCCAACAACATAATCCTGGGGGTGATCGCCACCGTCGTGGCTGGTACGGGGCTCTCCATGCTCATGAGGTACCGCTACAACAACAAGAACGAGGATCTGAACTTGCAGATCCCTGGGTTCCTGTACTCCCTGAAGGCAAACATCCAGGCTGCGGACACGAACGAGCGGGCACTGCTGAAAATCATCCCGTCCATCCCTTCCCCCTTGTATGATGACCTGAAGGTTGCTGAGTCAGTTCTCCAGTCTGGTGACACGTTCAAGGAGGCGATGGAGACAATGAGCGCGAAAACCACGTCCAGGGATCTTCAGTTCCTCTGCGCGTGCATGATCCAGGCGTCCGCCAGCGGCTCTAGCATGGTCACCCAGATTGACAGCATCCAAAGGGTCCTTGAATCTCGTCGTAAAGTATCCGATGAGATCAACCGGTCTGTGAAAGCGGTACAGCCAGCCATCTGGCTCGCCTCCGTCATTATCCCAGCCCTGTTCCTGGGCTCTTACTTCAGTGACTCTGCCGCACAGGGTTTCTGGTTCGTAACCCCCATGTCATGGGCGGCGCTAGCCTTAACGGCCATCCTGTACGCTATTGGCCTGGTGATGACGAAGCGGCAGGTTGACAAGATCAGAAACATGTGACCTACCCCCAGCCATCAACATGTGTTGAACCTGAGTGGTTAATACAAACACCTCAGCCGTTGCTCTTACAGACAAGGCTGGGGTGTTTCTGTTGCCTCTTTGTAGGCAGAATAAGGGCGTCGATATGTGTGCGCACGACATCACGTGCACAACTCTACAGACATGCGAACTTCACACTAAAGAACGGACACAACTATGACAACAGGTGTTGGCAAAAACAGGGTAGGGACCCACAGGAGACTGGAGTTCACCGTGGGACAGAAAAGCATCTTCAACACCAACATGAACATCAAGCACTACATGCAGAAAGCAAAACTGGTTGACACTATCCGCGCCATGGGAGCCAAAGCCGGTGCAGAAGCACACCCAGACAGAGAGACGGTAGAAGCCAGGCTTGATGCGTTACGACAGGAGCGACGCCTCGCTGCACGTAAGACCAGCACCATGAAGAAAATGATGAAACGAGGCGCCAGTCAGGAGGAGATCGACAAGGAGATGCAGGAGATTACCGAGTCCCTGTCGCCCTCCAAGCCCAGTAGTCGCATCCAGGCAACCCCACTATTCACCACATTCAAGATAACCATGACCGTCCACCCGCCGACACGCAGACGACTGGACCCACCCAACCTGTCCCCCACCCTCAAAGCCCTCGTAGACGGGCTCACAGACGCCTGCTGGTGGGACGACGACGACTACCGGCACCTTGTTGAGACCTCATTCCGTTACGGCGGCCTATCTGGTACCCCCGGAGAGTGGAGAATCGTCCTGGACGTGGAAGAAGTAGACCCCAGCGGATACGTCACCAGCAACTAGAGTCAAAACACCTACCCCAAGAAACAGGGATGCAACCCACCCACACTTCCAAGGCAGGGGATAGATTATCGACTGCTGCCAGACGGAAGGATATTGAAAACCTATGAGAAACTACCACGATTCGCTTACTAGATGTGACGAAAGAAGGTCGCCATGGGTGGAATAGTCGTCGCAAACTTCACGAACATGTTCAAGCGACGCATCCTTCTGTACTCGCTCGGTGATCTTAGGCTCAACGCCCCCATATCCCTGAAGAAGGTCGGATACATCATCTTCTTCATTGTCATATACACGGCACCCATCATCTACTTCAACGGGATCGTGCTCAAACCATGGTTCCTGTTACTAGTGTTTGTGCCGCCGCTCCTCCTAGGTAACTACGCGGCCGAACCGATCTGGGCAGGAAGAAACCTCCTGGACTTCACCACAGTGTACATAAAGTTCGCCACCTCCCCAAAGTACTGGTGCGACCTGAAAGCATGCGACGACCTCATGGTCAACCAGAAGGACAAGAGTGGTACCAGTGAGCCAGTCCACTACGAGATCTGGGTAAGCCGACGTCGCGAGATCGCTGAACTGAAAGCACTCTACGCCGAAGAGAACCTGTAATAGCCTCCAGGGGTCTCAAAACTTTCATCGCACACTACCACACTGACTGCATGGAGCAAACACTTACATGGCATACAAGTATAACTCATCACTGTTTCTGGGCGAGACGCTTGGGGGAAAACCCAGCCCAGTGTTCTTCGATCCGCACACATGCATCCTGAATAACCGACCGCCCACGACAGTCATCACAGGCGGCCCTGGCTCCGGAAAGACCTACATGCTGTTGAACCTGGTGGCCCAGTCTGCCATCCTCGGCAAGGCGTGCGTCTTTTTGGACCCTAAAGGTGACGCCCTCGGTCTTCAGGCGCTTTCCAAGGATCTCGGCAACCTGAAGTTCTGGAACCTCGCCGGACGAGGACAGAAAGGCATCCTAGACCCGTTCCAGATGCCCATTGATCATGAGAGCCAGCGGCTCGAACTCATCATCAATACTGTGGAGATGTTCGTCGGAAACATCACTGAAGACCAGAGAACAAGGCTCGGAGCCATCGTTGAAGACGTCATGCGCGAGCAGGTACCATCCCTGCTGCGTGTCGTTGAAGTCATGATCATGCACCGAGAGAGAGACGTCCGTAACCTTGGGAACCGGCTGAGCCTGATCTCAAAGATGAAGTTCGCCAACTTGTGCTTCGCCCCTGGCCGTAAGGGATTCAAGCCGCTCAGCCTGGACAGTGGTGTCACCATCGTCACCATGCCCGGCCTGAAACTCACAGTAGACAGCAAGGACGGCATGTCGGGTGAGGAGCGAATCTCAGCCACCATATTCTTCCTTCTGACCAGCATGATCAACGGGATGCTCTACTCCTCTGACGTGTCTATGCGCAAGATCCTGATCATCGACGAGGCGTGGGCAATCGCTGGTAACTCTGCTGGGTCCAAGGTCATTAAGGCGGTAGCAAAACTGGGGCGATCCAAGAACATGGCTGTCATACTCGCCAGCCAGAACCAGAGTGACCTCATGGGGGAGGACATTGATACCACCATATCCACACGATTCGCGTTCGCTACCGACTACAAGGAGGCCGCGAACATCACAAAGGCTATGCGACTCCCCACAGGGCAAGGGTTCGAACAAATCCTGACCTCTCTGAGCCCGGGCGAGTGCCTGATGGAGGAGAGTACCAGCGATGATGGGCGCAGTCGTTACTCCACAATGAAAGCCGTTGTCATCTCCCCCAGGTGGGACGAGGCTTTCAGAACCAACCCTGAAGACGTGCGCGCAAGAGAAAAGAAGAGACGCAAACAGGCGGCAGCAAAAAAGAATCCTACCTAAAAATAGGATCGACATAACTGCTACACAATCCTGAGGAATCCCCGATATTCCTCAGGATTTTATTTCGCCTGACACAGAAGGAAGCGCCCCGATGGCCGCAATCAGCAAAGTGAACAGAAGGAAGAAGACTAACCGTTTTCTCACTGGAATGGTAGTCGTCGTACTAGCGCTCATACTGGTCGGCTCATCCATGATCATGCGTAAGTTCTTCGAGACAGAAACCTACTACACGTTGAAACAGGACATCCCAGCACACACCCAGATCACCCCGGACATGCTGGAGCCAAAACAAGCACCCACCGGGTCTATCCCCTTCGAAAATTTAGTCACCCTCGCAAAAGTCCAATCAGACGACCCTAAGGATGCAGTATTCTCCTCAGTTGCCCTCAAGGCCGGGGACATGGTGCCAAATTCAGTCGTTACCACCGGAAGTGAAGACCTCAAAAAGCAAATCCCTGAGGGCTGGGTCATCACCAACTTCAGTGTCAGCGCAGACAACGCCGTCGGCGGGCGCATCAAGAACGGTTCATACTTTGACATCCTTGTCGCCACATCAGATGGCGCATTCTACCCGTTCCTCAACGTGAAGGCCCTCGACACCACTGTTGACCTGTCCAACGCCTCCTCATCTGACGCTGTTGATACTGAGGAGGCGCACGCCGGGCAGACCACGCAGTACACGGTTGGGCTCACACCGGAGAACGCATCCAAACTCCAGTCCATCATGAGCCAGTACAACGGCAACGTCAAACTGGTTCTGTCCAATGGTGTCAGCGACCCTGCCACTCACCAGCCGACAGGATCATTCGCCGGTAACGCCCCCGCCCCACTGTCAGTCAGCCCTGACACCGACAATGGCGGCCAGGCCCCAGCATCCCAGCAGCAGGAAAAGCCCTCCGCGTCAGGGAATCAAGACCAGCGGGCCGAGAACAAGTAACTAGGGATCTCCTGAGTCGATATAGTAAGGGTACCGAAAGTTGCAAAACAATCGGTACCCTTACACTTTTCTACCACCAAATGTCAACACCCCAATAGTGTTGATCGTTGAAAGCAAGGGATACTATTGGCTACTAGTATTATGCGCCCAAGAGCCATGTTTGTTGGACCAGAGCAGGTCTCAAACGTCATCAGGGACCACGCATGCCCCGACTGGGACTGGTACCGGGTAGACACACTACAGGACGTTATAGCGGGATCACGAGACGGCGACGACTACTCCGACATCAACATGATCATTCTTGTTGACAGAATGTTCGAGAAGGAGTTCAACCCGGAACGCGAGTTCGAGACCATCGTCGCCTCATTCGGCACCAGCAAAATCGTAACTATCCTCCAATACAACAGCAGTCTCCAGTACAACATTGAGAACTCAGTGGCCGCCTATGCGAAAGACAAGGGGATCGGCGATGTCTCCATGAACTTCGTTGGAGCGGACTACGAATCGGCCATACCCCGCATCATCCACAACTACGTCAACGACCCCTATGCTGACGACTGGAACAAGGCAGTCATCAGCAACCGTGTCACCATCGACGAGAACGGCCAGGTTGTCAGCATCGCAGCCGACGAAACTACCGGTGAGGAGTGGGACGACGGCAGCAACTACTTCGAGGAGCAGGTAGACGACACCCAGTACCTCGGCCAGATCATCGCCGTCACCTCCAGCAAAGGCGGGTCAGGTAAGTCCACCGTCGCCGTCACTCTAGCCTCCTACCTGGCACACTCGTCCATGAGGTCAGTGGAGACCGGGGCGGTTGACAGGCCCCTGAAAGTCGCTATCCTCGACCTAGACATTGAAGACGGCCAGATCGGGTTCATTGCGGGCAGCATCCAGCCGACCATCCTGAACATGCGCACCCGGGGTATCTCGCAAGCCGCGTTTGAGGACACTGTTATCAAGAGCAAGCGGCTTGGTGTTGACCTCATCCTAGCCCCCAAGCGGCCACGCTCCAGTGCTGACACGCCACCTCAGTTCTACCGCGAGGTGATCGACTTCCTCAAGCAGCGGTACGATTACGTGATTCTGGACACTTCTGTACGCTACATGGATCCCCTTCTGGAGCAGGTGGCGTACCCCATGGCTGACGCCATAGTTTTTGTTACCGACATTGTGATCCAGTCCGTGATGTCTATGACACGGTGGGTGCAGGAGGTGACCTGGCCGGTAGAGAAGAACGGCATGGGGATCCCGGCATCCAAGATCGGTCTCGTGGTCAATAAGGCCATCGCTGATGTGCACATGAACGGGACTCGTATCGCTAAAGCCGCTCCGGGCGTCGCCGTCGTTTCTGTGATCCCCAATAATGCGAAACTGATGGCTCACGCCGCTAACCTTCAGGCAATGCAGGTTGTTTTGAATCATCCAGAGATCCGCAAGTCATACAAGCGAATAGCAGATGCCATCATGGGTAAACGTTACGACAAGCACCTAGTGGATACCACCAAGGGCGAACGCTACAAGTTAAGTGACGACTTCAAGGTCACCACATAATAGAAGTAGCGCAACATGTAAGACCTTCCCGCCCCTTTAGTGTGCGGCCTGGAACTCTCTTCTGCTGGCATGGTGCCTGTCTGGTGAAGATACCATGCGAAGCGGCAAGTAATGTTGCCTTGTGTGTTGAGGTGAACATGCGGCAGGAGAGCCAGCCAGGGCTGTAGTGAGGGGTTAGGGAACATGAAGGGTCTGGCCGGGATGCCTAGTGGTAGGGGCTCCCGGCCAGACCTGTTTCTTCGTGTAACAAGGTGCTAAATGTTGAGGCTTCGCTGATTGTGTGCCTTAAACTAGAGCGTTATCACACAACGGCTTGTGCTGTTTTCTGTTGCGTTGGTGTGCTCAACTTAGACGCCATGTCATGATCGCACCCCAAGGTAGACGAGTACTGCCTGCAATTACACTTCAATGCCGTCATTGCAGGCAGTACTTCAGCCAGGACCGGCCTATGCGATAGTGATCTTGTCCTTACCCAGTAGACCCTTGAAGTATACGAGGTCGGCGGCGTGCCTCATACCCTCCTCCACAGTGCACCTCCCCTGCTCTACAGCATTAACGATCTGCCGCTCAATAGTCAGGTCATTGTCGCGCATATAGTCCTCAATGCCGTGGTCGTCGCCCGCGCCGATCATTTCCTGTACTTCACGAGTAATCTCAAGGACAGAGAACAGGGCGAACCGGCTCTTACCGTCAACAGTCTTCAAGAGTTCCTGGTTAGCGAGCCCACGAATGTTTGTCTGAAGCGTTGACAGTATACGCCTCTGATCCTCACCATCATACAGCGACTTGATACGGTTCAACGTGACGGCAGGCGTGTTTGAGTGGATCGTCGTCATCGTGAGGTGCCCTGACTCGGCTGCACGAAGAAACTCGTCAACCTCTTCCTGGTCTCGAACCTCACCCACCAGAATCGTGTCCGGGTCCTCACGCATAGCAGCCTTCAGCGCGTTCGAGAACGAGTGTGTGTCACTGCCCACCTCACGTGGAGTCAGCAAAGTAATGCCATCGTCAGGGTAGATGTACTCGATGGGCTTCTCAATAGTGACGATCCTCTGGTTACTGTTCTTCTGAAGGTTACGGATCAGAGATGCGAACGTTGTCGTGTTATGGGTTGGCACATAGTCCCTTGTGCACAGGAACAGGTGTGACGGGGAGTCCACCTCAAGGCACCAGAACTCCGACTGGGAGGCGTGCACCTCCTCCATGTACTCGATCTCAACAATGTTCCCCCCGTCTATTGTGGCGCTTGCGTGCGAGCCTCTAAAGTCATCGTTCAGGTAATCCCGCACACCAGTAATGCTCAAACGGTCACCCATAGTCTCAGTGGCGTGCATCCCCAGTGAGCGAGCCACACGAGCCACACCCTCCCTGTGCTCATCATCCGGGATGCTGACTGTCGTGTCGCTGGAGTCTGCTGGCCCCTGAACCAGTAGTGCCCCCAACAGCATCAGCCGATCCGACACGCTCCAGGAGACCGCCTCAGCAAGAACCTCACGTACCCCATCCTGCCCCTCTGTAAGGCCCGTGACAGCGGCCGCAAGCGCCACTGGCAACACGGTAGGGGCGGGGGGCTCAGGTACCTCCACAGGCCCCCTGAGTCCCCTGATAACGGGGTTGTAGCCGAACCTCTGGCACACCTCGAACATTTGCTGCGTCGTCACCGTGCGCGGCCCCTCAACGCGGCCCATCAGTGATTCCTGGGAGTGCAACTCCAGCAGGTGGGCGCACGACTTACCGACCAGGATCCCGTCACCAGTGTCACGGAACGTCCGAGAAAGAACACCAGCCACCATGTCTGCCATGTCGCCCGTGAGCCCAGCCCGGCGGGTGATCTCGTGGGCAGGCAGCCGTTCACCGTCTCTGGCAGCAACAACCATGTCCAGGAGGGCAGCAACAGACCTCTTCGGCAGGATGATACGGCAGTAATTGTCACAAGGGAACTCCGCGACCCACAGGTGGTTCCCCCCAGCCAGGACAGTCTCACTAAGGCCACGGAACTTGATGTGGAAGAACCTCTCCGACCCTCCGGGGTGCTTTCTCACCACTTTGCATGTGCTGCCGTTCTCGTCATACACGATGTCACCGACCTGCACGTCCCCAAGCCTGATGAACCCGCCAGGATAGTTCGGGCCAGGTATCAACGTGTCCTCGTGAAGATCCTTACCGGAGCCAGTAATACCCCCCAGGATGATGCCGCCCTTACCGAACTTCGTCCACTCAATCAGGCGCGGGTCCACGTTCAGTTCCTCAGGAGACGGGATGACATCACTGATGATACGGAACGTCATAGCATTGTGCCCAAGAGTGCGCGCAACATTCAACCTGGTGCGCCTCCCCGCGTGCATACTGGAACGCAACTCATAAGAGGTGTCCAGTTCCCAGTGCTCATGATAGTCAGTCTGGTTATCCTTGGTGACAATGTCCATGAAGATACGGCTCGTGACATCATAGGGGATAGGCCCGAACTTCTCGTCGCGCACAATGTCTCCATTGACCCTGTACGCGATACGCTTGTCTGGGTCGATATGGACGTCAGAAGCACCCATGTCGATACCTTGTGCGATTACGGCGTCGATGTCGAAGCCTTTAAACGGATCCTCTTCCGCCTCCTCCTCTTCAATGCCGATCCCGTCTATGACGTCAAGAACCCCATCCAATGGGTCATCGTCATAATCGTCGTCATAGTCCTCATCATCGTACCCGGCGTAAGGGTCCTCATACTCTGGATACTCATCATCCATAGGGGAGAACGGGTCCTCATCCTCCCCGTCAACACTCCCCTCACTGGTGTCGCCCGCGTCCATGTTGTCACTGTCAGCAGCAATGTCTGCACTGACGGCAACATAGTCTGCGTCACCATAGAGATCACCGTCACCACTACTTGCAGACAGGCCGCTAGCAGCCCCCAGGGCCTCAGGAGCACTACCTGCACTGTACTCAGAAACACCAAAATCTGTGACCGGTTCATCACCGTCAGCACCCAAACTAGCGTTCACAGGATCATCATAGTCGCCGTCGAGCACGCCATCATACTCAACACCTTCGTCGCTATCGCCCCACAGGCGCTCACTGTACCCATTATCTGGAACCTGGGTGGGCGCGTTCATATAGTCGGCGTCAACAGGTGTCGTTACCACGTCATCCTCGCCCGGCTCATCATAGCCGCCAGGAATAGTAGTCTCCTCCATGTGCGGCTGCGTGACCGGGGCGGCATGACCGGGCACATACTCATCATCCCCGTCACCCTGAAGGAACGGGTTGTAGTCCTCATCCCAGGCCTCAGCAGTAAGGTCAATACGGTCAGACATGCGATGTTACTCTCTTCCAAGAGGGGTGGTAGCGGTAGCCAGGGAACGCGAACGACGGTACATCCAGCAACAGAATCATACCAATAAAACGTAAATCTCTGGTCTGAAGGAATATCCCGGGACGAAGCCACAACTACACTAACACGCGAGAAACAGGCCAGCCAGTACCCCGCACAGCAGAGCCCACACACGTATTCACCTCCCAGAGAGACCGCCCCAAAGCCTGTAATCGCAAAAGTATGGTAAGCACCACGTTAGGGCACTGTCCCTCCCCTACACGGCGACCTGAGTCAGTTCCAAAGGCTTACCATCCATACCCATAATGCGCTCAACCTTCACCGCATCCCTGAGGAAGGCCGCCCCCGACTTGAAGAACCCCCTGTCCCGAGGATTAGGTTCACGCTTCGCCCGGTTCTCAAACTCTACAGCCACAGACTCCACACACTCACTGATGAACCTGCCCAAAGAGTCAGACACCACCAGGTAGCGGACCTCCCCATACGCGAACCACCCCGACCAGGCATAGTTTCTGAGCACCTTCTTCAACGCGCTACCCTGTTTACGAGTCAACTCGATCTCATATGCGATAGACCTAGCCCGACCATTCTTGTCCCGCACATCATAACGCATAATAAGGTCTGGCTGATGGTACGACGAGTACTTATCCTTCTCATCATCCTTCGCGCACGGTACCCACAGCATCGGATACTTCTCCATGATGCCGTCACGTAACCCACTCGACAAGTCCTGGTATGCGTCAAGCATCTGCTCACGATACCTCACCAGACGTTCATCTCTCGACAAGGTGACACCAGAGCAGTTGCGCTCCATCCACCGCTCATTCACAAAGAACGCGGGCATAAACCCATGCAACTTACACTCGCGGGCAACAGTGTACGAAACCATAGCATTATGTGCGCCACGCTCAGTCATACGCGCACCCTTACGGGCACTACGCACCTTAATGTTGTCAAAATCCACGCCAGACCTGTTATCCCGGAGCACCTGAAGACCCTTGCTCTTCAACCGGTAAATACTCTTACCACCAAGGAACACGGTATCACTGATAATCAGGCCCATCTCCGCCAAACCAAGAAGACGCTTCGGCGCAGACTTCGGAGCCTTCAAACCCAGAATCGTCTGCACACTCCTAGCAGTAGCGGAACCAGACACAGCAATCAGTTCCAGCACCAACAAATCCTTCTGAGTGATCTTTGACCGATGATACTTCTTTCTCGGATTCCGCTTCTTCCTACCTGAGACAGTCTCGCCACGACGCTGCCTGTGCCGCAGATCCGCCTCCTGAGCCTTACTACGCACAGGGAACTTCACATCAGGAGCGAACTCCTGCCGCATGTACTCGCCAGTGTCAGAAGGAAGCGGCTGCAACCCCTGACCAGGCTTCTTCGGCGGAGGACGGTACCCCTTCATAAACGGCTTATTCTCAGGATTCAGGATATGCGGGTCAGTGACACCAACCAGATTCGGGTCAACTGGTTTCTTAGGTCGAGGCCGCTTAGGCTTCTGATACTGAACCACATACTTGCGATCCTCCAACACGTTCACATCATCAGTACCCAGACCAGCAGGCTCAGGACGCGACTCGCCACCACTGAGAGACAAGCCCCCGCCAGTAGACACACCGCCGGATCGCCCCCCGTCGTTTACTCCACTACGAGATTGCGCACCATTAGCATCTCCTCGACCACTACTGTCACGACGGAACCCACCCGAACCAAGACCAGCACCCACAGTGAGACCAGCAGTTACAGCAGGTTCCTGTGGGCTTCCCTGAACGCCACCACGACCATCACCCGCGCCACTGCCCGCAGCGCGCACACGACCCGAACCTTGCACCTCACCATCAGGAGAAACGGGCCGCCTATCAGACGTTGAGCGGCCACCCGAGGCTACACTACCAGTGGGACGACGGCCTTCCCCCAACTGCGGGCGACCACCGCCCTGAACCCCACCTACTGGCCTCTCATGATGTATAGCAGGCCTCGAAGCGCCTTCGCCCCCACCCGAGGTGCCCACGCCAGCACCATTACCAGCAGTCCCATGAGGAGCAGTGCGACGCTCAGGGTAAGAGTGACGAGAACTTCCCCCGTCCCCTACAACACCACCCTGAGCCCTCACGGGGCGGGCACCGCCAGCAGGAGATGCAGGGCGAGAGCCACCTCCCATGCCAGAGGTAACACCCTGCCTGACAACAGGTCCACCACCAGCCATACGACTTCCGCCACCCTGTGACTGTCGGACACCCATTGGGGCGACACCACCATGCGGTAGATCGCGGCCACGCACACTGTCACCCTTCACCACACCACGGGCGCTGTCGTTACCCCCAGGGTTGGACCTACCAAGAGACCCCACACCCCTAGGATGACCGCCTCCCCCACGCGACGGCACCACACCAACACCAGCCCCAGTAGGTCGCCCAGCGCCTCTTGCGTCACCCTGTGGCCGGGTGGGGGAAGCCTCGTCGTCACTGAGCAGGTCACTCATCATGTCATCGAGAAGATCATGCTCCACCTCAGCAGGCACGCCAACAGTACTACGTGCCGGGCCGCCATTAGTGCCAGAGACAGTCGGGCGCATGGGGCGGCTCACCCGGCTACGGTCACGGAAACTATTACGTGCGCCATCACGGCCAGGCTCATCAGTCACAAGCACACCCTCCAAGAGTTAAGAAAACAAGCGGGCAACAATCCAGACATTCTACACTATATTACCCCAAAACGCCAGCGGCACAAGAAAAGAAGCCCAAGCGACGACACCGCGACCCAACATCACGTACACTCCCGGTCACAAGAAAACCAAACCCATAGCACCCAGCCACGCACCATACAGAACCCGTAAAGGAACCCACCCCTGTGCCCCATATCACACGGCACTGGCTTGACCAATGACGATCACGCGGCATACGATCAGGCCAGATCCAAACAAGCCAACCCCAAGCAAGGAAGTTACGCCATGTGTAGCACAGACAACTACGACCTCATGATCCTCAAGATGTCCCAGTACTTCATGCGTCGAGCACGTGGCAAGTCCTACCGGGTGCCAGACGAACTGAGCCTGATTTGCATGAAGGAAGACAACCCTGAAGAATGGGGCGACCTGATCCACGACCTCATCAACGAGGCACACCCATTCACTGACGAAGACGGAACATGGACCACCACCCACATGGGTAAGGAGGTCACCCACACCATCGGCTCCGACGAGGTTATGGCTGCCGCACGCTACGCACGAACCATGCTGGAGATGGCAAACCGGGGAGACTACGCCCTCCTCCACCTCACGTCCGACACCTTGAGCAAGGCGCTGGACGACCTGTACAAGAAAGGCCGCCAGGACGCCCGCACAGCCCTAGCAGCAGAACAGGGACTCATCTAAAAGAACCAAACGAAAACACACAGGCCCACATACCAGGTGAAACCACTAACCCCCGGCATGCGGGCCACAAGTATGTTCAAGAACCAGCAGGAACACAAACACCACACCTCACACCATGGGTGACACGCCAAGGCACTGCGCAACCAAGGCCACCTGCCCGCACAAAACGATGGGGCGCACAGTTAACGCCTAGAGTGGAAAAGACTCAGAAATCCTCATCCAGGTACATGTTTCCAAGTACATGTGACCCACCCCGTCATTGAAGTGCTTCACCCTGAGCATACGAGACTCACAAGACGGGACGCGGATCAGCACCTCACCATACACTACACCAGCAGGGTCGGGGTTAAACAGGAGTGTGTCACACAAGATCCCCTCCAGACGATCAGGGAGACTCCCGCTATAGTCCGCAAAGGAGAAGCGGACAGCAACCACCCCGTCGTCAACCTCCACAATACAGAGGTTCGTCCCATTCGGGTTAACCTCATTCACCCGCCCCACAAGCCACTCAGCACGCTTCACAGCCTCACTCTCAGGTAACCCAGACACGTACCCATCAACCGACACTGGACGGTCAATCAACTCAACACTTCCCATAACAGTGTCTCCCTTCCAGACGGAACCCAGTCCGTCCCAGGCAATCTCTTGCTTCGCTGGCAGTCCACTCGATCTACAGCACACCACCACCCACCAATATACAGGACAATACACCCAGAACACAACCACCCCAGACCATGCCATACCACCCCTGGCAAACCCGACCGCCAGTGGCACACAAACAGCCCCAGGAAGACGCCCTCTGAGCAAGGCCACCCCATGCACTCACACCAACCCGAGCACAAACCAGGCGGCAGGAGCCACGAGAAAAACCAGGCTCACCTACAAGCCCCGCACGCACAACACCAAACATGCCCACCACCCAGAGTGGGAACATGCGCCTAACCCCCTGACGCCACCTCCCCGTGTTCCCATGCCCCTGTAAGAGTGAACCAGACAAACGTTACCGCTACTATCATTGTTTACGACTAATCCGCACCCCCAAGAAACAAGCCACGCCCACACCAATTGAAACACCATGCTCACCCCATAGTTTCACGCTTGCCGCAACCAACCGGAACACCATCAGCACAGAAAAGCGGCAGAGACGAAAACGGACGCAAGCCACAACAGCCACCGACCAGGAAAGGGGTCTAAACCCCTGTGCCGCAACACCCCATATACACACCACCCAGCACCATTCCCCCAAACAGAGTAAACAGGGGTAAGAACACGACCCAGGATCGCAAGAAGCCGCATCCGGTAACCCAATCACGGTCACGGCCCCACCCTATAGAGATCGACACCGAACCCGCCTCATGAGAATCACCCCCCTTGCGGCCACCTCAAAACAAACACAGGCCACGCACACGAACCCCACTCAACACGACAATACACCACCATACGCCATCACAAGAACATCAGGCAATAGTCCCGCACATGAACGCCCACCCCAAAGGCGACACAAATAACCAACCAGCACGCATGACAAGAACACTTGACACCCAGCCAGGAAGACATCACATACATCCAAACAAGCCCGCAAACACACAAGACGAAGCAGCACCAAGACACAACACGCAGACATGCGCAAAGACAAGCACACTTTACACACCTACCACATACCTGCACACCTCTCAAAAGGCATAGTCACCCAGGCAGCACACCGCCCCGCACAAACAATAGACACACACCCAGAAACAGGCACACAACAAACCCCAAGACCAACCCCCAAAACACCCATACACCCAGAACGCACAACCAAAAACCACAAAACCGCGCCATTCCAACGAAAAGTCCCAATAACATGTGAAGAAGGGGTTTCCTATACGGGTACCAAACCCCAAAATTTCCGCCAAGCAAAACCCACCCACTTGGTGTCTCGCGCTGCTGTCGCTGTTGTGGTGCTCGTCTCTGTCGTGTTTGTTGGTGGGTTTGTGCTTGCCTGCACGGGCGTTCGCTGGGGCTCTCTGTGCAGGGTGGGGGTTGGTCTTGGGGTTGGGTGTGGTGGTGTGCGCTTACTGTCGTGATGAAGAGGCAGTGAGCGTGAGTGTGCGCATACTGTTTGGCTGTGTGGTGGATGGGTGTGCGCACATAGTGTCTGGGCGACTACTGCGCAACAGGGGGCCAAACAGCCACAGGGGGTAAGGGGTTCAAGACAAAGGAGGAGGACGTAACCGTGCGCGTGGGGGTTGGGGGACTATTAACCCCTGACGGGTGCATAGGCGTGTGGCGGTACCTGGAGTGGTCACCTGCTACCTACCGGCTGCGTTCACTGCGTTCACTTCGCCTGGTTCCGGCATCGTGTTGGTTTGGGTTGTGGGTGGAGTCCTGGGTTGGGTTGTGGTTCTTGTGAGCAGTGTGTGGACAGTGTGGTGGCAGGTGTGCGCACATGGTGGCGGCATGGGGTGTGCGTGTGGGGTGGAGTGAAGCGTCAGCGGAGCGGAACCCCCTCCTGGGGTGAGAGAGTGTGCGTGTGCGGCACCCATAGGGGTGGTGGGGGGTTTGGTGAGCAAAGGCGGGGCAGAGTGAACGCAGTGAACGCAGCCCCCTTCTTGGGGTGCTGGTGGATTCTTTGGGAGGGAGTGTGGGCCCGGACTGGTACCCAAGGCAGAGGGGAGCCCTGGCGGGGCGGCCCCTTGGTGTGCGGTCAGGGTGTCAACAGGGGGGGCATGCGTGGGTGTGCGCACGGTAGCCTCATGGGGGCGTGTGAGCGTCAGCGAGCGCGCGGCCTGGGGTCGGGTGGAGCGGGACCGGAGGGTGTAGTGAAGCGTCAGCGGAGCGGAGCCCGTAGTGTTCCGTGGGGGAGGCCCTGGTGTTGTTATCGGTTGGGGACAGACCTGTTGGCATGTGATCCCTGGGCGGGGTCTCCTGGTGGGCCCGGGGTGTGGGTGCCTTGCCTAGGGGTGCAGGGTGGTGTGGTAAGGGATGCAGAGTTGAGCATGGGGTGGGTTGAGTGAGCGTCAGCGAACGAAACCCCTAAGGTGAGTGTGGTAGCGTGGGGTGGGTGGAGGCCTGTGGGGCTGGTAGGTGAGCACGTGGGGTGAAGTGAATGGAGTATTCGGGTAGCGAGGAGAGCCTGGGTGTGTTGGGTGGCTGGGTGTCAGTGGGGTTGGGGGGCGACCTTCTGTAGGCATGGGTATAGGGTGTGGGTGTCTGGTGGTGTTGTCTGTGGGGGTGAGTGGTTGAGGTTGGGTTGGGTCTTTGGGGTGTTGGTGGTGTGAGGGTGGCTGGTGTTGGGGGTTGTGTGTGGGGTGGGACTGGTTGGGGGTGTATTTTTTTGTTTGGGGTGTGGGGTGTGGGTTTCACTGGGGCGCTTGGGGTGGGGTGTTATTTGTGTGTGATGTCCGCCTGGGGTTTGGGTGGGGAGGTTGTTGAAGCGTATTTGGGTGCGGCCTGTTTTGGTGGTGGTGAGGTAGGTGCCTTGGTTGATGCTGTTGATTCGTTTGCTGGTGAGGGGTTTGGGTGGTTGTGGCAGGCGTGTTTTGGGTGAAGTGGGTCATAGTGGGGTGGTCTGGGGTTTTGGTGGTGCCAGTATTGGGGGTGGGACGGCAATAGTGGGGTGTGGGGTTCTTGCTGCGTGTGTTGTGTTCTTGCTGGGGCGGGTGGTGTGGTTCTGGCCGCGAGTGCTGTGGTTGTCTGTGTTCGCATGTCTTGGGGTGTCGTGTGGCATGGTTCACTCGTCTGGGGGTTGTGTTGGTGTGGTGGTCTGGGTTAGGGTTGGGTCAACAGGCCGGGAGGCAGAGGGCCCCTGGCATGAACCCGAGAAAGGGGATTAGGATGTTTGATCTGCACGCTGCTGAGGCTCAGGTTCGTGAGGCTGCTGAGGCTGTTCGTACGATTGTTGGTATGCCTGTCACACAGGTGGATGTCCATCAGGTACTTCAGGTGGAGGAGAATGTTGCCACTCAGGTGGTGATTACTGGGCGGTACACGAAGGATGTTTTTGTTAGCGGCGCTGTCTTTGGGTACGGGAACCCGGTTCTGGTGGGGCGGCAGGTTGACCGGGTTGAGGAGTCGTCGGTTTTTGCGGGTGGTGCCTTTTACTGGTCTGTGAAGGCTTTTGATGCTCAGGGGGATCTTGTTTTTGAGATTTCTGGTGAGGGTGTTGACTGGGAGGTGCGTTCTCGCTGAGTCTCTGGGTTTTGGTTGGGGCCTACTGGGGTGTTGGATCCTGGTGGGTCCCAGTCTTTGTTGTCTGTTGGGGTGCTTGCTTGTTGTGTGGTGTTGGGCTGTCTGGTTAATTTGGGTGGGGTGTGTGTTGCTGTGCTCCTTCGGTCTGGTGCTGTGTTGGGTTATGGTGCGGCCTGGGATCTGGGGCTGTGCTCGTGGAGGTGTGTGGTGTACTTCATGTTTTTGGTGGTGTTGTGGTAGGTGGCTGGTGGTGTAGTGTTGAGCCGGTGCCGGGCCAGTCGGGCCGGGCAATGAACCTTGGGAGGGCTCTGTGATGTGTGTGTCTGATGATGTGGCTGTTGGGGTTGCGTCTGGTGTGGTTGGGGGTGTGCCTTCTGGGGGTGTGGTTTTTGATCCTGCTGACGTTGGTGGGGGTAACACGGCTGTGAGGGGCGCCTATTCTGTTGTTCGTCGTTGGCTGCCCTGGTATGCCAGTGTCAGTGGCCGGTGGGGTGGTGATTGGTGTGTTCTTCGTTCTGACGTGGGGAAGGATGAGGGGGTGGACAACTCTGCTTCTGTTACTGTTGCCAGCCGGTGGGATGGTCGGGTGTTTCACTGGGATGTTGTTGCTGTGCACCGTGGTTGTGAGGCTTGTTGTTCTGGGTCGGGTGACTGGCATGCTATGCGGGTTGCTGTCTTTGGCACGGTGAACAGGGCGGTGGTGGCCTACTTGTCGTCACCCTTGGATTTTGATTGTGATGAGTGTCGGGAGGCTGGCTGGGTGTGACCGGCCAGGGGGTGGTCTCTTGTGGTGGCGGGGCTGCCTCTAGCCTGCTTGTTGGTTGGGTGTGTTGGGTGCTTCCAGGTTGGGTGGGGTGGTCTTGGTGTGCTGTGTTAGGGTTGTGAGGTGGGGTTGGTTGGGGTAGATGGTAGGGACGCCATATGGTGGGGTGGTTGGGTGGTTTCATGCTGGTGTGCGGCCTTGGGGTTTGAGTGCCTTGTTGCTTGCTGTGGGTTTCCCCTGTCCTCTGGGTCTTGTTGGGGTGCGGCCTCTGTGTGTGGGTGGTTTTCCTGGGGCTGGTGGCGGGTTGGGTCTGATGCCTGTTGGTCGGGCTGGTTGAGTTGCGTGTCTGTGTCGTGGGGTGGTTTCCTATGGCGTTGGCTGTCTGGCTTTGCCTGCCCGGTTGGAGGTCTCCTTGTGGGGCGTCTCCTTGGAGTGGTGGCGGGTTGTTCCTTGTTGGCCTCAGGTGGTGTGTGTGAAGGTGGGTGTCACTCAGGTTGTGTGAAGGCGCGAAGATGTGCCACCCAGGGTGCGGGTATTGGGGTCCGCACCCTGGGTGGTTTTGTTTGCCTGTGCTTTTCTTCTTTGGCCTGTCCGTCTGGTGCGTGCTGGGGCTTCCTGGGCTTGCTGGGTGCCTGAGTGTGGGACCCTTGTCTGGGCTCGTGGTGGATAGTGGGGACACCAGGATAGGGGTTGGGTGGCGATTTCGTGGAGGGTGTGGTAGCCCGTGTCTTGTTTCTGGTGCATGTTAATGATGTCGTTCACTTGGGCCGCAAGAACTTGGTGTCGTCTTCTTGTGGTCTTGGCTGTTGTGGGTGGGGGTGAGGGCTTCGCTGTCTTCTTTGTTGCGTGGGGTGTCCTCGGAGAGGGGGCTGGTGATCTGGACTAGGGGTGGGTGCGGCCTCGATGGCGTGGGTGGTAGTTGGCGGCCGGGTCGGAGAGGGTGGCGCAGCCTGAGATTCTGTGGCGGGTCAGGTTCTCGTTCTGGTTTGTTGGGTGGGGTACTGTTGCTCTGGGTTCAGGAGGTCGCGCATGTCCTGGTTGGTGGATTGGATGCGGTAGGCGGCGCCTGGGTGGTGGCCATGGTTGCTCACCCCTCTTTTGTGGGTCTGGGTGATGTGGGGCTTGTTTGTCTTGTGGCCTGGCGGCGGTGTTGGGGTCTGGTGGGGTTAGAACAGGGTGACGGATAGGGTGTCATAGCCTTCGCCCATGATCGTGAGAGGGCGGTCACGGATGTCGTCTCCGCGGATCCAGATCTCCCACAGGGTGTCCGTGCCTGCCTCGGACTCGTACCAGCAGCAGTTGGGTTCGCCAATGGTGAGCCCTTCCAGGTTGGTGGTGGTCTTGAAGACTACACCCTCGATCAGCAAGCGGCGTCCTGGGGTGGTGTCGATGACGATGTTGTTCCACCCGTCAGGGCGTGTCTCCCATGTGGCGGTCTCGATGGTCTGGCCCTTGACCTCTTTGAGGATCTGGGTGGCGGCCAGTACCTTGTCGTGGCCTTGGTGGCTGTTGGTGCTGAGCATGGCTGCCTCCCTACAGGTTGACGGGTCTGGTTCTGTCTTGTAGTGGCTCGCGCCCTGTCGGCGGAGCCCTTATCTGTGGTTACAGCATAGGCGTGTGCTGGGTGTGTCCGCAACCCTTGGGCGTGTGAACTGGGGCACAGTCAGTGCGGGTGTGCTTGTGGTCTGTTGGGGCTTCTTGGGGTTTGTTCTGTTCTGCTGGGGTGGATCCATGGGTGTGGGTGCTCGGTTGGGAGTGCTTGGGCACTGGGGTGGGTGCGTGGTTGGTTCGGCCCGACTTTCTGTCTTGTGGTCGTTGGTCGCCTGCCTGAACTGCTGCCCGTGGAGGGGTGTGCTGCTGGTGCGGTGGTCTGGGGTTGCGTGTACGGGATGCGGAGGGGTGGGGTGCCTGTTGTGTGCGAAACCTGGGTGAGGCTGGGACTTTTCGTTGTTATTCCAGTGGTAAAGTCCGTGCAGGCAAGGTCGTGTACTCTCGTTCGTTCCTGTTGTCGGGGTCGCCTTGTCTGCTCCTCCCTGAATCTGTCCCGCTGAGTGTCTGGTGGTGTCCCTTGTTTGGGGCTTGTTTTGTTGTGGTAGTAGGGGAAGGTGGCTGTGGGTGGGCTGGTCGTCCAGGTGGATGGGCCCGTGCAGGCAAGGGGGTTTTGAACGTACACCATATGAAAAAGAGATCTTGTATTACCAGGGAACGCTGCACGGGGTACCCGCCATTGTCACCTGACAGTTCCTCATCGTTTGTGTCCGCTGACTTGTGGGGGCGGGGCGTGTTGCTGGTTGAGGGTGTGATCGGGTTGGTGGTCTGTTTGGGTGTGGCTGCGACTGGTGGAGGGGTGACGCTGGGTGGGTTGCCTCAGCCTGCTGCTGGGGGTGGGGGTGGCGGAGAACCCTCTGGAAGAGCGTGTAAGCCACGCTGAGGCGTTTTTGGGGATGTACTGGTACCCTGGATAGGGTGCGGTGGCTCTAGGCCGTTAGGGGCGCTGTGACGACTCCTTGGGTGCTTGTCGCTCACATGTCCTGCCTTGCCCTTTACTTTCCGGCTGGGCTGGAGGTACGTATGGGGGTGTGGGGCTTAGGTTGTCCAGTGAATGGGTGGGGAGGGGTGGTAGAGGTAGGGCCGTGCTTGCTTTGGCCGGGTGTTTGTTTATGTGGGTGTTCTTCTGGGTGGGCATATTGTGTTAGGGGTGAATGGATTCTGTCACCCTGTCCACGGTTTGTCCTCGTTTCAGGGTTGACGGCCGGGGAGTGAGGGTGTTAAGGTTGTGAGAATTCCTGATTTGGATGAGAGTGAGAGCAAGGTATGAGTGAGCGACTTGGTGGGGAGCCATCGGATCTGTTGGGGGAGTCTGGTGTGCCTGTTTCAGTGCCCCGTCCTGAATCGGCAGCCATAGTGGATGCTGTGCCTGCTGGTGGTTCCGCTGTTGCGGGTTCTTTTGTGTCTCGTGTGGCTCCGCTTCGGGAGGATGGGGAGGTTCTGCCTCTGCCGACGGTTGAGGGTGGTTTCAGGACGGTGCTGGCTGATCCGCCGTGGCGTTTCCGGAACCGTACTGGGAAGGTGGCCCCTGAGCACCGTCGTCTGGACAGGTACTCCACCATGACGTTGGAGGACATCAAGGGTATCCCTGTGGATGGTGTGACTGCTGAAAATGCGCACTGCTATCTGTGGGTGCCGAACGCTCTGCTTCCTGAGGGGCTGGAGGTTTTGCGGGCCTGGGGGTTCCGGTACGTGTCGAACCTGGTGTGGGCGAAGCGGCGTAAGGATGGTGGTCCGGATGGTCGTGGGGTGGGGTTCTACTTCAGGAACGTCACTGAACTGATTCTTTTCGGGGTCAAGGGGTCTATGAGGACGCTATCTCCGGCCCGTAGTCAGGTGAACATGATCGAGACCCGAAAGAGGGAGCACTCGCGTAAGCCGGATGAGCAGTACCCGTTGATTGAGGCGTGTTCTCCGGGACCCTATCTGGAGATGTTTGCCCGCTATGGTCGCCCTGGCTGGGTGGCGTGGGGGGATGAGTCCGCGGATGATGTCACCCCCAGGGGTGGTGTGCACAGGGGGTACGCGGGTGGGGAGATCGTTCCCAGAGTGTGAGACAGGACTGTAGGTGGTGGGGCTGGTTGCCTGGGGTGGCGTGCCCTCTGAGTGCGGGATGCGGCTGCCAGGGGTGCAGGGTGGTGTGGGGTCGGGTGCTTGCTGGGTGTGGTGGGTCTCAGGGTAGGTTGGGTCCAGTGTGGGCTGCGCCCGGTGTGCTTGGTGCCAGCATGTTGGCGTGGGTGGCATTGTTGGGACTTGTTGCGAGGGTGGCGGCTAGTGCTGCATGTGGCCCAGTTCACTCACACTGGGGTTGCGTGGTGCTGGTGGCTGGGGTACGCTTGAGTCATCAGCCGGAGGGAAGAGCCTGACGGCGTGACCTTAGAGGAGTCAAAATGACTGAGTGCGGAGACGTTAAGGGTTTCACCTGCCCTGGCGATGAGCGCAATGCCCGCGTATTCGTGGAGGTAATTGAGGGTCTACTGAAGGGGGCAGTGATTGACTCTATCAAGACCTGCTTCCGTAAGAACATGACTGTCCTCACGGAGAACCTTACTGAGGATGACGAGACGGATGACGTCATTGTCATCGAGGGTCGGAAGTATGGTGAGCCTTTTACGCTGAGTATTGTTGGGGTGTCATTCCCTATCCATGACACCACTACATGTTTCAAGATTGTGGAGGCGTCTAACTCACTGGGGGAGGTCAAGGGCGTATCCATCATGGATCCGTCGCACGAGTTCTACAACGACTGGGAGTTTTCTCTTTTTTACACTATTTTGATTAGTCGTGGGTGCGAGGGGGACGTTAAGATCCTGGTCGATGTAAGTGGTGACGGACAGTTGTCTCTCCCCTTCATGGTGTACAATAAGACTCACATGTCGTTCTTCAACGGGGAGGTCAGTACCTGGGAGATCGAGTAGTCATAGCCGCCTTTGTAGCAGACGGGACCAGTCTCAACCAGGGGGCTGGTCCCGTCTGCTATCTGTGTGTGCATGGTTTAGTGGTGCCACTGAAGTCCTTCCCGCTCTCACCCGAAGGGGTCCCTTGGTTGTTCTGAGACGTTGGACGCACTGGTACCTCTGTCATCTACTTCTTCTGCTGGTGCCGTTGAGGTCTCACACTTTCTTAGCCCTGCCTTTCGGGGCCCCTGCTGACGACCTTTTGGTAGGTGGCAGGCTACTGAGCCCGAGCACACCTGTAGCGGGGCGGAAACGGATGCGCGTATTCTGTACTGGTGTCGTTTCCTCCCTGAGGGCATGTGCGCCTGGCCTCGGGTTTCTTTTTCGCTAGGACTGCCTTTTCTACTCTTCACAGGTGGATCCTTCTAGAGTGGAAACGACGCTTCCGCAGTGCGGTTTCTTGGTGTGCCTGCCGTCATCTTTTGTCAAGGGGTGTGCATGTTCACGGCAACTGAGTGTATCTGGCATTACCCCGCCCGCGCCTGTGATACTAGGTGAGTCTAAGGCTGCCGGAAGTCGGGTACTGGGTGGTTGTGTCGCTCTCGGGTGGGTTGAAGTGCTTTTCGGTGAGTGCGTTTCTGGCTAGTACGTCAGGGGTGGGTGGCTTCTGTCAGCAATGCTTCTGCCTGTCTCACAAGGGGGACGCCAGAATAGGGTCGCTGCTCGTGTTCTTGCCGCCACCGTCGCTCACAGTGTATGCGCGTGGATCCTGTCTGCACCCTGTACTGCGGCCAGGGGAGGAACGTGTAGGTGGGCAGAGAGATGCTGGAGGTGCTGCTACAGGGGCGTCATGTTAGATGCGGTTGCTCGGGCGATGCATGTTCACGACACACTGGCTCTGGATCGTGCGCATGAGACTAAGGGCAAGATGGTGGCACGCTGATCATAAAGCACTGGTGGGGCCAGCCGGGAGAGGATCCCAGCCAGCCCCACCAGGGGATGGATTGGTTGTCAGATACCTGAGGCCAGGCCCTTACATCCGATGATGGCTCCCTTGTCATCGCGGACAACGCGGTCCGGCGATACGAAATCGGTGCGTCCGACACTGACAGCGTAGTCCGCGAGCGCCTTGGACACGATGTACAGCACTCCGTCCTCCTGGGGAGGAAGCGACTGCCCATCAACGAGTTCGTCGAGGAACTTAAAGCCCCCCGACAAGGGAATGCTGACCCCGTCCACGTCAATCTGGCTTGAGGTTCCCTTGAAGGTCTTAAGACGAGGGGCCTCAGCGGCAGGCTTGATGGTCTTGAGGACGTTTCCGTCCTCATCCATGAAGTTGACGTTGTGGGGGGTGAGGTTAACGAGTTCCATTGTAATCTCCTTGGGGTTTGTGCCGTTGCCCCTTTGGCTCTGGCGATGACTTAACCTTAGCGCGTCTGTTGGGTGTAACGCAACCCGGTTTGGTGTGATCTGGCGCACACGGGTTTCTGCTTGCTGATGGGTCGTAGTGGGGTGCCCTGAGGGGCGGATAGCGGTAACCCCATCAGAGAGACGAACCCGCTCCCCTGGTGGGGTTTTGTGGCTGCTCTGGTGGGGTCTTGACGTAGCAGGGTGTGTGTTAGTCGTGTTCTGGCGTGCCCACGCGACTAGCACAACGCACCTTGTGTCAAGGTCGCTTTACAATGCTGGTGCTCATGGCGGCTGCCAGCGCCTCCAGTACCTTGGTGGTGTCGTAATCGCCTAGTTCCAGGTGGGCGACAACCTCAGCAATGGTGTACATGGGGGACAGGTGCACGCCGACACCGCCCCAGTTCTGGTCGTTGGTGATTTCGACGACCACTCCTCCGGGGGTGTAGATGAGAAGGGACCTGCCCTCATGGTCCCATGCGAAGATCTGTGCCGTGTCGTCAGGTGAACTGATCGTGCGGGCTACGGCGGGCAGGCTGTCACCGGCCATCTCTTCGTCGTTGAGCAAACGGCAGATCTGACTCTCAAGGGCCTCCAGGGTGTCGATGTCTGCTCCTAGGCGGGCGTTGGACACCTCGGGGCTGATGGATAGTGCTTCCCACTGGATCCTCTGGCTCATGATGACACCTTCCTTGTCTTGTTTGCGGCTTGGTTTCTCTAAGGAGTATTCAACCATGCTTGTTGCTGTGTCGCCACTCAAGAACGTGTGATGTGAGTCCCTTATCCCCTTATTGGGCTTGCACCAGGGGCGGCAGGCTGGTTCAAGGCGGGCCTGTGCGTTGGCGTGGTTGGTTTTCTCATCCATCTGAGCACCCTGTCCTGTTCTTGTGTTTCTAGTACTGGTGCAATGGTGTCCCCAGTGATTGAGGTGCTTTCGTCTGCCGCACTGGGTGAGGGGTGCCTCTGGGGGTGTTAGTGTGAGGCAAGGCTGGGGCGTGGTCTTGGTGGTGCGGTCCGCCATGGTTCTCCTGTTGCGTCAGGTGCTTTTCTCGTGTATCATGTCGGTAGTGGTGTGTCCGCCTGTGCCTGTGGCGGGGCGGTTAAGAATGACCCACACCTGAACTCTATGAAGGAGAAGAATGCGTGTGTGCGTCTGAGAAGGTTGATGACGTGCCGACCCTGGATTCTGATGGGCCTCGCCCTACTGGGGTGGAGGCTGTCAGGCGTGTCCTTGCTGGCCTGGGTGTGCCCGATAGCGTCACCCCTTTCACTGTCACCCCTGAGGTGCCGGAGTCTGGTGTTTTCGTGATGGCTGCCGTCGTCATGAAATCAGTGGGGGCGGTAGAGTCAGATCTTGCTGTCGCTGTCGTCTGCTACCTGAGGGACGGCCAGGAGACGGCCAGTGACATGTACATCCAGGTCCTAGCCGGGGAGGATCCGCTGGTGGTGTCCTTCCCGAGGGTGTGGAGCGAGACCCTGGACAGTGCGGGAGTCAGTGCCCTGGAGGCCGCTAGTGTCGTCCTGGACATTAAGACACTCTTCCCTGGTTGCGAGGGCGACAGCAGTGGTCTTACGGTCCCGGTGGAGGGTGAGGGTTCCTTCATCCTGGCTGTGCGTGGAGGCCCTGAGGCTGGGCGCGTGGATGTCATCTTTCGCCATGGTTGGGAGCATGCTGAGACGATAGTGGACGCCCTGGGCAGAGATCGTGTCCTGTCTGTGATCCCTCAGGGTGACTGGTGGGCTGAAGTCCTGTGTACTCGGGTTCTCACAGTCGGCGATTTCAAAGCCCCAGTGTTCGTGAAGAAGGCTTGACGACTATAGGTTCATCTGTTATGGTATATTCAATGTGAAGGTCTATCTACCTGATATTGGTGTACACCACAGGTAAGCATTACAGGAGGGGTTTGTTGTGGGTTGGGTTCGGGTGAAGAAGGCTGCTGAGATTCTTCGGATGTCTCCAGAGACGGTTCGTCAGTGGTCTAATACTGGGAAGATTGAGTGTCAGAGGTCGGCTGCGGGTCAGCGTGTCTTTGATGAGGACTACCTGAGGTCTCTGGTTGATCCTGATTCGGAGGTGTCCTCGCCGCAGTGCGTTTTCTATGTTCGTTCATCCAGTGGTCAGGACACTCCTATGGAGACTCAGAGGAAGGCTCTGGAGGCGGCATATGGTAAGCCGGTGAAGGTTTTCAGTGACAAGGCGTCAGGGCTGAACGAGCGGCGTAGAGGTCTTACTTCCCTGCTGAACTGGGTGAATGAGCATCATGGTACGACTGTCTGTGTGACGGCTAAGGATCGTCTGACACGGTTTGGTTTCACGTATCTGGAGATGCTTATTCAGGACCGTGGTGGTAAGGTGGTTGTTCTGGATGATGAGGCATTCAAGGAGCCTCATGAGGCTTTGATGGGTGACTTTATGGCTCTGCTTGCGTCTTTCTCTGGTCGTTTCTACCGTATTCGAGGGTGGGATCAGCAGCGTCGTCTGCTTGCTGACGCTGGTGACGTCATCAATGAAAGATCAAGTAAGAGTGCCTAGTGTGAACCGCACCTATCCTTGTTGTCCGTATGCTTGTTTTGGCGAGGATGGTAAAGGTGTTGATCTGCATGACGTCTTGGAGGAGGTTCGCTGTGAGGCGACGGAGTGTGCCAGGCAGGCGGTTAAGCACCTGACTTGGAAGAACATGATCAGGGTTGCCGACTACAAGGGCCTGAAGCCCTCTGTGGCTGGCAGCAGGATGGGCATTCGGCTGCCTCCTGGAAGGCGTCAAAGAGGGCGGAGTCGTTTTGAGCGCATGGTGCGTGAGTATGCTGTGTCTCAACTGCGTTCCTGGAGCGAGCGTTTTCTGGCCTACAGGGGTGGCTCCAGCAAGTATGTCAGTGCTGGTTGGAGGCGTACCGCTAATACGCACTCACCAGAGACTCTGGCACCTCGTTTAGCGCTCTCGGCCACTGATTGCCAGTATCACTCTGTCAGCGTCAACGGGAGTACCACTGTTCTTCGTATGGTGATCGGTGGTCGTTGGGTGAGCCTCTACTTCAAGACGCCCAGACGTTTTCTGGAGGCTGGTGTTCGTCCTGTCGCTCCTGACATCATTGTTGATGATCGTGGGCGGGTCGTGTTCAACTGGTTCACTGAGATTCCTGTTGAACGGAGTGATTTTTCTGATCGTTATGTTGTTGGGGTGGATGTCGGTCGTAACAGCGCGGCATTCTCTGCTGTCGTTGATGTTACTACAGGTTATCCGGTTGAGGTGTCAGGTGGTAATCGGCGTATCAAGACTCTTGAGAACAGGATCTCACGTACAGAGAACCAGATCAGAAGTCTTCACAAGACGGGCCGCCACGATGAGGCGGCCCAGCACAGAAGAGGGTTGGCGAATCGACGTAACGAACTGGCGATCCTGGTAGGGCAGGAGGTCGCCGACCTGTCTTTCAGGTACGACAACGCCCTTGTCGCCGTGGAGGATCTTTCAGGTATTCGTAACACGATGAGTCATGGTCGCTGGGTGAGGGGTCAGATGGTTCGGCGTGCTACGCACATGGTTGAGGCCGATGGCGGCCGAGTCATGAAGGTCAACCCGGCGTACACTTCTCAGAAATGCCACGTGTGCAACACTCAGATGGACATGAGAGACAGAAAAAGACCAAGGTGTATGGTGTGCAAGGTTACTTGGGACAGGGACGAGAACGCCGCCATCAACATCGCCAAAAGACCCCCGCATGGTAAAGCCTGTGCCACGAGAAAAAGGCATGCAAGTTCTGGACGTCGAAGAAACTCAAAGGGATCCGCTGCGCCGCTGAAGCACCCATTGTCCAAGGGCAGGCCAACTTCTAAGGCACCACAGAACAGGCCACAAGACAGTCACATGTTGGAGCACTCCAAGCGTTTTCGACGCGAGAAGCGAGAAGGAGGTGCAGCAACTAGATCAACGTGCGCGGTAGGCTGGTCGCCGGTCGTCAAGACCGACGTGAGCGTTCCTACCGTGGGGTCCTCCTGTGAAGACGTACAGACAACAAGCCGCACGACTACACCTTGCTCTGCAACCAGCAGAGAAACCACATCCTGTGGAAATGCCAAAGTGTAGTCATACGCTGAGTGATGGGTAATGAAGGAACGACTTTCAGACCGCTGGCCCTCTCTGTGGAGGTAGCCGGTCAGTGCCCAAGGATACTATGTGGGGACACCAAGAACACAACACTCCCCGCACGGCCCGGTAACAGCACCACCGGGGAGGAGATCCTAAATGCCCCGAGTGGTCGCCTGTGCGAGGAGGCATCGGGTTACAGGGGGCTTGAGGATCTGTGCGCTCAGGCCGACACGATGCGCCCAATTGTCGATGGGCCATGGGGTGACATGGAGAGGTCACGGGCCTGGCTTATCGAGAACCTGGGCCTGTACGCGCTGCGCCCGGACGCTAAGCGTATCCCTGAGGACCTGAAGGCGAAGATGTCGGTCAGAATCAACATCCAGGGTGTGTGACCCACATCACCCGTCCTGGGCTTGCAGGTAGGTATCGGCCTACTGCATACTTGAGCCAGCGAGCCGGAGGCAGAAGGTCAACGGCACTACCCCAGGAGGATGCAGCATGGACATGAACGTCTACGACCTTGAAGCCGTTGAGAACAGCATCTATGAATTCGTGGCCGGCGCCCCCATCAAGGCCGCCTCGTGCCACTACACTGGGCACATGGACGTTGTGGGCGGAATCGATGTCACCCGCGAGGAGGGTGTTGCGCTGTCATATTCCGCCGATGGGGAGGTGAGCACCATCTTCCTTTCTGGGCGCACTGACGATGACCCGTCGGTTCTTGAGGGCGTCAACATTGACACTGTTGTCGCCGAGCAGGGCAACTACAACGAGGTGGTTATTCGTATTGGGGATGGAGAGACCATGATCGCCCTGTCTGGGGTTAATGCGGGAATGATCGCCGAGATGTGAACAAGGCCTGACCATGTACCTGAGTTGATTGGTGTGGTGGGCAGGAGGTTTAGTCCCCTGCCCACCACCCTTTTTGTGTCTTCCCGCTCTGTGTCCCTACTGTGTGCTTGTTGCAGGTGTTGTCCATGTCACTACCAGACTCATGTCTCCTGGCCTTGACGCCGCACCCTAGGGGAAACTAGCATGGCCTTTGACAACAGTGTGCGGAGCGGCAAGGTCTCCACACCAGACCACAGAAAACAACCATGAACAGCCACGTTATCAGCGAGCAGGTGTTTGACCTGTTCTTCTCGTCACTGGACTCTTTTGAGGAGACCGGCCTGATCGACAAGCAGACCTCCTACCTCACTAAGGTCGCACAGTGGGGTGGTCTCAACGACCTGTGCGCCACCAACAGGGAGGTCAGGAAGTCTGTAGCCGGACTGTCTGCCGGTCTCATGGCCACCCCGGACGACAGCCCCCTGTGGAAGAACCACGCCAAAGGTGTCTCCACCATCCTGTTCGCTGTGCTCCTGGCTGGCGCAGCACACAGCCGTGACGCGAAGAAGATCCGTCGCCACCACTGGATCCCCAGGTCCTATTCCTCCGTCTTCGGTTATGGGGGAGGAAGCACGTTCCCAGTCGCTATCACCAGCCCGATCATTCCTGCCATCACAGCCAATGTGTCCGTGGAGGAGTTCACCCATGACTGGCCGTCCCGTAATGAGCGTGGCCGCGAGTGTTACCATCACATGATCGAGGCCGCATTTTCAGCGCTTGAGTACAGGTACTGCGAGACGGTTCGTAAGACGTCTCCCCTGACGGACAAGGATCTGTGTGTGCTGGGTGCGTTCTGTGTCGCCCTGGATGCACGTAAGCCCATCGCTGGGGAGGGTGGCAGGTTCCCTGACGGGGACGTTGACCCGATGATTCGTCACATCCTGGGGGTCGCTGACGGCCTCTGTGGGCGTGATGGGGAACTTTGGGTGGCTGCCGTAACCACGGACACGCCGATGCCGTTCCTTCCGGCTGGGCGCATCTATGAGGGTGGGGCGCTGGTGACGCCCGTGCGCTCGACGGTGCTCGTCCTGGTGGGTGATGGTGACACGACACCGGCCCTGGCTGAGAAGGCCGCAGACGCCTACACGTGGCGGGCGATCAGGATGAGCGGGAACGTCATCTACGGGATGTCCGCCCAGGTACTGGAACAGGCCCTCGCTGACATGGGTAGATAAGGGGAGGGGCGAGCCCGTCTACCCAGCACCCCAGCCTCCGCCCCCTTGACTCACTGCCCCTTGGCCCGCCGACGACGGGGCGGTTCCGGGTGGACGGGAGCAGGGGCATGTGCGCGGCTGGGCGTCTTCATTGCCGCACTGGTGGGTGATGTCCGGCCTGCACGTCCTGTAGCGCGGGCATCGAGGTGGGGCGGCTGAGGGAGATCCGTCAAAGGATGTGGCTGCCCCGCGGGATGTCGCGGACCGGGCTAACGCCGCGAAGAGGATCTGGGTTAACAAGGCACCGTTCATCCTTTGGTGGTAAATGGGCGATCTGAGCGGACGGGCAGAACGCGGGGGAGGCTTACAGCACGGTGATCCCCGCTGTGGTGACACCTACTCTCTGTGCGGGACCCTCCGGGAGCCTTGTGGGCTCTGAGGTCAAGTCAGATGAAGTCGTGTCCCGTAAGGCGAAGATCTACGGCTGGAGCAGCAAGAGGCAGGGTGCCTTCAGGTGGGTACGTTGTCTTTTATGATGACT